CAACACCTTGAAACCTTCTCCGAGCTCCGTCCCTCCGTCTTCGGCCATCGCGCTCATCGCATCCGCAACGGCGTCCGCAACTTCGAAATTTTGCAAACGTCCAGCAGATCGGCCCATGGTCGTCGCCTCCGTCCGCCAATACGACGGACGGAGGCGAATTTCCGATCACCCGTCGTCTTGCGCGTCCGCGGTCGCCTCTTCTTCCGTGTCGAAGGGACCGTTCGGCGTCCCGTCAGGCACGCACCCGGGGAAGCAGGCCCACCAGTACCAGCCTGCAGCGAGCTTCTCGCCGTCTTCGGCCTCCAGCTCACCTTCCGGGGCGTAGAAGACCTCGGCGTTCGGCAGAGCCGTCTCTTCGGTCTCACGGCTCTTGTCGGTGTAAATCTGCGGCATTGTCGTCACCTCCGATCTAGAGTACGACCGGAGGTGACGAACTTACGGCCTTACGGCACCTGCCAAGTCCCGTCGCCTTCGTAGTAGAAGACAGACGCGCCGCTCGGCAGCTCGACGAACGGGCAGTAACCGCCGCGGTCTGACCCTTCTGGGTGTTCGTCCACGTAGCCCTTGCACCCTTCCGGCAAGGGTACGTCCTGGTCTTCGACCCAGCCCTCCCCGCGGGCCACTTCCTTCGTCAAAGTCACCACGCCCTTGTGGACAGACGGGGTGCAGCCTTCGAGGTACTTGAGAAGCTCAGTCCTGTTCACGTCGTCACCTCCGCACCTGAGTACGCGCGGAGGTGACGAACTTGCCCTTTGTTTTACTTGGACTGGACAACCGTCACTTGGAACTCCGATCCGTCCGTGAGACGGAGGACGAATCCGGCGTTGTTCGTGAGGACCATGGCCTCCTCGAAGGAGCGAAGGTCTGCACCGACCAGCACAGCCCCATCGTCCAAGCCGGACTCCACCTCGGTCGAAAGACCGATGGTCTCCTGAAGCAGAGTCGCCATTTCCATCTCGTCCATCGTAGCGATGACCTCACCGATCCGGGCCGTGTGTACGCTCTTCGCCATCGTCGTCACCTCCGACTCTGGATACGACGATGGCCGGCGGATTTTCGCTCCGCCGGCCATCGAGACTGCACACCCGCGCTTGCCGGTTCTCCGGCTCTCAGCAAAGTTTGGAGGCGGCCACCAGCCGCCCGCTTTGACCCTTCCTCATCGGCCTCCTCACTTTCTGCGCCAGACCTCCGGTCTGGGAGAGCGTTGACCTCACCTATCCACGCCGTGCGAGTTGTCTCTTAACTGGGGGCCGGAGAACGGCAGCTTCGATCTCCCACCGCTAGCTGACGATCTTACCCCACCCGGCGGCCGCAAGCCGCGCGATATAACGCAATCGGACTGCCTTTCCTTCGTAGGAGGTTGGTTTCTAGGACCTGTATGCCGCCGCGCGGTGGCCGGCCACCGCGCTCTCCCCGCTTGCGATCTCCGGTACGCCGCGCGTCGCCGAACTTACGACCGGAGCAACGAGCCGATCGCCTCGCGCGTCTCCAGACAGATCGCCAGCTGCGCCTCGGTGATCTTGCCCTCGTCGTACCACGCGAGGATCTTCTTCACGCTGCTGAACCGCACGCTCTTCTTCGCCATCGGTCTCACCTCCACAACCGAATACGACGCGGATCGCCAGACTTACGACCGCGCCCACAATTCCCCTTTAAAATTGAACTGGGAATTTTAAAGGGGAATCCCTCGCCCAGCGGGCGCCGCAAATCCGACAGGGCCCGTCGTATCCAGGGACGGAGGTGATGACGATGACGACGAACAACGCAGCGAGCTACCCGTTCCTCAGCAAGGCCCAGATCAAGGATCGCCTGGCCCAAGACCCGGACTTCGTCCGGGAGTGCGCCCTGATCATGCAGGATCGCCAGACGGCCTACGAGCAGGCCACCCTCACCACGAAGGACCGCAACCGCAAGGGCTGGATGAGCAGCCACGCCGTCAACGGCGGCAAGCTCACCGCCAAGCTCCGCCAGGGAGAGGCCCTCGAAGCCGAGGAGTGGCTCAAGCTCCAGGAGATGGTCTCGCACTACGGCAAGCAGCTCGCGAGCCACTTCCGGGAGGCGGCCATCGAAGCCAACCCGACCCTCAAGGCCGCGGCCGCGATCTTCGGCGTCTGATCCAACCAGGCCCCGCCCGGGTTCTTCCGGGCGGGGCCTGCCCGTCAAAGCGGCCGCAAATCTGATGCGGCCGCGCGTATTGACATTCGGAGGGTAACGATGATCGACACGAGCTGCACGCTCACCGTGGGCGACTTGCTGGAAGCATTGAAGGCCGGTCGCGTGACCCCGGACACCTGCCTGGGATACGCCGTTCGAGGGTTCCCGTCCGATGGCGTGGAGTCCATCTCTGCCATCAGCTTCCACAAATACGAGGACGGGACCCGGGTCCTCATCTTCTTGAACGACGTTAACTCCCCACAAGTCGCTCGCGACGTCGTACCGCTGGAAGCCGAAGATTTGACCTGACCCCTAAGGCCGGGCTCGCGAAAGCGGGTTCCGGCCTTCGTCGTTCTTACTCTGATGGGATGTTAAATCCCTTGGGGTGACCTTCAGGAATATCTGCCAAGATATCTTTTGAAAGATCCCCTTTAAAAGCCAATCCAATACACCCCTTTGAACAATAGTCCTTACGGATCGCCTTCAAAGACGAGTCCCCCTCTACTTTAAGGACTAGCCAGTTAGAAGGGATGGACTGCCCGACAACCGATTTTCCGCAAGTATTACAAACCCACATGAAGAACAATACTTGGCAGGGGATCGTCGATCCCCTGCCAAGTATTTGTTTCAACCAGGGAATTTGCCCGTGTCGGGCCGAGCTTTCAAGATGGGACGACGAAATTTCCGCTTGAAAGAGCTGCCTGAAGGGACTTCATCATCACTTCCGGCGGGACGACACGCACGTCTCCCTCGACATCCGCGGCCATCCCAACCAGATCTTCCCAAGTGGCCGGAGGCGTCTCACCCTCCTCCAAATCCCACCCGACTTGGTCCCAAACCCCCTCCATGTCGTCGTAAAGACCCATGGAGCCCCTGGTCCCACCCCCATGGATTTTCTCGTCAGCCGCTTCCACCGCGGCAGCCATCTCCGGAGTCCCTCCACCCGGAACTTTGAAAGCCTGCCATCCCCACGGCCCACTAACCGCCACATACGCGTCGCTCATAGCCGCCAGTACGCGGCGCAGCGCCGCACTTACGCGGACGCGACTCGGTTTTTGACTGCGGTCAATTTTATCCGCAATTTGGCGCAAAGAAGCAGCAACCCGAGAAGGCGTCATGCTTCTCTCCGTCAAAGGAGTTTTAGAATCACGTCGCCACTTGCGTCAGCGGACCAAATTTTTGCCCCGCTTGCGTACGCGCGCGCAGGTATGGCAGGTATTTCTGCGATCCCTGCCAGGGATCGAGCCGATCCTTCTAGTTAGGTTCGCCTTTTTGGCGTTTCTTTACTGAAGAGCCAAGTCATTCCGAGCACGGTGGTCACCAACCCCACCAAGAAGTAAGGCGGCGGGTATTCGTAGAGAAGCGCACCCAGCAAAGTAAAGCTGAGTCCGGAGATCACCAGGGCGACGGGAAAAAGGCGAGGCTTCACGAGTAAAAACCGGACCCTGGAGCCGCATGGTCGCCGGTTGGAGGTGACGACGGTCGGCTCCAGGGTCCCAAGGTGTTCAGTCGATGCGCCGCGCCTCCAAGCCCTTCTTCGTCGGACGAAGGGTTCCGTCCACCTCGACGATGAAACCCTTCTTGACGAGGGCGAATCGCCGTCGACCGTCGATGGCGTGGGCCGGACACGGCTCCTTCACGTCGTCGCAATAGACAATTGAGAGCAGGGCCATCCAGGTTTCGAAAGTCACGGCGATTCCTCCTTCTTAGAACGCTCTGCGTCAAGGACCTTCTTGGCCCGGACGAACAACTCCCGCCAGTAGACGTGGCTGAAGTAAACGGAGATAGACGAGTTCTTCCCCGGATTGAGGCCCCGGAGGCACTCGAGCAAGTCAGCATCCGAAAGCCCGTTCGCCGTGGCGAACGCTGCCTCGTACTGCGCTTGAGGAACGAGATTGAAGAGCTGCTCCACGAGCGGAACCTTCTCAGGTAGGTCCGGCGGACCGTCGCTCGGAGCCGGCGCGTTGTCCTTCACCAGCTTGGCAATGGCCTGAAGCTGGGCCTTTGCCTCCTCGAGCTTGTGCTCAACTTTCTCGTCGGATCCCATTTAATCAAAACCTCCGACCGATCTTACGTTGAAAAGCAGAAGGTTTACGACGTTTCGTAGACCTTCAAACTCTCCCACGCCGGGATAGCAAACTGCTCGTCGTAGTCCCGCTCCGTGTCGTTCATGTCCTGCCGCCAGTCGATCTCGTGCTGATAGCAGGACTTGCAAACGATGGCATTGGAATCGCCACCCGTCGGCAGAAGCCGGACTTCACCTTCGACGCAGATCCCGAGCTGCTTGTCACAGCGAGGATTGTTGTAATGAGTCGCCAAGTTCGTCACCTCCGGATCCAAATACGACCGGAGGTGACGAACTTGCGCCGTCGCGTCAGTCCAGACGATCGTCCTGACCACAACGAGGGTCGCACTGGCCCGGAGGCGCCCCGCACTCCTCGCAATCGTCCGAGTGGTCTTCCGGGTCGGAATTGTCATCGCAGATGGGAGTCCCACCCAAGGCTTCGAGAACCGCCGTCACCGTCTTGCAAACGGACGTCTCGGCCGTCCGAGGAGAACAGAGGGTCTCGCAAATTTTCCAAGACCGGACGTATTGCCAACCGTCGACGTAAGGAAGGGACAATCCCTCCCAACGGTCGTGACGCCAAGGGATCTCCCCGTGGTTCTCCTTGTCGATGTGCTTCGCCAACAGGTCGCAGACGACCCGGGCAAGCTCCTCCGAAGCACACAGGACCAAATGGTCCGTGTCCGGAGCCTCCCCGTCGTAATCGCCGTAGATCGCCCAGCAAGGCACGGCCAGAATCGGCTTGGCCAACTCGTAGATCTTCTCGAGGTCCTCAGTCACGTCGTCACCTCCGCGATCGGATACGACGCGGCCCGGCGGATTTCTGCGATCGCGCCGAGTTCTTCAAAAACTCCCGGCGGTTGAGCTGCGGTCGAACGACAGGATCATGTCGTTCCCGAAGAGTTTCTCGGCCACCTTCCGGTTCTCCGTCGGAGTTCCTTCTTCCAAGGGATGGACTTTGGAAGCCGGCACCCGGACGTTCTCGTACATGGAGTGCCACTTCACGACGTACGTGACCCTTCCAATCCCCGGCTTCCGATTCGGGTCGAGCTCGTTGGAGACCACCTCGCCTTCCACGAGCCGTCCCTTGAGGACGAAACCGACCTTCGAACCCTTCGGAAGAACCTTGTAACCACTCATCCGGCCATCACCTCCTGCCCCCGATACGCCGCGGAACCGCCAGATTTGCGCCCCGGCTTCAAAGGGGACCTTTAAAGACTAACTCTTCATGACTTCAAGGATGATTTTCTCTTCGCAAGGGACCCACTCCGGAACGGGTCCAGTACCTTGGACTGGCACGTGGAGATTCCAAGGAGGCTTCCTGGAAGACCAGTGGACTCCTCCGCATTTGGAACACCTCCATTTTAGAGCTCCTTCGGGTTCTTCCTGGACCCAGACGTGCCCCGAATGTCTTCCCATAAGCTAAAACGTAAATTCGAACCGGTCAGACGTATCCGGAATCAACAAACATAAATGTACCGGAAGACGGGATCATTTCAACGAACGTCCGGTATTTCGGGGGGTTTGGAAGTTCCGGGTGATTGGGAGTTGGAGGTCCGGAAGTTCGGGGATTTGGAAGTTTCGGGAGGTTGGGGATGTTCCGTCGGCTCGTCGGGGTATGGGGCTGGTTCAGGCGTCGATTTCGGTCTTTGCCTCCAGCTCCTCCCAGTCTTCTGGCATGTGATCACCAGGTTTTGAAAATCCCGTTGTTTTCTCGGGATGGTCGGTGGCAGTCTTGCGGGTGTCCGGCGGCTCATTGGTTCTTGAGGGAGTATGATGGGTGTTTGGTACCTGTCTGTTCCCGGCATTTCAGTCTTTGGATCCTGCATGGCTGGCATTCCGTCTCTTGGGACGAAGCCCTTGTAGCCCAAGTCATGTTCTCTTGAGTCTGGCCCTGGAACGGGTCCTTCTTGCGTTCCGTTGCCCCTTCCTTCGTCTCGAACCAGTCTGACGGTCCTCTTGGGCCCTAGAACCTCCCCGACGCCACGGAAAAACCGCTCCCTTTCGCGGGCGCCCGCGCAGGTGTGCCATATATTGGCCGAACTCCTGTCATACATTTTCCTACATAATGAACAGGGATTCTGTTTTATGGTCTGTCGGGTCTATGTTAAGGCGTGTGGCCCTAGGGGTGTTGTTTTGAAATTTCCTTGTTGGACCGCCAAACTGGATTCCAACTTGTTAAAGGTGATCTTCCCCCTAGTCACCTTTCATTCTCAGCTCGACATGATGTTCCATACGACGAATTCGTTGAAGGAGATTTCACGGATGTCGGGTGGAAGAATGGTTCCGTCGTCCATTCTTTTGTAGGTTTTGGAGACTCGTTGCCATTCTTCGGCGCAGGTTGGGCAGCAGCTGAAGGTGTTTTTGGTGGTCAGGCCTTGGAAGTAGACGGAGGTTGGGTTGGGGCAGGGTCCTTTGAAGGACAGGCAGGATTCTGGGTCCCAGGCGAAGTCTTTGGGGTTTCGGACGGTCATGCGTCCATCACTTGGGCGACGAGGAATTCTGCTTCTGAGAGTTCTTCCACTTTAACCCATTGGCCAAGGAATTTCAGATATCGCGGTTTATCGGCGTGGGGGCTGAGGAATTGGAGTTTTCCGTGGGTGGGGCATCGGGCGAAGGTTCGGATGGTTCGTCCGAACAATGTACCTCGGAAGAATTTTGTGGCGGGTTCGCCGCATTCTTTTTCCGGGTCTAGCGGGTTTTCTGCGTAGTCGCAGGAGTTCTTCACGAGTCCATCACCTGTCGGCAGATGAATTCTTCTCGGGAGATTTCAATCGGCTCCATCGGAGCCCCGCGGATTTCCATCGGAAGCAGTCCGTTTAGGCAACATTGGTTACAAGTTCCCCATACGAACATTTTTCCTTCTTGGCGTTCGTACTGGAAGAATCGAGAGGCTTCGTTCTGGCAGTCGTCTATGCAGGGGATGGGTTCCGTTTTCACGAGTCCATCACTTGGGCGACCAGGTACTCTTCCAGGGAGATTTCCTGGATGTCATGTCCTGAATCTCGGGCGTGGTATCCGCATCGGGCCACGTTCAGGCGGGCGATCCTTCCTGAGAATTCGAATTCATCTCGGAAGAATCGGACGGCCGGGTTTTGGCATTGTCCGGGGTCCAGTTTTTCCCAGTCGCATGGAATTCGGGGGTTTTCCGCGTCCCAGAGTTTTTGAAGCCTCTCCATTTCTTTCTGGAGGAGTGCTTGTCCGTCGAGTCCGTAGATCTGGTTGTCGAATTCGATGATTTTTTTCCGGTGTTCGGAGGGTCGGCTTGGGAGGCCCAGCGGGTTGACCATGAGCCAGTGCAGTTCTTTCGGAATCCGGTTTCCGGGGGAGGTGTCCAGGATGACCGGTTGTGGTCCTTCTCCGTCTTTCGGGTCTCCGTATTCTTGACCGTCGTAGACGACCACGGGGAATGCGCCTTGGAGGTTGGGGAAGTGTGGGGAGTATTGGAAGATGTCAATTCGTCCGCATTGGAGCGCCATCCATCGGCAGATGGTCCAGATGTATTCCCTTTCCAGGGAGCTACAGTTGTAGTCGAAGCCGATCCTGCACGGTCCGTCGTCGTAGGATAGGCTTTCGTTCGTCGGCAGTCCGTCTTCCAGTGGACCTCGGTAGTAGACTGGTTGGTCTGCCGGTTTTCCCAGGAGTTCGGGGAATTTCCGCAGGTTCTTTTCCAGGAAGGCGAGCATTCGCTTTTTGGCGATTTCGCTAGCCATTGGCGCAGTAATGCTGTAGCCCACCGTTTAGCTCTCCATGACTTGTCGGACGACGAATTCTTCCAGGGTAACAAGTTTAGATTCCCATCCCTGGATGGAGTGAACTCGACATCTTGAAATGAATAGACGGGATGCTTTGAAGTAGTAGAAGTAAATGGATCTTTTACCGCACCTCGGTTCCTCGACAAGCCGGTCGGCTCCAGCATCGCACGGAATGAATTCGTCTCTCATGATTCCATGACTTGTCGGATGACGAATTCTTCTCGTGAAATTTCTTTCGTATATTTTTCTCGCCGGCAGGTCGGGCAGTGTGAAGCGCAGCGTCCTTTCAATTTCCGGAATTTGGAGATTTGGAAGAATCGGATAGCTGGCAGTCCGCAGACGTATCCCGGTTGTGTGTAGTCGCAGGTGATCACGGGTTTTCCGGCAGGAATTGCACGTCCACCAGGATGTCCGGGTCCACCCGAGCGTAGTACCCGTATTCGGCTTTGTCCAACCGATCGTCTCGAATCCCGATATCGCCAAAGCGGCTCACCGACGCGATCAGCACTTTGGAGCCGGCTTTCGCCATCCGCGTCGTCGTGTGTTCTTCCACCGGATGGGATCCATCCCAGATATGCATTTGGCAGTCCACCAGGAGGGTCGCGGTGGCGAAGTAGCCTTTGACTTCGAAAGTCGCCTTTCGCCGATACATCTCTTCCAAGATCTTCGCGTCCATCGTCGCCTCCAGATCGCAATACGTCTCGACCTTTCGGATTTCCGTCGATCAGGAATCCATGACTTCGTGGATTACAAATTCTTCCAGGGTCACCTCGGTCCATCCGCTAACGCCATGTTCATCACATCTGGCGTTGCAGCCCGATCGGAAGACGTAAAACCTCGTCGCGTCTCGTCCGCACGTCTTATTCACGAGCCACGGATAAGACGTGCGGACGAGACGCGACGAGGTTTTACGTCTTCCGCACGTCTTATCCGTGGCTCGTGAATAGTGGTCACAAGGGATGAGCCTTGTCACTCCTGGTTGTACGGGTCCACTCGACATTCCAGCCTCGTCCACACGTCTTGGAACCAGGTTTCCATCTTCTCGACCGAATCTCCCTCCCTCAACGATCGGGAGATGTCGAAAAAGTCGTCTTGGTTCCTTCGATAGAACCGGGCTTCGGCAGAGAAGGCGGTGTCTCCGCCGTAAGGCCGATGATCCCACCAATACACGTGAATGCAGTACAACTTCTTGACGTAGGTCGTGTCTTGGTCGAGGAAACTTCCTCGGATCCATTTGGACCACAAGCCGTCCGCCTTGTGAGGCTTGGATTCCCGGTACCCGGCTTTTTCGAGATCTGCTTCGGTGATCATCGTCAAACCTCCACCACTTGATATCCGATCTCGCGCGGTTGCCTTTCCTCGTCCAGATAAGCTGAATTGCAGAACTCCATCTCTTGGATGGTTTGGCGACCGAATCCGCCGTGCACGTGTCCACTGAGCACGGCTTTCACTCGATGATCCGACTCGTAGAACAGGAAGTTGTACAGGTGAATGTTCCCCCTTTGCAGATCCAGGATCATGCTGGGCGGACAGTGGGCGAGCAACACGTCCGCCATTTTCAGCTCATCTTGGATCCAACGGAACTCTTGCCACATGTCTTGTGACCGACGTTCCCAGTTCCACTCCCCTTGAAGGTACGGGATGAAAGGGATCCCGTAGAACGTTCGGTCTTCCCACGTGATCAACTTCTTCGTCACGTTGACGGCGCGGATCCCGCCGGCTTTCAACAGATCCTCGACGCGTTCCGGTTCCAGAAAGTCGTGATTTCCCGCCACGAACAGGAACGGCCGGTCTCCAAGCCATTCCTTCAATTTCTTCATCCTCCTCCGGAGCCAGTCCTCTTGGAACTTGGGCTCGACGGACCAGTCTCCACGCGTCTCGTTCGGCATGAAATCCCCCGAATGGACGACAGGCGCATCCAAATCCGGCAAATCCGGGAGCCTCCCATGCGTGTCAGAAACGTGGATGAGTTTCATCTCACCAACCAATACGGCTCGACCCGTCGAATTTACGCCGACATCACTTCCCAGACGAGGAATTCTTCTTCAGTTATCCGGATCCATTTGTCTCCCAGGAACCCTGGTTTAAATCTGAGTGAATACTGATGTAGATTGCAAACAGCTGCGGCCCGATTCCCCGTAGGGCTCAATAGGAAGAAGTGTCTTGCAGGCCCGTTCGGCATCGACCCTTCTTCGCGTCTCTGCGCTTCGCACATCTCGCATTTTCGGACGCCACTTGTAAAATCTTCCATGTCGTCTGACAATCGGAAAGTTTGTCAGTCTAAACAACCACCCTGCAATGATCCGGCGGTCTTTGTCTATCACTACTGGGATCCGCCTCCAGACCATCCCGGCTTGTCTCACCTGCCAAAAGACGACGAGGCCGCATTATGCGCGCGGTTACTGCAATCCCTGCTACCAGCGCGCCAAGCGGCCTTCAAGAGCTAAGTCGGCTTTCCGTGAGGAATTTCAAACCCACTCGAAGCCGAGACAGGAAAGGACGCTGGAAAGCCAGTCTCCGATGAGCTCCGGGTCCTGATCGGTGTCTCCCTCGAGGAGCTCGCCGTACTCCTTGTTGGCCTTTTGGATCTCCTCCCAGAGCTCGAACTTGTTGAGGGCGTCCGTGCCGATGCGCTTGTCGTTTCCGAAGTGGAACTTCCCGCCTCGGAGTTCTCCTTCCGCTTCCAGCTCATCCCAAGCCGCGTCGTACTGCTCGAACGTGGGGAGCTCGCCGTAGGTCATCGAGATCATCGCGTCACCTCCGCGATCGGATACGCCGTGACTCGTTGGATTTACGATCGCGTTGTACGGTTCCCTAAGTGATCGTCCTTGACGATATTCCGACTTGCACTGCGGACCTCGGCGGTCTTTGGGATGATGAACCTCTTTGCAAGAATCCGGTCCGGTGGGTATTAGTGACACCCAACGCTTGCCGACACTCCATGGATGATTTTCCAGAGGGAGTTTGTGATGAGCATAAGATGCATCTGCGCCCAAGAGATGATCAAGTCATCCTGAGCGTAGAAGAATTCATCTGCTACGACGTCTCTACCTCTTGAAATTTATTCGCCGTGACGCGTGCTTTTCAGCTCCTGCATCTCGACATTGAGCGCCTTGAGTTCCTTGTAGAACCCGAGCTTCTTGGCGAGTGCTGCGATCTTCTTGAGATCCGATCGCTTCACGACCACGTGAGCTCGCATCCACTTCCGAGCGTCTTCTTCTCGGAAGATATCCTCGGTGTTGTTGATGTAGATCATTCGCCCTCCATCAACGTACACTTCTTTCCGGCTGAACCCTTGTAGGCGTGAAGGGAGTCGAACCCTTAAGACATCATTACTTCATGGACGATGAACTCTGCTCGAGTGAGTTCCTGGACGAATCCCTTCTTGATTTCTTCCAAGAAAGTCGGATCCTCCGCGACGCATCGTTTGCAGCGGATAATGGGTCGCTTGCTGATGGTTCCTACAAAGAACCGGACGTCCTTGCTCATGCACATCGTGGTTTCCCACCCGAAGGGTACTTGGTTCTGGCAATAATCCATACTAGTCCCGGAAACCAGCCAATACGACGACCGGCGAATTTGCGCTATTGCCAAGTATGGCTGAGGACAGTTTACAGGTGGACCGGAAGGGATTCGAACCCTCAGTTAGGAAGTTTTTAAAACCTCTGTGTCTGCCTTTTCCACCACCGGTCCGGATTGGTTCCTTCTTCGGTTCAGTTTTCTTTGAGCCAATTACGATGACTGGCTGCTCGGAGTTTTTCCAGTTTTCGCAGTTCTTTTAATTCTCGTAGCCATTTTGCTAGTTGCTTATGATCTCTTCCGCAAGGAGTGTCCTCGGAGGATTTTTCTTCCGCATGTTTAATAGCTTCTTCGAGTCTCATCCAGTGTATCCTTTACGCTTCCGGCAGCTTCACATGGATCCAGCCGAGAGACTTCGAGTTGTTGAGGCTCGGCTTCCTCTCACCTTCTCGAGCTGGCTGAGTATCCCCGGCCTTACGTTCCAGAACATCGAAGTTCGTGGCAGCCGTGTTCTTCTGACGAATCTCGTTGAAGGCCATCTGAGCGGCCTCTTCCGGCGAATTGGCCTCGAAGTCCATGTCCCAGCGCACGCGGTAATTCTTCATCGCTTCTCCTTCGGAGCCTTCTTTGCTGGACGAACACTCGCCTTGTTGAACCTTCCTGAGACGAGGCTGATGACGCCAAGGAGCGTGGCCTCCCCACAAAGGATGGAGCCTTCCGCAGCGTCGTAGAGGTAAATGCCCTCGAAAGGGTGACTCACCAACCCGAGGTAATCCTCTTCGTATTCCTGGACGACCTTCCGGTCCTTCCAGAACTGTTGGGCGCGTTTGGTGGCGAGTTGGATGTCGGAGTATGCTCCGAGGATGACATCCGTTGTCTCGTCATCTTGGACGATGACGTCCGGATCTCCTTCACCGTCTTGGTCCGTCACCACGTCGTAGTTGTTCCAAACGGTTCCCAGGATCACAACTGCCATCGTCGTCACCTCCAGATCAGGATACGACGTGATCCGCCGAATTTGCGCTGGTCAGGCCGACATCACTTCGTACACGAGCCACGAGTTTCTCTCTTCGGGGGACATGGACTGAATAACTTCATCCAAGTTTGCCTGAAGCCTTTGCCGAAAGACTTCACGTTTCTCTTCGGACCTGGTGTCGTTCGTCAGCACATCTTGCAGTTGAGCGCTGATCCAGAACGCATCTTGAACTTTGCTCATGATGCATGGACCGCCAAGATGGTCATCTGACGCTTCACACGTTCTTTGATTTCCTCGAGGGGTCCGAAGAAGATGCGAAACCCGACGCCATCCTTCGTGTACCAGATCTCACGACCATTGGCCTCTTGGGCGATGTTCATCCCGATCTGGATGTACTCGTGGGGCTCCAAATCCTGCCCCACATAATCGAAATCCGTGAGTCCACCCTCGGTGAAATCCCCATTATCCAACGGGAAGATCTCGGCGTCGTTCTCTCGAGCGACAATGAACTCGGCGACAAGCGCCTGGAGTTCCTCATCCTCCTTGAATTTCAGCTCCATGAGCCATCCTCCAGCTTCTTCAGCTCCACGAGCGCCTTGGCATATGCCTCTTCGATCATCGACCGACGAGCCAATGCGAGGTGAGCTTTTTCGTGGTCGACGACTGCCTTCCGCTCGGACGCCGTGAGCTTCCGGATCATGCCGGGGTCCCAACAGACAGAACAGGTTCCAGCCTTGTAAACCATCTTAGGTTCGGCCATTATCGTCACCTCCAGATCTGAGTACGTCGGCGACCGGCGAATTTACGATCACGCCTCCATCACGTCGAACACATAACATAACTGAAGGGCTTTTTCCTTGGAAATTTCCTCGAATTTCTTGACCTCTTTGGCAAGTATGCAGACTTCACAAAGTCCAAATGGAGGTTCTCCCTGGAAGAACTTCTTAGCCGGCTTCCGCTCGGCGGTTTTCCCGAGGTCTCTACCTTTGGAATCGTATTTTGAATGCATGTTCCTGCAAAACATCAGCATCCCGGAAGGAGGAAGTGGAGTTGATGATAAGAAGGCTTCTTGTTCGGGTAGTCCTGTGAGGTCGGATTTATTTATCGCTCCCGCTCCAAGCGCTCTTACCTGGTCGAGGACGTGCATGACCGATTGGTACTTGGTGAGACGCAGATCCTGAATGATTTCTGTACTGAGACCACTTTTGAGTAGCCTTTGAACCGAGCCCACAGGCACGTGTTCCATCATGGAGCACACTTGCACATAACGCTCCGTGGCGTACCGCTTGTAGCCCTTTTCGTAAAGCCCTTTCGCCTCCAGCATGGCTTGACGAATTTTGTCCATCAAAGCATTCAACGATATGTCGTCCATGATTCGACCTAGCTATACATGACCGTCCAGACAGTCCACTCTTCGTCCGAAAGCTTGCGGATTTTCCCATGGAAGATGGTGTCTTCTCCCATAAAGCCCTTGTTCATGCACGACTTGCAGACGAGGAACATGGTGGCCCGGATCTTATCCAGCTTATCCAGACTCCCTACATTGGAATGCTGTTGAAGGTATTCTTCGGCGAAGACGAAAGCTGCAATGGGCTTCCCTGACTGAGTCCCCATGTGATTGGAACATGATGGGTCGCAGCAACGACCAGCTGTACCCCTCTTGGCCCTGGCCAGAAGCACCATCAGCTCTCGGTCGTTCATATCTACTCCCAGTTCTCGACTTTCCAAGCGGACTGGCGCTCCTTGGCGCGTCGATCCGCTCGATGACGCATCTTCGCAGCCTTGCAGTTAAGAATGGCCGTAAGGCATTCGATGGAACGGGGCTTTTTAGGCTGCCGAGCCTTGCGAATCTTCATCGTCGTCACCTCCAGGCGAAAATACGCCGGGGGCTGACGGACTTCCGCTATGCGACTTGCACCTGCTGGACAATCCTCTTAGCGAGGTATACGTTGCATTCCGCGATGAAGGCATCGTTGATGGCGTAATATCGATTGTCGAGATCATCGGTATCCTCACCAGACACCGCGTCCGGGTCGAATTTCATCGCCAGTTGGACGAGCCGCAGAACTTTCGCGGACAGGTCCGTGTTCATCTGATTCAGGGCGAACTTCAGGAACGGAAACCCGACGTCGTAGCGGTTGCCGAGCCACTGGGAGAAGCCCCCCGTTTTGAACCTGATGGTTCAATTGCCCGAGAACGGCGGCGTCCCTTTGCAGAGGCTCGAGACTCATGAGGAAGGTCTCCGTCGACCAATCACTGTGGTCTCGCCACAGGTCGTATGCCTCGTTCATGAGCCTCTGGTGCACGGAATCCGGCATATGTCGCCTCCGGCACCGAATACGACGCGGCCCGGCGGACTTACGACCGGCCGGGCCCTAGACTTTCAAGCGTAATTGCTTTAACGTCAGCTTACGCCGAGGAAATCGGCGACGGCATCCATTACGATCTGCTGGATCCCTTCGGGATCTTGCGTAATATCGAAACCCGGTTTCCCCTCAATGCTCCCGTTCTTCCAATCCCAACCGCCGACGTTGCCCGCATCGTCCAGCATCAAAATCATGACGCCAGCAACAGGGTTCCCATCGACCAGTCCTTGAAACTTGGCTGCAGGTTCATTTGGTTTCTTTGTAACTTCCGTCATCTCTAGACGGTATCCGCCAGGCTGCATCGGATCGCCGGATTCCGCCTCGCCTTCGTTCATACTCGCGAGTACGACGCGGATCGCCGAACTTACGCGGACGCGACTCGGATTGGAAGATCGGTCAATTTTATCGGCGATCTCTCGCAAGGAGGCGGCAACCCGAGAAGGTATCATGCCTCAATCCCTCAAAAGAGGGCTAGTTCAGTGAGGCCAGAGCGGAACCGAGAAGTATGCTTCAGGCGGAATACCAGGAACCGTTGCGGGGATGGGATCCACAATCGTGTTCGTGGGCTTCGGCACGTATTTGACGGGGTTATTGGTGGGTACGTATGAAGCCGGGTCAACCTTCGTCGACTGGGCCGTGAGCTGTCCGAGATCGGTGTATGCGACGGTTGCCATACAACCTTATCGCAATTAAAGACCTTGCGATGCAACGAAAGACTCTTGGACGTCTTCCTTCCGAAGGACCATTCCACCCCCGTTCCAGCCGAGACTGTATGGGTGGTCTTCATGCCACTTCGTCCATCTTCCTTCACCTCCGTGAGGTGGGTGCTCTGTGATGGATAGTTTGAGAGTTAGTGGCAGTTCCAACTCGGGAGAAAGCTTGGAAAGCACTTCCATGAGTTCACATACTTTCATGGGTTCTCCACAGAATAAGAAGGCGCCTCGAGAAAGGGACCGTTCCTGAACCATTTCTCAGATCCAGCTCCGGGTCCCTTTCTCGAGGCGCCTTCCTCCGTCAGTCCTTGTAACCGGTCGATACCTTCGGAATCGTTTCATCTCCGATGCGGAGCAGCTTCTTCGAGATGCGGCGGAACTCCTTGTGAGCCCGGCGCTTGTGCTCCCCCTTGGTTGCAGAGGATGCACGCTTGCACTGACGACAATTGCACGAGTAGTAGACCTTCATCGAGAACCTCCTTCAATTCATCGCCAGCCTCCTTTCCGTGAGCTAGTTTAGCACTGTGTTTCACAGGTCAGCTCACTTCCACCTGTTTAGATCATTGTACTAGGCGTGGGCACTGATCTATTACCTGGGAATCATCGTTTGGTCGTTCCAGTCGAGGACTCTAGATGAGCCCTAATAGCCGCAGCCCAATCCCGGAGTGCTGACGTATGAACGACTGAGAGATGCCCGGTGGCCGTATAAATGAGGTGGTTCTGTCCTTGTGGTAGAACCCAGCCGCCGCCATCTCCGGTTTTGGCAGCTTCTTCGATACACTCGAGAACCTCATCTAACGGTCGGGTCATTTCAATCGTCCCAACCTTCCGGCATCTTCTCTGAGACGTCCAGTCCTGCTTTCTCGAGGCTATCCTCGATGGACTGGTAGATTTCGTTGGCCGTCAACAAGGCCTTCCCCTCTCGAATCGAGAGAACGACATCTTCGAGGAGCGCGCGGACCTCCGCTTCGGAGAGATCCGCGATCGTCTTCTGGGCGACCGACTGCTTCTGAGCGGCTTTCTTCTGAGCGGCTTTCTTCTGAGCGGCTTTCTTGGTTGCCATTGTTCTCTCCTCAGTCGAACACACCGCGCTGGCAAGCCTCCTCGAGGCTGTAATCTTCCTCGTCTTCCTCGTCTTCCTCGTCCTCGTCGCTCTCGTAGGCGACTTGCGGAAAGTACACGATGACGTCGCGACCCATCGAATCGCTGTGGGCTCCTTGCAATTCCTCCGCGATCGTCTGCATGTCGCACGAGACGTCGGCGGCAGCCTGGAAAAGTGCCCCGTAGATCTCGGTGATGCTGGACCCCTCGATGCCGAGGCAATCCTTACCGAACATGAACCGGCCGGAATACGACCGGACGTGGAGCTCCGCGGCCTCGGCCAAATCTTGCAATGCGCTCTTCGTCATTTCGTCACCTCCACGGTTCGATACGCGCGGAGGTGACGAATTTGCGCCGGCCGATCGACTTATTCCTTCCGGATGCTCTGGATCATCTCCTTGGCATGCCGGTCGGCGTAGTTCGCGATGTGTCGCTGAATGTTGTCGAGGTCCCGGAAAGCCCGGTCCACCCGAGTGGCCAGGAAATCCTTCGTGGACTCCTTGGACTTGAAATCGATCTGGAGATCCTTTTTGATCGCCTCCATTCGATTGAGCGCGTCGACCAACATCTTCAGGCGCGCGTTGCAAACCTCATCGACCTTGGCGACCTGGCCGTTGAGCTCATCGATCCTCTCGGCCAACTTGATCACATCGGGCTTCTGACGGGGTCGCTTGACGAGATACGCCCCGTGGAATCCGAACGGGCCCACGGAGGTCCGGTCGTCGACGAACTCCCATCCGTCAGACGTGTGCTTCTCGAGTTCGCTCCCGCGAACTTCCTTGAAAACGAAGCCTTCTCCGCTGGTCGCATTCGTGTCGGTCATAACGCCTCCGACCTCCGATACGGCGCGAGCCGCCGAACTTGCGCCCGGCGGCTCGTATTGAAGTGCAATAGTCTGGACCAGGTGATTGACTCCTGGATAGGAGCCGCGAAGATGGCCGAAATGGAGGTGACGACTTCTTCGAAGTCACCTGGTCCAGACTATTGCACTTCAACCTGATGGAGTGGAAGCGGCACCCGATGCGCCAGACCCCGCCGAAAGGCGAGTTCCCCTGCCAGGGCGGACGGTTTCAGGGAATTCGGTGGCAGCCTCTTGTCCCTTTGTCGCCCCTTACTATGGTCTGCTATCAGGCGCCGCTTTCACTCCACTAGGGCTTCCTCCACTTTCCCTCGTACTCATCCCAAACCGCAATTTGCGCGCGAGGTTCGCAGAACTTTGCCTCCCTCACCGTAGCAAAAAAGATAAGCGCTGCAAAATCATCTCCTTCAGGAGTCCAAGTTCCCGTGGCGACTGGGCCCAACTGCCTGAGGAGCTTGCCATCGGCAGAATACACCGAACCGCGCGCCATGACTCTCGCTGAATCACAGTCAACAGGCGGCTCGGCTCGCACGGACTCGGGCCGGTCGGCGCGCGCCAAGGGCCGCGACGGGGCGAGGAAGGGCCGCGACGGGGCGAGGAAGGGCCGCGACGGGCCGACCGATGCGCGCTCCACACAGCCGATGAGCACTACGCCGATCACGACGAGTACAGCACTTCGACCAGATTGGCTCCACACCTGGGACATTTTCCTTCTTCCTCTACCTTCTCATCACAAAATTTCTCATGCCATCCACAGTGGAACCCCTGTGCGATCAGTATATGAACACAAGGACCTGGCTCTTCTCGGAAGGCAGCACAATTGCATGCATACCCGAACGGGATTCCCAATCTCGGGTCTGTAGGAGTGATGAGTTGGACCTTATAGGTCCTCCCTTCATCCTCCACGTCCTGTGACCACTTGGTCCAAGTTTCACAGGCTTTAACCAGCTGCCTCACGTGAAAGTTTACATGGAATCTTGTAAAATTTACAAGATTTTACGCGTGTTCAGCGATATGGACTGTCGGCCTTCCTGTCGGGGAGTTCACGAATGGCTTGGACGACGAATCGATACTTGCCCTGGAAAATCAGGATGGTCTGGTCATCTCCGTGCCACGTGAAATAAGTGAAATCCGTGTCCTTGTTCGCCCCGAGCTCCGCTCCCAGCTTGAAGAAGACAGCATCCCTTTTGCCGGCTCCAAGGTCTTGAGGTTGGATGACCCGGGTTGCTGCCTTGAAGAGCGCGTCGGCGTCCTTGGAGTATGCGATCTCTTCGAGGAAGGTGGAATATTCGAGCTTCGCATTCATGGATCGGACTACGCCGAGCGGCGGCGAATTTGATCCGTCTCTATCCAACTTTGTTCTGGCGTGCAACGAATCCACGAACGATAGAATTCATCGCTTTCCACCAGGAGTTTATCTCCAGCACACTCAATTTCAATCAGACCGAGGAGCCCATAGAGACCTTCATGGATGCTCAGGAAGCCGCCTTTAGGCCTGGCTGCCAAGATTTCCGTGATGTGAGACACGGTTCCCGGTGCCAAAAACTTAATGACAGCCGGATTCTTCCAGGATCCTTCGATCTCTTTGCGAGAAAGGGGCCTCACCCGAATCCAAGAGTCACCTATCTCGGTGCGCTTTCTCCGGCGATTATGTTCCAGAACGAAATTTCCGACTTCTTCCGAGAAGTCCCATTCTTCCTTCATAAGAAACGTTACTCAGGACTCCATAGTATCTACGACGATTTCCAAGTTCCTGGCGATCTGTAGCGCTTCGCTGTCAGTGTCGCACCTGACAACTACTTCACCTCCCCATGGTGAATCACTCATACTCTGGACCTTCATAGGAATGAACTGCGGCTTCCCAGATCCAGGTATCCTTACGACTGCGTAGAATCCTACTTCTTGATCGGAATTTTTCAAGATTCCATGACCAAGAAGACCAAGAATTCTTCCTTGGTCATCTTTAGAGAGACGCTCTGACGATAAAGAGGAATTCCCATCCCCTCATGTTCAGAACACCGGCTTTGAAAAGGGAACCCGGCAACGCCGCGGTAGAAGTGGGTCCCATCACGTCCGCATATGACGCATTGGCACATTTCTTCATCAGTTAGTGTGCTCATGACTCCATGACTCCGCGCACCAGCTTTAGAGCTTTCCTCTTCTGCTTGATGGCTTTATCGTGCTTTTCGAACCAATCGGTTCCCTTAATGATGAACCCGATTTCAGAATGCACTGCAGTCCAGAATTTCTCCCAGTCTACATGCCCATCCAACATTTTGTAGATATGGGCTGTGGCGCGATCTTCCAAGATATCTTCGAGAAACTTGTCTTTAGCCCAGGTTCCTTCCCCTACGAGGGTCAAGAACTCTTGGCCAATCGTGTGGGGGTTCTGATTCAGGAACGCGCACGGATCGAGCGAAGGCAGTGTCTTGAGCACGAAATCTTTGGCCCAGAGAGCGAACCACCAGTCGATGAGACTGATGAAGACAGCTTCCGATCCGGAGATGATTCCCGAATGGATAGACCTCATTATTGCCTCCATCATCCAATACGCGCGACCGGACCAAACTTGCCCGGCGACGCCATATTGTCGCCTACGACTCCATGACCTCGTAGATGAGGCACATGGCGATGAACTCTTCTTGAGAAATGCGTAGATCCATCAAGTCAGGATCGTTATCGATTCGGTTCCCGAAACAGTCAGCACACCATGCAAACGGCTTCCCGTCGAAGACGAATTCTTCCGCTTCGCGGAGACATTGCCTACAAGGAATAGTGTTCACGATTTCTAATCAAGATTCGTGGACTTCACGCACGGGATCTTGCTTGTAGATGACCTCGGCCCACCCCTCACCGAGGTAGATCTGACCGTGACCGTCTTCTTCCGTTCCCTCGCAGAGGGGACACGGGAGGTGTTCGTCCGCGTCCTCACACCCCTCCCAAGAACAAGCAGTCTCGCCAGAACTTGTGAAGTGTGCCACGCGATACCACTTCCCGTCCTCGTCTTCGATGACTTCAGGTGGAAGACCCCAAGAGCAATCTTGGACGATGGTCCGATATGACACATCGTAGAAATCCGGATAATCCCGCTTGGCGAGATAATCCGGGATTCCTTCGAACCAGAAAATGTACTGAGCCTGTCCACTCACCGTGTGATTGTTCGGGTCTGACGGGGTGCTGGTCTCGATGACCACCCAAGGCTCGTCTTCGAGCTCTCCGCCCGTCAGACCGAAGACTTGCTCCACCCGCTCACGCTCAATGGCTGCGTCTTGGGCCTGGCGCTTACGCTCCAGTTCCGCCTCGTGATCCTCCACAGCCTTCAAATCCAGCTGCTCCATCGTCGTCACCTCCGCGATTGAATACGACGCCGACTGCTGAATTTACGTCGCGAGCGCTCCGGCTGCCCAGTGGAGCGTATCTCGAAGCTTTTCGGCTTCCTCCTCGTCTTGCCTATTGTATCCCCACTTGTAAAGCTGACTGTCAATGGCCGCCGCGAGAGTACCAGCCTTGTCACCTGCTTCATCGAGAAGCTGCTGGAGCCCGGGGCCGGGCGGCAAGACCTCGCGATCCTGAAGCTCCTCCCAAGCCTTTTGGATGATCTCCTTGAGTTGTCCGTCCGAGAGACTTTCGTAATTGGGTTGACTGGCGTCCATATACTGCACCTCCGCGATCGAATACGACGCGGATGTGCGAATTTACGCCGCTGCCGTGTCCAAGGTTGCAGCTTCTTCTTTTAGAAGCGATGCGGCTTTTTCTGCTATGGTGGCAAGTAAAAGCATTTGCTCGGACGAAATTCTCTCAAACCCCTGATTCGAAATTTCGTCTATGTCCCGATCAGGTACTAGCTTCAATACATGACCGGCCAAAAGCATGATCCTGACAAGACACACTTTGGAATCAATGGTCATGACTCCCCCTCCTAAATTACTTCAATATTCGCCATCATCGTCGAGGACGACTACCTCTCCGGGCCCCAATTTCTGATTCGGCGAGTATTGATTCACGGCGGGTTCGTGAACAATAGGTGACGAATCAGCGTCAACGGGGTCTGAGATTTCCGAATGTGTGGTCTCCATGAACTTACATCTCATTGAGAATTCACCAACGCCTTGCGCCGAGACTTAGGGAGAAGTATACTTTAGTAAAGGGACGAAACCACCGGCGGGAATCGGCATCCAATCAGACATCATCTGTAGGCAGACGATGAAAGTTTCGCGGTCCGGAACGTACCAGATCCTGGAGGGCGTGCGTATGCGCCAGGAGATGAGAACGAAGCCGTCCGTGGAGGCCGGCATCAAGTCCGATTCCACGGACGGTCGAGCGCGTGTTGTCGACTACCAGCCGGGCAATGGTACGAGGTATGTCCTCGTTTTGACGAGCCTTTCAGGTCATCCGAGCCAAGAGAAAGTTCTGACTCGAGAAGATCAGTGTGCTCTCGTCTGGGTTCAAAATTTCAAGCGTGGATGGATCGCTGGATTCGGCGGTACGAATCTCGTTCATTATTCTGACATCCAGAAGCATCTAGGTTGCTCCATCATGGATGCCGTCTCTTTGGCGGAAATTATTGGATTCCTTCTCAATCGACCGTGCGTTTCGGTAGATGATTTTCTCCGCGAAAAGAACGCCGTTTAGGGTGGCATACCCCGTTCTAATCCCTGCCAGGGATTATGTAACCTGGTCCTAAGCTCCTTTTGAAATGCTTAGGGCATGGCAGCTCAGACTGTTGCAATCACTTTCGGCACCACAGGACTCGGTCCGTATTGCAGGCCGTAAACATCGTTATGGGCTTAACATCCAAAGTGGAACAGAGTTTTATAAATATTTGAAACGAGAAAATTTCCCTGGAATCTTCCGGGTTCTTTGTTTTAATCATAACTGCGGCAAGCTTCACTAAACTCCTTTTGGGAATTTGGGTGTATGGCCGCTCAAACGGTATCGATCTCGGTCGGATGTCAGTGGACGCCGCCTTTCGCGGTGCTCAACTCGGGCAACAGCTCTTTCAACCTGAGCGCCCAGTACAACGCCCAAAATGTCGGGCAGATCGACATTCCTGGAGCAACGACTACGCCGACGGTCTTCCCGATTCCCTTTGGGACCGTGGCGAGTTGCAAGATGCTCATCATCAAGAACTGCATGTCGAGTGATATCGGCGTCCGATTCAATGGAGCAGTCGCAAATGAGTTCCAGGTGGCGCCTGGAGGTATGGTGATGGTTTCGATGCCGCAAGCACCTGTCACCAATCCTGTGACTTCAATTTCTGTCGTGACGACGTCCGTCCCCGGAGCGACCGAATATGTCAGCTTCTGGGTTTTTGGCGACTGAAGTAAAGTGGCAGAGTGAAAGATCCTGCCACTTGTAACCATTTCTTTGAATGGGAGTTCAACCCTCCTCCGAGGTCAACTCTCACGCGGAAGGAAATCCGCGACTTGGTTCGTTCGGAAGAGGCTTTGAAAGCCTATTGCGAAAAGGACGCTGCGGAGTTTAAAGCCCGGGGTCCAGCTGATCCGAAGGAATTCGGTCGGATTCTTTGCAGGTGGTGTCGGAAAGAACGTCAAGACTCCGATTTCCAACGGTTAGCGTAAATTCGGCACTCCACCGCGTACTCGCGGTCCGGAGGTGACGAATGTCACTTTCATGTGTGATAACTGTCAAAGGCCACGGACGAGATAAGCCTCAGCTGGGCTCGTTGAAGAACGACCAGACACGGGTTGTAAAGGACTTCATCAAGGGTGTCGATTCTTACTATCGGACCGTATTCAATCACGTCCAATCGTGCCCCAAATGCGACCCTCAAGAAGTCCTTGAGGCTTATCTCACGGATCGGAATCGTCCCAAGTTCGGCGGCCTGACTTCAGCGGGCTTGGCGAAACTTGCCCTGCGTTACGAGAAGAATTTCGGCAACCGAGTGTCTCAAAAGACTGTGCGGGAATTCCTCTGGCGCGTCGGATCAGTTGACCGTTTGACAGAATTTGCATCCCGGCTCGAGCCAGAGGAAGTGGTCTCCGGCGTTTACCTCATGTTCCAGCGCTGGGTGAGTGAACCTAGCTCATTTAATGAGACTTGGGTTAACTCTTGTGTGGAGGCTTCCAAGAATTTCCAGTGCCCCTACGCGCACATCTTCGAAAGTGTGTTCATTCTCAGGAAGAACGGGGTAACCGTGCTTCCACCCGAACGGGACGAGCTCATCAAGCTCGCGACCGTCGCTTTCGTCATGGACTGCTAGTGGAGGGGGACTTCAGTCAGCTCTGACATCTGGAGACGCATCCGTTCTACGTGATCTGAAAATGCGAGGTAATCACCTCGAGAAGCTGCCCAGCAAGCAGCTTCTCCCCAAAAAGCGCATGCCTCAAGAGCGAGGCGCCAATGGCGAGATGCTCGAGGTGCTTCATGGACACGAATCCTTTGAAGAATTCTACATGCTGCTGCGAGGGTCCGTCGACATTCTACGGGGCCAAGTGATCGAAGATGGCCACTCATTTCAGGGAGACCAGCCGCATCAGTCATACACGGCATGAGTTGACGGACAACCGAATCAGCTTCAGGCAAGAGCTCCATGCTTTGGGAAGCACGCGGGTACAAAGACTTCATTCCAACAAGTTACAACAGAGCCGCGAGCTCCGCAAATTCGACAGATCGGCACGTATGCAATTGTCAGGAGGTGCCGACATGTCGGACAACAAGAAGGGTTCGAGTTACGAGAGGATTTACCAAGCACTGCTGGACACGACGGAGGGCAAGGGGATCCAGGCGCGGGTGAAGCAGGCCATCGAGAACGTTCGGGTCACGGGCTACCAGTTCAAGCTCAACAGCTCGGACGACGGACGGCCCGTCGCCGTGCCGCATTTCACGACGAACTGGGCGAAGGAACGGTCCTTCACGAAGAACAACATCTACTGCAGCGTCTACGATCTCTTCACTACCGAAGAGTTCAATGCCATCGTGGAGGCCCACTTCGAGAAGGATGTGAAGACGTTCTTCTGCCGCAAGGACACCGTGCTCAAGGGTTGCCGTGACGAGCGTGGCCGCAAGCACATCTCGTCGTTCGCTGCCTGGGCAGGGACTCAGATCGAAAATCTGACCGCCGACATCCGGGACGCAGCCGTCATCCGCCTCGAAAGTCAAGCTACGGAGCTTGCGTCCACCGCGGATTTCTTGCAGGACAGGCACAACGCGCTCCTGCGGTTCTGCCACGACGAGGTGGTTCAGGTCATGTCGCGCTACGCGTTTCTCGGGACGGACGTCCTGAAGGGCGCACTCAAGGAGTTCTGCGTGGCAGATGTGATGGAGGCGTGACATGACACGGGAAGACGTCTTGATGAGTCTATCGGTCAAGGCTCTCCTGGCCGTCAACCCGAACTTGAGGAATTCTGACACCTGGAAGGAGGACGTACGCAAAACCATTCGGTACGTCCTCCAATGCCAGGTGTCAGGGTCCCATTTCAGCGACACTGTGCCTCCCCTCCCTGTTGTCGTGCTCAAGAGCGGCAAAGGAGACAAGAAGTGCCATGTCGTTCCAGGCTCGGCAGTGAAAGCCATTATCCACGGAGGCACATTCTTCGAACCGGTAGGCCCTATCCGTGATGCCTGTCTGGAGGCGCTGTATAAAGTCTTGGAACCGGACGGGAAACGTGTAGAAACGATGGTGGTGGAGGCCGCTCAAAAACTACTGAACGACCCGGTACGGGTTCAAAAGAAAAAGGACCAGATCGCCAGCCAGAGGGCCGCTTACAAGGCCAAAAAGACCGAGCAGCTCCGCGGCGCGTTTCGCGACTACTTGAAAGATGGATGGACGGAGGAGGAAATCCTCCGAATCCTGCATGAAGCACAAGTGGCGGAGGTCATGGATTCTTGAAGGACTTCTGGAGGCTCGTCCTCGCCATCGTCCGTTCGAAGGTGTCATGGAAGCATGATTCATTGTTTTGAAGGCTGTGACAAACCAGTCATTGCTGGATATTCCGCTCAGGTTAACGATAGCCAGAGGCGCTTCCAATTTGTGTGTGAAGACCACGAAAAGCGATTCTTTCCGTGGGATGGTTGGATAAAACTGACCGATGAAGAGCTATTGGTTTACGAAGTCATGACATCATGACCACCGTTATTCATTGCGAATACATGGAACCCGGAAAGTGTAAGCGACAGGCTAGAGTCGCTTATTGGGTTCCTTCTAGCAATGAAGTCTGGTTCAGGTGTAATCGACACAAGCTCCATGTTCGGACTACGGAGACTTTATGGGCACGAAAAATTCCAATTTCGGAAGGAATTGTTCTTTCTGTCATGGAGTCGTGATCGACTGTAAAGTGCTCGGCCCCAACTTCAAAAGCAGTGCGGCGCGCAGCCGCAAATTCGCCGCTGCTCCGCGTATCGGGCAGTGGAGGTGACGCGAATGCTCACGAACATCAACGAGATCGATCAAGAGACGCTCATGCGGGTTCTCCGCTTCACGATCAAGTCGGGGGGCAATCTCATGACCTTCGGGCCGGCCGGCATCGGCAAGACCGAGATGGCCATGCAGGCCTGCAAGGAGGAGGGTTACAGGTTCGTCTATCTGAACCTGTCCGTCCTCGAGGCTCCGGACATGGTGGGCCTGCCGCAGGTCCAGGATGGCAAGACGAGCTATGCTCCGCCGGAGACCATCCCGCTGCGCGACGACAACCAGAAGAAGGTGGTGCTGCTCGTGGATGAGGTCGACAAGGCCAAGCCCGAGCTGCAGAACCCCTGCCTCGAGCTCTTCCAGTTCCGCGCCATGAACGGTCGCGAGATGAACATCCACAGCGTCATCGCGACGGGCAACCTGCCCGACGAGGGCGCCTTCTCGCAGCCCGTCAGCCACGCGCTCACGAACCGGTGCCTCGTGTTCAGGGTCACTCACGCCTTCGATCCGTGGCTGCAGTGGGCGACCGGCCCCGCGGCGGTCCATCCTCTCATCGTGGGCTTCCTCAGCAAGAACCCGGAGTACCTGCTCATGCCGGATGCCTCGGGTGACACCACGGCTTACTGCCATCCGAGCCCTCGCCAGTGGACCCTCGCCGCGAAGGACCTGGAGCACACGTCGACGGCGGACCACATCGACTTCCAGACGCTCCTCATCGCGGGTCGCGTCGGGACGGCGGCCGCCGTCAAGTTCCGGGTCTGGCTGGAGCACTACCGCCACGTCGAGCCCCTCATCGAGGCGCTCGTCAAGAAGGGCGAGCACCCGGACATCAAGAACATGGCGATCGACCGCCAGTTCGTTTGTGCCCTGAGCGCCGTGGGTGCCATCGCAGCCGAATGCCGCAAGACGCTCGCCCCTGGCAAGGACAAGGAAGAGCAGAAGAAGAAGACCCACAAGTACACGGAGAACGTCTTCACGTGGCTCGGGAAGCTCCCCTCGGAGTTCGTCATCGGGGCCGTCAAGACGGTCCTCAACATGAAGATGATCCAGGACTACGACCTCACGAAGATCGCTCCGTTCATGCAGGAGTACATGAAGGTCAGGCAGGCCTTCAAGGACTGATCTAGTATTCTCATAATCTTGACAAACCGAGTCTGCGTTAAGTTGATCTTATGGAAACAGAAGATCCTTCGCAGACTCGGATCGACGTCTAATTTCAGGAAGGGCAATCAAGGACTGGCACGGAATACTCCAGGTAAGATGAGATGTAATTGAATGCCTCATGCCTGGATGAAGTATGAATCTGCAAACGCATACCGTCCTTACGGAGAAATGACTGGCACATACTTCCGTTTTGTATGTGCAAATTGTGGCCAAACCAAGATGCGAACAGATTCTCCCGAGTCTGATGAACGTCTTTGGACCAGCCCTTCTTGGTCCCCAAATGCCGTCCTGATGTCTTGCGAAGAAATCGTAGTTCTTGCAGTCATGGACTCTTGAATGGCAGACATTCAAGCCGTCAAGGATTGACTTAAATTCTGAGAGTCTCCACGTATGTAGGTTCCAGGCCTTAGGAGGGCCATCTAATGACCAAGGCAGCCGCTAAGCAGTCCGTTGTCACCAGCCTCAATCAACTCGAGCATCTCTTGAGGTCTCAGGAGACTTCCACTCCCATCACGGACGTAGCACTCTCGGCTGCCGCTGCCAGGGAGATCATCGAGAAGTGGGGCAAGGGAAACAGGCCTGTCTCGGATGTGACGGTCCAAAAATATAAGGGGGATATGGAGAACAACCGCTGGCGTTCCCATTCCCCCATCGGGTTCGGTGTGTTTCCGGACAAGATTCAGATTGGCGATGGGCAGCACAGGCTCATCGCACAGGACAAATCCTCCACCACGCAGGTCTACAGCGTTCAAGCATTCTCGGATAGTGACGAGTTCGAGGTCTTCGTCAAGACGGTGGACTCTGGGAAGCCCCGGAAGTTGTCGGATCTCTTCAGCATCCTCGAGACCTTCCCCCCGAATCAGTCCGCTCGGGCCCAGGCCATCACCAATTTCATGATGAAGTTTAGTGACATCAAGCTCACTACCGAATCTCAGCAGGACAAGGTGGACTATGCCACTAGTCACCTCAAAGCCATCAGGTTCGCTTCCAGCCTGAACTCGAAGGAGTTCCAATCTCACGTCGCCGCGGCAATCGCCATCGCTCACAAGAAGCATCAGCGTGTTGTCGAAGCATTCGTGGATGCTGTTCACTCTGGTGTCGGCCTTGCAGCTGGTTCTCCAGCTCTCGTATTCAAGAATGCACTCAATGATTTGAATTGTATCGCGCTGACCAACAAGAAGGAGGTCAAGCCTCGAGATCGTGCAATGGCAGTGACTTTGCGGGTGATTTACGACCACGCTCGCAACAAGAAGACTTCACACGTCAAAAAAACTCGCACGGACTCGAAGTACCTCCATGAGGTGATTACGTATTTCATCTCTTCGGATGTCGCTGACCAGTATCTGGCTCGGCATGCCAAAGAGGACACTTCTCACACTCCGTGAGGTATTGATGGACATCAGGCATGTTCCGATTGAGGTCGACGACATCGTCGTCGACCATGACGTCATGATCCGGGATCGTTTGGATGAATCCTGGGTAAGGGAGCTCGCTGCCCTTTACGAAGATCGTCATCAGATCGATCCGATTCTTCTCATGAAAGACAAAGACGGAATCATCCGCTTGGTGCACGGATTCTATCGGGTGGCCGCGCTGAAAATGTGCGGCCATTCCGGTACAACTGCAGAGATCCGCGAAGGTTCAAAGGATCAAGCCATTCTTGCTGCATGCAGGGTGGACCATCATGGGTTGAGGAGGACTATTCAAGAGCAAAAGAAGGCAGTATTTCGGGTGAAAGAATCAGCCGAAATGAAGAATTCAAGTAATAGGGCCATCGGAATTTATTGTGGTATTCCGGAGTGGGCCGTCGTCAAAATTCTTTTGGGCGAGGAACCTATCCTTGGTCCCAGGGTTTGCCATGTTTCAGTTCCTGGCGAACTCCCTTTGAAGAAGAACTTGACTGCCCTCTACGCGAAAATCGACTCGGCTCTCCGAGCTAATCCGAGCATGAATAGCACGGAAATCAGCAAACTCTTGAAGTGCAACAGGGCGCTCGTTGCGAAGAGGCGGATTGAGATCGGAGTTCCTCAGGCTAACTTTCCGGGAAAGGCAAAACCTGAAGCTCGAGCCAGTATCATTGAATTACTGAAAAATAACCCCAAAAGGACTCTGGCTTCTATTGCTGAAGAGGTGGGAGTAGCCCCGTCCACTGTCAGTGGGATTAGGGACAAGCTACTAAAGGAGAAGAAGGAACAAGACGAGAAAAAGAAGGAACAAGCCCCGGCTCCCTCTGATGAAATGCCTTCGGCTCCCTTCAGGAAGGGAGCCCAACCCGATCCTCGCCTTACGTTCCAACAGTATAAGGTACGTTCAGGATCTTGATTCAAGACTGGTTGCAAATCAATGTATATCCGAAGTTACCGTCGATGGACGGTTCAAGGACTGACGATCCCCTGAGGATCGCAAAGGAGTGGCGTTCGCACGTCACCTCCGCTCGCCTCGGAAGGTCTGGAATGGGCCAGATCTTCCGAGGCTGAGCCTTGTCGTGTAAGATCGTTCCGATTATGCACAGGAGATTGTCTCCTCGGTGATGCCTTGAAGGTCTTTAGGGAGAAGGACCCGAAATCGGTCCAATGTCACCACGTCTACACCACCTTTGAAGTGGTACGGGAACAAGGACGATGTAAATATAAGGCATCCCGGTTCTTCATGTTGATAGCGCTGGGGGCGTACTACGGATTTTGTAGGAAACATTGGAATGATGGTGAGAGATTGAATTCACCAGGAGAAACTCGGGCCACGGAGATCACCCGAGACCAATACGTCGTCCATGAAATCATGGACTCTTGAAAGGCAATTTGGCGTCGATCCGCAAATTCAGCGATCCGACGCGTATCGATCTGTGGAGGTGACGAAATGCAGATGTCCGATGTCTCCAGGCTGAAAGACCCGAAGCGGGTCTGCACGAAGGAGGACGGGTCTTACGACCACGCCCGTCTCGCCCTCTTGCAAAAGAAGGTTTCCGACTGCATGACGAAGATGTTCCGCAAGCCCGAGGGCGGCGGAAACCCCTTCCTCTACGCCCTCACCCTGCCCAAGCCGCACGAGCTCGCCATCGAGCTCCCCGGGCCCAATGGGAAGGACTTCCACACGGCTGCCACCGACGGCAAGAAGTTCTGGTGGCACCCGGACTTCCTCGAGAAGCTGGACTCGGAAGAGGTGCCCACGGTCATGGAGCACGAGGGTTATCACGTGATCCTCTTCCATCCGCAACGTGGCGTGGGGACCAACCCCCGCATCTTCAACTGGGCGATCGACTACGTTGTCAACGCCATCATCGAGACCAATCACAAGCAGCTCAACCGCAAGGGCAAGCTTTGGGGCGGGAACCTCGGCGAGCCGCTCTCGTTCGCGGATCTTCTCTCGTACATCGATGGAAATTCGGAGCTCCCGAAGGACAAGAATTCCATCTTCGTGGACGTCTCGCTTCACGGACGGAGTCCGGAGTCGATCTACGAAGAGATCATGGATCATTGGGACAAGAGTCCGCGCAAGTGCTCTCTCTGTACGTGCCTGTCCATCGATCCGAAGACTGGCAAGCCCATCCACGCCCTTCACGGCAAGAGCCCAGTGCCGCCGGAGAAACCGCACGACCCCCACTGCGACGGGACCTGCTGTCCCAAGTGTGGCGTCAAGTCGGACCCGCTCGGGTCGATGGACGCTCACATCCCGGGCGCCCTGACGAAAGATGAGGTCATGGCGGATATCATGCGCGCCAGGGACCAGTCGACGGCCATGAGGGGCACCGTTCCCTCCGAAGTGGAAGATGCGCTCAAAGAGCTGATGAAGCCTACGCTGAAGTTCACGGACATCGTCAAGTCCTGCTTCATGCGCAAGATCCAGGATGCTGGGATGAAGAACGACTGGAAGCGCTGCCGACGCCGGTGGTTGGCCTCCAATCCCAAGCAGTATCTCCCGAGGCGCCACACTCATCGGCCCCGGTGGCTTGCGATGGTGGACACCAGCGGCTCCATGCAGGACGATGATCTCCTCTACGGAATCTCTCAGCTCAAGGTTCTGGGAGACAACACGGAAGGTTACGTCATCCCCTGCGACGCATCTCCGAAATGGGATGCCATGCAGAAGATCGACAAGGCCACGGACCTGCAGAGGACCAAGATCGTCGGGCGCGGAGGAACGGTCTTCGATCAGTTCTTCCAGGACTTCCCGAAGAAGATCGGGACGGACTTCGACGTGGTGGTCATCATCACGGACGGAGACTGCGGGACGATCCCCCTGCACCTCAAGCCGCCGTGCGATGTCGTCTGGGTCATCACCCGGACCATGAAGGAGTATAAGCCCAGCTTCGGACGCGTGGCCCCGCTCCGCCCCTCTCGGATGTGATTTGCTGATATATGGCAGGGGTCGTTACGACCCCTGCCATATACTGGGGAGGTAACCATGGACGACGAAGAGGACTACAACTCGCAGCCTCCGCGTAATTTCCGTCAGCGTCTATCGATGAAGATCGGTGCCTGGTCAGATGGGATGGACGGGATTCGGACTCGAATCTATCATTTCGAGTCTGGCTGTTTTCATAGACTGCCTTTGCCATCCAGGGCTGTAAGGTGGTTTCAGAACCTTCTCGTCCGAATTTCATTTGCAGTAGATGACATCTGCCCGGAGTGCCAATGTTCTCCGGGTCATTCACGCGAATGTTCGAAATACTGCCCTGTCAAGTACGTGATGGAATCTTGAACATGAACCTTGCAGGATCTCCCAAGCTTGTCGCCAGCCAGCTGCGCAAATTCTTATCGTCGGCGCGTATCGTTGCGTCGGAAGTTACTGATCCTGTAATCTGGGAGGCGGTCTGTAAGGACCCGAGCTTTTCGGGTCTCATTGAGACGGGTGCAGTAGCAAGTGCTTACCGGGCTCGGACCCAATTTCTTGGTAGGGACCGGAGGGATTTAACGGTTTACGTCTTCGTCAACTCTCTTACCTTGGATATTGTCGTCCATTTCCGGACGAAAAATGCCATGCAAACCATCGTCAACAATGCGGTTATCCAATCCGTAATGGAATCCTGAACATGACCATGAATCAAAGGGACTTCGCGAATTCTGATCAACCCCAAGAGCCCCGGCTCCGTACCAGGGAGTACCAGCCCCGGGACCCCAACCGTCCTCAGGACGATCGTCCTCGTCCTCCTCGCAGGGACAGCCAGATCATCCTCACCGCCCGCGCCATCGACACGCAAAACGGCGAGGCCATGGTGTTCGAGTTCAAGGTCTGGATGTTCAAGGTCTGCTGCATCGTGAACTTCCCTCGATACGAGGACGAGAAGACCGCTCCTGTGTACGTCCGGCTGAAGCCTCTTCATCGAATCGAAGCCGATGATGTGGTTCAGCCTTCGGACGAGTTCCACCTCGCTGAAAATGGCTGAACCCTCTTGTTCCATCCATCCCGACGAGAAAAACTTCTACCTCTATGAGGGGAAGAAACCTCGTTGCAAGTCTTGCGTTCGGGATGGACTCAAGAGGTCTCGTCTAAAGAGGAAGCAAGCCGCCGCGTCCGCGGGGGTCTCGGCGGCGCCGGCATCGGCCGACGCCCCGGCCCCCGTGGCGCGGGCGCCACGCGCGGAGAAGCCCAAGCCCGCGCCCGCGCGGCCCCATCCGGCGGCCCCGCGGGCGCGCGGCTCGGTCCAATATCAAACCAAGGACCGGAACGCTCCTAACTATTGGAGCGTCACTTGGGGTAGACCTCCTGGAGGATGGCAGGGTCCTCCTTCTACGTCTCCGGACGCGTGGGGTCCATTCAAAGGGATGACGGACGACGAGATCCGTTATCGGAAGACCCTGCGCGGCCAGCCTTATCTGGCTCGGGGGTCAGCGTGGGTGTCTAAGGATGAATGGGACGCCCACGACAAATGGCTTGAGGAGTACAAAGTCAACCTTGCCAATAAGCACAATCGGTGAGGTTGTAAAGCCGACAGAAATCGCCGGGCTCGGCGCGTATCAGACAGTGGAGGTGACACATGGCTCGTACGCATTCCGATCAGGCGAAGATGGCGGTGGTTCTCGACGTGATGGAGGTGTCGGATGCCTTGAAGGGCAAGTCCTTCTCCATCACCGGCCATCTCGGTCGTCCGCGCCCCGAAATCGTGGAGATCATCACGAGGGCGGGCGGTCGTTTCGAGGAGAGGCCCAAGAACCTCTGGGGTAAGGATGCCTATCTGGTCACCAACGCCGACTGGACGAAGAATTCCATCAAGGGGAAGGTCTCGTCCAAGTTCGATGAGGCCAGGCGCAACGGCATCAAGATCATCTCGGAGGACGAGCTCTACAAGATGATCATCGACAACGACCCCAACATGAAGGACGAAGCATCGTGAGACAATCCGATGCCGTCGCAGCAACTGTTTGCTGCTCGGTCGCCATCGGTTTCTTAGCGGGCACGTTCATCAATCTGGCAGGGAAGACCGACCGCGGCGATTTGCCTCCAGTGGCTTCGCACTTCGAAGTGCGAATCCATGTGGTCGTGGAGACTAATACCCACTACAAGAAACTGTGGGAGGAGGCTATGCGTGTCGTAGACGACTGCGTTGCTACTCCTCCGAAGAACAACCCGGTGAAGCTAGTTCTCATGGGAGACGGCGTACCGGAGAATCCTTGCGATAACGGGCGTCTTTACGGACGTCGGGACGGCAAGAAGGGCAGTTCTCTCTACATCTGCGAAGAAGGGAATTGGAGGCCAGTCAAATAAGCCTCAACTGACTTCCGCGAGGAGGACCGCGAGAACCCTCAACACCGCGAGGTTTGAGACTTAGAACCGGGTCAAGTCAAGAATACCGAACAACATCTACAGAGCATCGTAGGGGTCCGGTAAGTTGTTACGGCCAGCTAATTGTTGATGGCGGCCCGGTTAACTTGCATTGTGAAATGCAAGTTCCCTGTGACCTAATAAATAGTCCCAGGCGCCCGGCGTGACGTAAGTCCGCCGGGCTCGCGCGTATTCGGATCCGGAGGTGACGTGATGCGAGACACGACGCGAAGCTTCTTGATCATTGCGAAATGCGGGCGCTTCTATGCCTGGGACTACGGGTCCGGAAATACGCCCGAAGAAGCTGGAAAGGAATTCATCGGCATCCTCGAATGTGGGGGCGACATCTGGGAGACCGAAGACGGAAATCTTCCGGAATCTCTCATCAATGAGTTCTACGAGATCATTGCTGAGGTAGACGTCACCAACCTCAGCCACGAGTCTATCGTGACTATGGCCGAATTTCTCAAGAAGATGTCTGACCTGAGCGTGGTCGAACAGGTGATGGTGGCCTGATCGACGTAAATTCAACAGGCTCGTGCGTATTGACACTCGGAGGTGATGCGATGGCGCAGCGGAGCTTCGTGGATTTCCGTCTCGGACTGTCCGGTCAAGCTTGGGCAGTGCTCCATTTGTTGGATGGGGAACCGAGCTTTGCTCCATTCAACCTGACCACCCACGAGTACGAGCTCGAAATCAAGACTTCGGCCTTCTACAACGGTCGGGAACGCGGATTTGTGTTGGATGTTCAACACAGCTTCCTCGACAATCGGGATCACCTCTACGTGGTGTGCGCAAACCAGCGTAGCTCGGACAGTCTCGTCATCTACAAGTGGACGGGTCCTCTACGCATGAACCCTCCCACTGTTGCCGACCTGACGGAACAGGTTTACAACGTTTTCTTGAACTCGCCCGAGGAAGCTGCTAAGCGCATTCGGGAGATCATCGGCGACTACTTGGACCGAGAATCGAAAGAAAAGACCGTCGCATCCGTCATGGAATCGTGAAATGGTCTCCGAAAAGAACAGGTGGACTCTCGATTGGGTCCGTGAGAGAGTGCGACAGAAACACCATCGCATCCTTACAAAGTATCTTTTGCGTCGCGACCAGGCTGTAGCAGACGATCACCTTGCAGCAGGATGGTCGACCGATCGCATCGTGCGAGAGGGATTCGACGTAAAAGAAGGACAGACAGCAGTGCCGCAAGCGGCAATCAAGTGCTTGAGGAATTGTTCTGACCTTGATCCTCGCGTCGTACGAGACGTTGTCTTGCAAAGCAAAGATTTCAAACAGCATTTGGCGTTTGAGGCCGCGCTGAAGAAACTGTTGTTGCCCACTACCATCGACACACGAGGCTATTCACCCGAACGTGTCTCTCTTTTGAGGGAAACATGGATCGAGATTCGGAATCGGAACACGATTCTTGAAGTCATGGAATCATGACCGGCGTAAATTCGATCGATTGCGACGTATTGGATCGTGGAGGTGACGAATGGACCCCGATGCGGAACGTAAGTATTCGTTCGTCGTAGACAGTGACTCGTCTGAGGAAGGAGCGCGCGATGCGCTTCTGAGTCTACGTCGTACGATTAAGCTCGGCAAGCTCGCTGAGCGCGCCCTGCTCAACATCAAGACTCACGGTCACCATAATGGCCGCGTCCTTGTCATGTCCGGCAAGCCCGGCTATGGGTCGGATATCTCGGAGTACAGGTTCCCTCAATATATCAAACCGACGCGTGAAACGGTCCCCGGATACGGTCAATACGAAGTTATCCTCGGCAATCTTCATAACGGCATCCATGGCGATGCTGTTACGAAGGAAGTTCTCGTCATTCTGAAATGCCAGGGGTGGAGTGCAGGATCATGGGATCCGGTTCACCTCAAAGTCGGAAACGCTCGCGTCAAGACTTCTGACGAAGTGGTCTTTGTCCATGACCGAACGTGGGGACCCGACCTCCCAAACAACAGGACCATCTCCAAGCTCTACACGCGAGCCACAACCGAGAAGGCTTTGGAAGCATACAAGGAGATCGCCGTAACTTTGGCTTGCAATATCATTCGCTTCAATCAAAATGACATCAGGAACCAATCCGTTCCTCAGGTCATCTTCGACACCCGGAAAATTCTCAGCCAGTGGCTCATCGAAGATGGTTTCATCGAGGAGTTCTGTCAACGCCTCCGCCGCACGGCACATGTGGCAATGGTAATGGATTCATGAAACCGATACACAAACTCCACGGTCCTCGCCTAGAACGTCGTCAAGCCGAGAATCGGAAGTCGCTTCACAAGTTTCTGTCCAAACAACATCGGCCGATCCGTCGATATTTGACGGATGTATCCCCGGAACTTCTCTTCAAGGTCATCCGGTTCTTTGCATTGCATCCGGACCTGGCTTCTTCTTTCTCCGATTTCGTGAAGGAGGAGAAGCAACTCGTTAAAGATCTGGACGTGGAAGACGTAAAACACGTCCAGATGCTCATCATCGTGGAAGAAGTTCAGGAGTCCTGAAATGTCAGACGTCCCGAAACCAATCCGAAATGCGTGGAAGCGGATCAAGCAGGCTTGGGAATCCAGCCGCATCCACAGGCAAAGTCAACCGGGCGTCTGGACAATCTTCCATGTCGGAAAGAGGACTTATCGTTGTACGCAAACTGGCCTGAATACCATCGAGATCCAGTTTTTCGACAGCGGTGCCTTCAAGCAAGAAGTAGCCGGTCGTCTTCCGGAGAAGATCGATCTGCACGGCCTCCAGAAGGCTTTGGACCTTCTGGAGGTCGAACGTGTGATGACTGCCTAAGCAGCGTGCGCTTCCAGCCCGATGGCCTTCTTCATCGCCTTGGTCATCCAAGGAGCAGAGGCCAGATATGCCTGGAGTGCTTCGTTACTCGGCAGGTCCTTCACCTTACCTTCGCCCTTGATGATAGAGAGCACGATGCTATGAATCCTAGCATCATGTCCAGGTGCGAACCTGGAGCTCGTCTGCGCCTTGCAGCCACAGAGACAATGCTTGGAAGTCGCCTTGGTCGCAGTGACCTTGGTCGCAGTCTTCTTGGTCTTCATATGGGTATTTCCTCCCTTGAGGAAACTAAACCCATCTTGGAATTCGCACAAGTTCGGAGAATCCCGAACCCGACGTCGGACTCACCCGAGGTCGTCCATGTCGGGCGGACCCGCCGGTGCTGGGTGTGTGCCGGCGTCGGCGGGCTCGGGCGCGGGCTCGGCGCCCAGCTCCTCCTCACCTCGCGCCTCCTCGATCGACCCCGCCAGCTCCGCCGCCTCTTCGGCAAGCTTCTCAAGCGCTGCCTTTCCGAAAATGACTTTGAAAGCTTCGGCGTCCACTTCTTGAGCCGTGTCAACCCGAGTCACCTTTTGGACGTCGAAGGTCTCCACTGAACATTCTACTTCGTATTCTACGGCCTCTCCCGATCCATCAGCTAGGACAGCCATAACCTTCACCTCGGAAGGTGCGCCAGTCTCAGCCGCACGACGCGACTTGGCGGCGAGGATGTCCCTAGCGATCTTCAGGAAATTCATACTCCTTGAAGGTTACCAAAGTCTTAGACTGGCTTCAAGGATTCCCTGTATTTGCTATCCCAGGCGTGAGGTTTCATGATTCCATGACCTCTTGAACGACGGCCTCTTCCAGTGACATGACGACGTAAGTCCTCGGGAAGATGAAGTCCCCGGCGCACAATCGACACACGGGATATGCCTTCTTTTGGGATGCGTTGAATAACGCGGAATGAACTTGTCTTGGACAATCGAATCCGAACCGGACCTCAGTATAACTGATCGAATTGAATTCGCGGACTTCATGAAGGCTCGGGTGAGCGCATTTCATGTGGTCTTGAATGGACATGGAGTCATGACTCCATGACTTCTCGGACGAGAGCTTCCTCCGGATCCATTGGGGTAAATAGACTACCGAGAATAGCAGACTTGTCACATTGGAAACAGAGGAAATATGCCTTCTTTTCTTCTTCGTGGTATACGGCTGAGAACACAGGGTTGTAGCAACCGGAAAGCATCCTGATCCTGTTATGGATCACGGTTGGTTGACAACACTTCAGATGGTGAAGCCGACGCTTCTGAATCCTGACGCACTCCTTTTCAGACTTTCCTACGAGTTCCATCTGAGTGGTTGCCTCCGTAGATGACAATCTCAAATAACTAGGATTCGTGGACGTCCCGACATTTATTGAGTTGACACTCCGTCCCATGTCCTGGGTTGGCATGACGGTTCTTGTTCTCAGCGTGTCGCCCACACCGAGGGCAAATACCGCTTTTGTTGATGCCCCTCTTCCCGAACCGACGGTAACTCGTCGACGGAACATTCGGCCTCGTTGCAGGTGGAGGGGACTGCCGGCGAATGATATAGGTCGTTCCAACCAATCGGAGGTGCTCGTAATGCACCAATTCTTCGATGGTGGCTTCAGCGTCATTCATGCTTGCCGTTGGCCAAGCTTGCTGGAGAATGAAGAACACTTGCTCCGTGGAGATCTTCTCGATGTGACTCCATCGCGAATCCCCGAATGTGGAGAATCCAAGACCCTTGGGTCGAGCGTGCTTGCCGAATGGATCGACCGTGCACATGATGAGAGCCGGCATGTCCGTTCGATGCGACTCCTTTCGAAATTCCATACTAGCTCTCCATCACCTGCCTAACGCGATTCAATTTGCACTCCGTCCCATGCCCCGAATTTGCATGACGGTTCTTGTTTTTGGAATATTCACCGCATCGGGGACAAATTCCGGCGTGCGGATTTTGACTGTTGTATCGAGATGGGATCAACGGAGTTTCTGGGAGATCCGGGAGACTGAAGGCCCGGAAACTGTCTTCTCGAAGGAACCCCTCTGCAAGAAGGATTTCGACGGTGGACTGGACTTCCTCTTGGGAGATCTTCTCCCATTTCTCTTCCAAAACCTTGGTGATTTCGGCGAGAGTGACCTTCGAAAGCCGAGCTCGTCGCATCCTTTCATCTTCACGCCTGAGATTTTCTTCCCAGGGCAGGCGCATTTTGTTTGTCTCTCGATACCTGGCACGACGCTGCGCCGCGGTCGGCCGGAAGGTTACACGAACGTGCTCCGGCATGTCAAACTGATGCTGAAGTTTGCGAAAAGCCACAACATCCTCACAATACACGAGAGCCCGGAAGATTTGGCCTCCGGGCTCTCGGGAAGTGGAACTACTTGGTGGACTTCACGGTCACCCGGACGCAACCCTTCGGCGTCTTGGCGAAATAGTCCTTGTAGTGCCGAAGGAGCAGGTTCCAAATGATCCGCTTGTGCGTCTCTTGCTCGCCGGTCGTCGGGTCACGACCCATCAGAGGGCGCTGCTCCTCCCGCACCTCACTCCCGATGTCCACCCGGACAATCTTGTGGAGGGGAACGACCGTCGCGCGCAGCGGCTTGCTGAAGAAGGCACCCTGGAGGTACTTCAGGGAGTTCGTGAACTGCCACTTCCAATCGGCCTTCTTGCACCAGATCTCGACCGAGCCGGGGTATTTCTCCGACTCCTTGATCTCGACGACGCAGAGGCTCTCGCGCAGGAGGGAGGCCAGCATCCTGTAGCCGAGGCTCTCGATGGCGTCGGTGCACGCCTTGTGGACCTCGCTCTTGCGATTGAGGCTGCAGACGCGGACCAGACCGTTGACCATGCCCCGAATGCCCTGCGGCTTGTAATTCTGGACCAGGAACTCCACGAGTTCCGGGTACTCCGCCAGATCGATCATGGCCTGCATCTCGTCGCCGTCCTTCGGCTCCTCGAAGTAGCCCTTCTTGCTGCAGATCGGCCCGAGACCGCGCTCCACGGACTCGGAGTCCGTCAGCTTCAGCGCGCAGTGGGCGCAATGCGTGCACACGCCCTCGAGGATGAGCTGCCCATGGCGCTGCTTCTGCTTCAGGACGCCGCCGACGATGCCGTTCTGGGGCAGGTTCAACTGCGCCATCTGCGAGACCAGGACGGGCTTGGGGCCGCTTTCGGGCGCGGGCTCCTCCTTCGCGGGGTTGCCATCGTTCGACTCGGACGGGTACTCGTCCCGAGCCGAATCCGGCTCGGAATCCATCTCGGCCTGGTAAGCCGCTCGCTCTTGCTCGGCCTCCTGGCGACCGAATTCGTTCTTCATCGCGATCCAATCTTGCGCTGCTTGATCCATCGTGTCACCTCCATCGTCCGATACGCCGGGAGGCGCCGAATTTGCGGCTCGCCTGTCGGCTTCTTCTTCAATGCGAAGGAGGAATTCCTTGAGTTTGCTCATGACGACATCACTACTTCCGTAAGGGCTTCACGTAGGATGGTGACCATCTCATCGAAGTCACCTCCGTGTTGGAATGCGTGAATTGCGCCTTCCTTCAAGACGCTGTATGCACGTTTGGTCTGATGCTTGGAGAATTTCTTGTTCAGGCCGCCGTTTTGAATGAATTGGAATGCTTCGGATACGGCAGCATCAATTGCGTTTGGCTTTCCTGCAAGTAGAACTTCCAGATCCATCAGGAAACGAACTTCCCAAGAGACATGGTGAATGTACACAGTCAAACCTAACTTGGATTCAACATGATTTTTCTCAACTGCTGCAGTCTTTAGGAATTGAGCAATCAAGTCATTCTTTTGGAAGAAGCTCTTAGCGAATGACTTCATGGCCTCTTCTTTCATGAGGCCAATAGTCCGGGGCTCACGTCGGCCTTCGTACGGACAGAAATGAAGTGTGTACTTGACGTCCCCTACTTTCACCTGTACGTCTGCTTTATTTCCTGTAGGATTGGGACGCGCTCGACCAGGAACCGCTTTCATGAGTGCAGTCGCAGCCGATTGCACGGAATCTGCCCAAAGAGGCTTCCTAAAGACGGATTGGATGACAAACTCCGCCGCCCGTTCATAATCAGAAGCCGGCGGGGAGGTATGTTGGTAAGTCCGGAGATAACAAGCAGGTTTCGTGCTGTTCATTCCTTACCCTCCATCCGGTCTATACGCCGGGAGGCGCCGGATTTGCGGCTCGCCTGTTGGACTCTTCAATTCGAATTCTTTGAATTTCCCCAAAGCGGTGTACGCTGGGATTAGCTCATCTGCGAAAATTTCAAGTCAAAGGCGATCATGGCGAAGATTGACGACATTTTGAAAGAAATTCAAAAAAATTTCGATAAAAGTATTTTTGGACCCCCTGAACCTGGATCGCTCCGACTGGGAAGGAAACCAATGGTTTCTACCTACGAAGCCATGCAACCATTGGTTCAAGTTCGGTCTAACTGGGATGCCTTTGTCAGTTTTATTCGGAAAGCAGAAGTAGTCGTCAGGGCACCCAAGTTTCTCAGGAAATCTAAAGGTATTTATTATGGCCACATCAACGTTGGAACCGGACGAGGGATTTTTCCTCAAGTGTTCTTGAAAGTCGGGACTAATGAAATCCAAGTCCCAACTCCAACTAGCCTTGACACATCCTTGATGCGTTCCGATAAATTGGTTGTCTACCAACTACCGGGGATTGGATGGCTTCATGGATGCAAGCTCCAGTTGGGTCACATTCCGGAAGGTGTCAGCGGCGACCATAAACAGAAGATTTGCGAACTTCTCGTTGAAGATTGTGGGGAGGAGAAATATGCGTCCTTGAAGGCGCGGATTCAGTTCGAATGGGATGCGGTTCAAAAGAATGCCGATGAGCTAATGAAGGCCCACCTTTCAGGCAGTCAGTCTCATAAAGAACGGGATAGCTTCGTAACGAAGCTATCCAACCTTTTAGCAAAAAGTCCAGATCTAATTGAAGTCGACCCTGACGTTGTATTGACCATCTTCCAAATGGATCCGAAGGAATTGGAAAAGATGATCGGATTTATGAAGCGGAATGTGGCAGATATTGACGTGATCGTAGAAGAGGATGTGAAGAAAGCCCAAGACTTGGCGAAAGTGCAATCTGTCATGGAGAGTTGAAGATAATATGACAACACGGCGCAAATTCATCTGATCACGGCGTATCGGCCGGTGGAGGTGACGCCATGATGAATTCCGAGCAGATGGTGAACACGTTGAAGAACGTCCCTGAGGGAGCGCTCCTCTTCGTCAGTTACATCGCCGGCCGTGAGCCCACCGAGCGCGCCATCCAGGAGGCGAAGCCTCACACGGAGAACCCTGCGCGCAGTCGACGCCACTTCGTCGGCACCCTTTCGCGCGTCTGGACTGCCCGCAACGGTGACCCCATTCTCACTATTCACGCACACAACCGCAACACGGGCGACAAAGCCGGGGGTTACCGGTCTTTCAATCCGAGCCTCGGTCAACTGCTCGCCGTGCAGGTTCTCTCATGAAATTCATCCGCCAACAGGTCAGTGATAAGGGAATCGTTACGGACTTCTACTGGAAGACGTGGCGGCATCACAAGATCATCGTGGCATTCGAGTATGAGCTCTCATGCGATGCCCACTGGGATGGCGACGAACCTATTCCTGATCATTACGAGTGCTACGATATCCTCGTGAAGGCCAGGTTCCAAGGTCACGAAGGAACTGCCAGTCTCTGCAATAGTTGGATTGATCCACGCACGGAAGGTCGGCGCGGCTCCAACTATCTCTATACTGTGGCCTGCGACCTCCTGGAGGAAGCTATCCACGAAATGGGAAAAAAGCTCATCCAGAGCGGTCACGTCTGCAAGAACAAACTCTGCATCGTCGAGTCCGTTCACGAATCTTAATAGGACCCGGCCAGTAGAGTCCTTCATGGGACTCTGGACGATCTATTGTCATACTGTATGTCGGGTTGACAAAACAAACTTTGGCGAAGAGGTGGAAGAACCACGTCAACGCAGCCAAGTTGTCCAAAGGACGATGGCATTTCCCGAATGCCATTCGAAAATATGGAGATGTGGCGTTCTCGCATGAAGTGCTGCTTCACGCTTTGTCCCCGAGATGCTTGTCTGGTCTTTCATGACTCAAATCATGAGTGGCCTATGTGCAAAGAGCACGAGGAAGAAGGAGAAAAGGACCTGAAAGCTCAATTTGAGGACAATCCTATTCAGGTTATTTCCGGTCCTGAATTTCTTGTTTGGGAAGTCATGGAGTCATGAAGTGAAATGCGGATTCGGAACCGAGAAGGACCCGGAATTCTCTTGCCCAAAAGCAGCCACTGTCGGGTTGCAATCTCGAACGCATAGAAATCACATTTTTATTCGTTGCAAAGAGCACTCCCTGGAACTTATCCTTCGGGGATTGTACGACGTCATCGACCTGGAAGATGCCGAAAATTTCACTGTCGTCTATGAGATCATGAAGTCCTGATCTGTTGTAAATTCTGCAAGGCCCGTCGGATCCGCAAATTCGGCGGGCCGCGACGTATCTGGATCTGGAGGTGACTGTGCGCGATCTATCGAGGCTCAGGTATTTGCTTAGGTGGGCCCAACTCAATAAGACCTTCGAAAGGGTCCCGGCCAGTGGAATCCATGTTCCGCTTCGCGACAGTGTGACCCGGTATCAAATCCCAGTGGCCGGGGCCGAATTCCGTCGTGTGAACAATCCGCACGGGAATCCCGTCGCCAAGCTCCTCGTGGGCTCTCAGGAGATCCAGATCGGAGCCGAGGGATTGGACGACGCCGAGAAGCTGGAAATTGCCCTGGAAACTCTCTTCCAGGAGAGGCCGCCAGTGTGGGAATCTCCAGATCTTTCGGACGCCATTCAGCAGGCGTTGTCCCACGCTCGACGAGATGACGTCAAATCCCGTTTCAATAAGGTCGTCACCGGTCCCATGGACACCGATGAATATACCCATTGGATGAATTTCACCCTTGGTTTGGCTGAGGGGGAGTGTTCGAAAGAATCTCGAACGGAAATGGTCCTGGGCCATTACATCACCACGACTTATATCTTCAAAGGAACGGAAGCTCAAGCCATTTCCAGCTTGGAAGGACTCCGCGACGTCAAGCGAATGCCGACTCCGCGTCGTGTGCTCGTCAAAATGGTGCATCTCCGGATGTCGAAGATGCGCAAGGAAGTGGAAGAAGAGAACAATCGTCGGAGGAAGCAAAGGGCCGAAGACGCATTGCAAGCCAGCCTTCCTCCCAATGATCCGAACAAGCAGAAGAATTACCACCCTAGTGGTAAACCCGACGTCATTATTGGAGATCTGGATAACCGCGCCAATTGCAAGATGTCAGCATCCAAAGCCAACTATGACGCTGGGTACTGGACCATCCGGCGGGAAGCTGAAAACCTGATGAAATGTCTGCAGCGAGAAGACATTGACGATAGCATTATTCACGATGCTTGGAAATTGTATCTCGTCGGCGATGTGATGCAATCATAACTGGCAGGGGTTTACTAAACCCCTGCCACATATCTGGAGAAATTATGTACGGGAGTGGCTCTTCCAATGAGCAGATGAATACGTTGCTGGCCGAGCGCATCTTCAAGTGGTTGCTCGACCGTGGTGATTTCATTGAATGGCTGGACCGCCAGCTCATGGACCAAGGATTGGAACTCTTCGCTCAATTGGACTCTCTCACCGCCATGGATGTTGGCCGAGTCCTTCTCGGCATGCCCGAATGGATTAAAACGAGGTACCGGACCGTTGGAGGTGGTGGCTCCGACGTCCCAACTTTCTTCACGGAGCGCGTGAAGGAAGAAGTGGCGAAAGATTCCTTCCTCGAGTCATGTGTTGGTAAGTCCGTCCCTGTGACCGCCGCCTGTTTGTCGATGGTCGGTGAGGCTGTCAAACGGACGAGGTTCTACACGGAGAATGCAACCGAGATGCGACGTCGGATCCGCCATACTAAGGTTGTCCGCCACGTCATGGACTCATGAGCGTACTTTCCCTCGTGAGCAATCCATTCCAAAGCCTCGACGAGGCCTGTACGCGAGTTCTTGAACACCTATTTCCGGAGAACAACCGGACTGAAATCGTCATGGACTTATCCTATGATGAGCAGGAACTCCTCAAGAGTGGCTGGGTCCGAGGTCTCAACGATTGGTGGCGTCATCCTGATGCTCCACTGGATGAGAGCATGAGTCTCTTCTTTGCGAAGAAGGTGCAAAGGAAGATCGCTCAGTACGACATGCGGAAAGACCAGGAATGGCGGAAAGACTACACGTCCTACCGCATGGCCGTGTCTTCAGTCCACTTCGACACCTTTACTGACTAAACACCCCGCTTTCAAACAGACCGAAAGGCCCCGATAGAGCATGCCGTGGCGGCGTAAATTCCCATCGATCGGCCGTACCGATCGGTGGAGGTGACACGTGTCCGATCTCATCGAAGGTCAGATCCAATACGTCCAAGGGAGTGGGAAGAAGCCTTATGAGCTCCAGCTCAAAGGCGGCGTCTACAGCTGCTCTTGCATGGCTTGGCGCAACCAGAGCATCCCCATCAACAAGAGGACGTGCAAGCATCTCAAAATGGTGCGCGGAGACGCCGCCGAACAAGTGCGCGTCTCCGGAACTTTCCATCAAGCCGGCGTCACGTCGGGCCGCATTCAAACGGCAGTTCCCAACCAGACCAAGCCGCCACGCACCGACCCTGATTATGAATTCACGCCGCAAGAAGACGGCCGCATCCCGATCATGACGTCGGACGAGTACGTGGCGGCGCAGCGACAGGCATTGACCCTTCTTGCAGAAGGGTCCTTTCGGGACAAGGAGTCCGTTCTCGCAGACGCCGAGCTGAAGGCCGGTCGCAAGCTTCGCCCCGACGAGAAGACCAAGCTCTTCGGGCCGCCCGTGCTCCTCGCGCATCCGTTCGAGGACGCCGAGGGCGTGGACCCGACGGGCTGGTGGATGTCCGAGAAGCTGGATGGGGTGCGCGCTTACTGGGACGGCAAGCAGTTCCTCTCGCGCCAGGGCAATGTCTTCCACGCGCCAGATTGGTTCAAGGCGGGTCTGCCGGACCATCCGCTCGATGGCGAACTCTGGACGGACCGTCGATCCTTCCAGCAGACCATCAGCATCGTCAAGTCGATTGATGCGGGTGAGAGGTGGAAGGCCATCAAGTACATGGTCTTCGATCTCCCGCACCTGACCACGCATTTCGAGCACCGGTACGAGCAGCTCGACAATCTCATGCTCGCCTCCACGAGCAAAGTGCTCAAGATGGTACAGCAGCGCTCATGCACGAGTCTGAACGACCTCAAGCAGGAACTCGAAAGGGTCGTCAAGCTTGGAGCCGAAGGGCTCATGATCCGCAAGCCCAAAAGCATGTACGAAGCGGGCCGAAGTTGGTCCATCCTGAAGGTGAAGCCATGGCGTGATTCCGAAGCCACCGTCGTTGGCTATGAGGCCGGAAAGGGTCGTCACAAGGGCAGGACGGGCGGGCTTATCGTCCGGCTCGATGTCCCCTTCACCGACCCTCGTCTGAAGCGCGGCGCTGAATTCAATATCGGCACGGGCCTCTCGGACGAAGACCGCCGCAACCCTCCGGCCATTGGGAAGGTAGTCACGTTCCGCTACATGGACACCACCGATGCGGGGGTCCCGAAGGGCGCCAGCTTCGTCTCAGTGCGGGATTACGAATGACTATGGGCAGTCAAAAAGCCCCTACCGTGAAATCGACTATTAGGTCCTCTCCACGAGGAGGGAATCAGAACAAGACCAGCACGTTCGTCAACGAACCGGCTGTGGAGATCACCTTGGCGAATTACCGGCATTCTCAGGTGCTATCCATCAAACAGGCGGAAGTTCTCGCCAAGAAACTCATGAAACTCGTCAACGAACACAAGGTCCGGGAGGTCATGGAATCATGAGGCGCGAAGAAGACTGTTACCACGACTGGGAGCTCACCTACGCCGACGGCCCGCTCGATACTTCCGACTGGAAGTGCAAATGCTGTGGGAAGCATGTCGTCGGACAACGAGGGCAAGAGCCTCCTCCTGCCCGCGACAACGAGGAGTCATGAAAGCGATTGCTCCCGAGAGCCTCACGGAGTCTCTCAACGAGATCATCTCTACATGCATTCACGGACCTGGAGGTGACCCTGACCGTTGCCATATGAGGGCCGCCGCTAAAGCATTCGTCCTCCTGCGGCGCATGGGACTCCCCATCCATGGGGAGGAGGATTATGAAGATCAGCTGAGGAAGTGCAATGCCTCGGAAGTTGACTTCCTGGCAGAAGAAGGGCTCCCCGAATGAAATTCTTCGTTCCTGCCTGCGGAGATCGCATCATCCTCATGAAGCCATGGACCTTCCCTCTCTATCTGGAGAAGCGGAACATGCAATTCGCCAAAGTCCGCGGCTTGGTGGACGCCAAGGCGGATAATTGGATGGGCGTCAGGGAAGGTGATCGTTGGACTGGCAAGTACAAATCTGTAAGCATCACGCTCGGAGCCGGCACGATCATCGAGTGTGATCGCATTTATATCCGCACTTTCAACAAGTCCCGGATCCATCTGGAAGAGGATTACGACAGCATTACCTGGAAAGTGACTAATAACGGGAAAGCCGTTCGACATGGTCGTTTCTGGGTGAAACTCCCAGATTGCTACAATATTGAATTCGAGCTCCAGGTAGACTCTCTCTATCGAGATCGGGTCAAGGTTGTCAAGGAGGTTATGGAATCGTGAAGCTGTTTCTCCCAACGGGTCGGAGATGCAACTTCAAGGTAGCTCGTGATTCCTCCAATCCACCTTCGAAACATGACGTAAAACTTTGCGGTGAACCAACCATTGCGTATTGGTTAACTAAACCAGATGTTATACCGTTTGACGAACATCATCAATTGGTTAAACGGTGTGAGGAGCATACTCCTAATACTCGCCATTGGATGAGCTCTCGAGGAGAGTGGTGGTCCGAGATTTCTGAACAAGAACTGATCGTATTGGAGGTGATGGAATCATGATCAAAGGCAGCCAAATCAATACCGCGTCTCAAGTCGCCCGAGATCTGGAAGAGATCAAGATGAAGATCCGTGATCTCCAGAAGAAACTCGGTTCTGCGCAGTTGAACGACGACGCGTCGAAGCTTGGCGGTCTTGCCGAGCACTGTTGGGAAATTTCTCATGGTCTCGAACGCAAGGCTCTTGAATCGTTCTTGGCAGCTCGTCGTGGAGAGGAGCTGCCGCAATGACCAGGAGCCGTCTAGATGATGCTAATGCCTCAAGGCAACGAATGAGTGATGCTGCCAAGAAGGCATTTCTCGCACGCTTCCGGAAAGAGTGTGTTCGAGGTCTCCGAGGTGGAGTGACCTCAGAAGAGCTGCAACAAGCTCTCGACATGGCCCTTGTCCAAGACGTCCACGAATCATGAGCGATTCCGATAATGTCCACTACGTCTATCGACTGGAGGATGTGTATTATTCAGATCGGATCTTTCATCCTGAGATTCTCGTAGAGAGGAAGGACGGTCTTTACGTCTACAATGGTGACACCTGCATCCAATCCCACTTCTTGGCTGAACTCTGCGGTCGAGATCTGACTTGCCGAGAAGCCAACATAATGAAATCTCGACTCCAACAGGTTGCTGACGTTCAGGATGCCTGATGTATGGCATGGATCAGCTTTATCCTTGTCATATATTTTGTAAAGCTATGTCATAGATCTTGGAAATTATGAGATTCTGAACCCATGTCGAATTCCAAAAAATCTCACCCATTTTACGTCGCTCGGAGAGCGTACATATATGAGCCAGGGAAACGCTCTCTACCTGAATATCTCGTAATTCATACCTCTCAGGAATATTGCATCGGGTGTTTCACGCGATCAGGTTATGAAATTGTCAGCGTGAAGCTCGGAATGCGACACGCAAAAAGATTAGCTGGCAAGCTAAACGACGTTCGGAAAATCATGGATTCCTGAATGGATGATCTGGAGATTCAATCAAGAATAACTTCTCTTCAAGAATCCAAGCGGATCACATCTGCGGTGGAGGCCATATTGAATGAGGTAAATCTTGGAGAGATATTCCAGTTTATCCAATTGGGAGTCATGGAATCTGTCGATCAAGGGCCGCTTTTAACTGCCATCTGGTCTGTGCCTAATGCGGATGACTTGAGCACGACAATGAAATTCCGGGCTGTCACTGAAATTATGGTCAAACCGGAAGACTCGGATTTCGTTCCAACAATCCATAAAACGTGTCGAGCCTTAGTGTTTCATGTATTGGCTCATGAACTACATGAATTTTATCAGTACCAAGGGAAAAGAGTATTTGAGCCTCATCCCACAGGCAACGTGAGCCCATTCATCATCCGATGGATGATGATACCTATACCATGAAGTAGCAGGAATTCTTACGATTCTGACGTACAGATATGTGGAGGCAATTCGAATGAAGGACAACGAGGAACGGAGCACGCACGAGAGTTACGGGATGGTGAGCTTCAGCCGGCGCACCGGGAACCCGGGACGCTTGTTTGGTTCTCCACTCAATCAGCACGAAAGTTACGTTTGCCTCTCCATCCGCAAGTCGGAACTCATCCGAGATGGCCTCCATGATAGGACATACGGCTCGATTCGGGGTGACCTCATTGAGGTGGACATGTCGGCAGCGCAGTTTGCCGAACTTCTGACGACCATGAACGTTGGCATGGGAGTCCCATGCACGATTTCCAGTTTCAACGGGCGTCAAATGGAAAGGCCCCCGGAGATCGAGCATGAAGTGGAGAAGGTTCGCACGACCTTCAAGAAGGAACTTTCCAATCTTGTCGCAGAGACCAAGAAGAACACCAAAGAAATTTGGGACCTTTTGGACACGAAAGGTTCTCTCTCGAAGGCTGACCGCGAGAAGATCAAAGCTCATTTGAGTCACATCAGTATGGAGCTGGAAGCCAACATGCCTTACACGTTGGATATGTTCCGAGAAGCGACCGAAAAGGTCGTCGTTCACGCGAAAGCTGAAGTGGACGCGTTTGTGACGGCAAACGTCGTCCAAACCGGTCTTCGGACCCTCATCGAACAATCCCAGAAATCTCAGACTCCAGCACTGCCTGCACCGGAGGACGATGAGACGGCCGGAGACCGTTGAGATCTAATCTTCCCAACGTACGTTCGGTTCATGGCTAAAAAATCTAAGCCTTGTTGCCCCAAGTGCAAGTCGAAGGACTTGAAGGTATATCAAGTCGTCCACAACGTCCCGCACTATCGCTGCCAGGGATGCAACTGGGAAGGCCGACCGAAGAAGTAAATGGGAGACAAGATAATAGTCTTGTCTCCCATTTCCGTATTTGTATGCATTTGTGTTTGTTCGGCCCTAACGAACGTGAACAGGTCCAATGACTGGGCCTCCCCCAATCCCTCCAAGGATTGAGACGAGCCATATAATCAAAAAAATCGCGCAGATAACCAGAACCGCGATCCGTGCAAAATTCTTGATAGCCGGATCGATGGGCAGGAGAGATACTACGTAGAGCAAAAGCCCTACGATAATCGCAATCACGATGGCGTAGATTAGCAACGCAACAAGCGACATAACTCAACCTCCTAGGGAACGGGGCTGTTAGTGTGGCGCTTGTGTTGGCTAGGCTGCCACGGGTGGGACGATCTTGTATTCCCGCTCGGGATGAACGATTTTGAGTTCGTCCACTTTGGCAGTGGCTTCTTCAGCAGTCGCGAACTCTCCCTTCAACGTCTTGTACTCAGACTGGCCTGCGGTGTTGTCACGCCATTGGATGACGAACAGGAGCCGATGTTTCCCGGATTCGGGGGCATTCGTATCTTCTACGTTGGACTGGGTGTTGTGCTTTGCCATAAGAATACTTTTAGCAATATTTGTTCCATATTGGTGAATTCATTCTAACGGTTAAGTGTGCCAACCTGTATCAGGTTGAATATGACTAATAATAATGTATATCATGATTCTTCCAAGAACACTCGTTCCGACCGATGGAAATTCTGGTGTCAGCAGGGTACCGATTTTAGGAACAGACCTCAGGAATCCTGGTAGGTTACGCTAAATGGCACCTCTCCGAGGTACTATTTAATAGCCCCGGTTCTTGAGAAGGTCCGGCTTTTTAGGATCGGGGCTGTTAAATACATGTCGGACTGTCCCAAAGACTTGGTGTTTCCGTTCCATTATGAGAGCGGTGGAATTTCTTGGCACTTGGAACGGCCCCTCCGTGAAGGTGGTCGGTTTTCAACATCGGTCAACGGGATAACATCTGAATTCTGGCTGACGGGATCTGAACGTTGGTCCGGCCGACGCCGGATTCTTCCTGGTTTAATCCGTCGTTTTGTTCGAAAATGCCGGAAACTTCGGCCTGGTCACATATGGTCAGTCCAGTCTCTAGATTTCGGGACTTGGGGAGTCTCGTGTGTCCATTGTGGACTCAATCAACATTGGGTTCCAAGATTCCGTGATGTCCCTGATCTCGGTACCCTGAATTGCAGAATGCGTCAGGTATCTCAAGTGATGGAGAGTTGACGGAGGGCTAATGACCTCTGTAATCGGAATCGAACAAGTTATTGCTTGCCTCTGTCAAAGGAAAATTTCTTTGGTCGATGAAATTCATCAGCGGGACGAAGCCGATATGGCTCTGGCGGATCTCTTCGGGGGATCCGAAATCATGTTGGACCTTTCTAAAGAATTCCGATCAGATGGTGCCTGGTTGATTGTCACCTGGTGGTTAGAAACTGAAATGGAACAATCTCAATTTGAGGTTCCTGTGGAAATGCTTTGTCCTGGAAACGAATCTGTTTTGATTGTTATGCTTTCTTAAATATATGGCATATATTAAAACGACCCTTCTGCCATATATTCACGGTATGCCACATATTTAAACGATCCCTGCCATGCGTCCATGCGATTTCAGTTCTTGAGCGTAAGATCTGACGTGGGGCAATATCGTATTGACCCGTCTCTCTTACCGGATTTGAGTGAGTTTGATACTACTAAGCCCGAACTTCAAACCCCTGCTCTTCCATCAGAGCACGTTTCGATCGTCTCAGACGGTATATTAGGTGAAGAATTCGGTGGTTGTTGGACGGTCGTTGACCGAGGGGAGCGGAGACCTCCAGGACAAAAACGATATGGGGTTGTGTCGTTTGATCATCAGCCGGCTAGGGTAATCATTCGCCCAGATCCATGGCGAGCAAAGAACGGAGCCAAGATCACTGTCGATCCCTCATCTCCTCCTGTTATTCTTTCTGAAGGAGGCCCTATGACGTATGAAGAAGCGTGCGAATCTGCTCGCCGCATGAATGAGATTTTGGAAGTTCACGAGTCTTAATGCAATTTGAACGCTTCTGTACTCATTATTCCACTAATGACGCCCGGGCTCCTTGCGGTTCTCTAGCGATTTGGGCTTATGTGAATATGGATGCACCACACCCTTTACGAACTGTCAGTTTCCGCTGTGGTCTACATCTTGTGGATAATACGTTTTTCAGAAAACTTTCCATGGAAGAATGGCTGATTTTGGAAGTCCACGAATCCTGATGGGCCGATATAACCTTCGCAGCTTTTCTCCGGACGTTCCTGCTTGCTGCGGGGCTCCAGATGACGATCCTTGCGGAGAACCATCTTCCGCATTCTTTATTCAAGAAGTTCCTTTAAGGAGTTTTTCTCCTAGGACCACTGCATGGTTCGGTGTATGCGCCGTTTGTTCATTCAAATGGCGACGCCTGATCGAGAATGAGAAAAAGCTTCGAATTAAAGAAATTTCCTACGAAGAATATATTGTCTACGAGGTCATGGCGTCATGAAATTCGTGACTTTCTGACGTATGATCTTGAATGGAGCTGACGTGTGTTAAGCGATTCCCTGATGGTACACGCTGCGGTGCAAAAGCCACCCTCGCGTATTTGACGACTGAAGGCAAACGGTTCGTCTATCGATGCGAGCAACATCCCATCAACAACAAGAAGCGGGCTTGGAATCAAGAATATATGCAGTGCCGCAAGATTCCAATCGAAGAGGCTATCATCATGGAAGTCATGACTGCATGAGTCCGGTCGAAGATTTCGAATGCGTCGTGAATGTGGAGGGAAGGGCCGCTTGCGACAAGATTGTCAGCGCTGTCCTGTTCCCCACTGACGGTTCCGAGGATCCGTGGCCCGTATGTAAGGACCACATAGATATTAATCTGTACGGCTACGGCCGGCGTGTGGGGACAATTGAAGAGTTGATCATATTTGAAGTAATGAACTCATGACTCGGACGATGCACGGGAAGAATCTCAGTGATGATGGGTTTGACTCATACATTCAGACCCTTCTCCGTGCAAAATCCCAACCTGACCGAATGCGAACGCTGGAATGGATTATTGAAATCCAGACTTCACGAATACGTGGTATTATCATCCGGTTCACGTTATACTTTATTCTGAACATTTGTGGGATCTGGTATCTTGGAACCAATTTCGTCAAAGAACCATGCTGGGGTTCTGGAACCGAGTTCGCATTCCTGGCCATTTTCGGAGGTGTCGTCCTCGTCCATGACTTGTCCAAAATTCGGAACATCAGGAAATCATTGCGGGAAGCAATCGTGGCTTCCGTGATGGAATCATGATTCATGACTGTCCTTTGTACTGAGCCTCGGCTTCCAGGAGAGACTCCGAGTCACGACTGGCAGAAAAAACGTGATTGGCACGGGGACTGGACTGGAAAATGGATTTGTTCTAATTGCAAGGAAATTCGAACTAACTGTAAACATGCGAATGGCGATTGGACGGGTCTCTTCATGGAAGATTGTCAAGAGCCCGAATGTGTAGTTCGTAGTGTGATGGAATCATGAGGACTCTCGATATGGACATCGTCACGCAACGAGAGCACGTAAAAACTTGGTGTGTTATTCGGGTGGATGAGAAAACCGACGCATATCCTTCTAGGTATGAAGTATTTGGCCTCGGAGATGGACAGACGGCGGAGAGACTAAGGGAAACTGGCTATGCCGAAGAAGTCCTGATCGGTTTTCCGGATGAAGAATCGGCTACGGCAGTGGCAGAAAAACTAAACATGATCACCGAAATCATGGAATCATGAGTTTTGTCCGATGCAGCCACACTCGGACCGAGAAGGTATTCGAGGGGACTTTCTCTAATGTTGTCCATATCGAACGTTATCAATGCGAAGCTAATGCCATCGTATTCTTCACTCGTGGTGCTTTCTGCAAAGATCACGAACCGGAATCACTGGATGGTCAAATTTCCTTACAAGAATATGTCGTTCTCGAAGTCATGCGTTCATAAGTTTGGCGTTGACGCCGGTACAATAGGAAGCCACCCCATTCCCCACGGAGAATCATGAGCATCTCGCATCTCATCGAGCAGAACGCGCAGCAGGATCATTCCAAGCCGGCTTGGAAGCCCGAATATCCGGCAGTCGGTTACCTCATCGCTACGGTCAAGGATGACCGCACCGAGATCGTCGAGGTCATGGCTTGGGATGAAGAGTATCCCGATATGCCCAATCGGGATCTTCTCAAGTACCCGAATCACTACGCCGTGCAGCTGTGCAAGAGCACGCACCGTCCGTTCCGGTACCACCGATTCTTCATTGGCACCATCCTGGCCAATGGCAAGTTCGTTTTCTCTGTGGCGCCGCGCGTCGATGACTGGAAGTCCGGATCTCCCAAGGTCGATTCTGGGTCGTGGGATGCCCTCCACAAGCTCCTCGAAGCGGCTGAGTCGTGGCAAGGTGGGGACGCATCGTTCCAGACCGATGGCTACGTCGAACGGTCTTCGGGCCCGCCTCAAACCTCTGGATTCCGAAAGACTGGAAAGACTGAGCGTGCTCGAGCTCGAGGCAAGGCCAAGCCCAAGTCGGACTAGTCGATCGTGTCGCCGGAGATCAAATGCGATCGCGCCCTCTGGTCTACGGGAGGGAAGATCAGCACATGCGAAAAACCGGCGCATCGCTTTGTAAGCTACTCGGGTCCCCCTGGGGACCCGAGAGCTATGGCGGTTTGTGACCGCCATGCAGTAGATACAACCCGAATTGGTCCGACCAAGACTCTGACCCGCGAAGAGTTCTTCGTGTTGGCAATTTTAGGTGTTGCGGTGCTTCCTGAAGAAACCCTTGAAGAAGTTTTCGGCTTCCTTCCATCGGCTTACGATGGGCACCCTATTCTTGAAGATGAAGCTCGAGAAGCCTTGGACTGGTTGAGAAATCACCGTCAGGCTGCGCTTCGTCCTTCCGAAGAGACCAAAGAAATTTTGTTTTCTTTGACTTCCTCTCCTGGTTATGTCGAAGCCAGAGCCACGTGGCGAGATCCTCCATATCACGCAATCGAAGATTCCGAGCGTGTTGGCTTCTGGCATGGGATTCCATCGGTTGAGCAACTCTGTGAGGTCCTTCGACGCGTTTTAAAGACTGCCATCGTAATGCGAGTCATGGAATCATGAGCTTGAATTACTGCAGTGCTTCCTTCGCTGAAGATCGAACGTTCGGGCCTGTGGTAGGTAGTCAGATCAAATTCTGCGGTCAGCTTGCCGTTCGTTGGTACATGAGCCGTAGGACCGGTCACATTGCTCAGTTTTGCAATTGTCATGCGAAAGAATATGGAGACGATGATCCAATTTGGCTTCCTCTATCATCTCAAGATGAAGCCATTGTTGCCGAAGTGATGAATTCATGAACGCGAACGAACTCATTGCTAAGGCAAAACAAGATCTTACCTGCATGCATGCGACCACTTGCATACACACTAAAAACCAGGTCACTTGCGGGAAGCCTGCCACTCGTGCGTTCCGTTTCCCGTTCGGAAGAATCAAGTGGTATTTGGCCTGTCCAGATCATTCCGAAGGTTCTTGGTGTGATAACGGATGGGAAGAAGTCCCTCTCGGTGAATTCGTAACTTGGGAAATTCACGAGTTGTGACAGAACGACCTCCCTGCTCTTGTTTCATCGGAGTAGAGAAATCTCCCGATAGAATGGGATTCTGCATGGAACCTTCCATTCGTTTTTATCGAGACGGGAGAACAGTCGTTGGCATAATCTCCCGGTGTGGAAATCACCCAATTCCTGTCGATTATCTGCGTGATAATAAAATGGAAGAGGTCACTTTCGAAGAATATATCGTTAACGAAGTGATGCGTTCGTGAAGTTACTTCACGGAGATACTGAATTCATAGAATGCCGTGGGTCACGGTGGGCACGGGTTGGCCCTCCGTGTGAAAGTTCCGGGACAATATTTGTAAAGTCGAGAGATTGGGTGGGACCCGGAACGGAAATGGCCAATGTTGAATGGCATGTTTACTGTAAACCATGCTGGAATGCTCACAGAAAGAATATGAAGGGACTTGATGAGTTCCAGGTCATGAGTTTCGAAGAATGGATTGTGTCCATAGTGATGGAATCGTGAAAGCTGAAAAGCTGAAACAGTTCCTTTCCGATGTGATTCCACTTATCTGAACTGTATGATCGAACACCTTTGGCGGAGGTCTATTCCGCAAGACGGTGTTTGGAAATGTATTCGTTGCGGAATTGAAATCTTTTGGATCCCTGACGGGGATCAATTCACCCCATTAGACGATCCATTCTACGACAGACGTCCGTTTCCTCACGAATCCGGTCCGGTCGTGTCTGTTTTGGATGGGGCGTATATGAACGTATCTGTTTTGGATGGGGCGTATATGAACGGGTACGACGCGTGGGAAGCTCCATGCGGAGCTCCCAGAGATTGTGGGCTTCTGATCGTACAAAAGATTATGGAGTCTTGACTTATGATCTCACCGCGAAGTGCTGCGAAAATTCGTGATTTCGGACAGGTCTACGGAGTCAGAGGCCCTCGTATGACCAAGCATCGGCTTCTGACTGATGAACTCCGTGTCCGATGTTCCATTCCCGGATGTTTGGAACCGGCTTGTTATTTTTGGGTTTGTGAGAAGGCTTCTCCGCTCCAAGGCTTGGATATTTGTACGTGGTGTCGAAATCACGTGTTGAAGGTATACCAACCTTCAACCAATCATGTTTGGATGTCTGAATCCGTACTCATCGACATCCTGATCGTAATGGAGATCATGGAATCATGAAGCAGCGCGTAATCGCGAACGAAGAAAGGTGTGAATGGCTCGGCCCTTTCCGATTTCATGGCTATCAGGAGAAATGTGGTCGCAGGGCTGTTCGCTTCTATCTTTGCCATGACGGCACTGTCTCTGCTCGTTGCAAGGGCCACGTTCCTCCTGGCGTTCCCGAATCTATTTCCCAGGAGGATTGGTCTCGTTTGAAAATTGTGTCGGAAATCATGACCGCATGAACCGTTTGATTTGTGATTTGCGGATTTGGACTGATGAGTATCAGTCCAAGAAGTGTGGTCGCGCTGCAGCCTTTTTCTTTGCCGGGTTTGACGTCCACGGCAGACTAAAAGTTCTCATCCGTTGCCGGTGGTGTGGCGATGTCCAAAAGCATTGGATCCTGGGATCACCTCCCAATCCCGGATTACGATTTCGACAAATTCCTGCATCACAAGTTCCTGTTCTTTTGGCAATTTCCGAAATAATTAACACCACGATCGTCCAGGAAATTGCTCGGCCAATCATGCATCGATGGCGCCGGATTCGGAAAACTGTCAAAAAACCTGCACATTATAAATGCGATCGATGTGACCGCGTGTGTGAAGGTAATGCCCGACCAACGGATTCTATCATGATGAGAGACCCTGTGACAGGTGTCCGGCGAACCTGTGATGAAGAAATTATCGCGGCGGTTATGGAATCATGAGTAGGACTCGAGATTCAAGCCGGTGTGAACATCGATTTTCTCAGGAGTCTGCTGCATATAGACTAAAGAATGTCACAGTTCAATCTTGTGATCGATGCAAACTGAATATCTTCCGTTGTTCCCGGTGCAAGCAATTGGTTTTGAAGGCTCAAAAGTTCCAATGCATCAATAATCTTTGCATTGTAGCCGATATTATGGAATCATGAGTAACAATGTAATGTCTATGGTGATCAATGGCATGCTCGGAATTTTCGCAGCAGTTGGATGGGCCCTAGCAATACTGGAACTTGGCGTCATTGTCTTATTTTTCAGTTGGTTCATGAGCGGGGCTTGGTATCGATGGAAGCATCGAATCCCAAAGTCATAGGAGAATGTCCATGGTCCCTTTGGGACGGTCAACATGATTTCCAAGCGGGGGTTCTCGTAAGTCTAGCCCCGGGAGCCGTCCGGATTTCTTGTTGCTTTTGCGGATTGGAATGGCACCAGTGTCCACACGGTTGGCTTTGGGATTTTGCCACTGATGGCTCTCTTTGTCCCATCTGCGGACTGAAGATAGTGGAAACGATCATGGAATCATGAACAGTTTTCTTCGAGATCCCAATTCTCCACCTCACCATTGGAAGCGTGTTCCAGGTGATTGGGGTCGATGGAAATGTGAAAAATGTGAGTCTCTTTACCCGGGTTCACAGAATCCGCATCCTGATCCAAATGCGGACACTCCAGATCCTTACATGAAGTCCTGGTGTGGAGGTAAATTCTTGAGTTGCGACGAGATTGTAGTCTGGGCAGTCCAAGAAGAATGAGAATTACCTGCGAATGGGTAGTAGCTGACTTGACATTTCGTTGTCCTGAGGACGCCGTAATTGGAATAGTCGGATCCTTTCCTGGTGGGACGATTAGGGAAGTTTACTGTCAGGCTCATTACGAATGTGTGGTCGGTATTCTCGACAGCTGTTTGGAGACTATGTCTGTAGGTGAGTTTTTGGTTCGAGAAATTCATGATTCTTGATTTCGGCGTAAAATGGGTCTGTGATTCCGTCCCATAAATGCAATAATTCAGTTCAATTCGGATGGGATGCCGCACTTTGCGGAAGTCTCGCAATTCGAGTCTTCAGGGACCTTCGTCCGCATTCCACTAACGTGAAATATCTATGCGAACGTTGTTTCAAAGAAGAGCGTGAGAGGCTTCAAAAAGCTGGAATGACCGAAATGTCTTTAGAAGAAGACGTCGTTTATGGGGTCATGGAATCATGACTGTCCCGGATGTTCGAAACCAGACGGAAGTAGAAGCAGGATCCAATTACCATAAGTCTTGGATATACGTCCTACACTCATCTCTTGATCGCGTTAGTGATAGTCCTTTCCGATCTATTTGTCCTGCTTGTGATCGAGGACTCTTACTAGTCAAGCGAGATCACACACTAGAATACTGTTTTCGGATCGACAATTGTTCCTTGTGCGGTCAAATCGTTGTTTACGAAGATGACAATATTGGTGGAATCAGCCTCCACCCATCCCTCAATGAATGTTTGGTTGCGGAGGTAATGGATTCATGAACGACGGTTTCATTTATGAGTTCATTGCAAAGGAACGAGAGATTATCAGGAAAACACAGTTAGAAGTCAGGATTGTAGGAACACTTTCTATTTGTGCAGGAATAGCTGGCGTTGTTGGACATGCCACCATTCGCATCTATGGAGTGGAATGGTGGAGAGGAATATTCACTGTTGTATGCATTGTGTTGTGTCCTCATTTCGCTAAATGGTGGTGGGATGAGCGGAACCACGTTAAGCAATTGGAGAAGAATTTGTTGGTGTTTGAGGTCATGGAATCATGATCGAACACCAGTGGCTTTGGAAGAGAATGAGTAAGACGGGGAGTGATAATATCTGGGTTTGTGAAAGATGCGGAACAGAATTTCCCGTAGGTACTAGTGGGTATAGGCCTGAAGTCTATATACCAACGTCCCAAACTTCGGAAGACTGTGACGTAGAAATGATTCGTCAAGTGATGGAATCATGAAACTCACGAAATCCGAAATCAAGGCTCTTCTCCAGCTTTGGGAAGCTGGAATCCATAATGCTGTCGCTCCCAGCTCCAATGAGCGTCGGTTCTTCCAATCCCTCCGGCAAAAAGGGTATGCCATTACTTTCAGTGTAAACAGAAATTTCCGAATCACTGAGAATGGAATTCTTCGAATCGAAGATCCGGCCAAACTCTTCGTGAAGGAAGTAATGGAATCATGAGTGATAGTAAGTATAGCGTACCCAAATTAGACATCGGGGACGGAGAGGTCTTCTGGTCCGATGGAGGTCAACAAGTCCGGGTCTTCGGACCGACTTCCAGTCTTCGTGGTCCATGGCGCATCATGGAGAAAGTCGCCATGAGGATTCTCCACCTCGTGGACCGACATGGCGGATATTACGATGAGTCGGACGATAAATGTGTCAAATGTCGCATGATTCGGGCCTTCCGTCAACAATTTGGAGGAGCTCTTGTTATGAAACAAGAGACAATTGACCACATGGTCCAAAATCCGAACGCCTGACTTGCACCGGGGGCTCACGTGCCCACCCATCTTCCACAACCTGAAGGATCTAGTCTATGTGGTCATTGCTGCATAGCTATGATTCTCGGTATTAACCTGGAAAAAGCCATATCCATCGTTGGACACCAACGTGGTTCGAAGAATTCGGAGTTAATATCAGCACTGGGTTCTTATGCTAAAACCACCAAGAGTATTCGAATATCCGGCAACCCTTTGGATCCATCCATACTCCGGATCAAAGGGCAAACAGGACGACATCATGTAGTGTTGCTACATGATCGGTTAATCTACGATCCTGGCGTTCCCCGATTTGTTCCATACTATGCTTGGGAACATTGGGTATTGGGTCGCGGATGGCGCATCGTAAGTCAAATCCCACTCCACTCGAATTCACCGGGGTTCAAACTAACGAATCTTGGATGATTTCCATTTCCCCTTTCGGGATTCCATTTTTGGCAAGAGAAGAATTGGAATATCTTCCATCGAAGGTAACTTCTTGTCCCACCCAAGAAGGAAGTTCAAATGACTCATTGGGGGAAACAAGTTCAATTTCCGCAGTCCACAGTCCCTGAAGGTCCCCGAGATATTGATCCACTTCCCATTTGTGCCCGGAATGTTCGATAACGAATCGATTCTTTTCGAGTTTATGCTGACATAGAAGGAGAAGGTCTTCGCCATCTTTGACTGGAATTTCATACTCGAATTCTTGGCGCGACATTTTTCCAGGTCCCTTAATGGTGAGGAATGCGCTGGTATACGCCAACCTCACGCGTACGGTGGCCGTCCCTGAATCCGACAAATACCCTTGTCGGAACCAAAGCCCGGTAGGGAGTGGCGGAAGTGCATTGATTTGAATAAGAAATTTTCGCTCGATCTCGAGATTTCCGGGCTTCATGCCTGAAACTACAGTGAGCGTACGATCATGTCGTGGTCCAAACGCATTCAATCCCAGATGCTTGCCCTATTTGTGAACGCCCGAATTATCGGCCGTCAGATCACCACATGATCCCGCGGAGTCGTGGGGGAAGATCCACTGAGACAATTTGCGGTGACTGTCATAAGGCCGTTCATGCCACTTTCACCAATAAGCAACTTGAACGCGAGTTCCACACAGTAGAAGCGCTCATGGGCCACGATGGCTTTTCTCGTATGGTGGCTTTCATCAGGAAACAAGATCCTATGAGAAAAATTACGACCAAACGATCCAGGGATACCCGTCGTCGCGGCAGGTCCGGATGACTCCTCCTTTCAACGTAGTAATTTTATACGCATTTGGATCCGTTGTAACGGCCGCGATTCTCATGAACATGGTGTCGGATGAACCTTCCGACCCTGGACCGTGGCCTTTGCATCTAAGGATCTTTTTCTTTATTGTATTTCTGCTCTGGCCATTACCGTGGCTTTTCGTGATTGCTCTAGCTTTACTCGGTCATACTAAACGACGCAAGTTCTGATGATTCCTCGGTACATAGAGGCAGAATGGCACCGTTGTCTCTCCGCATGAGTAAGTTCCTTTTGAATGTTGCTGCCATGCCTGGCGCAAAAGGGGAGTTCCGCGACGGATGGGGAAGTGCGAAAGGACTTGCTCGCCGAGGGCTCTCCACATTCCCGAAGATGTTCAATTCTCGGGAGTTTTCCGTTTCGCTCACCGAAGCGGGAGTGGAATTCGCCAAAACCCTGGATTTCCCAAATCCCAATGGGTAAGCCTGAAACTTTTGCCGGTGAGAAAGTTCTGAACCGAGCTGTCGCTAGGTTCAGGACCGGAGTCCGTAAACCATTCCAATTCAATGGGAAAACTTTTGAATTGACAAATGGAGTGTCAGAAGACGGATTCCTATCTGTTCGAGTACAAACTCAATCTAATTCACCACCATTTTCGAAGTGGATGCAGTTGCGAACCTTGGATGCTTCTGGTCTGCTTGAAGCAATCAATATGTTCGTCATTTCCGAAGTCATGGAGTCCTGAACGGGACTCTATGTTCGCAAACTACGGTGCCTCAGGAGTATCGAAATCCATGACGCCTGACGAGATCCGGTCGAAGGTAGTTGTCTTGCTCTCCAAGAGCCATCCGGGGGAAGATGTAAAGGTGGACGTTGGAAACGTCCCTTACGGACTCTTCGTATGGGAAGAAGGCGATCATAAGCACGTGCCCTTGAAGACTGGCGATCTATTCAAGTCGCTTGGCTTCTCCCCTGATGTCCGTGATTGGGCCCATTCCCTTCCTATTGTTGCACTTGAATTGTCAGCACTGAAGGCGTCATAATTTGCCATACGACAACGCTGGCTCAGCAATTTTCCCCTTTACAGACGTTAAATGTTGGACATCCGTAGGTCCAATATTTTGCAAACGATGCGGCGGAAGTTACTGGATTGTAGATCAGCAAACCCAAGAAGAGGCCCACACGCAACAAAAATGTGATTTGGCGATTGTGGAAGCGGTGATGGAATCATGACCGTTAATGAATTGAAGAAGGCGATCATTAAGGCTAGTTGGAAACAAATTATCGATTGGACCCTCCTTATCGACACTCTCCACGAACTCAAAGACACGACTAAAGGTCGTCGCTATGCTCGTACTGGATGGAAAGACCGTCACATCCGTCGGGGAGCCGTTCTAGCAGCTCTTTTCAGGACTTATATTCCGTTCGACTTCCAAGTGGAAGAAGCTCGCAAGCTTCTGAAGTATTACGCTGGCCAAATCCGAGCGTATGAGGGGAAAGTCCCCATGAAGACTCGTGAAGCCATTTTCAATGAATCTGCCAAAAAGTGGCAAGCGGCATGAAACAAGAAGAATCCAATTGTGACTCCGAAGAATCTGAATGCCCTGGAGATGGCAAGTGTCATGGGCCTATGCGTTGGTGCACGAGGTGCGGAGAAGTCGATCTGGTCTGCGATTTCCCGGAATGCGATTCTCATCCGAGAATTGGAGTAATTCAAAAGATTGTAGAATCATCGAGACGTGAAGTCCAAAGACTGGAATCTGAACTTCGACTCGCTCGAAAAGAACTGGATGAAGCGGAGGAAAAGCTTTACCACTATCTTCGTGGTCCTTACCGGATGACTAAAGAATCTCGTCTGGATGTTATCCGAACCGTCATGGATTCATGAGATGAAACAGTTCAAGTTAGGCATTGGGCTTCACGGGATAGTGAAAAAACATCGTTGGATTCGGACGTCTGAGTCTCAACGTCAACCTGGCGATGCTTATTATTTCAAATGGAAATGTCGGCGTTGCGATACTACAACGAGTTTCCGACGCAAGAAACCCAAGTCTCCTGAGTTCGGAGACTGTGCAGAAGCTATCATCCGTCAGGTGATGGACTCGTAGAGATCGGGCCTTTTATTCCGTAATGACATCGAGATGAAACTCTCTAGGGTCATCCCATTCTTCCTGTTGTTCAATCTCGGATCCTGTTTCCAGGATCGGACGCCACAGAGTTCGAAGGAGATGCCTGCGCTATCTTCTCCGAGTCCGTCTGTTGTCGAATCCGTAGCGGCACCCGCGGCTACTCGCGCTCCCGTTGTGGAGACTTACTTTTCGCCGAAAGGTGGATGTACCGACGCCATCGTAGCTCGAATTGAGAAGTCCAAAAGCATTCGGGTCCTCGCCTATTCTTTCACGTCTAAACCCATCATTGCCGCGCTCATTGTATCTCAACAGAAATATGGAGACGTCAAAGTTGTTCTGGATCGGGAGGACGAGGATTCGGATCAATCCAAACAGTTAATGGATGCGGGGATCCCTGTTTGGATCGATAAAATGCACGCCATCGCTCACCAGAAAGTCATGATCTTCGATGGTGAGATTACCGAAGAAGGTAGTTTCAATTACACGCAACAGGCAGAAACTAGTAACTCCGAGAATTGCAATTTCATCCACATTGGAGCAGTGTCTCAGGACTACCTCTCGAATTGGGAACTTCATCAATCCCATTCAGTAGTCCCGGGGACTACGCCCGTCTCCACGAAAAAGAAACGGTTCAAATAATGGTAGAGAAGATTAAGGATTGTCCTTGCTATTCATGTCTGGATGACCCGGATGCTGGATTAGAAAATCCAGTCTTCCAGAGAATGGTTCTTTGCCCTATATGCGGAAACAAGCGTTGTCCTAAGGCAACGCTTCATTCCAATCCGTGTACCAAGTCCAATGACCCTGGACAGCCAGGCAGCCGATACGACTAAGATCGCATTACGAACCTGACCACGCATTCTGGATCTTCACACTCTTCTATCGGGATCTCGTGGGGTTTACAACACTCGATTTGAACCCCACATAACCAACAGTCCTTCTCCCAAACCCCTACCCGACTTGGGTGTTCGGATATAATCCCCTTCAAAGCGTGTTGTCCATCTTTAGCGAACGGACAGGGTTCTCCCTTCTTCTCCCATCTCCACTGAATAGATTCTGTCACAATGTTGTCTTTAAGGGCCATGACCTGATCGGGATGACTTCCGATGACCGGAAGATACAACATTCACATGTTTCGTAAAGAGTCCCTGCCCAGACGGTCTTAGTGAATTCGTTCTGTGGAAATTCAGGCACCGGATCGCCTTGCTTATGAACGATTTTCATTCCGGTACCGCCACAAGTCATACATCGACCGTTTAGTTTCCAAATCATAGTTATTTTACTTCCTGAGCAAAAATGTCCAAAGCGTCGCGATAACAAGTCATATAATCCCCAATGATTTTTCCTTTTACGGGACCACTCGGAACTTCTCCTTTCTCCCAAGCAGCGAAAGCTTTGGCAAACTCTCTCATCTTTTTAGCCATGAATTTGGCTCTCCCGGAACCAATTTTATCCAGCCTATAGGCAAAATCCGAGGCTGTCTGGTGCCAGACCGGATACATTCCTGAAGATCGAGTATCCTTCATGGCCCCCACACATAACGTCCAAAAATTCTATACGTAAACTGTAACGGTTCGGTTGTATTGACCTGGAATGGATACCATTCAGTTCGTCCCTGAACGAGTTGAATTCCATTGTTCCGTATGCGGACTTTCGAAGTTCAATATGGCACGTGCTGACGTCTTCGTTTATGTGCGGAGGTCCAATAACCCTGACCCTCGATCATTTCCCACTGATTTATGGTCCGAAAAAGACATTCTTAAACAGTTCTACGTCGAATCGCGATGTTCAAGACATGTGGCTTCTCATCAACGACCTGCCATTCCTTACGATAAAGGTAAGCAGCTCGCGTGGAGAGGACTCTCCGAAGAAGAACGACGCCTCATCATTGTGCAATCAGTCATGGAGTCTTGACATGTTTGAATCTGCTTGTCACTTCACCATGAAAGAATCTGTCGTCCGTAATTGTATTACGGGGGACGGTGAGGTCATCAGACTAAGTGTTAATGTATGCCTGACCGCTCAAATTGAATCCTATGGGATTATCTGGAAAGTCACTGAAGAACGATGGGTCAAAGGTCTAAACGATGTTTATGAATCTGCGATCTTCACCGTGGGCACATGGCATTGTAATTTCCATGTCGGGTCGTATTATGATGATCCTGAATGGCTTGGCCGAATGGTTAAGACTAACGTAGTAGCAATCACCAAAGCCATCGGTATGATTGCCACCAAAGAGTCGGGGGATCTTATTTATGATATTTTCATGGGGTTGTATTATCCTTCAGAACGAGAAGACCAGTACAACTCCTGGGTGAAAGAATCCGCTCCGGAAATTCATGAGAAAATGATTAACAACCTGCGAATGCGGAACATGCAAACCGTTCGAGAGGTAATGGAGGCGTGATGGAAAAACCTCCGCTCCATCTCGTCATTTCTTACGTGCCACTTCTTACCGGAGAGGCCGGTTCTCATGTTGAGGCGGATTCCGATCAGATGTCGGACCTGTTTAAGAAGATCGACAGTCTTCCTAGTGGATTCGCGGATGCCATTCTATGGAGTCAGTCGTCTGAAGGAGATCCATGGCCTATTTTCGTGATGGAAGATGCTAACCGAATCTTGGATCATCTGGTCGACTGGTCCGAAGGATCACCTACCTCGTGGTTCGATTTCAGGCTGCATTCCAGAGGCAGTGACTACGCCATGGCTCTCATGCCTAAAGTTGAGAAGTCTATTGATAGGTATAAACTCGCCATCGGAATGCAAACTGGCATTACTCCACCCAAAGATGGTAATTACAAAGTCTTGTTCAAAAGTATTCATTTCTCCAGTACGCCTGGAGAAACTTCTACTTTTAGCATTGTGAAACCAATGATGAAGTCTAGTGTGAAAATTGGGTTTCTCGAAAAATCAGAGCTGGGTGCCAACGGTGAGATTCCGGGGGATTTTGATCCAAAGAAAATTTACTGGATCGGACCTTTTGACGTCCAACCTGATTACCAGAACTTCCTCGCCAACATGCTACCGAAGAAGTCCAAGAATCGTCAGAAATTCGAACGCAGAGCTCGTCGAGGATAGCGTTCTAGAAGAACACTAATGAGTCGCGCTCCTTTCCCATCTGGCGGCATTTCTTGCAAGATTTGTGAGAAGCATGTCGGTTATAACGCCGGGAAAGACGCCGATGTTGAATTTGGGAAATATAGGCGTTTTTGTTCCCACTGCAGACAGTGGGTTCATTATTGGTGTTTTGTTCCCTCGGAAGCTCTCTGTCTGGAATGCAGTGGACCAAGTTTGGCCGCTATGAAAATGGGGGTCGAAGATTTAGAATTCGGTACTCAAGACGAGAAGAATACTGCCCTTCTCGTCATGTCTGCCTGGTCCGTTGGAACTGATGAATCTGACCTCGCAAAGTTCACTGGTCTGTCAGAGGAATTCATCCATCCTCGAGCCGAGAGACTTCGTCAGTCCGGAGTTTGGTCTGAAGATGGCAAAATCATTATAGACGCGAGCGCAGATATGAAAGATTGCCGCCATCTTCAGATCGTCATCATCCTTCACACCCTCTGTGCCGAAGGCATGATTGTCTGCTCCAACAAGGAACATCGTGGAGACTCCGAAGAAAAAGTCATTTAGGCAAATTCTTCGAGAACACGGGTTCTCCCTCTCTGAGGAAGCTCAGGCTGCCTGCGGCATCCTTGCGGTTCCCGGTGATTACACCTTCATGCCTGAAGATTGTGAAGACGATTATTTGATCGGATTCGTTGAAGGTCGTTACGACAGCATAAATGCTGGAAACGATAAACTCGTTGCAAAGGAAAAAGAGCAAGCTCGTGAAGAACTTCGACGTCGAGGATCCCTGAAATGATCGAGAAGAAAAACGAGAAGTCGGTGAAGGATCTCTTCAAATTCAAGGGGTCCATGGGCCTTATTCGGATTATTCACCCGGACACGGAGCATCCCGTCTATTTCAAACATCACGTGAACAAAGACGGGACTCGTGTGGAAAACCCCTGTTGCCATCCGATGTGCATTGTTCGGGATGTCATGGAGTCGTGATTCCTCGCGAGAAATGCAGCGTTCCTGAGAAGTGCAATATTCCTGATCATCCTACTTACGGACCCGAATATTGGCAGCTCGTTGCTGGTCGGGCCACGCGATTCTTTATTCGCAATCAGCAAAGCGCTCCCCTCACTTGGCCTAATGAAATGGCCGTCTGTGATATTTGCTACAGGAAGTTTCCACAGATTCGAGATTACTGTATTGAAATAACCTACGAAGACTGGGTTGTACTCACAGTCATGGAGGCGTGATGCCTAAAGACAAATCTGTGGGGAAGAAAGCCATTCATAGGTGGGAACTGGCCGAAAACGGGCCCGGTTTCGATGATATGCGAGCTTACGTTTGCAAGCGTTGCGGTGTTGGCCCAGTGACTGTCCGAGTCTTGGACGGGAAATTCAGTATTAACAAAACCGCCAAACAACAAGGCATCTCATCGGACTGCAATTTCGAGACAGTAAAGGGCGTGATGGAATCCTGAGATGAGGTGCCATGGCCGCCATCCAGGAGTGGCTTTCACGGTATTTGGTCCATGTAATAATGAAGCCGTTAAACTCATTAACTGTCCATCCTTGCCATGGAGTGGTCAAAAGAACACAATCCGACCGATTTGTGAAGAATGCGCTTCAGACGCACCTGACGGTAGTCGAATTCTGAGTTCTGAAGAATTCATTGTTTGGGAGATCATGGAGAGTTGACATCATCGGACGTTTGTCCGGTGTAGCTTGCATTATGGACGATCTATCCATGGAATTTAAGCAATCTGAAGGCCGCGTTTCCATCATCGCCCGGAATCGTTCTTTATCGTTCTCGGGCACCGGAGCGAATCAAGAACATGCAGTCCGGAGCTTAGAGAATGCTCTTCGTGGGCAACTCGGGCCGAATTTCGACTTTCAAATTCACCCGGATAAGCAACGGGTGGAAATTCGGCCCAAGCCGTGAAGCATGAATGGAAAAAGCCGGTCCCATGTGATCCGGCCCCACGTCTCCAAAAGACGTGCTCTAAATGCGGACTCCAAGTCAGTTTCACACTTGCTGGAGACGCAGTCACTAATCGGGCCGTCTTTATCGACGGTCAATGGAATTTCTCCATCAAGAAAGATCCGGAGTGCGTTCGTCATGCACCCCGTAGTCCAAAGGTGAAACGAGAATTCACCGAGGCCCAGAGATTCACTTTCCAAGCGCCGATCAGGAAATCTGAATCGTAGATGTAAATCTTCGAATGTCGCCTGAAAAGTCAGACCTAAGTGAACTCGATCAGGCCACGGAAGACCTCAACGAAGGTCTTCTTCAAGCCGAATCGGCCCTTCGGTCTAGAAATCTTGGAGTTTCCGCAGGCATCACGTTCCTTCATAATAGCCGGATTTGCATGCTTTATTTTAAAAAGCGTGGTGATGAATGGTGTTTCATCGTCTCTGGACCTGACGTTCCGGAAACTCATCTCTTGTCTGCTTCAAGATCCTTACGAGTGGAAGCGGCAGCACACCTTCGAGAGCTGTACAAAGCAATGGTTTCTGAAGAACAGAACCAACTCGAAGTTGTCAACAAAGCCATTAAAGACGTTTACAACTTCATCGGCGATGTGAATGCCAATAACTTGGATTTCGGGCGACTCTGGCCGCCCGACCTCAGAAATCCATAACCTCTTGGACCGACTTTGCCGCATGATGGAGCGCATCCAACGCTCTCAGCCCGAAGAGAAATTCTTCAGCTTCTGCAGCTGACTTCTTTTCTAACTCGTGCCATTTCTCGAACATTTTCGAAATAATGCGCTTTCGACGGCCCCTCGGAAGATTCATAAATACTAAGATGTCTTTGTCGTACATTTCCATACATTATCCTACATTTAAAAAGTCTAAGATTTTGCGTGTACCTTGAACCATGACGTATGAACTTGTCGAGGGTGGACGAGTCCCTATTAAGGCATGGACTCAGGGTGTGAAGTTTGAAGCAGGAGCCAAACTCCAGCTCATCAAAACGGCCATGCTTCCAATCGTGCACGGGCACATCGCGGTCATGCCCGATGTCCATTATGGCATCGGAGCGACTGTCGGAAGTGTTATTCCAACCTTGAAAGCCATTATCCCGGCCGCGGTCGGAGTAGACATTGGCTGCGGAATGATGGCCGTTCGTACGACCTTATCCGCTGATGACCTTCCAGATAAGGCAGACGAACTCTTGTTCACCCATATCTCGGCAGCCGTCCCGCATGGAGGAGGGAAGGATAAGGCGGTCGGTTCATGGCAGAAAGTGCCAAAATACGTCAACGAGGCGTGGGGAGGTATTGCTCCGGGGCTCGACGGCATTCTGCGTCGTCATGGGCGCTCCTTGATGCCGAACGCAGAAGGGCAGCTCGGGACGCTCGGCGGAGGTAACCACTTCGTAGAAGTTTGCCTGGACCAGAATCAACGGGTTTGGTTCATGCTCCATTCCGGTTCCCGTGGCATTGGAAATCGGATCGGAACGCATTTCATCGAGCTGGCCAAGAAAGATATGGCTCGACTTGATCGCAGACTCCCTGACAAGGACCTTGCATACCTTGAGGAAGGTACTGAACATTTCGACGATTACGTTCAGGCGGTCACGTGGGCCCAAGACTATGCCCGCATTAATCGTGAACTGATGATGCGCGCGGTGGTGGATGCAGTTCGGAAGTCTGGTCTGCCGAAGTTCACTCTCACTGATGTTGCAGTGAATTGTCATCACAATTACGTCGCCCGCGAGACCCACTTCGGCGAGGAAGTGTGGGTTACAAGGAAAGGCGCTGTCCGTGCCCAGAAGGGCGACATGGGGATCATTCCCGGATCTATGGGCGCCAAGAGTTACATCGTTCGCGGAAAAGGGAACCCTGACAGTTTCAATTCTTGCTCGCACGGAGCGGGTCGCGTAATGGCTCGAGGTGAAGCCAAGAGAACTATTACGCTCGAACAACACCGGGCGGATACCGCGGGGGTTGCCTGCCGCAAGGACAAAGAAGTTGTCGATGAAAGCCCGTCCGCTTACAAGCCTATCGACGATGTCATGGCCGCTCAGTCCGACCTCGTTGATATCGTCTTCACCCTCAAACAAATCACGTGTGTCAAAGGCTAATTTCGGTCCATCTCCCGTGGCTGCTCTCTATAAGCTGACGAAGCTCATGGAGAAAGCCGGATGGAAAGTGAAGCCTTCTGGTGATGCCATAATCATCTGTCCACATGATAAACAATTTCAAGACTGTGAAGAGCCTGAGTGCGTCGTCCAACATGTCATGGAGTCTTGAATGGAGAAGTCACTCACTTTGGATAATCCTGGCCCCGGACCATTCCGACTCTTTCACACGTTGAAAGGTAAGAAGGGTCGTTACTATTTCCGAGGATATTGCATCATCGGTCCGATGTGCGGTGGAACGCGCGAAGAGGCTATGACTTTCCGCACTGCACGTGAGACTCTCGGGATTACCGCAGATTGGAGGGCAATGACTCTAAAAATCGAGAACGATGAAGGCAATATCGTTGATCGATTCGACCTACCAAAGAATTCTGAAGTGACGAAAATGCGCAAGAAAGCTTCCAAATCTCAAAATCGGTCTAAATGAGGTGGAGTCATGGCAACCAAAAAGACCAGCAAGATCCGGAAGACTGACACGAAACCGGTTCAGGAAATCCGGTTCGTCAACGAACAAATCCCAGTACCTGAAGGTAACAGTGAACGCCACCTATTTAAGGTGACACTGGTCGTCCTGGCGGATTCTCGATGTGGGCCCGACCAAGTTCTCACTCACGTCATGGGAGGATGCCTAAGGCATCCCATTTCCCTTCCCGTCGTGGATGGATATGGTGCAGAAGTCAAGAATCTGACTTTGACCGGCCCCAGTCGTCGCAAATACAAGCACGGCGGTGCTGTCTATTGCACCGGCTTCAAAAATAAGCCGGTGCCTAAAGACAAAGTGCCTGTCATCCAAATTGTTGAATAACTACTTCCAAACGCCATCGCGCACAGCGTTCGGATGCTTCTTCAACTTGATCTTGTTCTTCGGGTCAGTAGACTGATTCTCGGGGAGAATCGGGATCTTCTTCTCCTTCGTGAATTCAGCTACGCTCTTGAGGTTTTTGGTCTTATCCGTTCCACTGTGGGATGAGACCTTTTCTTCGTAATATTCAAACCATGGGTAACCCTTGGCCGTGTACATTGCGGCCGAGATAGGAGTCGTCGGAGGCTTTTGTCCCGTTACCTGCTCCCATCCGAGGGAATTTGCCATGTGAACGAAGCAACGGGATTTTTCCGTCTTATGCCAAACGTCGAGACCGTGCGGGTCCTCAAAGACTTGTTGCTTCATTCTGCCGCCCGGAGCGAGACCCATATCGATCTGGGCTCCCACTTCCTCGCTGACACCGCGAGAGAGGTCTTCCATTGAGTCCATCGACATGGTTGCGCCGATTAATGCGTCCGCGTACATTTCTGGCCTCTTAGTACGAGCTTCGGCATCGCTCAACATTGTGATGGTGTTGCATACGTAGTTTTGACTCTCAAGGGTTTTAGTTGCAGAAGATGCAGAGATTTTGGAACGCAACGAGAAATTCGTTTTGGCTTCCAAAAGATCACCCGAAAAAGAGTTGTTCGTCACGACTGATGAGTAGACACCTGGGAGTCCACAGAACGGGAACTTCCCTCCACCTCCGAAGCTCTGAACAGTTAAACCTCTCAAGATCCCGTGTGGATTCTTCTTGTCGAAGGCTTCACGCGACATTGGAATGACTTCGATTTGGAGCCCTCCGAATTCGGCTTTGCCCGTGATCTGTTCCTCAGCTGTCACTCCGAGTCCGAGAGGGGCCGCAACGAACTGCCTAACAGTCCCGTCCTCGATTACGTAACCATCAAGCCAAGGCTGCTCGGGACAAACAAGGTAGTCCTTCTCCCGGAGCTTTTTGGACCATGGCTTTCCAGTGATTGCGCTGCATTTACCAGTGGCGACTTTCACCGCGCACGGGTAATTGGTTTGGAACCCGAGCCAAAGAGCTTCACTCTGATAGAGAGGAACCATGACGCCGCCACGACCAACCCATTTCTTCGGGACGCGGTTGGAGAAGTCGTCAACATGGCGCGTAGGGAATGCCCCGAGGCTGGGAGGAAGCGGATAATCTTTCCCATCGTCCGGAATCCGAAGAGTCCGGTGCAAGGTCACCGTCATGACGGCGTCCGGATGAACTTCAGGAAAACGGAAAACGAGACAGTCATTCTTGAGTTCGAGCATGGTTTCACCAATCGCCGTCGCGGACTTCCCGGACGAGCCTCAGGATTGTTTTTTCGGGGGCGGATTTTAGATGCAAGATGAGATCGGCAAAAGCTTTAGGGTGTTTGACGATGACATCTTGCAATTCTTTCGTAACTCGCCCGGAGAACGAGTAAAGAACAATAGGGTCAACTTCCAGGATCTTCGCAGCGTCGTTGGAAAGTTCCTCTGACACTGAGACAATCCCAAGTTCCACTTTCGAAAGATGAGGTGGTTGAATCCCCAACTTCCCGGCGAGTGTCCGTAAAGACATTCCCTTTCTTTCCCGGAGATGACGGAGTTCCGCTCCGTACCTTTCATTTTCCGGTTTCGGACTATCTCGTCTCATGTAGCTAACCCAGTATACATTCAAGCCTCGCATTTGTCAAGTGTCTGTTGATCTAAGGTGGTTTATAAGAAGAAAGAGCCCATCGGGCATTTGGTCGGACTAGATATTTTCTTTCTTCTAGAATATTCCACTTCCACAGTTTGGCTAGAACTTCGGGCAGGTTCCATCGACTGTTCCGGTCCTTTCACTTGGACTCCTGAGACCCGATTCGATCTCCAAAGGGGAACTAGTTACGACGGAACTACTTCTTTAGATACTGAAGCATTGAAGAAGTATATGATCAACAAATTCAATGAACCTGAGAACAATCAACTGAAGGAATTGCTGGAAACGTGGGACGGTTGGGACACTTTCGAGAAAGTAATCTCCGATTGGTACTGCGTTTGTTTTGTCATGGACTCGTAGTGTGATCTTATAATGGACGTATGAGACTTGTAAAAAATCCTCTCGTTGTCCATTGCGAACAAGAACCTTTCGACGTGTACATAGGACGTGGAACTCCATTCGGTAATCCATTCCGAATAGGACCCGCCCAAAATCGGTCCCAAGCAATACAGGCTTTCAAATCTTGGATTTTATCTCAACCAGAACTCGTAGAGCGGGTGAAGAAGGAACTTCGTGGAAAGAAGCTTGGTTGTCATTGTCGCCCAAAGTCTTGCCATGGTGACGTATTAGCTGAAATCGCAAATGGACCAGATTAAATGCAAATATCTCCTTGTCCGTGCTAAGACTGAACAGACTAGTCGTATTCATCAGGTATATGATGTTCTCCCCAGTCACAACACTTTCGGAGAGCCTGTTAACTTGGACCTATGGGAAGTAATTGAAGAGAGCCGGGACGGCTCGGCATCTGAGTGGATGCGACTTCTGACCAGGCGAGATGGCCTTCGCATTATCTTCCAAGTTATGGAATCATGAAATGGGAAAGTTCAAGCGACCACGTCGTGGTATCAAGCTTACCGATTCCACATATATGAAAATTAAGACTGCAATTCGGTGTGACGACACTATCTACAAGATTGGTCGTTCTTCGGAACTTCAACGAAAGTTCCCTATCACACTCATCGTGAGCGACGGCAACATCCAAGATTATCGATTCCGTCTCACTGTAGAGGCGGCTAAAAAGCTCGGTCAGAAGCTCATTGAATCTGCTGATTTGGCAGCAGTGTCTCAAGTCATGGATACTTAGGGCTGTTCATGTAAGCCGCAAGTTCACAATCTTCTTCATGTTCTTTTTCCCCGTCACATTCGGGGCAAGTCTTGCATTGTTCGTAGGCGGCAAAGAGCCAATCACGTACTTTCTCGAGCTCTTCTCTGAGCGCTGACTCAGTGTCCGCCATACATCATTGAATGCTTGAAAGCGTCAAATAGGTCTTCCCGACCGGCAAAGCTCATAGCGAAGATGCACCCGAATTTTTCTCCGACATATGCAGCTTCATAATCTTCCATGGGAAGCGACTTCCCCGTATGGACGTTGGCTTGCGTGAAGTCAATGCCTTCTTCCAAAGCTTTTTGGCATAGCTTTATATATTCGTTCATGAATCCTGTGAATTCGATGAACGGGTGGTTGCCGATTTGGACCGCCAATGAATAGAAAGCATTCGATGCTTTCTTCATCTCTTTGATTTTCTGCTCAAGTTGTTCTCGAGTATGTGTTGCTTCAGGTTCCATTAGTTTCATTTAGTTCTCCACAAGAGCAAGGGTCACACTCATTGCATACATTTAGTCCGTGTAACTTGCACGATATAGGAATAGCGCATGTCATCGCGAATCTCCTCTGACACCCTTTCTGGTGCCGACGAGCCTCGGTACAGACACATTGGATGAGCTGGCAGTCACAATCCTCCACTCGACCGCGAGCCGTCCAAACATCGAAATCTTCCAAGAATGCTCCTGGAGGAGCTTCCCCTGTATCAATCCAGTATTTCGTTCCTCGGACGATCTCTTCGGGTGGAGTCCCTTTCAAGAATAAAAGAACTTTGTTTTCGACGGTCACCAGTTTTCTCCAGGCTTCCTTTCGAAAGCTCCCTGGATCCTCTCTTTGACACTGTCCATGTTCGTCCCATCGTATCTGACCACATATCGATACGATCCGCGATTGGACGCGTACATCTCATTCCAAGGATGAGCAATGCAAATAACGAGACCTCGAGGCCTCACTTTCTGCCATGCTTCGAAATAAGGCGGGAAATCATCGAAGAGGACGCGCCCATAGACAAGAGACTTGTCTTGAGTGATCGTGACGTTGGCCTTCGGCATGTTCTCCTGACACCACTCGACCTTCTCGGTCCAAGCTCCCGTTGTCTTGACGGGGCCCTTCGTCAGAGCATGAAGTTCGAACCCTACGGCTTCAAGCTCGGCCACCACCTCGAATCCGAGTTGGATTCGAGGAAGATTCCGCCAGAATCCAGGTTGCCTCTTGACGAGATCCCGACGAGCCACGATATGAGGAGGAATGTTGACCCACCCTTCATAGCGCTGTTCATCCGGGCCATAGAGGGGTTCCATGGCCGTGGCCAAAGCACCATCATAATCTGCCACAGTTCCGTCGAGGTCGATGAGTGCAATCCTATCGCCAGCCGTTTTATTCATACCAACTCCAATTCTTCGCCAATCAAGACTTCCGCCAACCCCCACGTTCCATCTTCGTGTGCCACAACACGTGTCACACGGACGAATTCTGGGGGAAGAATTTCTGCGATGGCACTGGACGCCATTGAGACTCCTTTTACTTCCACTTCAGCCAAATCGTGTGGATCCACACGACCTTTCGCGAAGATGGCCGTTTCGCCGGTCGGAATGATTAGCTTGGACAAGTTCCCACGGATTCCACGTTTTACCCAAACGTACAACCCTTTTTGTCCTCCTTCCGATGCGACCATCCAAAGGTCTACACGAGGAATACCGCCCAACAGCAGCCTCACTCCTTTCTCAGCTTTCAGTTTCATGGTCCGTCTTCAATTCCGGCTCGATTTTGACTGCTCCGTGTTTCTTGACAATGTGTTCGATAGTCTTAGTAGTGGAAGGCATTCCGGGAAGATCAGGGATGATGACGAGTTCTACATCAGTCCCTTCAAGTCCATGAATCACCTTTTCGTCACATAACATGTCCCAGAATGGATTATTCTTGAACATGAGACGGACGTTGAATCGACGGACGATAGCGTCGAGACGTTTGACATCTCGAAGAATGAATGCGGAGGATACGACTTTGAGTCCGTTGATGATCTCAAGTCGTTGAGTTTCGGAGACAATTGGGCGGGCGTGCCCTTTGGCCGCCCGCACCAAATCGTCCGAATCTACTGCGACGAGGAGTCTATCACATAGACTACGGCATCTCTGCAAGTACAGAAGATGACCATAATGAAACAGGTCAAAACAGCCCGTCGTCAGTCCGACGACGATCTCTCTCACGGCGATCCGAAACCGCCCGCTGCCACCTGGCTAAAGGCCGCTGCCGCCTGGCTGGCTCGAACGGCAGACTGGCTGACGAGGATGAAGGCTTTCCGGATCTCCGAAGGACTGTTCGTCGGAAGAAGAATCCAACTTCCATCGATGCCCATCTGTTCGAAAACCCTGCGGAAGTCGGTATGACCACCGTCATCGATTCCCATGGCCGCGATGATGTGGCTCTCCTGCCTACGAAGGTCTCGCACGAGAGGTTCCACTGATGCAGGTCGCCGATGGGTCGTCGAGTGGACATCCGCTCCGTCGGTCACGATGACGGTCACCGTACGGACCGGAACGCCAGCGTCCGAGAACTCTTGGCTCTTGGCCAAGACCTGTCCGAGAGTGACCGCCGTCTGATCGTAGAGGGGCGTCCCTCCATTGGCCCGATAGTTCTTGTTGTCGAGCTTGGGAGCATTGTCAAGCGTGACGTACGGGTAGATGGGCGCCGTCCCGTTGAGGGTTCTGCAGCACACGAGAATCCCGTCTTTCTGCTTCGACTTACCAAGTGCCTCAATCACGAGATTGACGCCATCTCGTACGACCTGTTCGTTCCCCGCGTCTCGAATGGAACCGGAGTCGTCGACGAGGAAGGTGACAAGCAGAACCTCTGAAGCTTGCACATCATCCACCTTCACGCCGAGGCCTGCCTGGATGGCCGCTCCCATGTCGGGAATGTTGAGGACCGCAGCGCCAGCGGCGGTGATGGTATTCTCCGCCTGAGCGGTCTGGAAGAGACTGTTGACGTTGTTTGCGTTCTGGCTCATCGTTTGATCCCTCGTCGATATTCCTTGTAATTCTCCAACACCCGTTGCTGGTGCTCCCAATCGTGAGGTTTGAAACTCACTTCTGGGATGTCGGTCGGTCCCAACTTATTGGCTCCATGCTTTGGCACAGTTCCAACAGGTTGGGACAGACAACTCTGGACATTCTCCGCACCGAGTCCTGACCTTCCGCAAACAGGACAGGTCACAGTTTGGAAGGGGTAGTCAGTCAGTTCGACTTCTACCCCCTGCCCAGTACACCAGGTCTTGCTCATGTAGACTGATACTTTTACAGTGATTCGATCTACAGACGGATCCCCTCCCAGCTCGCAAGGGGGTCGGTGCTCCGATGCAGCTTCATCCCTGCATTCGCAAACTTGGCGAGTGCAATTTCCGTCTCCGGAGTGTAGTCCCGATACGGGGTGACGACGGAGCTCATACAATCCGTCAAGATGTGACACTTGGCGGCGAGCTTCGGATCCTGGACGAGGATTTCCTCGAGCAAATCCTCGATGCTCGACTTGACGCAATGGGAAGCGGCCTGACCTGCGATGATGACGGCATCGTAGCTCAGAAGCTTCTTGATGAACGACGTGTTCCTCTGCGCGAGAGCCTTGCCGTCATGCCGAGTAAGGACCTCGGGAGACAGAACGGAGTAGTTCTCGGTCAATGGGTGTCCACCCTTGACCTCACAGTTGGACTGCGTACCACGCGCCCATGCGTGGAAGAACTGTGCTTCGTTCAGGAGGCCGAGGAGTGAATGCCCGGGCGAACCGAGCAAGCAATGGAACGGCCAGCAGAGGAGCGTATACTTGCCCTTCTTCTCCAGCTCCCTGCAATAATGCGCCATGTACTGCGTGAGCCACGTGTAATTGCCATCGCAGAGCCACGAGGCAACCGCCGGGTTGGGTCGAACCTTTCCCTTGAGGACGTGTTCGGTCGTGATCTCGGTGAAAGTCGGAAGATGATTCCCGTCCTCGCCGAGCCACATGGAACGCACGAAGATCTGCTGCGAGAAGTGCGTATCCATCGTGAACGTCATGTCCGTGATGTGATGCATGTTGCGATAGATCCAAGCTGCCTTGCGAGCCGAATCCTCGATCGCACCGCGCTGGCTCCTGCCACCAACGTAAAGAGACCCCTGCGGGTGCAAGAAGTCCTTCTGGTCGTCGATGTTCAAAACGTGAATCCGGAAAGCGTCCTTGCCAGATGGCTTGATGTCGTGCTGCTTGGCCCAGGCGACTGCATCGTCAAAGAGCTGATTGAGATTCGGAGCGTAGTTGTAAGACTCGGCATTCCTCGGGTCGAAGAACACCGGGAGAGGAAGTTCATCTTTGTGCTGTGACCTGGCCGTGATGGCGGCGAGCGCCGACGACGGGAGGGTGACATTGATATCCATGATCCGATGCGGGAACTTGGACAGTGGCTCATCCGGCACGATGAATTCGGGAACGCCGCGCTGACCGCTCGTGTTGCGCGTGTAACCGTTGCCCGTGTACTGCTCCTTGAGGTACACGGTGAAATAGAGGAAAGCTCGACATTCCTCGAGGGTGCCCTTGCTGGCTTGGAACCTGTCAATCGACATGTAGCGTGGGTCTTTCGACCCAATATTGTCAACTTCCTTGAAGGAATACCCGAGCTTCGCCTCGATGCCAGGCAAATCCTCCGGCTGGAGGTTGCAAATGGCGGCCCGGTGAGGCTTGATCTTCGACCAGACCTCCGGGTACTTCTCCTCGACAATAGACAAGACGTTGTCCCATGTGCCGAGCTTGCAAGCTTGCTCGGGGAAGATGACGAGCTTGACGGTCGTCCCGCCCTTGATCTTGCTCTCGATGTAGGCGTCGTCCCAGCCGACCTTCTGCAGCATCTCATAGCCGTTGAGGCCGAGAAGGCCCTCGAGACCTGAAGAATCGACGAGGAAGACTACTCGTCGATTCGGGTCATCGGTGAGCCTATCGAAGGCTCGGGGATTCTGCTTGAGATTCCCGCGGGTGATGCGGCCTGCGAGACCCGTCACCTTCTGTGAAGCGGTCTTGCCGCTGGTGAAGAGCTTCTCGTATGCGTCGAGGATGGCGTTATTCATGGGTTTCCTTCTGGGTATGACTCGTCAAGAGATGACGAGGAGCGAGATTTCTTGCCTTGATACTGCGTAGAGTCCGGCATTTGCGGCGATAAGTTTCATTCCTGCGTCCACGAATGGCTCCGTATCAGGAAAGGTCTTCATCACCGACGCGGAGCCATTCTCTGCCTTGACTTGGACCACACCTTGATCGGTCGGGACGAGCAGTACGCGGTTCACGGCACAACATCCGCGAATGTTGGAAAGCCAAGACCCGTCGCCGGCTTCGGCTTCTGCCGAAGCTTCCACAGCGCCGTCGGGCCGCAGGACCGTGCAGCGATTGACAGTCTTGCTGCCTTCTTGAGTCGAAGTCAGGAACCAAGCCCTGTCTTTCGACAATTCGCAAGTTGCATCGATCAGTTTTCCTCTGATCAGATGAACTTTGACAGAATCGTTGATTCCGCCAGATTTGGTTCCGAACACGAACGACCTGACAAGTTGTCCAGCCCTGTAAAAGCCGAATCCAAAGGTCTGCCCTGTCCAGAATAAAGTTTGGCCTCCAAGAACGTCCCCGATCCTTTCCGGACCGAGCCGTCCTTCCTTGTACAGAGAGTCCCCATGGACCCAGAACAAGTTCTCATCATTCGTATCGAAGATAGTCAATGAACCAAGAAGATCTGCATCCGTCCTGCCCGCGGAAGTTCCTCCTACGAGTTTCACGACGATCCCGTCTCTAGCCATGAAAGTTGATCTACCCTGAAGTCGGAACCTAAGCCTCGGATCAATTTGACCGTCTGCCACTCGTGAAGAATCTTCACGAATAAACTTCCCATTGTCGTGATAAAGCCAAATGAGGCGGCCTTCGTGGAGGTCGGCCCTTACTATAGTTCCGCGGGTTTGGAAAATCCTTGTAGCTTTCACCTGGCCCCGGATTTCCACATGTGCTTTGACAGCTTCAGGTACAATAGTGGAACAGTGGGGACATGAAGTGCGAGCGTGTTCTGCTCCACATCCTGAGCATTTTGTCCAATGGAGCCTCTCGAGCAGACTAGCAGGAAATGGTCCCCTCTCATCTCGCTCGAATACGAGATGGAACCTCTGCAAGAGATCATCCGGCAAAACACCGTATGGAATGGCGGGCTTCGGGTATTTCACTTCCGGGTGGAAGACTGTAATTCGTTTGAGAGGCCTTGCTGAATGGACTAAAGCCTTCGTCGGATCATGCGGTTTATAAGTACCTCCGAACGGGTCCGTGAAGAGAAGGCACTGGAACACCATTACGAAGAATGCATACCAATCCGAATTCTCGTTATGAGCCTTCACGAGATGGAGGCTGTTGGCAGCAGGATCACAAAGAGTTGGATCCACAAATCGCTGCGTGAAAACAGAGCAACGGAATTTCCCGAATTGCATTGAATCGGCATCAATGAAATCCGCGTCCTTCCCCGTTACCATGACATTCAAATCATTGAAATCGCCGATAACCGCTCCCGCCTTGTGTATGGCGTCTACGGTAATCCTCATCCCCTTGAGAATAGAAATGACATCTTCGGTGCTGATAGCCTGACGGAAATTGCGTTGCGTGTAACGAAGGAGAACTTCCGCCCCTTTCAGCATTCGCATCACATATCCGACAGTCCGTCCTTTTCCATCCAATGCCAAGGCATCTGGAATAACGACATGGCCTGGCATACCTTTCGGGAATGCGGGCAATTTCAATTGATGCTCTTCAATCCTGCGAGATGCTGCTGCTTGAGCTTCGGGTTGACCGTCGAAGTCGGGATGGTCAGGTCGCTTAAAGATCTTCACAACCTGATCAGTGCCGAATGGATAGATCTCCGCTTCTCCTCCTTGACCGAGAATTTTGCTCGGATCCAGCCGACTCTTTTTTCCGTCAACCCAGATGTCAGGCACGGTGCAAAATTCTCCTTCCAGAAACGAAAGTCGTGTCGTCTTCCAGCAAACCTGGAAATCTGGACCCGACTCCTCCATTAGCAAGGACGAGGTGACGCCGTCCAACATCCGCGTTGAGGAAGAATTTTTCATCCTCCCAAAGCTGACTCATGGGTCCGACAGTTCGAGTCTTTCCAGGAAGCGGTTTGTCCGCTGACTTATGAAGTGAAGTCAACCCGTCGCTCCCGATCAAGAAGCTTTGAAGGTCTTCAGTCTTCATCGCCTTATGCACAACGAATTGCATTTGTTCCTCCTTCATGGAGGTCTTCACAAGCCCGTAGCCAAGATATGGCGGCATATTGCCTTCGAATGGCCCAAGGAATGATGTCTCCCCGTTCACAGAGATGCACCCATCGCCGATAGACGCGAATTCGGTCCGTTCGGGGGTAATGACAACGCAAACAACAGTGAAGAGAAAATAGTCGTTGACGAACGATGGATTCACACGCCCTTCGGAATCTTCGGCACCAATCCCCCGAGCCCACTTTCGCATCTCCCAGAGGGCGTCCCGTCGGATAATAGACCAGGCCAGAATTTCTCTGGGGTTCCGAATAGTCCATCCAGATCGGACTCGAAGGTGGTCAGCGATTGTGTGGGTCAGAAGAAGAGACCCGAATTGTGCTCCGACTTCGCTATACTTACCGCTCGAGCATCCGTCGCAAACCACTGCGATTGTGAAATCCGAAGTTTGGAGAATCGATACCCCATCCTGATTGTTCTTGCCAGCTCGGATATGATCATATCCGGGAATACTCCCGCGAGCCAGTTCGAAAATGTTCTGCATCAAACTGATTTACATCTAGCTGGCCAGGATTTCTGATCAGGTGTATTGTGGTGAAGTGGAATTCTTCAAGAAGCCGTGGGAAGAATTATCCCCCGAGGAGCGAGAAGCCCGTGGAAAGTGGGTTCACTCTGAACTCGCGAGATATCAGGCCGAAGATGACGCTTGGAAGGATGAGATGGATAGGCAAACGATCTTGGAGTCAGAACGAAGGCACGAACTGGAAGACGTAAATGGTGCCGCTGGGCGATATGAAGTCCGGAAAAAGTGGTTCCAAAATGATGGGGAACCGAACCCGAAACTTCGTCATCAAGCTTTTTGGTTCATTCATAACTGCGTAGCTCACCCAATGCTGGGTTTGTTTCCGAATAGGCAAGCTGTCCAATTCCACAGTTTGACTTCATCATGGTTGAATAAAGAGCGGGTAGAAATTAGCGATAGCGATCGCTACCCGATCCAAGCTCCCAAAATTCCGAACAAGAAAGCTTGGATTCTTCACAACGTCGTAGCCCACGTGGCTATCGGTTTGTGGCCATCCGAATGGACTTTCCGATTCCATGACGAATCTGCGGAGAAGATGAAAGTTCCGGGCTGGGTCTAATAATGGAACCCGAGAAAAAGGATCTTCCTGTAGTCCAATCGGAAGACGGATCTCTTCGGTTTGCCGATAACCCCGTTGGAAGAAGACTCCGAAATCTCGGGATCATTACTTCCGTTGGTACGACCGCAATCCTTCTAGGAGCGACCGTTTTGGGTCTCCCTACGGGTCTAGTCGTCGGGTTGTCTCTTACATTCTTCTGTCTGATGATCCGTCTCGGAATTCGGACTATTCGGTGATCCTGGAATTACATATTTCCGGACTTCATATCGAGATCCATCTGCATACTCAGCACACAAGCCGAGCCACTTCTTGGCGTTTTCCTCGGTGAAAGATAACCGCGGCGAATCGAAGCAGTCCAAAATCCAAGTCTTCTCGACGAGGTCGTAGACACCCCAGCAAACTCTTCCTGGATAGAAAAGATCCGCTATTGTGGCCATAACCTCTCCGAAGGAGAGAAGGGCCACGAGATCTCGTGGCCCTTCTCTTTCGATCAGGCGTGCGGTTGGGTCGTGCCGTTAGTGGCGGCGGGAAGAAGGTGCTTTGCCAGTGGCGAGCCTTCAACCATTTTGCGGAGGACCTCGAGAACGGAATCTCCTCCAAGGAGCGCCATGGGTGCCATCGACTTGGCAACCCTCTCAATGAGTTCACGTTCTCCGAACGAATTGAGTGCAGCAATGAGATCCGGCGAGACTGCCTTAGCCCTCTCGACATGACCTTGAATCTCGGCTTGAAGCCAGGCAACCCTCTGAGCGAGTTTGGCGGCTTCAAGTTCGATGGTCTGCTCTTCAGCAGCACGAACAGTATGGAGCTTGATTTGAGCTTCTTGAGCCCTAGCTTGTTCCATTGCCATGGAGAGCTTGCACTTCTCTCCATCGGTCTGATTTTGAGCATCGAGCTTGGCAAGATCCGATGCGAGAGAGGACTTGAGTTCCTCGAGAGCCAGTTCATGCTGCTTCACGACAGTCTCGGTCCTTACCTCGGCCGTCCGTTGTTTGATAGTCTCGGATTCACGGGTGAATTCGAGAATACGCTTCTCTTTGGCAAGGCTCAACGTGTGATTAATGACCTCACGTTGAGCATTGGTGAGGAGTTGAGCGAGATTCTTATCTTCGAGAGCGACGTCTAAGACTTCGATATCGTAGATGTTCATTCCGTTTTCTTCGAACTTCGTTCCCGTTCGAGTCACCTTGCCGTTGGAGGGATCGACGGTCTTTCCAAGAACGACATCACGAATGATATCATCTGATTTCGCGTAGAACTCCTCGACGCCGATCTTCTTGATCGCGTTGCGGAGCTTGGACCTCATGTGATCGCAAAGGAATTTGACGTAGTTCTCGACTCCGAACCACGACTCAGAATCCCCCTCGAAGTTCACTCGATACGAGACTTTCACGTCGAGCTTGCAGAAATCGGACGTTTCCACCTTTACGACGTCCGAGACCTTGTTTGCTCGGGTGAGAAGAAACGCAGTCCTGAGAAGATTGTCCGTCGTCTTGGGCTTCCCACGAGAGAGCATCAGAACTTGCGGCGACTCGTCGTACTCGAGAAGAACCGTCTGCGGTCCCACGACTACACGCTTCTCACCGCTCTTGCGGACGAGCATCATGGCGTAACCAGTCCAGACCTCTACCGTGACTGCCCCATCCCATTTCGTCTGAAGAGTGATCGTGCGCGGCGGAGTATACTGCGTCTTGCGTTCGAACTGGTCTCCGGAAAAACCCTTAGCAGGCTTATTCCCGAGCCCTCGAAGCATCGCATCGTCTCCGACGAGCCCTGCAGAGTACATGGCATTGGAAGAGATGTCCATACCGCGAATGGGAGCCGTGGCTGCAGCCGCTACGGCGACTGCTGCGGGAGACCCGATGGCTTCACTCAGATAAGAGGAAAGGTTCACTCCTGCGAGTTGAGCGTTGTATGCCATCGCTTCCGTGTTGCCAGGATATAGCATATCACAGATTTTCAAGTCGAGGATACGACGCGTGATAACTTCCTTCCTCGGGTCAGGAAGAAAGACCGTTGGGCCCCTGACGAGCTTGATATCACCGCTGTTGCGGTCGAGAACATACCGTGCTTCACCGGCAGGAATGGCGATACCGTAGAAGACATCCGAATTGTCGTACTTGACAATCGCATGCTCTTCCCGCGGGAAATAAATCATCTGCTGGCGACCGGTGATGAAGAGTTCGTCTCCGACCTTATGTTGCTGGCCGTCTTCTTCATAATCGGCGATGACTTTGACGTAAATACCGGAATTTTCGTTCAGCTCAATGGCCTTGTGCTTTCGAGTCTTGTTCGTACCGCCGGCCTTACCATCCGAAATTTCGCGCGTGGCGAATACTTCAGTAGGCCTCGGAAATACGACCTGAGGACCGCGTTCATAACGCTTATTCCCGTTCTCATCGTAGAGCAGGCAGTATTCCAACCGGCCGAGGGTTACGGCCTCACGAACGAGGTTGCCGTTCTCATCTGCCACGACCTCCACACCCGTCGGAGGAATGTAGAAGGAGACTTCAGTTCCCTTGATGACAAGGAGCTTGCCCATAGTGAGATCGGGCGGGGATTCGCTGGTAAGCGTGTAATCTGGGTCCTGAGTTGCTTCCGTTCCGGGATCCTTCTGGACCTGCGTCTTGATGATGGCATTCTTCCAGTTCTTGGTCGCTGCCTCTTCATCGTAGACACGAACGAGAAGATACTGATTGGAACGGATATGATGTCCCTTCAGCACCTTGGCCATCTGACCAGGCCATAGAGCGAAGCTCACGGGACCTGGAGTGTTGACTTTCCGGCCGATTTCAAGCTCGGAAGTGCTGGCCTTTCCAGGAATAGAAGGCCTTTTCCCATCCTTTGCAGGATTCTTGAGGACGATGTACCATCCTTCAGGAGCGGTTTTGACCGTTTGAATGGCTTCCTTGAGCTCTACCCGCTTGAATCGCTTAGTGGATTCATCAAAGATTACGGGTTGATCAGTGCCCGACAAGCTTTGCTTCGTCGGGCCTACGAAGACGTCGATGATACCTTTCGTCTCGTCAGAGACATAAAGATATTCATTGGGAGCGAGAATCATATCACGCTCTCGGCGATTACTTTCTTCTGCCATGTAAATTACTCCTGTCGTTCAGTCGAAATCAACGATTACACTCGAACACCTAGTAATAAGGGTACCGAAGTCGTCAGGACAAGATTCAGAAATTTTTTCCTCGGCCAAGTAGAAGGCGTCGGAGGTTAAAACCAATGACCACGTCTGCTCCCACGAAGCCCTCGGCTCTTGATGCTCTCCGCGCTCTCTCCAAGAAGGCTCCTGCTCCTGAAACTCCCGCGCTCTCCACTCAGATCACGGATCCCGCCATCGCAGGCGCTACGCGAGTCAAGGACACCGTCAAGCTCGGGTTCGATCCGCAGATTGCTGAGCACGCTCGTCATGCCGCGTCCCTCAAAGAAGCTATGGACCGGGCCACGGCGGAATTCGCCGTTGAGCAGGCCAAGATGCGTGATTACGGCAAGAACAAGCGCGACCTCTACAATAGTACCCTCAAGTGCGACGTGACCACCGTCTGTGTTCCGTACTCAGTGGAAGTGTCCGGTAACGGGGACGGCTCCACTCCCGGTCGAGAGACGAGGTACGTACAGGTGATCTGCACGTCTAAGTACAGCGTTCAGCAGGACACTGTTCTTCGTCTCGAACCCGCCCTTGGTCCGGATTTCAAGAAGCTCTTCACGAAGGAGGAAACGAAGGTCCTCAAGCCGAACGCTGAGGAACTGATTCGTCAGATTCTGACTGAAGCTGGGCTCACTGGCGAAGACCTCGACAATTCGATGGACACGCTTTTCGAGACCGTAGTCAAGGTCACGGCCAACAAGTCCTTCGAACATGACATCCGAACGATCTCCAACCCTGAAGTCCGGTTCGCCGTCGAGCAGGCGGTTACTCGCCAACAGCCCGGGTTGAAGTTCCCCGTGTAACCATGCCGCTGACACGCATCATTCTGACCGACAGTCCCAAGTCCCTTCATGACTGGGAAGGACCCATCCCAGATTCGGACAGACTTGGAATCTATGTCTACACGTGTGATGCGTGTTCAGCCAAAGCGACCCGTGAGGAATTGAAAGGACGAGCTAACGAGCTGTGTCCGACTAAGATCGTCCGAGAGGTCATGGATTCATGAGTCACGGACCTAACCCTAAAACATTCCGTGGGTATCTTATCCGGAGTGTAGACCGCCAGGGACCGGCTTATCATTTCGCCGTAGACACCTGCCCAGAGCGAGAAGTTTTGTTTCGTACCTGGTCGAGTGATGGGGAACTAACGACTTGCGAGATGAATCCTGAAGAGGCGATCGGGCTGGCCAAAAAGCTGCAGGATTATGCATTCCTTGTGATCGTCAGAGACGTCATGGGATCGTGATGGTCAATCACGTCTGGACAGAAGCGGGGACATGGGAGAGGTATAGTAAGGGATTTCTACGTACTGGGAAGAAATTCCAGTGTTCTCGCTGCGGATGCACTGTCCAAACTGGTCCAGAGGGGAGGATCGACGGTCTAGATCTTGAGGATTCGGACATTCACAATGATTGCGATTTGCAAGTCGTTGATAACGTGATGGAATCGTGAATAACCTCAAATATTGCGGACATGAATTGAATCCACATCAACTCTGCACTAACTTGGCTACACAATGGTCCAAAAATTTATTTGACCTACCAGGCGCTTACCCGTCGCCAATCGTTGCTCGGTGTTCTCACCATCAAATAAATGCACACTACGTCGGTGGTGGCCTACCTGGCTCTTTTTCCGACACTCGTTTCTACGCCTCTTTCGAAGAAGCAATCGTCGCAGAGGTCATGGAGTCGTAAGTCGACTCAGGTCAATATTCACCACTCCGGAACGCGTGACTTCTTCAAGGTCTTCGTCAAAATCCAACTCTGAAATCCGACGAAGTGCAAGCTTTTTCACATGAGATGATACCGCATCTTGGATCTGATCCCAGAATCGAACCGATTTAAACTGGAGGATGTGTAACCTGAGTTCTTCTTCTTTCTTCCGGAAGATCTTCGTTTCCTCAATGAGGCATGGATGATCAAATTCACATTGAGCTGCAAATCCGAGGAGCCGAACAAGACTATGTGCGAATGACTGGAACAACTCAGAATCGAACAGATAACTCGTGAGAGGCCATTCTGGAATCGTTCGAACAAGACCCGGACCCTGAATATCGGACAAAACTTCCGCCGTAGAACTTCGAATCATGATGTCTCCGTATGTGTATATGAAACCTCCCAGAATGAAGACCCGGGAAGTTTACATGTTAATGTTGGGGTTCCCGGATAATCCTCATCCAATCATCATTTAGGAATTTTGTCTATCGGGAAAGAATGGAACTTGCCGTTAGGTTCAACCTATTGTCCCAATGGGTGAATTGCTTGATTGAACCGATTTCTTACTCAATTATCACTGATTCCGATATTTGTAGTATCCTAATACACAGTCTGCGTTTTTCTTGTTGCTTTGTTGTTGAAATGAGACCGATATATTCTTTAAAATATGAAGTATTCTAGTGTAGTGTGTGTTATGGCGACTGACGAAGAAATGCTCCGAGCTCTTCTAGCGGACGACAGGCTGTCTGAAGAAGAGCGGAAAGCTTTCCAGGATATGCAAGATGGTCTCCGACCATGGAAGAGTTTAAAACCAAAACAACACAGCTGGGTTCATGACAGATGGATCCAACTGGAGTTAGACTCAAATGAGGCGCTCAACTTAGTGAGTTCCGGGAAGGTTCCGAGAGGAAAAGAAGTTGTGATGAGTTTCGCAAGTATGCCTAAACCTTTGAAACCACCGAGGCGCATTGGATGATTCGGAAAATTCCACGGGTCATAGTCCCTCCAATCATTTTCACAACAGAACCGAAAGTCACAATCAATGAAATCCGCACTCGCAGATTCGACTTAATAGATCGAGGTCCTAAATGTGAAATATGCGGCGGACGCGTGGCTTACGGGAAAAAAGAACACTCTCCCGAAGAGTGTGATCTTCAGTATGTTCGCGAAATCATGGAATCGTGATGCCGATCTACATTTTTACGGGCGTGGATCTCGGCTTAAGTGATTCCATCAGCCAGTATTCTGCTCAGTGTGCACGATGCGATTCGTGGATCCATGCCGATACGGAAAAAGATGTCGAAAGACTATTCCAAACGCATTTTAAAAGCACTGAGTGCGATTTATCCATTGTCCAGCGTATCATGGAATCATGAAGCCTGTAGCTAATGGTAGGAACATTCGACATGATCTCTTGCTGGCGGAGAAGTATCAAGCTCGCTTGGAGCCGATTGAAAAGGAAACTCGCACGATGATTGAGAACGTTGCAGGATTTTGGGGCGTGGAATTTTCTGCATCCGATTCCAATCCAGTTATCATTGAAAAGATTCGAGCACTTATCAAGGATGATTAGTCGATCCGGCTTTTAATGAATTTAGTCGTATGTGGCAATCGGCGTAACCGCATACTCGACTTCCAAAACACCAAATCTGGTGGAAGCCATTGCAGTTCTGACATCGACTGAGTCGATTCCAGATCCTGTCAGCGTGCTGGTATCCAATATTGCACAGGTTTATGGCGCCTTACAAATCACACAAGGAGCATTTACCTTATCAGAATTGTCTCTGACAAAGTCCACTCCACCGGCCAACCAATCTTCTTTTTCTTACACATTTGTAATCCGATTCAATTCTCCAGGTCTTTACACGCCAGGAAGGTTCCAAGGTCCACCTGGTCCTCAAGGGCCCCCAGGTCAATTCCAAGGTCCACCTGGTCCTCAAGGGCCCAGGGGGCTCACCGGGGCTATGGGCATCAGGGGTGTTCCAGGGCCTATGGGTCCGGTCGGTCCTCCTGGTTTCAACGGCGCCACCGGACCCATGGGTCCGCAGGGGGCCACCGGTCCGGGAGGTGGCCCTCCAGGCGCAACCGGTCCTGCAGGGCCGCAGGGTGCAACTGGACCTTTTGGAGCGACTGGACCACAAGGTGTAGCTGGAGCGACTGGACCACAAGGTGTCACAGGACCATTTGGGCCAACTGGTCCCCAAGGACCAGCAGGACCGGAGTCTGGTGGAGGAAACGTTTTCGTCTACCGAGACTCAGAACCATCGCCAAACAACACAACAGTCTTCGCTTCATTTGATGAAGCGTATTCGGCGGCTATTTCTACAAATGCTCCGGCTGTTATTGTCAGTGACGACACGCTCGGGGACTGTGTCGTAGGCAACGCCTACGGCAACAATGCCACCGTCGATTCTGTAGTGGGTTCCACGGTCACGCTCAAGGGCCTCCATGGGTTGAATACAGGGCTCGTCGGCAAATTGATTGGCATTTCCAACGCGACGAGTCCTGGCACGAACGGTCTATACACCATCACGGCGATCCTTTCATCGAAGAGTCTTCAGATAGCGAACGCAGCAGCCACTATAGACGACATTTTCGAGTGGCGTCTCGTCGATGGAAGCACAGCGTCTCTCACTCCTGGCCCGTCCAATTTGGTTCTTATTCAGGGTGCCGTCGTTCCTAACGGAACGAATAGCCCGCCAGGTGCATTTTCATCGGCGAGTGTTGGACAGACAGTCACCCTCACGAACGGCCTCTCTGGAAATAATGGGACCTTCCCCATCGTCGCGTATGTCTCGCCTTCGTCCGTATGGATCCAGAACGCCTCTGGTGTTGGCCCCGATAGTGTGTATCTCGTGGCCGCGAGTGGCAGTACAGCCTCGATCATAAGCTGGGACTCCATCCGCAATACGGCTATCCTTACAGGCCTTTCGAGTGTCCCTCCGCAGACGGATGGTTGGCACATCATCATCACTGGATCGGCAAGCAACGATGGCATCTACCAAGTTGTACGCACACTCTCGACGACTTCCATCGAGATCCGTTCGTACGGAGCCACAGCGCCCGATGCGAACAACGGCGCCATCTCATGGAATCTCTGCCCATCGAATGCATTGATCCCGTTTGCCGCTGTGCCAGTCCTGTCCGTCACGGGTCTCAGTAGCGTGCCCAGTTCGGCGGTTGGGAACGCACTGAGCCTCGGCAACGCCACGACTTCCGGCAACAACGCCTCTTCCGCAATCCTTGGGTGGGTTGACGCCACATCCGTCTATTTGAATTCATTCAATGGAAGCTTCGTGGCACCAGATCCGAACAACGGTTCTCTTTGGTGGTATCTCGGCACAAATTACGACCTCAGCCGCATCACGCTCACAGGGCTCGGTGTGCCTTTCGGCGGCTCTTCCTTGTCTGTCCTCGAAGGCGCAACCTTCAACCAAGGTATAGCTGCCGTCATCAACTCCTTGGAGGTAGCGGGAGAAGGGAGCCTACAGCCTTTCTACGGGACGCTTGCCCTAGTCGGCCCATTCAATAGCCTGCTCAACATCTCTGATGGGAGTACGATTAGCTGCAACTCCAAAGACTTTTTTGACCTTAGCTGGGGGCTCGCGACCCTAAATGTGACGGTGGCCTCCCAAGCCGAAATTGATAACCTTGCATGGACGGGAGACAACTATAACGCAGGTCTCAATGTCACCATGTCCGGAGGTGCTGAAGTTGGCGGGGACCTTATTTCTGGTGGCGCGGGCTCCGTGGGGATCACGATCCTGGATGCGACAGTTAATCCACCGCCCGTGACTTTCGGCGGCTATTACGGAACGCCAGGGAGTGGTATTCAAATCACATATGAAGCCACAGCCGCTTCTCTTGTCCCATTCACACAGAATGGTCCACCTACTCCCAATAATTCAGGGCAACCTCAAGGTCAATACAATGTCGATGTCGGAACGATGTATTTCGATTCCGGCTCGAAGCAACCATTTTGGTGGGATGGTACGCAGTGGGTTTCATACGTTGCTCCGTCGTTCGCCACGACTAACGTATATCAGGGCCATGCCTCTCCCCAAACTACGAATTTGAATGCCGGCGACCATGTAATGTTTGACTCGTCCGACACCGAAACTGGTGGCGGAAACATTAGTCTTGACACCACATCGCCATATCAAACGGCACCAGGTCCAAGTATTGGTCGTATCTCACTTGCCGCAGAGCATCTTTACAAACTCACGTTCAATCCTTCGCAAGTTTCCGGCGCTGGGAATATTTATTTCCAATGGTTCGTCTACAATAGTATTTACCCGAACGGTCAAGCCATGGGGAATGGCACGCGGATGGACGATGGTACTAATGTTGGTGACTTTGCAAGTCATGGCCCGTGTGTCGCGTATGTATACACAAATTCTGGGAGTGGCGGTGCTGGCACCGCCGAGATCCGTATCACATTTAATAATTCGATAACGGGACTCGGGGAAAATGCGGCATCTCCTCTTTACGCGTGGTTTACCGTCGAGCAAGTCTACTAAATTACGTAGACCCGGCTTTTAATGATTCCATAAGTCCGTGGGTATTAACATAAGTGCGTTCGCCAAGTCTCAAGACTCAGTTTCTCTTGAGGGTGTGGCCGTACTTAACTCTGATACCCAATTAGCAAGCCCCGTCAGCACTCTCATCGCAAATCTTTCTGGTGTTTACAGTGCTCTTGGAATCAGCTCGAATACTCTTATTCTGACGGAGTTATCTTTCGTACGAGCCACCCAACCTTCCGCTCAAAATGCTCAATATAGCTATTCTTTTACCATCCGATTTGGTATTATTGGTCAACCGCAACTCGGACGGTTCCAAGGACCTCCGGGTCCACCTGGACCAGTCGGTCCAATGGGGCCTTTCGGCCCGCCAGGATCTCCCGGACCTACAGGTTTTACTGGTCCCTTCGGTCCCACTGGCGTAGCTGGTCCACCAGGAGCCACAGGACCTGTAATCACAGGGCCAGCCGGTCCGACGGGTTTTCCGGGTTCAACTGGGGCCGCTGGAACTACAGGTCCCCAAGGTCCCACTGGGGCCGCCGGAGCTACAGGTCCCCAAGGTCCCACCGGGGCCGCCGGACTTACCGGATTTACTGGTCCACAAGGAGCAACAGGAACAGCAGGACCAGTTGCTCCTGACGTCCACCTCTTTGATGGAATTGCCGGTCGATTCCAGACGGATGCCATTAGTGACGAACTAGGCAGCATTGTCTTTAATCCATCGGCCATCCTTGCAGCTGGTTCCTTGACACGAACCATCAAACTTTTGGCCGTTTTGGAATGCTCAGTTGGTGGTCAGACTGCAAGTCTGGAACTTTTCAATTTGACTGATGCAATCTCCGTTGTCACGATTAGTACGAGCAACACTTCTCCGACCGTTGTTAGGTCTGCAACTCTTGTAGTCCCGACTGACTTGCCTAATAGTGAAAAGCTCTATGTCCTTCGTCTCACGAGGATGGGCGGAAGTTCCACTGATCTCGTGACTTGCAAACGGGCTGCCTTGGAGATCGTATACTCATGAGTCTTCCTACTCTAGTTAAAGGGTGGCAATTTAGTACAAATAATGTTATCCCTCCTCAGGGGTCCGCCACAGCGAATGCTCAGCGCATGTGGCGTCTCATAACAACTCAACTTTTGGCTTTTGGAAGTGGAGCTCCTACGTGTCTAGGGTCCTCAGATCACGTCACGGCAGCTTTAGACAACGTCAATCGTTGGACGACTGACGGGGCTATCGTCGCCCAGTCACCAGGAGTGGCGCATTCTTGGATTGTTTTCCAAATGGCTGCAGGGTTCGGGACCAACGTCCAATTTTGTATTGACCTCGGGTACAACAGTACGGTTCAGCCAGCCAACCTCATCATGTCGGTTTCTGCCGGATTTACTGGTGGAACCACCACCAACCGTCCGACAGCTACTGACGAAGTTGTTTGCGCCAGCAACATCGGATTAGTTCTCAATAGTAATACACAAAATGTTTGGCACATGTGGTTATCAACGGACGGGTCAATTTTCCGCCTTTTCAATTTCAATGGCAATTCACAATCTGCTGTGATGATCTTGGAGAAGCCTGTATCGAGTTCGGCAGGATGGTCAATTCCTGCGATTGGAGCCATGTCTAATGATGTGAGCAGTTACGGTAACCTGTTTGGAAATACCAACTACAATATCACGGGCCGCGGGCCTTCCGGTACGATGCTCTTTGGACTCACTACTGAGTCTTATGGAGCCAGTGCGCTTGGTCAGGTTATGACTGCTGCTGATGGTATTGACGGCGGATTCCCATTTACATCCATAGGAATCTATTCACCAACAGTTGGTATGACGGGAGAACACGGACGTCTTACGGACATATGGTTCGGGACTACCGTTGCTAATGACGGGGATACTTATCCCAACGATGCTACGAAGCAATTCGTTACTATTGGAGATATCATTTTGCCGTGGGATGGTTCCACGCTGGTTACGACGTGATTTATGGCAACTCGTGACGCAAACACATACGACTTAGGGACGGTATTTGTAGCCCAAAAGGAACACTTACGAGTCGGATTCCTTGGATTCGCAAGCTCTTCTCCTTCCACAATGCACTTCAAAATGATCGGTCAAAGTGCCGTCAATTCAGACCACGATACTTGGCTAGTTGTGGATTCACCTGACTTCACAGGAGCCCAATACACGGGACCTCTGGCGACGCCTTTACGGAATATTTCTATTGCAAGTAAGTGGACAGTGTAACCTCGTAGGCATAGTCCGATTAGGAGGACCAGCCATGTGTTGCACTCTCGCGCCCGCAGAGCTCAAGAATACCATTCTCTATGCCGCCGATGCGCGTGTGGACGGAAAGTACGTTCATGTCCTCGGCTACCAGAATCTGGCAACGAATCATTCGCCAGGTCCGAATGCCATGATTCTGCCGTTTCCGGCTTCTGCTCCCATGGGTCCAGATAATATTCTCGATGTTTCCGGCTGTCGCCGTATCCTCAAAGACATGGCTTATTCTATCGCGGAAAGAAGTCGGGGCCTCACTAAGAGTGCGAGCACGCTCCGTTCAGCTCAAGTGTTTGAATCAGGGGCTTACACGATCGTTTTGGCTGAAGATGCTTCAGACATTCCGGGTGCTCTCCATCGAGTTCCTGAAGCTAAGAGGCCGCCTTTGAATGCCGAAATTTTCGAGGCGTATTCCCAGTGGTACCCAAATTGGCCTATTGCTCTATGCTGTTTCTCCAATCGAGCATCCCTAGATGCCGACCCAATCCTTTGGTGGTATGAACCGAAGGAAGAAAATTCATTATTCGCCCCTGCTCTAGATGCGCATGACGGACGTGCACCGAATCTTCGTCGCAATGTTGAAGTAGATCACACGTTGATTTATGGTTCTTGTGTCGATCCGCATGGATCGAAGGTGCAATACCGAGATGAATTGCCGAATCGCGTCCGGTCTCTTCTTGCTCCCAGCATTATCGGTCGCACCGTCCGACAATCCATGCCAAATGGTGATTTCACCATTTCCGTAGAAAAAGTCCGTAGTGCCAGGATGGGTTATTCCCGAATCGCACCGCCCGGCGCATGAATGCGTGGCCACGCTTGGAAGCTTCATAGTTCAAAAACATCGGACGGTCAATCGCGGCTCAAAATGGATGACGAATATCCTTTTTGGAAATGTGACAGATGTGGTTCAGTTATCCGAGCTTATGTCAGAGACCCGATTTGGGCTTCTGCACGAGGAGTTCCTTCCCTAAAGAAAGAAGGGATTCTCCATGATTGCGATGAAGAAATGGTGCGGAAAGTTATGGAGTCGTAATTGAAATTGCGTCTTCTGCGGCGTAAACTTCGGCATGGACGCTTCTATTCACACGGATCTCTACCAACTCACGATGGTTGCCGGATACTTCCACCGGCAAATGACTGGTTCCATGGCGACATGTGAGATGTTCGTCCGAAGGCTCCCGGAGCGTCGAAAATATCTTGTCGTAATGGGTGTCTCTAAAGTCATCGACTATTTGGAGAAGCTCCACTTCTCTGAAGAATCTACCAGCTATCTGAAACAAATCCCTGGTATCCGAGACGCCATGACTCCGGAGTTCGAGGATTTTCTCCGGGATTTCAAATTCACTGGAGACGTAGACGCGATGCTTGATGGGACCATTGCATTCGCCAATGAACCCATCATTCGGATTCGCGCTCCTCTTGCAGAAGCGCAACTTGTCGAGACTTTCATCCTCAGCACCATCAATCATGCTACTTCTGTAGCCACCAAAGCAGCTCGAATCGTGAAAGAAGCTGGTCATGCCCGTTGCGTGGAATTTGGAACTCGGCGGACGCATCCGGAAGCGGCGGTAGACGCGGCTTATGCTGCTTGTCGAGCTGGATTCGTCGGAACGTCCAATGTCGCGGCCGGCATGAAATACGGTCTAAATATCACTGGAACGGCTGCCCATATGTGGACGATGGCGCATTCGAGCGAAGAAGACGCGTTCCGGTCATATGCGGAAGTTTTTCCGAATTCTTGCATCTTGCTCATCGACACCTACGACACCGAGAAGGGCGCAGAGCGAGCTGCGAAGATTGCACGGGAAAAATTGGCGGGCGTCCGGTTGGACTCCGGCGATCTACTCGTCTTGAGCAGGGCTGTAAGGCAGATTCTAGACTCGCACGGTCTGCAAAAGACCGAAATTGTTGCATCTGGCGACTTAAACGAATATAAGATCCGGTCGTTGCGTGAAGCAGGAGCTCCCATCGACGTCTACGGCATCGGGACTGATCTCGTCGCCTGCATAGATGCTCCGGCCCTTGGTGGAGTATATAAACTCGTCGAACTCGATGGGCGTCCTACCGCGAAATTTTCGGAATATAAATCCACTCTCCCTGGACCCCACCAAGTCATCAGGATTCAAGAGAATGGACACCTTCGCCAAGATACGATCGTCCTTGAAGACGAAACGTTGGATTTTCTCGGTCCTCCTGGCGTCTCAGCGCTGCTCGAGCCTGTCATGAGGGCTGGATGCAAGACGATGGATGGTGAAATTACGGAAATCGTACAAAATCGCGTGCGTCTCGGGCTTGACTCTCTCCCTAAAGAAATCTTGGATATCGCGTGTCCATTCACTTGTGAATTCAAAGCGTCCATTTCCACTCGTTTGCAGAGCCTTCAGGATCGACTCCGGGCATCATTTCGGAAATGAGCACACTTTCGAAGAAAGATAGTAGGCCGATCACAGTCAACGAACGAAGCTATCGTTGGATGGTGAAGAAGACCGTAGATCGAGATACGGTGCGGCTCACGGTTCAAGACACGACGACGGGAGAAACGCATCAAAGAGATGTTAGAGATCCGGAAGGTGGGGAACCGCCGCCCGTGACACCGTCAACCGTCAAAGAATTCATTCTCTTGCGTTTCCCGATTGAAAAATCTTCTCGGATGTAGAGTAGAACAGAACGACGGAGCGACTCACCCCTACGCGGCCCGACCGTCACCGCCTCAGTCCCATCGGTTGGCGTAGCATCCGATGGGACGTCCGATAAATTCGGACTTGTCGAGTGTAGATTCGTTGTTCGGGAATACTTGACACACGTCATGGCGTGTGCTAAGCTCCTTGTGAAGCCGTACTGAAGAAGGAAAACAGAGTTCAAGACATGTTGCGCTATAGCTCGATGCAGACCAGGCCAGTGGCGACGGAAACGTCGCAAGCGGCTTGGTGTGTCGTCGGTTCAAGCTTTGCGCATCAGCCGGGACTCATTCTCACCTCCAGCCGCAAGCCCGCCGCCCGCAATCTGGAGGATACGTAAGGCGGCCTTCTTTAGTTCTCCAACCGAGGAGAAAGAAGGCCGCCGGAGAGATCCTGGCGGCCTTCAACGTTTTGGGGTTCAAGAATCGACATGAGCAAGCGTCCTGATACAATCCGAGAGAGCTATCGACTCTCACCGCTTCCAACCCTTACGGGGTGAGCGCTGGGACGCAAGGAGCTCTGTAAAAGCACCGCCTCTGGCTAGCCGGGTTCGATTCCCGAGCACCCCACTAAGAAAGTTCAACGAGGAAGACATGAAACGCAAGACCAAGCCCGGAAAAGCCGGGCCAAAACAGAAAGGAGAACCCGTAGTTCAGCGGTAGAACGACTGGCTTTTAACCAGTGCGCCGTGAGTTCGATCCTCACCGGGTTCACCAGTCGTAAGACTGAATGGATCCGTAGTTCAGAGGTAGAACAGCTGGCTCTTAACCAGCGTGTCGAGGGTTCGATTCCCTCCGGATCCTCCGGGCCACGAAAGTGCCTGACGTGTCACATGCGTGCTTCTGCACGCCACGGTTGAGAAGTGTTCATCATTCGGGGTTAGGACAGTGGCAGTCCAGCGGTCTCTGACACCGCCAACGTGAGTTCGATTCTCACACCCCGGACCAAGCCCAGACAAAGGTGCAGGGCTTCGATCTCTGACAATCTAACGCAGAGCGATTGAGAAGGCTCAAGGCAGCTGGAAGTTGCCAAAAGTCTTCAAACCGGGAGCTTCATGCCGCAGCCAGGTGGAAGGTGTGGAGCTCCCGGGAACCGAACTCGTGTCGGTTCAGGTCTGAAAATAACCAACGGTGGGTCCCGAAAGGGTTAGCGGGTTCGACTCCCGCTTTCAGATCCATTCCAGGATAGCCAAGCGGAAAGGCAGGTGGCTGTCGATAAGGCAGCGTCTTGGGGTGACCCAAGATGGAAAATCGGGTGAATTCAAGGAACCCTAAACCGGAAGGTATGGGAACCCTGAGCCAAGCCGGTCGAGGACAAAAGTAGACCGGAAGGTGCAGAGACTAGGAGGTGAGCAGTCCAGCGATAAACTCCACTAGCGCCCGACGTCCCTCGAGGACGATGAGATAGTCCACGCCTTGAGGAAACTCAAGGGCTTCGTGTAACCACCCTACCGCAGGTTCGAATCCTGCTCCTGGAGCCATTACAAGCTCGGTAATGTCCTTCATGGACAAAGCCGAGAAACGTCGGAGGACCGCAATCCTCGTCACTGATTTTCGACGTCGAATCAAGGAGAAAGCTGTCTCCTATAAAGGTGGTCAGTGCCAGAAATGCGGATACGACAAATGCGTGGCCGCTCTCAGTTTCCACCATCGTGATCCGAAAGAAAAGGAGTTCCGGCTCTCTTCAGGAAGGACTAAGAATTGGGAGAAGGTCAAGAAGGAGCTCGACAAATGCGATCTCCTTTGCGCGAATTGTCACATGGAAGTCCATGATCAGTGGAAGCGAGAGGCTCGGGAACAGCACGAAGCGGAAATCGTTTCTCGTCGCCGCCGGCCAAAGACTTCTCGGGTTCATAAAGCTCCGGTGATTCGACCCTGGCCTGAATCCGACGAACTGCGGCATCTCGTAGAGACTACTCCGATCACTCATATTGCAAAAATGGTGGGGGTGTCCGATAAAGCAGTGCTGAAGCGATGTAAGAAGCTTGACATCGCGACTCACCCCGCAGGATTTTGGGCCCGTAAAAAGGCCGCTTGAATGGTGACGAAGCTCAATGGTAGAGCAGCAAGTTGTTAACTTGTCGGAAGAAGGTTCGATTCCTTCCGTCATCGCCATTGTTTAGGTGCCAGACCTCGAATCTGGAATACTTAAACAGGGTAAGTGGAACCCAAACCCGTAGAAGCTCCGAAAATCAGATGCTGTTTGGTGTAAAAAGTTTTAGAGCAACTACGGGCCACTTCACGCCGGCTTAGTTCTCGCGGGAGAACCCCTGTTTCGTAATCAGGTGAGAGCGGTTCGACTCCGCTAGCCGGCTCCGGTGCAAATCTGCAGTTGTCAACTGTAGAGTGGCATCGACAATTGGGGATCTTGGGTAATGGTAACCCACTCAGTGTGAAAACTGATCCGGCATCGCACCTCGCCTTTGAAAGAAGGCACCAAGCGGTTCCTACAAGCTATCCTCGTTCGAATCGAGGGATCCCCACCAGGCACTCACAAGCCTAGAATTGTGAGAAAGTATGGGGAAGAAGGGCACGGCGCCCAGTCCGCTGTTAACGGAACAAACCCGGCATCGCACCTCGCTCTTGAAAGAGAGCATCAAGCGGTTCCTACAAGCTAATCAGGTTCGACTCCTGACTTCCCCGCCAGCCGGTTACGGGCTTTAAACGTGACGAATGAGGGACAAGGGCACGGCGCCCACCAGCCATCCAAGCTGGCCGCAAGGCACAACTCGGCATCGCACCTCGCTTTCGCAAGGAAGCACTCAGCGGTTCCTACAAGCATACCAGGTTCGACTCCTGGGTCCCTCTCGAAGCCTTGGTCACAGGCTTTAAACGTGATGAATGAGGAAGAAGGGCATGGCGCCCACCCGGTCAATAAAACCGGTGCCTAAAAAGCACCCGGCATCGCACCTCGCTTTCGCAAGGAAGCACCAAGCGGTTCCTACAAGCAAAGTTGGTTCGAATCCAGCCTTCCTCACCGAGACGTCCATTACGTGCTGCTTACAAGCAAAATGCTCAACGGTAGAGCATCTGATCGGAACTCAGAGAGAAGTGGGTTCAACTCCCACTTTGCAAAAATCAGCAGCGCAACTCGGACGTCTCAAACCTTTTGGCCGATCATGAATCGGTCTGACAGATTACGGGGAAATTGGGCACGGCGCCCGCCACCTTGAACAAGTGGTTGAATCCGGCACTGCATCTCGGTCCTGTAAGGGATCAATCAGCAGTTCCCACAAGCGAGGTTCGACTCCTCTTTTCCCCCAATTTCGGCCCCATCATCTAGTGGTCAGGATCCCGGCTTTTCAACCCGGGTAGGAGAGTTCAATTCTCTCTGGGGTCACCGCAGTTGCCAGAGGCGCATCTGAGCGCTTCGTACCAGCTTGGACTGGTGGTAGCCGCATTTCATGACAGGCCGGCCCGTTGGGCGACGAGGCGCATGAAGGTCAGTCCCACCAAACGGGGCGTTTCGGGCTCTGAGCTAGTCTGGTGATACAGCGTCCGCCTGAAGAGCGGAAGAACTCGGTTCGATTCCGAGAGAGCCCACCGATCGCGTCCATCAGCTGGATCTAACAAGCAAATTCCCGGTTCGACTCCGGGCTCCCCGACTAGATCTCCGGATCTAAACCTCGGGGAGTGGCGGAACGGTAGACGCACCCGTATAGGAACGGGCCGAAAGGCACTTCAGCTTCAGCACTCGGACGCGATCAAACATTTCGGGGAGTAGCTCAGTCTGGTAGAGCACGAGCTTTGGGTGCTCGTTGTCGCAGGTTCAATTCCTGTCTCCCCGACCGTAGTGTAATGCCATGGACCCTTTTGCGTTGTGGGTAAAAGGAGCCATTCTTCACAGACTCTCCGTGGTACATCCCGGTGGAATTCGCCCAGAAGTGCGAATCATGAAGGGGTATGAACAATTCGTAGCCTCCTGTAAAGATTGCAATTGGAGGTCTACAATCTCTCGTGTTGGAACAGTCGACGATCTCGAATTTGTACAAGGGTTTGTCAACTCGACCGAATCCGCGGGGATCCTCACAGACAGATTCATGAAGGAATTTCTCGTCTTTTCGGTAATGGCGAGTTGAAGAGGAAATCATGGACTGGGTGGAAAAAGAAACAGAAATCGTCCTTCGGAATATCCGAAGGAATTGGAACGGATCCTGGGTTCCTCGAATTGAACAAAAGCTTCGGGAGCGAATCCGAAAGGAGCTCCAGTCAAAAGCAGAGAAAGGGTTGAAAGTAGTATATCAACCTTCAGACATGGTGGTATGACTCAGCTGGTGAAGAGGGTGCTCTGTGACAGCATTTTCGGCGGGTTCGATCCCCGTATACCACCCCATCTCCCCGTAGTTCAGTGGACAGAACGCGAGTTTCCTAAACTCGATGTCGCAAGTTCGATTCTTGCCGGGGAGATCGTAACGGTGGTTTGCCAAGCATCTTCCTCACGGATGTTTTGGCAAACCACCGTGTAAATCGATCGGGGCGAAAGCCTCGCATGCCTCGTGATGCGACTGGGGTCGCAGCTGCACTGTCGATGCAGTGAGACGGGTTCAATTCCCGTACGGGGCGCCGGTTCCTGAGGTCGAAATCACTGCAACTGATTTCGTAATCGGGGTAAAAGGTTTCCGATCAGAACGAAAGTTCTGCATGGGGATGTAGAGGAGAGGCCGTCCTCGCCTGCCTGTCACGCAGGAAACTTCGCGGGTTCGAATCCCGTCATCCCCGCCAGGTCAAAGAAGCGAGATTGTCGACATCTGCCGTATTTCCGCGAGGTATGGCTGCTTCTAACCTGACAATTTTCGCCCCTGGAGCCAAGATTCGCTTGGCGGGGTGCACGCAGAGACAGAGAAAGCGGGGCTGGCAACCCCACAAACCCATGAAGACGCACGTGAACGTTGGGACTATTGGCCATGTCGACCACGGCAAGACCACCCTGACGGCAGCAATTTTGGCGGTGCAGGCTCATCACGGTCTGGCGAAGACCAAGAGCTACGCTGACATCGCCAAGGGCGGAACGGTTCGGGACGAGACCAAGACGGTGACTATCAACGTATCGCATGTCGAGTACGAGTCGGCCTCGCGCCACTATGCTCACATCGACTGCCCCGGTCACGCCGACTACATCAAGAACATGATCACGGGAGCCGCACAGATGGATGGTGCGATTCTCTTGGTCGACGGCAGTCAAGGTCCGCAGCATCAGACGAAAGAGCACATCCTTCTCGCCCGCCAGGTGGGAGTGGATAAGATCGTGGTGTTCATCAACAAGGTGGACATTTCCGATCCGGAGCTCTTGGACCTGGTGGTTTTGGAGGCTGTTGAGCGCTTGGAGCTTCACGGCTACAAGAACTCGCCGGTCATCCGGGGCTCGGCTCTGAAGGCTTTAAGGGATCCTGCAAACGAGGGTGCCTGCATTCAGGAGCTGGTTGCAGCGATGGATTCGCATTTCCCGGAGCCGAAACGTAACTACGACGCTCCCTTCATGATGCCTCTCGAAGGCGTCCACACCATTCCCGGTCGTGGAACCGTCGTCACGGGTCGCATCGAACGCGGTGTGCTCAAACTCGGTTCGACGGTGGAAATCGTCGGATTCGTTGATGCGGACTCCAAGCCACGTCAAGTTGTCGTCACGGGCATTCAGATGTTCCACAAGGACCAGCCTGAGGCTCGTGCCGGCGAGAACTGTGGCCTGCTTCTTCGCGGCGTCGGTCGCGACGAAGTGGTCCGGGGCCAGGTGCTCATCGCTCCTGGTTCGGTGAAGTCTCACGTGAAGGCTCAGGCCGAGCTTTTCGTGATTCCGAAAGAGGAAGGTGGCCGACACACGCCGATCTACCCGGGGTACAAACCCCAATTTTTTTTTCGGAACGACGGACGTCACGGGGTCTCTCGTAGATCTCTGTGGTCAAGACATGATCACCCCCGGTGATCATGCCAAGGTGAGCCTCGAGCTCATGAAGCCCGTCGGGATGGAGCCTGGAATGAGGTTCGCTGTCCGTGAAGGCAGCAAGACTGTCGGCGCCGGGGTTATCCTCAGCGTCGAGGGTTAAACTGCGAATACTGGTCCACCTGGTAGAGTGCTCCATGGGTACTCCCAGGTGGACTGTTTACTGCCATACGCACGTTGCAACTGGCCGTCGCTACATCGGGCTTACGAAGCTCACGATGATGAAGCGGTGGAACCAACACCTTCGCGATTCGCGGTTGAAGGTCGGTAAAGGATGTCGCCACCTTTGGAACGCTATCCGTGCTTACGGGAAGGATGCGTTCTCGCACGAGGTGCTCGAGATCTGCACGAATCTCGAAGTAGCAAATCTCGCGGAAAAATGTTGGATCGAGTTACACGACACTAGGAACTCCAAAAAAGGCTTCAATTTGATGCGCGGCGGTGGTCATACACCTCACCCGAACAGGAATCCTTGGGATCGTCCCGAGTATCGAGTCAGGTCCTCTGCCGCTTCCAAGAAGAAGTTCGAAAATCCGGCGTTTCGAATGAGTCAAATTCAAAGGTTGAAAGCACTGGCAGACGACCCAAAGAATCGGGCGGCTGTCAAAGCAGCTCTAAATTTACCTGAATCCAAAGCCAAACGGTCTGACATCTCTAAAGAGATTAGAAGTCGGCCGGAAGTTGTAGCGCGCATGACTGAAGTGCGCAGTTCACCGGAGTTTAAAAGTAGGCATCGAGAAGCCTGTTCGAAGGCGATGTCGCGGCCAGAAGTCAAGGAGAAAGTGTCATTGGCTTCCAAAGCCATGTGGGCGGATCGCAGGCCGACTCACTGCAAACGTGGCCACCCACTGGATGACGCTTATGTCGGCAAGAACGGTAATCGAACTTGCCGCCCATGCCGGAAACTCCGGGCCAATGAATCCACCACTGTAAAAGAACAGAGTTAGTTGAAACATACGTCCGAGCCAAGGTGGCAACGTGGCCTCCAAAACCACGGAAGCGGGGTTCGATTCCTCCCGGGCGTGCTGGTGAGTTCGAAATCACCGAGGAACGGTGTCTAGCGGGGAAATAGCGCGGGCGGCCTAGGTCGTCGGTTCTGAACCACCCGTCGTCCTTCTCTCTTACGGGAGAAAAGCTTCTGCAGGAGCAAGTAGGCACCACCAATGGGGTTGTAGCATAGCGGGAATGCGACGTGCTCGGCAAGCACGGGACGCGGGTTCGAATCCCGCTGACTCCACTAAAGTAGTAACGGGGCCATAACATAGCGGGAATGTGCGTCCTTCGCACAACTCAGTAACGTTCCATCATGGATTTCATCATTTCTACCGAATGGGATGGTAAACCTCGCAAGCTCTTCCCGAAGAAATGTGAAATATGTACTCGTGTCTTTTATCGTCCCAAACATCATTTAGGAAAGGCGCGTTTTGTGATCCGAAGTGCGCTATTAAAGGGAGGGAGAAGAAGATCAAGCTAGCTTGCAATCAATGTAAGAATTCGTTCTTCCGGACTCCGAGTGGAGTTGACTCTCCCCGTGGGCAGTACAGATTTTGTTCTCGTCGATGCAAAGACGAGGCTCAGAAGATTGACGGAGTCTTCCAACAAACCCACGCCAAGAATGGTTTCAGTTCATATCGCGATCGTGCCCTCCGAGAACACGGGAGTCTTGTTTTGCGTGCGGATATGATAAAGACGAACGCATGCTTGACGCCGATCATGTGAACGGTGATCGAAGCAACAGCAAGAAGGGAAACTTGCAAGTGCTTTGTGTATGGTGTCATGCACTAAAGACCAGAAAAGTTCAATATCACGAATGGGCCCCTAGTTTAACTGGGAAAATTGCCGCCTCGCACGCGGTAGACGGCGGGTTCGACTCCCCCGGGGTCCACTAGTTCGACTCCCCGGCGGTCCACCATTGTAACGTCGGATATGCCTGTCGCATACTCCGAACCACTGGAGAAGGAGGAATTTGTCCTCCATGTAGCCTATGAGGCCTTCCGGGGCCTCATGCGATTCCACAATCACTGGGGCCATCAGGACTTCTACAAACTCGATCTATCGTTACAGAAGAAGTTGGTGGCCGCGGTAGACGCAGCCGTTCGTGGAGATAAACCGAACCCCGTCTGGAATGGATCCTGGAGTCAGGATGACGCTTGGGACCTATTCATCGACATGTCACGCAAGATGGCAACTCTTATCGGCTACACGGTGAAGTAAGATGTATGCTGGATGATCATCCGGTCCAGTCATGAAGTTTGGACCGGAAGTTCTTGGAGAAGAACTGATGATCTCCAAATTGGAGATTCTATCCGAGGACCTAGTGGTAAGATGACAACTGTCTTAAAATTTACGTAATGGGCCTTTAGCTCAGTGGGAGAGCACTTCGCTGGCAGCGAAGGGGTCGCGAGTTCAACTCTCGCAAGGTCCACCACTCTCACCGTAAAGTCTGTCATGGCTGGGATCTGTTCTCGTCATCGGTCTGAGATCCCGGTTCCGGGATGCAAACAGTGTGCAGCGCATCCACGCGACATCTTCCCAGATTGGGACGAGAAGGTCAAACAAGCTGAAGCCTCTGGAATCCACGTTTGCGAATGCGGATTCAAATACTACAAGACGATCGACTTCTGTCCGTTATGCGGAAAGAAAATGTCTATGAACAAAACGGGTCCGTAGTTCAGCGGGAGAACGTCAGCTTTGCAAGCTGAATGTCGCCGGTTCGATTCCGGCCGGATCCACCGGGTCAGAGGACTGATACCCTTACTAGTGAGACGACAGTCAAGCAGCCCGGCCGATGGGCATCGCTTGATGCCCATCGGCAGAATACTCGTTCATGAAACTGCATAACTGGGTCAGAGTCCCCATGACGGCGCAAGATTTCGGACAAAATTGGTCCGATGAGCCCCTTAAGGAAAACGAAGGGAGATATGAATGTGATGGGTGCGGTCTCAGTGTCCTAATATGGGATGGTGAAACCGTAGAGGATCTGGAAGACCGTGGAATTTCAAATGACTGCGAGTTGGAACTCGTAAGACAAGTCATGCAAAGTTAGTTTGCCGGCTTAGTCCTCGTGGGAGGGCACCTCCTTGGTATGGAGGATCAGGCGGGTTCGACTCCCGCAGCCGGCTCCACTCTCGCCACCCTGTATGGTGAGGGGAATGCGGGCGTAGCCAAGTGGTAAGGCTCGGGGTTTCCAACCCCGCATTCGCGCGTTCGAATCGCGTCGCCCGCTCGAGATCCGGTTCCAATCCGGGATGCCAGTCATACCACTTCACTGCTACGTAGGGCATTCTGGAAGGAGGAAGTACAGTCTGGAAGAATGCGAATTCTTGGTTGGATACGACGTTCGCTCCGACATCGCATACGTCCTCGCGTATGAAGAATTCTCCGGCAGAAAGTCCATGGTCTCAGTAAGCCCCGAGTCCGAGGAACGATGGGATAAGATTCGAATGCGGGTGTAGCTCGAAGGTCGAGCACTTGGTTGCCATCCAAGAGGGGCGGGTTCGATTCCCGTCACCCGCTCTGAGAGCTGGTTTGGGTCCCTTTCAATCAAGGTTGCAGGCGACCCAGCCCGCTCTCTCCAGTTCGTTGTAGAGTAGAACTGCGCGGATAGCTCAGACGGAGTGGATCGGCCGGGTCCCGAGGCGCCTCGGTTCGGCCGGGAAGCCCACCAGAGCACCTTCCTGTTAGGGAGGAGGACGTCGAAGGACCGACTCCGCGCCTTTGTTGAAACGCGGGTGAGGCCGATTGGTAAGGCAACAGTTTCCCATACTGTTTCATGTGGGTTCAATTCCCATCACCCGCTCCGGTGTCACTGCTCGCATTCAGGTCCCTAAACCTGAAAGTGAAGGCCCACAGGTTTAGGGACCTGGAAGTCCTGTGACATCGCCATGGCCCGTTTCTCCGGCGAGGAGTTTGGTCTGCAAAACCGAACGCGACGGTCCAACTCCGTCACGGGCCTCCAGTAATGGCAGTAAGTTCACTGTAGGGTAGTTCCGTGGAACACTCAATTGAGACGTTAGGCAACGGCATTACTTTCGTCGTTCTTCGGAATCCGGCACTTCAAACCATGGTCGCCATGGTCGGCGTAAAAGTGGGTTCGAGATATGAAGCGAAAGAAATGCAAGGCGCTTCTCATTTCATTGAGCACATGATGTTCAAAGGGACGAAAAAGTATCCTTCGAGCAAAGCGCTTTCTGAAATCATCGATGCTCGGGGTGGTGAGCATAATGCCTATACAGACAAGGAACTGACGAATTTTTACGTCAGGATGGCAAAATCATGCGGAGATGTTGCAGTCGATCTCGTTCATGACATGATTGCTAACTCTCTCTTCCGGACTTCGGACGTAGAAAAAGAGCGTCCGGTCATCCAAGAAGAGATCTCCGGATATGACAACAACCCGGACCATAATGCCTGGGAGCTTTCTGAACGGGTCGCTTACAAGGGTTCAGGACTCGAACACCCGATCGCGGGTTCTGTGGAAAGCGTTACTTTCCCCGCCAATTCCCTTCGCAAATTTTTTCGAAAGCATTACGTGCCGTCTCGAATGGCCGTTGTCCTTTCAGGAGCTGTCGATGATAAGCTAGTGGCTACTGCCCAGGAGAAATTTTCTAGTATTCCCATGGAAGAAGTCGATACTGGCTACGATATGGCCAGTATGCCGAAAGGTGGATTGGACTTCAAAGTAGGTAATACTGACAAAATCCATTTTGTAATCCGGCTGCCTGGAACGGCATACGGGGCTCCGTATGCTAGAATGACAGATATCCTGTCTGTTGTTTTGGGTGGATACATGTCAGCCCGTCTTTTCCAGTCTCTTCGAGACAAACACGGGCTTTGCTATGGAGTATTCGCATTCCCGCACCATTATTCTGACACGGGGTCACTGCTCATTGGAACTTCTCTCGACAGGAAAAATTTCCCGAAAGCGCTTGAAGTTCTCGTGAAGGAACTTTGGAAAATCTCCAAAAAAGGCGTCACAGAGAAGGAACTTCAAACGGTCAAAGATCACATCCGCGGCGTTAAATCAATGGACATGGATAGGCCAATGGGTCTTGCCGCTGATGCCATTTTGCAACTCTTCATGAGCCGCACGTACGAAACCCCTGAAGAGGATATGGCGAAGTACCAAGAGGTTACGCTGAATGATGTAAATGTTCAGGCGTCAGGAGTAAAGCCGACTGCGCATGGCATGCACATCGCCGTGGTCGGGCCGAAAGGAGCAGAAAAAGAAGTTCGTAAGGCATACGAAGCAGCGTTGTAAATAATGCCCCTGTGGCCGAGCGGACAAGGCGGCGGTCCTCTAAATCGCACAACGCAGGTTCGATTCCTGCCAGGGGTACCAGGCGCTTCCGGAGGGAAGCTTGGAAAAGGTTGCTGATCCTTTCCTGAAATCAGCGTCATGTCCCCATCGTCTAGCTGGCCTAGGACGCTAGCCTCTCACGCTGGTAACCGGGGTTCGAATCCCCGTGGGGACGCCATGCTCCCATCTGCTAACGGCTCAGGCAACTTGATTCTCGATCAAGGAATGAGGGTTCGACTCCCTCTGGGAGTGCCATGAAGATGAAAGAAGAAGGTGTGCCTCCCTAGGGAGGCACACCTTGCACATCAATCACCGTCGAAAGAACAAGTTCCGAGGCAAGCACCACGGATACTTCGGATACCCAAACGTCTACAGTCTCAAGCCATTCAAGGTCATGGACGCTCAAAAGCGCCGTGCCCGAGAACGGGCCTTCATGTCGAATGGCAAATTCGATATGCTTCCAATCAGATTCCAGAAGGATCTACTCTGGAACTATTGGTAAAACGTAGGCCCGAAAGGGCCTTATGCCCCCACAGCACGACGGATCGTGCAACGCGCTACGAACGCGGAGGCTGAAGGTTCAAATCCTTCTGGGGGCACCATGCCTTCATGGCGCAATGGATAGCGCAGCGCGCTTCGAACGCGAAGGTTGGAGGTTCAAGTCCTCCTGGAGGCACTACCGATTCACAAACCTTTTCAAGCGCGACCACCAAACAAGAATAGAGCTGGTCGCTACCACGAAAAGCAACAAGAGTGATTGTTTGGATGCCGCCCACGAACGGAAAGAAAGGTGGATAGTGAGCCGGTCACCTTTACCGGTCCCGTTTGGGATCCTCACAATATCTTGCAGTTTGTGAGCGTTGTAGTTCATATCGGAACGGTACGATCTCCCTGCCGGCGGATCCGGCGGCGACCCTCCGAAGGTCGCTTTACAAGTTCGACTCTTGTCAGGGAGGCTGTGTGTCAGAGTGGAGCAGTGGCAGCTTGTTGGGCTCATAACTCAAAGGTCGAAGGTTCGAATCCTTCCTCTGACCCCGCGGGCGAGTGAAACGGTTACATTCCGGGCTCATAACCCGTGAGACAGCGAGGTTCGACTCCTCGTGCCCGCAACCAAATCCTCTCTAGGTAGTCAGGATTCAGTTCCTGTCATAGCGTGCAGGGAGAGGGGAAGTCCGGATAGAGTGCACGTATTCCGGACATCAATCGCAGGTAGGCTCTACGGTTGAGCAGTCGTTTCATACGCGACCACCAGCGGGTTCGACTCCCGCACCTGCGACCAGTAACGTCCCCCGTGGATCGTCAATTTACGACAGCTTCTCAGCTTGTCGTCGATATGCAACGAATTCTCCGGGAGAACCCGAAGGCCGTTGCAGAGTTAGAACGAGATCAAAGACGTTTACTGCTCATTTTCCGATGCGGTGGAGTTTGTTGGAATGTCCTCAGAACACGAGCACAGTCTGTTTCTCCGACCGATTTCAGAATTTTGTTCGAACATCAAGATCTTATACTGGCTGCCATTAATAGGAGGATGTGCTTGAGGTCAGTAGGATTGAAAGAATGTGACTGCGGAAATGAGAGTTTGCATATCGTAGCCGATGTACAACTCTCATAGAGGTCATCATGAATTGGAAACTATGGCTTGATGATCAAATGCTCGACAATGAGGCGCCAGATCGTCACTGCCCTGAGGGTTTCTTTGGTGCCCGGAGTACGGGCGAGGCGCAACGTCTCTGCTTGATGGCAGGACCTCCATCCTTCGTCGATTTCGACCACGATCTTGGTGGATCTGACGATGCTTTGGTGTTCCTCCATTGGTTGGAGAAGTCGTTCCCGGATACCCCTCCCGAGTATCAAATCCATTCGGCCAATCCCGTTGGCCGGGAGAGGATCGTGTCGTTTCTGGAGAGTTGGAAGAAAAGTTTGCAATTGTAATCAGGGTGTAGCTCAGCCTGGTAGAGCACCGCGTTCGGGACGCGGGTGTCGGAGGTTCGATTCCTCTCACCCTGACTATTTTTTTGTGCCCGATTAGCTCAGAGGTAGAGCACTGGCTTTACAAGCCGGCTGCCGGGGGTTCGATTCCCTCATCGGGTACCATGGGCAGATAGTTCAATCGGTCAGAACCCCCGCCTCATAATATGGGGCAGTGAACGTAATCGGTGAACGTCCTCGCCTCATAAGCGAGTTCATGTGGATTCGAATCCCACCTGCCCTACCTCGTCGGCATTATAAACACTGGTACCGTTTATGATGCCGAATAAGGACCCTATTGTCCGGAAAGAACACCATCGAAACTATATGAAGAATGTCTGGCTGAAAAAGCCAGAGAATAGAGAAGCTCACATTTGTCGAGTCCGTGCCGTAAGCAAACGTCGTGATGCAGCGGCGAAGCAATTACTTGCAGAATTCCGATCAGGAGGTTGCAAGCAATGTGGAGAACTGGACGAATCATGTCTAGTAGCTCACCACATAGACCCTTCGGAGAAGGAATTCAATGTGAGCCATGCGATGAGGCGATCACTGAAAGCAATCGCACGTGAATTGGCGAAATGCATATGCCTTTGCATGAACTGCCATGCTAAACTCCATGCTGGCCGAATTACCATCCCAGAATGAAAATGCCGGCTTCGCTCTCAGGGAGAGCACCTTCCTCACGCGGAGGACTAGGAGGGTTCGAGTCCCTCAGCCGGTACCACGGGGAGATCGTATAATGGTTAGTACCCATGTCTGATAAACATGGAATCCGGGTTCAATTCCCGGTCTCCCCACCAATGCCGGCTTCGTTCTCTGGGAGAGCACCACTGTGACAAGGTGGATTAGGAGAGTTCGATTCTCTCAGCCGGTACCAATGTAAATCAGTTCATGAGCGGGAAGAAGCCAACCCACGAACTGTGCGTGAAGGACCTTGAAACTCAGGATCGTGGTAGGATCGGTGTCGCTTGGGAGAATGAAGACGGATCTTTCACGATCAAACTTCACCCTTGTACATCGATCACTTATGATAACGTGAAGAATAAGGCTTTATCTTTGTTTCCCCTCCGATCTGAAGCAGAATGGGCAAAATGGCAGGCTGCAAGGGCAGCTCGAGAGGCCAAAAAAGCTGCGGCTGGAGACCCTCAAGAGTAACGCCCGGGTGAGCTAACGGTGAATGGCACAGCCACTAGATTTAGGGTCTAGGCTTTTGCGGGTTCGAGTCCCGCCCCGGGTACTAAGATGAACCATGAAGACGAACATGAGTACGACGATGAGAGTGATGAGATTCACTCATACGATCAAAACTCATCCAATGTTTTCGTGAGGGCCGGTTATATTCGAGCCATGGCTCACAAGCTTCCACATGGTGAAGATTGGAAATTTCTGAGGCGGGCTTCCAAGTCTCTCCTGGCGTACGGGAAGAAGCTTCAGGAAGAAGGCAAATGAAGCCAGAAGACATCAAGAAAGTACATGAACTTACGGGGCTCAGTCTATCGGCTTGCAAACGTGCGCTTATCGTCTCCAAAGATGTGGAACATGCCGTAGCACTTCTTAAGAAAGAGTTTTTGACTTCTCCCGAAGAAGTCAAAGAAGAAGACCGTAAGCCGGTCTGTTAAACGCTCTCGTATCCTAATTGGCAACGGAACACCCCTCAGAAGGGTGGAATGTGAGTTCGAGTCTCACCGAGAGCACTGTTTGCGCGATGGTGGCCCAACTGGCAGAGGCGCTACCTTGAGGTGGTAGAGGTTGAGGGTTCGAATCCCTCCCGTCGCACTAATGTCCTCGTGGTGGAAAGGCATACACACCAGGCTGAGAACCTGGGCTCTTAAATGGGCATTGGGAGTTCGAGTCTCCCCGAGGACACAAATCAATAAGCTGTCGTTGTAGACCTCTCTAGGAGGTCCGCATGGGAATCATCGGAGAATTCCTCAAGAGGCGTCGCAGGGATGGCGCAAAAGCTGACTCCGAACGTGGGCTCACCAACGAATGGAGAGTCTGGAAAGTTCTCCAACGTCCTAGTCGACCGTGGTGGATCACGAATGTTCGCATGTCGACCGTCGCTGAAGATCATCATGGTATCGATGTTGTCGTTGAGACATCGGATTACGGGGATCTCTACCTCCAAGTCAAGAGCTCGCTTAGGGGAGCAAAGGAATTTCGCAGCAAAAGTCGTAGTGTTCGTGTGGACATCGAAGTCGTGGTGGTTGCACGAACGGATGATGCTAACACGTTGTATGGAAAGACTCTTGGCGCTCTGATTCTCCTTAGAGAGAGGTTGGATGCAATGAGTTCTGGACTCGTGGGATAAAGGCGAATGGCACAGCCTGCCGGTTTAAGCCCGGTTCCTTTGCGGGTTCGAGTCCCGCCGGGTCTACTAATGCGCGAGTGGGGTAGTAGCGAATGGCACAGCTTGCCGCCTCAAGAGCGGTCCCTTTGAGGGTTCGAGTCCCTCCTTGCGCACAAATCAGCCATATATGGCTGTAATCTATAGATCGGAGAAATGAAATGAACTGGCACAGTAGAAGGCGAAGGTGAATCATGAACGCGCAGACGCTCCTCCTAACCCCCTGGTGCAGTCCGCACAAGGTCGTCCCCTGGCAGAAAGCTGTCACGATGCTCTATACGGGCGACGTGGAGGTACTCCAGGAGTACGACGAGACCATTCGATCGCCTTCGATCAGCATGAAAATGCCGGCCGTCGTGCGACTCAAGAAGTCCGTAGGAAGCGTCAAGCGCGGCGTGAAGTTCTCACGTCTCAATGTTCTCATCCGTGATGGGTATCGCTGCCAGTATTGCGGTGCTCGCAAGGAAGCTCACGAACTCAACTACGATCACGTCATCCCGCGTAAGCAGGGTGGTAAGACCGTCTGGGAGAACATCGTGGCTGCCTGCTACCCCTGCAACTCTCGGAAGAGTGATAGGACCCCGGAGCAAGCAGGCATGACGCTTCTCTCGAAGCCGCACAAGCCGAAGACCCTCCCGCTCGTAGGAGCAAGGATCGACTCTCGTACGGCGCATCCAGTCTGGGCTTCCTGGCTCGGCGCAGCGTGAGCTCAAGTCGTGGCCCCCGGACTCATACGGGGGCGTCATCAGGGTGTCGCCTAACGGTAGGGCGCTTGTCTGGGGGACAAGAGATAAAGGTGGTTCAACTCCACTCACCCTGACTAGTTGAATGGAGAGGCTAGCCGATTGGTGACGGCACCCCGTTGGAAGCGGGACGAGCGATAAGCCTTGCGGGTTCGACCCCCGCCCTCTCCGCCGCAGAAAAGGAGATAGTCATGAAGGTCCGTGGAACTCAATATGTCTTCGGTTCAGCTGCCGATCGCCGGTGGCAGGTCGTTTCCGAGCTTCGTTCCTGCCTTCATTGAAGCTGGATTCCAGGAACTCATCGTTCCTGCGCTCGCTTCTCAAGACGTCTTCGTAAAGAAAGCCGGTCCTGAAGTCCTCGGACAGATGTACACGTTCCCCGACAAAGGCGGGCGTCCGCTCTGTCTTGTACCGGAAATTACCGGTGTAGTCCAGGACCTTTGGAATGAAGGCTTCTTCAGCCAGCTTCCGAAGCCGATTCGTCTCTTCTACGTCAGCCGATGTTGGCGCTACGAACGTCCACAAGCCGGAAGGTATCGAGAATTCACCCAAGTAGGTGTGGAGATTCTCGGCGCACGGGACGACCAACGAACAGGATGCATCGACCTTCTCCGTAAATGCTTGGATGCCGTAGGGCTTCAAGGCTACGTCATCAACGACGCAGTGAAACGTGGACTCGCTTACTACTTGGAAGACGGGTTTGAAGTGGAATTCGCGGCACTCGGAGCGCAGAAACAAATTGCGGGTGGTGGGAAGTACGCTGAAGGGATCGGATGGGCCATCGGTCTGGAAAGGCTTTTGTTGGCCTTGAGCACATGACAGAAAACGAGCGGAAACGCTCGTTTTGGAGATCTCCAGCCGAGGTGGCGAGCCAGCCTTGAAAACTGGTGGGGCGTGAAAGCGCAGGGTTCGATTCCCAAGGTCTCCGCTAATTTTCCATACTGTATTCTGGGGAATGTCAAAGAATGAAATCTATATCTCTACCGATGTAGAGACCGACGGGCCCATCCCGGGCCCGAATTCCATGCTCTCTTTGGGAGCTGCTGCGTTCACGGAAGATGGGACCATGGCTTCCACTTTCTCTGTGAATTTCGAAACCCTTCCGGAGGCCTCCGGAGACCCTGACACCATGAATTGGTGGGCGGGGCGGCCCGAGGCTTGGAAGGCCTGTCGTGAGGCGACGAGACCGCCGGAGAATGCCATCCGGTCCTTCAAGAACTGGGTCGAATCCCTAAATGGGACCCCGGTATTCGTCGGATACCCCGCAGGATTCGATTTTCTCTTCGTTTATTGGTATCTCATCCGGTTCACCGGAAAGAGTCCTTTCTCGTTCTCCGCTCTCGACATCAAGTCGTTCGCGAGCGGACTTCTGGGGACTCAATATCGCGAAACTACCAAACGGAACATGCCGAAAAGGTGGACGGAAAAGCTTCCGTCTCACACTCATGTTGCCGTGGACGATGCTATTGAGCAGGGAGTGATGTTTTGTCGAATGCTCAAAGAAAGTCGTAGAAAGAAGTAATGGAAGGTGACGTCCCGGTGGCGGGACACCGGCCTCGAAAACCGGGGGCGCTAACCACGCAGAGGTTCGACTCCTCCACCTTCCGCGAGACAGGTACGTCAAGGGCGGGCCTCCATGAGGTTCCGCGGGCTTCGGCTGCAAATGACCTTGACGTACCGAATTTGGAGGATGAACTGGACGGGGTCCAGACCGGTTTGCTAAACCGAGTGGCGCTGAAAGGCGTTTGGGTTCGAGACCTACTTCCTCCGCCGAGTTACGCTCGTAGGGTGTTGCTGACCGGAAGGCAGCAACCGGGAGGCCTTCGGGCCAACCGACTTAGCAGCCCCCACGAGCACTTGCCGCTGTCGTTCAGTCTGGTAGGACGTCTCCCTTGTAAGGAGAATACGCGGGTTCAAATCCTGTCGGCGGCTCAAATTAAGTATATTCGGGGATAGGACAGTGGCCTAGTCCGCCCGGCTTTGACCCGGGACACGAGGGTTCGAATCCCTCTCCCCGGACCATTAATTCCTCTAATCAGTCTTCTCTCGCTCTGTAATGTTGTGAATGGGCCTAGGTCCGTTCAATATCCACCAAGTGCCCGGTATCTACGGGCATACGGACCCGGAAGCCACCATTCTCTGGGAAGAAGAGTCTGATTCGGATTTCCAGTTCCGATGTGTGTGGCAGCCGCATTATTATTCATCAACGCCGCATATAGAGCTCCATAAAGTTCAAAATCGTACTTTTTGGCGCCTGGCGCAGTATGATGGCGAAACGATGACCAGAGAATGGGAAAACATTCTTGTTCCCGAACGGATGATTGAATCTTTGAAAGATTGGTACACTATCGCTTCGGTGATGGTACCGTAGCTCTTCTCTCGCTCTGTCGTCCTTGGCGTTATCCAGACGTGGATCTATATCAAATTCGACTCTTGAATTACAAGCCTCCCGACGTACACGAGCCGGGATTTCCCATGAAGGAACATGTCCACTTGTGGGAAGTCAGCGACGATTCCGGCTTCTTCGTGTGTATGTGGCAAACCGATGAAGTGCGTCTATACTATGAACGGAGGCAGGGAGGATTGACCCATACGCAATCTTTACTTTGTACGTTCAACGGTGACGAATTCGCAGGGGAGTGGAATTTACTCCCTTTGTCCATCACTAACCGCATGAAAGATTCCTTTCTAATTGCTTCCGTGATGGAGTCATGAAAATGGAACAACGCTGTAGAGGTCCGCCGGTTCCTTCAGTTCAAAGGAGCCGCTATGGGATCTTCACTTCCGATTGAGGACTGGTTCATATTTCGCCAGGATGCCGCATTGGCTTATCTGGCCAAAGTGCTTCGGGAAATTCATTGGAAAGCTTCTAGGGATCCATTCCTAGATCGTCTCGGATTATCTACTAAAGGGAATCTTGTTCGGGTTTTGGAAGAACCCGATCCTAAGCATATTTGTGATTGTGGATGTCGTAATTTCTTCCCTCATTGCAAATATCGTGGGAAGTCCCCCGTTCGATGTGCCTTCCGGTTCGAATTAGATAGAGGCAGAGCTGGAATGGGTCATGAATACGTCATGGAAATTCTTTCTAGTAAGACCCTTTTCTGGCGCATGGACCAGTGGGAACAAAAGAAAGAACTCAAGATCCTGAACGATCTTCTTCCGGAAGACCTTTTGAAATCGATCAGGGAATCCATCATTATAGAAATTATGAATTCTTAACCTGAGATTGTAACGTTTTGTATGGGCGTTATCGGTTTCAGTATGTATGAAACTGTTGCCGTTTCGGTCATAAATCCGAGTGCTGTGTCCAAAGTCCAAATCGCTAAACCACCTCCCTCCCTAATTTGGTCCTTTCCTGATCGTGACATTGAAATCCATGCCATTCAAATTGGATTTTGGTTAGATTTTGAAATCCATACAATAAGCTCAGGGGCAAATAAGTCCATGTTTTGCCGATATGGGTCTTCACACGACGAGCCGTCTAATCGACGATTCGAATCGTTTCAAGGTTCTTGGCAAAGAATCGATGACTCTCGGGCACCGGTAGCTGTTGATCGCCTAATAGCCGATGAAGAGTGGATTCCCATTCGTGATGAAATATGTAGACTTTACGAAGTGGTCCTCGTCATGAATTCATAAAACTTGTGCTTGAGACTGACTTAGTGTAGAATTTCCTCATGCTCGGCAACCGCATTCCTCACGGAAAGGAGTTCATGTCATGACCCCGTGAGGGAGGTGTCCCGTGCCGACGCGGAAGAAAGCACGCCTAACTAAGCGTCTTCAGTCTCAGTACAATCAGATTCTTCAAGGTAACATCCCGGGCCATTACGAATATGGTTATGGGTTCGGATGGCCGATTGGCGGTGCCGGTTCTGGTGCCATTGGATGGGTCGCGTATTTGTTCGCCAAGGAATGGTCAGGTCGTGAAGGCGTCGATCTGAAAAAGCTTCAGGGAATCGTTCTGCGTTCAGGTGACGCAGAGTGTGCCTGGCGATTTGCCAGAGACATTCCGGCGGCCAATAAGCGTCGATTACAAACTCTCGTCATGCAGACGGGAGGTGCCAATCAGATGCGAAAGTTCGCAGCTCATGTTCCCGGAGCTGATAAGCAAACTCTTGAAAATCTCGCTATCGTATCTGAGATCATGAATATGTAGGCGTATTTTCAGAAGTGTATGTCCTCGGCTGCGGGAGTCGTGACTGGTCGGATTTCTTAATTGTCCGAGAGGCACTTTCATTTATTCCCGAAGGATCTATTGTTGTTCACGGCAACCAGCGCGGGGCAGATACATATATTGACATTGAAGCTCGGAATCGTGGATTAAAAGTCATACCAGTTCCGGCTGCATGGGAAACGCTGGGAGTTGCAGCAGGCCCTCTTAGGAATAACAGAATGCTTGAAATAATGAAAGAAGCTAGACGGAAAGGTCATGCCACATTAGTTATGGCTTTCCACGATGATCTCAATCTTGGTGTAGGGACACGCGATATGGTGAAAAAAGCGTTGTCCGCAAAAATGGAAGTAATAATTTTCCTCCGCGTACCATTTTGGGAGTAACGTCGTCTGTGGACTTATATGGACCTACTGTTCCAACCGGATGGGGGTCTTCCCTGATTCAAATTCACATTACTGTTACATCCAGTAATATATCCAACCCTTTCGTCATAATTTCCAGTACGTCACCTAGTTCTTCCACATATAACGGCCCACAGAGAACATCTGACGGAATCAGAACCAGGAGGCTCATAGACAGATTTAAAAAGTCTGCTCTTAAAAATGCAGTATTCCATGAATCCAGAATGCTAGGATTGGACAACCGTCCTAGTGTGGAACCTAAGCCGAAATCTCTGGCTCTCTCCACCAGTTTAGACAGGAACTGGATAGTCCATCGCCAACGGAATTTCTCTCGGAGATCGCCTGGCCGGAAAAGGATCGGGTGATGGGAATCCCTCAGTTCCACATCCAAAATAATGTTTTTCTCACCCCCGCTCAGTTGGATTTTTCCAGATTGGAAACCTATGTCGGGCCAGTTCGTATCGTAAAGATTCATAACGAAATCTTCCGTTTTCTTTTTTCAGCGGAAGAAATGGCTGCGGCAGTAGAAGAAATCAGCGATCTTACAGAAATCCGCATAGGGGTGTGCATTTTCTGCGGGGGGTTGGCGGCATATGAACCAGATGGAATACCGAGGTGTCGCAACCCGATCCGATGTGTCATGAATTTTTAGGACATCATCACATCCAACACAATTGCGTTGCGGATTATTGTGTCGCTAATATTACGAGCTTCCTCAATTAAGTCTTGAGGACGCCATGGGAGGACCATTCTGCCAATTCTCAATCCTAGTTCTCGGATGGACGATCGATACTGACGTAGTTTCGGAGACTCTCGGGAATCTTGAACTCGGATTCTCCTAGCGGGCCAGTCATTCCATTCAACATATGTTTTCCCACGATTTGTTGTTTGGAACACTCCGATATTCCAGGAATTACGTCTGTCTTCGACAAGAAAATCAGTCCCGACAACTTGGGATTCAACATATACCCAATATTCAGAAGTGCTTCTCTGTTCCAGTCTAACATTCAGTTTAAGCTGACCTATCGATTTGAAAGGTTCCAGCGGCATGTTGACTCCTTCATCCTACCGCTAAGTTGTAGGGTCCAATCCCATGTCTAAGAAAACTCTTGAAGAAGCATTAGAACAAGAACTGCTACGGAAGCATCTTGTTTCCAGTCGCGATGCCATCAATAAGATGCTGGACGTGAGTGTCCCTGTCATAATTCAAGCACAGCGGATTCACGCCATATGGGCTGAACATGCCGCAAGAGCGGGATGGGAATACGGGTTGTTCAAAGATCCTGATAATCGCCGGGATCCAAGATTGTTACCCTTCAATCAGTTATCTGAAGAGTTCAAAACTGAATTCTACGACATAGCATCTGGGACTCGAGATACTGACTCCATGAATTAGTTATTTCCGGTCCATGATCGTTCGGAAGAGAGTAAATAACTCGTCAGTAGCTTTCTTCTTTTCTTCAACAGAAGTATCTGGAGTCCAGCTTCTCGCCGTTTCCCTCACGGCAATAGCTCGTTTCCGTAAATCCTCAGCTTCGTCAGTGGATTCATCACCAAGCTTCAAAAGCATGGCTTCCACGCCTTTTTCAAAATAAGACATGGTGCCGGATTCTTTTGTCTTGCCGGCCATAATATGACCCCGTAATGGAAGTTGAGCGTTGTGTTAGCTCAACATCACGACTTTTACGATGTGATACTCGCAATTCTCGATTGATACCGATCCGTCAGGGTCTTCTCCTGGGGATCTCGCAGTAACCTGTCCACAACGTCTACATTGGTACACATTCATCTCTTTACCGCAAGCTTTGTCCATTATTTTGTTTATTTCAGGATGTTGTAATACCTCCCAAACATGAGCCACCTTTAACAGTACGTCGAATGTAAATGCATGTCATGGATCCATATGGTATTGAACCTAAAAAGAGGAACCAGGTTCGTCACACTCCGCCATCTCGATCGAATTTTTTGAATCGATTCCGAGATAGGATCGTAAAGTGTGATGATGATTGGATTATCGTAAGGAATTGGGCCTCTGAGCTCAGCATGCCAATACTGATAGTAGCATCGTTGTTCAATTCGCTTGTAGCTGAAGGGATTTTGGAAGGACCTCTTCCCGTTCCTGTCGAAGAAGAACATCTCAAGTACGGCGGCCGAGGCATTTGTTTCTTAAATGGGAAATGGTATTACAGAGATTTCGAATTTGAGAGATTTTACAAATGGGGATCTCGCGGTTGTCAGAAAGTCAAGAAATGTGGTAAATCCGAACTGCCAATAGGCAGGCAACCTTCTAAAAGGACTATTTCCAAAAAGGCACAGGAAAGGCCTTTGAAACTGTGTGAATGGAACGGGAAAGGATACCGTATTAATCGAGACGCACCAACATTCAAGGAAGCCGCGAGAACACAGGTGCAGGTTACTACGGGTTCTATTTGTAATCGATGCGGCATTCAGTTGGATTTCAATGGGAAACATTCTAGAAGAAGCAGAGGACATACTCGAATTAAATGTAACAAATTTATCGTAAAAACTGTCATGGAAAGCTGACCTGGGATTGTATTGTCGACCATGGCGAAGACTCCTCCTTATCCTTTCCTCAAATGGGCTGGCGGGAAAGGCCGAGTCGCGTCACGAATTTTGGCGCGACTCCCTGAATCGATCAATACTTATTACGAACCATTTCTTGGTGGAGGAGCTATTTTCTTTGAATTGGCAAAAGAAAAGCGGTTCAAGCGTGCCGTCTTATCTGATATGAATCCGGCACTCATCAACTGTTGGCAAGTCATTCAAGCCAATGTTGAATCTCTGATCCGTGAGCTCCAAAAGTCCCAGTATAAGTATGAAAAGAAGACGTATTTGAAAATCCGAGCAGCTGATATTTCGACATTTTCAGACGTCCAAAAGGCTGCCAGGACTATTTACCTCAATAAGACTTGTTTCAATGGTCTTTATCGAGTAAATAGTCAAGGCAATTTCAACGTACCTTTTGGCAAATACTCCAACCCAACGATTTGTGATGAATCTAATCTCACGGCCGTAAGTCAAGCTCTAAAAGGCGTTGAGATCAAAATTTGCGAGTTCAATGTCGCGGAGAAAGCCAAGATTGGAGATGCGGTGTATTTCGATCCTCCGTATCTACCAATTTCGGCTACTTCGAAATTCACGGCATATACTGAATTAGGATTCGGGTTGGAAGATCACGAAAAACTTGCTGGACTTTTCCAACATATCGGTAAGAAAGGTGTTAGATGTGTCCTTTCCAATTCAGCGGCGAAGAAAGCTATTGAGTTATACTCGGATTTCGACATGGATAAATTCATTGGAACTAGGTCAGTCGGTGGTCCAGTAGATTTCCGGAAACCCGCTGGCGAAATCATTGTGTTCAATGGACCGAAAACAAAGTAAAGGTTCCTAATGATTGACATCATTGAAACACAATCTTTCCGTGTGGATGGATTAGTTCTAATTGAAGAATCCGGAGCTGTCTGGCGAACTTTCAGTAGGCCATGGTGGGATATTTCTTCCTGGTTTTGGTGGTGGCTTTGTCCTGGTAGAAAGAAGATGATCATCACCAAGCATAACGACGGCCGTCGGACGCGAGTCCGTGCGGTAAGAATAGCGAAATCGTACCTACATATTGGGTCTAAATCGCGAACGTAAATTCCAATTATTGCGATGTAATTACGTTCGTGAACCATGATACGAAGATCGCCATGATTCTTCATGCGGCGAGGTCTTTAGTATCGAGGAAGCAACCCGCTTCCGTTATTGAAATTTTTGCTGGCTTCGTTAATCCTACCAGCAACAAGCCGATTAGCTCAAGCAGAAAACACGCATTATTGGACCATTGGGTGTCCAATGGATGGGTTTCGCGAAGGCGTGTGAAAGGGATCGATCATTATTCGGCGCTCTCCGTTTCAGACTTGGAGGCGGTTGTAGAAGTACACGAGGAAGAAGAAGCAGACATGAAAAGAAAGCGCTACAGTCGTCTGTCCGAAGAGCTACACGGTAAAGGGCTAGTAGCCGTACGCGCTTTGAAGAAACTTCTATCCGACGAAACTCCTCAACCACGCACTAGTCTATTCACCGTCTATCGAGGAGATAAGTTCCAAGAACGAGCAGCTCTGAGTCCTCCATGGCAAATGGAACTTCTCCAAGTTCTTACAGGGAATGGAGTCGTTGTGAAAATCGACGGCAATCCCACTCTTTACAAGATTGGAGACCATGAAGCGGCCCAAAATCTTGTAGAAGGGATTGAGCATCCATGCATCATTTCTCTCATTGATCCTAACACTCCATGTGGGTTGGATCATGAGTCTATGAGACAGAGGAAACTGAACAAAGAACGTACTCTGAATGTGAAGGTTCCCACTCATGAGTCTATCCCCGAAGAGGAGCTTCCTACAGAATCTATCGTGACTACGTCCGAATCGGTCATTGATCAAGCTCCCGCGTTTCCAGCCGCTGTTCCAGCCGAATCGATCGAAGAAGAACCCAAGGATAAACTTCAAGAGAAAGAGGACGGTCTCCTTGAGACTATCCTTGAGCAAGTCTTAGATTCGATGAAAGCGCAAAATGCACTCAGTGAGCGCATTGCGAATCATGTGAAAGATCTCGGTGGGTACATGAAATCTACGAATGACTTCATGCATACGACCAAGGAGTCACTGAAGCATATTGATCAGAGAATCGTCAGATTGGAAGAATTAATTCGTTCGTCTAATTCTGATTCTAAGCAGAAGGCCGTTTCGAAATTAGAAGAGAAAATGATTCATGACGTCATTTCCAAATGTGACGAATCGGTCCGATTGGCGACGCAGTCTACTATAACGAGCTTGAAGATTGAAATCGGCTCGATGAAATCTGGATTCCAATCAATGGAATCGGCCATTGCAGAAGTGGCTGCGTCCATGGCATCCATTTCAGCACACATTCAAAAACCTCGCTCGAAAATGTCCAGGAAGGCCCGATGGGGTCACATCCTCGGGCGTCTCGATGTAGTTGTGAACGATCTTGACACCTTGAAGGAGTTGGCATTGGAAACTGTTCCGGGTTCCAATTCTTCATAAATTACTGAGCTTTCAGCGTAAACTTGCATGGAGGTAAACCATGAGTTTGCGCAATGCAATCCAAAGCATCGTTCGTGAAATGTTGGGATCCGATATCCGACGGCTCGTGAAGGAGATCCTTCTCGAAGAGCTCGAGGAACCGAATGAAACCCCACCCGCACCTGCATTGAACCCGAGGTCGGAAGCTGCGAAAAGGGCCGCAGCCGCTCGCGTTTCTAACCAGAAAAAGAAGAATCCACTGAAATTGCCGAAGGAGGCATTGAACCTCGGTCTGGAAGTTGGTCAATCTTGGACGGGAAAGCCGTACATGAAGGGCCTCGTGGGTCGCGTGATCGAGATCACGTCCATTGATGCCACCGGTTGCGGGACCGTGGTGAAGAAGAGCAATTCCAAGCATCCGCAAGCCAAGCACGTTTCTTTCGAGCGGCTCCGGAAGAGCTACGTTCGTGTAACTCCATGAGTCTACGAGACGTTATAAGACGAATCGTACTCCAAGAGATTCGTGAATTGGTGGTGGAAGCCGTCCAGGTTTCCACCACTGATCCGAGACCTGACATAATTCCGGCCCGGAAACGGTCTGTCCTTTACAAAGGTGATAGCTGGGCGAAGAAATCAGTTCGCCTTCGAGTCTGGGAAGCGGTTTTGTTGAGTCTTGGGCGACAAAGATTCCAAGCTGGCCCCCATCTCTTCTTAGCATCTCGAGAAGGCGGAGATGCATCGGTGCTCCGTGCACTAGGGGCTCCAGATAGATCCATGATCGCTGTGGATTGGGATGAGGAGGCCATCTCAGAATTTAAAAAGATCTACCCAGGAATCCGGACTGCATCCGATGACGTAGCTAATGTTTTGGTATCGGAAGATTCCTTTGCTTCTGTTCATTTGGATCTCACGTCTCAAATTACAGAATCTTATCTCGCAAGAATAATTTTAGCCTCAAAGAAGATCATGCCAGGCGGCGTTATTGCTTGCGCGTTCACAGTTGGACGCGAGAAAAGCTTCCAGAAAAGCATCAACGGTTGCGCATATGACGCGCGCCTGGGGACTGTGTTGGACAGTATCCGGTCTTCCATTGGGTATAAACCAAGGGTCCTTCTTCAATTCAAGTATAGAAGCGATTCTATTCACGGAATTGGCACCAATATGTGCGTTCTTGTCGTTCAAATGGTTCCCTTTATCGAGCCGGCTCCGAAGCTCCAATCCATTTCTGTGTATGATTTCTATCGAGATATCGAACGTCATGTTAATTCCCGTTCGTTGAATCTCTTCATTAACTGTAGTCAGTCCAAGACTGAAGAGCTTCGAGCACGAGTGATGATGTATCCTCCTCCTCGAGCATAAATCGACCTGAAGGTCGAGTATGTATTGGGACTCATGGGAATGTACGAAGAAGCTTCCAAGCGGAAGGCGCTCGCTGTCAGGGCTCTTCGTTCTCTTCTTGTAAGTCAGAAACCCCTTGAAATGGATGCTATTTTCATGCTTCCAGGGGAAGCTTATGAACGTCGAGATTCTCCCAATCGGGCCTGGCAGAACGAATTCATGGCTTCTTTGATCGGAAGCGGGATTGTTCAAGAGCACTCGAAAAATAAGGGACGATCCATGTTTGTCTTAAAGAACCCGGATCGTGTTATCCAGCTCTTGAAAGACGAAAACGCGGGTGGTGATGAGTTAGCAGAACTCGTCACCGAGACGTCTGAAAATGCTCAGTGGTCTAAGACCGGACAGTCTAACGTCACTCGGACAGCTAAGGGGATCCCTCTTACCAGCAAACCATTTCATAATCTTCCCAGTCTTCTCAAGACGCCAGAATCCACTAAGACTAATGTAAACGTCACTGTATTCGGCCTCAACGATGATATGAATGTGGAAACTGAAGACGGAGGGAAATTCGAGACTGAGGAAGAGACTGAGGAGACTGAAGAATCAGATGACGAATCTGAGACTTCAGGAAATGAAGTTCCGCCAACTTATCAGTGGCCTACTGTCATTCTTGATTATGTTGAAGCCACTAATAAGCAATATGTTTCCACTTCAGAGATCGCAGTTCACGCTCTCAAGTTTTCGCCTTCCAACGTCAACGTTTCTGTCCTGAGAGCCATTGGCGGAGTGCTTCGCAATAATGGTTGGCGAAATGGGAAATCTAAACCTAATGATGGTTCTAGGCCTATAAGGATTTGGATCCGAAAGGGTTCGCCGGATCCTCAAAACTATGACCTTCCCGGTTCTTCCCATTCAGAGTATGAGACCGAATCTAACTCACGTGATTCCATTGTTCCGACAGCGATTCCTGGTGTTCAAACCATCACTCAGACCAGTCTTGATTCTATTCAGAATACTCTTTCTGAACTTCAAGATCTGCAGGCTAGGGTATGTGAGAATCTAATCTACGTCAGGGATAGTGTAAACACTCTTCACGATAGAATGGAAAGTCTGGAAACTAAACTGGACAGATTGGAAGCCGATAGAAGCACGGATCTAGACTCTGCTCTTGTAAATTCCATGCGTAAAGAAGTAAGGGCAGCAATGGAAGAGGCAGTAAGTCAGATTGAGACCGGGCGTTCGGCACGCGCCATGGCTGCTGCAGGGAAACTGTCCAGCGAAATCGCAAGTCTCCGCGATCTCATTCAAAACGCGATGGACGGAGACGAAGATGAATGATTTGACCAAAATGATTTCCTCTTACAAGGGGAACTCCAAATCAATGACGGAAAGACAGAAAGCAGAGCTGGAGAGTCAACTCTGGGCGAGTTATACCGCCTCTTCCGGTAAATCTTCAAATGGTTCCAGTCGAGAATGGTTGGTGACTGTTCTTGGTGGGAAGAGTAGGGATTATGAACTTCGTTTCACCTTGTGGAACGCTGGTGAATGGGTACAGCCACTATGGGATTTACTTGAAAACGGAATGCCGAGAACCACTGCCGTTCGACTCATGCGAGAGGCGCGCAGTAATGCATCTCTGAATCGGGTATCTCTCGCCGTATCTTTGCAGGCTGTGCTCGCCGCGTACAATGAATCAGGGTACGAAGCACGAACCCCGGAGGGGAAGACTTACAGGCGGACATCTCCTGGTCAGAAGTCTCAACAAGAAACGGAGTCGGAATCAAATCCTATCTTTGATTCCGATCAGTTCCAGATCACCAGGTCCAAAAAGTTCCGAGATAAGCTCGTGGCTCTGACGAGCGAATATGTTAGGACTAGTCTTACTGATTATCCCAACATCGATGTCATCGAGGCTCGTAGGGCCGTAGACGATTTCACAAGCTTTGTTCGCGAAGCTTGTGAAGATTTGCGCCGGAAGATCTCAGTAATGAGGTCTGAAGGTCGCAAGGATAGTAAACGTCAAAAGGTGACTAGAGACCAGCTTCGCCATGCGTGTGAAGTCCTAGGCATTTCTGTAATTTACGGACACGTGCCAGACCTTAGAGTGGCTAAAAGGGCCATGCTTAAACGAGCTCGCGAACTCCATCCCGACAGGCACGGAGGTTCGGAAAAAACTCGTGCAGAGTACCAGGCCGTCATTGAATCTTATGGAGTGATCGAAACTTACGAGAAAGGACTGACCGTTCATGCGAATGGAGATCGTAGCAATGAAGTCCGCTAACCGCAACCCGCCTCCTGCGCCGCCCCCGGCTCACAGGAAGTCTGTCAACTTCGAAGATTTCATCCCCGATCGGAATCTGAGTGAAGTCCAAAGGGCTGCCCAGTTCCTTTTTTGGGCAGCGGAGAATATGCCGAAGCGTTTCGTCCCATTCGTATGGATCGCGAAATACGCCTACATCAAACCTAAGTTGCCTCGTTCCGATTCGGCAGAGGTAACTTTGATCCGTCAAAAGAAGATGGACCAGATCAAGCGTGTTCTGTGGACCGAGTATAAGCGGCGCACGGTATCCGCTCCTCGGAATTCTGAGCCAGGAGTCCGAGCGACTTACGATCACGACGACATGGCCAATACCGACCTTGTGCGTCGGAGGCGTCATGTGGCCAGCAGCATCAAGCAGATGGCTGACACTCACGCGGCTATCGATCCGGAACAGATGAATGACGCGTTGGCTAAGGCCATGGTCTTGGATATGAAACCGATCGTCAAGAAACTCAACACTCCCGATCTTATTCGGAGGTTGGAACTTCCTCCCCACAAGAAAAAGAAGGAAGATGATAAATGAAAAAACTCTTCATCGTGGATGACGATGCGAATGTCCTCCGTGTCCATGTCAGAGCGCTTTCCAAACACCATCAGGTCACGGCTTCTTTGGATGCCGAAGATCTGATGGCTTCGCTACGGGCCGGTCATTCTTATGACGTCGTGGTTTCCGACGTTGAAATGCCAGGCATGTCGGGGAAGCAGCTTCTGGATGCTTTGCGCTCGGAATTCCCCAGCTATGAATCGAAATTGATTTTTGTAACTGGGGGAGCCGACTCCAAAATCTTGGAGTCGCTCGGCACTAAGGCCATCATACTCTGGAAACCGGTCCCAGTGACTGAATTGTTGGAAGCAGTCCAAAACGTGAACGGATCTTGAAACCGATTCCGACAGTCGTCATTATCCAAGGGAAGGCTGTCAATCAGCATCATTTGGAATGCCCGGAGTGTGGATCCACAATGGAGCTCCGTGGAATAAATGAGAAGCTCTATTATGTTTGTATTTCAGTAGGATGTAAAGGTATTCACGGGTCTCATCCGGATGGCAAACCTTTAGGCATTCCTGCTAAAGCTAACATCAGGAAGGCCAGATCTGCAGCCCATATTGCCTTCGATAGGATTTGGGAGCACAAGAAAATGACGCGCACTGAAGCGTATGCTTGGCTTTCCAAAATCATGGGTGTTCAAGAGGCTCACATTGGTAACTTCGATGCCGAGCAATGCAGGAAAATTGTCACGACAGTCAAAACAGAATTCCCTGAGCTCTTCCCATTCAGCGACGACATCCCATGAACCCTGGTGGGTTTATATGGTTCGATGTTCAGATAACACATTTTATACAGGCATCACGAACAACATTCCAAAGCGAATTGAGAAACATGACGACGGGAAAGGTGCCAAATACACACGCGGGCGTGGGCCCGTGACCTTGGTTTGGGCTCGAAAATTCCAAAGCAAGTCTGAAGCTTTAACTGAAGAAGCGCGCGTCAAGAAACTCTCAAGATTTACAAAAGAATCCATGGCTCCTTGGTGGTGCCATACTCCCAGTCTTCGAAAGAAGAATATTCTCTTTCAAGCATTCATTGAAGTGAATGCTAAATATGAGCAAAAAACGAAAGGGAAACTTATTGGATCCCCTTCTATCAGGAAGGAATTATTCAATACATATTCCAGGGCGGTGCCAACTGAAGAGGCACTCCGTGCTATTGTGAGACTCTCTCCCCTTGTGGAAATGGGTGCCGGCACTGGATACTGGGCTTCTCTCTTGAATCATTTAGGAGCGGATATCATTGCATATGACAGAATTGATTCAGTTAACCTTTGGCACACCGGACCGACTCGATTCTTTGATGTCAAAAACGGTTCTCCCGAATCTTTGTTGAATCATTCGGATCGTTCTCTTTTCCTTTGCTGGCCTCCTGCCGACAGCAAGATGGCTGTGGAATGTCTTCGGAATTGGAAAGGACGGGAATTAGCTTACGTGGGAGATTTCAATGGATTAACTGGAGATCAGGAATTCTATGACGTTTTGCGTCGAGATTTCGTTCTCACACAGACCATTGAAATCCCGCAGTGGGCGGGGGCAGAAGATTACTTAACTATCTGGCAAAAATGATTCATCCTCCAGCGTAATGTGACTCATGAAGCCTGATCAGATCATTTCGCTCACCGAGAAATACGAAGAAGCTTTCCGGCGCGTCGGTACCAGGCCTAAGGAGATCGACAGGAGCATTACGCCTCCTGGTATGCAGAAGGCATGCGAACACGCAATGTGGATGCTCCCTAAGATCCGGGAGATCCTCCAGGAGGGAAAGCATGCGAAAGCTGAAAGGTGGTTTTGTTTCGTACAGAGCGTTATGTGGCAGGCAGGATTCTTCAGCATCAATGATATGCGTGATCACAACCGGACCCCCGAAGAGGAAAAACCTGTTAGCCCGAATCCGGATGCCTGTTCTAATATCCTTGAAGATTAGCTGTCCATTACCTCCGTCGCAATCTTGGACATGTCAGCGTTAGCCTCAAGCAGGACCCACAAGACGCGGGCATCTGCCGCTACCATAAATTTCTCGTGTCGCCAATCCTGGCAGTACCAGTCATAACCTTCGTAAGTTTTCTTTCGTTCTCCTTGATGGAGACGGGTCCTACAAGGACGTACTTGCAGCATTACATGTCCGTTACTAAGTTCAGGGAGAACTTCGAAATGGAGCATGGCGATAGTCGTGGAAGTCGGGTTTGAAGAATAATCTTTGTGCTCGGATGTTGACCATTTCACCCAAAAACGGTTACCACCACTGCAATGAATATGGATATGGTAGGAACAAAATTCAACGGATGCTTTTAGCCTGTCAAATTCTTGGATCAGGTGAGAAATTACTGAGTCATGTAGCTCACTGAACATCATTCCAGATAATACGTTCAGACTTTGCTGTAAAATGAATCCGGAGGTTTCCATGTCAGTTATTGTAGAGATCAGGGCCGCCGAAGGCGGAGATGACGCCAAACTCCTCGTTGAGGATCAACTCCGAGTCTATGCGCGCCGCGCGGTTCGGAGGGGTCTTTGACCTTGAAGTAACCGAACGCCTTCCGGGCCTCGTCGTCTTCCGGTTAACCGGTAAAGGTGCAGACGAAGCTTGGAAGGATGAAGCCGGTGGACACCGCTGGCAAAGGATTCCCCCAACCGAAAAAAGGGGTCGAGTCCAAACGAGCACTGTGACAGTGGCAGTTTTGCCAGAGCCCACAGAAGCTCAGATCCGGATCGATCCGAGGGACATAGAAGCGTCCACTACTCGTGGATCTGGTCCTGGTGGTCAAAATCGAAATAAAGTGGAAACGTGTGTCATTTTGAAGCACATCCCTACGGGGCTAACTGTTCGTTGTGAATCTGAGAGATCACAACATCAGAATCGAGCTATTGCCCTGGCACTCCTCCGGGCCAGATTATGGGACGCTGCACAGAAGCAGGCCATTGGAGCTCGTGATGATAACCGGAAACGTCAAATTGGATCCGGAATGCGTGGAGACAAGAGAAGAACAATTCGATGCCAGGATGGGATAGTCAACGATCACTTGACTGGAAGACACTGGAACTTCAAAGAATATGAGCGCGGTGACTGGTAACTAGCGCTTCATCAAGAAACTCAAAGCCTTATTGTGGAAAGTGACGAGACCTTTACCGGCCTCGTCTCTCTCTGCAGTTCCGTGGTCGGAAACCAGCCATTTACAGAGGACTTCTCGAGCTTCCACAGCCATGGCCTTTGCTTCATCATCTTCTATTTTATCCAGAATATCAATGGTCTCCTCGATCATACCCTGGAAAATAGAATAGGTTCCAGAGATCTTACTCATTCGCTGGCGAAAACTTCGCCAGTTCACTTGCTGGGTAGAATCTTGGAAACCCTCGGTGCACCAATGACATATGGCGTCGGATTCACCTCCGCAGGCCTCGCAAACCCTAGGTGTATCTGCCGGATCGTCCATCACAAACTACAGAAGACAAAAGGTCGTTCAAGTGGACGATTTATTTCTTGGCTTTGTCTTCGACTGCCTTGAAATCCGGGGGTATGACAACCGCTGTCTGCGGATTCATAGAAGGAAGGGGAGGCGGAACAGGAGCAGTAATAACTGGCTTCGGTTTCGGCTTGAGTTTATTCCCTACCGCAGGCGGTGCTGGATGGGGCGTTCCTGCAGGTGGTTCAGTGGTGGGTTCCGCGGATGCTGCAGCCATGGCTTCTTTGCGAACTTCCCGATCCTTTTTTAGGTATTCGTGAAGCGCTTTAATGTCTTCGTTCGTCTTCAAATTTGCTTCAGACAAGTTGGAAATGGACTTCGAGAGCTCTTCATAACTTGCCTTCTGAAGAGAGGTATCCATGGTTTTTACGAGCGCAGTGACGGCAGTAATGAGAGCCGTCAGAGCAGTAATCACAACTGCTACTGCTTTGGCCCTAGCGTAGAAATTTTTAGCCTCCGGAGGAATGCTTTCCTTGGCAGAATCGGGGCCTGAAATTTCTATCTGATTCATATTAGACCCCGCCCATTAGACGTCTCTAATACCTACGACCGCGGAAATTGTGAAATTTCCGCGGTCGTAGGAGCCACCTAGCTTTACTTCTTGGCTGCCTTCTTGGCTGCCTTCTTCGCGGGCTTTTTGGCTGCCTTCTTCGCGGGCTTCTTTGCGGCCTTCTTGGCTGCCTTCTTTGCGGTTGCCATGATTTCCTCTGGGTTTGATGGAGTGATGTCTGAAGGCCAATGCATTCAGACAGAGAATCTAGTTGATAGCTAGATCCCTACAGGAGTGTCCGAAGGTTCAATGAGCCGACGGAATTCCTCCCGGAGTTCTTTGTACATTACGAGTGTGCCTGTATAAACACGACACAACCCTAGAGAATCAGCTTGACAATAACATAAGAACCCGACTTGCCTATCGACGGGGTTCGCGAATTTCCTGAACCCTGGATGGCTACCGTGCTCCATTAGGGCAGTTTCCATCGCTTCTGCACTGATAGAATAGTCTACTTTAGGAGTCATTTTCTTCCCGAAAGGATAGAATGTGACTCGAATACCATCTTCATCCGCTTCAGTCCAATTCCCGGCAAAATTATCCGGCTTTGGATGGAAAGCTACGAAAGCGACACGCCCGAATTCCGGCCTATCATAAGGAATTATCGTCCTTCCACTAATCCGAAGCTGCTCGGATCTTGAATTAAGATCAGCCAGACTAATAACTAATTCAGTCTTCATAATTCACGCTACCAATTTTAGGCCTTTCTTGTTCTATTGGAAAGAAGCTCGTCCTGTGCGGCACCGGAGCCGCAGAAGGACGGAATCTCATGGATAGGAAACTGGAGATCGGATCTGCCGTGGTATTCATCACGGCAGAGCGTGTGAAGGTTAACGCTCTCATCGAATACGTCCACCATAGTGGTAGCGTAGACGCTGAAGAGCACAGGCAGAAGTATGGAAACTGGCCGTGCGTGAATTTGATGTTCCTGTCGCCGGATCCCAACAAGGTGGATCAGCATGGCAGGCAGAAGGAACGCGCCTCGTCAGTTTCTCACGGCAGTGTCCAGGGGACTCCTCAGGGTTACTGTTGGCTTTGGCCTGACGAGTAATCTTCCCGCCTTCGGTCGGTACCCAAAAGGCGCCGATGACCGGAGGTTCCGACGCCGCGCAGGGCGAGCTTCAAATGCCGGTGAGTTCGCACCACCGGTCTATCACCATTTGAGCGTATGCAATGGATGGCATTCCGTAGGCACCCAGAGAAAAGGCATCGTTTACTTCAACAACAAGTGTCTTTCCTTCCGACGTGACTCCGAGGTCCAGAGAATAAGCCACAGGCGCGCTTTTAAACGCCAGTACACATTTTTGCGCAATTTCAAAATCCGGATATTTCGTGAAGTCACCTCGATAATGACGACAGTTCACAATCAGTCCTCGATGAATGAACAGTCTATATTCAGCCACGAAGTCCACCACATCAGAGGCTAAGATTTCGAATTCATCCGGGAATGAAGCCGTCTTGATAAGATCCCGGATTGCGCCACTCGTTACAAACCCTGTGAACGCTTTACCACTTTTGAGTGGCTTGATGAACATGTGATGATTATTTTCGAGACGCTCCCTAACATATTTCATGTTGGTTTCCCACATATGTCGACCATAAAATTCGCGAATTTCTTCGACAGGTCCGTGATCTAATGTAGGTTGCACAATTCCAAGTCTATCCAGAGCTCGACGCACAGGGCCGATCCATCCATGAACTAACGTCTCTTTGCGGAGTTCTAGTGAATCGATTTCCTCGGCCGTGAAAGGAATTGTTTCTATACCAAGCATATAACATCCATACCACAGGGAAAAAGCGGTCTCATTAATGAACTCACCGTTTTTCTTCTGGATGTATGCGAGATCAATCATTAGACATGTTACAGCGTAAGATCTCGCATGCGACTCCGAGGAACAGAATTTGGCAGAGTTTGGTGCTCTTCAGGATCATTGGGATTCTTCGGTGACGGATATTGGTATCATCGGTTGATGAAACCGTTCGGTCTGGACTACGAAGATACTACCTTCGTGGCTAAGACGACGACTCTCTTCCCAAGGAAAGGGAACATGCCTTTGAAGGAAGATAAGGTGACGCCGAAAAATTTACTTCCTTCTTGCATTAAGATCAACTTTCGGAAAGGGGCAGTTCTGAATTCCGTCGGACTCAGCGGACCAGGTTTTTTCGATCTGATTGGAACAGGGAAATGGCAAAGGAGAACCGAACCTTTCCTCATTTCCTTCATGTCAGTATCTTCAACGCCTGAGGGAAGGCTCTCGGAGCTTCGAGGCTTCGTTAGTTTTCTTAAGCCGAAAATCCAAGAATTTCAGGCGCCTTTCGGTGTGGAAATGAACTTCTCATGCCCAAATGTTGGGCTCCATTCCGGAGAGTTATCCTCTGAAGTCATGACGGCTTTGGAAACAGCTGCTCCGCTTCAAGTCCCTCTTATTCCGAATTTCGGACCCGACGTCTCCACAAAGATCATTTGGGACACCATGCTTCATCCTTCTTGTGATGCAGTGTCTATTTCCAACACTTTGAAGTGGGGAATGATGCCTGATCGCGTGGATTGGGAATCCATTTGGGGGTCTAAATCCTCTCCACTAGTCCAATTTGGAGGTGGAGGAATGTCCGGGTCTCCTATTTTCCCGATAGTGTTGGAACTCGTCCAAGAAGTTTGCAAAGACTCTATTCCGAAACCCCTGATTGCGGGCGGCGGAATCATGAACGAGGCTAACGCTGTAGCACTCATTAAGTCTGGAGCTTCTGCCATCAAGCTGGGAACAGTTGCGATGCTCAGGCCGTGGCGTGTACGTGGGATTGTAAAGAAAGTTCGGGAGATGATGCTTTGAAAATTTCCATTCGAAGGCCAGATGATTTCCATGTTCATTTAAGAGATGGTGACATTCCATCTCTCGTAGGTCCATATACGTCTGATTCCTTCTCAAGGGCTTTGGTGATGCCCAACACTTCTTCTCCCATTCTCTCAGCGATGGATGCTGAAACCTACAGGAAGAAGCTTCGAGAAGATGTCCCCCTTCTTGAGCCCCTCATGACTATTCAGCTCACAAGTTCTACTTCACCAGAAATGATCTTGGAAGCCCAAAAAGTGGGGGTTATGGCTGCCAAGTTTTACCCCTTGGGGGTCACAACCAATTCAGGGAACGGATCTCTTCAGATCACTGATTTGAGATCTCAGCTCTCCATGATGGAAGAAATTGGAATGATCTTATGCCTCCATGGAGAAACTCCAAACGTTTTTTGTATGGACAGGGAACGCGATTTCTTGCAACGTTCCCTCATGCCGCTGTCGAAGGGGTTTCCTAAACTCAAGATTGTTCTGGAACATCTATCCACGGCTGATGCTGTTGGCTACGTAGAAAATCTCCCCGACAATGTTGCAGCCACCATCACAGCTCATCATCTAGTCTTGACTCTGGATGATGTTTTGGGAGATAAACTGAAGACGCATCATTTCTGTAAGCCCATAGCCAAGCACCCGAGAGACAGAGAAGAACTCCGAAGGGCGGCCACTTCCGGGAATCCAAAATTCTTCCTCGGAACTGATTCAGCACCTCATCCAATCAATGGTAAAGAATGTGCTGAAGGATGTGCCGGAGTTTTCACTGCACCAGTTGCCATGGAAATCTTGGCAGAAGAATTTGAGAAAGCAGATGCTCTCCAAAAATTGGAAGCGTTCACCAGCGAATTTGGAGCACGATTCTACGGACTTCCATTGAATAAAGAAAAACTCGTTTTAGAGAAGAAATTGCGACGAGTTCCTGGTATGGTACAGAGAAATTTTGTACCATTTATGAGCGGTAAGGAACTATTATGGTCTCGAAGCTCTTGAAACTGACCGGCTACTGGCAGAGTATATGAGGCGATCTCGCCTCAAATACCCGCCAGTAGCTCAGTTGGTAAGAGCACGAGCCTTATAAGCACGGAGTCGGTGGTTCGATCCCACCCTGGCGGACTTAATCGTCGTCACTAAAAGACGAGCTAGACCCTCCGTCGTCATTGTCATCATTACCGAAGGAAGATGCGGATCCGCCGGAATCGTCATCATCTGATACGCTGGATGATGACCCGAAAGATGAGCTAGCACCGCCAGTGTCATCATCGTCGTCATACCTGCGGCGAGACCGGACCTCCCGTTCCACGTAGACGTCCCTCTCGTATACCCTGTCTCGACGCGCGCTCAAGCTGCCGAGTGCATAACCAGTAAGAAGATCCCCATTTCCTCCAGAAGAGGAAGTCTGATTCACTACTACTGTAGTAGGAGCCGCAGGAGCTGCAACATAGACCGGGCGCATAGCCGGAGCTGGAGGGGGCATAGCCGGAGGCGGCGGATCCGGAATCTGATTAGAACGACGCGGCTTGGAAGAGACTTCTCTGGCCTTATCACGGAATTTATCAGCCCATGCCTCTTCTTCCATATTGCGAACACGTTTCTCTGCAATTTCTTCGTCCAGCTCTTCGATCTTCCTCTCGTGCTCTTCTTCCCGCCGTTTGTTCTTCCACCAGAAGAAACCACCGATCGCCACTACGAGGACCACGGTGCCAAAGATCCACCATCCAGTGTTACTATTCGTGGCAGGGCCAGGAATTTGAGCAGGTGTAGATTGAGTGGTCGAAGTCTGGGTCCTGAGACCAATGGTCTTCTCAGCAATTTTCACAACGCCGTCTGCCCAACGGGCCTCTTTGAAAGCAGAATTGCCGGCAGACGAAATAGATGACCACTGTGATGGGGTAACTCCGACGCCCTTACCGAAATGGACCACAACGTTTTTGTGGGTCGGATCCAATCCGATGGCAACCACACCAGGTTCATCTACAGCCTTGTGTACTCGCGACTCGAGTGCCGATTTGCTCAAGGAGCTTGATGTGATCACTTGAACGTCGAATGGCCACTGGGCCGCCGCGGTTTGTAGTGCGGTTACGTCCGCAGGGCTGAAAGTCCCAGCATCATCATGAATGTTGATCGTCATGTCTGTGTATCCTCTCTCTACAGTTACGCTTGAAGCCGTTTCCGTGATGAGATCATACCGGTCAAAAACTGGAATCTACGAACAATCTTGACACAAAGCTCGCGAACGGTTATCATGACTCAGCCATGAAGCACCACCTCTGAATTCACACCTGTCGTGGCCCTCCTGGGCACCGTCGCGTTCTCAACGTCCGACGAGTCCAGAATCCAGGAGGTAGACCATGTATCAGATGAGTGAAGAAGAGCGCGCGGAGCGCTCCAAGGTGAAGGCTCTCCACGCGGCTATTCGCGGATGCGGCCCGGTTGGTGACCGGTATCGCAATCTCGCGTGGGGTTTCGTGCGCGGTTTCCCATACCGACGCATTGAGCGGAACCATCATGTTCAAATGTTGGACAACGCCAACTATGAACAGATGGCGAAGCTCGACAACCATTATCGTCAACTTGACGGTCAGTGGTTTTATGAACACAATATGCCCTCGGAGACTTGGCTCTTCGACACCTTGAAGAAGTTCCTCCCGGAACTTAAGAAGGAACAGATTGTCACGTGGATGCGTGACATGTCCGGTGCAATTCCTCCGCCGCCACCTCGGCCAAAGCGGACGCGTGAAGAAGCGATGGCTCACGCGGGGGTGTAGTGGACAAGCTATACGTCATCGTCCGGGGGGATCTTCCCCCCGGAGACCAGGCCGTCCAATCCATGCATGCGGCGTTGAAATACGCCAAAGAGCATTCGGATTGGACGGCCTGGTACGAGGCTTCCAATTACATTGCGCTCCTAAGCGTGCCTAATGAGCGAGAGCTCATGAAATTGCTGATGAAAGCGCGAGATCGAGATCTCAAATTCGCAGCTTTCTGCGAGCCGGATCTAGATGATTCTATGACTGCTATTGCACTTGAACCCGGGTTCCGATCCAGGCGCTTGTGCAATGGGCTCCCGCTTGCGCTTTCGGAAAACCAAAATATTCCGGCGTAAGCTAGTTCATGAACGACACCATTAGGACCGTGCGGGCGCTTCTTCAGAACACGGCATCACCGGCTGGTGATCACACTAAGGTTATCTTGGAAGTTAAGCAGCATTCTGGAGAAATCATCTGGCCGGACTTCATTACTCACGACGACAAAGTCTACAGGAACACTCTCACTACCCTCTGGGGTGCTCGCGTTTATTCGCAAGTCCCGGCATGTCCAGCGAGAATTTCTGAAGATAAGTGGGACGAACTGGCTAAAGGGTCCTGAGATGATGGGCTACAGCGCTACCGACGTCTTCACGAAGAAGGAACAAGTGCTCTTGAGCATGGCCAAAGTTCTGGTTGAATGCTTACCAGAAATTCCAGGTCTCCGATGTCACGAAGTAGCAAGAGCCGTAGGTACCGTCTTGGGTTTGGAAACCCAAGATGGTCATTATGGACCGGTAGAACACTCCTGGCTCGTCGTTCCTCCTCGAAGCATGGGACGGGGGCCGGGAGTGCTTGACGTATACTCTGTTGGAAGTCTTCCCACAGTCCGTTTATGTGACGGGTTCCTTCTGCTCCCTTATGCCAAAGAATTCCAACCGGGGATCCCTAGGCAGGATATTGATGAAGGTTTGGTGATGGATCTTATAGACTGCATGCACGCGAGGCTTCTGGGAGCTCCGCTGTAACGTTCAGCCCATGGAAGATAACGAGATTCTCGGGAATCCGCGCGATGGCATCATTGAGCTATTGAAGGCTCGAAGTGTCAAATTTGGGAATTTCACTCTAGCGTCAGGGAAGAAGAGCGATTTCTTCGTGGATTGCAAACAATCCATTCTCACTGGTATCGGACATGTCTGGGCTGGGCAACTGATGTTGGAAGCTGTCGCCCTTCACTTCAAGGAAGCTAGGGCTGTAGCAGGGGTGGAACTCGGTGGGTGCCCCCTGGCGAGTTCAGTGGCGCTCCTCAGTGCTGTCGCTCCTGAAATTCATAGTCTGGATGCTCTATACGTTCGTAAGACTAAGAAAGATCACGGAACTGGGAATCTTGTAGAAGGTAAAGGTGACATGGAATCCGGAACCCCGGTCGTCTTGCTTGAGGACGTCGCGACGACTGGAGGATCTTCCATGAGAGCTATCAAAGCACTTCAAGATGAAGGATTCCGGGTCCTCGGGGTTATTACCCTCCTGGATAGGAATGAAGGCGCTTCTGACGCGTTCCGTGAAGCCGACATCCCGTTTGTCGCCATCTTGGACCGATGCGACCTCGAGGACTGATCAGCGTCTTCCTGGTTCTGTCTTGTTCCAAGCAGCCAGTTCAGACGAACACCGAAGGCATCCCTGACGCCGGACAACCGGTCGTCGTCGAAGCCGTCCCGCTTGAGCCGGAAAACCACCTTCCTGTCGTTACTCTCGGTGAATATTCCACCGAGTATTCATGCGAAGGGAAGGATGAAGCTCGAGCCAAGAATATCGAGCTTGCAGCTTCTCGTCTCCAAGCGTGGAACGAGAATTGGAACCCTGGCGAGGAATTCAGTTTTAACGATGCAGTCGGACCACGGACTTCAGAAGCTGGGTTCTTAAACGCTCCCGTCATCTTCATGGGTGAGACCACAGCAGGGATAGGTGGAGGAGTCTGCCAAGTTAGTTCCACGCTCCACGCGGCCGCTCTCATGAGTGGATTGGAAGTTATTACCCGTCGCCCCCATACGCGCTTCTCCAAGTATATTCCTCACGGCTTAGATGCGACGGTGGCTTATCCGCCTGAATGCAATGGGAATCACCGGGAGAATATCGCGAATGGAAAAAATCCGAAGTGTGATTCGGTGGATTTGATTCTCCGAAACCCATTCGGATTTGAGATCAGTATTAAGACATTTACTGAAGAATCAGGTTTAGGGAAGAAGCGACTGAGAATCTGGATCGAAGGAGCCAAGAATCCGATCGAGAAAGCTTCCTACCGCATCATGCAGTCCGGTGGCGTGGATTTTAAAAGGACCTTCCATAAAATTAGTCGAATCCGGACTGCTACTTACAAGAAGCTAGTTCAATCCGGTCAACAAGGGGCTCATGTTACTTCATTCATATCATATTTGATGAAGGACGGGACGAAGAAAGAAATCAGCTACAGGAGTGAGTACCCTCCGGTGAACGAAACCTGGGAGGTTGGACTTCTGTACGATATGTCAGGTCCGCCGCCTTGGGAATAGATTATGGGTCCGTAGCTCAACTGGCTAGAGCTGTCGTTTTCAACTCGAATGGTTGCGGGTTCAAATCCCGTCGGGCCCTCCACTTTCAATGAAAAGCAAGCGTCAAGCTTCCGTAGCCAAGTTGGTCAGGCAGCGGCTTTCAATTCCGCCACACGTGGGTTCGAGTCCCACCGGAAGCGCTCGCTAGGTACTGTGGTACCATGGCGCCTGTAGATATCCCGGATGGCGGTCTCGACTTGTCTTCGGCTACTGAAGACGTTGTGCGAGAATATGCCATGGACCTCATCAACGAGTACGTCCCGAGCACGACAGGAGACGACAAGTTTGCTGAAATCGCCAAAGATTATGGCGGTTCAGGGACGACCTGCGGTTATTTATGCCATTGGCTCATGTGGCGAATGGGATGCCGCGATCCGAAAATGGTGAACCGAGATGAGCCGTCAGACGGGCTTCATTATGTTCCCGGCGCGAACATTTCACGGATCTTCGCTAATCCTCATTTCGTCCATTACAAACCCGGTTTGGGAATGACGCCTGATAATGGGGACATTGTCTTCCTCAGCGACGGGCCCCCCGACACTGAGCATGTGTACGTCTCGACTGGAGTGGATGACACGAAAGATCCCCCCATTTGGAGTGGGGCTAACGCGGGTCAGAGAGATAAAACCACTGGCAAACAGTGTTCTATCTTCATAGACAGAACATTCTCCCATGATTCTCTCTTATACTCTGGCGGATCCAAGAAGATCGTGGGATGGGTAGATATCAGCCAGCTTCCATTCACTGCCATGGCGGATCTACACGAACCTGGTGAATGATGCAAGGCATTAAACTCATCTTTAGGTCCAAGGAAAATCGAGTTCTCGCCTTCAAGAACGCAGATGACTGGGACCTTCCTTCTTGTTCCGTAGAACATGTGGACGAACTCCGAAACTCTACGAGGAATCTTTTCAAGAAGGTAACGGGTGCATTTCCGGATAAAGATCCCATCCCTGTGTATCGCGGATACGACGATGAATATGGGGTTTCTTCGTCGTATATTTCGGATTGGACAGGGATCCCGAAAACTAAGAAAGGTCAGAAAGCAGACTGGGTTGATGTTATCGATATATTATCCAGTAAATGGGGACTTTTTGCCCGGGATGCTTTCCACCGGCTCAAATTGATTAACCGTCCTAAGCTGGACTTGGAAGATCTCTACACAATCAGCAAGAAAGCTTTAAAAGACGGATCTCGTCATGCAAGCGAAGGCGTCGACAAAGTCATTGACGAAATTGTTTTCCTCATGGAGATCAATAAATCTGAGGCAGTAGACAACCTGCTTCAGCATATGGATGTAACCAAACTCCATGCTGATATCTTGTCAGCTGCACTGGCGGTACTAGAAAATTACGATTTACCTTCAAAAGCAAGATTCGTCGAAGATGCCAACATCATCATTCAGGAAATCGATGCCTTACGTCCAAAAATGAAACTTAAAGATGAATATGGGAGAATTTTATCTCATGATGTCCGGGGGGATGCCTTGAAATATTATCGCAAGAAAGCTGTTGAATTCGGAAATCTTCTGCGAGAAGGAAAACTCGGACCAGGCCTCCATCGAGGCGGAGCTCCCATCCCCCGCAGGAAAGCAAATTGAACTATCAGGAAAAGCAAAGACTCATTCAACAGGCATTGAAAGATATGTCTGACGGAAAGAGGAATCTTCTCAGTAATCCTTTCGCCGGTCTCATGCCTCCGAGATTGGATCCTTCAGAAGTCGCCAGAAAAATGTTTCCTATTGAGCCCCTTCCACAAGGAGCGGTGCCAGTATACTTTCTGCCTCAATGCATAAGATGTGATGGTCATTACGAAGATTTGAAAAATCATTCAATCGAAGAATGTAATCTTTGCATCGTTGTTGATGTGATGGAGTCATGAACGGTCCGAAACGACTCCACTACAGTGATTCTAACAAGTTGACTGCATCCGTCAATAAAATTAGCCATCTCATGACCAACCACGATTGGGAAGATAAGTCCGAACCAGAGAAGAAAGCGGGCGGACTTATCATTTCTAAAATCGAATTGGAATGTCGTAAATGCGGATTGGTGGCCGGGTTGCTTCCTCTTGAGGAGTTGGATCGCGATTGCGACATTGTTTTAGTGCGCTCCGTGATGGAGTCATAAATTTCTGTTGTAATGTTGTATCACTAGATAACCCAATCAGGAGGAAGTCATGTAGACTTAGAAATTCGGGCGGCAGGGGTGAAGGCCCCGCACCGGTAGGTTAATGGGTTCAAGTCCCAACCCCGACCCGTCTTACCTTTTCCAATTCGGGCCTGATCGGCTTCGACTGGGGAAGAAAGAACGATCTGCGTGCAGGCGGCGCTCGATCCGCCATAACCAATCGAGCCGACACAGCTGCCAACGACAACGGCGCCCTCCGCATCGCGGCCTAAAAAACCGCGCGGATGTCTTCCCGGCGAAACTGCTTCCAGTAACCGGATGAAGGCACGAACCCAAGAGGAAGCTGGCCGTGGGAGTAACCCTCCTTTTATCCCGACGCCTCAGCCGGGAAGGCGAGATCAAGTCTAGGCTGACAGTGCGGAAAGACGCGCAAACTCAGTCGCAGGGGATACGGCGACTACGCACGTGAACGAGGGTTGTTTGGACAACTTCAGGACGCGGGTTCGATTCCCGCCAGGTCCACAAGGTGTTTGGAAATGCATCAATGGGAAGGTTGGGTATTTCCCAATCCAAAAGACGGTAAAGTCTTAGCTTGGGTCATTTGTGGTAGATGCAGTTATTGTGTCCATTATGTAAATCATCAGCCCGGGTTCACACCCCCGATTCCACCGGACAATCCTCCTGATTGCAATGAACGATTGGTGAAATGGGTAATGGAACAATGACTCGTATTGAACTTTTGAAGGAAATTCAAGAACATCCGGAGAGACACCGGCATGACTTTGACGCGCTCCAAGATTGTTGCTTTATTGATGGTGCTATTGATCTCGGAGTCATGCAAGCTCACGAGAACGTCAACCTCGGGATGAATGGTGGGATTCGCTGCGACGTGACTTCAGGGCCTTGCGCTTGTGGAGCTTGGCATCGATGAGTGGATTCCATTTCACTGCCACGCCGGTTGCGCCGGCAGTGAAATGGAATCCAAATGCACCACAAGCGTCGTCGTCCCAAGAACCGTCGTGCCGGATGCTTGCTTTGTAAACCGTGGAAGAGTAACGGAGTTAATCAGGAGAAGCCTTCGATTCGGAGGAAACTCCAAGAGAAGTTGGAAGTTTTGGTTTGCTCCGTGTAACCTGCTTCCATGAAGCTCAAAGACATCAATCTTCTCGACGTCGGTAACACGATCCAGATCGTCGGTGCTGTTTATGCCGACGACAAGAAAGTCCTGATCTGTCTCTTTCCGGAGGATCGCGGAGAGATCCAGACTGAGCAGGACCACTCATATGGCGACTGCATGGGGACTGCCACTTCCCAGCTCGTCACCAAGGACAAGAAGTACCTGGATATTGATGTTCTCGACATGGATGCCGAGGACTGGTTGAAGTTCCTGAAGCAAACCGACGTCATGGAGACCGAGATTCTGACGAAGGCATCTGATGGGACGCTGGCGAAGGCCATCTACCGGAAGAGCCAACGTCAAATCGACCAGGTCGTGAGTTGGCAAGTCTTCAAGCGCGATAGCTACACTTGCCGTTACTGCGGCAACGACGCCGTTCCTCTGACGGTGGATCATCTCGTTCGATGGGAAGAGGGCGGTCCAACGATCGCGGATAACCTCGTTGCTTCTTGTAAGAAATGCAACAAGACCCGCGGGAATCTCTCCTACGAGGAGTGGCTCCGACATCCACGATACCTGGAGGTCTCCAAGAGCCTCACCGTGGAAGTGAGGGCTTTGAACGAAGATCTCGTCGGCAAAATCCGATTCATCAAGAGGAACGTTCACGTTCGGACTCGGTGAAACGACTTAGCTATTCTGACCTGAGGGAAGCCAAGACGGCGGCCCTGGAAAGGCTGGCGAAGGCCATTGCTGTTCGGATTCCCTCAGGTCAAATATCGGAAAAAGAGTATCGTAGTCGTCTCATCTACGCCATAATGAGGAAAGAAAAAGAAATCTCCCGTGCACCCCGTAATAGATAATGATGAGGTCGGACCGTGGTCCGTCGAAATCCGAAACACCTCCCAAAATCCTTCAATCTCCAGGGTCCAATCCACATCCCTGAGGCTTCGAACCTTGGAGATTCAGTTGCGGCAGCGAGTGTGGAAATGGCTGCGTTCAACTCGCCCCCTCAAGGGGAACTCATCTACCAAAAATTCCACGCGTTGACTCGCTGTCCACAATGCGATTCCATCATCGATCCCAGTAAAAGTGATCACGGTTCAGAAGAATGTAACCGTCGAATTGTGCTTCAGGTTATGGAGTCCTGAAAATGTAACGTAATACCATGACCATGCCCTCCGATCGGAAGGATTGGGAAGGACTCTCAGCTCTTCAGCTCCTTGAAAGGGTCCTAGTTGAGAATCGACAGCTCAACGAAAATATGACTTCCGTGCAAAACCGTAGTAGTGAACTTCTCGAGAAAGCTCGAGCATGGCGGAAAAGGCTTATTGAACTCGGGGAACCAGACCCCGGTCCTCCCTGACTGTTAATTGGCTCGAGAAGTGTGAGCCACCAAAGGCGATCCAGTATTAAACAGAATGAACGTGAAATTGGGAAACTCCGAGGCCCTCGCGGATATAGACTGTGTCGCTTTTGTCGCAAAGAAGTAATGCCTCCACGGCAGACTTTCTGTAGCGATTATTGTGTTCATGAATGGAGAATCCGTTCAGATCCTCAGTATTTGAGGAAGTTCGTCTATGAACGAGATCTTGGCATTTGTGCCATATGCCATGTAGATACTCGGTATATCCGCATAGCTCTAGAGAATGCCGCGCGAGATTCCATGATCGCCAGTGGTGTGTGGTATTGGAAAGACCATCCAATATTTCTTGCTGAATGCAAGAAATATGGACTCACGGTCAAAGAGTCTGCGAAATCTCTTTGGCAAGCCGATCATATTATTGAAGTAGTTGATGGTGGGGGCGAGACAGATCTATCCAATATCCGCACTCTTTGCATACCGTGTCATAAACAAAAAACCCGGTCTGCTAACGCAGTGCGGAAACAAATGGCTTACGTGGACAAGGACTTAGCACCACTTCCCGACGTCAAACGTCTCATCGACTAGGCTGCACGACGCCTGCGCCTGGCAGGCTCCACGGCCGGGTCGACCACGGGGGCTTGAGGGGCTTGAGGGGCTTCCAATTGAAGGCGGTTAATTCCCGCCAGGTTGGCAAATCCATCTCCGGCTGGGACTACAAATGCATCTCCCATGGTCTCGGGATGATAATTCTTGTTCGCGATCTTGAAAAACTGATCCGGATGGGATTGGAGCATGAATTTCTGAATCAGCATTTGATCAGGAATAGGAATGTTGAATACTTTGAATATGACACAAAATTTTGCTGTGACTTCCCCATCTTCTACCCTGGAAACATTCCAGCAGGAAGAATTTTCGATCCGATAAAGGAATCCGTCTGAAGACCGAACGTGGAAATGTTTGAAACGTCTAAATTCAGACTTCTGATCTTTATCTAAATGTCGACGTAGAAGTTTGGCCGCCTTTTTGGTGGCGACGACCATCTCCTTCGCTTCGATTTGCGTTTGGGTGCCGCGCCTGTCGAAATATGCCGCGCGAACTTCCGGGACTAGACTGATCTCAGATAAAGACCAAGACCAAACGTGCTCTTCGTTACAACAAGAGCAACTGAATCCGATTCGCCTTTCGAAAGGCCAGCCTTCAGCGCGGAATTGGGAATGATCTCGATGCTCAGTCCAAGATCGTCGACGATGGTCCGGATCACGATCTCCAACAGCTCTTACAACCTCTTCTACCTGCATTCTTCATTAATACACCCAAAAAGCTCGAGCGGCTTCCGATAGAGTATCGTTAGGTAGAGCATGGCTCTGCGTGCTGGTAGTCTTAGAACAGATCCGAGCCATGGCAAAGAATAAAAAACCCCCGGTCAGACTGATTCTCTCTCTTCCGGAAGAAATAGCGTCGGGACTGGATAAAGAAATCAGGAAGCTCCGGAAGCGCCATCCGGGTGTCCATCCGACAAGAGCTAGTATTACTCTCGCTCTAATCAAGAGCGGGTTGCTTAGGCGTGTAGACACGAAGGAAGAGCGCAATGAGTCTTATAAACTCATAGTGCGGGAAGCCAATATTTTCAAGAATCGCGGTAAAGAAGCTATGAAAGCGGGTGATGATGTCGGGGCTCGAGCTCTATATCTGAAAGCAGCAGCAGCAGAACTCGATGCCCTTTCCGTTTTAGGTACGAATGACGAAGTCGCTACCAAAACGGTGGTCATTGAAATGTTACTTCTTTTGAAAGCAGCTACAGGTTATAAGCATCTACCAGAAGTACCGCTTAGCATGGATGCTCCATTACATAATTCTTGAACATGGTTCCATTGTATTGTGACTGAAGCCCGCTAGGAGGATCAAATGGACACTCAGATTCAGACTCAGACTGCCGACGAATTCTCCGCCAAGAACTCTCTCCAGGGCACCGGATTTGGAGAGCTTGCCATCATGGGCAAGGAAGGCGATACCAAGATCATGTGGGACAAGTCCAAGCCCGTCGAAGTGGACACTGCTCGGGATACTTTCAAGCGCCTTCGCAAGGAAGGATACCTCATCTATCGCGTCGTTGGTGAGAAGGGCGACAAGGGCGAGCAGATGAATGAATTCGACCCCGATGCTGGCCGACTCATTGCAGCTCCTGCGATGACGGGTGGATAGCGATCATACTGTCGTTCAAGTGGCTCCATAGCCGCATTCATGGAATAGCCACAAACAACGGCATTTGTTTGCATGTAAACTCGGCTGATGCCGATCTATGGTAGAGACAAGGGGCTTTCAAAAGAGGTGCTTGAAGCCCGGGCCAGAGCGGAGCGGCTCCTTCGTAGCCATCTGAGTCCGGATCAGGTCCGTGATTTGGACCAGCACAACTGGTTCGAAGTCCACGTGGCAGACCGAGTCTATCGGCTGCTCCGCGGTCGGATGGGGAATGTCCGTCTCATGTGCGACGGGAAAGCCGTCGCACAGTTCTGCATCCATCCCAAGACGGATGTTCCCGATGCCGACACGATGCTTGCTCAAAAGCTCATGCTTGAAAGTGACGAGGAGTCGTTCCTGCGCATCGCTAACCGATCAGAACTAATGGGTCGGTATGATGGCCTTTACGAGGGCAGTCGAGTCCGTCGAGGAACCGGTCCTGTTGAAGTACGGCCTCTCGATCCAGTGGCACGAGAAGAAATCATTACGCGTAGTCTCTTAACTGCTGAAGGACGAGAGAGACTAGCATCGGCTGTTTGGACCGCCGCTCGATATCATCGGATTGCCAATCCTAATGCGAGCTCTGAAACTACCTCTGCTGAACCCCCGGCTCGTGTTGGACAACTTGAAATCGCAGCTAGATTAGCTGCTGCATATCAGCCCGGTGATCACAGGATCGTTAGGGCTATGAAGAAATGGGCAGCGTTTTCCAGACATTTGACGGAGATCTCCAATGCCGCTTGATTCACTTGTTCGAGCAGTAAATGAAATTCAAACCACGAATTCAGGGCCGATTTTGACTGCGGCCACGGGAGCTGGAACCGTGAACTGCGTATGGGGACCTTGGAACGTCCAGTTTATTCAGACTGGGACTTCTACCACTACGTATACGGCCACTAATGCTACCAATGATTCTTGGGTTGTCTGGAATCAACAGATGGCCCATGAGCTCCAACGAGCTGTTAACGCTGCTAGTGCAGCTATGACGTCAGTTGGATATGCTGTCACCAACACCATCACCGACGCGACGTCCGCTCTTTCCAACTCCAGTATTTGGACCATTTGGAATCAAACCATTTCCACAATCTCCACTACCAATACTTGGACCGTTTGGAACGAGCAGCTTCGAAACGCCAATCCACAACAAGTTCGCCAAGCCGTCGAAAGGCGACGTCCTTCGGAAGAGGAAGTTAGGGCGAACTTGGAGCGCGAGAAAACCTGGCGCGAAGCAGAAGAAAAACGGAAGAGGGAAGAGGAAGAAGCCAAGGCGAAGGCCGAAATTCTTCTTCGTCGTCATCTTTCACCTGAACAACAAGAAGACCTGGATAAGAAGAATTGTTTCTTCCTTCATATTGGGGAAGAAAGATATCAAATTGTCCGAGGACAACATGGAAACGTCAAGCTTTTGGATGAAGATGGGAAGATTAAGAGGTCTTTCTGCATTCATCCGAAGGTGAAAGTCCCGGATGCAGATGCAATGCTCGCTCAGAAGTTTCTTCTAGAAACGGACAAGGATGCATTCTACAAGATTGCCAATATCACCGAATATGGTGGTCGGGGCGGTGCGCTTCCGCCTGCGGCCAACGCCAATCGATAGGGTGGCTCCATGGACGAGGCAAGTCGGGTAGCCCAACAAATCCATAATCAATGGCCTTTCATACCCGAAGAGGATGCTAAGGCTTTCTATCTTTCTCTCGGAATGATTACTGTGGGTGAAGGGACTGTTCGTGTTAGTCTTTGGGTTTTGGCTCGAGTAATTGAGCACAAAATGGGCAAAAACTAATGCAACCCACTTATCTTATCGGAGATGCTACTCGTCCCGTAGCGGATGGACCAAAAGTAATTATACATATCGTGAACACCGCAGGTCGGTGGGGTGCCGGCTTTGTGAAAGCAATTTCACGGAGATGGTCAGATCCTGAGAAACGCTACAGGAAGTGGGCTAAAGAAGAAAGCTTCAAACTAGGGGAGGTCCAGTTCGTCCAAGTTGATCATGATATTTGGATTGCCAATATGGTAGCTCAGCTCGGAATTGGAGAGCTGAACGGCCCTCCCATAAGATACGAAGCCTTAGAACAATGTCTTCAAAAAGTGGCGATTTTCGCACTTGAGAAAGGAGCCACTGTCCACGCACCGAGGATTGGATGCGGTCTTGCTGGAGGAAAATGGTCCAAGGTGGGACTTCTCGTGGAATACGAGCTTTGTAACGCCGGAGTAGGTGTTTTCATTTACGATCTCAGCTAATCAAATTCGTAGACTCATGACGTAGAGGCAGTCGTGAGCGACGAAATTCAGAAGATTCCGAAAATTCCGAATCCTTCCGGTAAGTCCGCCGTTGACGGAGAGCCCGAAGACCTAATTCAAATCGGCCAGTGGTACTGGGTCAAAAATCAAAAGGATAAAGACCCTTGGTTTGGGTGCGTCGTCCACGTTGGGACGAACTACGCAGAAGTCCAAGCTCCTCGGTATGGCTCCAGCAGGATTCATTTCGATAATTTCTTTTCCATTTGCTCTTTGGAGCCTAATCCGGATGCGGTAATCGATAAGGAGATTTCCGAGCATCAAACGGAAGTCAATCGGCTCCTTGGACGCGTGAAAGAAGTCACCGCCCAGCTCTCTATTGTCCCGAATCCTCTTCTCCAGTCTGGCAACGAAACACGAGCACTCGCGCTCCGTGGTCCAGGCCAGGATATGGGCGAATATGGGAAGGCGCTAGAGAAAGCCAAGAAGGAGATTCTTCCTGACTTATTCCGTCGGATTCAAAGCACCAACGAATCTCTGGCAGCATGGATGACCGCTAAGATCGTCCCGTTGAAAGCTCAAGCTAAAGGTCTTGATTCCATCATTGGAGCCATCAACGAACGCATCTTCTCGGTGGAGCTTTACGCCGGGCTGACCGAGAACGTTGAGAAAATTCGCGATGGAGAACCTGCACCACTTTCCACAAAAGTTCATCTCTTTCAGCGTCGCTGTTACATGGACGAAGAGTGTCTTGCCCATTATGAAACGGGCGGCATATCATTCCGCAACATTCACGAATTCGATAACTGGATCGCACGAGAAGACAATCTGAATAGATTGTTTCCATTCCCTCGATCCATCGTTGCCTTTCGTGTCCGTCGTTCGGAAAAACATCGAGAGATCATCAATTTCTCAGATTTTATCTCTCTTGAAGGAGAACTCAACGCAGATAAATGGACTTTCCTCTACATCCGGAATGGAGCTCAACTCTTTCGGATGGATACGAAAATCGAATTCGGTCATAAATTATTCCCGGATCTCGGTCATAATTCCCTCGTGGGAAAACTGTGGGCGGAAATGTTCGCCGGCAACGTCAAAAGACTCATCACAGACAACGAACACACTGGCATTATCGAGGATTTAGAGCGAGAACGAAAAGAATGGAGGAAAAAGGATAAAGCTTTCCAGCAAGCCAAGAAGGCTGGAAAGAAAACTTCTGACGACGCAGAAGTTAACTGGCCAGGATTCGAACCAAGGCTCTTCCATGATTACGAGCCTTACGATCGTTCGAGCGTATACAAGGATGATATTGCGGAGAAAATTCAAGACGAAATCCGTGAACACAATCGAATCGGACTTGTCATTCAAGGACTCCTCGATAGATCTCCCGTTCTTCATCCGCACCCGCCTTGGCAGATTTGGACCCCAGATGGGTTCAATATGGCCTTGGAGCTTGTCTATGATGAGAGCAGGACTCTGACCACGGGTGAGGCTCCCGACTTCGAAGCGTATCGCGCGCGATTGAACCAGTCTCTCAAGACGGGTTCAGTCACTGTTGGTCAGCAAGAAGCTTGGCTTAGATATGAGGCCAAGAAGGAATCCGATCGCCGAGATCGTGATTATCGTTATGCCAGGGAGCATTACCGACCTTCCCATTTCCAACCCCACGGGAATCCGGGGCCTGGAATTCTCGCGAAGGTTATGAATTTCAACAAGAACACCAAAGAGTGTTCGTACTCTTGGAATCGGGAACGTCAAACTCACCCTAATTACGGAAGTCCAATTCGCACGACGTTTTCCTGTGTCTCCGGAATCGTGTTGAACGTGGATGCATACACCCCTGGAGATTTCAAAATTTTCTTCAATGATCCGAGAACCCGTGCCGATTACCTCCAGTGGGCTCCTTTGCTCTTGGAAGCAGAAGAATATCACGCCGGAAACCGGAAAGTAGTAGAACCGGCGCCTCCTGGTCCAAAAATCGAAAGTAGTTGGGAAGGTCAAAAAAGGTACGAAAATCGCAAAATCCGAAAGCAGCTTATGGGTAAAGCTGTTAGATTGGTTCGTGATGTCAAAATGATGGACGGGACCGTCTACAAGTCCGGATCACTTTGGCGAGTAATTGGAGGTTCTGGACGAGATTTTGAAATTGAAGGAATCGAGACTGACGGGACCCCTTCCAAGAAGTCCCGAGGCATCCGGAAGATGCGTGCGCACGACTTCGAAGTAGATCCGGACATTCCGGAAAAGTAGATCAGCAGTTCCTCAGGAAAAGAGTGAGGAATGCAAGCGCTAGTGCCGTTCCCACGGCAAAAGCTATAATGACCTTTTTACTAACTCCGGAAGGAGGCTTAGCAAGCCCGGAGAAAGACGGTTGAGTGATTCGAATAGCGACGAACTTACCTGTATCACCCGCTTTCTTAGCCCAGGAGACATCGAACTGAGTCCTTTGGTAGCCACAATTGCCACATTGAGATTGGGAAGCGTTTACACGCATACCACAAATCCGACAGTTCCACAACAAATCCATGTCCCCTCCTTCTATCATATTAGTTTCAATGAACGGGCCATGAACTTGTTGTAACATGTTTTACTGTGCCGAATGGGTTGAAAGTCAATAGTATTTCCATTCAATCTGAACCTGTTTCTCGTGTCATGGGAGATCTTTGGATGGGTGGATTACCCCCTATTGGCACTCCCGTATCCGAGCATTTCGATTGTCTTGTGCTCGCGGCAATGGAATACCAATGTGATTGGGACTATCCAGGAGTGGAAGTAGTCTTAGCACCATTAAATGATGATGGTAATCCTATGACGCGAGACGAAATGTCTCACGCTGTCCGAGCAGCCGGACGTGTTTCCAGATGGTTGATGGAAAGGAAGTCCGTACTGGTAACCTGTCGTATGGGTAAGAATAGGTCTGGTCTCATATGTGCATTGACCTTATGCTGTGGACCTACTGGTCTAACTCCAGAACAGGCTGTTTCCAAAATTCGAGCAGCCCGAGGTCAAAATGCTTTAGGAAACCGTCAGTTTTTGAAATTCATCAAGGAATTTTACGAACTAAGAGCCGACTCTCTAAAAGGAGTTGATAGGCTTCGTTCGGAGATACCTTAGGACTGGCATTGAAATGAATGTGTCCCGCCATGGGACCATCCCATTTCCAAGCCCAATCACCATTCAAATAATTATTACGTCCGCACCATTCCACCAAGGCGAACCGACACATTCGTTCCATAGCCTGGACGAGGAGAATGTCATTAGGTGGAGTTTGACTATTTTGCGATTTAATCTTTTTGGAAATTTCTTCTAATTTAGAGGCCACTTGAACAACTAGGTCGTCGGACCATCGTGATAAAATCTCGTGTGGGTTTTCCAAGCCGGTCGGTTCCAGACACATTGATATCAACTGGAAGAAGGCTTCTACTCCATCGTTATTATTTGGAATCATGTCCTTGACATGTTCTTGTAGTAAAACAGAAACAGACTCTTTCAAAAAGAGTCGTTTGGTTTGGTTTTTTCCGTCTTCTTGTTGAGACAAGGTTCCCTCCGAATCATTATGGTACACCTGAATTCGTAAGAAAAGTACCGTCCAGTATGACACTGGCGGCTCGAGAGATCAAGAAGCAGTTATTGATTAAATCTGTGGGATATGGAGTGATGATGGCTGAAGTGGTTCCCACTCCGGAACGGACGCTTCCAGCCAATGGTCATTTAGGAGAGCATTCCAAGGAACTCGACAAATTTGTTCGCATGTCAGGAATGGAAGTACAAGAAGTTTTAGCGGATCCAGAAGACCCTTCCAAAGCTGTCATTCTTTTACCTGAAGGTCTGCCTCCTTGCATTCACGAGAAGAATCAAACCGGGGATGAAGATTGGGCCCGTTTACAACGGATTCTGGAGGTTACGGGGAACCAGCGCCTAGCATCAAGGTTGGAATTGCTGAAGACATGAGTTCTGGTGTACTTATCAGGTGAATTTTGACCAAAGAAGAAGACGAGAGGACGGCATTCGAAATATGGTGCTGTTTTTATTTCGCGCGGGCCGTCTTCGGAAAACTCGTACAAGAGTATCCATCACCAGGTCTACTTGGAGGAGCCAAGGACAAACTCCGAGTCTTAGAAAACGACGCAGCATTGGCCAAGAATGCAAAGCGGGCTATTTCTATTCGACGGATCCCATTCATCTCGTTGGAAATAGGCCGGAGAGAAGCTGCGGTGTTGTCCGACAAAAGTTATCAAGAACTCCGCGAAACGGCGCTCCGGAGTCCATGCCTGGACGAAATGGCAACCTGGGAAGTAATTGTAGCTCTAGTCATGGACTCGTAAAACTCCCTTCATACATACCTTCGGTATTGAATCCGAAAGATGTAAAAAGGGCTTTGGAAGAAGCCAATTTAGTATTGGTTCATGGACATGTAAGAAACCGTCAGTTTACTGATTCCGCATTCATTCTAGCCTTTCTCTTCCTCATTATCGCAACAATGTTAGTAACTTCGTGTTAAACAGCAGTGGAACTACGAACGAAAAATACTCCCGTCCACGGGTTGGACTTAGTTGGTAGGTATTCCAAAGAAGTTCGTGCGATCCCTCTTTTATCCAGGGACGACGAAGAGAACTATTTCAGAAGAATCGATAGCGCTGAATCTGAATATGTCAAACACATTTTGAGTCATCCGGACGCTAAAAGCCTACTCCGAAATTTAGTAAGGCAATCTTTTTCCAGGGAAGATTCCACGATCATCCCTCTTTTGGAATCTGTCATTTCTTCAATGCATCGCAAGAATGCAGTAGAAATGACTGCGATCCTTGTTCCACAATCTCGATTTTCTGATGGCATGAGGAAGTGGCTCGATGACCTACCTTGCGAAATGAAATCCACTAAATCTGTTCGGACTTCCACAATCTGGATGAAGAAACTATCAAAATTGTGGATGAACCGAATTGATATCAAATCACAATTTGTCCAAGCAAATCTTCGCCTAGTGATGATGATCGCTCACAAATATGCGAGGACAGCCAATTCACTGAGTTTCCTTGATTTAGTTCAAGATGGTAATATTGGCCTAATGAGGGCCGTCGACAAATTCGACTTGGTCCGAGGGAACCGATTTTCTACTTATGCAGTTTGGTGGATCCGCCACAGTATTAAACGATCTTTGCAAGATTGCGACAAAACTGTTCGAATTCCCGTTCATATTTCAGATAGAATGTCTCAAATGGCGAAAGTAGAACAATCATTTTATACTCAGTTCGGTAGCAGACCGGACAATAGAATTATCGCCCATGAATTAACTGTTCCTGTCGGCAAAATCAAGGCGATGGAATCCGTCCGTCGTATTTCAGTTACTTCTATTGACGCACCCGTGAATTTCATGGAAGATGGGTACGTTCTTTCGGAGGTCATCCAAGACAAGGAAACACCTTCACCACTGGAAGAACTCACGAAGGTGCGCATGTCTGGTGATGTAGATCAGGCGCTAAAAAGGTTGACCGAGCGGGAAGCTCTCGTTTTAAGGATGAGGTTCGGGTTCGGATTCCAGGAGCATACTCTCCAAGAAATCGCCACCAAGTGGGGGCTCTCTAGAGAGAGAATTCGACAAATTGAAGCTGAAGCACTTTCCCATTTGCGTGGGAATCAGCTATTGAAAGATTATACTGAAGGAACGCCCAAACGGTTCAAAAAGCGCTCCATTGTATCGTGTCGTCCGTGAAGGATGTAAGAGTATATTTTGTAGGAGCCCATGCCACTGGGAAAACTACTTTAGCTCGATATGTCTCTCGAAGATTTGGACTCCCATTGTTGACGGAAGTAGCAAGATCGGTTCTTGCTGAACGAGAACTGACGATTCAGTCACTCAGGTCAGATCTTGAAGTGGTTGATGCTTACCAGTCCGCAGTATTCCAACGGCAAGTCGCTGAGGAATCAAAACATCAGACATTCGTTTCGGACAGGAGCTTTGATAATTTAGCCTATGCTGCACAACACGCGAGGATTCTGCATGGACTGATCGATTCGGCAGGCTTGGAATGCTACGTCCAATCTCTCCAAAAAGAAGAGACCATTATCTTCTTTGTTCGGCCGTCTCAAATTACTCTCAAAGATGATGGTGTCAGAGAATCAGTAGCCTGGGACGATGTTATTGCCATCGATGCATGTGTAAAATTCATGCTTGAAATGTGGGGGCTTCGTTATTTCACGCTTTCCATGTCGTCTTTGCAAGAAAGAGCTCGATTGGTGGATGCTGTCTTAGGGATGACTGGGCTTTCTCCACTGTAATTCTTCTCTGGAGGCTCACATGTCCAACGAAAGTCAAAATCGGGTAGTTCATATCATTGGAGGCGGTACGACCGCTCATGTGAGGCCTCATTTAGGAATTTCAGCTAATGCATATGGAGGAACGGCGCGCAGATTGGCTTCAATGTGTAAGGAACGATGGGGGAATGGAATTGACATCCAACTTCATCTGACGAAGATGGCATCTGCTGGAGCGAGTTCACTCGAAACGAATCACGACGTTCACAATCTCCTCAAAAATCTAGTATCAGACCCGACCACTAAAGTCATTTTCATGCCAGTGGCCCTGTGTGATTACACAGGGAGCGTGATGAGCAACGGTATTGCGACCAATAGTGGTACGACACAACCGCGTCTGAAGAGTCGAGATGGACAACAGCTCATGCTGCTCGTACCTGCTGATAAGCTCATCGGAGGAATCCGTAAATATCGGAAGGATATTTTCCTCGTTGGATTCAAAACGACGACTTCAGCATCAGAAGATGAGCAATACTTCGCAGGTCTAGACCTGGTTAAAAGGTCCTCATGCAATTTGGTCCTGGCCAATGATCTACACACAGGACTGAATATGACGGTCACCCCCGAACAGTCTCGATATCATGTGACCAAGGATCGGAATGAAGCGCTCCGAGGCCTCGTTGATATGGCTTATCTCCGATCCAAACTTCATTTCACAAGGTCCACCGTAGTGAACGGAGAACTTGTGAAATGGGACTCTCCCGAGATCCCTAATTCCCTAAAGATTGTTGTTGAACACTGTATCAGCAGGGGTGCTTACAAACCGTTCCTTGGTTCCACCAACGGACATTTTGCGGCAAAATTATCAGATGGAATGATTGCCACTAGTGTCCGGAAAACTGATTTCAACAATATTCGAACTGCAGGCTTGGTGAGAGTAGAACCTGTTGGAGAAGATAAGATCATAGCATATGGTGGGAAACCGTCAGTAGGCGGACAAAGTCAGAGATACGTTTTTGCTCAGGTGCCAGAAGCCGATTGCATTGTTCATTTCCACTGCCCAGTCAAGACTGGGTCACGTGTTCCAATTCGGTCCCAGAGGGAGTTTGAATGTGGCTCCCATGAATGTGGGCAAAACACGAGTTCTGGACTCCAAAAGTTTGGAAACCTTTGGGCTGTCATGTTAGATCAACATGGACCCAATTTGGCTTTCCACAGCTCAATTGACCCTCAAGAAGTAATCCAATTCATTGAAGCGAATTTTGATTTGCTCGGTAGAACTGATGGGGTGATTGCCGAAGTGAACATTCCGGAAATGGAGTATCCGATGATGTAAAACACTGGGCCCTTTCTAGGACGGCATACTAAAGTGTCTGATCAAAACGAAAAGAAACCCGGTCGGGATTACGTCATACTCGGACCCAAAGACGAAAACGGAAATCCCGTTTGTATTCGTCATAAACCGGATCATACTATCCAAGTGGGAACCATCATCCCCACTCGTGATGGTGTTCCGATTCATCCAGGATCCGAAATTGTAAAGCTGACATCCGATGGTGGGCCTTGCATGGATGTCGAAGTCCTGTACGACGGAAGTTCAGAGTCCACCGGGACAACCAAAGGACCGGCAAAGGTTACGACGCAAGCTTATAGAGAGTCATGGGACAGGATTTTTGGTTCAAAACCTGTGATTGGTAGTGCCTGAGGTGTAGAGTTTCCATCGCCATGGTGGAAGACTCCAAATTAGAATGTCGGGACCTCAAGTTGGACTGCCAAGAAGAACTGGAAGAGATTTCCAAGAAATATCCGCGGGGGATCTACGTTCATCACAAAGGCGGATTGTACTGCCTTTATTCGATGACAGTTCACGAATCTCTTTTATTGCCATTATTCCATTATTATAGTCTTCAAAAGAAAGTCCGCTGGACTCGAGATTTTGTTGCTTGGACTTCCATAGTCCAACGTGACGATCAAGAAATCCCGAGATTTAAGTTCTTGCGCGACGCGACACGCCAAGAACTGCTGGAAGCTTGTGGACTGGAATTGCCATGAAAAATTCTGCAGAACAAATTTCTCTATTTCCGAAACGTCCATACAATCAACCGGGAGATCCGGCGTCATATTCAGAAAAGCCCGTGCCTTTGTCTGAAGCAGATGTCTTTTGGATGAAAGACATGAACAAACGGATTTGGAAGCCATGCGCTCCAGATAGATTTGGTCATGTCATATATACCGATGACGGTAGTATTTCTGTGGAAGAACAAGATAAGATATTCCGACTTATCCGAGAATGCAAATTGATGACCACAATGGGTTGTGGTATGTTTGGACTTTCGGGATATTCCATGGGGGTGTGGAACCATCCTGAATTCCCTGGTTTAGGACCAGAACACCTCATGACCTTAACAGATGGTCATCTTCCGGCGCCGTCTAAAGAAGTAATGTCCCGGTTCAATAAGGGAGAGGAACGCCAGGCGGTATGCGAAAATGCCTGGATCCTATTTTCTCAGTTCACCCATTCTCCAACTAATTTAAAACTAATTGAGCTCTACAAGAGCGAATCGCGCGGAAGTAAAATTGAACCTCCACAAGCCCGTTCTTATTACGATTATTAGTTGATGCTAAAAATGGCTGTGGCATTTCTGATTGGAACGTTTACAGGAGCTTTCATTTGGGAACATGCCCGAAGAATGTTCCAGTTCCCACAGACCCCTCCGAAACCGAATGGGAAACTGGATTCCGAGTGGAGGAGTGATCATCCGAAGCCCAAAAACTGGCGCGATGTGAACTAAATTGACATAAATCCAATGTATTCATGAACGATGGACAAAGACCAATCTTCAGGCATCCCCGATGTAGTCGTTACTGTTGACGGATTTACCGTATCCTACTCCTTCGACGTTTATCAAGGAGGATTGAAATCATCTAATTTCGTGTCAATGAATTTCAAAACTTCTCGACCTGTTACTCCGGAAGAAGCTGTTATTTTGGAAGTAACTCACAGTTCCATTGTCACAGATGCAGCAGTTTATGACGCACTGGCGCGAGGTGCCATTGACACAGAGACGGCGAATGACCTGATTCGGCAGTCTCGAGAACGCCATACCAAAATCGCTCAAAAGCTTACCGATAAGCTTAAGTGACTGGTTGCTGTACGGTCGCTGAATGCAGCAAGAGGCGCCTCTCACCAAAGAGAAACTCGATGCGATCTTAGACGAAATCGCAGAGTTCCGCGTCGACTTAGCTGAAGATCCGACACTTCCAGAACTCGGTACAAAGTACCTCCAGAGCAGCTTGGCTAAATGTCGAGCGTTCTTGAACAGGACTCATTATTATCTTCAATTAACCAAGAGATACGAAAAGGATCTCAAATCCAACCTCAAACTCTTGGAACTCAATGTAGATCTCAAATTTAATGGTCTTTTAGCTGACGATGCCACTGTTCGTCAACAACCTTCCATTGATGACAGGAAAGCTCTTGCTATTTCAATGATGAACAGTGAATATGAAGAAATTGCCAAGCTCCGCGCATCTCTAATGGATGCGGAAGAGACCGTGAAACTCGTAAAGGCTAAATACGATGATCTAAACAGGACTAATTCTGATATCAAGCTTCAACGTCATCTTGTGAAAGATGATAAGATGGATCAAATGACGGGAGGGGAGGGATACGAAAAGCCTCAAGCCCGTCAAGATAGAGTGGTAACGGGCGGCCTAGCTCCGCCGGTGAAAGCAGAGCCAATTGACCCGAAAGACCTTCTGGACCCTAATCGGCGGCCAGAAGATATGCCAGAACCAGTTGACATGGCTCATGCACAGCAAATTGCTGATTTCTTTTCGGGTCGATCTACCGGGAACGGAATTCAGGTTCACCAAGGTCCAGAATCACCCAAGTCAACTGAAGAGGAATCCGTCGATGAAGCGCCTCTTCAAGCTATATCCTACGATGACCTCCTCAGTTGAGGATTGAACTTTCAATGTAGGATCCTATTGCTAGACCGGGTGAGCCCCGGTCACCTTCAAGCGTATTCGCGTTCAAAGGAAGAGGAGAGGAGAGACATGAGCATCATGGAATTCGGGTTCGACGACTCCAAGGTTGTCAAGGCCCAAGGGATGGAGCAGTTCAAGCTGAGCAAGCCTGGTGAGAAGGCTCGCATCACGATCATCAGCTTCAAGCGCTTCCACGACGTGATCCTCGCCAACAAGGCGAAGGAGAAGGGTTCGGCCCTCACGGATGATGAGAAGGCCGATATCATCAAGCGCGTCGATTTGAAGCTATCGGAGAAGCTCAAGAAGAAGCCCGAAGAGATGACCGAGGTCGATCGTCTCGATATCTGCAATCCCAAGTTCTCTGTAGCATTTACTCACTACGGAGATGGCATCGGAACCATTCGTTGCCTCAGCAAGTACGAAGGCTCGACTTGCGTGAAGCCCGAACTTTGCTGTGACAAGCTCGGTGAGGCCGACCAAACGGTCGCCACGATTGTCATGCAATACCCGGTCGATGACAATCTCGTCATCGACGGTGCGCTCCTCAAGGAGCGCAAGTATACCCATTTCTGGGTTTACAAGATGTCGGCCAAGAACTTCAAGAAGGTCGAGAGCGCGTACATCGATGCTCGCAGCGATGGCCGCCAGGTCGTCGACATGAAGGTCACCCTCGACGGCGATCCCAAGTTCAAGAAGCACCAGATCGACGCTGGCACGAACGCATACTGGGCTCGTGAAGGATTCGACCCGGAGACCCGGGCTTGGATTCTGGATCAGGGTCTCCGTGCATGGAAGCATGTCGAGAACAACCTTGGTTTCGTGATGAAGCGTGAGACCTTGGTCGAGCGTCTTGGAGGCCAGGAGCAATCGGAGAAGGCACTTTCTGGCGGAGAGGCGTCCGCAGACGCTCCGAAGCTCGTGTCCTCTTACGAATCGCTCATCTGACGTATCTCGTCAGGAGGCGGGACGAGGGAATTACTCCTCGTCCCGCTCAGTTTATGAAAACACTCGGCCTCGACCCGAGCTTGCGAGCTTATGGCTGGGCTATATACGACAGTGAAGCCCAGCCACGTAACAGGAGAGTAGCTTCTGGTCATGAGGGGACATTGCCACTTACGATCCCCGTCGCCAGATTCATGCACTTCCGATCGATGGTATCAGATTTACTTGAAAAGTATTCTGTGGATGCCGTTGGTTTGGAAAGTCCGGCTTATGGTGGAGGGCCTTTCGCTGAAAATCACTTCGGTTTAATGATGTTTTCACTCGAATCTATTTTTGAAAAACGGAAAGATTGTGTGCTTTTCGATCCGACTACTTTGAAATATCTTGTCGGGAAATCCAATGCCGGGAAGATGGACATCCAGAGATTTGTCCAATTGGATACAATGGACCCGGATGTCATCAACAATAATGAAGCGGATGCTTATTGTGTTGCCAGGGAAGCTGCTCGTTTCATGTTGGTGAAAGACACCAAAATCGATTTATCCCAACTTTCTGATCATGAAAGAATGGTATTCATAGAACGCAAACGTAAGGTAAAAAACTCCACCGGAATGCTAAGACTGAAACGAACTGCTCATGCATTCCGTGAGAATAGTAGGTTTTTCAATTTCAGCAAAGTCCCGGCAGGAGATGTCAAGCTCCCGCAACGTTCAATGGTAAATAAGTCCCTATTACAGTGGCTCACGGACATGGACACTGTAAAAGAAGTGATGGAATCATAGAACTGGTTGGAGGAGCGATGGCGAAGGCAGAAGTTGGGAAGTGGCACCCGAAACTGGCGAGATTCCGAACGAATATCGAGAAGAGGACCAACATTCGAGACGTATATTCGACGCCTTCCTTCGAAATCCCGTATATCAATTCGGGAAGCACTGTTTTAAACATGCTCATTGGTGGGTCGCGACTTGCGAACACTGGTAAATTCGTTTGCCCTGGTTGGCCACGGGGAAAAATCGTAGAAATTTTCGGGCGTGAAAGCTCCGGGAAATCAACCATCGCGATGACTGCGATGGCTCATGCTATTGCATCCAATGAGGGAACCGGGACCGGTGTTTATATCGATCTCGAATGTGCAGTCCAAGACACGTACGCCGTCAAACTTGGCGTGGATTTCCGGGACCCATCTCAAGGTGGGTCTGGTCAGGCCATCCGACTCCAGCCTCAAAATGCTGAGGATACAGAAACCATTGTTGGGGCTGCGGTCCATCAGGGTGTAGACCTGATCGTCATCGATTCTGTGGCTGCACTTATTCCCAGGAGGGAACAGAAGCGCGATGCCTCGAACGAAGAAGAGAAAAAGGGAGTAGCAGAAGTCCCGAGGTTCATGAGCGCTTGGCTTCCTAAGCTGACTGCCATGATCGCCAAGACCAAGACATGCGTCATCTTTCTCAACCAAACGCGGGATAAGATCGGAGCCAAAGGCTTCTCGGAAGAAGCTCTCAAAAGCACTACGGGTGGAAATGCACTGAAATTCTACTCGTCTGTTCGCATGCTTTTGAAGCCTCGAATGTCTACGAAGGCCAAGGTATGGAACCCGATCATTAAAAAATTTGAAGATGTCCAAATTTCTGAGGACATCGAAGTAAAAATGATTAAAGATAAGCTGGATGCTAAGAAAGGCCACTCAGGTCTCATTACCATTCGGTACGGCGTCGGTATCGATGAACTCCGCACCATGCTGAATGTGGCGGAAGCATATGATATTGTCACCAAGAAGAAAAACGCAAAGAAGCAAGACGTGTTTAGCTTCAAATCTCCGAGTACCGGTCACATTGTGGAAGCAACGGGACTGGAAAAGTTTCGTCTTGCCATCAGCCGCCAAGAAGGTGGAGTTCTTCTGCAAGAGATGCTGAGTCTCGCGACAGACCGCATCATGCAAGGGTTCAAGATGTTGGACGACGAAGAATTGGCTGCGCTGGCAGATGATGCAGTCACGAAGCGTGAAGATGACGATGATGACTATGAAGCCGGTGAACCGCCGGAGATGGTCTACGAAGACGGCACCGACGAAGAAGATTCTTCGGGAGACGAATCCGAACCATCAGCCGTCACTACCATTGACGTCTGACCGATATTAGTCGAATACGACTGGTGTAGTCTTCCACAATGCGCAAAGACGGATCCGATTCTTTGAGTCCCGTTGTTGTACGGATTAGCTCATTCCAATCCGTCGAGGACGTTGAACTCGAAATTCGCGGATTTACCTGTATCACAGGTAAATCCAACATTGGGAAAAGTGCTATTGTTCGGGCCATCGCAGGAGCATTGCAAAATGCTCCTGTGGTTGGTGATGTCCGCAAAGGCGCCAAATTTTGTTCTGTCACGATTAAATCTGAAAACTGGGGTTTCAGATGGGAGAAAGGTGAAAAAGGCGGCGGAACTTATTATTTCGATGGGAATAATAAAATCTTCGACAAGATTGGCCAGGGACAAATTGAAGAAATCGTAAAGCTCGGGTTCGGAACAGTCAAAGTCGGAGATGATACCATCGAACCTTGGCTTGCCCCGCAATGGGAACCCATCTTTTTATTGAATCGGTCTGGTCCGGCGGTTACTGATTTCATTTCCGGAGTATCTAGACTTCATGTCTTGCAAGATGCAATCGTATTGAGTTTACGTGGGAAGAAAAAATTTCTAGACGAGGTCAAGACTCGAACAGAAGTCACAGAGAAACTACGAGTCAAAGAAGCCGCTGTTGCCGGATTGGATGCGATGATCCGCGTCGCTCGAGAATTGGAAGGACAGGCCCAATCTATTGATGAGTATGAAGCTAGGAAAAATCTAGCTGAAAATTTATTTCGGAAGATGAACCAAGCTCGAGCGGGGATTTCTCTCTTATCTCCTATTGAAGACGCTATTATTCCTGAACCGCCGGCTGCTCAGGTTATGAAACGTCTTAAATCGTGTTATTCTCATTGGAAAAAATGTGACGGAGCTGCCAAGTCCATTCTTCAAATTCGAGCAATCTCCGGAGTGCAAATCCCGGAGGCTCCTCATGCAGAAATGGCGAGACTTAAATCGGCAGTAAAACACACAGTCATTTTTAAACTGAAACAAACTGTGGAAACCATTCAAGACATCGGGAATGTGAATATCCCCCATTCTGATGTGAACGTAGATATTGATCGGATGAAGAAAGCCTCTTCACATTTGAAGAAAATTCATACTGCAGCAATGGAAGTACAGAGACTTTCGGCAGTTATCCCAAACGTCCAACCGCCACCTGATTTGAAAAAACTGGTGGCGGCTAAAAGACATTGGTTGTCCATTTCTGCTATCTCTCAAGAGATAGCAGAAATGGAAAAGAATTTAATCGGAGTGTCTACTGAACTTGCAAAAGTTCAGGATGAACTTTCATCCATCCCGAGTTGTTCTGCATGTGGTCGTCCGATTGCCAACCGCCATTCACACGAAAACATCAAGACGGCGTAGTAGGCGGATTCGCAGCCTGAGTGGAGTCAGCAGGGGGAACAGGGGGAGGGTTGGAACCAGCTTCCTTCTTTGCTTTCATAGCGTCTGAAGGCTGCCGGTATGTCTGATGGAGTCCAACCGTTCCAGCACCCGAGAGTAGACCCATGAGCGCCGTCATGGCTGCATCCTGCCAAGTCCCACCGTTGATGACTGCCATTGCGATGCCGCTGACCAATCCCGTAAGTGTCAACACTGGCGGAATGATCCAATTGGGGATCTTGGAAGTATTGCTGATGATCTTGCCGATCACGTAGCAAACACCCATGACTACGAATGGGAAAAACTTATGGAAATCTTCAGGAGTCATATTACCTCTCAAGTTGACTGAAACTGGACTTGCATGCGACGGATATCATCTAAGTGTTGGGTGTCAACCAACACGAAATTTTCCGCCATAACTTGCAAAGAAGTATTTTCTCCGGCCATTTTTATGGCCGCTCGACCGGCTTCAATAGCCTCAAGTTCCATCGATGCAAGCGTTTTGAAAAAACCTTGGAGGTTCGCCGTGCACGTAGGTACTTGAATAAACGTTTGCATGGGATCCCCGCCCATACCAACGATCCGCATCGCAAGGTCGTATGCGTGTTGTCGCTCTTCTTTGGAATGGTCATACCAATGGTCAACGAGTGAGTCCCGCCAAGGACCTTTTACTCGATCCGCGAAACTACGGTAAGCGGCGTCAATAGCATACTTGGCCGTCAGCCACTTTTGGAGATGTGCAATTACCTGACCCGTAGGAACGACAAAATCACCTTCCGGGTTGCTTGGGACTGTCAGAGTTGGTGAATCTTCCAGAGCCAAAAGAACTCTTCCAATATCCTGAGATATTGCAGAGCGACTAGGATTGCGATTGGAATCTAAGCCGCTGGCAATCCGATTTAATGCACCACGAATATGGCTCGGCCTGACGTTCCTGTCCATTTCGAAATAACGGAAATAAAGGTCCTAGTCTGTATGATCTGTTAGATGAGAGATTTCGATTGGAAATATGTTCCCCAAACGGGTCTCGTGTTATTGACGGTCCCGGAAATATCTAAAGATGTTCAAGTACAAATTGCGGATTTCCGCGACACGCATGCTCTAGCCTATGCTCCGTCAGGGGGATTTATTGGGTATTCCCATAAAGGGTCAGAGCTGGGCGTCCCTGGAAGTATGAGACTAGGGAAAACTCCACTCCATCTGGTAGATGGAATCTGGTTCATGTTTGAGGACGAAAAAGGTCAACAAGCTCATCAACATGTTCTTCTTAAGCTAGAATTATTGATTTTGAAGCCTCTTCCGTAAATCTCGAGGTATCTCGCGTATCCGAGGTCATGAACGCGAGCATCCTCGACAAGAATCATCCCTCCTTCGGTTGCAAAAATGCGTGGTTCCTCTTTGGGATCCGGGCGTCCGGAAATACCGTCTCGAAGATGATTCTCGTCGAGGCAAAGGGGCCTTGGGCAGTCCAGACGATGGAAAGGCTTCTCCAGAAGGATGGGGCCGTGAGTGATACCTGTTTCTCTCTCCTGGTCCATAGGGAGTGTCCATCTATCGGGATTCGGGCAGAGATCGTGGAAGAAGTGTCTTACGTAGACTTCATGCTCGATGTGGTGGAGCCGGGACGTCTTCTCGAAGACTCTATTGTCTCGGTGTCCCTTCGGAATTCACTCACGGCGGAAGAGAGGGCACATGCATCGCGAAAGCTCGAGAATCCCGCGCCCGTCCCCGCCCGCGTCCAGAACCCGGTCCCTGTGCCTGCTCAGGCTCCCGTCTTGCGAGTGGTGAAGAACTCCATGTCTCCTCCGATGGAGGAGACCCCCACTTACGCGAAGCTTACTGGCGGACTGATTCACCTCGGTTTTAAGAAGGCCGACGTGAAGAAATTCATTGACAGCCTCGGTCCTCGACTCCATTCCGAAAAGATCGAAGACCTCATCCGCCTTGGCATCAAGGAATTGGCGGCATAAATTCTGGAGAAACGGTAGTACATAACAGCGTGAAGACCGACATCCGTAGTTCAGAGGCGTTCCGCCAGCTCTTCTTGGTACCTCCTGACGAATCCCCGGAGGTACTGGGGACCGCGGATTCTGAACAGGAACAGGACGAGTCTCAACACCTCAAGACGCTGGAAAAGTGGTATCCGGATACCAGCCAGCCGGCAGTGACTCAACCAAGCGCTGCTATGAAGGTCTTCCTGGTATCCTGCACGGCTCTTGTCTGGGTCGCCATCATCACAACCACTCTCGTGGTGTTATTCTTCGTCGGGATTGTCACTACAGCCATTGCACACGGGCTGTAATATACGGAATGATCGAGGTAATAGCCTTCGGTCCCCCTGCTGCCACCAATCCTCACGTTCCAGACTATATCGTGGTTCGGGACGGACCTGTCCTCCTCCGGGCAGGACAAGGTAACAAGCCAGATTCCGAGGTTATTCTGGGTCCGCTCCTTAAGAGCGGTCATGCAATCCGACTCGAACCACCCATTGAATGGCAACCAGACTCTTGGCTCGTAATCGATAATAAACCCGCCTGGATTCTGAGCGGGAAGATGGATGACTGGCGATCTCTTCGTTCCAAAGAAATCCTGACTGAAGCTTCCATGATGAATGATCCGGAAGCTAAGTTGGCCCGATTGAAAACGGCGGGACGCATTGCTGGTGTCCCAGTGGAAACTCTGGTAGGAAGACTCGAATCTGCAAGGACATCCCCCGATGAACGGTTGGAAGACGTCTATCGGCGCCTCAGGTCACAAAAATAACAATGAAATAAGCTACTGTAGCTGTCAACACCAAGGCTTGGAATACCCTACGACCTTTAGAAGGTATTCCAGATTCGATCGATCCAGCTTCCAATAATCCAGAAATAATGCAGTTTAGCTCGACTGCAAAAAATGCGAAGATTTCCGGTTGAGAATGTTTAGTGTTGGAATGAATCGTTGCTACAAGCATGGAAAACCATGCTACCATAAACAATGAAGCTAAACTGCCTCGCATCCTTCGGGCAACCCAAACCACTGTACGAAGATGCTCTTCACGTCTGGATTACTTAGCATCTCGTAACACACGAGAGCAAAAACAGGATCCACACGGATTCGGGCGAAGATCGGGCCGCAACGCGACCCAAACCTCGCCCGACAATCTGCGCAAGCGCTGTCATGAAGGCGAGCAGCCTTCTGGCATCCTGCACACTTTCCAATCTGAGGGATATCAGTCATATAGACCTGTACGGTCTATAGACGCTGATTTCTAGAGGACTCAACGTCCTCTGAACACGCTCTGTCGGACCGGTATTCGACAGTCGTTAAATGGGGGCGCTTTGGATGACCCAAAAGTCCGAACACAAGCTTGTATTCTGGACATACGCGTAACTCATCCAGAAGTATCCTGAGAGACCCCAACCAGTGCCCCAAGAATTACGGACGAGGAAAGCACCCTTGGAAGTGGAACCATCGGCCGTAAAGGACTTATTGTCATCGTAGCCAACGAGGCAAACCGCATGTCCACCCTGGAGCTGCTCACTCTTCTGAGGCACAGGTAGACAACCTTGATTCGCCATCGTAGAGCTCATCATATAATCATAAACCTGGAAGCCGAATCCGATGAGGAATCCGCTTGCAAGCGTAGATTTCATGGTTTCGATATCACCATCAGTAATAGCGTGATAGCTCGTGACTTTGTGAGTCGCAGCAGCAGTCCAAATGGACTGCGGCGGATTGACCGTGAACTTTGAAATGTCGTATGGCCAAGCCGCTTCGTCTGCTACTCCATATGATGCTCCACATTTGATAGCATCACGAATAGTAGCACCTGAGTCTTCACTTACCGTCCCCTCGATTTTTCGAGTTCCGTAATATTCAAAAAGCCGACTCGCTCGCTCAAGAGCTGCGGGCGTGGGGGCGGGCGTGGGGGCGGGCGCCGTACCAGGGGTCACGGTCGTCGTAAACGACATGACACCCTTAGGGTCTACAGACACCGGCGAAGTGGTAACAGTAGGAACGGTTCCCGTGGGGGAAACCACTACACCCAGACCGGAATGAAGTCCTGCAAGCCTCTTGATCTCGTTGAATTCGACGAGTCCCGAGAACATGTTAGCAGTGCAGCTTCCGAGTTCACCTTGATCGACGACAGGACTGCACATCGATTGGTTGTTGAACGAAGCCGGGATGGCAAGAAGGCTTCCGTGAAGCTTGATCTTGAAAGCTTCATCCCTCGGATCAAAGTGTTGTTTCTTCCAGCCTCCGAGGTGGATCCTTCGCGTAGAACCGTCCGGATGATGCAGCGTCTTGAGCATTGTTCTCTCCTATTACTCCGCAGGTTGCCACCAATCGGAGCAGTATTCATCTGCTGGAGCAGGGAGTTCGTCTCCTCCGTTCCAGGCTACAAAATTCGGTTCAACACAACGGGAGGTATCGTCCTCCCCAGTTGAACCAAACTTGCAGTTTGCGCAACAAGACCCGCCTTTCGGCACACGCATTCCTGCGACATGCTCGTCAGGAAGGAAGAAAGGCCCGACGCCTCCGAAGGCTTTTTCTACTCCTTCTTCGTCGTCTTGCTGATTTTGGTCCTGAACCTGGTCCTGTTGTAATTGCTCTTGATCTTGAGCAGCCAAGATATGTAGATATCTCGCTGCGACCCGCTTAGCCAGGCTCATATCGTCCTTTCAGACGTTCAATTTTCCGATGTTCTTATAGCCAGCGGCCAGATCGCTTTTGAGTTGAAGCAAATGTGAAGCTTCTTGCTCCAACTCAGACCGACTCGGGTCCTGCGGATTCAGCGTTTTGGCGGCTTTCATGATTTTGTCGAAAAGAGCTTGTAGCCCACCGACAGCCGCTTCGTATTCCTGTTTAGTAAATTTGTCGACATGGGCAGCTTGACGAGGTGCCACAATCGCGTCCCTGATGCGTCGCAGTTCAGAAGCCACCTTGCGCTTATCAGGACGCATAGTCCCCATATATTCGCACAGGTCTCGAAGAGCTTTGGCAGCTTCTTGGGGCGTCACGCCGGTACGAACCATCAAACTCCTATGAATGGGGAATAAAGGATGCGAGTCTTAGTTAGCGGATTCGAACCCATTTGGGGTATTAAGAGGACTCCCAGTGGAGACCTTGCAAAATTATGGCAATCTGGAGAAATGCCGGTACCTGTAGGTGTTGAAGTGAAGGCGCTTCTGCTCCCTCAGGTGTTCGGAATGTGTACTAATGCCGTCTGCGATGCTATTTCGGAATTCCAACCGGATGCCGTAGTGATGTTCGGAGCTACGACAAAAAATGATCCGGTCAGACTTGAGAGATTCGCAATTAACTGCGAACGATCCCCTATGGGGGATAATTCAAAAATTCCCGTCCGAGATAGGCCGGTCGTAGCCGGGGGGCCATCAGCCTACGAATCGACTTTGCCTGTGTATCATCTCGTAGATAGGCTTGAAGCCCAAGGAATCGCGGCAAAGCCTAGTTATTTCGCCGGAACGCACGTATGCAATTCCATACTGTATGGAGTTTCACACTGGCTGGCTTCCCGTCCCATCTCGAAGAAGCCAATTATTGGGTTTGTCCATGTAGCATTCCCGAACGAATTCGGTGTAGTTGAAGATGATCTTTGGGACACTGAAACTTGGCCAAAGCTCATGAGAGCTTCCGTTGTTTTGGTGGAAGAGATTGCAGCATGGCTGTCTTCCAGGCCTGGTGCTACATGACTGACACTCGGAAGTTTTGGTCCATCGAGTATATTGACGAAGATGGCGATCTCATTACCACAAACATACTTGCCACAACGGAAGAGATGAAAAAATTGATGGATGAGTTCGCACGGCGAGGGATGAAGGCAGAGACACACGACCTTTCGCCGCCGGCTGTAAACTCTTCAAATGCATTGCTCTCCTGAATGGAACGACCTTGTCCAGTCTTCATCCGGTGATGTGAGGCGGCTCGCCTCAGTTTGGCGTTTCAGTTCAATCCCCATTGCGGTAGACGAGAACACCGCAGAGCACTCGTATTGGGTGGCTCTCTACGCCGCCATGATTCACAGGACTGCGGCTCCTGATGGACTTTTCCAGGGGATTCTCGGTCCCATTCTCTTGAAAGCTCTGGTGCACGATCTTGCAGAATGCGTAACAGGGGACGTGGTTCGAGTATTCAAATATTCAACCCCCGAGCTCAAGCAAGAAGTGGACAGGGCAGAAAATATTCTGATGAAAAAACTGCCAAACCTCGTTCAAGACCTCGTGGGAGAAGCGGAACAGCCTCAAGGAAATGACAAGGCATATATTTCTGCGGTGGTAAAGTGCGCTGATTTTTTGAGTCTGTTCCAGTTTATGAGGCGTGAAGCCATGCGAGGTAATTCCGAAATTGCCCCATTTTATGGTCGAATGATCACGGACTTGGAGACTATGGCTTCCGACGAGCGGGAATTAGTAGTAGGGAAAGATTTGAAGTTCCGACCTTCAGAGCTTTACACGGCTATGTTCACGGAAGCTCGCGCTATTTACAGATTCAAATGGAATATCGGGTCTAATAATGGCTGAAACCAAAAGTGAAATTCGGGCCAGAATCGATGAACTCGATAAAGTCCTCGACAGTCTCGAAGCTGGTTTTGTAGAAGATATATCGCCTTACAAATTCATCGAGGCGCGGAAGAACGCACTGGAAGAGGAACTAGCTCGCGCTGAGGAAGATCTTTTCGCTTCGGTCCTTCAATCTCATAAAACCATCTGTGCAGTGAAACAGATGGAAGAAGATGCAGCCTATGGCCAAGACCCAGCCCTGTATTACACATTAGCTATTTGTGGAGAATCTGGGGAGATGGCGAATAAAATCGTCAAGGCTCTCCGGAATGGAAATGACCCCAACGCGTGCAAAAACGCTGTCATTTCGGAACTCCCGGATGTTATCATTTATAGCGCCGTCCTAGCATACGTGCTTCAGATCGATTTGACGAGGTTGGTCAACGACAAAGTAAAAATTGTCATTGAACGTGCCGAATCTGGTTATTATGGCGGGCCGCTCAGCAAGATCACATAATGAAGTCCAGAGAGTTATGTCGATGGGCGTGTAGTTGGCTCCGCGGGAAAGGTCATGAATTCCGACCAGGGAATCTTGGAGTTCCTTGTGTAGTATGTATTAAATGTAATCTGCTTCTTACTTCCAGAGGTCGAATACAGACCCCTTCACACATGTGGTTGGCTGAATCAGCACAGAAACCAAGAATCGGACGTGTAACTTATTGCGGGAGACGAAGTGGCAAGGCAATCACGCCAAAAATGACAATCGGATCCATACGCATAACCCACCATCGAAGACAAAACGATAGTTCTTCAAGTTTGCGAAAGATGGCAATGAAAATTTCGCATTCCTGCAAAGAACTTCGTATACTAGAAGTGATGGAATCATGAAGATCACCGGTGCAGATAAGTTACTGTTATTGAATGGACATCCTTGCTGTGTGCTTTGGAAGGCAGTAGACCTTGAAGGGGCTTATATATGGCCAACGACCGGAGTTCATGGGTTCATCCCATCGAAAGCCTTCGAGATCAGTCGGAATACCGCTACAGGGAAAATTCATCAAGACGAAGTCGGAACAATTGAAGTGACGACTTCAATTGTTCCCATTCGAAACGGTCTTTCGGTCCATCCTGGACCAGAGGGATTTCGACTGGAGACCTTAATTGTAGTAAATCCGAACGGAACGTGGAGTCCGGCGCCTGTTTGGATCGGCGAGAAGCTCGAACTCCAAAAAACCTAAATTTTTTAGCGTTATACTTCGCCGAGCGAATTGACTGGCAAATTCGACAGAATCGCCTCTTGCCGACCACATAAGCGTCTTTGAGAGAATGTCCATGCTTGCAATGTGTGGGCTTGGGTTTGGCCAAAAGAGCAGCACGGACGCGTTCGGTATGCTCCGCCGAATGCTTTTTTCCGATCTGTGCGGCAGTAAACCGTCCAGAGGAGCCCCATGAGGACACCCTACCGGACCAGTAGCATTCGCTCTACATCGGAGTACCATCGATATTTCCCCGGAAAATCGTATAGAACGGCAACGTATTATCTTTATTGATACGATCTGCTGCCGCTTTATCGTCTTCGAGTTCGTCCGACTCGAGACGAGTTTCTCTAGCAAGCTGAAGAAGAATGGGGTCAGATGTGATCCGCATGAGATCTGCCTTGGCTTGAGGAATTTTCCTCAAAGTTAGATAGAGTTCCTCCCAGCTGATTTCATCAAGTTTGCATTTTCCATTTTGGAAATAGATGTTATTGGATTTATCCCCCTGGCAGAGAGTGCAACAATTCCAATTCTTGTTGATCCGGTCTTCCGGTTCCCTCTCACAATCAGGCATTGGAGGGCAAGGTCCGAATTGCCCATTTTGACACGGTCCACAAGGTTTGTTATCCATATTGAACGCTACTCATCGAAAATTCACTCATCTCCAACGTATTTTACATATATGTCAAAACGCACTATTTTTGTAGGAGACGTTCACGGGTGTCTCGAAGAATTGGATGAGCTTCTCCGAATCATTCGGTGCCAATCCGGAGACCGGCTAATTTTCCTTGGAGATCTCATCGATCGAGGCCCGGACCCTGTCGGATGTGTTAGGCGCGTCCGTGAACTCCAGTGTGAGTCAGTCCTCGGGAATCATGAGGAGAAAGCTCTGAGATGGCTTCGTTATGAAGCTGCCCGCGCAGTTTCCGGGACGCCCAACCCCATGAAGGCCCCATGGCCGGACAGGCAGAAGGAATGGGAATCCCTGTCGAGAGACGATGTTGACTGGCTGTCTTCCCTTCCCATCCTCATCGAGGTCAATCCGAAATTGGTGGCCGTCCACGCAGGATTAGAACCAGCGTTCCCTTTGGACCGACAAAGGATGAATAAGGTCATTCGCGTCCGATATGTGGACTCCAAGGGGAAGATGGTTTCGCTCGGAGAGGATTCAGTTATTCAACCCGCGGGAACCACTTATTGGTCCAAATCTTGGAAGGGGCCGCAAAGCGTCATCTATGGCCATGCCGTCCATTCTCTTAACTTACCCGTCATGGATACTCCGGGTGGGAGGTGGCCATTCGGTTTGGAGCCTTCTCTGGAAATGGCGAAGGAAATTTATCAAGAACCGGTTTGCGTCGGGATTGATACTGGATGTGTCTTCGGCGGGTATTTGAGTGCCGTTTATGTCGAAGATAGTTCTCCCATCCCCACTACTTTGGCTCGCGTCAAAGCAAAAAGGCAGTATCGGAGTTTACCTCCGGGACTAGAAGTCCCACACTTCGTCTAAAGCGCGACCGATACTACGCAATCTGCATTGAATTTCAAGCCATTCGTATGAACCGTCCAATCCGGTTCAACGATGGCTGATCCTCCATGACCAAAATCTTGAGAAAACGTTCCATTTTCTTCTTCTCCCCACCTATTGGCAATGACAGCAGTACATCGATTGTCTGCCACAAATTCCATCCAGGAAGTAGACGGGAAGCCGCCTTTACCCCAGTTCACACACATCGCCACTAAATCGACTCGTTTCCCTTCAAAAAGAGGAGGTCCTTTAGTAGCAATCCGAGGAATGTTGTCAGGAATTTTGTCTCTGACATCTCGACACACGACAACAGAAACTAAACCTAAATCAGTCTGAACTACGGCAGGAGGTTCTAACCCCGGTTTAGACCAAAGGAAATCATTACCCCATAGGTTAATTTTTCGGCAAGTTAGGATCAAACTTCCGTCTGGGGCTGCTATTGACGCAGAATTATGCAGTTTTCCATCTAATAATTCTACGAATCCCCAAGATATGTAAGCGTGTAGTTCTACAGCAGCTCGGCGCATATACCTGGCTGTAGGACCTTCTCCGGCTGGTTCTGCTACCCGGATAGCTTCATCGGGTCCCATGAAGCTATATCCTGTCATACACAGCTCTGGGAACACGATGAGCTGAGACCCCACCAATCCAGCCGAGTGTAGAAGGTCTTCGCTCCGCCGGATATTGTCGGCTACATCAGCTTTGCAAAAAGCCATTCGAGGCCGGTATTGAATGGCACTCAAAATGGTCATACTATTTCCGTTCAATAAAACCGTCGCGGCCTTCTGCTATCTTCCGGTCTAACTCTGCGTTCTTTTCTCGGAGAACGGCAGTGTGATGGATAATGGACTGCAGAGCTTCTTGGACTTCTCGGAATTTAGCACTGGCGCCAGGATCACCCGGATGCTTATCCGGATGGTTTCTACTGGAGACCTCTTTAGCTAGTTTCTTAGCTCTATCCAAAGCCTTCTCTGCTGCTTCTAATCGTTCGCGACGAGTAGGAAGCTTAGCCATAGACTCGATGAGAGCCTTGGGATCCTGACCCAAAGTCCACCAAGCTCTGGCAAGGTCCATCATAGAGAAAAACCCTTCAAAGATTTGAGCGCTCGGGTCTTCTTTTTCGATACCTTCCGCCTGATCAGGTAGTTTTCGAGTTCTTCGACAGTGTGCAACTCTCGACCATGAGCCTTGAGATAGTCCGATTTAATTTCTCGGAGTTTGTCCGAAAACTCATCAAAAGTCACTGGAATACCATACAAATTTGACTCTTCCATTGTAACGTATGTTATGGGATTGCAGCGAGGTAGGGGTCGTCAAGTCAGAGGCGGGTACGGGACAGATTGGCCCCGACTTTTCCGACGGCTGAACGACGTATATACCGCGACTGGTCAAGAACGACCCAAGGCAGTCTTGAACAACCATTCTGACAGGAAAGAGTTCATCTGTCGGAAGTTGGGGGTGGTTTGTGATGCCGATGTAGATCGCATTGCAAACCAGCTCGGACTGGGACGCAAGTCCTAACTTGATCTCAAAAAATTGACGCGTTAAAGTAGCGCTTGTCAGAGCGGAAGACGCGCTAAGGAGAAACGAATGAAGACGGATACGAAGAAGGCCCCCTCCCCCAAGCAGACTCAGGCGAAGATCGCCTCCCTTCTCAAGGGGATCGACAACTCTGTGGAGACGATCAATCGTCATCAGAGTACCATCCAGCAGAATGCCAAGGAGGTCAGGAAGCTGGCTGCGGGCCTCTCGGATCAGGCACCGAAGCCCGCAAAGGCGGCGAAGCCCGCCAAGGCTGCCGCCAAGACTGCCGCCAAGACTGCCGCAAAGGCGGCGAAGCCCGCCAAGCCCGCAAAGGCAGCCGCAAAGGCTGCAGACAAGCCCGCCAAGGCACCGAAGCCCGCCAAGACTGCCGCAAAGGCACCGAAGCCCGCAAAGGCGGCGTCCAAGGACGACGAGCGCAAGGATCCGGTGGAAGGACGGCCCCATCTCAAGGAGGTCCTGAAGGATCTCATCGCCCAGGCGGGTGGAAAGCCTGTGTCTCCGGCGGAATTGTGGCATGCAGCCACCAAGAAGTGGGGGTACTGGTCCCGTCAGTCTTGCTACAATGCCCTGAAGGATACGAAGGCCTTCACTCTGAAGGGTGATGGGTACGTGAACGTCAAGGGCAATTCGAAGGTCACCGACAGTGAAGCTGAAGCCTTCGTCCAGAAGGCCTCACAGCCGGAGACGGAAGCCGTTTCCTGAACGGAAGGTACCTTCGGGCCCGGTGTTTCCAGAAATGCCGGGCCCGAAGCGTATTGTAAACCATGACCTGTGCAATGGTTGACGATAAGACCGCGGAAATGATGGCGCTGGAAAGAGCCATCCGAACTTATGCTATCCGGATTGCTCGGAAATGCTTCCTCGAATGCCAATGCGAGGAAGACCATCCTGTTCTTATTAATGAACGCCATCTAGTGGAAATGGCAAAGTCCAAACTCCAGGAAAGACTCCTTGCTAATCGGATGGACCCTTCCAAAATGGCATCTCAGCTTGAAGCCAAGATCCGATATATCGCAAAACTGAGGATTTCTGTCTTGGCAGATGCGGAAGATATTCGTGATGCCGGGACCTTAGTGCTCGAACGAGAGCACATTGAAGTGTTTCCTCCCATCCATTAATGGACATAAAAATTGCTCAGGCATTAGGTCCCATCAAACTCAGTTTGATGGACACGGCAGTTGTAGCATCTTCTCGCCGCTTGAAAATTTATGGTAATGATGTCCCATGCAAACCTGGCTGTGCAGGTTGTTGTAGTAGGCTCATTCGTATAACTATGGCAGAAGCCACCATTCTATATGAACACTTAGTCCAGAATGGTGAGTGGACTGAGGTAAGGAAAGAAGCAAGAGATCAATTTTCATTGGTTAAAGAAGTTGATCCCGTAGCTTGGTTCAAGATGAACCGGTCTTGCCCAGTTTTGAATCCTAAGACACGTAACTGCCGAGGGTATGCCGTTAGACCGGCTTTTTGTTCTACACATTTTGTCACGTCATCGCCGGACCTATGTGATCCGTGGAATGCTGCTGATGGCATATATCAACCAGTAGACATGGATGATCTCATGGAAATTTTCTCCAAGAGAGTTTCCGAGAATGTCGCCGGATACGGTATCTTTGGGCTAGAATTGGCGCTGCCGGTGGCATTATTACTAGCAGAAAGAATTTCCGTCCAGTCTGGATTGGAATTGGATCAGGCAGTCAAACTCCTATTTCGTGAATTCGCATGAACCAGGGTTTATGCGAATATTGTACTCGCAACGGACCTGAAAGGGTCCCTGTTAGCCATGAAGTCTCCAAACCCATTTATGTCTGTGAGACGTGTTGGAAAATGCTCAAGGAGCAGAAGACAGCCTTACCCCTAATCCGTGGAAATCTCTCTTTGAGACTCCGGGGCAAGATTTCCAAAGAAGCTTTCAAAGAAATGGCAGATAGATTCTTCCAGGAAATCAGTACCTGGAAACCCCGAAACTAGCGGGCTACCGCCATCCCAGCAAGCCAGTTTTTGATCTGGTTGCGCATATCCCTGACAGTCTTGGTTGAAACCTTGTGGTTATCCCAGGTGAGGGCCTCACGGATAACATCTGGACTCGCACCGCTCCTAGCGGCCCTCACATACCTCGCAAGGTCCCACATCCCATTTTGACGCATCACGCCTTCGATGTCTTCCAAATGATCATCGAAGAAATCGTCAGTAATTTCTGGGGCAGCGGCTTCCGCAATTTCCAAAATAGAATGGCCATCTTCGGTATTACAGGGAGAGTCTAAGGAATTCCTCTCTTTGTCATACCGCCGCTTCCGATGGACTAAATTTATGCAGACATTATTTGCCACCATATAGATGTAGTGGCCGAAACTGGACTTGCGGGGATCGTGAGCGGATTTCGTGAAATTCTTGTGGATGACCGCCAAGAATACTTCTTGAAGAAGTTCGTCCATTGGGACTTCAGGGACTCTGAAATACTTATGGACAATCTTAATGATGTCCGGACGTTTGAATTTAACGTCCACCCCTAAGGGAGTTGATGGGTCATCTGCAGCGTTCCTGGGCCACGGGAGTCTTTCTGGCGGCCTACGAATAGGATCCGAGTCCAGGTTGACAATCCTTGAACGCCGAATCCCAGAAATAGCAGCCATTCAGGCACCCTCCAGAATCGTGAAGTCTCATCTCTACCAATTTCCAATGCGGTCGGGATGGAAATTGGTAGAGATCGTGGGATTATATCACGAAGAAACGCATTTAACAAGGGCCGTCGGAGCGTATTGTCGTATGATGAGCACCCAAGAAGAGCATATCAGGCGAGTGTTGGAAGCAGTTTCGGCCGGAGTGGATAGGCCATCCCTCATCGAAAAAAAGACGTGCCTGGCAGCTCCCCAAGTCGCAGATGCACTTCGTGCATTGCGTAAGAGGAAGCTTGTTGTTTCTGACGCAGGGCGGTATAAGAGAGCCGCCCATGAAAGCTGATTTTCTCCGAGAATGTATGGCCCCATTCGGGCCAGTTCCTATTGATGATTTCAATAGGGCATTCTGCGTTGTGTGCGCCAATAGGGAATGTGGTCGGAGTCGATCCAATGCCATGCAGTTTGACCGACGAGCAGTGGAATGGAAGGACCGACTTTTCACCTCAGTCCCTCGTGCTGCAGACAACGACCCAAGGTATGACACCATTCGAGCCAAAAAGTTCCTTCCAGTGTTGGAGTCATCTACCATCAATACTCCTCCCAGTCCTCCCCGATTTGAAGTCATATCCCCAAGCCCTCAAGAACCCACTGTCCCACAAATTCAACAGCAGGTAACTGAGGTAAAAATTACCGCTCCTGTTACTTCTGAATCAACTGAAATCGGAGTCCGGCCAGCTCTCGATAACACTCCCTTCAAACAGGGAACTATGTTGGGCCCGTCCAAAGAAGAAAAGATAATGCAGCCTGGTGGCTCGTTTACTTTTGACTCAGATGAGTAACAAACTTTCCCTTCGATCCATTCCTGCGTGGGGTGAAGATCTGTCTGCTTTCCTGAAGGTTTGTAGGAAAGAAGGGGATTCCGAATTAGTTCAACAGGTAGAAGAAAAACTCTTGGCGGGATACCTGATGGGTATCCGTACCTTGTTAACAACAGATCACGTCGCTAATAAAGTAGCGGCAGAATCTTATCCTGCAACATCGGCCGCTCCGGGGCTAATAGATCGATTCTGGCATCTAGCAAAACCCGGTTCTGAAGACATCTTCCAAAAAGCTGTCGAGATAATTCTGGAAGAATTGGATGCAGCGCGTCTAAAAGAACCGAGTCTGTATTTAGTGAATGTCCAAACTGGAAGGGCAGTTCTACCTTTCAATAAAGATACTGTTTTTCAACCTCCGGATTATATTGGAGAGGATGGCCTTGTTCATAAAGCAAGGCCCATTGTTCATCCAGCTTTGACTTCCGCCATGGCATTGGCACAGCAAGAAGCCGCGCGCCGGGAAATTGTTCTTAAAAAATCAAAGGATCCTAAATTCAAAAGCGCAGTAGAACATCTCTTGGATCCTGAAGGGATGATCACTTCCGCCAAAGAAAGACTTCAAGCTGTCGGGGTCGTTATTGACGACATTCCATCAGATTCAGAACCGCAAGAAGTGGAGTTTGGTAGAGAAGCAATAGACGGCATAAACCAAGCTCCGAATTACCAGTTCCATCGCAAGAGTACCTTCAGTGCAATTTTAGCTCAAAAGATTCTGCGTTTATGTGGACCTGGAGGACACTGTCATATTGGTCCAATCCGAGAAAGGAAAGGATCTAAACAAAGGTGGTATGCCGTGTCTGTTACTGTTCGAGCTGCTCCGTTGAGCCTTCCTGCGTCAAAATAAACGCTAGCACCGTTGCGAGTGCAAATCGGAATTCCGCTACTCCAGCAACGTGTATTGATTCTAGATGATCTAGAACTTTCACCATGGCGTCCACTCGACATCTATACTGGAATGTTATATAGGTACCTAAAGGTAGAATTGGAATTACGTCTGACGGATCTTTTAGAATCGGAAAGAATTGTGTAAACAATTCTAGTACAGATTTCATGGTCTTAGCCAATTGGTTAGTTGCTATTGAAGGAATACCGGAAGAAATTTGAATGACCTCAGGTTTAAACCGGTCTTCTGTTAATTCTGGAATCCATGCAGCGAACGGAGCCATGACTTCATATTTGTCTATGAGCCCGGCACCCAACAATGCAGGCGTTACAGTTTGCATAAGACAACATGGCATTTGAACACGGAGAGATGCCATCCTCTGATGAGGATCATGAGATTGAATTGAGACTTCTCCATATTCGAAAAATCGGGCGTATGGCTCACCGTTGGGGAGAATCATGGTTTTTGGAACATTTTCCAGGCCATTGATTCCACTGGGCCAGCCTGAACCCCTCGGTAATTGCCTTTGTTTTGATAAGTCACGACATCCCCGACAAGGGTGTGAAACCGAATCTGACAAATTCTCATCCCTGGATAAATGATCGTTGGATGGATCACAACGATTTCTAATGTGTACTGACCATCGAATCCCGGGTCACCATATCCAGCAGTGACATGAACGAAGATAAAAAGACGGCCAATAGATGACTTGCCGTCCACAATGGGCACAAATTTGTTTGTTTGGATACGTTCTGCTGTGTGTGCAAGATAACCAATACCGGGCTTTAAAAGGAGCGGTTGCCCGGACTCCAATTCACACTTGATGATTTTATTTGATTTGGACGCGTCCAGTTTGTTTTCGTAGGCTCGCTCTGAATACGTGGGATCGTAACGGGGCCTTAGGAGATCACCAGCATATCCGTGACATCCTGGTTCAAAACTGCCTGAGACTACATTTTCATATACAGCAAATTGATTCCCAAGAGTTAAATCATATGAAGCCGGATTCAGCTTATCTTCATAACTAATCTGTGTAGGATTCCACGGGTCGACAATAATATCACCGGCTTCAACAGATTTCTTAATCTCCAATCCAGAGAGGATGCCGCCTTGATACATGGAATCTTGACCTATTCTTTCAACCGAGCCCAAAAAGTTCCGTCAGAAATTGGAATTGTTCGGGCTTCACCCGAATTCCTTCAGATTCGCTGACGAGAATTTCGCCTTTCGTATTTACAATTCGAAGCGGCACATCACCTTCTGCAAGAATGTAAATAGCATGCATTTTCCGTTGAGAATTCTCAGTGGGCACAGCTCTGAGAGTCCAACGGAAAATTTTCTCCCCTTCAATCAGTGGTAACGCAGTCACATTAGTATTGGACGTCTTTTCTTTTACCGGTTCTCGTACCGGAATCGTAATCTCATCATAGTTGATATTCAGACTGGACCCCCCAATTTCTAATTCTCCGATATCTCCTTGGAAAACCACAGACGATCCCCCCTTTCCCACAGGGTCAAGCTCCGCTTCCTTCACGACAGGAACGGTAGCAGGAATGGTAGCAGGAGAAGGGATGGTAGCAGAAACAGGGAGTGCAGGAGGAGTAGGAGATGCAGTCATGACAGGTGGGGAAACTGGAGCTTCCAGTTGTCCTCCAGGAGGAATGCGGTGAATCCAGTTTTCCAAAAAATCAGGGACTTTTTGATAGATCCTGCCATCAGAGAAAAATTCATCTTTCTTTAGTTTGGCATCGTAAGTCCCATCCTTGAGCCTTTTCCCACGATAGGTTCCATCTTCATTCAATGATTCCTTCGGGACGGGAATCCCGTCAACCATTTTGAAATAATCGAATCGAGCCTTCCAATTAATATCAATGCCAGGCTCCGTCAAAAGCGGGACGACCCATTCCTTCCCATGAGCCTTCGGCAGCTTCCATGGATAAGTCATCCACTCGTCCAATTTCCGAACGATTTCCATTAAGTATTCAGGTTTAATTTCGTACACAACCTCATCGTGAACGGTGAGAACGTACCTAACCCTGTCTTCCCATCCAAGAGTCCGAATTTGTTTATCAACTAGACACAGCGCGAATTTTAGAATATCTGCTGAAGTGGACTGGATGGTGTAATTGATTGCACATCTCTCTGCTTTACTTCGGAGTGCTCGGATGGGTGAATCAATAGTCGGAATAGGCAGTTTCCGACCGAATGCTGTGTAAACGAATTTATGTTTCCGTGCGAATTTCTTCTGATGATCAACATACCCCATAAGGACGGGGACGTCCTTCCTGAGGTTGTCCATATGTCGTTGAGCGTCTTCGATGGTGCCGCCGATGTTGCGCTGAATGGCACCTGCTCCACCACCATAGATGAATGCAAAGTTGCATCGCTTCCCGCGATTCCGTTCATCTTTGTTAACGTCAGCTTTTCCGAAGAGGGTTCTAGCAGTGATGCTATGAACGTCTCCGTCTTCGTAAAGGAAGGACTTCGTCCAAATGGGATCACCAGATAGGTTCGTGACTACACGGAGCTCTTCGCCAGCGAAATCGAGCTTGACGAGAATCCACCCATCACGCGGAACAATGCATGTACGAATCTGCTTGAATAACTCAGGTTTATCTTCATCTGAATCACGGGGAATACCCTGGAAGTTAACACCTGAATACCCGTCTTGAATCTTTCCAGCTTTACATGACATACGGGCGGTATCGGTGCCCATTTGATTGAACGAAGGACGAACATCTCCATATTTATCATGGGACAAGGAGAGTTTCTCAACATAAGAACCTCGCATCTTGTCGTAATGGCGATATTCCAAAATGAGTTCGAAGATGCTTTCAGGTCGAGGATTACCCTCTTTGGTCTTCACTCCTGATCGTTGAACACTCAGTTTCTCACCATAAGCACGGTGCAAGCTTTTGATCGCTTCATCTTTCAATGAATACTTCTTCTCTTGCGGTTCATCATCGTCGTCGTCATCGTCGTCATCGGCATCTTCGACAACCCAGCCTGTTTCGGCTGAGCCAATCATTTCTGCAGTCGGTTTAAGCTTGAGACCTTCAGGATCTGTAATTAGAGCCCGGGAAAGCTGATCAGGGGAACCAATATTTAGCGTAAGCCATTTCCCCGTCCTACCCGTTTTTCCTTCAATGACTCCGCGAATGAAGTCTCCCACAGATTCTAGTGAAGCTTTGCATTCGACGGTGAGTTGATGGACACGTTCCACATCTACGTGGACCCTGTTGCGTTCCATCTTACGAACAACGTTCGAGAACGTTTTCTCGAGACTATAAATGGGAACATCTCCCGCAGTCAGTCTGTGCTGGAGAACGGGAAGCAATTTGTAAGTGAAAATGCCGTCAGAACATCCATACTCCAAACCTTCTTTAGGGTGGAGAAGCGCAAAGTTATACTGACGTTTTTCGCGCTTAAGTTGGTCTTTTTTCTCTTGAGTGAAGAGTTCGTCGATATCGATCATGTCGATACCGAAGTTCGCCTTGGCGAGAGGTTTAAGACCGGCCGGATGGCCTTTCAGTGGACTAATTACTTTTGCCATCAAGAAAATATCTTCAAATTCTTCTCGTCCCCAATACTCTTTTCCCGTGACTGGATATAAGAACTCAGCGTCAAATTTTACGTTATGATAAATAACACGGCACCCGTTTACAAGCCGAGTGAGTTCATCCCATGCAGGATCCCAAGGAAGATTCCCGGAGTCTTCCGGTTCGTGAGAAAGCGGGGTATAATATCCATTCTCCCCATCAAATGAAATGCAAACACCAGCAATTCGATCTACAGTCCTAATTCCATGACGAGTTTTGATCCCATCTTCAAAATACTCATCAGGATAAATCCGGTTATCTACGCCGGTAGTCTCGAGGTCGAGAGCGCAAAGCTTGCGTTGTAAGCAAATATCTACGAGTTTCTGAAGCCGTTCAACGGAGTCTATAAGATGGAATCGATATTCAGAAAACCAAGGTCGCACGATGCTAACTCGGTCATCCATCGTTTGTAACGGAAACATTGATTGACTGTACACCCTTCACTAGTTTCCGGGACACTCAGCGCACGGATGTAATTTGATTTATGCCTTCTAAGAGTTTCTATGATGTGCTTGGAGTGAACCAAGACGCTTCTGAAGAGGACATCAAGAAAGCTTACAGGAAGCTGGTACTGGAATTTCATCCGGATAAGAATCCAGGAAGCTCGAGTGCAGAAGCTCGCTTCAAAGAAGCTACGCAAGCTTATCAAGTTTTGATCGATCCCAAGAAGCGATCAGCATATAATCTTTCCCAAGTACCTGGCATGGAAGGATTTAGGGGATTCGAAGGCTCATTCAATGGAGTGGATCTTGGAGGGCCGCTAGGTGATATGCTTCAAGATCTATTTAGTCATATGGATGGGGTTGGATTCCGATCCAAGCCCAGGAATCCCGGATTCCGCAATAACCCGCGCGAAAGAGATCAACATTCGCGACCAGGAGAAGATGTTGAGACAGAAGTATTTTTGACACTAGAAGAAGCTGCATTGGGATGCCGGAAGCGCATTCTCGTTAAATCTTCCGATGCTCCTATCGTGTGTACTACTTGTCGTGGAAACGGAAGCAGGCCAGGGACCCCTAGAGGTCCGTGCAGTGCATGCGCTGGGAAGGGAAAAAGAGTCGGCTTCACAGGGAAGTCATATTCTTCTTGTCCTGCATGTAAAGGAAGTGGGACCCAGCCAGTAGTCGCTTGCATTGCGTGTAAGGGCAAAGGTTTCATCAATATAGATAGGGAAATTGACGTAAAAATCCCGGCAGGTGTGGAGTCCGGTCATAGACTTAGACTGGCTGGACTTGGCTCTCCTGGAATTAGATCAGTACCAGGAGACTTATTCGTAGAAGTCCAAGTCGCTCCCCATCCAATTTTCCAACGTAAAGGGAAAGACCTTTTCACCACTGCTTCAGTGCCTCTCATTGGTGTAGTTCGGGGGACTCAGATCCCCGTAGAAGTAGTAGGTGACGGTCCTATTCTTGTGCGAATTCCGCCAGGTACCCAACCTGGAGAAACCATCGTAGTCAAAGAAGCAGGTCTGATTGGAATTCTCGATAGATCACGTGGAGACTTGCATGTGACTGTGAAGGTTCATATCCCTCGCGAAATGTCAGAGAGAGCCCACAAGCTACTAGATGAACTCGCAGAAGAATTTGCAAGGACCGGGAATCGTCAGGAGCAAATCGAAGGGAATATCGCCGACGAAGTCTACGACGCATTCAAAATTACCCGGCCGTAACAATCAGAACTTGGAATCCCTGTCTCCAAGCGTGAACGATACATCTAGCCAATTCCGCACCAACCGGATTGGTTGTGGAGTATTCCCAGCATTCAGGAAATAACCCGCCTTTTTGTTCACAATTTCGAGTGGTGCATTTAGATAAGTTTGCCATAACGCAGCAACCGATCTGTGAACAGATCGGTTTGTCAATTTTCATCATTGCTCCGAACGGAGGAGTCTTCAGAGCTTTTTCCAATCCTTTTGTATGCCCCAGTTTTGCCTCTTCCAATGTTGAATGACAAACTCTAGTACATTTATCTAGGATCCCTGATATGGATTCTTTAGCCGCAGCATCATGCAGTGCTTCTACAGATCCCTCGTCGAGCTCCGCGAAGTGCATTTTTTCTCCCGTACCCAATACGAGAGAGTAATCTACAGACTGAATAGAGGGTGTCATGGGAGCAATTCGTCACCAACAGAATTCATGGCTTCACGGAGCTTTTTGAGAACCTTAACCATTTCCGGATTTTGTTTACCACTGGCTTTATCTAGATCGTATTGAACCACGTCCAATACTCTGCAGAATTTCACAAAATCGGACAACGGAACCTTGTCCCTAACTCTGGTCAATTTTGACTCCAGTAATGTTAAAGTTCGTGGGACATCTTCCCATTTGTCAGAAATGTAGTTAGCGCCTCGATCGACTGGCTCTGTGAATTCAGGAGCCTCGGGCCTACGAGGAACTCTAATCCTGAATCTGCGCTCGAGTTCCACGAGCGCATCCATGAATTTGAGTCCTTTGAATTTAGCATAGAAATTGATGCAGTCCCAGTTCTCTTTGCATTTGAAGCAACGAACAATGTCGTAGCTTCGTCCAGAACCAGCAGGGTAGAAGCGAGCAGATGGTTTATTGTCCGGCCCGTGGAACGGACATGAAATTTGCATCGGAGTGGACTTGTCAGGGACTTCTTGAATTCCACGTTCCATGAGAACATCGAATGTGGAATAAACATCTCTAACAGCGGCAACGCGTCTAGCCACCCATTCCTGAACAACAGTTTTACTTTCGTCCGCCATTCATGCTTCCATTATCGTTTTTACATGAGCTTCTTTCCACATACGGATGATATCTTCTTCTTCTAGATGATTTACAAGGACTGAAAAGGCCTTCCGGACTTCTTGGACCGCGTCCTCTGCATCTAGACCCATAGCTTTTTCAAAGCTAATCTTGCAAAGTCTCGTAGCTTCAACAATGCAAGGAGGAACACCAAGGAAGGCTTCCGCACCTTTTTCTTCTGCAAGTTTATCCAAACGTTCATACATCTTTCGGAACCAATTATCACGAGGTTTGCCTTTGGTAGGAAACTTCGGATTGACCGCACAAAGCGCAATGCCAGCTACGATAGCGGAGGTTGCTTTGCGCATATTCCTAGTCTTCATGACGATATGTAAGACAGGAGTGCTCTTTTCTTCCGGTTCAGCATGGAAGAAAATGTGACATCCATCAGCCAGCTTCTTGAAACGAATCATCAGAAGAGCCTTGCTGATGCCGTCGACTTTTTTGTGGAGAACGACGCTAGGTATTTTGTCGTTGTTGTAATGAGCTGCAGAATAACTAGGAACTTCCATTTTCAGCATCCAAGCGCTGATCGAGACTTCTGGAAGAATGATCCTAGTCTTTTGAACTTGATCCATCAGGATGACATTACAGTGTCGACAATGCCAGTCGGGCAAGAGTCGTCAGGATGTCCTGACGACTCCGGAAACAATTGAAGACAATCGCGGCAGTATTTTATCACTAATTGTGATTCTACTGTCCTGATTGTTCCTGGCTGGATGACTCTTATCGTCAGAGTCATCCCTTCCAGATTCAAGTATATTACCGAGGGTACAGCAGTAATTTTATCTGTTGCTACCATAACTTGAGAATAAATTCTATGGTGTTCTCTTTCCCAGTTCAAATCGAAATTAGCATATCCAGGGACATCTTTCCCTCGAATGCGGAAACTACCAGACCAACGTCCGTCGGTGATCAAGAATCCATTACCTTTTCTACGATTCCATCATGATCGGAACTGGAATTCATGACGCAGCAGCCAACATCATGTCATCAATGCCAAGGGACATCGACTGCGCAGCCTTTACCAAGAGACGATCATTGTCGTAATCAATAAGTCCAGTCTCCATGGCTCGCATTCTTTTGGACTGCCAGATGATTTTCCCTACCATGCGGTCAAAGACCGGACCTCCACGATTCTTCAGATTTCCGAGGTAGAACTTACCCTCTTTTCGGAGTTGATCGTTCAGATATGTGTAGGTGATGACGTCCGCAGCTTTCTCAATCTCATTTGCATATGCAATGGCCGCGTAGTCATACCTGCCGTCCGCTTTATCTGCTCGCAATTTCCCTTGCCGGTTGAGTTGGAAGAGCGCGAGGAGGGGGACGCCACGGCCGCGCGCAAAATTGCTGCAGAGCATTTGGCCCTCACGAACGACATTATTCACACTGACCACATAATCATTCGTCCTGTACTTCGGCTTTACGAGCGCAAGATAATCTACGACGAGTCCATCGCATCCATATTTCGCATGGAACATTTCGGCTTTGCGTCGAATGTCTTCGGATGACACAGCTTCAGGAGGATGCCAGATATACGGTTTGCCTTTACAATTTGCTTTGAAATCTTGAGCAATGATCTTCAATCGTTTCTTGTCTTCCGGAGAAAGTTCACCATCTCGGACCTTCCCAAAATCAAGACCGGTATAACACTGTTCAGGAGGTTTACCCGCTTTCCTGTCCTGTTCATACCAATCCGTCACGAATTTTCCATTGGAAGAATGAATGACATAGATTTGATTGCGGAGATTCTTATATTTCATCTCCAAGATTGCATAGAAAATATTCTTGCCGTATAGATAACAATTGTTGTAAAGATAGTTCAGAGCAAGAGTGGTCTTGAGTTCTCCGCTGAATGCACAATGGATCCAATATTCACCCTGCCTATGTCCTTTACAAACTGAGTCCACTGGCTCGAGGCCGAATAACAACCGCCCTGCATATTGATTCGACTTCTCTTGAGCCTCATATTCATCGACTACTTCATCGGCATCATCAGAGACTACTCCTTCGAGCTTCTCCCCGACCTCAATATGATAAATATGAGCCATCTTCTCATAGAGAAACGTGATGGCATCAGTGACTCCACGCATGACCTTCTTGCCGTTAATGGGCTTCTCTAGATTCCTACCATGTTCGGCAATTGCAGAAGCATCTCTGCAAGCTAATGAGAAAGCTTTGATCTGCTGTTGTTCTTGCTCAGACTTGACAATAGCAAGATAATTTGTCCTGATGTAAGGCTGGGCCTTCCGGACTTCCTCTAGTCTATCGCAGACTTCAACGTCGTCCAATTTCTCAAAGTATTCTTTAACCAGAGAGAAATCCGGCGGAGCGGACATCTGATCGTAGAATGTCTTGAGATAACCGACGATCTTTTTATCTTCTTCCGATCGGAAGTCAAGGTTGTACTCTTGGAACCTATTCCAGTTATGGAAACAGTCTTCCCCTTCAGGAATATTGCCGACCTGGATTACGCTCCTTAAGATGCGTTCCACTAGTGACTCCTCCTGAATTGTTTCTTCGGGCCAAGACCTGTTCCATATTCAGGCAATAAATCTCCTTCATCAGGTGCTGACTGAATTTTCGGGCGTGGTTTCTTTTCAGAATCACGAGCAGGTTCGCTTTGCACGAGCCTATTTTGAACCTTTGGACCGTTATCAGTCGTCGTCTGATGCGGTAATGGATCCGGATTCAATGAACTGTCGAGAGTCATTCTAGGAAGAATTCTCGGAATTCGAACTGTTGGCATAGTCGACTTAATGTAATACATTAGTGATTCGGAGTAAGCTTTGCTGCTCTCCACGAAAGGCTTGTCTAGATCTGAAAACAACCATGTTGGTTTTTCTTGATCGATCCTATAACAAACAGCCTCTTCTAGAACTTCCGCTGCAGCTTTGTTCTTATATCCAATTTTATTCAACCAAATGATGGCCAGATCGGGAGGTTCCATCAGTTCTTGAAGACTGTTATAAATATCTCCAACCCGTTCAATGACGTCCGATCCTTTTACTTGCCGAGCTTTTTTTCCCAGGTAGACGTCAAGAATTTCACTATCTGTAATGAGTTTAATGAATTTGGAGCGACTCGCGATCATGGCTAGTTTAATGATAGCCCACATATCTGGAGCAGCCGCCAAAATGAACATGGACTTACTAACAGATCGGACTGGTATCTGTTTTACATGTTCATCTAGAACCTTCGCCATGACGATTTGAGCCGGCATGTCGCTTTTCCGTCTACGAAGGTAAGCACATTCACATTCAATGATACGTCCGTCTTTATCGACGTACCCGATCCCACCGCACATGCAAATTTGTGGGTCCACGATTGCGATTTACACCGGGTTTTTCCGAAGTTCAGCTCGAACTTGCATGATGGCTTCCCCAAGCCAATTCTTTCCACGCCAGTGCTTGGGCTGAACAGCACGCGGGTCATCTTTTTGGAGTCCGATCCCCCAAATCTTATCATTCGGACTCGCTTCAACGATGGTGGCGCTTTCTGTCTCTTCTAAAATCTTTCGGAGGCCTTCATTCTGTGAAAATTTCGCCAAATTCCCTTCGAAGACAATTTGACGACAAACGCTCGTCCATTGTCGTTCATTAAATCCTCGGACTTGTCTACCGATTCTTTTCTGTTCGGCCGGGTCCTTGGATCGCATGATCAAAGATAAGCTGTGTTTATCGTCGAAAGTTCGGGCCTTACCGGCCATCATGAATTGTTCTGCACAGTTATATTGGCGTCCTTCAATGACAAAAGGGGAAGGATGCCATTGACTAAACGGCCCACTCCAAAAAAGAACAAATCCGCTCTCCATCTTCATTCCGTGGAAATCCATCTGGAGACCGTACGCTGAATCAGATATCCGATAGATCGATCGTATGAATAACAATGGTTTCAGCGTCATCTGCACGAATAGGCATATCGACTTCTACGGGAGTGTTTGCAACTTTCTTAGAAGGTTTTGACCGACGTGAGGCCGAAGCGATTTTCTTATTTACTTCATCGAGAAGTGTCTTCTTATCCTTATGTTCACCTCGAATGAGTTGGAAAATATCCGCAACATCATTCCCTTGTACGAACTGAAGTCCACCCTTTAATGATTCCCCTGCTACTTTATCGGCCAGGGCTTTCTTTCCCTTGAGAGTCTTGATGACATGATCGTCAATGGTCTTCCCTCCACCCTTCTTGACAGCAACAAGATGCGTTGCCACAACCATTAAATGCAAACTTCCAATGCGAATGGGCCGACCGGTGATTTGTACATAGTCCCCCCAACTCCATGGTGAATCCACAAAAATGAGATGCTCGGCCGCATGGAGGTTGATAGACTCCGCTCCGGCCATCGTAATGAGGATCACATTTACGCCGGATTTCACGTCCTGGAAAACTTTCTTGGCCTTCTCTCGGTCGGAAGCTTTGTTTTCTTTCCCCGTAATACGAACGGTCCGAATCTTTTGTTTAGCAAGCGCCTTCTCGATGAGAGAAATCATTTTTTCGAATTTGGAAAAAATAATTACCTTGATCCCATCAAGTTCATCTTCGAGCAGCTCAAGTAATGCGTCGATCTTGCACGACGGACCATCAAAAGGATTCCCATTCTCGTCAGCAATTAAGGCGGGCGAGTCTACTGCCTGTTGAACTAACGTCATCGCCTTAAGCATTTCAGACTCGTTTGCATCCGCTTGAGATCCAGTCTCCAAAAGACCGACTTCTGCCAGGTCATAAAGTTCTTGCTGAACATCTGAAAGCTCACATCGGAGTTCTCGAGAAACGAGTTGAGGAAGTTCCTTCGCAACCTCATGCTTCCGCCGACTAAGGTAGTACGGTTCAATAAGTTCTACGAATTTGTCGAGGTGTTTGTAACCCACGACAATCGGGACCTTCCGACCACCGCCGATTGGTTGAAGTTTCACAACGCAAAAATCATCGTGAAATTTTTTAATAGTCGGCATTAATCCGGGTCGTACGATGCGAAACAGACTGAAGAACTCCATCAAACGGTTTTTTACTGCTGTAGCTGTCATACCGATAATTCGATCGCATTCAGATGAGATTTCAGCCACCGTTTGATGAATACGGCCTCGATGGTTTTTCAGTACATGTTGCTCATCCATGACGAGCATAAATTTCACTTCAGGCTGTCGATTTTTTAGTTCTCGAAGATATGAAAGGAATCCAGGGGTCTTCTTGGGAGGAGCTACAATGTCTCCCAGTCTCACGATTTCAGCATCCCCTGCTTTCTGGGAATCACGCAGAGTAATTAGCTTCTGAACAAATTCCATGTCTCCTTGCGTAAGCGGAGCAGGGAGATCTCGCGATGGGGCAGAGCCCGCCAGAACGGCTCGGAGATATTCACTGGCCTCATAAGGAAGTTCTCCGAATTTCCGACGAAATTGATCTCGCGTGGCGTCAAGAAGAACGGCCGATTCTTTCAGAGATTTCCGAAGATCTTTTAGTTGTTTGACAATGTTTTTATCCGGCTTTTGACTCTTGTCACGGACGACAGATTCCCCGGCGTCTCGAAGAACCATGTCGTAGGTCAGAATCAATAACTTCTTCTTAGAAGGATCATGGTTCAAGAAGAAATCTTCGTAGATAACCTGACGTTCGTAGGGTTCCCCGTCTACAGTCACTGCTTCCATGTTGTGCATGAATCGAGAAGTTTCATCTGCCCATTGGAATAATGCTGATTTTTTCGTGAAGACGATAGGAACGTACTCTGGTTCCTTCATCCAAATGTAGCCGATGGTACTTAGAACTTGAAGCGTTTTACCAAGTCCTGTATCGTCTCCGAGAATCATCCGCTCCACCATGAGCATGTTCATGATGCCTTGAGCTTGATAATTCCTAATTTGGACAGGACGTTCTTCGGTCTCGTCGTGATACACTGATTTAAGATATGGTGATGGCTTCAATTTCAAATCTTGAGCCGACCGAAGCTGACGGAGCTTCCCCAAGATCTCTTGCATATCTTCACATCTTACAGAGAGCCGATGGCATGATGGGCTCTTTCTAGAACCCATCCGGTATGAACCGGAACTTCCGATCTGCCATCGCATCCGTCTTGATCGTCACGTCCGTACCTACTTTGGGCCTTTCTACAGCCGGATGTAGTTCTTGGATCAGTAACTTCAAGAAGGATCCTGTCGGTCAGATTCAGAATGTCATCCAAATCGTAGAGACAATCATCTCTGTCGGTACTCTTGTCTTCGGCCAAGTCAAGCAAGCGCTTCCGACTGATGCTCAAGCCAAGGCTCAAGCCGATTGGGATGAAGCACTGTTGAAGGTGAACTCCGCCGTAGCGGCACTCCAATCAGCAGTAAAAGTAGCAGCTGACGCCAATCAGCCTAATCCGGATTTGAGCAAGCTCGTGACGGATCTCATGGCAGCAATCGATGCTCTCCACGCTGTTGTAAACACGTACAGTGCAAAACCTTCGACTGGTAAATTGACGGCTGCAGTGAAGCCGAAGGGATATGATTTATTCGTACAGCAGATTGCGCTTCTAAAAAGCCAATCGCCAATGATCTCGTCTTCGACGAAGTAATTGCCCTATGGGCAACACATCACGTCCTTGCCTGAAATGACCTGTTTCAGGTTTTGGCATCCAGGGTTGGACTGCGTGGTGTGAACGCAGATTCCTGCATTGCACTTATTTTCCAGACAATCGCTGTCGTATAGACATCCCTGTCCAACATCACACCTTGCCGGGTTGACTCCACCGCAGTCGATGTCGGTTTCGTAGGTGTCTTGAGTATTGTTGGCGTACGAAGCCGGGCAGGCATATCCATTTCCGGCCGTCCCACAGAATCCGTCAAACCCGGAGTCACGGTAGCATCCTTCGCAAATGCCCACGTGTGCCCAATTCGGCGGAGGATTGGCGTAAGGGACGTACGGAGGATCGCCAGAAGTGCAGTATTGCAACTCGATGACGAAAACTCCATCAACCAAACGTTGGCACTGCCCATTTGAGTTGGGCTGCGGAACGCAGTTCTGCGTATGACCGCAGTCATCGATGTAGCTGCCACAATTGTTGGATTGGCAGACTACGTTCGGAGTCTGAGTCGGAACGCACTGATGGCACTGATGATCAGCCCCGCAAGTATCCGAACCTGAACACGGGTTGCATTGTACGGTGTTGCCGCACCCGTCGTCCCAAGCCCCGCAATACGCAGGACTCGGGCACCCATCGGGCACACATCCCGTTCCGCTGGAACCGCCAACTCCGGAACCGCCACCGCCACCGCCACCGCCACCGCCACCGCCACTTCCGGAGGACACGCCGGTACCACTTCCCGAATTACTGGCGCCACCAGAAGAACCCGTAGAACCCGTGGAGTTCGCAGATGAAGCCATAGCTCCACCAGAAGAGTCCGAATTACCTCCGCCAGCATTGCCTCCGCCCGACCCAGGAGACCCTGACCCGGCGGACGTGGGCTTGGTTTGGAACAAGTCACTCGTTCCAGGATCACCACACCCGAGGACCACCGAAACCAAAATGGAAACCAAAAACAAACCCTGATTCATGAACCGTATCCTCCTTTAGGATAATCAGTTCTACGAAAGGGTGTTTGGTATTTACGGAGTTTCCAAAGTAGCAATGTTATGGAGCATTGCGTTACCGGAAGTAAATACTCGGTCTCCGATCACTGTAATGCTGTAACCAGTCTCGCACCCGCGGAGACCGAGAGTGCTCACACTCGATGGAGTCGTCAATGCTACCTGAAGACTTCCGGCATCAAGCTGATTGACTTTAATGTGGCCTCCAGTATTACCATTCCGAACGTCATTCCCCATGATCAGTCCATGAGGTTTGTTATTGGCAATGCCTCCAGCAGGAATTTCGAATTGAATCTGAACCGTCGACGTGTTGTTTCCGTAACAAAGATTGTCCAGAATTTCGAATGGAGCGCTATCGCCTGATCCAACCAAACTCATGTAAATACCGGGGACATTGAAGAATTGTCCGCAATTCGTGATGAGATTTCCGTTGATAGACACGTTAAACCAGTTTCCAATTCCAGCAGAAGCAGCAGCAATTCCGCTGTTGGAACAGTCGATGATATGATTATTGAGAAATCGAATCTGAGATACGGCGGAATCTGCAACGAACATATTGAAGCCCATGCCAACTCTGGCTTCGCTGACATGACAATTTTCAATTGTCAAGTTACTAGCAAAATTGGAGGAACCGGTGTATAGCGAACCGGTAGCCACGGATGGGATTAAGAATCCCCAAGCTTGGGTTTGAGCCGGTGCGAATCCGGGTTGACGGTATAGCTGAATAACTGAATTAATGATGTTGATTCCGGCCAAAGGACTGGGACTAAACAACGTGGAGTCCCAAGGTTCCAAAATCACAATTGCAGATTGTGCCCAGTCTCCGGTCGATGCCGTGGTCCCCGTCATACGCAAACCATCAATGTTAGCGTAGAAGACGTTCGGAACACCGCTGGCAACACGAGGTCGTAGCCTCAACCTGTGGAAGGGTTGGCCTCCAATCCCACCCAATACGTAATCCCGAATTGAAACATCCTTCATCACGAGTTCAGACCACCGCACAATAAGATCACCCGAAGCACCAAGCTGAGGGCAACCTTGGAATTGGACTCCATTCATTTCAATATGGAACGCATTGATTGCAAATGCTGACCATGCGTTGGCGTTGATGACATCACCAACTGCACCAAGCCACCAAAGCTTGGAATCAGCAGTCATGGTTCCGGAAACTGTAGCTCCTGGAGCCCCCCTGTCGAAGCCCATAGTCACATTCCGAATGAACACACCGCCCTGACCATCACCATAAGACCCAGGCTGGATCAGGTCGGCGCCTCCGACATCCGAAATAGTGAATGGATTGAAGAAAGTCGGGACTGCCGTGCAGAACCACCGACCTCCTTCAATTTCAAGTCTGTGAACGGCTAGATATCCAGTTCCAGCATTCTGACCATTTGTCTGAGGTTGCAAATGGATGAGGATGGAATTGATGCCACCATTAACATTTGCGACGACTTGGCAGTTCCTGTAGAGAAGCCGACTTACTGCTACCCCGGTCAAGGCAGTGGCATCAGATCCGGCGGGGTCAACATCAATGACTCCGCAATTTCCTACCAAGTTCCCGCCAACACCCGTAGTCGACATTAAATTGAACGAGCATCGTTCGTATTCGATGTCACCAATAAGGGTGAGAGGAACGACAGCACTGGCTGAAACGAGCTTCAACGCCGGCTGATTTTGACCAACGTTGAAGGTACAGTCTAACGCCTTGAAAGGGCCATGGACGAGCCCATTACCCATCGTCATGGTAATGCAAGGTTTGTCGGCACTAGCATTACCAGTATTGAATACACAACGGATGAGATTATATGCACCGCCATCCGTAATTTGCAAGACGGTGCCTGAAAATAGAACGTCTTCAGCGACCAAAATGACGTTTTTGTTGACATCTACACGAGCGAAGGGGGGACCAGCATGACTAATAGTAAGATTCTTGAGCCAAACATTGGCTCCTGATACTCCTGTCCCGAATTGGATGGCGGGAGTCACGCCATCCGTCACATTAATGACGACGCCGTCCCTATGCATTCCTTCAATGACAACGCCTTTACCATCAGCGATAGAAATAGCACCAACACCCGTATTGATATTGTAAATGCCGCTCTTGACTTGGATTCGAATATGATTGAATGGGGTGCTGGAATTCCAGAAAGCAATAGCTTGCTGGATAGCATTTACACCGTTGAAATCACCAAAGCTAATGTTCCCGTCACCGCATGTGACAGTCCATTTTGCGTTAACACGCTTAAATAGCGTCGGAGTAGGATCTGGGTCAGCATTATCTAGAACGTGGAGATTTTCAGCATTATCCGAACCTACGGAATTCGTAAGTTGAACCGGATCGACGGTGTTTTGATCTCGGAACAGAAGAGGTCCGGTAAGACATGCAAGAGCAGTTTTGGATCCGAGTTCTGCAGACCACTCAGTGTCGGCAACGTCGAAGACGCTAAGACGGACAGCGTGTTGATCCCAGTTACTTTCGTTCCATGTACCCGCAGATAGACGACCACGGGTAGCAACGTCCATGAAATGTTGGCTTCCGGAATCATTCCCTGGAGCCAATGAGAGTTTCGTAGCGGCCAATGAAGCAACATCTTTAGCGTACGCCGTTCCATTCCATTTGGCGTTGACCGTAAAGATCATTCTTCCACTGTCGTCTGTATACAGACGAAATGCAACATCTGTGGGAATGGCAGGAGCAGGAATCGCAATGGATTCCCAAATCAGGGTATACTGACCAGACGAGACCGAATGGGGAGTCAGAATTCTGGGAGCAAGCGCAACCGCAGAAGGAGTTACATCAGCACCGAGCTGAATACTGGCAGCTTGAATGAATCGTTGGAAAATTTCAAGGACCCCCGCAGGGATTTTGCCTTGATTGTTCAGACCGGCAAATCTACCGATGTTTTGGATACCATCATTAGGGTTGGCAGGAATTTCCTGCCGGTTGGAGAAGAAATCTTCGGAAGTCTTTTCTTCGTTCGCGGGGACCTCTCCAAATTCCATTACTTCTGGAATGAGAATGTCCAGACCCGTATCGAAATCATTAGATGGAGGGGTGGCGGGTTCTTCTCCAACCGAGTTAGAGTATACCCCCGCCGTTAGACCCATCTTGGCTAGGGGTGTCCCACTCAGATTACTAACTGAAATCGTGCTAGTTAAATCTGGGTTCCTATAAAGTCCAGACAGTGTGATTTCAGCTCCACCATAAAGGGTGGCAAGAACACTCCCGTGGTACTCACCAGGAATGATCCCGAGAGTATTGAGTGCACTGAGATTCTGGTTAGGATTGAGTTGTAGAATGACGGAGGACACAGTCCCGTCAATACTGGTGCTCCGAATTTCTACAAACTTCTGACCGTTAATTGTAACGGCAGAACATGTTCCTTGAGCCGCTTGAGAAGCCGCAGCAATGGCTGCAGTAACTGTTGCCGCTACGTCCTCTGCGGTAGTCTCCGGACCCAGATTAATGACGATCGGAGCGTTATTGTTGAGAATCAGTTGAAAGTTACTAGTATTGGTAAAGTTATATGGTTCGGGTACATTAGATGTGACAATAGCGCGTCCAGCGCCCGTTCCGAAGCCGTCCGTAGCGTTATGCCATGATTGATTGATGGCATTAATGACATCTTGAACGGAAGTAATGGTCCCGAAAGCTGTGTCTACTGTAACTGAGTAGCTGGTATCAGGATCAGCTACGACAATTCGAAGAACATCGCCGGGGCCCAGAGATGTGAAATTGCTCTGAGTAGTGGTGATGGAAGCGGGTACGGGTCCCGTAGTGAACCAAGAAAGCTGCCAAGTTGGAGTGTATGCCTGATGAGGATCGTAAGGCTTCTGCGGACTCCAACGTAACCTAGCGTAAACTGGCTGTGCGGGTCCAATATTGGGAACGAGAGTCCTGAACCCTGTCGACAACATCTGCAAAGGAGCTGTGAGCAGGATTTGTTCACGGGGACTGTAACGAGCTTGGACTGTTCCTCCCCTACCATCAGGAGTATTTGAATTAATCCCTCGTCGAGGCCCGGAAAACCCCGTAGCAGTGGCCGTGGTTACAAGTCCATAACCAAGAATCTGAACAATTCCGGGGGTAACATCAGTAATAGTAACAAACGCATCATCGCCAGTAGTGAAATTACTACCATGAGCGCTTCGAATTTGAAGCCGTCCGTTATTATTACTAGCAGCATTTACAGTGACGCCGAATCCCGCAAGAGTAGCATTGATACGTGCTGCAATGCGGGAGGCTGTCAAAACCGAAATAGATGAAAGAGTTACAAAATCACCAGCCTGAATCGTGACAACAATGGGATTACCACTATTGACATTGGGCATGGTAATGGAAAATTGATTTCCAGTTCCAGCTCCAAAGAATGGTTCGTTGTTCAGACCAGTGAGGTAAGCACCAACATCCAGAGCAGCACCGTCAACAATTTGACTGACGGTGTCGTTCAGGAAGCCGTTATACTGGCCTCCAGTGAGATTCCAGACCGGCCCCGTGTGGAACGGAACGGTATGGCGTGAAAACCTAAGCTGAAGGTCATCAATTTGTTGCGCGCGAGGCCTGGTCATGATGCTCCCGTCACAGCAAAACGCACTATAGACCTAGAATAGATCAAAAGAGTATTCACAGGAGTACGTACCAGACTTCCACCACGTCAGTGACGATGAGGTTTGGAGCAGTTGGAGGATCTGGGATATACGTCAAGTCTTGATTTGTGATTCCATCAACGGTGTAATTCAGTCCGTATGCTTGCTTGACACCATTAATCCACATAATAACTGTAGTCGGATCAACGGGCCTAAGACTGAGAGAAAACGCAGTCTGACCATTGGTAGTCACAGGTAGAGTTTCCTGCTTCACCGAAGTCAAACTAATGTCACTGGACCCAAAGAAAATCGGATTATCGTAAATATTGTTTACGAATACCGGGGGCTCCGTCGGAATTTGAGTCAGATCAATGTTCCGACGACGCTTCTCCAAGGGACGCCCCCACACTCTGAACCTGTCCACAGCCGTATAACCTTCATTCGTCCCATTAGCTGAATGGACGACATCAGTATCACGGAAATAAGACGGCATTGCGTGAGTCACGACTATCATCTGCAATTCGAACCCAGCGTGGACTTCAACAGAAGAAACCACTTCCGGATGGGATTTCACTAAATACGCCACACCAGCGAGAACCGAACCCGCTTCAATGTTGGGTCGAGCTCGAGGAAGCTTGGCAGAAATTACTCCGCCTGGCCACGGCCCGGTAACAGACCAAGCCGCTCCACCACGAGTGGTCTTGAAGTTGACGACATCTGAGAAACTGTTCGTTCCGTCTACCTTTATGATGGACTCTCCGCCCACACCAGATGTGCCTGATGCATGACCACAGAGGAATTCAGTTCCCTCCCAAGTGGACTGCCCGGAGCCGATCGGAGGATTGGAGGCCTGGAAAGCAGGGAATGAAAGAGTTCCCATGGGGATGATTCCAACACCGCTTGTACTGCGGGTTTGATAGAGGGACTTACCGACGAAGTCCTTATCGCGGAACCAAATTCCGAGCGGAAGATTGACCGTGCATCCTGCAAATTCAGGATGAACATCGCGGTCAAATACCTCAGAAATAGCCAAACGAACCGTAGAAGGCCTGGCAACAAAACCCCCATCTGGTACAACTACGGGGAATCTTGGGGTGGACCAATCTTCATAACCGGTCCTATTGGCAGAGTACCTGCGGTTCAAATCTACAATTGTTCCCGCATAATCAGGCGGCTGGCTGGGATTTTCTACCGTATTGAGCAGAGGAATTGGATTAGATCCTGAAAGCCTTCCGGTGCCAAGAGAAGTGACAAAATTCCTGGACGCCAGGACTTCAAATCCAGCTTTATTATTGAACGCGAGCGTGTTTACAGGTCCAACAGGATTTGCCTGAATACTATTAGACTCGGACAACGCCAGCGGTCCTAACCGATAAACGTCGTCGGAATAAGCGGATTGCGTACCAAAGATATCTCCTTGATACGGAGACCGACTGTAATAAACGGTCAGTTCGTTATTGACCGAGTCCACAGACATGGGTGCAGGAGTAATGATCCCGATCTTATTGTCGCCAGTGGAAGTAAAAGTGTTAATCGGAGCTTCAATGCTTCCACCACCACTGGTTCTGGCTCCAAGGATCCGACCGTTGGTTTGCAAAAACCCGCGATCGAATCCGAAGAGAGTGCACTCAACCAGGAATTCGGAGTTATCAAATGTGGTTCCAGATGGAGCCTTCGAGAAATCGATAACATCAGCATTCAAGACGAACGTAATGTCACCGTTGTCTCCAACTTCCAATAGGAACGTTGGACCATCAAAGTCATCTTTGAGAAGATTCGTATCTGTTCCGGCTCCTCCTACAAATTTGCGATCAGTGCTAAAAGGAGAAGCCGCTGGCACAGTGGGATAGGGGCCAGGACCCGTCGTATTCCTCTTGTAAACCCCCGTAATACGAGCAGGACCATAAAATGGAGGGAACTGAATCCCACGGAAAATGCCGCCGCCTGAACCTGGAATTCGCTTATTTGAGTATTTTTGCCCGAATACTGAAGGCAGTGTTCCAGTTCCATAAGTTTCTCCAACTACAGGAGTTACAATATAATAACCAGCCGTACTTGGATAGCTGACCAGGTTCCTATTCCAGTCGGAGCTGTCTACACCTCCAAATGGACCTTCCTTCGACATCATGATGCAGTTAATTCCTGAAGGAAACACTGCATTCGTAACTGGAACGATAGGTACATGATGCAGACCAGGCCTCGGAAGGAAGGCCATGTCGATTTCAGCGTACCTAGTTGAAACGCCTACGAAGAACAGGTTGAGAGGGTCTACTACCGTATGAACTGTAGTATTCCCCGCTTGATTCAAATGAGGCATAGCCCCTTGGAAAGTGGGAACAACCCCATACCAATTGAGCTGGGAACCATCTCTAACAAGGAGCGCAGGAACTAAAACATTCCTGTAAGGAGCCGCATAGACCGTCTTAGACCCTGGGTCGATCATGACCTCAGAAGTTTTAGCAACATCTCTGTTGATCCCGGTTTGAACGTACGGGGAATCACTTAGATATGTAGGAATCATGCGATTCCGATCTGAAAGACCGGGACGGAGGATAACTTTCGAAGAGTTCGTCGGACTGCCACGATAATGAACAGTGTGTACGTAATCTGGCCTATGAGATAACCCTCGGCCTGCTCCGTACACAACTGCAAACTGCACATGCATGACAGTTTTAGTTGCTAAATCTGTGCTGGGAGGCGTCGGAACTGCATCCGTGAACTCTTGTAGTAATGATCCAGGAGTATTAGGGCCGAATACCCCAATAATATCAATTACAAGATTCCCAGAACCATCTAATGAAACATTCAGTCCTTGACCATGCTTCAGAATCCTTGCACCCAAAGTAACCAAATTCGGATTGGTAGAAGTGGGAGAAGTCATTAAAGGAGGCGCAGTGGGAACCCCACCATTGGGGTCCGTCGTCATTCCTTCAAATCTGATTAGAACAGCGTCAGGATCCTCGGACGGTAGTACGAATCGGACCTGATCTGAATCAGAAACCGGCATACCTACTTTGAATTCATCCAGACCAATAGTGATTTGATCGCCGACATACCACCAAGGCGTCGAACCGTTGAGTCGGAAGCCGGGACCACGACCCGGAGCTGCCGCAGTCCATTCCACATTGACAGTATATGGGCTGACTGCTACTTCAATGCTGTCATCAATGGCATTGGAATTAGATGGAACTTGAACCGGGACGTCATACCTTTCAGTAACAACGGCATCCGAGAACATTCTCCGATTACCATTGGGTCCATCTAGCCTTGTCAGACCTCCGACAAAGATAGTCCCATCAGTAATCCGATCTCCGTAGAAAACAACAGTGCCAGCAGAATTGGTTGATCCGTACCTCTTCCACGCCGTACGAAGGTTCCCCTTCATGAGCTGTGTTAGAGCAGTCTCCAACATTGCTTCATAATCGAATTTATCGGCTACAGAATGGCGAAGGTCGAGAATGTCGGTGGAAGTGATCTGGTCCGCGAAAAGTCCATCCGGCCGAACAGTGTACAGGATTACTGGAGTCCCTTGCTTATGAGATCGGACTGTGGTTTGAAGCTGACCACGATCCATTGTAACAACGAAGGATGTAGGACTCGTTTGTGTGATGTTATTAACACGGACAATTTCTTGGTTGATCTTAAAATATGCTTCACCGAAATTGTTCATCGTGGAGAGCACAGTTCCGGAAATGCTCGTCAACGTGAACTGAACGTCAGTCTCTACGATGTCATTCGGCAACAGGACTGTGTTAGTGTAGACGGTTGCACCATCACGAGTCGTGGCCTTACTATTCCGGTTGAAGGCACCTGCAAGGTTGCCTACATCTGAAAAACCCGCCCCATTCCTTCGGAACACAACGCAAATAGGGATGGCATACGAATATCCATCCACAGTCCCGAAAGTAGTCGGGTCTCCCGACCCAGCCCTCCAAAGACCAGGATCTCCCAAGAGCTGCCGCATGTTGGTGAAAGGAACAGCACTAGGGACACTCAGGAGGCCTTGAGCAAATACGAGCGATGGATCGAATCCATCTGGATTCTGGGCAATGTTGACATTGGTGACAACACGAATTCTATACTGAACCTGAACCCTCTTCGTGGTTTCAAAATTGACATCAGGATCAATCAAATCATCAGGGAGGAAAGAGAACCCGCCTTCCACATTCCCGAACTTGTAAATGAAACCACGTTGAGGTTTGCCAGGCGCAACGCCAGGAGGCGCCGGATCAACATCGATACGCGCGAGCCAAGCTTCCAGGAACACAAATTCCGCTTGATTCCCGCCTGTTGAAGTATTCGGTGGGTTTAGTTGAATTCGATTCCAACTATCAACGTTATCCGCCGCAAGAGGCGGCTGTCCAGTGCGAGTCCCCGTGACAGGAACCGGCCAACCATTTACAATAGCCCATGTAACATCACGAATCTCTTGAGGAGAATTCCTGCCAAAGTAAAATAGATTAGAATAACTTTGTTGAGTAATGAAGTCTCCCCGAGGGGATGCTTCATTCATGAGCCAACCCGAAGCGACTCGAGATCTAACTTCCTCCGCTCGGGACTCAAGGTCGATCAGAGCAGCGAGGTTGAGCTCGGAGTCAAGAGGGGGCTTATTTCCCTGGAAGACAACTGCAGCAAGTTGCTTATCCCGGTCATCAATGAACCGGGTGACTCCAGGGCCTAGAGGGTTCGGCGGCATCTCAGGTTGACTCCGTCATCTTGACCGTGCTCAAAGAGACGGTCTGCATTACCGCCCCATGAACGGCCTACGCCCACCATACCCGGTCATTGATAAAGAAACGTCCAGTCAGATAAATACCAAATATGGTTCGGGTCGTTGTTTGTGAAACGGAGTCTAAAGTTGAAATTTGGACCCCCAGCAAATGGAACCTTCACATCTGGGCTAAGAGTAAAAAGCGTCGAAGTATCAGTGGTATCTCTAACTTCAGCCAAAAATATGTTCGGATCAAAATCCGTAAACATGCTTGTGACTGTATCCCAGTTGTAAAGAGCTGGAGGCGCAGGAGTGGATGGTGCGTTAGTAGGTTCCGTCGAAGGAAAAAACAAAAACGCATACCAATGAGCAAAAATCTGCGTAAAAGCGGGAGTTATGGTCAAAATATTAGTTGTGATCCATCCTTGTTGGAGGATCAAGCTTCTTTTATTAGGACCCACTCCATATCGATACGATTTAGTGGAATCGATATTTGGAGTAGTTAACAATTCGTCATTCAAACCATCTACCATCCCCTGAGATTGAATGAAAGCAGTCGTCTTGGCGCTGATGAGATCGGAAACGGAATCTGTAGAAGCTTGGACCCCCACACTGTCAGGGACATCAATAACATATCGTCCGGAAATAGAAAAATTTAAAGGCGCCAGGTAAGTGCCTCGAATTTTGTTTGTTTGAGAATCAACCAAAATCTTGGTCATATCAATAACCAGCAGAGAACACTATGACGTTTATTTTACCGGTGCTACTGTTGTAGAAGCCTAACAGCATAGTATGACTGTTGGCACCTGAGCTGACAGTATGGGAAAGCGGTCCAAAATTGAAAATGGAAGCGAATGACACTGTTCTGCCTCCAGTAGCATCTTGGACAATTTCAATGGCCACCATCTGCCCATTGGCCATATTGACGGCACCGATAGTTGTTGAAGCTTGATCTAGTATGAACCGATGGAAGTTGCTCTGTGCACCATCAGCGTTAGGGAATCCAAATGCTGCAGAAGAATTTTGAGTATAAGGGACGGTCCACATCCCCATCTTATTAACTTCAATTCCAGATACTGAAGTCGAGAACCCGCCGATATATCCCATATACATGTACGAAGTTGCAGCATCGCGCGGGGTATCTCCAATTCCATAAAAGCCCATCTGGATGTACCCGTTAATACCTCCTGAACTAATCATGTCAATACTGCCACGAGTGGCGCCGAATTTCTGGACCTTGATTTCCGCGTATGGAAATGAATCATCGCCAGCGAAAATATCAACGAACGGGTTGGCATTATTCTCACTAATATTGACTCGACCATGAGTCGTGGGAGTAGAGCCAATCAAATTAATGTCAAATTCTGGATGAGTAGATGTTTCTTCGGTTCCAATAGTGGCGTAGGTTTTCCCTGAAACATTGATTGTTGCCTGACCGGTTCCGTCATAAGCCCAAACCGTTGCATCAGCACCACCACCACTTACGGTTTGCCACGTAGCGGATCCGGCACCCGTTACGACTAGAGCTTTCCCAACATCGCCACCGGCCGTTACTGGGATGGTAGTACCATTGATTTTTATGACCGTCTGATTTGTATTGCTGCCGGAAAGATCTCCACCAGCTGTAAAACCAGTGGCAGTTTGCCAAGCTGCAGCTCCTGCCCCGGTAACAGTCAGCGCTTTCCCAACATCAGGTGCAGAGGTCGTAGGGACGGTTGTTCCGTTAATCTTGAGGACGTTGGGATTGGGGTAAGAACCACCAAGATCACCTCCAGCTGACCCAGTCACGGCCCCCGGAGGACCTTGAGGACCCGGGGGCCCAATAAGAAGTCCTAGATTGGCGGAAAGCCCATTGGAAACGGGAAGAGGCATTATGGATTACTCCTCTTCGGATTCATGAGATTACCGCGGACTTTGTATACTGCTGCGCAAGTATCTCCGGGAGTAGAAGTCAAACTCACACTGTTTTGATTGTCATACTCCAACCACCTAGTCACAATCACTAGAACAAGAGTTCCTTTGCGACCAATGGATGGGAAATCCTGCCTTAGCTCCATGAGGACTGGCAACACAACCTTATGTCGTTGATTATTTGCCAAAGGAGGGCCATATGCAATTGGTGAATAAATAGGAGTAAGTCCGTTATCAGATTTCGGCCAGAAATTCCGGTTATCTCCGTCGACTGTTGTGTCCAGTCCACTGCTGTATAGAGTAACTTGGCCGGGACTAGGAGAATATGGAACGTTGGCTACCACTTGCACGAAACCGGTATTAATCCCGAACCCGATCATCGTGATGGAATTTGGGGTATCAAGCCGGCTCTCCGGATAATTCCCGGACGGCAGAAGTCCTACCGGAATTTGAGAACTAGCAGCAGCGTACGGAAATCCAGCATCCGGAGAACCGGAGCCATTTGTAATAACGTATAAACTCTTCCCAATCTTTCGAGGTGTAATACTGAGAGTCTGACTCCCCGCCGGAACGGGAAGGGATTGAATAGCAGCTGACTGATAAAACAATTGGAAAGAGTCAAATGGAGCTGCAGCTACTGGAGGGAGAGCTCTGATAGCTTTGTATGTAACCGTGACTGCTGATCCTGCAGGAATCGTAATGGCGCCTGTCAAAATGATCACGGAATGCATGAGAGAAAAATAATTTGTGGTGTTATAGATAGGATTAACACCATCATTAATTGTAACTGGGTCACCATTAAGCCTCTCCCAAACGAATAAGATGTTCCCTTCTGCTGTGTAGAAGGTATTCGTCTGAGTAACAGAAGTCATCTGGACTGCCAATTCTCGATGACCTGGGTCTATCCACCAGCTAGTGGTAGGAAGACTAGACCTGTTGGGATCGGAAGTGGCCGTCCACCCAGTTTGATCAATCCACGCTGGTGCTCCAACAGGAGACATCCAGAATTGGTAAGCACTCAGCATATTCCGGTTGACACCATTGTCTGCCGGGTATTCGATTACAAGATCTGCGTATACGGTTACATTGGAAATCGGAACATCAAATGTGATTGTGACTTCATCAATAGCAGGACCAACTGCCACATGGAAATTCATCGACGTGACGAGAGGACTACCAATGCTCAAAGCCCAATGATCCGTATGGGCCGTTGTGTCCGTAATACGGACTGATAGAACTGTGACTATATTTGTCCCCGTAGGACTCAAAGACAAGAGGTTAACAGGGGACGAATCCCAAGATAAAGTAATGGCAGATAAATTAAAACTGACAGTTGAAGTAGCTCCAACGACATCATGCTTAGCGACAATCGATTCACTGTAGCTTCTATCGGTGAAATATCGGCGAACAGAGTCCGAAGTCCCAATATGGTTTCCGACCCCGATAGACGCTTTAGCGAAAATAGAAGTCCCACCTGGACCTGTTGCAGTAATTTCTTGATGAGTAGTCATGGTGTTATCGAAGACCTGTTGAAGGGCCTTCTCCATGACTTCTTCCCAAGAATTAGTCACACCTTTACGAAGATCCAGGATATCCGAAGCAACTATTTGATCAGCATAAAGACCATCCGGTCGACCGGAAACACCCGAAGCCATCAAACCAGCTCCATTCATATTGGAGCTTCGTTGGAAAGCCGAGCTGTTTCTTCGGAAAACAGCACAAATGGGGATCGCGTATATGAAACCGTCGACGGTCCCAAGAGTTGTTACAGACCCCGGAGTCCCATTGCCAGCCACCCACAAACCTGCATCAACCGTAGATGGAATATAATTGAATGCAGTCACATTTCCATCTACGGTTGATCCACCGAGATACGGAACTGTGTTAGCAAACAGAGCAGGAGAATCTAGTCCATCCGGATAAGTGGACAAATCAATTCCTGATACAACCCGATAGCGATATTGAATTTGGACTCGGCGAGTCGTTTCCATGATGGGAACGGTCATTGCCGCAAAATTGGGATCGATAAGATCATCAGCAAGATTTTCGTTCCCTGGTGGGAACGAATCTGATGCTTTAGCATTCCCGTACCTCAGAATTTGACCAGTCGGACTTTTGTTATCTGGGATTCCGGGCGATACGAGAGCTCGCCAAACTTCAAGAAAAACAAAATCTGTCCGAGTCGTGTTCGCCCCCACCGGAGGTGCCGGGAGCTGAAGGAGATTCACGCCAATGGTTGCACTGGCGGTGAGATCAAATCTCACCAACCAACCATTAACGTTCAGATCTGCAGCTGCTAGTTGGAATTGATTGGCAGTAGTTGCAGCGGGAGGATCCGGTGTTAAGAAGGAATATGAACCAGTTTCATCGGAAGTCTCTAAGAAATCTCCCGTCAGAAAGCACGATGGCATGCTTTTCTGAGTCAGAAGCCTCTGACCAGAAGCGCCGAAAATTTCGGATTGGAGATTCAGTTCCCAATCGGCAATTGGCTTGTTAGTTTGGAAAACGACCTGTTCAAATGAATGGTCCTCAGCCGTGAATTGGCCGCCACCAGGCACGATGGCCTGCGGTTTTTGCGAAACGTTCGGTCCGAGATCCTTGTAGGCCATCCGTCTTCCTACCCACCGAGGACAATAAGAACTCCCTTCATCCTACCAGACAGGAAGTTCAACTAGCACGATGGGATGGCGCGCAAAAAAGACAAATGCATCGCCAACCGGTCTTTGATGTTTACTAAAAGGTAAGACGCCAAGTCCAGCTAAGAGTGCTAGTCGGGGGCTTGGATATAGCCGGAAAGGTTACATAATTTACAAGAGTGTCCTTTCCGACCAAGTTGACTGTTGGATCGTAGGTTCCATTTGGAGGAAGGACAGGATTTGTAACAGACATATTAGTGTCGACGTCGCCCCCAAGGAGCCCCATTTCAGTGAGAACGCCGACAGCTTCGGACTCGGAATACGTTGTCGTAAAATCTACAACATTCGTCGGAACACCAGAAATGGCTCCATCTCCATCAATGAAACTAGTTGTGGCGATTTGTTTACGTGCCAATTCATTGAAAAGGGACCGTTGAGTATTCGTTGCAGGAGGTGGATTGAGCGGATTCCAGCCAATATCGCCCGTACCAACGGCCAGAGCGAATACCCCAAAGTTAGGTTCACATTGATGGGCAATTGGGGCCCCAGTTCCCTTCATGAGACGAGCAATCAAGATACTTGCATCCAATGTCACAACATTCAGTTTGCCGCCTTTGGTAACCCCGGTCTGGGCATCTCGGAGCTCCCAGAAGATCTCACCTTTGATTTTGCAACCGTAATAGTGGTCATGTAGCAGGGTCTTGAGGACAAAGGAGAATGCGGCATCCTTCGCCTTCTTGAATTTTTGCTGGATCATCCGGTTCTCCTATCGACCCTACCATCCCATGAGTGTCTTAAAAGAAGAACACGTATAAAAATCACTGGAATTTCGCCTTCCTACGGCGTTCTCTTTGTTTGATAGCACTCCTAATTTTCTGTTCTGAATAACAAACCCCGCAAATTATATACGGATGTCCGCGTTTCTGGACCTGATGGCATTCATTGATAGGAACTAGGCCATGCTTTCTACAAAACCTTTCTTGCAATAGCGCTCGTATGCGCCTCTTTTCTTCATTGATGGCTCGAATCTTAACTTTGGATTCAGTGGACTGTTTCCGTCCCGTATTGGATGATGCTATTCTTTCGATAATATGTTGATCACGAGAACCGACGATCGCGCTAATTTTGGCGCAGTGGGCTTCACTCAGTTTCCTACCAAGAAGCGAAGATGCTATTTTCTTCTTGGTTTCGTATTTATGATGTTTACCGGAAAAAGTCCCATCACACCGAGATTTAACTTCTGGCCTCATCCGCGTTTCTTTAGAAGAATCGGAACGTTTAGAACGAGATTCAGAAGTTTGGAACGTGGACTTTCTTTTAAACCGGGCTTCAGCAGTCTGAGATAGTTGGTGAATATTTTTTAAATTTTCGAGAGCCTTCTCTCGGTATTCTATTCGATCCCACGGATTCTTGATCGGATGCGGAACATGAGATCCGCCTTTAACGAGATTGAAACCCTTAGCGGGGTTTCTCGTGTCGTAAAATTCAATTCGGTCCTCTTCTAAAAGATTAGCCTCTTCTAGAGTATTGCAAAATCCTAGAACTTCATGCGAGAAGGCTTCCTTGCCATACGCACGGATGGCATTCGCGAAGTGGGAAACGCCCTTCCCGACCTTCGTTCGGTTCGCCGTGTAGACGTGCTGATTCCAGCGCTGAAGAAGCGTCTTCTTCGTCAAACCGACGTAACGGCGGCCAGTGGCAGCATGAATGTGGCAATAGACTGTCCAGCGGGATTCCATGGGAAACCCTACCGGATAGCAATCTCAAAGTCGCTAATAGAGAATCACCGAAGTCTCCAAAGAAACGGAGTCAAACATGACTCCCCGAACAGTCGGTTTGGTGTTCATTAAGGCATAATTCGGGTCATTGAGAACAGGAATATAGCTGTCGGAAAATTGGGGCGGGAACGGAGGAGGAGAAATTGGGGGGACTGGTAATGGCGGTCCCACCAGGAAAGGCCTCGGATTAGGTGTTTGGGCCAGCTCATACGGATCAGAAGTTATGACTCTTGATTCCAAAGAGTCAATATCGACTTCGTTGCCGGAATTTGCAGTTTGAAGGGCTGGAGACATGAAAACAAGCCCTTGAGAACCTGAGAGAAGACCCTCCTGCGATTCACCTGAAAATCGATTCAGGAAAATTTCACCAATAACCGCGCCGAATGGAGTCGGAGGATAATCAGGTCCTCCACGGAATGAATACGTCTGCGTGCTATCCGTACCATCAGTGGTGGAAGTAGATACTTCCACCACTGCCATGGCTTCGAGATGAACCAATGGGACTTGGATATCGAACGCATATCCGTTATTGGGAGCATCATAAATAAAACTGGATCCCGTCACAAAATCGGGAGTAAATGTGACAGTGGACCCATCAAATACGAGCAAAAAGCTCAGATAAATCTTGGTCTTAGATAAATCGATGAGAGAACCTTGAACTCCGACCGTTAAGTGAACATGAAGATCGTTTGGGATGAAGTCTTCTGGTAGAGGAGTAAGATCCGTGAGATACGGGATTCCGCCTCCACCAACATTCTGACCTACATTTTGTCCGAATCCAGACATAATTTACGATACGTAATCTTCTTCTACTGTGGCGCCTGAAATGGCTGTACTACCGGATTTTGTTCCCGTATAATAGACTCCAGTAGGATCTGGAAGGTCAGTAACAACCCAAACTCTGTAAATAATTGATGGTAATGCGTCTACGTCTAGCCAACGCATTTTGATCCTTCGAACGGGCCCTTGAGTGGATGGCTCTTGGAATGTGGCTGGAAAGGCATATGAAGTAACAACAGGGGCGTAATAACTAGCCTGAGCCACAGTGTACGTCCACCCTTGAGTAGTAAAATCAGCCATACTAAACCGCTACGGGAGTTCCGTCCCATGGTAGATTGACGTCACTAATGACTATCCTGTCGCCTGTACTGAGATAGCTCAATAGCTGTCCAGACTGTTTCCGCATCCCGTGCCACATCATAACATACCCCACGCCCTTGATCCCGATAGGTTCTGAGGTAGTTGTATTATGACCGTAGATAACGGGGCCAACCTCTTCGTCCATAGAATGAGGATTTATTCCAAGTAGATTAGGAAACATGAAATTTCCTGCACTAGGATTACCAACCCCTAATGGATTGCAAGCAGACCAAGCTTCTGCTGGAGTCCCTTTTCCAAACCAGGCACCACCGCCTGAAGCACTTGATACGTTTCCAATTGAAAAACCGTTTGTACCTGGGACTGTCCAAACAAAGGGATCTGGGTCATTTGGAGACCCCGTATTGGCCATGATTGCATCCAATACAATTCCTCCTCCTGGAGCGCTGCCGGGGTTCCCGTCTGATATAATAGCGAGGAAAAATCCATAAGGAGCTGCGTTATCAGCTCCCATATTTACATGATAACTATTATCGCTCAAGAATCCTGTGAATGTTCCACGAATATTCTGAGAATCTGTAGCCGTAGGGATGACAGTAGCACTAGGACTGCCGCCTGTATACCCAGCAGAATAACTATATGTGAGTGTGCTAACATTGGAAATTCCTGACATCTGTAAAAGCATTTCTCGAGTAACCCCGAGATAAGAAGGCATCTGGATGCGAAACCAAGCGTTGGCGTTACCAAGGCCTCCAGCTCCAGAAGATGCCGTTGTCAAAATATCACTGGAACTCGAGAACAGACTAAGTCCGTCCCCTGAAGATTTAACAGTCCATCCAGCGGTTTTGAGAAGCTCCTTCAAATTGAAAAGAGCTCCCGCTCCCGTTACAAGACCAATATTCTTCCGGAATATGAACGACATATTGCCTAGAGAAGGGGGTAACTGCCGTTCCACGGCAAGTTTATATCACCAAAACAAATCCTGTCTCGAGCAGTATTGATTCCGATAGCTGTTCCTGTAGCAAACCTGGAACTGTTGAACTTGAAAATTGAACTCATTCCTTTCCATCCGTTAGGGGCGGCTTGGCTTCCTGAAGTGGTTCGACCCCAGAACAGCGGATAAGAAAATTTCTTATTGAAATAAGTCAACAAAACTTCTGCTTGTGCAGGAATTAATGGAGTGCTAGAAGCCCCATATTGCATGGCTTGAATTTGTTGGAATGTGGCTCCAGTTTGCCCGTAGTTGTACCAGGCTCTCTGAGTGTTACTTTGAGTAGTTAATGAAGTAAATGGAGTACCCGACGTACTGGCAATGAGAACCACAGGATCCGCATCGCTGACAGGATATGTGCCCGTCACCATCGGGTCCATGACGAGAACTCCGTCTAAAGTGGTTCCATCAATCGAATTAGGTCTAAATCCGACACTCCAAAAACCATAAGGAGCAGCTGCATCAGCAGCTGCATTCCATCTATATGTTGCATCAGTGCTATTCATCCAAGATACGAATGTACCTGAAGTACCGATCAAAAATTGTTCATCGGTAGCGGTCGGCATTACAGTAGCACTTGGACTACCGCCAGTAAACTTTGCCTGCGCCGAGTATTTTACTCTCCATTGCCCAATGGATCCGTTTGTCTGCATGCAGAATTCCCGAGTACCTCCCGGGTCTTGAATTCGGAACCATGAATTGGCATTTGCCATACCACCAGAGCCAGTTGTAGCACTAGTAATTTGGTCTCCTGATGAGTTAAAAGTAGTTCCATCCCCAGACGACTTCACGATCCAACCTACGAGCTTTAGCAGTGCTTTGAACCTGAATACAAGTTGCCAGCTCGTGGTCACCGCGGTGTTAGAATCATAGGAGAAAGCCATGACTAAATCGTTGGAGTGGACCCATTCCAGGGAAGATTAACGTCTCGATACACGATTCTATCCTTAGCACCAGGAGAAGAGATAGAAAGTGTGTCGCCTGTGGTCCTAGATGAGCCATTCCATTTCATGAAGGAACACATCCCTTTAAAACCTCCAGGCCAACGAGCTTCTCCAGAGATAACTTGTCCAGGAGAACCGACAGGAATATCAAAGACGTCATCGTTCCCGTTGTGAGGATTGGGCCCGACGTTATTAGGAATGGTGGAAGATCCATTGTAGAAAGAAAAACACCAAGTTGGGACCCCAGAGGTAAAAGCGGAATTAAAACGCTCTCCTGTAAGTCCTTTGCGGAAATAAGCAGCAAGACCGTTTCCGCCACCCGCAAGATCGCTTCCAGCGGAAAAAGTGGAAGTGACAATCGAAATATAGAAAACATACGGATCTGCATCAGACGGGTCAGTTTGATTCAACGGAAACATGCAAATGCACCCGTTCGGATTTCCTCCGCCGATAGCGAACTGACTAGCCCAAAATCCATAGGGAGCAGCATCATCAGCAGCTGCATTCCATCGATACGTGCTATTGCCAGGGAAAATGCTGAACCCATTAGATAGGCTAATGCTGTCAGTTGCCGTAGCAGGCACGGAAGCAGAACCACCAGAGAAATGAGCAGAATATGAGTATTTGATAACCCAAGAAGTGTCGTTACTACGCTCAAACATGAGCTGCCGATTGACCCCATTCATGGTCGGCATCTCAATCACGAACCAAGCAGTTCCGTTCCCGAGCCCACCCGCTCCAGTGTTACCAGAAGTTATGACGTCACCGGAAGAACTGAAAGCACTGAGACTGTCCCCGGATGATCTGACAACCCATCCGGCGGCTACCAACAGAGTCTTCAGCTTGAAGACAGCCTGAGGCCCCGTAATGGCTGCGTTGTTGACGTCATAATGGAATGCCATAATTCCTCAGGTCAGGATTTTGCTGCCATTCCAAGGCAAAGCAATGTCACCAACCGTCACAGTATCTCGTGTCGTAGAAACTGAAAGAAGAGTGGGAGTAACATAAGCCTGTCCAACCATTTTCATTAGACTGGAAACTCCTTTCCAACCGACAGGGGCCGTTTTTCCAGTATCTCTTGCGTAGAACACGGGAAACATCACTTCATTGAATGAATGAGAATGATTACCGGCTCCTCCCGGGAACAGAATCGGTGATGACCCTAGAGCCACTCTCATCCAGGGAATGTTAACAAATCCTTCCCCCGCCAATCCCTTCTTCAAATACCCAAGTGGTGAACCAGGAGTGCCGACGGAAAAAGCACTGCTGCCGACAAAAATAAACACCATCGGATCGTTATCGGCCGCAGGATAAGATCCTGCGAGCAGAGGGTCCATGACAAGAGAACAAGTTATGGACGAATTGAACTGACCGCCAAAGGTGTAGGCAAACATGTAAAAACCATATGGAGCAGCATTGTCACACGCGATCTGGATTCGATAAGTATTATCAGTAGTGAAAAGAGTAGTGGCATTTAACAGAGTTTGACTATCAGTTGCAGTCCCAGGTGTCGTGGAATTTGGTGAACCGCCGGTAAATCCTGCTGAAAATGAATACTTAGAAGTCCAAACAGGATTGGAAGAACCTCTTTGAAATATGAGTTCACGAGAACCTGCACCGGCAGGTGATTGCATTCGAACCCAAGCACTTGTATTTGCGAATCCATTGGCGCCTGAATTCCCGGAGGTAATAATATCACCTGAACTAGAGAAAGCACTCAACCCGTCTCCGGATGACTGCGTAGTCCATCCTGCAGCTATGAGCGCTTGCTTGAAGCGGTACATAGCTTGAGACCCCGTCAGGGGTAGAGGATAGTTGATGTCAAATACGAGTGCCATTAGCTGTAAAGAACCTCAAGCTGCGCGAGCTTGCACGTGCAACCATCTCCAGCGCCCGCAGGATTGGGGGTGAAGACTTGAAGTTGGACCTCGTAAGTTCTCAAAGCGTTTTTAATATTCCCAGCAGCACCGCCTACGGTGAGAGTCCCGGAAATAAGACGAGAAGGTGTCGTGGATGCCACAGACAACGCCGTCCCGGTAACATCTTCTGCGTCGTCTACGTTAAATAATTTCACCTGGGCAGTAACGCCAGGGGTTCCTTCCAACACCGCTCGGAACTTGATTGTCCTCGTGAATCCTGAAGATCCAGCTCCAGCGGCAATTACGGAAGGATCGAAAACAATGCAACCAATACCTTTATAAGTATTGGAGCCTGTGCCGGAATTAGACTGAGACCCTGTGACACCTGGGAAAGTGAAAATTGCAGGGACAGTAGCCAGGGAAGAAGGAGTCCATTGTGCTCCGTCCCAAAGAACCACATTGCCGGTTGATGGAGCCGCAGAATTAAAATTCCTACCTTGAATTTTTACAACGGTGTTAGACCCTATAGTCCCGGTTACATCTCCAGAAAGAGTCAAATTCAAAGTAGTGGGGGCCCATTTGGAACCATCCCATTCCAAAACTTGACTGGAGGTAGGAGCTGTCGAATCGACCGCCCTACCTTGAAGCTTGATAACAGTTGCACTAGCAATAGTCCCGGAAAGGTCTCCTCCTACTGCAGGATTGGTTGGAGTCCAAGCCGAACCATTCCACTCCAGGATATCTCCTGAAGACGGAGAACTTGCGCTTATTGGGTGGGATTGTAATCCCACTACCACTGCATCGTTGAGAGGCCCGGAAAGATCCCCACCAGCGCCTGCCGAAGTATTTAAGACGACATCCCAAATGTCTTCAATAACGTAAAGCCACGCATCCAGTTCTGTCATGGCTCCACGGGAGCCCGTTTCAGATCCTTCAGTATAAGCAGGATGACGGCGGGGAAGCGTAGCAGTAGCTGCAATGACCGGATCGCCGGGGTTCCTGGCGTAGAACCATAGTTCTGAAATTTTGTTGAGACCTACTCCACCATCAGCAATAAACCGGACTTTATACGTACCCTTGAAAGTAGGAGTGATGGTAACAGCAGGAAGCGTCAAAGGTGGAACTAAATTATCCCCAGATTCTATTAAACTGTGATCGACAGGACGACTAATTAACTGCCATTCATAAATACCGAAAGCAGACGTCAGAGAAAAGGTCACGGGGGTCCCCGTAACCACATCGTAGTTCGGGACTCCGGTGGTGACCGACAGACCCTGAGTTATGACGATGACCGGGCCTGGCATTCTTCCCGGATCGTCCGATTAGGCTCTTAGGGATCAGTTGAGAATAATAAGTTGTAGAGAATTGCGTTTGAGATCCCGCACCAATCGATAAGTGTGGAAGTTTCCATCTTCCCAGTCAAAAGGACGACGGAACAAAGTTTTGCCTGAATTTAGATCTTGAACTTTGACGAAACGAAATGAACCAAGCTTTTCAAAGCCGATACCAGCTGTAAAGCCGAAAGGTCCGGCAATTCCGGAAAAACCAACATAGATTCCTGAGTCCAAATTAGTGGATGGAGAGAATACGGAATTGATTCGAATGGAAAGAGTCATTTCAAACTTGACGGAAATAGAATCAGGGAGCCCCGAGCGGCTCTCATATGCCGTTCTCGTAGTTCCAATAGTTCCGTAACGCATGAAGTCTATTGGACCTGCACTCATCATGGTGACGGACACAGAAGAGGGATCGTCTGACAAAATGAACCAGGGCGTGTATTGAGGAACGTCTAGTCCCAACAAGAAAATGGCTGAACCACTAAGAATCATTACTTTGGACGAGGGACCAGACGTCGGGCTAATAAGCCTAATGCGTCCATCGATCTCAGATGAGGCAAGAGATGAAGGGAGTCCCGGCGCAGAGTTGATTCGTGAAACAACAGCCCCCGAAGTCGTATCACCCGCTTGGAAAGTCACGAGAACAGGATCCGCTTGATCTACCTGAATCGTGATGGTTTCTCCTCCTACGATATTGAACGGCGGGGTCAGATTCCCAACAAGCTGAGCATTCTCAGGAAGAGCCGCACCAGTGAAAGTAAGCGTCTGATCTTGTTGCGCTTTAAATCCATCAATATGCCACGTTTCATCATCCGAGAACGGTGAAACGTGACCAGGTTCCCCCGTCGGAGTCCGGAAGAATTTCATTCCTTCATACAAAACACGTGATGGCGGATCTAGTCTAATGAACACGGTTCCGCCGTGAACACCAGGCTGGACTCTATGAAGTTCATACTTTGTCCTAATCTCATTAAGTAAATCCACCGCCGTAATCAAATCCACAGCATCGGGGGATGTGACTACATTCACAGTGTCATCTGTTACGTGCACGTCATCTGCCGTCCGATGAATGTTAAATTTGAGTTTAAGCTGATTGGTGGTAAGAATAAGACTGGCAAGATCAGAAGGTGGGGGCAAGAACACATGATCTTGAATGTCTTCCGTCACGTGGGTTCGAGGTCGAACCAAATGCATGTTGAATTGATTCAACAGATCAGCAGCAAGGGTCAAAGCAGTAACGGTCGGTCCATCGATAGAGCTGACTGACAGCACGGGGGAGAAGCCAAAATGATAAAGGTTTCCAACTCTATGAAGGTTATACTCTGACTTGAGCTCATTGAGAAGTGTAATCGCGGTATTCAAGTCAAATGCATCTGGAGATACAACAGCATATCTAATGTCAAGATCTTCATGCAGTTCCACTTGGGACTCGATGAGTGTCCTGTGCCGATTGAATTTCAGCTTCATATCATTGATCAATCCAATAATGGATGGCAAATCCAAAACTGGTTGACCTGCGACAATTCGAGTGAAGGAACTTGGAGAAGAATCCGGAGTCGCATAAGGAGCAGATGCAGTAAAGAATCCGGCACCTACAGCAATAACGACCCTGAACGATCCAGCATTTGGACCCGTGAGAAATTCGATAGAGTTCCCGATTCCCAAAGGAATGGTCGGATTTTCGACAGTAACCAGATCAGCTTGGACCGATCCATACCCCAGACCCGGAATCCGTAGAATCGTTTCAGCATCGAGAATGTCAGAGAAGAAATGGAATGATGTGGCCAATACGTGGGCACTCATTTGAACTCGAACTTCGTCAGCGAGAATCGCCAGACTAGTAATATCGGAAGCGTCAGCTGCCGTCACGATATTTGTGACATCAGGCGTGATGTGGAGCGGGCCGCCGTTCCTATGACCTGTGTACTGAACAATCAAGTCATCTGCCAGTACGACAGCTGAATCAATATCAGTCGCATCGGCGGATGTAACTATGTCTTGGTTGTCATCGAAATCATGAATACCAGGTTGAGTCCTGTGGGCGTTAAATTTAGCTTTCAGTTCATTGAGTAGTGCGATGGCCGACGACAGATCTAAAGCTGCTGGAAGAATCGAAGCGTTTACGAGATCATTGGATACATGCAAACCTGGCTGCACGCGATGTGAATTATACTTAGATTGAACATCATTTGCAATAGAAATAACATCAGAAATAGCATCGGAAACTGTTGTAGCTGATGGTTCAGTAACAACGTCATCAATATCATCTTCAAGGTCAGAAATGAATCCTTTAGTATTAACAAGATCTACGGACGGAATATTTTCTACGGGAGTAACGACACGAGTTAGCCCTCCCCTAGACTCAAGATTTTGAGTCTTCGGGACTGGCGGAGTGCCTTCGCCGAGAATAGTAAAAGCAGCAACATCCGCATCGCTCATGAAATCGTCCAGAGGAGTGCCACCAGAATAAATCCGGAAGCCAAAATGTTGATGAGTCTTGGCAGTAAAAAGATGATCGGGAGACGCTACAGCATTTGCCCGATTAGTAACTTGACCGGGAGAAATAAGTCGATCGCTCAAAGTGAGTTTGCCGATGGAATACTTAATGAAATCCCATCGAGTCCGGACGATCTCTTGCGGATTGAAACTACCGAAGGCTACGGCTTGATGGCCGCTTGTGATTCCTTTCAAAAAACTTGTGGAGGATGATGGAAGTCGCAAAGAGTCGTAATTTGTGCTGATTACAGGAACTTGTCCCCCATCCACATAAACGGAAACGGCAGACACGGGGTCACGAACAATTCGATAAGTGTGGAGCGCTGTCCAATCAACTTGATATAAATAGTATGAGTCGAGAATCGTAGGATCTCCACCCATGAAAATTCCCACGAATCTACGACTAGAAGCGCTGGGATCAGAAATCTTACTATCACGGAAAACTGTCACAGTATTCCAATCCACCACAGACATGGCAGAACGCATGTCACTTCCGTTTACTGGAGCACTTCCGGATCCAAACGACAAAGAAGGACCTGCCAATCCAGTATTTAATCCAGAATAAGTCGGTGACGGTTGTCCCGATAACGGACTAAGAAGAGATCCGTCTGCGAGGACAAAAATGGAATCGGCGTTCTTGGACGTGTAGACATCATAAGAGTGAGTTTGCCCGTCTCCCCAGTTGAAAGCGTACTGAGCTTTCACGTCCAAAGAACCGGTAGACGTATTGAAAGACACAAGATTTAGGTATTTATTGTTGGTTATCGGATCAATAGCAGTCTGCAGTTCTAAAGACTTACCGGAAGGGCCTTCATCAACGGATACTAAAGCACCACAGAAATGATATGTATTGTACGGGGGCGCCGCCGGGATACTATCACCAGGCACGAATGAAAGAACTGCGAATCTGCAGTCCATCTTCCAATCCACAGATGAATTGAATGCTTGATTTGTAACTACAGGATCAGCAAGATTAAATACAACATAATCAGAAACGTCTGAATCGGTCAGACGCATAGTCCGACCAAGCATTTCAGAAGACTGGGTACCGGCTCTAGTCCAAACTGGGCTATCGAGGTCAGGAAGATTCTCGCCGAACCAACTTACTCTTGGTTCCGGATTCGAGTCCTTGCCTCGATAAACTCCAGGACTGAATCCAAGTTTGGACAGCGAACTCCCGGAAATGATCTGAATACTGGATTGAATACCAACATCTGAGCTAGTGAGGGTGACTCGGCCTCCTGCTGCAGAAGCTAAAGTGAAACCAGCTGCAGTATTGATAGTCGAAGCCACATTCACGGCAGTGGAATCAGATGGTGAGAAATTCACAGTAAAGGGAGGAGCTCCATCCAGACTAATGACGATGGAGTCACCTGAAACCATCGGAAACGGTTCGGTAGACGATCCTGTGATAGTAGCCGGAGATGGCGAAAATTGAAGGAAACAGAATTGAACTGAAAAATTTTCGTCGTCGAGGAAAACCCCCGCAGCTCGATTATCCAGGCTATGGGTCCAAAAATCAATCGAAGCAGCGAATTCGAAACTACAGGCAGTGTTTACAGAAAGAATAGGTTCAAGTCGTAGACATCCTCTATACGCACCAGAGCTCAAGCCTAGAGCTTGAACACTAGCAGAAGGAGCTGACGCCGTGGAATCAATCGTCAAAATTCCTGAAGCTACTCGTTCCACGCCTCCTTGGCCAACAGTGATCCAAGGAGCTTGAGGATCCAATTCCGGAAGAGTATCAGCTTCGTAATCTACTCTCTTATTATCCCCGATTAAGTTTGCATCCACAGGGCTCATGTTGGAACGAACGAAAGCCCAATTGCTAGTTGATGTTGAATTTCTACCAATTGACCCGAAGAAAATTTGTTGTAGTGGGTCGAATTGTCCATCCAAATCGCTAATGGATGGGAGTTCCGTAACCGACGCTGTAGTAATAGGTGAAAGCCCACCGCTCAAGAAGAGTGAAATATCTCCGTCAGAATCACGGAAAATACGGTAAGTGGTAAGAACAGTCCAATCGACGCTAGCAGCATTCCAACTTTCTTGGAATTCCGCGAATCCTCGATTAGTAAGAATCCCGGCTTGGCGAACTTGGTTGACAACGTTAGTTACGTCATTGACGAAGTGAATTCCAGGTTGTGTTTCATGTGCATTGAGTTTAGTCCTAATTTCATTCACAAGAGTAAGAGACGTGGGCAGGTCATCCGCATCCGGAGACACAATGGGGTCAATCGTGTCTGGGATAATATGAACACCACTGGCTCCACCTTTTGCCATGTGGAGGTTCATTTTAGATTTCAGGTCATTCAATAAGATGACCAAAGATACTAGATCTGTCGCATCAACGATAACGACTGTATCATCAGGATCGTTGGGGATATGAGATCCTAGATTCGTAAGGTGTGAATTAAATTTAGCCTTCGCATCATTGACCATCACAATAGCTGACGATAGATTAATAGCGTCAGTCAGAATGAATCCAATAACAGCCACTTTCTGGCCATCAGAAACTCCGAAAGAAACCCCTGTGAAAACTCCATCATTGACAGATTCTTCTACGAACATACGGAATGCTGCCGACAAAATAGCCGGTGCCCGCATGTCAATAGTATGAGTAAAGAACGGAGGTTGACTCGACGGTCCAGTCTGAATATTGGAATCGACGATGGTCAGTTGATTCCCTCCGGGAGCGAGAATAAACGTACCGTCACCTTCAAGAGTCCAAGGGTTATGGGCATTTTGAGGGAGTGTGATCGGGTCGTATCGAATGGTAGTTTCGAAGAAAGTTTGGAATAGGACAGGATATGCAAGACGATTGGTAGGAACGTTCAAAAGAAGGGTGCTGGGATCATTCAGAACAGCGGAATACCTCCTTTCAAGGCCTTTATACTTCCAGCCAACTTTTTGCGGCTGATAGGGGGACGTGAAATCAGGACTGGTGACTGGGTCAATAAGAAAAGACCGAGATCGATACCTGTGTTCTGGGAATCCAGCATACCCGCGATTCCCAGCCTGATTCAGATTGAATTCTGGAGAATTTAGTCTGAGTAACTTGGCCGGCGGATTATTCAAAAATGCATAGTTGATCGAGACTATATCTGTGGGGCTCGGTTTATTTGTAAGAACAACTGCCCCGAGAAGTCCGAATACTGCATCAACCGCAGCAGGAGACCCATTCACAATTACGTCTACGTCCGCAGAATCATCTGCAACCATTCCAGGCCGAGGATCTTTGAGAATCCAAGAAAAAGGTCCAGTAAGGGGGCCCGGATATAGACCCGTAATTGGTTTTACTTCTGAAATCGTGACCCGATTAACGGAATCCCCGACTTGATGAGATTTAAGGTTTTGCCTATGAGATTCAAATTTCCTACGTAAATCATTGACAAGAATAACCGCACTAGCCAATGACGTTGCCGCAGGCGATAGAATCACATCATCCGTATCCGCAACTTTGTGAACAGGCGGAACACCTGATACGTCCACTACGTGTAAATTAAATTGGGTACGAATATCATTTAACATGATGATAGCCGATGCCAGATCAACAGCAATCGGGCTAGTTACTATGTTCACGGTATCATCGGTCCCGTGGACTCCGATGATAGTAGTCCCCTGAGTAATTTTCTGAATCCTGTGAGAGTTATACCGAGCTTTGAGCTCGTTGGTTAAACCCACGACAAGATTAGTAGTGATCCCAACATCAGAAATATCAAAACTAGCGTTTTCAAGTTGAAGAAGTTGATTATTGATGGCCTTCTTAATGTAGAAGACCCCGTCGTTGCGGCCTCCGGCACTTCCCGTGATTGCAATTTGCTGACCCACATTGAGGGAATTGAAACTGCCAGTCGGAATTGAAACCTGCGTTTCCGACATAATTCGGAGGTTACTTCCGGCCAATAAATCAGCTGGCCTCTTGACAATAGGGCCTCGATTGGTAAAGAGAGTCCTATCGAGAACAGAGCTGAGACCAGTAAAGGTGATCATGGAATTACCGCATTCCCTGCCGTATCAGTGAGACCAACGGCTTGAAGGGTATATGAGATGGGTTCCATGCTGGTTACTCGAATTGACACAACTTGCGGATCTCTCCAACTCATTTCTTTGACCACAATAGATCCACCTGTAAGGACTAAGTTAGATGAATCGAGTGGGACTTGATACATTGGCTTAGAAAAGTATACTTCTACAGTGTCGGCTTCCAGTCGAACACCGGCATCAGTGTCAACAATTCCAGGCCTAGGGAGTGCGGATGCCAAAGAGGGGGTGGACGCAACACCTTCAATGGGGAATTGGATCGATACTTGATGGTGATGATCTGCCCCTAAATGCCTACCATCAAATGTACCGGGGGTCAAATCACCATCGGAATTATCATGATACACATCTTTGAAATTAGCAGAAAAAGTATACGTCATGCTATCGATCATTGAATCAGTCTCAATGATGATTCCATCAAAGAGTCGAGCTGAATAAATACGCCATCCCGGTGCAGAATGAACTCCCAATTTAATATTGTGAGCCAAGAATTTCTTACGAATTTCGGCCACTAGCGCCACCAAAGTATCCATATCAGAAGCAATTGGTGCCTGGACGATATCGAAATCTGATTGGAAATGATAAAAATTACTCGACATATGATTGTTGAGATTGATAACAAATGAATTGACAGATATGATTGCATCTTCTAAAGTAGGAGAAACGGCGTAAACCGGATTATTCATGAAATCAATATTCTGGTGACCAGCTCCTGTATTAGGGAATCCTGAAACATGTTGTGAGAATGCAAATGCAAGTTGATTGAATGCCCACATAACACCAGGGAGAGTAGCTGAAACTCTAACTGAATTAGACTCAACAATATTCCCACTAGAATCCAGAAGTTTGACTGAACTGGAAGAGTCAAGAAGCGGTTCTCTATCGAAGAAGAGAGCTGCTGATTCATCCACTACTTCCTGATCGAAAATCTGAGTAACCTGCGTATTGACTGCACGGGCAATAATGCTGCCTGTGTAATCACCAGGATTGGTCATACTACCGGCGTCATCACTTGTAAGCGTGGCTGCAATCGTAACGGGTATTTCATTGGAATTCATGACTAGATGTAAATCCGCGTAATAAGTATAGGGGGTTTCCGCAGGGAACACTTGCGGAAACAAATCTGTGGACGCACTTAATTGAGTCCTGTCTAAAATTTCTGGTCCAATCTGGAATGGGTACCTAATAGAAAAAGGGACAGAATAAATAGGAGCCAAATGACCATTATAAGCCGGCTTCAAATTCTGGTTCATCACAGCCACGGCGAATCCGAGTTGACCATGAGGAACGGACAAGAATCCGAATGTGTTGTATAAGTCATTGTAAACATGAACACCGGACGCCACAAAGTGAGATAGAACTTTCAGTTGTCCTTCATTCAAGATGTCGATACCGCTGTCTGTATCAACAGCGTCAGGTGATGTGACCGTATCAGTAGGATCATTGTTGACATGTATTCCGGCTGCCACCAGATGAGCATTGAATTTTGCCTTGAAGTCATTCATGAGAGTGACAAATGTGGGCTCATCAATTGCGTCGGGGGCTGTAATTAGATCAACCGTATCTGTATGGACGTGCGGACCTTGCTGAGTCACTGACCAATTCGTTTGAGTTCGAGCATCTCCAACTGGTCCGTTGAAATAAACACGAACAGTGCCAGTCATGATGAAATCGTTACTAACATCTGCTACGTATGCATCAATAATCTGAAGTTGAGTAATTTTTGTGTAGTCATACGGAAGAGGAGACCTTAAAACTAGGTCTAAATCAGTGCTACCAGTAGCCGAATTGAAAGACTGGTCTACGACACCTGAGAAGTCAATCGCATAGGAATTAGCCGCCGCCATTCCTGGAGGAAGTGCAAATCTCAAAGAGGATTCAGGTAGAACGAGTTCCGAAGACCAAACTTGAAGCGTCATAGCGACGCCTCCGCCACCATTCGAATCTCTGATTGTTGCTGTTGCAGCAGGAGAAGTGGGTCCTACGGATCGATCAAAAACAATATCCACACAACCACGACGGGACAGATAAGCTCCGAGAACATGAGGAGGGTCAATAACATTAGCAGTAAAATTGCGAGCTGCCCCAGAAACTCCTTCGCCTGCAGCATCTTCCACACCAAACACTTGAACGGAATAAGCCGTACCTGAGGTAAGGCTGAGAGAAAGGTTCAAAACAACAGAGCGTCGAGTTTCATCATAAAACTCGACTGAAAGAATGGCTGGAACTATGGCTGTCCCTGGAGGAGCCAAAGACGACATGAAATACATACCAACAGGGAGTGCTGAATCTGTAACAGGAACGTCGAATACAATTCGGACTTTCCGGGCACCAATCTGATGGGCCGTAAACCCGAACGTGCCGAGACCGAATGAATCAACAATCCCGAGAACGATGTTCCCGAGTTGACTGTTCGGAGTGCCGAGCCTTCCAGTAAAGGGCATGAATCAACTAGTCCTGGACCGACGTGCTAGTTTCTTCCTTGCAAAAACAACTAAAGCACGTGCCTTTCGGCATACTATGCATTCGTATCGAACCTTTAAGCCAATTTTCTTATGGCATTCTCCGATCGGGATTGGACCGTGGACCTTGCAGTTGAAATGAGTCCGTTCTAATGATAACCTCTTGAGAGTCGCACCACCGTTCTTGATCGCGGCATCTGACGGACGACGACCTTTCATGGCTGCAGAGATTTTAGCTCTCGCTTCCGTGGATAGCTTTCTGCCTGACGACGCCTGCCGGATTTTTTCTTTATGGTCATTGGAGAGCTTCTTCCCCCGTTGCACTTCGGAAATTTTCCGCTTAGACTCGTCGGAATGGTGTTTTCCTTTGAAAGAAGAACCGAGAGCCACAATCTCCGGACGAGAATGAACTTCCTTGGAAATTTTGGACATCTTCTGACGATATTCAGGCGTCCATGATGCCTTACTAACTGCAGACGCCTTCTCTCGGAAGCCCGGACGGTTCCAGTAATCAGTTTTAACTGAATGTGGGGTATGAAGTCCTCCCTGCATAAGATTGAAACCCTTCTCGGAATTCCTTGTGTCGTAGAATTCAATCCAACTCTCTTCAGCTAGATTCGCAACTCCGAGCTCAGAGCAAACTTCAAGCACCTCGTGCAAAAAAGCATCCTTCCCATATTTCCGAATTGCACTCCAAAAATAACGACATCCTTTGCCGAGTTTGGACTTCGCATTATGAAGATGTTGATTCCATCGCTTCATCATTGTGAGCTTCGTCAGCCCAATATAGCGACGTCCAGATTCAGTATGCGTATGACAGTAAATAGTCCAGCGAGTCCCCATGAGGACACCCTACCGGACCAATATTCGTCATGCCCAGGTAAATACGATTTGTGCCAGTTTGCAGGTAGCCTGATCCGAAGGCCCAGGACCAGTAGGACCAGAAGGTCCCGTCGGATAGCATCTAAGCTGAACTTCGTAGAGTTGCATCTGGTTATCCAAGTCGGCCGGCACGGTCAGTATCTGTCGAACGAGTGTGGGAGTGGTATTGATCAAGTTCTTCGTAGTTCCCGAAATACCAGTACCGACGCCAAGGTTATAGAGACGAATCTCTGCATACATGCTTGGCGTGGACTCAATAACAGCTTGCCATTCGATTTGTCGACCACTGACTTGAGTTTTGGTTGGATCTACTGCGATGGCTCCAATACCAACGAAGCCAGTTTGACCAGTTTGTTGAGCTCCAACCACCCCCGGGAAAACAACAGAAATTGGGAATGGTCCAGATCCGCCCCCACCACCTCCACCAGGACCAGTTGCACCTTGAGGACCCGTCGCTCCGGTAGCTCCGGCGGGTCCGGTAGCTCCGGCGGGTCCGGTAGCTCCCGTTACGCCTGGAGATCCTTGCGAACCAATAGCTCCTTGCGGTCCAGTGGCTCCTGTAACTCCTGGAAGGCCGATCGGACCTGTGGATCCCTGAGGTCCGGTAGGTCCCGCAGGTCCAATTGCACCTTGAGGACCAGTCGCCCCCGTCAACCCCGGAGATCCTTGAGGAGCTCCGGCGGGTCCGGTAGCTCCAGTGACCCCGTCCATGCCGGCAGGACCCGTAGCCCCCTGAGGACCCGTAGCCCCCGGAGCTCCAGTTACTCCGTCCGCACCTTGTGGTCCAGTGGCTCCAGTGACGCCGGGTGACCCTTGAGGAGCTCCCGCAGGTCCAGTTACTCCAGTGACCCCAGGTGAGCCCTGAACGCCCTGCGACCCAGTAGGGCCAACCGCACCCGTCGCCCCAGTTGCACCAGCATTTCCAATGGGTCCGGTTGCACCTTGTGGACCGGTTGCACCTTGTGGACCGGTTGGACCAGTTACTCCAGTTAAACCTGGAGACCCTTGCGGACCTGTTGCTCCTTGTGGCCCCGTAGATCCTTGTGGCCCCGTAGATCCTTGTGGTCCAGTCGCCCCAGTTGCTCCTTGGGGACCAGTTGCTCCTTGGGGACCAAGGGGCCCTGTAACGCCATCAATTCCCGTTGCACCTTGAAGGCCCGTTGCACCTTGTGGACCGGTTACTCCCTGCGCTCCGGTTGTACCGACAGGTCCAGTTGGGCCAGTTGCTCCAGTGGCCCCTTGTGGACCGGTTGCACCTTGTGGACCGGTTGTACCAATAGGTCCAGTCGGGCCAGTTGCTCCAGTGACTCCGTCTACACCGGTGGCGCCTTGTGGACCAGTTACACCATCAGCTCCTGTTGAGCCCTGCGGCCCTGTGGGGCCAGTAGCCCCCGTTGCACCTGGGGGCCCACCAAAGGGACCCGTAGGCCCTTGAGGACCAGTGGAACCGGTAACACCTTGTGGGCCTGCAGGACCTGTCGGACCAGTAGTTCCCGTAAAACCTGGAGAACCTTGCGGCCCGATTGAACCAGTAGGTCCTTGGGGACCTGTGGGGCCAGTTGCACCTTGCGGGCCAGTTGGTCCAATTGGACCACCAGAAGGTCCAGTCGGGCCAGTAGCACCAACGGCACCAACCAAACCAATCGCAGAAATTTCGCCTGTTAAGAAATTGACAGTTCCGGAGTTAGCAAGCCATTGAACCTTTACGGTATAAGTTCCAGCTGACAAGGCCGTGGACGTAAACGTCCCGGCCACAATGCTCATGGAAGTGGATTCTCCATCCTCTTGGAGAGATGGACCGTTTTGGGAGTCAATAACGAGTCGAAAAACGGCAGAACTTGAAAGAACATCAGGCTGCCACTGGAGAGAGAACGACGCCGAAATAGGCGCCGTACTTCCAATAGTGACGCTCGTAGACATACCCGGGATGTCTACGAATCCGACACTCGTAGTCTGAGCAAATGTCGGAGTGCTAATATATCCGAAGGGAATTGGAGCGGGGGCTGGTGCCGGACCCTGAATACCCGTAGCGCCTTGTAAACCTGTAGCTCCTTGTGGTCCAGTGACTCCCGGAGAACCTTGAGGCCCAGTCGGCCCCGTGGCACCAGTCGCTCCAACTGGCCCAGCAGCACCTGTGACTCCAGCGGGTCCAGTGACTCCCGGAGAACCTTGAGGCCCAGTCGTTCCAGGACTACCTTGGGGACCTGTGGTTCCTGCAATACCAGGAGAACCTTGAGTTCCTTGGGATCCCGTAGCTCCTCTCGGTCCCGTTGGTCCAGTCGCCCCCGTCGATCCGACAGGTCCGGTGGCTCCAGTTGGTCCCTGAGGACCTCCAAAAGGCCCCGTGGGACCCTGGGCACCAGTAGGACCCACAGGGCCCGTGACACCAGTAGGACCCGCAGGTCCCGCAGGTCCTATGGGACCCGTAGAACCAGCAGGACCGGTAATTCCGGTGATGTCTGTTTTAAGTTGATCAATGGCCCCTGCAGTCAAAATATGAGTGACTGTCGCGCCGAAAGCGTGGGTCGCTGCGGAAGTTCCCTCTTGACCACGGAGAACTGTAAATAAATTCCCGGCGACTCCAGTGACGATCAAAATCTCATCGTCAATCCGAATACGGAATTGCGGGAGAGGAGGAAACAACGCAGCGCTGGCGACAGTAACATTCGTCGCCACGGGGCTAATGCCGCCGAGCTGGTTGATAGTCGTCTGTGCGCCGTTGGAGAATTTCTCGGTGGTCACGAGCTACCCTCGCTGACGCAGGAGCGGCCGTTCATGGTCACACCGACGTCGGCGATAAGAATCCCAGACCGGGGGTCTAAAACGAACCAGAATGGTCTTCGTTTGTCACAAAGACCGCCCTTTTTGTACCGAGAACATCGATCCGTTCCACACCTTCAACGAATTTACGAAAATCTTCGTAACCATAATTCGACAAATCGAAAGTAAAAGTGTCGGTCACTTTATTGGGCTGGAACTCATCCAAATTCTGTTGGCCCGTGTAAACATCTTGAAGGATGAACCTGAGTCTATACAAAGTGTGAGCGGGTCGAATGATATTCAAAAGGATACGGATATTCTTGTCTGCTAGGAAAACATCCGTAGCACCTGGAGAAGCAAGAAAAACATCAATGTCAAATCCAAATTCATCTGAGATATCCAGTCCAGATGCTGGATTACGAGCTTCCAAGAAGTTTTCCCTGACAACCACTGTTCCATTCACGAACAGTTCTGCAGATTTCTTAATGGAACTCGGTACACTTCCCGCAAAATAAATATCGATGATTTTGAGTAAGAAATCTCGAAAATCTAAATCTGCAAGCTGAGGATCCGGAGCTCCCGCTTTCTGCGGGAACAAAATGGATGTGACCATCTGATAGAGGAAGTCAGTTCTGGTCGTGGCGTAATAAGTATCACTACGGACATCATCGAGAGACAATCGAACCCTGGCAAGAGCCAGAGCCATCGCCTTAATCTCCCGAGTATAATTCGGTCCGTCGATAGTTGACTGCCAATATGAAGACAGTAAAGCCAGGAAAACTTTGAAATGCTTGTCGGCCTCGTCGTTGAGACGATTTAGATACTCTTCACCGGCTTCATAAGTGTTGAAGTTAATCCTTACAATAGCCACTTCTTCCCTCAGTATGAGATCAGCTTGCCGGCCGATAGGTCAAAGTGATGTCCCCCGGAGTCAAGAATTCAATTTGAGATGTATTGATATCTTGAACTCCCTTATCACCACTCACTACATAGGTTGCAGAAAATGCATGGTTGCCGGGAACGTCTGGTGGAGTCGCACCAGCGTCGAGTGAGACCACCACCCGATTAGCAGTCCTACGGACTCTCTCAGCGGGAATAGCAGAAGCCACGAATACAACGGGCAAAAGAGTAGCGTCGTCCGAATACCCTTGAATAACAGCACCGTTCTGACCAATAATCCAAGATTGATTTACAGCATTTCCCACGGATTCCAAAGAATCTGCCATTTTCATGATGAGGTCATCTTTGAAAACACCATGATGAATATTATTAGCACCTCCACCGTCAGTGGTATTGAATGGAAGCGCTTGAGTCAGAAGATAAACAGCGTTAGCGAATGCGTTCAAAGACGGCAGAGCCACAGATTCGGGCAGAATTTCATCTCGAATTCGAACGGCTCCATCTTGGAGGGATAAACGAGAGAACGGCTGGACGACAAAATCTACTCCCGTTGTGTCGTCAATAACGGATGTTACGTCTGATTGATGGATGGAACCACCAACACCTTTGGAGTCAGTCAAAATAGTGAACGAAGTTCGAATGGCGGAGTCAACTGTGGCTTGATTTGCATTTGGAAGCAGCTGGACAGTAGCTTCTACCGATATCGGATTCTCAAGAGCTTGCTTCACTACAACATCCGCAGTAACATGCCGCATCGTTTGGATTTTGGCTTGCAGCTGTTGTAGAACATCGTTCACCACATAGGTAACGGAAAAATTTTCATCTTTCTGATAATCGACCGATATTGTCGCACCGCTTGCGATGTTGGATAAAGTCGTTCGAATAATCTTGATAGGTGTGGTCTGTGATCCACCAACGACAAGATAATCTGGATTGGCATTATCAGGGCCGTTATATTGAATAGTCCTGTCTTTACTATAGACCACCAGAGTAAAGCTATTGATACCAACGGAATCGAGAGGCTCCTGGAATTCACCAATCAATACATGTTGTTCGTCATTGACCTGGAGTGAATTCCCGGAAGGAACATTCCCAACTTGATTGATCGTAATGAAGTCCTTAGCAATAGTGCTCTCTCCTTCAAGGAGAGGATCTTGGATCTTGAAAATGGTGAAGCCTAATACAGAATCAAGCGCTCCTGAAACTTCGCCAGTTACAGATGAAACCCTTAGGATCGGTTGAATCGATGGAATGAATTTGTTGTTACTACGGAATCTATAATCACCTTCCACGAAGTCATCGAGAAGGGTCTGCGGCTGCGGAATGGATTGGCTGAGACGAATTGTCCTATAGTCAACGAGAGTAACTCCCGTCAGATCATAAGAAGCGGTGGGAAGATCCGAATGATTTCTCAACCCGAGTCCTTGGCTCGGGTTGAAGAGCATTTCTACGATCGGATTGGATGGGGTGAGTCTTGAATCTCTGGCTCGAAACGTGAGAGTAGTGACGTCAATAACATCAAACCTTATGTTTTTTGCAATCTCAAACTGGAAAGCAAATGTTTCCGTAGTGGTCCTCTCAAGAGTCCCTTTCACATAAATATCGACTTTGCCGCCAATGTGCTTTTTGCGGACTTCATCATAGTCACGCATCATGAAAGGATCGCCCGATTTAATTACGCGCGTCTCGAGAACACCAGGCACAGAAATAGAATTCTCTTCGTAACCACCTTCGGTACCAGTATCCAAAGAAGAAAGTGCGTTTTGTGCGCTCTCTGCGAGTTCCAAGTTACTCTGAACGTCTCGACCAAAATCTGCAGCTACTTCATTGATAGTATTGAAACCACTCGCGCCAGATACGACTGTATCAATACTCCCAGCGGGGATATTGCCTGCCGAACCCGGGGTATCGGCAAACATTTGGACTTTGATCTCATATCTACGAGTATCTTGATTGTAGAAACTCTGAGCATTGGCCGCGGTAAGTGTAGCCGCACCTTTAGCTCTATAACGTGGAGCCGTACTGACAGTGGACGAAGAAACGATAGCGTTTTGCGCCACAATCAGGTCACGTGTCGGTTTCGTAGTCGTATAGAATGTCTGGTTAACAACCGACGGCCGACTACCAAGGCGGGGGATTCCGAAATTTTTTGCTAGAGAGTCAAACGCGGAATCAATTAACCCTTGGGTGGCAGCGTCCGTAGACAGGCTCAAAGCCGCCTTCAGTGCTTGTTTATACTGAGAATTAGATACTGGAATGCTCGTCCCCGTGAGACCAGGGTCGTCGATTTGAAGGAGAGCGGAGAAAGACTTAGCTCGATGGACAAAGTCCATCAAAAAATAAGCCTTTTGCATTTCATTAGCAAAAGGTTCAATATGAACTTCCCGAACTGTGGACCCAGGAATCAAAGAAAGAGTTGGCTGAACTGTTGAAATCTCTCGAATATAATTATTAACGACCGCATCTTGTTGACGGATCTGGATACCGCGAACAGTTGCGTCTAAAGCTAGAGGGTTCCCAGAAATTTCTTGAGAGAACCTACTCTCTTGGAGAAGACCGGTGGATTTATTGAAGAAGACAGATGTTATGACGTAGAAGAGGGGATCTTCAGACGCAACTGCCGCAAATGTATCGGAGTTGAGAGTGTTGTTAACGATCCCATTATTGCGATTATGATTGAAGGTAAAAAAATTGGTCTCTTCCAGAGCGGAAACGGATACGGTTAGTCTGAAATTAGGCTGACCAAGAAGTGAATATCGATTATCTGACGTCTGAGTGATGACCTCATTTGTAACTGGGTCAAGAATTTGTGAAACAATCCTGACATCATTTCCAGAAAAAGGCGTGATTTGAGGTGCGGAATCAGTAAGATCATAACTTACTGATGAGCTCGGAATTTCTTCCACTACGGTGGTCGTTGGAGAGGTGAAAGGAATCGTATCTTTGTTGATACGAAGATACCCCGATCCTGTTCCGCCTTCTCCTGTAGAAGCATACACATTATATCCAGTAATGGACGAAGAAGAAGAAACATCAGACCAAGTAATATCAACTGAGCTAGCACGACGTTTAAGAACGATCCCCGTTGGAGGAGTCAACAAGTTTTTCAGGTCGGACTCAGCAACGACCGTAGCACTGATAGTTGCTGCGGGACTAACAGCGCCTGTGATATCAACTGCCCTGAGTCTAATGACATTCAGACCCTTGTCCAGTTTGAGACCGTCTGGAAAACTGGACAAGTTAGGAACCGTGAAATTCGGGAGCGCAAGATCGACCAAAGAAGGATCCGACACAAACCCAGCGTCGTTGACATCAATTTGAACGTCAATGACATTCGGACCCACGGAACCAGTAAAAACCAGCCCGAACAAATTCGTAGTGATGGTTAGGGATGAGGTTGTCCCGGAACCGTCAAAATAATTCAGCTGCGGCGTGGCCGTCATGTTCAGTCACGATACGGCATTAGAACCGTCTCAAGCACGAAGCTGGAATGTTGGAGATCCTTGACCAAACGTAAAGGGATTGGGAGTACCGATAACGCGCTTAAGAGGGACAGGGACACGACTCCGACTATCGATAGTCGTAACTACGATAGCGACAGTCGGGTCATCCGTCGGACTCCGAACAGAAACGCTAATGAGTTTGGCCGGATATTCAGCATCCGAGACTTGTTGGATTGGGAATCGAGAGTCTTGTTGCTGTTTGATATTCTGATAGGTTCGGAAAGCCTGGGTCACGTCGAGGTTGATCATTGCATTGATCGTCGTTAACCCCGTAGTTCCTTTCCCACCTACTCTGTTGATGAGACCTGATCCCAACCAGGCCCATTTGAAATGAGAACCAATTCGTGTGAACAGGAATTTATCAAATTCTTGCGCAAGCAGATCGGTATCCTGAACCGTGTCATAGCTCCCATTGAGAATGCCATAATCAAATTCAATTTTTGAACCAAAACATCTACGACAGTTCTGAGGAGCAGTCACATAACTGAGTCGAATTACGGGATCATGATTCAGAAGAGGAGATTCGAATTGGATGAGTCTACCGGTCCCGTCACCTGAGTTAGGGTCCAGCACCAAAGACCAACCGGGGAATAACTTTTTACCAGTTACTGCTCTCCCAGGAACGATGCCAAGTTTAGAATAGGCCCCCAAGATTCTTCCAGTGGAAGGTAGAGAACTGGTCTTGTCAGTCCATCGGGGATCAGGAAAAGAGAATGAGGTCCCGGTAGACGGCTGACGTGCAGCAAGTACCACGCGATTGTTCTGAACCGAAATATTGAGTGCTGGAAGTTTCTTTTGAAGGTCTTGCGCTAAGTCCGAAGCTTTCAGATTAGATCCGGAAATGATCTGGATCATCTGCGGCGGATCGAATCCGATTCGTACGAAAATGAGGTCGTTTACTCCCGCTGTGATTCGATATGGTTCGGGCTTGGAAAAAGGAAGAGTGGCTACAGAATAAAGCCCTCCGGGCGGAATGTCTACTCCGTCGATTTCTACCCTCACAGATTTATTTACTGGAGGACGTTGGAAAGAAGCCGTTAGATGCGAATTAACGTTCAAAGTGCTCGCTTCACGAACAACTTCATGAGTACAAATTTGTTCCGTAGCAAAATCGTAACTCATCGTTCTGCGTCCTCTGAGTCTTCAGTGATTGCAGAATCTCGAGTGAAGTCCGAAGGCACACCAACATTCAGTCCGAAGATATCAGTGGTGTCATCTACCGTGTTCTGGGCATCGGGAGTATCGATTTGGACGTCCACAGCCAAAACTTGGTCGGAGGCGCTACCTAGACCCTCGGCGGTGAGTTGATCGATCAATGCCATTTCTTTTTGGATCTGGTCGGAGTAGTCCAACGCTCGCTTGATCTTATATTCGATTCTCTCTCGCTTTAGCTTAATGGCTTCTAACTGCCATTTCTTGAGCCTTTCAACCAAAATCCCTAAATCCCGATCGAAAATTTGACTCCCACGGAACCTTCGGTTATTGGAGAAAGTATCCGCTACTCCACCTGTCACTTCACCATTCTCATCGGTAGTAAGTGGCACAGTGCGGGATGCGTATACAGGGATGTCTGAGGTCCTGAGAAGCATGTCCCTCTCGGGGATACCTCCCAAGATTCTGTATGCAGTCATGAGTTTGTCTGCGTAGCTTCCAGCAACAGCCGCAAAACCCGTAGGATTAGGGCCATCATAATCAGTAATGAATACGCCAACTCGAGTTAGCTCCCTTTGGAGCCAAGCCTTGCGTTGAATGAGGTCAATTTGTTGGATAGCAACGAAATTTTTGAATTCTTCCCATTGACCCGTGGTGAAGGTCCCATAAAAATTAAACGCCATGTTTACATCCTTTCCTCTGATGGATATAAAGTCCACCACCAGGATGTTTGCAAAAATTTGGAAAGAATTGAAGGTTCATTATCAGAATCCGAAAATGAAAGACAATGCGTCGATGATGCCGGTGCCAGGACCACCTGCTGTTATGACGAGCCCAGAGTGGAGACCGAATGGAGAGTCTCCTGGTTTATCAGTAGAAGCTTGAAGATCGGAAGCCAGCTGATCTGCGCTCCCAGCAGAATTGACGTCCACGAAGACACTGACGGTTAAGTCAATACTCAAGATGGCCAAAATATCGAGAATTGTCTGAACAAGTTGTTCTAGTTGGACGACCTTTTGAATCAGTGTTTGAATAATTTCCGTAATTTCTTTTACGGCGTCCTGAATGGCTTTAAGTAAAGCCAAAATGAATTGTTCCAACCAGTTCAACAACTTACGAAGGTCAGGGAGAAGGTCTCCAAGAGTAACAGAATACCAATGAAGATATGAAGTGTTGAAAGATAATAGAGCCAGAGCCAATCTGAGAAAATCAGCCAAGTCTTTGCGTTGTTGAGCCGCAATTCCGCCGGGAATGGCAGGACTGATCGGATAAGGTCCTTTAAAAGGTGAACTGGTATTAGTGGAAGTATAATTATTTTCTAGTGCCAAGTATGCATTGATCTTGGTACCACTCGTAGTAGTAATTCCGCCAATGATCCCTATGAAACTCCAGATATCTGTGGTATTGATGATGGTATTTACGGTAACATTAACTCCTGCCGTCCATTTATCCGTCAGGTTCTGCAGAAGTGTCGGCTGAGCATAAAGCTTGTCCAAAACCATGTTCGACAATCGTCGAGACATGGAAGTAAACAAAAAAGCATTTTTAAGCTGATCCGATGTATTGTAAGCTGCTTTCAGTGGTCCCATTTGACCACCAATCATCGTCAGCGTACCCCAACCAGTTTTTTGCTGCTGTTGCTGAACGTTATCTGTGGAAGAAGCTTGAGGGAAATCAAAATTCAATAGAATCCCGGCTTTGACAGCGTTATTTAGATCATTATATGGGTCAAAGTCCCCAGTCGGGATGACCGGTACTACTCCCTTAACGATAGCGCTAGCTTTCCCGAGAGTAACACCTGGTTCGGTCCTGAAATACCATTGGACTCCGGAACGGAATAGCAAAGTATTCTGAGCAGCAATTACGTCATCGGGGGACTTGAGAGCTAAATACTGGGTCGGCTCGCCGAAAAACGCACGAATTCTATAATAATAGGTAGCCCCTTGAACGAGCGCGGGATCATTATCAATGTATGTATAAGTGCCAGTCAAATTTCCTTCTACAAGACTAGCACCATCTACACGAATTTTGGTACCAAAATCTCTGTAAGTGCTCCCCGTCCAATCTCGAACAAGATATTTGGTCTTGACAGCGGGAAATGAATACCTATCCAAGATAGGATTAACACTATTGCCGAGAACAGAAGTATCAGGGAGAATTGATACCAACTGACCACGCGGATTAAGTGCATCTGTACGTTCGACAATGAAGCTCGGGAAGCTGAACGATGTATATAATGAAGTAGCTTGACCAATGAGCCCGGTCAATCCGCTTCCTGCAGGGGAATCTGGCATGCGCCATTGCAATGCAACAGCTTTCTGCAAATCCGGACTGAAAACACTGGCAAATTGAGTAACAGCAGCGGCAGCACTGCCTTCGGTTTGAGTCACAGGACGTGCAGTTACTGCAACAGGAGCAGGAAGTTGAATCTGCAACGGATGCTTCAGCAAATACAAGAGCTCAAAAATTAGTCCGAGCAAGTCGCCGGGGGAATCAGCACCAATATACAGAATGAGCATGGCGACGGCCGAGCCGTCAGGATACATGGGCCGAAAAACATCGGCAGTATCATAAAATTTACCAACAACTTTAGTTTCAAACCCAGGATACGCTCCAGATACAGAATTGAATACACCAGTAATATCAGCCTGACTGAAGTCAGGATGAACTAGAAGGATAGAAAATCCAGTCGCTGCAATTTGATCAAGCAAAAGCTCAATCGCGGCAAGGATCAAATAAACAGCTGCAATAATAGGACTTAGCAGAGCTAGTAAGAAGATCTGAATGATCTCTAGGAAGGCTTCTAATACGGCTTCGACGACTTGAAGAACTATGAGGAGACCTTCGAAAACCGGGATGAGCGGATCGAACGGAGCAAAATGAAAAGTTACTGTTGCGATCCAGTCAGCCATTTTAACAGTTCAACAATTAGCGTTTGCTAATACTATCTCTAACTCCAATAAGATGATCGATTCTAGATCTTTCCACTTTGATCAAATTCTCCATTCGTTCTTTCACGGTCTGAAGATGAGCTTTGACTCTTCCGAAGTGAATCCTTTGGTTATGCTTCCATGGGATTCCCTTCTCTACCCCAGAGCCAGCGCAATCAGAAGCTTCTGCTGATCGTCCAGAAGCTTCTGAAGATTCTCCACTCTCGTATCCGCTGCCTGCTTCAGCTGCGTCAACGATCCCGTTTTCCGATTGATCCTCTGGTCGATCCATAGGTACCTGGTGTCGTATAGCTTATCGCCATTTTTCAAGATAGACGCGATCTTCTTCGTAAAAGAAGTCACATCGGAGATGCGTTGTGCAATAAGCGTTTGCCTAGCTACGCTACCGGACGGATCCGGCGCAGCTGCCCAAGCTTCAGTGGCAGACAGGAAGGCAAGAGTTTTTTGGAAATACCCCGCCATGAATTGAGGACCTTTAGTACCTAGGAATGAGTATTTTTGGATAATAATATACTGAGTGGGACCCGAAGACGGGAAAGCGTAAAATGGAGAAGAAGTGGATACGGTAATAGTTGTGGTCGTCTTGCTCTTAATTTCGTAGACTCCTTGGTTTGGACCGGAAGGGACATAAAGAACATACTTTGTAGTCACGTCCGAGAAATCAGTTGAATTATCAGTAAGGACAGCACCAGACGCCGTTCCAGTCCCGGATTGACCTACAGGACCCCAATCTCGAATAATTTGATCCACAATCGGAAGTTCTGCGTTCAGAGTTCCAATAATAGCAAGAGGAACCGGAGGAGCAGCTACATTGTTGACAAGGATCCCGAGTTCCTTGGTCAGAATGTCAGGGAGAGCTCCATCAATAGTTACTTTTACAAGATTGCTGCCGGTTGTATCTAGAGAAGTAAATGGAATTGTAACCGTCGCAGTAACTCCCGATACTGCGGAAATAACTTTATCTTGATTAGCATTCGGTCCATTAATGAACCGGACAGTATCTCCGACTGCTACACTGAATGGTAAACCGGAAATAGTAGTTGTCGTCGGAGATACCGTAGCAACACCGAAAGTATCAAGTGCGGTTGCTTCAAGTGCCAGGTATCGGGACTCTGATCCATATTTCATCTGCGGCCTGGAAAGCCGTCCGTCATCCAATTGTTCAATCCCATCCAAAGCGGGGATACGTGTGGCCTTGGTGTTTTGAGGAATATAGAATACCAAAGTTTCTACAATTTCATTCCCAACCGGAGGGAACTGGAAAGCAGAACTGGGATCAGCCTGAGTAATGTTGTCGATTCCACCGGAATCACCATCAACAAACACGTCTCGTTGATCAAAGTAGAACCTGAATGTGGTGTCGTTAGCGGCCAGAAGAGAATGTTGCAAACTGCCAGAAGTCAAAGTGGTGGGCGTATCAATGGTAATGGCAGTACCTGAGATGTTTGTCACATTAGCGATGACGTCAGGGGTCCCATCAGGCGCAAAAATGTGAACAGGCTGCATCAATTCAAATGGAGGAGTCAAAGTTTTAGTATCACCATTTTTGTCAATATTTAGAACAGTGCCGCCAGCAGAAGTAGAAGAGAAAATGGCGTTAGATAAACCAGACGTCACGACAAATGCATATAGGAGATTGGATACTGGTTGTCCGAGAACAGAGAGTGTTCCCATGACAGCTCCATAATCGTCACTCGTTACTTGATCATTCAATGCTGCAGTGGCCACAACCAAAGTCCTGAAGAATCTCCCGAATCGGTTGATTCCTCCCATATACCCGTAAAATGGAGCGAGTTCGAAATCAAAAAAGTCAACAAGCTCGAAGAAATCGAAAAGCTTAATCTGATCGTCAATATCATTAGTGACTTGAGTCAGATCGGCTCTCGGAGGATTGGCAGTATTTCCATCAAAACGGAAACGACCGTCGGTACCACCAACCACACGACCGTCTAGGTTAGCAAGAAGATCCTCCCATGCATTAGTCAAATCGTTATACCACTTGAGAAGGCGAATAGCGACAAGGTCAATATTGGAATAATGTTGTTCTGGAAAGAAAAGACTCGGATTCCCGAAATCTTTTGCTTTCATGGAACTCCTACTTGCGGTATCTGGTCCGGAAGAGCCTCCGGCTTGAGCACTTTGTTGAAGAAGTGCTTGGACTTCCGGCAGGAATGTGTTGAATGATTCAATTCTATAAAAGAAGCTATCGGGTGCGTACAGAGTATATGAAGCTACCAATTGCTGAGTCAAAATTCCATTGGAATCGCTAGGTGCAATAGCATGAGAATAGTTTAGATGGAATACGGACCCAGCAGGCTTCGATACCCTTGCCACGTAAAGGACCTGTAGAGAATCACCAAACACAGCATCAGTGCTGAGTTTAATGAGACCACCCTCTGCAACGGTGTAATCAACATTGTTTGCGAGGACCGCCCGATTCGGTCCCATTCGAATAAGAGTAACAGGAAAATCGACGTCTAACGGCTTGTCTGTTTGGAATTTCCCATCCGTTTTCAACACGGGACGAACAGTTCTAGTAATATTCGGAATAATGTAATTCCTGACGGCAGCAGAAGCCAATGTGATCTTGGTCGTATTGGCTTTAGTGTCTTTCAAAACTGAAAGAACATAATACGGGTCTCCGTCAACAGTGATGACTGTCCCAATCCTATACGGCAAGTCCCCGGTAAGGGTTATGGAATTCGTGCCCTTCGTGAAGGAATCAGAAGGAGCAGTTTCATGAACCCTATAATCTCCATTAATCGGCTCACAAACGAGAATAGGAGAACTTCCAGAATCTGCAATGGCGGCATTTTCAAATACAACTTCAGTAGTATCGGTACTGCTGTTGTATGTCACAAGCTTTGCAATTACAACATCTTTATCAGAGAGAAGGAATGCTGACCCCGGGGAAACTGTGGACGTTTGATCCCCATTGAAAGATGCTTGCGTAGATCCTTTAGTAATAACTGGCGGGTCTTGATCAATAGGAGCAAAAATAAGATTGAACATCCCGTTACCACCGGGTGCATTTTGAACCCAGTAGTCGAGAACAACTGAATCACCGGCTTTGGAAGGGTTTGTCAGATTGATAGTTCCGGGAGGAACAAAAGTGAAGTCAGTAGATTTTTGAGTGAAACCGTTGATGGCCACCTGAATTGGCCTATCCAGGCTTACAATATCTCCATCCGGATTGAAGGTGACTTTCGTTGAACCGGTGGTGACTACGCCATTTTCCTGGCGGATTTTGAAAATAGCTTTTTCGACCTTCGGGATAGGTGTGAAATTAATGTTATCAGTAGAGCTCAAGAAGATATAATGAGCTTCAAAAGATTGACCGGCCTTTGCCGGATTAGTAAGATTGACTTGACCAACTGATGCCAGAATCGAGTATTCTGACTCATCCATCAGTGTGTAAGGACCAGCAGGACTGTCAGCCTTATATAAGGTGAATTTCTTCATCTTTGGCTTAAAATCTGTCCAAAATCTGTCTGCTACAATCTCCCTATCTTGCCTTAAATCGACGGAATCAGGTCCAGCATTAGACAAATTCGGGGAAACAGTAACCTGCCTTGGAGTGTCCACCGTGAGGATCTTGTAGATCCCGGAATTGCCACCAGCCGGGAAAAGTAAGAACTTCCCAATATGGGAAGGAGTAAACACAGGAGAATCTGAAACGAACGTATCCGGAAGATGGACAGTCCCAACAATCCCGAGAATATTTTTGGGATCATCTTCACCAATCGGTTCAATGAATTCTAAAAGACCGGTGTCTTCATCGAAATTAAAATCAACACCAGGAATAATTGGATGTCCATTCAGAGAGACTTCGAATCCCTGTTTGGTGATGGCGCCTTCAGCTAATTTCACTACTGGTGAATCTTTGGCCAGTACGATGTCTACAGTCTTGCGGAAGCAAAATTTGAATTGATGGGAATCAAGATCTAGAAGATATCCGTAACCTTGCTTAGTAGGATCTGTCCCATCTCTTAATTCTCCACTCAAAGTCCCGGTGGAACCGGGACCTGGAAGAATGAAAAATTGCAGGGTAGAATCAACAATGGGTGTAGTTGGGAGCATAACGAAAGGCCCTGCTCCAATACCATCTACGATTACCTGATCAACTACGGAGTAGAGGATGACAAAATCCTTGACTGCCTCCTCTCCAGAACCATTGATACCGGATCTGTAAACCTGGAAAGAAACCCCCCTTTCTACAATTTGAGCTGCATGAACATATGAAATAGTCCACCCAAGGTAATTACCGATATCGTCTGAAGAAAAATAAACTGCCCCGGTAGATACATCGCCGAAAACAGTTCCGCTTGAAGGTTCATCATCGGGTGTAGATACAGACGAATCGAACAGACTCATTGGGAAATAGTTGCGTAACTGACCGACGAGTTCAGCAAACACAACATATCGACTATTTTCATCAGTCGTAAGTCCAACCAAACCAGGAATGAAGAATTGTGGAGTAGGGAAACTCGTAGTGATGGGACCGACATTGGTCCGATCAAGTTGGAAGCTATCCATGATTACCCCGTCATAGTAGACGGTAGCTTCCAAGTTGGAGTTAATGTCAAAGTCGGAAAATTTTACTCGACCGGTGTCGAGAGACCAGGTAAAAGTCCCTGGAGCAGGAGTTCCAAGAGAACCTTCATTAGGAACTTCAATGGCTTGCAACAACGGCCCGTACCCGATCCGAATCCGAGGAGTTTGTCCGGGAGCCGGTAGAGGGTTCAGGAATAAGAAATAGGATGAAGCAGATGAAAGAGGAAGTTGACCAATAGACCCTTTCCTCTGAGTCCTATCAAAGAAATTCTGTCTCTGACCGTAAACAGTTTGACCTGAATATGTTGCGAGATCTGAAGCACTGAAATTAAGCGATCCGGTATCTTTAGCTATTTGGAGTTTTCCGGCAGTCAAAGATGACGGATTAGTGAAGTCAGATTCATGATTCACTACGTGAACGTCAAATGTGACAAGTCGTACGGGGGTTCCAACGTAGAAAGAGAATGGGGCCGTAGCAATAGTCGGATCAGGAACTGCTGCCACCAGTCGTGGGTTATTTCCGATAATTCCAACATTGTCCGGAGGACCGCCAGGGGACGGCATCCACCTACGATTAAATCCATCCCAGTCAAATCGATTTACACCGGGTTCATTTTTCGTCCAACGGAAAATGAGATCAGGATTTCCAATCTCAATTTCTTGTTCACCTGCTAAAAGACTGTCAGCTAGAATAACATATTCAGCACGACTAGTAGTAGCTTGGAAAGTGTCATTATTTTCAGGGAGAACGTAATTACGTGGAGGAAATGAGAACAGGTTATTACCTGAACTCACTCGAACACCTTCTAGCAGCATTCCACTAGTGTCAATTAGGGACATTGATCTGAACCGTACCTTAGCTCATGACGCCGACGCCAGCACCGGCTCCAGGGAATGGGCTAGGAGCACCAGCTATTACGGTAACCCCTTTTGCGGTCGGCAAAGCAGTGTCTAAGCCAATGGCAACTGCTGTCGCCATTGTAACGGAAGCGATTCCAAGCAATCCAGCTGCTTTAAATCCTGCAATGAATGCAGGGACAGAAATTCCAGGGTTAGGAATTGCTGTAACAACACCCGCTCCTACTCCTACTAAAGGGTCTACGGTATTGATGATTGCAGTTGCAAAAATTTGAGTAAGACCGAGTGCGACAGCCGTGGCAGCTGGAGCTGAGAATATTCCAACTAATACGGAAGACGCGAAAGCTGCGACCATTTGGCCTACGGGAGGTGGCATGATGAGTCCAATTCCCGTTCCCTTTCCAACGCCTAACGTCCCCGTGTCCACCGTAGCGATTACGATGCCAGGAGCATATGTTGCAAGACCTGTGGCAATGCCAAGTGCGACTTGAGCCGTAGATATGCCATGGAAAGAAGCTCCTGCCATGCTCGCTGCTATAATGGCAGCATTTGCTGGAACAGCTAGAAGAGGCATCAGTAAACCAATCCCGAGTTCGGGCTAACCGACCAATACTGTGGGAACACCCAATAGAGGAATCCCCACTAAATAATCTAGATGCGGCGCAGGCGGACCAGGTATGCCAGCAATAGCGAACCCAACGCCAGTCGGGCCAACTTTGCACAGTGGAGCAATCATACTCGCAATACCAGCCGCCACGACGCTGGCCACAGGACCTCCAACAAAGGAGGCAGTTCCAGCCGCGCACGTCAAAGCAAGATTTCCAGCACCAACAGTGGCCGCAAGGTTCCCGGCACCAACAGTGATAGCAGTATTTCCTGCCGCAGTAGAAAGAGCATAATTTCCTGCAGCAACAGTATCAGCCATTGCGCCAGCTACAACTGTACGAGTCATGGCTCCAGCTAAAATCATGTAGACGTCCAGACCAGCCACGACAGTCTTGATGTCACCAAGTGCGAATGCAGTAATTCTAGGTTGAGCAAAAAGTTCCGTAGTGAGTCCGAGAATTGTCTGATTGACGTTCCCGGCAAATTTCATTTTGCAACCACCAACGCCAGCATTGAGTGTGATGGTATTGGCTTCTACGGCCCAGGCTCCACCCACGTTTTGAACGGAACTACCTTGGATGAGATCCATGGAAGTCCCAGTCATTGTTCTTAAATCATCTCCTGTCAAAACAGTTTCCCGACCACCGACACCTGCATATGTAGTCTTAATCTTCCCTGCGAGAGTAAGATCGATAGAAATAGGATCCAGATCATCGTCAGGGTCTTCCTTCATGAAAGCACCGACTTTGATCTTCATACCACCTTGGAGAGATGCATCCAAGCTCACACGGGATTGATCCATTCCAAGGATTGTTTTAACGGCGCCAAGAATGTTGGCGTCAATAGACTTACCCGATTCATCAGGCTGAGAACCCGTGCTAGCGGGCACATGTAAAAGAACCCGGCCTTCTTTCGTGATACCGAAAGCATACTGATTACTATTCATGGGGCTTTGAACCCTGAATAGCCTGCAAAGAGCCTTCGTATCAGCGTCAGACTGGCTAGTTACAGTGTCAATCGGGTCAAATTTAGGACCATTGGAAGGAGAAGCTTCGTCAGGACTATCAAAGACCCTCATGGTGAGGATCCGTTTGTAAAGAGCTCGACCCGGAACGGTGTATGGATCGTTTCCTACTACGGTTCCGTAGACATCTTCAATGAATGATTGTGGGTATCCGATGGGATCAATTTGAATCCCATCTCCATCGGCCGTAACGGCCATAGTTCCATCGCTAGTGTGTCGAATCTCTCTCCGATCTTCCACATAGCAATCAGAGGCTTCGTCAAAGCTTAGGCCATGTTCTCCCGTGACAATGTAACTCGCACGTTGTCCATCAGGGTGAACTACGTAAGGATAGAAAGGATCATTAGGATCGTCAGGAAATGATTTGGTTCCATCTTCATTAATGAGACCAAAAATGAGAAGTTGATTGTAAGCAGGACTATTGATTGGGACGCCTTTAGCCCCAATCACAGAACGTGAAGCAACAGGATTCCCGTCAGAGTCAACAACGGGATTCCCAGAAGAATCGAGTAAATCTTGAGTGTCAAATGGATTTGCGGCTAGGAAATCGTCGAAGGACTGGGTTCCAGTAGGATCGAAGCCAGAAGTGATTAGATCAGGAAGAAGATTGAAAGCATCTCTTCGAATGAGACCTCGTCGATAATAACCAGCGGCATTACTTATGAACTCATTACTGGTTTGCATGACGTATGTTTGGTCTGCGTCACGCAACCGGATTTCATTGCCTGCACGATTCGTGGCATAGAAATCTCTATCTAAAATAATATCGGCTCCAGAGCTAGAAGAAGCAATGAAGTCCCCGGGATAGCCTTTACGAGCCTTGACTCGAGTGACTTCCAAATTCAGATGAGGGTCATCTGCCAATTCCGGCATGATGGAGAGGACAGAAGCAATGTCACCAGGATCTGCCGTAGAGAAGGGAGTATAATCACGAGCTGATAGCGTCCCAACGGTCATTACGGAAATGATGTAAGGGACGTAAGCTCGTGCCCCCAATTTCTTCCATCCAAGAATAACTCTAGACCCGGGTTCTAGAATGGAACCGGACCAAGAGCGGGGGCCACCGCCACCAGAAGCCGGAAGCGGTACGTCATGGCGTTCCCCGTTCCCCGTTTCGAGACGAACAGAACAGACCATCTGTTCCGTATCGACGTGAATAACACGACCAGCCCACAGATAAGCCCGAGCATCAGGTCCGTCCAGGGAATGCGCCCTGGCTCCGCCCATCGCCCGAGGATCTGGCGTCATGGGTACCGGAGGTCGGAAATTATTTTCGTTCGCCACGATAAACGATACTCAAGAGTAACGTTTTAGAGCATGCTAATTGTCCAAGTCAACACTTTGCGTGACGGATCCCGGATTGAAGGGGCCAGGTGGGAAATCAAAAGCCTGACAAATGTTAGAGAAGGTCATCACATGCAAGTGAGCCTTCCCACGTCAGACGTCCACGTAATCAGTTACGTGAAGAAGCAGGCCAAACAAGAACTCGGATTGGAGAAGGATGAAAATAAAGGGAAAAATGCCCACTCCGTGATTCTCAAATTCGTAGTAAAAGAAATTCGACATTTACTAGACACGACCACTAGTGATATGGATACAATGGTAACACTAGTACCCGTAGACAGGGTCGTGGAAGGCGTACTTACGTATCTACTTCACCCTGAGAAATGCGATCCTCGGTGGGTGCAAGTCATGAGAGGCAGCGCAACTGCTAATCCTACTTAGCCTTGACCAAGCCGAGTGCTATCACTTGAATAACCGGAAGGCGGAAGGCCCTTCGGATTCAGGACACTTGAAAGACTAGGTCCTGCGGCAGGTGGTTGGAATTGCGTTGCTTGAGATCCAGTGCTAACCCCGACCGGAATGAAAGCACCGGATGCCACTTGAGATCCAAGGCTGGAAAAAGCAGCACTGGCTTGTTGATTAATACTATCAATTTGCTGATTGAATGCCGTCAGTGCACTTTGGGCTTGTGTTAGATCAGGGGTGGCATCCGCATGAAGTGCCGCTAATGCATCTGTATCGCCTGAAGCGGCCCTATCAAAGAGACTTTGATATGGATTCCCGAGCATATTACTGAATGGAGATCCCGGACCACCAGCCGAATCTTCGGTAGTGAAGTCAATAGGTGCGCGACCAGCATTCGTCGCAAATTCTTCTCGTTGAAGGTTTTGCTGGTAATCCGTGTCGAATTTCTGAGAAAGATACTGATGTAAAATATTGAAGAATCCACTCGGATCTTGAAGTGCCTGGCTTACACCTGTAGCCACAAGAATGTCGGCTTGGGCGGTGTCAGCAAATGGGACACCAGTATTCGGATCAATATCAGGTACTTGAGCAGTCTTTTGAGTAACTCCAAGGACCTGGGAAATGAAAGACTGAGGAAGAACCGAAATCCAATTACTATTTCCGAGAGCGCAAGAACACGTGTTGGATTGAGATGAGTCCAGTCCATTTGTTTCAGTGGGACATAGATCTGATAGAAGTTGAGCCCGACTTGTAGCATCGGCCTCAGCATACACAGCTGTGCTAGAAGTAGTTACAGTCCCGCTACTATTCGATTTACTGACAGTGCTATTGATTGAAGCCGTGTATGTAGTCTGACTTGTGTAATTGATAGTGCTGGGGTCCACATTCCCATTCGGATAGTTTCCGCCCTTGAATGACGCTCCAGTCACATAATCATCTGGTTGCATTTGATTAAATGCAACGTCAAATGATTGTGAATCGGGGCCTAAGGTAGTAGGTGGATTACTCGTCAGAAGACCACCTGTAGGGGCGAATTGGATATTGATCTGATTGACAGTCCCGCTCGTGACCGGATCTTGAAGAGTAACTTTCCCACGGTCAATGAAGCATCCACGTCCATATCGATAATGACCGATCAATTCAAATCCATATTCATCTGAAACGGGACGAACCATAATATTGATGTCTGGAAGAGTTTGGGTACTGCCAGCACTCTGAGCCTGAGCGAAAGCAATGACGGTTCGTTGAGCGCTGACGGCTTGTTGAGCAGTTTGCAATGCAGATTTCGCAGTATCAGCGATAGCCTTTAAACTAGTATCAGTAGGATTGGCTAAAGAAGCGTTCTGTGCGGCAAGGAATGCTTTTTGTTTTGTGGCTAGGTCACTGACAAGTGGTTTTAGCGCATCGGTTGCACTTTGAACGCTTGTAGTGCTGCCAGCGGCTGAAGCTCCTGCCGCAGAAGTGCTTGAGCTAATGACAGCAGCAGTAGGACCACCGTCCGTACCGGTTCCCCAAGTTACAGAACCGGCGGGAACTACTAAAAACTCTTTGAAATATGCATTTTGATCAAATGCGTAATCATAAAGACCCGCGTTACTAAACCCGGCTTCATATCGATGACACCTCAATCGATCAATCAGCTGGGCCCTATTTCCATTCGCAATGGTTTTAAGAATGTCGCTCTGTTGATTCGCAGCTGCAAGAGGATTGAGTCCCTGTTGTGCAGCTTGCGTAGCCGTCGTACTACCAGCTTTTTGTTGTGCAACAGCCAGAAGGGTGTTATTTACAGACTGTCGGTATACCATGACAGCATTGGGGTATCCGAGAAGCTTGCCGGTCTTAGGATCACGAATGATAGCGGGTCCGCCAGATTGATCGTTGGAAGCTCCAGTATTATTGACAGTCTCACCGACTCCCGAAGGAAACTCAACCGAGAAAGTCGGTTGAGTTACCATGATGGGTTTGTTGGTCTTAGGATCCAAAGGTCCAGGAACACTCTTGGATCCGAGGCTGGTGATGCTACCAATATTGGTAGGAGCAATAAATTTAGATCGTTTAGCAGTCAAAGTTAAAGTAGTAGTAGCTTGTCCTCCAGGCGAGAAATTGTGAGAAATTCCTTGGATGTAGAAGAAAGAGTCATACTTGGGAAACCAGATGGGGAATCCCATCCGGAGTTCGGGGCGCATTGGAATAGTAACAGTCCCATTCTTGCGTTTGGAATTCACCCTATCAAGATAATCAAGGAGATGATAGAAAAGCCTTCGCCCATTGGAAACCCACTCACATTGATAATCGAGACGTCGCCATCCATAACGGCGAAGAAGATGATAATCCACAACACCCGTGCGGGGTGTAGTAATGTCATCGTTCAATCCGAGATCGTCGATACCGGCTGCACCGCTAAAAGCATTGCCGCTCCCCGTAATATGAGTATAAACCTCTGCCTCTGAATCAGTCACAGAGTCATCCATGACTTCAAAGTCTTGGACCCAACTTACGGGCTTGTTGGGAATGACGTTTAGATTATAAAACGGGGGTTTGAAGATAATATCCCCAGTCGTGTCACAGTAAAATTCAAACCCGGCCTGATCGCGAACTGTCATAGCAATGTTGAGTTTGCTCTGCATTTCGCTCTGAAGCATATTTACTTCGCCTGCTTTATTCAAATCAGTTTTGAAAGCATGGACTTGACTCGGGTCAATTCGGAACTGGGAAGTCAAAGGATTTAAGGTACTGGTATTTTTGGCTTCCTGCTCAAAAATGGTTTGCGAGATTTTGACTGGAGATACGGTAGCGGTATCTCCCGTAAATGTATACGCCTGTCCTGAAGATCCATAGATAACGAGACTATTCCAAATGTTACCAAATTTGAGTTGCCAATAACCCATAATATCTTTCGCGTAAGAAGCGACAGACTGAGTTTCCGGACCCTTCTCTGGAAGATAGGAAGAATTGAATGAACCAGTGGTGAGTGACATATCGCCCATTGCATCTTTTGCTAGTGCAATGATGACAGTATATGGATTAGCACCGGCAAAAACATGTTGCCAGAGTTGGAATCCATTCTGTGACATGCTGGAATCGAGATAGGCAGGATTCACATTCACATTCGTGACTTCCCACCATCGCAAAATATCTTTGCAATTTAGTGTAATACTAGTTACGCCATTCGACCAGTTCTTCGTAACTGAAGAAACCATTCCCCAGAAAATTCGATAATATTGAGGAATTCCGCCGATGAGGAAATAACCTTTCGCAAAAATTTCAATTTCCATCATCGGAATGATGATGAATTCACCATCAGAATAGAAATCGTTCTTGTCATTGTCCGGGATCGACAAGTTAATAGTTGCGCTTCCAGGAGGGGAGTCAACTGTGGCCTCGGTACTGATACCGGTCACATAGGCATTAATGTCGATTTTCCGCTGACATTCACCGCACGCAATGACGCTCGTCTCGCCTTGAACGGAGACATAGCAGTCGGGAGCCACGACAACGTATGGCCGGGCATTGGGAGTAAAACTTCCTCGAAAGGCAGAAGTCCTAGGCATTAGATTCCCGCAGCTCCAGTAGGTGATTGACCGACGAATGAAACGCTTGAAGCAGGAGATGCAAAAGAAGAAATAACAGTCCTATTGAAGCCAGGTTGAGTAGCTGCCACCGCAATATCGTTGATCTGATTCATGCCGTCCATTTCAATGTCATATCGGACGTTGAATTTGAAGCTATAACTCAAATTGTATGGCTTGTCAGCGTCATCATCTACTGAGAATTCATCAAAAGATCCGATGTACATATGATCGTCGTAATAAATATACAGACTAATACCAAGCATGAGCACGCCAACAGACCCAGGAACTTCGGTGCCTGTGAAGATGGATCCGTTATTTTTGTAAATCATGACTAGAGATAGGAGATTCCTATACGCAATGCTTTGAATACGATTGAAGTTACTGAGACCACCGTTGGACCCTGAATCCATAACATACTGGGCCGCAGAAACACCGTTCCCCGAGATGGAAAGGGGCCGTTCCAACCATAAATGGACGATATTCCCTTGACGGGTCTTGGGGCTATCGTCGGCAGAATATTCATAATCTCGAGTGAATTCACTCGGATTGATCATCATAAGCAAAGCTGGCATATCGTTCAAAGTCTGAATCTGAGCTTGAAGAGCAGAAGTCGTATCTTGGGCACTCTTAAGCCTGTCCCCGTCTTGGGAAGCCTGGACTGTCCTACCTAATCGAGTAGCTAGAGGATCCGCTGATTCATAATCCGTGATAACGCCAGAAGTCATCACGGCCGGAGCCATATTATCAGGCGTGGACAGACTTGTTTGAGGAGAGCCAGTAGACCCGAGAGGACTGTCACCAAATCGTTGATTATACCCAGCCAATTTGGAATCAAGAGCCTTCTGGTATTCTGCAGGATCCAATCCGAAATAACCGGCCCGGCCTGGTGCATCAGGATTAGCAGCTGTAGGCCTAGGACCAGGAATAGGCTTCGTTGCATCAACAAATTCCTGAGAAGTCTGAGCGTTTGCCACTCCAGGCCAACCACGAATAATATTGGCAACTTGGAAATTGGCGCCATCTTGGAGGTTGTTGAAAGAGTTAAAGGCTACCTTAAAAGCCCTGCTTCCCGGACGTGGAGTCGTCGTATCTGATTCAAATCCTTTGGTACTATCTCTCCATATATAATAAGTCCCCGACGATGGAGGAACGAACCCAGGTGCGTCATTATTTACGTTATTGTCATCGAAGAATCCAATCGTCTGGCCGTAAGCATGGGTAGAACCCAGATTGAAATTGGTTGCACTAATCGTGTTCGGGTTATTCCCTGCTCCGTTTTCTGTAAGGGTCTGCGCATACAGGAGAGAAAGGGTAGCTTCGGTAGGAGCTTGTCCAGTGGCGTTCACATAGCCGTTGTAAAGAGCCTGTCTCAGATCGCTTGCCGAGAAAGATTGATAGGCTCTAGGTTGCTCTCCACCGTTTCCTACGGATGGAACTTGACTCACCAGTCCAGCAGTACCTGTAGTTGATGGGGTAGTGCTAACCGCGGGAGGAACAGCGGTAGAAACTTTCTGGAATGGGACGTAGTTAACAGGAACGTCCGGAGGAATGATTCCCACCACGAATAACTTAGCATTCCGACGAGAAGCAGTGCCGGAAGAAAATTCACCGATGTCGGAATCTGAAGCCGCTGTATCAAAAGCAATTTGCTTTGCCAGAGCATCAAGATATACGAGTACGTCCAGTGACGGAACTTGAATCTTCGGAACGATAGTGTTGGGTGCTGAAGTCGTCACCGATCACCTCAAGTTAGTGTTCGTATTGTTGTTCAACACGAAATTCGGACTGAAATTCGAGGCTTGATCCAGAGTCGGAGCTGGAATGTTGGGAGCACTAGCAGGACCAACTGTTGGAGCTCCCGTATTCTGGAATACTTGAGTACCGGCCCCAATGGACAATCCGGTCTGAAGAGCATTTTGAGACCCGGCGAATCGATAGAGCGTAGCTTCTACTTTGAACTCCCAAGTAAGCTCAAAAGAATATGCATGAGAATCGTCTTCTTTAACTTGGAAAGTCCTGAAGCTCCCGAGATAAATCCCGCGGTCATAAACACACATGACACGACCACGAATAGCGGGAGAACCGAAACCATCAAAAACGATCCCGTTATGTCGGAAGACGTCGAGCATGTCTTCTTGACGTTCCCAGGCCATCGATCCGTGTCTGCCAGTGGCACCTGGTTGAGAATCAAATCCACCAATATTGGATCCTGTGCCATCTGATCCAGAAGCAAGACCAATCAGTGGCCCTAAAAACGCACCTGTGGTACCTTCGGCAGAAAGTGTATCCAGTTCATCTGGCCAGATGAACTCAACAAATCCACCATAAGTCATGACGACGTTTTTGCTCTTCGTGAATTTTTCTCCGAAAGTCTTCGGATTCACATGCATTGCCAACAAGAAATTCCATATTGGTTGATTTGCGGGATCTACTACTTGAAATAGAATAGGCCTCCCAATTTGGCCAGTAAATGAATTATAAGAATCATTGATTGACGGGTTCGGCGTCCGAGGCATGCGGACGTCGCCAGGGACAGTTAACCCCGTCGTCTGATTTTGTTGAAGAAGTGCACTCGTATTCCCCGGTGCAATAGTAGAAAGACCGGACGTAAAGGGGTTGGACGTCGTCATCAGTGCCTCCTAGCGAGTTTGTCCATTGCTCCGTATACGGCACCTTCCAATTGCTGTTGAGAAAGTCCGGAACCACTGATATTAACATTCACGGGGCCGATGGATGTATGACCTCCGCCACCGCCAGTCGTTCCACCAGCTGGCACTACATACTCACCTTGATGTAGCTTGTAAAGACCAGTGTCAGGAATGGGGCCACCCATTTGACGACTGCCTTTGGTTTTGTCTTTTAGTAATTTATCAAAGGATTCATTGACATCGCCTTCTTGAGGCAGCTTCGCTAAATCCCAAAGTGAAGCGTCGGATTTGGACAAATCTTTAGTGTGGTCGATGAGGGCCTTCTTGAATCCGTCATCACTCATTTTGGCTTCAACGATTGCATAAGCCATCATGACTTCGTCCATAGTATTTCCAATGATGTCCTCCATGAGGTGTTTCCACCGGGAGTTCATCCAACTGTTCTCGTATTTAATTCCTTTCTTCAGGATCCCCGCGACATCTTTGATTCCATCATAAATGTCGCTCTCTTGTTGGAGCTGATCTTTTCCAGTGTCGTCTACAGATCCTTGGAGATCCTTTATTTGATCATCACTAACACCCATTTGTTTCGCTACCGCTGGGTGAACCGCACCCCCACTTAATCCTGCAGCCTTAGCCATCAAAACAGTTGGGCTATTTGGCTTTGTAGATGCATCAGCAAGGGTATTCTGCGCTTGTGCAGAGTCTTTCGTATTTTTGTTGATTTCCTCTAGGTCCATCTCCAAGTCTTCGTTAGCCTTAGCAGCTTGCTTTTCGGCTACGGTCTTATAGACTTTCTTATCAGCAGTCCCGGCTCGACGATTCTCGGCCATTTTCGCAGCTTGTTCCATCGCTTGTTTCTGCATGCGTGGGCTGACCTGACGACCTTCCTTTGTCAGAAGCTTCATCAAATTGGCGGGAAGATCTTCAGCACTCGAATTTTTGGCAACCAATTCCACAAGCTTATCAAGCTGTTCCGATCCACCGAATGAAGAAGCATCAACCATCTGCTTGAAAGTATTAGTAAGTTGTTCTGTACCACCACCAGCTTGAACCTGCTTCTTCATCATATCAGCAACATAGCTGAATGATTCCTTAGAAGTAGTCTTTCCTTCGAATGATTCTTTGAGACCTTCGATCCCCTTAATCATCTTTTGCTGAGTCTTAGCTTCGGCGGGAGTCCCGGAAATCCAATTAACTATGGCTTGATATACATCATTAATTGTATCGAGGATCCCAGAAGCTGCTTTGAATAATTTCTCGAGCAGAAATGCAATCACGTTATCGATCTTATCAGCAATGGACATTGTCGCGTCCGATTGTTGCTGAGCCAAATCTTCAGCAGTCTGCTGACCTTCTTTCATTGTGTTAGACATTTCAGAAGCTTGAAACAAATCCTCATCCGTAGCTTCCTGCATGTCTTTCTGAGTAACACCTTCAGCCTTAATGCCCTTGCGCATGGCAATAGTCTCGCGCAATGCTTTATTCATTGATTTACTGTTAGTCTTACCATATTGCTGCAGAAATGATTTTTGGGTTTTGAGGCTTTGCGCAGTAGAACGGAGAGCGTCATACTGCTGCTCAGAAATACCAAGCTGCTTCATGACATGCTCGGAAAGACCGTCAAATCCGGTTGTAAGAGTCTGACCAAATTTACTAAGAATTTTGTATGTGGAATAAACTCCACTGCCTCGCATGGCAGTGGCAAGATTCAGCGGTCCACCTTTCTTGCGAGCCGCTTCATAGCTCGCAAGCTTCATTGCATCACCAATTTGGTTACCGGAAATTTCTGCACCTTCTTTAGCCGCGTTACCTTGAGCCTTGGCCATGAGATCGGCCATAGACTTCTCGCCGCCTTTGTATGCCTTCTCAAATTCGTCAGGATTAATGCCATATTTTTCAAAATTCTTAGCCATAGACTTCGCTTTCATGTCGAAGTCCTTACTGAGAGTTTTACTGACAAATCCAGTGCCCGAAATAAGAACTGTCTTCAATCTCTGCTTAAAATCCATGCCCTGGAAGCCTTTAGCAAAAGCATCCATGAAATTCTTGACATCTTTAGCACTCATCGTCTTCGACAAGAGCTTGATCGTCCCTGTCAATTCTTCTAATCTGTTCTGGTAGAGCTCAACATCCGGAAGAACTTGCCTGAAGATGCCCATGAATTTCGTCATAGGCATATTAGCCGTAGCGGCAGCTTTAACAATATTCCCCATGAGCCCTTGGACTTGATCAGCTCCATATCCGGTTTCAGATACGAATTTGCCCATCATTCCAGCAACTTCAGTCGATTCCATCCCAAGGGCTTTGCCATACACGATGGCATTGCGGGAAAATTCTTCCACCCCTGCTGTCACATCTCCCTTTCCGAGAGATTTCATGGTTTCCCTCGTTTTAATGAGAGAACCAGTTGATTCCTTAGCAAATGCGTTAATGGCCTTAGCAGCAGTTTCGGAATTGGCTCCGTACCTTAATAGAGATCCGGCCGCATCCATGGACGCGTTTCGAAGGTCATCTACGGCACTCTTATAATTTTTGGTATCAGATGTGAAGTCGTTTACGAATCCAGCACCATCCAGAAGGGCTTTATTAAGTTTGGTTTGATGCTCACTAGCAGCCTTGAGAAACCCCCAAAGAGCTCCGACTGCGGCAGCAACTAAAGCTAACGACCCGGCAGCTTGAGCAATACCGCCTGCTGCTTTTCCTACCATAGTGGCATCAGCAGTCCCCGCCCCACCTGCAATGGCAGTTCTAGCTAATCCACCTTGAGCACCTTGAGCAGCTGCCTGACCGGCCCCTGATAGGGCACTTTTGAGGCCTCCAACGCCACCACTAGAGAGACCTTTCCCTAAGGATTTTAAGATATCCTTGAAAGCGTCTTTCTTACTATAATCGGCAGACTTTTCGAGACCTTCTCTGAATTTTTTCTGGCTTTTGACTACATCTTTCAGTTCTTGACCATATTTCTGACCAATTTTCCTATGGTCTTCAATTTGCTTATTTAGGCTGAGAACAGAATCAGATACTTGTTTCAATTCCTCAGAAATTTTTTCTTTTTCCTCCGGAGTTTTAGCCTTCCTCATGGCCTCCGAAAGAGCCTCAGCTTCCGTCAGAGCATGATGGAGCTGATCACCAAGTGCGCCAAGTTCTTTCATTGAACTCTTGGCGGAATTAGATAGGACTTTGCCAAAATTAGCAGTAGCAGAGGAAATTTCTTTGATTTCTTTCAAAGAAATTCTGGAACTTTGAGATACCTCGGTCCAGCTAGCCTTAAGCTTGGAGAGCTTCTTTAGAACCTCAACAGAACTTCGTTCGTCAACCTTGGGGGTGACGACAACCGGAATCCCAATTCCTCCTTCACGACGAGCAGGCATTGACTACCTCATTTTCCCTTCCCATCGGAATCTTGAGATAGATCTAGGTGTACTTGCTTGTTGATCTGAGCACGATGCTCTCGTTTGGCTTGCTCCATACGAGCAAGTAGTTCATCGGCTTCCTTTTTACCACCTAGAATCCGGACTCCGGAACTAAGCTCTCCACCAGTATTGGAGGGCATATTTACCTGCGGAGTCATATAGATCTGCCGCTTATGTTGATTAATAATTTTCGCACGCTCCCTGAGCTTGCGTTCATGAGCTTCAATAACTCTATCGTGATGGTCCTTCTCACCCGATAGAGCTGCCGAAAGTTGTTCAGCCAATTCTTCAGCAGTTTCAGCTCGGAATCTTTTCTCCACTGTCGCAATACGCTTATCAGGAAGTTCCACCGTAGAAGGCGGTTCCGCATCTTCTCCCGCTGTTCTGTTGAGATAACGGTAGAGAATTTTCATCTTGCGTTCTTCGAGGTCGACCCTGTCTTTCTCGCGGCGCCCTCTATCACGCTCATCAACAGAACGAACTCCCTTTCCGTTAAAACAAGAACCAATGAATTTGGCGTTATTCCAATCTCGTTCGGCTTCGTCTTTCTTATCAAGAAGTCGATTGAGAGCAACCCAAGTTTGCTGGCAGTAATTCATCCCCAACTCTTCAGTGCCAGCAAGACCGGTTGCCATGGCAGAATGAATGGGAATGGATTGAAGATATAACCAATGATAGCGAGATTTGTTCTCATGAACATAAATCTCGGTTAATGGATATAGCCTAGAGGCTCGTGCGTTTAGAGCACTTAGGTTTTCTACTACCTTTTCTTGAATGGACGAAGTTAGTTTGGAAATGATTTTGATCAGCCGATTCAAATGGGTCGGCCTGGAATGAACAGCGTTTTGTCCGTCTACGAATACAATGCTGTAGGCGATAAAAGCTGCTCGAAAAGATGCGCGAGCCTCAGTCGGTGAAGATTTGGAAGGCCTTAAAAAGGCAATATTACGGAGCTCATTATGATTGAGAGTTTTGAAGACGAAAGAATGATCAGCGATTACCGCAGTGCTAGTTAGGAAACCTAGGTAAAGATAACTTTCTAGATCTTCCCAAACAGCATCGTCGACTTTTCGATATGACTCAGGAACCTTAATTTGGACGCGCCGGGGCGCTTGTTCCGAGTCAGGATTGCCCGGGCCCGGAGTGGAGGCCTGAGCTGGATTCATAGGCTACCTGGTGGGACGAGAAAATCTCGGATTGACATTACCGACAGCTTTATCCACAGTTGGCGGCGGGACAACTACTTTTGAAGCGGGTGCTTCAATGACTTCTGAGGGGACAGAAGGAGTGGCCTGGAAAGGCCTGTCGGGCGTTGATCCTTCACGGCCAACTGCTGGCACCTGGCTATACGCCTTAGACGGCTGCCTCGTCCTAGTGTAAGGGACTGTGGCGGGGGCTCGAGCTGCTGGTGGGGGTACCGGCACAGGGACAGTAATGGTAGGAGTTGGGGATGGGGTGGAAATCGGTGGGGGGCTGTAATTCTGTACAGCTTCCTGAGATTGGGTGTGCTGAATCTTAGGCTGAGGAAGCGGGTCTTTGGCAACTGTAGCAAACGGATTGAATTCCACGTCTGGAATTGGAGGGTCTGGAATCGAAGAAGCCTCTTTCGGAGAACTCCGAACGGGCGTCTTATCAGACTCCAGTTTCTCTCCGAGTGAATCTTCATCTCCAGAAGCAGGAGCCTCGATGAGATTCGGCATTCCGAGTTGTTGTCGGAGTTCCGCTGCTCTTGCTTCAATTTCTGCGAGTTCTGTAAGTGGATCTTTGGCATTCTCGAATGTGACATTCTTGAGACTGTCCTTCTTATGGGACTCCATCAGATCCACGAAGACTTCGAAAGCGCGGTCAATAAATTCACCGCCCCAAGTTGACATCTTGGCTTTAATGTACCCGGCCAGGTCTACTTTTACTTCCTTCCCGAGTCGAGGATCAGAAATGGGAAAGACAGAACCTGCAAAACGCCAAGGTCGTAAATCCAAACTATCAATGCCAACAATAGCATGAGCGATAGTAATACGCTTGGTTTCGAAAATAGTATTGGCACCAAGGTCAGCATTCGCCAACGTATCGTTGACTTTCGCTTGACTGTCTCCAGGAATAGGAGAAAACCAGATGACTCGACCAGCAATCTCGCGTTTCCAGCACTCTGAAGTGCCGACATTCGAGATTTGTTCGTCCAGTTGCTTAAGGAAATCGACGTCCATCCGTTCCTCCGCAGGATATTAAACCTGCGGAGGAACGCTACCATGCAACTGAATAGAAAATCAGCCCGTGGGCGTGAAGAGACCAGAGCCAGCACCAGGCTGGAGAATGGGATTGTTGCCAGAATCGAGCAGATCTCCGTAGGAATTGGGATCCGCACCATATAGACTGACACCATCCGTGACGTCGGTGCAAGTTGCCGCAGCATCTTCAGCCACGATAGCAGAATCCGAAGGGAAACTGACGGATACAGAATTGAGCCAGCATGCTTCGAAGAAGGTGACCAACGCGAAATTGGTACCACCGCTTTCAAGAACTTGCTGGATGATGGCACCACCGTCCTGAGCCGTTACGAGCTCCGAAAACACGAGCTCCGAACGGATGTCAAAGGGCCATTTGTGTTGGCGAAGAGATCGAACAAGACCATCGACACCGCCTCGGTATCCGACCTCTTGTACAATTCCGGCAGTATAGAGAAGAGTCCGGTTGAGAGTCAAGGCCATGGGCTCGGTCACACCAGGCACGAGCTCTTGGATCTTGTCACCGAAGCCAACACCGCGCACGGGATCGATAGCCCGAGATTCCGAGTAGTCGAACGTCGAAAGGACGCCCACCTGCTTCTCCGTCGGACTGCTAGCAGTCCAAGGCTTCGAGAAAACGCGATTCTTTTGAGAAATAGCTACTCGCGTGTTAGGCGAGGAACCAGTTCTGTATATGTAGGTGTCCACATCACGCATCTGTGCATTCTCCCGTCAGCCTAGATCCTGCATCAGAATTTTCATAAACCACGTAATAGTATACGGGGGCCGTAATATTATGCAAACAGCAGCAGAGAAGGCAGCCAGGAGAAGGTTCGAAGCAAGGAGCCTCATAGACAAGCTCAAAGCGGAACCTTGCACGGATTGTCAGAAAAAGTTCCATCCTTGTCAGATGGATTTCTGGAGGTCCGATAGAGGGACTCGTCCAATTTCCCAGATGTTGTTGAAGTCAAAGAAAACAATCATGATGGAAGCAGCTCGTTGCGTCCTCGTATGCGCAAACTGTGGACGATTACGAACTTGGAATCAACAACGTCAAGATAGGTCTGAACCGACGTAATGTATCTTGGAATTGATGGAAATCCAGAGGCACTGCAGTTATTGTGGGAAAACCGGCCACGACCGTCGATCCCATTTTAGTGCCATGTCAATGAGAAAGAACCAGCCGCGACATTGCAGCCAATGCGGGCACGTTGGTCATGATAGAAGAACCTGCAGTCACACGAGACTTCATCTCTCCGTCAGAAAGTGCTTAGGGGAGAGACTCGTAGACGGAGAGATCTATCAAGTATTGGAGTGTGGGCACGCTGTCCCGGCCACGTTGGACGCGGACGGAATGTGGGTTCAGGAATGGCGTCAATGTTACCAGTGTAAAGAAGGAAAGCCGGCTTGCAAACCTCTTTACGAAGGAGAGCCAACCTATGATTTCCGACGCAAATCTTGGAAACAATTCCAATTCAATCGTCAGAAATTGACGACAGAATTACAATAGTATATTCTGTGGATATTCATCAACTCAAAGCCATCGCAAAACGCGGCGGGATCGTTAAATGGATCGCTTCGGGCATGTACGAAAAGCTCGGAATGCTAGGAAAGCGAGTCACGGCTCAAGGGCCTAATTCCCCAATCCATTTCTTGTCTGGCGATCGAACCAAATTCCATTGTGTTGAAGTGAATCCGAAATCCACGGTCCCCGCGGGAGAATTGTTATTTCCTCGAGGCCCCGTTCCCTACGGATTGATCGTGAGTTCACATTACAAGTATAAAGAAACTGTGCGCTTCAAAGCTGAAGCCCGTGAACGTAAGAAGAACATGAAGATCGTAGCTGAAGTCATGGAATCCTGAAAGTATTCGATAGCAGATGTAAAAGCATTCCATGGGTTCATTCAGCTACACGTGCGGAGTTTCTAAACTGCCAATCGAGGCCGGGGATAAAATCCGGTACATTCTTCTCACTGAAAATCCTTATGGCGATGATTGTGGAGCTAACGGACATTGGTTTCCTAGATCTTTCCCAATTCGAGCGGAATACAACGACTATGGTTCCGTCGAAAATGTGGAAGACGGGATCGGTCGTGATCTCTGGATGGAAGCTCTGAAGATCGACCTCTTATCGGTAGGAGTCGGAGATAATTCCGTGCATGATGTTCCAACTTCTAAAAATATGAAGTGGGAACAGTTGCTAGAAGCTATCGTGGAAAAACGAGTCTTTGTTCGTCAGGATGTTGGCGATACGAGGGCCGATCGGAAAAAATTGGAACAGCATCTCGCAGATGGTCGGAAAACGGTCCCTAATGGGGTGCCAACCATGCAACGAGTATGTTCGGCCCTCAAGAAAGCAAAGCATGCTGTGACTTCAGCTGGATTCACACATGCAGGCTTTCTAGTGGACAAGATCCGCTACGGAACAATCCGTGTTCGGTGGTCGGGTAACAGTAAGTCTTACGGGAAAGATGTGGAAAAACTCGAGAAGGCACAAAAAGCCCTCTCGGAGTATGCCACCGTAGTGAAAGCCGGCTCAGGATCCTACGCACATATTGCTGAACTCATGGTTTACGCTAAGCCAAACACGGCGGGCTTTCATGATGGGAAGAGGCTTCCAAAGAAACGGCTCACGGTAAGCCACATCATGGTCCGTGAAGACGTTTGGCAAAAACTATTGGGTATTCGTACTGAAGATTTTTACAACCATAGAAGGTATTTAGGCATCGAAGATCACCGCAAGGCCATTCGTGATCTTTATGATTTGTCTTGTAAAGAATATCATAAAACTTGCTTCAAAGTCGATAAAAATGCTTCACCAGAAATGGTCTCCATGATGGAGTGTGCTAAGAGACTCCGTTCGTTTGCATTAGAAAACATAGACAATCATAGCCCTGTCGGGTTTATCGCCAAAGACGGGATTCCATTCGCGGTGGGGCTCGGAACTAATTGGCGACTTCTGATCGAAAAGAATCTTCCAGAAGTAGAAGCGGCTCCGGTTCTTGATTCCATTGCCGAAATGGTCCATGTCATGAAGGTGCTTCTTCCTGTCCGATGGTCATGGGTTCCGTCTACGTCCTGCGGACCTCAGTTCGGGGAATGGGAAAAACACGCTGTCGTGAACGACATTTTCTCACAAATTGCGACCGATATCGGTTTCCAACACAAAGTCCGACAGGAAGAATTCGAAAAGGAATGTCAGGGAAACTGACAAGGAGTGATAGTGCAACAGAATCGTAGGAACAATATGGATCGTCGACCCGTCCGAGTACCCCCTGTGGAAATCATCTACTTGAGGCGTTCGTACAGAAATCGTTCAGCGGAAACCGCTGATGGAATCAAGACGGAGCAATCACCCAAAGGACCCGTGGAGTCAAGCCAAGAGCCCTCGCCGCCATCAGGCGAGCGTTTCCGCTCACAAGAGTGATGCTGCCATCAGATCGTTCCAAAATGATAGGGGCAGGAATCCCCGCCCCCTGGACCATCCCCTGGATTACACTATCGACATCCCGTCCATAACCTTCAGCAATATCGGTGGCCTCGTTTACGGACGAAATACCGAACGAATCTGTTCCTTCCAACCTTTGCCAGTCGGATTCTGATAAAGGCCGCATCTTGGCACTGTGCGCTTCCTGAAGCAGAGAAGGCATTTCGAGCCCTTCTTCATCAGCTAGGCGTACGAGTTCCTCCTCTTCTTCATCAAGGCTCGGAGGTACCCAAGAAACGGAAGGAACACCGGCAATATGGAAGGCCGCCACTAAGAGTCTGGTGGACACGTTTAAACCCGCTGGAGGGGTCTTCTGAGCCCATTGAGCTTTGGAACGAGTTTCGAACACAGAACTCTTGATTCCGTCGATCGTGAGATACCCAGAAAACTTCGCGTCTTCTAAAACATCTTCAGGAATTTCTTCAGGGTCCCAAGAGCCGTCTGGCTGAAGATGAAATCCGATTCCAGGAGTAAGTATCGGTTCATGTCGCATACTGACTCCGCAAATGTGTACGCCGACGATGACACCAACAACAAACAAGATCGCATTTCATGATTTCGTTCAAAACAATTTTATTCGAACGACGTTTGCTAACGAGATCAGACACTGCCATCCGTTTTATTTCACCAGGAATATGATCAAAATCCATGAGCAGTGGATTGAATGAAGATCCACAATCGGCACACGAGTTTTGCTTGAGCTCAGAAATGGGGCTAAGTATTCCATTTCTGGAAAAGGTTCGTTCACGATGGCATCCGACGCAAACAAGTTCACATAAAGAAATTTCTTGAAGAATGCGTTTTTGACTCCAATGTTGCTTTTGCAACATGCTAATGGAAAAGGTTTTCACACCTAAATGATCATAATCCATCATCCAAGGTTCAAATATGCGTTTACAATCCGTACACGGGTTAGTTTTTAAAGAATCTACGAATTTCTTCAAACTCCGACGACGTTCTAAAGTAGAACGATTGTGTGATATTTTCTTTTTCGGATTAGACCGCCATTCTTTAAATATTAAGCTTTTACACTTTCTACACCGGGAGTCCCGGCCCATACCACCACGCTTAAACCTCGTGAAGGACTCCAAGGAAAGAATCATTCCGCATTTTGTGCATAATTTCCGATCCCCGAAGGCCCATTGTTCTCCCTCGGGGGTTTCAAACACGGCGGTCTTGAATCCCTCAATAGTGAGATATCCTGAAAACTCCGCCTTAGAAATGACGCTGGACGGGACCTTCATGACGTCCCATTCACCTTCAGCGTTCAGACGGAAGGCGTTCCCAGGCTCAAGGCTAGGGCCGTCGGCCTTCATCAGAAGAGAGATTACTCCGACTTTTCGGAGTGATGACCCTTGTTGCGGCGCTCGAAATAGAACGTTGAGTTCTTGGATTGATCGCCGTATAGCGAATGGACAGCCTTCTCAATAGCCTCGAGCGGCTTGTCGAGATCTTGAACCGTATCGACTTCAGAGAAGATCCCTGCAACCTTCTCCACAATGGAAGCGATCTGGGGACGGATCGCAGCATTCTGAGGACGTTGAGCTGCTACGAAAGCTTGCTTGAGACCCGACAGGATACTGACGATTCGTCGGTAATTGGCGGCCGGAACCACGGCCGCGCTCCGAAGCTGATCGATTTGATCTCCAAGATGCTCGATATCAGACTTACGAGAATGCTCCCCGAAGGAATTCTTCTCACCAGCCGGCTTCTCAACTTCACTTTGGAGCAAAGCGATCTGAGCCTCCAGACCGTCGATGCTACGGTCTACAGCCTCATCCTGCGGGTCCATCTGCGCGAGACGGGTGGCGTGTTCGACAGCAGCGGCAACAATCTGAATTTGGCTCATGTCTGGTCCTCTCTAGATAGAAAAGATTGAAGGGTTATGATTAGCCCAACGCCTTTACTTCCATATCCCCATCTACCCGGACATGGTGCTTCTTGGCCCTTTGACCGATAGCAAAATTGGAAACGACTTGCTGGGCCGCCGCAGTCAGATCATCTGAAGTGAAGGTGACAGCGCCACCAGAAGTACCTCTTTCAGCCACCGCTCGGATAACGGTAGACTTAGCAAGTTCCTTCACATATGCGCCCGTAAGCCCTTCGCATAGTTCGATCACGGTGCTGATCGTATCTTTCGTAACCGAAGCATCGGGAACAGCATGAAGCTTCTTGAGGAAGGAATGAAGCATAAGAGCACGGTCGATGGAATCCGGGTAGGGAATTTCAATTTTGACATCAAACCTACCTGGCCGATTAACAAGAGCCTCGTCCATTGAGGCGATGTCATTGGTTGAAGCCATTACTACAACCCCAGCATTCTCTTGAGCCCCATCCAGACATGCCAAAAACTCATTGAGAACGCGACTTTCATAACCGCTCAGACCACTCCTGTTCCCTCCGAACAGGTCCATGTCTTCAATAAACACAATGCAAGGGGCCAAAGTCCTGGCGGCCTGGAACAGTGAAGTTACGTGTTCAGGATAATCAATTGACTTTCCCGTGCACCAAATTCGAGTAGCTTGACTTTCAGTTTCATGCGAGATAGCACGAAACAATGTCGTTTTCGCCATTCCGGGCGGAGAAATAAGGATAGCATTCCGATTCGGGCACATGCCGACGGAAGCCAATTCCTCCATATGTTTGAGCACTTCTACGGTGTTGTCACGAATAGCGCATTTGACATGATCCTTGAGAACAATATCGTCCCAAGACGTCGAAGTCACTGCCATGAAGTCTAGATGACCACGTTCAAAGCAAAGACATTTCTTGAAATAAATATCATTAGCTCGAATAGACGCATCTAGATCGTGGAAGAACTTTTCAGCTGCTGCTTGTTGAGTAGGGTGAGCAAGAACCGTTAGACTACAATATGGCATCTCGTAACAGAAATCTGCCCGGACAACTAAGTGCGTATCGTCGACTTCGTTTCTGACAAAGAAAATACCGTAGACGGGCAGCGTCTCCGTCCGACCAAGGTCCACAGAAAGTTGTTCATACTGAATGCGGTATGAACTACGCCCTTTGAGGGCTTCTTTGAATTCATACTGGTCGAGGAAAGGTACGATTTCGTATTCGGCACCGTTCACGCCGTAATTTTTGAACAGACGAGTGAAAGCCCAGGCATTCAAATTCCTAGCAAATGCTGGATAAGTTCGATTGAGATTAATGGCAAGATGAATCTCACATCCTAGCCAAAGTTCTTTAATGTGGGAATCCGGGTCGGACGGGTACCAACGCTCCACTCGGCGAGCCAGAGCAGCCCGTTCGTCCACCTTCGAAAAATAGGAGTCCAGAATATAATTGGCGGCTCCGGCAAAAGCATCCGTAATTCCGTAAGGAATACTCACGAGGCTTGGAAGGTAGCCTGCAGTCTTGCGCACGGGTCGGCCCATGCTGTACCGATACCAGAAGAAGGCTAAAGCCGAAAATGGAAGGCTTCCGGGAGTATTCGCAGTCGATGGGATCTAAAAGAAACGGGAAAGTGGTATCTAAATACCATCGGTTGAGGCTTACGGATGACATCAGGAAGCTTGTACTCGGCTTACCGGTCGTCAACCTTCGAGAAACGCAAGTCGGAAATCACGTATACATGGCGGATGGCGAAATTTGCATTGGTCTTCAAAAAAGATCAGTAAGAATCCGAATTGCGCACAGAGATGGGAGACTAAGTCTGATTATCCGTTCAGCAGATGGATTGGATTTGGAACTACCTTATGATACCTCCGAACAGAGGGATCAAGCTCCAGTCGACGCAAAAGAAAAGATGCAGGCTATGCTGAATTAGGCGAATCCTGGCTTTTTATGTCATCTCTACGTACCCGCTCGGGGGTTCCTGAGACATGAGGGGTATCGTAGACCATGACGATCACTGTCGGCGTGACGCAAACGGCGTCCGACCTATCCAACGTCATCCAGGCGGTTGTCGTCTTAGGGTCAGATAGCGAGCTTCCCAATCCGCTCGCATCTTTCCTCAGTCCGGACACTTATTTGTCCGTACTCACTTCATTGTCTATCCAACCCGGGACGTATGACATCGGTCAAATTACCGTTACGTCAGTTAGTTCCCCCATATTTGCACAATTCGCTTACAGCCTCACTGTCAGGTTCGTCAAAAAAGGAACCGCAGTCACTTCTGCACAGTTCGTGGGGCCGGCAGGACCGGTAGGTCCCCAAGGACCAGCCGGAGAAGACGGAGCTCCCGGAGGCCCACCAGGGCCTCAAGGACCAATGGGTCCGGCTGGCCCACAGGGGCCAACTGGAGCACGAGGGCCAACTGGACCGAACGGATCTCCGGGAGCTCAAGGTCCCATTGGTCCAGCCGGACCATCCGGAGCTAGAGGCGCCACCGGACCGCAGGGAATCCAAGGAGTCACAGGTCCATTCGGTGGACCTCAAGGTTCTCAAGGTTCTCCAGGAATTACTGGTTCTCAAGGAGAACCAGGGGTAACCGGAGCGACTGGGCCCCAAGGAACTACAGGTCCTCAAGGTCCTATCGGGTCCCCAGGGAATCCCGGTAGTCAAGGATCTCCTGGAGTCACAGGGTCTACGGGACCGGCTGGTGCGACTGGAGCACAAGGAGCTACTGGTCTACAAGGAGCAACTGGAGCACAAGGAATAACTGGGGCGACTGGACCACAAGGATCAACTGGAGCACAAGGAGCTACCGGTCTACAAGGAGCACAAGGAGCTACCGGTCCAACTGGAGCACAAGGAGCTACCGGTCTACAAGGAGCAACTGGAGCACAAGGAATAACTGGGAAAACTGGTGCAACTGGTCCCCAAGGTAGCCCGGGAGTAACTGGTGCAACGGGGGCTGTTGGACCTCAAGGTGTTACTGGTGCAATTGGACCTCAAGGTTCTCAAGGAAGTCCTGGTGCAACGGGGGCTGCGGGGGCAACGGGTGCGGTTGGACCTACTGGGTCGCAGGGTATTCAGGGCTCACCTGGGGTCACTGGAGTAACTGGACCTGCGGGAGCTCCTCAAGGGTCACCTGGCGTCACTGGACCGCAGGGTCCTACAGGACCACAAGGTGCGACTGGGCCGGCTGGCGGCGGTAGTGCAGTTACAGGAGCGACGGGTCCTCAAGGCGCAACAGGACCTGCGGGCGCCATGGGCGTCACTGGTCCAATGCGACGGTTCGTTTACCCGACTCCGTCGTTCCCTGTTACAGCTAGCTATATGGCAAGGCCATTCGAGAGGGTGTTGTACGCCCCTACGGGGTCAGCATTCACTATTTTTGCTCCGTCGGGGCCTGTGCAAGGCGATCAATTTGCCGTTAAACAAATCACCAACAGTCAAACTGCTACCATGACCTTCAACGGCAACAATAATAAAATTGAAGACCCATTTGGTGTAGGACTCCCAGGAGTTACGTCATCCATTATGTCAATAGGAGGATACTCCGAAACTTCCATGGTGTGGGAATATGACGGAGTCAACACTTGGTATTTGTTGTTCTTTTGGAGCAACTAGCGTGATCCCAATCCGACTTTTACGCGAGCGGAAATTCCGTTCCAAGAAAGTGACAGGTTTTGTACTGAGTGGGCATCAGCCCACTCTCCAATCCTAGTCAAGAATCGGGAAAGCTCATCGGGACGGACGGGGGCCATAAATTCTACGCCCTCCGATGAATCAGAAACTTCGTCCAAAATTTTCCCGAGGTCATTTGCTTCCATAGATATGAAATGTTACCAAAAGAGGGTCATTGTATTGTGCGCACCATGAATGTTGCTTTTGATATGGAGACTTCAGATCCAGATGACGTCTTCACACTTTGCTTCTTAGCAGGCCATCCGGCCGTAAAACTTCGTGCGGTCACAATAACACCAGGTTCCAAACAACAAATAGGACTGGTGAAACATGTTTTAAAAAGGCTCGGATTAGATATCCCTATCGGAGCCAGGAAACCGGATCACCCCAAATCTTGTGTTTCGGAATTCCATCACAAGTGGTTCGGAAAGATTGAAGAAGCCGTACCCGATGGATTGGGATGGGAAATTCTGTCTTCCGCTTGTATGTCGAGCTTCCCTCTAGCAATTGTTACAGGAGGCCCACTTGGGAATCTCGGGGACATGATCGCTAACGGTCGAATTCATGAGTTGAGGGGGCTCATCATTCAGGGCGGATTCGCAGGGGATAACGTGACGAAGCCCGAGCATAGGCTGCCAAAGTTTGCTGGACGAGAAACAGCACCAACTTTCAATCTAAACGGGGACGTGAAATCTGCCTGGGCAGTGTTAGCATACCCGAAAGTAGCTAGTCGCAGGCTAGTATCAAAAAACGTATGTCACGGGGTCATATATGACCAGCCAATGCATGAACGAATGAAGCCCTTCCGTCACGTAAGTGCCGGGATCGGGATGATGATTGAAGGGATGGAAATATACCTCAAGAATAAGCCCGAAGGGAAAATCTTCCATGACCCGCTGGCGGCTTGCGTGGCCATCGAACCAGAAGTCTGCGAATTCCGCGAGGTAGCAATCTACAGGATCAAAGGGGAGTGGGGATCCAAGTTGGAGTCCGGAACCAAAACGTGGATTTCCACTGCCGTGAACCGAGAGCTTTTCGAACAAGTATTGTCTGGTCAACGAGGCGGCGGGCGAACTGAGTCACTTCCCTGATCTGCAGACTCTTGTTCTACGAACCGAAGAAACACACGTCTGGCTGCGTGCTTACCGTAGCCAATCCTCTCCATGAAGGTCTCGAATTTGCTCTCACCCTCATGGAAAGCTGATGAAGTAAAAGTGATCCCGCAAGGACCAGTAGCAGAAATAACTTCAAGTCGATCCGGATAAACTGGGTCTACTCGAATTTCCATTCCAAGAGGATGTAGAATCCTCCTATTAATCTCAAACAGGATTCCATCCGCTTCTAAAGTCTGAGGCAAGATCTCCTTCACGAGGTCTCCGTTCCATCAACTTTCCAGTTATTAGTCTCGCAAAATACGCTCGATCGAGCGTATTTTGCGAGCATGGGAGACGTCATCTATGCCTCCGACGAACATTCTCTCTACGGAGAATTATATCGAATTCTCAATGAGCTGGCTTTGGAAACCGACCTCATGGAAAAGGGTATCATCGTCGGATTCCATAGGATCGACAATTCTAACTGCAAATATGTATGTCAAATTCAAGACTGGGAGGGGGATGACAGTCCGATCGAATTTGAAAGGAGAATTGAGAAACTGGTAGAAGGTAATATTCTCATGATTCGACTCCAAGGACGGGGAGCCGATTGCAGATTTTACGTGATTGCGGAAACCATAGAAGAAGCTTTAGGGAAAATTACCGTGTTCCAGATCATGGAATCATGATTCCATGATCTGACGAACAATATGCACATCACAAGAATCGTCTTTCTCGGGCTGACTATTGAAAGACATCATACCGCATCGGTCGCATTTCTGTGCAACCATGGCAGGGTCGTATGACCAAGTCATATTAACGTGGACCTCTACAGATTCTTTGTTAGGCTTTTCAGCTCGTACACACAGAAATGATTGGTCCTCGCCGTCTACGACATCGCGCCATTTATGATCCATATCGGAAGCGTACGCTCAATACGAACCGAATGACTCGTGAACTTCAGGCATGAGTTCACGGACTTTTTCTTCAGTTCGATGAATATCACACAAATCCCAATGGAAACTGTGATTGACAGAAGCAAATTTCTGCGTCCAGTTTCCACAGACGACGCATTGGCGTTGAGTACCAGAATGCATGCCGTCAAGACGCATATGATTGTCAAGTAAATACGAACGGTAGCAAGCTTGAGCTTCTTGCTCTGTCGCATGTCCGTCATCGTGGTACTTAGACTGATTGGATTGAATACGTTGCCATTCAGCATCACTCATATGACACTCGGCACGTTTCTCGGGAGTCCAATCGGTTTTATGACAATACCCGACGGGATAAGTACCGGTCCGTTTGTTCTGACAAGTGTAATCCCAACGTTTATCCAGAGTCCTTTGCCTGGCTGCGTAATAGTTCACCGGATACCTCCAGTTAGCAGCGGCAATCAACTTTCCATGACTTCCCAGGCTTTCATGGTCGGGGTCATGACGACCTCCCACAAGCCTTGTTCATTAGACGCTATTACGAGATCTTCCCATAAAATACTACAGAAATTTTCTCGGAGTTCAAAAATGGCGTTGGGACAAATCTTGTGATTATCGGCATATCTCGTCAGCGAATTAACGAACTCAACAAATACCTTTTCGTTATCAGGATTCCCTACCGGGTATAAGCGCCTCGCGCGCTCCATACATGCGCCCAAGATCCGTGCTTTTTCCCAGCTGCGGAGTTCTTCGTCTGTTGGTTCAGAAGAATAATGTGTCGCAGTCATTCCATCTTCAAGGCCTTACACTGGAAAGAATTGTAATGTTTGGAGTGGAGCGCCTCATATTGGAACCCACATTGCTCATGCATTGGATTCGGGAAGCTGAATGGAATGAACGCACGAAAAGAGTGAAAGCTGTGGAATTGGGCATAGGAAGTTATGTAGAATTCCGACGATGTCGACCTACAGGATTCGATTCAATAACTGATATAAAATCTCTTGCAACCGGACGCATGGGGACAGTTTGGGGTGTGGAAATTATCGCATCCAGATTTAACGCGGAAAACGTGATTGTGTTCGTTTTTGAGGACGATTCTCGAGAAATCCGTGGAAAATGCATGCAAAAGGAAGATCACATGTGCGGACACGAAAATTGTCGAGTCGTCCGTGAAGTCATGGAGAGCTGATTCCGAAAATCTCGCGAGATTCTAGGTATTCCATCATATGAACTTTCCGGAAACCACCATGCAGTCCCAAGCTGATGTGGAAAATATTCTGGCGAAGGTTGCCTTCCGGCCCAGTTGTGTGAACCTCGACTGGAAATGGGAATTGAAGCCCGTTTATTCGGCTCCTCCCGAATCCGATATTTCAGGATGGCTCATCCGGACCTCATTCGTCAGACCTGACACGGATAGCGGAGAAATCCAGCGAGGATTTGGAAGGTGGGAATATGTGGAAAAAGGAACTTCAATCAGCGGAGTTGTGAAAACTTGCTGGCTCCTCGCCGAACTCATCGTACGGCATGAACTCATGGAAGCTTTCACCTACGAAGGATCGAAGATCTTTGATCCTCATCACGCTGTAGGTATTTTGAAGTCAGCTCAGACCGTTCAGATCATCATGAATCAAAAAGAGCAAGCAAGCCCAAGCCCATAAAGTTAGCTAGACATAACTTCAGTAACACAACATTCTTCATCAGAATGATGATTTCCAGCAACCATCGTTCCGCATTTCCAACAGAACATCTCGAGGATGAACACGGCAACGGTCCGACGCCCGGAAGTGTCTGCCATATGTTTGGAAATCAATTTCCGCACGTTCTCAGGAAAGAAATTATCTCTCGTGCGACTGAAATTCCCGAGGGAAATAGTCCAATGACGATTTTCCACTGGATCAATCATCGTCCCGTCTTTATCGTATCCAACTGACGTCCAACCCAAAAGAGGTGGGAAAACCCCGGGAATGTCAGCACAAATGACAGAATCTCCTGTGCGCCTGACATGCTCGTGCATATCTTCAAAAAGTTCGCGCACAGTTTGGAAGAGAACTTGCATTGTAGAGTTGTCTCTATGCCCGTAGAACCTAACCCGTACGATACACCTGAATTGATTGAACTCCGGAAGGGTCAGGGAGACCCTCTCATTCTATATCTGATTGTCCGGGAATCACTCGGAATGGGCGTGGGGAAAATTGCGGCCCAATGCGCTCATGCTACTCAAATGGTGATGTTGCGACACCTTGAGTTGGAAAGAGACGCATGGGAAAATCAAATGTCACCAGCTCATTCACCGAGTCATGAAGCTGCCCAAAAACTTCGCAGTGTCGTAGAAGAATGGCTCCGAACATCCTTCCGAAAAGTCGTCCTAAAGGCTGACGATAAAGAATGGGCAAAAATCAAAGAAACGGTAAACGTCTTCGTCGTTAAGGATGCCGGGTTGACCGAAGTGGAAGCTGGTTCAGAAACCGTGATGGCGCTCTGGCCAATGCGGAAGAGCGAAGCTCCGAAAATTATCCAAAGACTTCAGGTCCTGAAATAGTCAGGATTCCATGACATCACGAACGATGCAATGAGGGCAACCACTCTCTGCCCCATCGTCTGTCATCTTTTTACAAATCGGGCAGGGAGGATCAGGCCAATCCACAAGCATGGACCGCCGAGGCTGACTAATGTAATCGATAGTCTGCCGGATGGGGTCCGTATTCGGAACGACCAATTTCTTGATAATAGGGAACGAAAACTTCTTGAATTCAGGAACGTCAACCATTTCAAGACCCCATGATTTGGGCGACGACACATTCTTCTTCTGTATGCACTAATCCACGCTCGACTAAGAGCCTGCACTTCTCGCAAGAAATCAAAACGACGAATTTCTTCGGGCCTTTCATGTTGACCCGAATCACCTGTGTGATTTCAAATTCAGGACATCGCATGTCAAGACTCCATGACTTGAATCACAACACAAGCTTCTTCGGAATGAAGATGCTCACGACCTTCCAAAATGGTCCTTCCACAATCTAAACATGAATAAATACGCATCATGCCTTCTTCCGGCATCAAATCAGACAGTGTCATTTTCTTGAGAGGAGTCGTTTCTAATTCCTGACGGATGGGCATCCTTCCAATAAACTCTGGCTCGGATTCCCGATAAACCGCCCCCGTAAATTTCAAATTAACCACGTCAGGATTCCATGATGGAGCGAACGGTGCATTCAAGACAACCGAGTTCGGCTCCGTTATCGGAGTCAAGTAATCCGCAGATCCGACAAGGGACATCTGGAAGTTGACTGACTGGCGAACGCCGTCGGACTTCACCTGCGACCCAGAGACGGTCATTGATGTCGGACATAATGCTTCGTCCGAGTTTTGCTCGCTTCTCAGGATCTAGAAGACACTGTTTGACGAATTTGATCTTATCGTCTTCGTGAGACACTCACAACATTACACGCAAAATCCGAAGGGCGCGTGTTACATCATCATCAGATAGGCCTAGGGAGTTATCTACACGGATGAACTCCGGTCCAAAGCCTCCCAAATCCCTATCGTCGAGGATCAAGAATTGATCCGGGTGATTCTCTTGTACCCAAGCAAGAATACCCTGGACACGGTCTTCCGCAACGTCCAAAGCCTCGAGACGAGGTCCAGTATATCCAGAAGCCCTGAAGATAATTTCAAGCTCGTCCGGTTCAAACCGAATCCGCCAAAGAGAAGTCACGACCACACGAACATGTGGAATCGCGGCGAGCTCATTGAGACGAGCTACTAAATGCCGTTCCAAAATTCCTGGTCGAAAAGCTCCACCGAGGTTTAGAACGCCGTCGATGTCCAGGAAGATGACTTGCACGAACTAAGATACGACGACAGAATCGAGATCTACAAGCTTCAAGATCCCATCCGAAGTCCGCATAACGTTGCCAGGATTCACATCCACGTGAACAGTTCCGCTTTCTTCCAGTCTATCGTACAATTCCAAAGCATCGTCGAGAAAGTGGGATCCCATGTATTGCTTGATGGGCTTCCCAGAAATTTTGGCTCGAACGATAGCAGCAACTTCTTCCGCGTTGTCTGCCGGCTCGAGCTTCTCCATTACGTAGTAGTACGCCCAGCCTTGGGATCGACCAACACCTGGATTGTCGATCTCGCACAGAACGTCTGCTTCGTAGATTCTCGGATAAACTGTAGCGTCTTTCCCCATCAAACGTTTGATTTCCGCTACACGGTCTCGGGCGTCCTCCTCGTCAATCGCTACTTGGATCTTCAGAACACGGTCGCCCAAATCATAGACTTCACCCTGCCTTCCTGAACCAAGAAGTTTCCCGAGATCAGGAAAGGACACATCACAGGTGTCTTGAACAGCGTCCATCATGCCGCCGGCAAAGATGGTGAGGGCAGTACGATAGAGCTTCATGATCAAGAGAGCTCCATCCAGATGTCCATGCTTGGACAGGAAACTAAAGAGTTAGCTCTCTATGACGGACCGAATGACACATTCAGGACACCCGTCGTCAGCTCCACCGTCGTTTACGATTACGCCGCTATCAATTACAAAGATCTTCTTGCAACTCGCACACGGTTTATCGTAATCCCGTGTAGTTCGAGCAGGGAGGGTCATCGCTCGTGCCAGTGCGAGCCTTCCCGCATGCGTAGAAATGATCTGTGTAATCACGGAGTCCATTCAGAATTCCATCATTTGTATGGCCTGCGAAGCTTTGTGATACCTGATTTGAGTATTTCATAACATCGGAGACAATCCCGGTTCCTATGAATTTTGGAGAGTTGTTGGTTACCAAGCTTGAGCGCCCGCTGCCTCGTCGCCGCTTGGACGCGAACACGATGGGTCCTCCAGGGGTTACCACCATTCGCCCATATGATCCATTCTCTTAGCTTCATTAATCTAGCTCTCCATCACTTGCATTACAATACACTCTTCCGGAGAATGATGGTGTCCATATTTGAATGTGAATCCGCAATCGTCACATTTCGTTATTAACGAGATCTCCATGAATATAGGCTGTGGATCCACGTGGTAGACCACTAGAGTTTGTGGCTGGAGTTCCATCTTCTTGGGTGGAAGATCTGGTCCATTCCAGCGAATTTCGCCAATATCAAAAGATTCTGGCATCATTCAATAACCTTGACGAAAGGAATCGATTTAGCTAATTTTACGTATCGAGCCAAAGAGCCGCGAAGGGATTTGGAAGAGCCTGCAGGCAGTTTCACAAACTGAATCTCTACGGTCGGATAGAAATCACCGGCTTCCGCATGACATTGGACACTTTGAATGAGTCCAATCGGCTTACCATGAATCTGGACCCTTGTGCATCCAGCGGGGAATCCGAATTCCAAAGTCAACGGGCGTGCAACCGCAAGATCAGCTGCCATGGAGAACAATACAAAAGAATCATGCAACTTCGGTTTGCACGTCCCTACGTCGTCTCAACCGGAAAGTTGGAATGTCCATTAGCCTACCCGGTTTCTCACCGGGTAGGCTAGGTAGATTGAGCAGTTTTAAGCGCTGATGCGGATCTGAAGGGTGCTTACAACGTATTCCAGCGGGAACACCGGTACGTAGATCGAATTGGTCCGCATGATGGTCGGATCGCTGTCATCCACGGCTGCGGAGATACCCGAAACCTTGGCGACAATCTGGCTATCGATCAAACGTCCGAACATTGCAGTCAACGCACGTTCCGTCGTCTTAATTAGGGTGCCCGTGAACTTCTGCCCGATGAACGGATCAAGAGTCGTTCGGACGCTCTGTTGCACGAATTGAATCGTGAGGGTAACAGACGGCGTACGGGTAATGACCGTGTCAGTCCGGGTCGTCAAACCGTGGCGGACACGAAGTCCGGAGTCCACAAGCTCGATAACCGAGACTCCAGAGACCGCCACTTGATTGGCTTCCGTGGGGTCAAGAAGCCTTCCCGGGCGAACAAACCCGAGAACAGGGCGTCGAGTCCAAGGAGAAGCCACGTCAATAGACGGAGTGCAAGTCGTCGCAGCCAGAGAAGCCGCAACGTAGGACCCGTCCACGAGTTGGTTTGAGATGTTGCCGAGGCTATCTTGAACTCCGATGAGGTAGGAGTCTGGATAGACCACCACCATGAGTTCGCTGGCCAGTCCTTGCGCAATAGCCTGAGCAGCCAACGGATTAGTACCCGCTGCCACTCCAACCACGCCCATCCGCTCTCCCTCTTGACGCGGAGAGCTCATCACAACGCAGTGCTGGTTCAGGTAGGCGAAAATCGCCGGATCCGTGCCCAGCGGCGTAATGATGTCAGGCTTGACATTGCCTTGAATTGGCTTGCGAAGCTCGTCGATCGCGGCCGTGAAAGATCCGACGGAGGCTTGAGAGGTCCCAGGGACCTTCAAAACCTGCTTCAAACCCACGAGGACAGCTCCATTGAGCAATGCGAGACGAGCTCCAAGCGAGAGGGGGAACTCCGGAGTAGGAGGCCCGAACGCTGCTTGAATCGATTTCGCATCCCGGTAGAGCGCCGCTGAAAGATCGGTCTTCGCGAAGTTGTACGACACGTAATAAATGTCGCCGATCTGAGGCTCGTTGCCGCTCCTACCAAAGGTCTGCACGATTCCAGTCGTATCAATACCCATGTTCAAGGTATTGAACACCGTAGTTTCGAGACCCGGGATGGAGCGGTATGGAATGGAAGCGTCGGCCGTGAAGGTAGAATTCACGATGAGCGTGAACGTTCCACCGTTCGCGTAATCTCCCGCGGACGCAGGGAGAACAGTGAACCTGAGGCCCGTGATAGCATCCGTATAGGTCTGACCGGGGAATCCGACGCCAAACGAACCATTAGGATTCGTCGAAGTAACCGTGTAACCTGCACGTGCAGCTTCACCAGCATCTCCGGAAGCACCAGGAACGATCCCGATACCCGTATCCGTTACGAAGATCGTGTTGGCGACCGACGTGAAGGACAGAAGACTGCCCGTACCGGCGGTCCTTGAGTTAATCTCGAGGTACCCACCAATTCCCGCCGACGTAATGCGGTAAGCCACAGCCAAAGCATTGAAGCTGCCGTTGGCGTTCAGAGCTCCCGCAATATCGGAGGCAAATGGCTGATGACGGAAAGTCGCATTTCCAGAGGTGAACCCGAGAATGGTGTTCGCGGAACCCTGGTTGATTCGAACAAGAGAAGTGACCGTATTGGTCCTTGAGACCATGACCACTTCACCAGCGTTGATGCCGAGGCCTTCCTGAGCCACAAGCTCCGCAAGAACCGACGTGACAATGTTCACAGTGTCGTTGACAACGTGAACGCCAGCTTGCGTCCTGTGCGAGTTATACTTGCTCTTGAGCTCCTCCGCCAAAATGAGTGCCGAGCGGAGGTCCGTCGCATCCGGCGCTGCTACAACGTTGACCGTATCGGTCATGGGGTGATATGCACCGCCAACGTTAGTCCGGTGGTTGTTGTAATCACCCTTCGCCTCGTTCAGAAGGGTGATGGAGCTTGCCAGATCCGTCGCATTGGGCGAAGTAATCCCGTTCGCAACGTCTGCCACCGTATGGAAAACGGCTGATGCGATGTGCGTGTTATACTCGGACTTAATATTGTTGGCGAGTACGACCAGCGCTGCAGTTTGAGTTGCCTGATCTGCTGCTGGTGCGTTTGCCGAGTATCCGGCGTTGATGTACGCAACAACATCTTCGATGGAGACTGAAACGCCAGCCGGCAAAATGGCGACGTAATCAGTACCATCAATCGTGAATTGGAAGTTGTCGTTTACCGCCGCGGTGATAGCGAACGGTGCCGTCTTCGTTCCAACTTGGATCGCCGGCTGATTGATAGCGTTGTAAGAACCCGTCGATTCTTGATTCGGAGTGAAACCCAGTGCCGGAGCGGCATCCGTCTGTCCAGGCGCCGTGGGAGAAAGAACCTTGACGTTAGACTTGAGTCCGTTAGTCGCCGAGAGTACGTTGCGTCCAACGACCTTAAGAATCGACTGAACGCCGTAGGTAACCACCGACGCGAGATTGTTCGGCGCCGTCGAAGCGAAAGTACCGGAACCATCTGGATGCACTTGCACATCCGCATCGATCGCCGTGTTGATGTCCGTTGCAACCTGCGCAAGCGTGGTAGCTGCAGAAACATCAATCGGCGCAATGTTGACACCATCCACTTGGATCACAAGGTGATCCGTAGCTTGGAAGACCAACGCGCCGGGGTTACTGATGGGTTGCGAGAGAAGCTGCGCCACATAGGCCAGCGAAAGATCCACGGTGAATGCGGGGTTACCGTCAACCACCACACCACCGAAGTTTTTCGTGGCGAGATAGACGTCGTACGGCTCGGCCCCGGCATTCGAGAAAGAAGCGTGAGTGGCCGGCTCCAACGCATTGCTGAAAGCAATGGTGACCGTTTCAGATACGGGATTCCCACCGAAGTGGATGGCGTCAGTGACGTTCTCCACTCCCGACGGCCATTGAACCGTCTGAGGAAGCGCGCTCTTGGTCCCGAATCGGACCCCGTAGAGAGGCCCATTGTTGTTCACAGCTGAAGAGATCGTGAATTGACCAATCCCACTCGGACCAGGAGTAACTACCTTCAAAGTGAAGGTGTCGTCTCCCAATCGGTTATACCAGAACGTAGCAAACGCCAGGTAATCCGCAGGAACGGGGTCGCGAAGCGTGAAGGTATTCGTGGAGGAGTCCACTTCGAGCACAGTCACGGCGGGGCGAGAAACCGCGTCCCTAAAATTCTTGCCGACGTAGACAGTGACAAGATCCGGACGATTGGTCGGAAGGTCGATACGACCGTTCGTGATCGTCTGATAAAGATCAATTCCGAGTGGCGTGTCACGACCGTTACCGGTCGTGGGCGTCAAAGGCATGACGAACTTGGTCGTAGAAACGGTATCCGTTACCGTATCTGTGAACCTGTCACACTCCACACCGAAAATTCGATCATCCACCAGCAGACCGACGATCTGAGTCCCATCGAAGCTGGATACTCCAGTCTTCACTCCAGCCGTCACCTGGAACGCAGTTCCCCATTGGATCATCGACTGGTCGGCATCGTTGACAACAACGAAATCCGGACCATTGAGATAATCGCGGCGCCCCGGAGCAATGCCAACATTGCCCATCGTGACGATGTTGTTGTTGGGCAGATAGTCGAAAGTATCTTGGAACGTGTTGAAGTAATACTGAATGGTGATCTTTGATCCGTCTTTCGGAGCGAAAGGAAGGGTAACGAGGCGATTGGCACCATCCACGGACGTGGCGATCACTTGAAGGTTGTCGACCAGTACGACAACCTTAGAAGTGTCCGTCGTCGTGATACCTCCATCGGAACCATCAACGATAGGTCCATTGAAGACACGGAACGTCTTGTTGCGATTCGTGTAATCTCCAGGGTTGAACCCGAGAGCTCCATTCCCAGTTCCGGAACCAATAAGTACGTTGCCAGTAGCAACGAGCTGAACGTGATTCAAACCCTGAGCGTCTACGTGAACAGATGCCTGGAGTCCCGTGATCCCCGCGGCGTTCACATCGTTCGCGATGTCAGTCGCGGTGCGCGTACCCGCCGTCAGTTTGATAACACCTTGCAAGACATCGTTGACGGTCACATTGAGTTTGTCATTGACATTCAACGTGATGGTGTAAGTCTCCGCCTTCGGAGCAACGAGTACGGCTACACCTTTCGTGATCTGAGCCGAAAGATTATCCGTGATCCGCGTGTCTTTGCGGTGGAAATTGTAGCTGACAAGGACAACATCGGTCGCTTGAGGCGGCACCAGAAGGCTTACGAGACCGTTGGTACCATCGACCGCAGACACGACAGCTTGATCACCGTTTACGGTGACCGAAACCTTAGTCGTATCGAAAGTCGTCTTGCCAATGCCCGAACCATCTACAATTGGGTAATTACGGACCCTGAATTGAGATCGGGTTCCGTCCTGTTGACCCAAAGTAGGATTTTGGGGGGTCCCACTCAAGACCCACCGACCCGTAGCGTCTTCGTTGAAGATCGGCGTGTCAGCAACGCTGCTGGACCCGCGGATGATCTCGAAGTCGGTCTGGGTGAGAGTCTCCTGCCCGGTACCAATCAGAACGGGGACCCTCAGTCCACCGAGGAGCTGTCCAAGGACGGGCTCGGTGATGGTCTGCGTGTAGACGCCGGGAGGCGCGTAGGTCGTGAACGGTCCGATGCCCATCTTGACTCCTATGGTCCAAGCAGAAGTCTAAATATGTGTTTGCGACCCCTAGGGGTAGAATCCGCAGTCTCTGTATACGTATGAGTCTGAATTTTGGGCTCTGTCTGCTGGAAACCATAGGGAGCCTATGCGAGATGTAAAACTGGATCCCATTCTTTCTAGAATTGGGATTTAAAGAAAGGCGATAGAAAGTGAATACTTCCGAAACCAATCCGAACGATGGTGGCGCGTTGACCGAAGTTGACTACAACACTTTCACCAAAGTTGACATGCGCGTCGGCACCGTGAAATCGGCAGTCAGAGTCCCTGATACCGACAAGCTCATTTGTATGCAAGTGAGCTTCGGTAGCTTTGATCGTCAAATTGTGGCTGGAATCGGCAAAGTTTTCACGCCAGAAAGTCTCTCTGGGCGTCAGTTCATCTTTGTCGTGAATTTGGCTCCTCGGAAACTTCGAGGAGTGGAATCCCACGGGATGATGCTTGCTGCGAGTGACAAAGATAAACTCGCGCTTATTGTGCCAGACAGTAATGCTACGGACGGAGCCTCGGTAGGCTAGCGAGGACGCTTAGCCCAAGTCTTTAGGCCCGTTTCCCGGGCCTTCATGACTCCCGGATCCGCAGGACCCGTAGTTCCACCGGCAGTAGAAATCACATTCGTGCCTGCCTTCTTGCGAATCTCATCACGGGCTTTCTTCCGTTTCCCATATTCGACCCATTTCTTCTCAGCAGATCGACCAATAGCTTTATCCAACGTTGGATAATCAAGGTCATGAGAGCCAGACTGACCGTGAACCCCACTGCCTTGAGTCTGACCAGAAGGACCTTTGAAAGAAAAATTGGTAAGGGAGATCTCTACTCGCTTGGCCATGGTCCGGCATTTTGGACATGGATGCTGCTTCGAAAATTGTTTGACATCATCCGGGTCCAAAAGAATCTCTTCAAAAAGAGATTCACATGGCTCACAATGGTATTCAAACGTCGGCATAGAAAACATTACCAGAATGTTGAAATCAATTATCGAATACGGGCATACCCAATCTTGTTACCAATAACTGTTGAAACTCCTGCCATATCCACAGGAGTCCCTGTCTTGAGAAGATCGGAGAGAACTGTTCCGTCCAAATACCCGGCTTGTTGCTCTTCCGTTTGAGAAGTCGTTTCGACTCGGAAAATTTCAATCGGAAGCGCGATGCGAGTTTCCCAATCCACACGCATAGATAGAGCTACGGAACTCTCGTAATAATATGCATCCTCATCTTGATTGTAAACCTCTTCGTTTTCTCCGCCAGGAGAAATATCAAGGAGTTCAAGACCTTCAAATCCGAGTTTATTCTGCCTTTCAAGAATTTTCGCTATCATATAATCAGAAAGCTTCTCACGATCTTCAGAATCACGTGAGAAGACCACGAGTTCGAAATGAATTTCGAACTTTCCGCCAAAGATTTCGGCGACCTCAGTGCGATCTGCAGTAATCGCGATGGCCATTTGATCGCCGTTTTGAGCTCTGTCGCCAAATGCTAAAACTACGCCTGGAATTGCAGTCTCGTTAGATTCCTCGAGGAAGAATGGGAAGGGACCCTGTTCCCCCGTCTCATATCGATAATCTGCGTAAATAGTTAACCCAGTAGGAGGATTTTTGAGAAAAGTGATGGCTCCCGTGGCGTCATCAACATGGTAGTCTACATTAACGAGGAGAGGATGAGTACCTTCTAGCCAGAGTCTTACAGAGCCAGGGTATATATTCTCTCGCGACAATTGAGACTCTATGTCACCGGGACCCGAAAACACAATCAGTGGTTCATCAGTCACGGTAAGGATCGGCCTTACCGTGAATTGACCCGGGACGCTCCGAGCTTCATTCGGGACTTGACATACTTTTATGATGTAAACGCCAGGAGGACTGGGAAAAATATCCCGCTTTTTGGAATACTGTTCTAAAAGAGCATAATTCTCTCGAATCCATTCCAAAGTAGTATTTGGGAAATTCTGAACAGGAGCCAGCATGCAAAAAGAACTATCCCGACCCATATAGTTGTCGGCTGACAGTCTTACGCGATCACCAGATGTGGCATTAACGAAAATGCCACGTTGCGGGCGTGACTCGAATGAATATTTATTGTAGACGTTTTCGGAATCCCCGCGATAACGGGGATGCTCATAAAGGATTTTCCGGAGTTCCCGGATAATCCTCTTCTTCGTCGGATTCGTGATCCAGGTGATCACGGCCGGTCCTTCCAGTCACGGTTAGACTCGAAAGTCACGAACCGCGACGACTACGACGGGACTTCTTGGGCTCCATTCCCACGTCAGTCGAGCTGGATGACTCGCCAGACTCCATAGACGGAGCATCATCAGACGATGAATCATCAAGAGGAGCATCTCCTTCAGAAGGAGGATCCTCTACTTGAGGCTCTCCGTCAGGGACAACGGGCAAATCTTCCGGATCTGCATACAACACCACATCCAATGAGTGCTGCGCGTTGTGGAGAACAACATCCTCCTCGGTCAGGACGATGTGAGGAACTTCGACTCCCTTATAGTTCGGCATTTGGCACCTACCGATCGGTGAATCGGAAAAAAGGTCGCTCACTCTTCAGACTGACTCAGTAGCAAAAGTCCAGTCGCGACGGCCGTCATAGGGTCTTTAGCGGCCCTGATTTCTGAAATTTGGATGGGAAACTTAGCACGATGAATTTCAAACCGTTCTTTGAACTTATCAAGAAATCCGGAAGCCAAAGAAGTTCCTCCACTGACTACGAGAGGTACAGGCTTCGGGACCAGAAGCTCTTGACGAGCTTTTGAAAATTGTTGGATGATGGTATCAATGGAATAGTCAATGAGCGCTTGAATAAATAACGCAATGGCTTCACCTTCAAGAGAACTCGATTTTTTACTAATGTCAATCCCACTTTCTTTAATGGAACAAATTTTGGCGGCTGTCGTACTGACAGCTTTGGCAGCTCCGGAGTCTACCCAATCTCCTCCGCGTCCTACGGAAAATTCCAGAGCGCTCATAGCATTGTAACTAAGACAAACGTTAGTCATGCCGGAGCCATACGAAATGCCGAGACCTGAAAAATTCTCTTTGGAACATTCCGAGAACACGATGGCCTGAGCCTCATTGGCAGGTTCAGCAGTAAATCCAAGTTCTGTCAAAATCTTCTTGAGAATAGCAGAGTGGTAAGTAACATCTGAACCTTGCACGTCAACAGCTGGAGCTGGCACTGAATAGACACATTTTTCACCGGACTTACGAGGAGCACCCAAAATTCTCTTGATCATCAGAGCGATGACTTTTTGCGCATCCACCTCACCGGGGGTGATCACACCACCAGACATTGGACGACGAGCTTCTCGATTAAATAAATTCGCCGTCTCTAAGGCTTCATCCCCAATGATCAAAAGTTTCCCATCAAGCTCGACATGACTCGTGCCTGACAGTTTCAACATTCGCATATTTCGGTTATCAAGAGGTAAATCGATGAAGGCATCCCTGATTCTAGTAGTTTTGACAGTCTTCCCATTTTGACGGGCAGACACAAAGTTCATAGTACCGGCATCAAGTGACGCTCCTGCGACAGCGGTATCATCGATGTCGTCAAGGTCAACACTAAACTTGGTCTCATTCTTCGCCATGGGAGTCTCCGTCTGGATACGCGGTATAGGATACCATACCCAATATCACTTTTGCCGGAGACGACGCAGGACCTTTTTGCTCGAATCCATATCTGACTTATCTACTTCACTTTCTCGAACCTTCATACGAATTTCTTGAGTAGTTGGCATAATCCGGTCGGGGATGAACATGGGGTCCGATGAACCGGAATCGATGGACGCAGAATAATCTGGAGTCGTTACCTTGGGTTGGATATTCATATGGCGTAAAAGTAATAGGATTTCTTTCTGGGATTGATTGATTTCATCCAATCTTCGGGAGAATTCTGTATTCTCCACAGGATTCGAAGCAGATAGGGATTGGACTGGGGAATCTTTAATGAATGGCCAGATAGGCATCGGGCGGGATTCCGGAATGTTTTCCACTCGTACTAGTTTGACCATTTCTTTGAGATTTTTAGAAGCAGTTGCAGAATCAGCATTCACAACAGCTTGACTGCCTCGACCAGGAAGATGAACACCCAAATCTTCGATACTCAGATCAATAGAAGTTAGATTGGTTAAACGACAAAGTTTCATTTTACGTACCTAGCCATGACTTTTTCCAATTCCGGGGAGAACTTTTCTTGAATGGTGTAAGTAAGCTTGTCCATGAATTGTGCAATTAATCCTTGTAATTTCCCTTTCGGGTAATGAATCTCTGAAGTTCCTTCTCTAAGACTCTTCCGGAACATGACAGAAAGTTTCCCTTCTCGGTTCACGTTCATGGACCTTGGCATGTGTTGAGCCATCTCATGACCGATAATTCTTTGTCCGGCCATACGACGTGCATCACGTGTTGGACGACGGGCGTCACGCGTTGGAGTCCTCCTATCGAAAGCCTCTTTCCGAGCATCTCTGGGACCTATTAGCCTCTGGACCCCATTGATACCTATCCCATAAGTTCGAGCGGCTTCAGAAACGGCCCCGGGTTTAGCCGATTCCACCATTTCTTGAACTTGTTTATCGCGCATCTCCAATGCTGAAAAATTGATCAAAAGTTCAAATGTGATTTCATTACCATCTACGTGGGCCAATAAATCGTAGTCCTTCAAATATTCAGACCTTCCGAATCCGGCGGCATCAATTATTCCTTTGAAGACATGTAGACCATCCTTTGCGATCTCATCCGAGAGACCGTCAGTTGCCCTTTGCAAAGCAACGTGAAACTGAGTTGTGAAGTCATCCATTCAGCTCCCCATAACTTCATAGATGATTTCTTCTTCAGGAGATAACCACTGAAGACGTATATTCCAAAAAGGAACTGCCGGACGATTACCGCGTTTTCGTTTTTCTTTCCAACTGACGGGTACGCATTCTTGGACGACCCAAATCTGATCCCCTTGGATTCGAAAAACAGTCCCCGGTTCATGGTATCGGGTCGCGTCTCTCTGAACCATGATCATGAAATTAGGAACGTCTGTTTGCATTTTCGTAGGACACTGTAGTGCCTCGGATTTCACGTTCATCCGGAATCGAAGCAGCTTCAGTAACCATCGGAGTAGCATTACCCTTGCCTGGAATTGTATATCGCGTCTGAGGGGCTACCAGTACAGAAGTATCAAGAACTGGAACTTGATATCGAATATCTGACTCATCAAACTTGGACACATTGAAGAACTGTGCGAGTTGCATGCCACGGTTACTGGGCATCCGAACTGGTCCAACAGCATATCTGTCGCCGTTGAGTTTTACAATGAAATCTCGCTGAGAAATAAGAGGGCTCGGTAAAGCCCAAACTTCATATGAATGTTCAACCGTACGACCACGAGCACTTTGAGCAATAGACTTAGCGGCATCATCTGGAGAGATATCGATGTCATACGGACCATCATACCCACCGATTATTCCTGTGCCATAACAAACAAGACAATCTGCACTAGGTTGTCGGTGCAGACTGGAATAACATCCACACTTTGGTCCTGCGGCCCGGCGGATCATTAATTTGACTCTCTCGCCGCCTTGTTCCAACATCCAACGTTGGCGGCGAATAGCTTCACGCCAAATGTAATCGAGCTTCTCAATTTCAAAATTATTCGCTATGGCGGCATCTTCTAAACGTGTTTCGAGAAGCTGGCCACTATCCGCATCATAAGCTACGGTTGTGATACGATAGAAAATGCGTTGAGCAAGAGTAGTAGGAACTTGATTTGACAAGTACCTGTACGTAGCCAAAACGATGGAGTTAGGGTCTTTTGGTAAAACAGCATTCGTTTGAATTTGACTAGCTACATCAAACGTAGGCTCGCGACGAAGTTCCACTTCCCCTCTAGTCGCGTTTATGGATTCAACAAACGCAGGAACCCCATCAACGGTTACTTGAACATTCAAATTTGTAATATTGGCAGATCCGGGAGAAGGATATATGACGATCGGATTATATCGAGTCCGAAACTCGTAACGTCCGTCTCCGTCTGAGCTAGGTCCACGAAAGAAAAAATTTTTAGAAACATCTTCCTGGAGAGCTAGGACAGTCCTCGTACTATCACGCCAATAAGCTGCGCCTACGGGGACAGTATTAAGACGCTCATATGGGCCGTACTCGGAGTCAAAACTCCTGTAAATATTGACCCCTAAAAGATCGAATCGAGAATTCGCTTGTAATTCTCCCGGCAGGGTCCAGCGAATGTCGAACGTCTCTTTTAGAAAACCTGAAGATACGAATATATTCAGTGGGGGTAGAGGTAAAGCAGGTGAATCCTGCTCCAGAATCCCAATTTTCCTGTCCGGCGGGAAAGGCATATCCTACCGGATTGTCTAATTAAGAGCCGGTGGGAGGTTGAACAGGAACGTTATGCTGAGCAGAAGGAACAGGTTTCAAAATCACAGTAATTTGCGAACCATCTGGTGAAATCATCAGTTTGCCTACAGTTTCCGGTTCTACCCCAGCATCTTTCAAGATTTTGGCGAACACGGCTTGCTGATGGACATACAAAGTTTGGAGTCCTGATTCTACTTCTCGGTAATGCAACAAGGCCTTACCAAGTGAAACGGACTGATTGGCGATAGAAGCACCGGCTTGATTGAGCTCATCCCGGTTGCTTTGTGAAATTTCGAAGGTCTTGGTCTCCATCGAGGAACTCTACCGACCTTTGCGCCGACGCGGAACTTCTTCAACTTCAGGTTCAAGTTCTTCTTCAGGAGAACCCATATCGTTGATGGCACATTCAATTTTGATGGGTTTTACGTGAACACCAGTAGGTTCTAGATGATATTCACGGGCCGTCACCGTCACACCAGTCTTAATGGCGGCCACAAGTTCCGTTCGAAGTTTCTTCAGAAGTTTCTGCTTCGGAACCACGCCTTCGAAATCAGCCGTGAGGGATAGTTCCACTTGACACGAATATTCAGTGGAAGGGATGAGCATGTCCTCCGTCACAACAGGTTGTGAGGTGCGCGGGCGGGGTCGTTTGGGCGTAGGACGTTGTCGTTTCCGACGTGCAATACGAGCGGCCGCACGGCGAACGTCCAAGGAGGTTTGCTCCAATTCTTCTGCAGAATCCAATTGCATGGGTTGCAGGAACCCTGCAATTTCATCTCCCAATTCCCCACCTTTCATATCATTGAAAGATTGAAGAACAGCAACTTTGGAACCCGGCGGAACAATCACGTAGAGATTATTCGAGTCCCAGTCCACGCTTTTCGCGCCAGCCTGCATAAGTTCCAAGTCCACAGCGTCTTGAATGGAACCATCATCTATAGCCAGCAGGTCATTTGTAGAACCAGATGACTGGAAAACTAAAACAAGGTCATCTTCCAACGATGCAATAAGAATACGTAGTTTGGTACTGAGAAGATTCAGACTCGGCTTCTCGTAAGATTCAACGCTCGTTGCGATCTTCTTAAGAATTTCTGAAACACGAATAGGACTCGTAGAGCCAGCAATGGCTTTCCCTACATTATCATAAGCTCCGTTTTGTAGAACGGGGTAATCGAATTCTACCTTTTTGACGGGAACGCCCATGACTAGATCAGGAACATGATGAGCAGTAGCTCCCTTCGGAACGTATGCTTTCACAAGAGGTGAGCCGTCAACATCGGATGACGGATCTGCCTGAATCCCTGGACATTGTTGCATCAAATCTCGAGCGGCCATTAAAGCGACGTAATACTTACCTTTCTCTGAAGAATAAACGTGTTTCAAAAAATCCGAAGAAGGACGAATAGAATGAGTCTTGACATAATGGGAAAGACTGGAAGGCCAAACCCACGTGCCGTCCGTTAATTCTTGGTGGCTACCAATCCGCGAACCGCAGAGTCGACAAGAAACAAATTCACGATAAGTATTTCGGATTTCGCCCGAGTCTAAATAAGCCGAGACTGTACTCCGTTCGTTAAAGTTCCAGTCCAGATCCACGAGATCCAAAGGATCCGGAAGCTCCGGTTCCGAAGCAGAATGCCAGAAACCTACTTTGAGCAGAGATGAGTCCACACCCGAGAAGCTTATAGAAGGCTCCGGGCTGTATAGTTAGAGGTTACCATGATCCCCATAGAGCGAAAATTTCGAAGAAGAGGAGGTATGGGGATCCATGGGTTGCAGCGTTTGTGGAAAGCCGGGCCATAACCGTAGGTCGTGCAAGAAGACTTCGTCTGAGAAGCACCAGACCGTATCCACTCACAAGACCGAGGTAAACGGAGTAAGTTCTAAGGTCGAACCTGAACACGTTCAAGAGACGGCTCCCGAGACGGCTCCCGAGACGGAATCGGTAGCCACTGAACCTGAAGAGAATCTCGAAACGAAGTCCTCGGTGGAGGATGAAGACGAGGAAGAATCGGAGTCTTCCGACCTGAAGATCCCCATCGGACAGGGACTCGATGCAATCGTTTCGCTGCCTGTTTGGCTGACGGAAGAAGAGAAGCGGAATGCGATGGCCGCCGTCGGTCATGCCGCTTATAAAATGGCAGAGGTAGGTCTTCAGGATCCGGAAGAACCTGTGATCCGTACTGCAATGGCTGTCTTGAACTATGCGCTCAAAGCGAGCATTGTGTTGAATCATTTCACCTTCAGGGCAGAAGGTGATGGTCAAGTTTGGCTCGGAACGGGAAAGACGCGGAAGGAAGCCCTGACCAGTCTGATCAACAATATGTTCCCTACGCGGCTCGCACGCGAGTGTTTCAAGCGGTCAGTCTGGCGATTGACCTAAGAAACGAAGTTTCAGATCCCGAGGAACCTGCGAGGCGTGAGCGCTCCGCGGCCTACTGACGGACCGAAACTGCTACGAATACCAATCCCGTACCTGGACTGCTGGAGACCGCGGATGATTTTCACGGTCTCCTTAGCGGCCACAACCATCTCAGCAAAACGAGATTGAGCGTCATTGGCCATCCCCTGATATTTGGCACTCTTTTCTACATCCAGTGAAACTCCGCCAATAGAATAAGAGAATTCATCAGCCACCCAATTCAAGGCCAAGGCATTGATGGCATGAACCATTGCTCCAGTGAACAGAAGAGTTCTCCAGTCTCGATGTTCTGAGATGAGCTTATCAAGAGTGTCGTAAAAAGTTTGCGGGGCATACATGTTTATGGCGTCGTTTGAGACGCGCAGAAATTCTAAAAGTTCGCAATCTTCCCAAAGGTATCCAAATACCCGCGTGAATTTATTGACCGATTCTTCTCCGGCTGGAGGCAAAAAATGATAATTGCGGCCCGGGTTGTTATCCCGGAGCATGATCCGGAGACCTCTGACCAGGTCAAATTCAACCGGCGTAATACCTGGAACAGAAATTACCTGAGTAGAATTCTCGACGATCGAGAATTCTTGAACCACTTCCACTTGTTTCGAATTGACAAGTTCTCGGAAATACCAACGAATTCGATATGAACCAATATTGGCGTCGATTGGAATAATGAATGAAGCAAAATATTCACCGACCGATGGATTGAATGGCTTCCGGTTTGGAGGCGGTAAGAGAACTTCCACCCCCGCCGTGTTGTCAAAAATGCTGTAAGAAATTTCTGAAGCGTTTTTCGGGCTTCCGTCTTTGGCTTTCAGAAAAATATTCAATCCCTGAGAGCGAGACAGTTCTTGACCACGGCGGAAGGTGACGCTCATTTTCAGGCCTCTTCGAACGGATTCCTACCATACTTCTTGTCGAGGACGCTCTGATAAGCGGCCCCTCCACTCATACCTGCAAAAGGAGGAGTCCCGTGAGGATTGTCACTGATTCCGCGAACTTTCTTATCAATTGGTCGTTCTTTGCGCGTGAAACCATAACCTTCCAAGTCAGCTTGAATCTCACGAATGGGAGTTTTCGTAGTTTCATTAAGATTTTTCAAATCGATATGATCAAATTCTCCCATTTCATTGTCGTATAGATATTGAGCGAAAGTGTCAACATCCGCATATTCAGGCTCCGAAGAATCCCTCTCTACAGGCTTTGAAGGACCGGGAGGGTTAGAAGATGGCCTCTTCGGAGGCTCTGCTGGCTTTAGGTGTTTCCGAGCTTCTTCATCACTCTTATAGGGACTCTTCGATTCCGGGACACGCTTTATTGGCTTTTGGGGAGCCGCCGCTTTGGCGTGTTTGGCAGCTTCAACCTGTTCGAGGCGCTTGTTGGCTTCTTCTTTGGAAGGATAACAACCACCGCTCCAGTCCGGATTGTGTTCGGACTTGACACAGTATCCCTTCCCCTTCTCTTTCTTGACATACGAGACGCTCTCCATTCCGGCAATACGGAGCGCCACCGAAATCAAATCAAATGGGGAAGAACCGAACCGAGGCTTGTGATGAAGAACTACCTCAGTCCGGGAAGCGATTCGGATAGCAATGTCCTTCAGTTCCATCACGGATGACTTGAGATAAGAGGCGGAAGTCGGGATAAAGAAGAAGTATGGAATTCTATGACAGCGACCAGTCCGGGGCTCGGCTCGTGGTGGATGTACCCCATGAAACCAGCTCGAGTCACGGAAGCCGTCCTATCATCCATCAACCCATCCGACTACTTGATGGAAAAGAAGTATGATGGATGGAGGGCTATCCTAATTGTCAGTCATGGGATTCCCGAATTATGGACCAGGGAAAGGCGACGCATCGAGATGCCGACGAATCTCGACAACCAACTCCGATCGCTCAAGCTTCCAGAGGGCACTGTCCTCGACGGGGAAATCTGGAACCCTGAGAAGAGGGGAGGGTGGAAACACGCCAAAGGCGTTGAATGTCAAATCACCTTTTGGGACGCCATCCGAAAAGGAAATCAAGATCTTAGTCGGAATCCACTCGAAGAGCGAAAAGAACGACTTCGGAATCTAGTATCTCCCACTGATTGTGTGAAAATCGTGGAAGACTTTCCGGCAACTGTAAAATCAATCGCTGCCGCAAGGGCAGAGGCAATTAGCGCCCGAGGGAATGCGCGTTCTGGATTCGTACATGGAGTGGTGATCAAACGTCGAGAGTCCCCCCGGCGTGATCACGCCACTAAGTCCCATGAACATTCGGATTGGATGAAAGTGGTTTTCGACGGCATGTCAGGGTGGGCGCCTAGGTGAAATTCCACGAATGGAAAGACACTGGGATCAGAGCCACCGATTTGCGCTCCTTCGGACGGTCGAAAAAGAAAATGTCCCGGTACGAGTGCACGAAATGTGGACTCGTGATGAACATTTCAGATGTCGATATTCAAATCGAAAAGAAAAACCCCGGGCATATCCACACCGTCGCTAAGGAAACAGTTCAGTCTGATTTCCAAGACTGTGATCTCACAATCGTGGCTATGGTGATGAAGACTTAGCCGTCGTCTTTCGCCAAAAGAGGCTTCAGCCCGGCTGCCTTTCGGAATTCATCTTCCACCCATTGACGAGCTGAAACTATATCTTCAGATGAAAGGCGCTCATGTGACACCCAAGAACGATATTCACCTGGGGTACCTTTGTATAGAACAACATCTTTGGAAAAATCCAATGATGCCTTGTCGAATTGAATGTTATGCTTTTCAGGGGATTCGAAAATAGGAGTACCTTCATACGGAGTCGTAATCGAAACATCCGCGTCATCAAGGCCCTCTTGAGCCATGAGGACAAGCCAATTTCTGAGTGCAGAAATAGTTTCAGGAGTCTCACCGGGAAGACCAACTTGAGTGAAGACTTTAGGGCGGATCCTGTACTTCACACAGAGACGGACAAACGCCGTGTTATCCTCAACTGTTGCACCTTTCCGAATATCGCGGAGAATCTTCGGATCCGCGGCTTCTGCGCCAGTACACATTTGAACGCATCCGGCTTCCGCCATAGACTTGAAGATAGAATCAGTTGTTAAGTTCTTCCCATTCTTGAAGAAAGCCCTCCAGAGAATTCCTTCTTCCTTTAACATTGGAAGGAATTTGCTCATGAAATCTGGCCTCAAGTTGATTTCATCATCGTAAAACATGAAAGCCCGCCATCCGTACATCTCACGGACATGACGGATCTCTTCACGGACTTTCTCTGAAGATTTCGCTTCGAGTTTCCGATACCCATCCCAGTGTGAACAATAGGTGCACGCAAAAGGACAGCCGGTAGCGCTTACAATAGAAGTAGCCCGTTCTCCACCCACGAGATAATTGTAACTTTTGAGGTCAATAAGATCTCGAGCCGGGAGAGGCCATCTGTCATTCTGATAGACGACACCGTCATGCATTAAGTGTGAAGCTTCTTCCTTGGAAAGACGGCTGGGTAGTTTAATGATGCGTTCATTCTGTTCCCAACCAATTTCGCAATTATCCTTGAGTATGCGCAACTGGTTGGTCTTTCTACTAAGCTCTGGTTTATTAGCGAGTCGCTCAGTAGAACGAGATATTCTGTTCAACAATTCGATGAAGCCAGGCTCCCCACCACCACCACCTTGATCCGAGACTACGACGTAGTCAAACGCGTCGTCGAGACACCTGGACGGTGCAGTGTTGGCATGAGGACCTCCAATAGCAGTGATGCATTTAGGATTATGGGTCCGAATGAAAGCATTCAGTTTTACAACTTGAGGATGTTGCGCAGCAAGAGAATAGAACCCAACGAGATCCGCGTCTTGAGCCATTTCCCAAAGGTATTTTTCAGCTTCATCCATGACAGCGTCATAAGACGCGTGAACAATCTCAGGATGTCGTTGCTTATACCCAGTCAGGTCAGCTACTCGGATTTCATGACCGAGTTGCCTCGCCACTGCCCCGATTTGGAGTGGACCTAAGAAGGGAAAGGCCCTGTCATCAAGGAGAAAGGGGGAGGGAGGAATAACAAGACAAATCCGCATTTGTCTTCCATCGAATCATGAACGACCTAAGGAAGACATACGACGATTCAAAATGCCTTCCAGGCGTTTGCAATTGGATTCCCAAGTATATTTCAAAGCCCTTTTCCTGGATTTACGAACTATTTCCTGACGGTATCCTTCTTCTCGTAAGAGCCGAATTACTTCATCCGTAAACGTGTCAAGATTATTTTTAATATCAGGAATCGTTATCGCGGCACCCCCGTAAAGCTGACCAAGCGCATCTACATTACTCGTAACGACAGCGGCCCCCGCGTAACAGGCTTCCAATATCGTATTAGAGAATCCTTCAGTCCAACGAACAGGATCACAGGGGTACGCCAAAACTTGGGCTTCGCTCATTTCACGAGCGATCCTCTTGCGACTCACAGATTTGAAGTGTTCAATACCGTGTCCGCGAAGCCTTTCTACTGCTTCGCTGCAGTATAAGGCTCGATGTTTCTGTTCATGTAAAGCGGGTTCTGCATGGAAAGGGATTGCTTTCATGGCAGCTACCCACGGATCAAAATTATAGAAAATTCTTAGGACAGCGTGAGGGACTTGACGACGAATATGAGGCCACTGCTGAAGAAGTAAATGTAACCCACGATCAGGGGATGAAGCGTAAATTACGCGACCCGGAATCTTAGCACATTCATCAAATGCAGACGGGTCCATCCCGTTATAGAAAGATTCCCATTTATTATCGGGAACGGCCGGTGCGCATGTCTTGAGGTATTCCGTGTGGGTCTCACTGAGACCGCCAACAACATCCACAAATGATTCCCAGCCCGGTTTGCAATACCCGAAATCATTAAGTTGTTGATCAACAACCCGGAGGGGTCCCGGAGCTACCCCGTGGATGAAATCAGGATTCATCCACGCCATGATCACATCAAATTGATTTTTATCTGAAGATGTGTAGGCATCGAACGGGCGAATCAAAACACCGTTCCATAAAAACCTGTCAGGAGTATTGACTGTAACTGTGAAAATTGTAACTTCATGACCCAATTTTGCCATACCCTCAGCATAGCAAAAACATGAGACTTCGGAACCCGTGAGACCTCGATCGTCTTCATAGAGACGGGTGAAATCGAAAGGTCTTCCAATACAGAATGACCCGAAAACGAAAGCAATTCTCATTTACCGACTTTCGTTGCAATGGCGTCATGAAGAATTTTCTCTAATCTATCCGTGAGGACAGGCCAACTATGTTTCTCAGCAAGAATCTTAGTGTTATCAGTGGCCTCTTTCCGGAATGAAGACTCTGTAAGAGATCTGATGACCAATTCCGTCCATTCTTCTAAGTGGTCTCGGACTGGACTACGAACTATCGTCTTCACGCTTCCACCGTAGACTGATCCAAGAGCGTCAACGTCGGTAATTACCGGGACCGCACCAGCTGCGCAAGCTTCCATAATAGTAACGGAAAAGCCTTCCGTATAAGTAACAGTATCACATGGATACGCAAGCACGAGTGCCGAAGCCATCTCTTCTGCCATTCTGAGTCGGCTAATGCTTTTGAAATGTTGAACATCAGAATCTTTGAGCCTGTTGAATGCCTCACGAATATAGTGAGCACGATATGCACATTCACGAACATGAGGATGATGGGACGGATCTTCACATGGGAGAAGATTCTGAATCCAGTCATCGAAATTGTAGAAGACGCGAAGATTAGCTTCAGGGACACGGCGTTTGATCAAGGGCCATTGTTGAAGCAACCAATGAAGACCACGGTCAGGAGAGGAAGCGTATAGAACTCGTCCGGGAACTTTGTCTATGATCGGATAAGCAGTTGGATCACACCCATTTGGGAGGACAACCCATTTGTGGCCGTTCCCGTATTTTCCAACCATATGACTAAGATGGGCGGAACAAGGGCTAGAATAAATATCAACACAAGAATCAAAACCGGGTTGACAGTATGTAAAATCATTAAGTTGCTGATTGACGAACCTAACCGATTTGGCAGGTACGCCACGAAGGTTGTCAGGCTCATTCCATGAAAGAACGGCGTCTTCTGTCCAACCTGTCCTGGTATCTGACCAAGCAGAAATTGGAAATATCCTTATCCCTGACCAGTCCAGACGTGAAGAGGAACTTATGGGGGCGAAAAGTTTGACCTCATGGCCTCGTAATGCCAGTTCTTTGGCAAAACTAAAACATGAAATTTCAGATCCTGTAAGACCTCTCGGATCCTCGAAAAGACGCGAAAAGTCAAACGGACGGGGTCCGCAAGCCCAAGAACCATATACGAAAGATAGTTTCACGTTAATTTGGGGTCTACGAACTCGCGGAACCATGCAACAGTATGAACAATCCCATCTACATAATCAATCTTCGGCTCCCATCCAAGGATGGTCTTAGCAAGTGTGATGTCGGGGCATCGCTGCCTAGGATCGTCTTCCGGGAGCGGCAGGCTGATAAGATCGGGAGCATAATCGAAAGCCGATTGGACATCTTTAGCTACAGACAGAATTGATCTTTCGTCCGGGTTTCCTATATTGACGACCGGGACTTTCATTCTGTCCCTTTCCATTTCCGACAGCAAAATGAGACCTCGGACAGTATCAGTCACATAACAGAAACTGCGGGTCTGCCGACCATCTCCATAAACAGTCAGAGGTTCTTTACGCATGGCTTGCATGATAAAATTCGGGATGAGTCTCCCGTCGTCATGAGCCATTCGGGGACCGTATGTGTTAAAAATGCGTGCAATTCGAATGTCGGTCTTATACTGTTGGGCCCAAGAAACTGCCAAAGCTTCTCCGGCCCTCTTACCTTCATCATAGCAGGCACGTTTCCCGATAGGATTAACGTGACCAACGTATGATTCGACTTGCGGATGAACTTGAGGATCACCGTAAACTTCGGAAGTGGAAGCAATTACAATTTTGGAATTTGCATTGCGAGCGCATTCCAATGCATTCAACGTCCCAATGACAGCAGTTTTGATTGTGTTGACGGGATTACGTTGATACTGAACGGGGCTTGCAGGACAGGCAAGATGAAAAACCACATCACATTCAATATTCCAAGGTTCACAGACATCGTGACGATGAAATTCGAAATTGGATCTCTTCAATAAATGCGAAATATTCTCGCGCCTAGATGTGAAGAGGTTATCTATGCAGACAACATCATGCTTTTGTTCGCATAATTGTTCACATAAATGTGAACCAATGAACCCTGCACCACCAGTTACGAGAATTTTCACGCCTAACGCTACCGAGCAGAAATAGTTTGAAGCCTCATACCTCTAATATCCAATTCAGGATTAACAGGATCTGCATATCCAGTGGCATGACCGGTTAGGTATAACTGCTCATTTGCACGCTCTGAACGCAACATCTTCCGAATGATCATCAAATCATGAACATCGGTGATGTGAACGATATTGGTAGGCTTGAGATACCATTGAGTTCCGAGTCTCATAAATAGGCGATCAGAAACTTCAGAATCCTGCCATCCATGGCTTCCGTCGTATCTTTCATCAAAGCCATTGACCAACAGAAGTAACTCCGTAGGGATGCTATCATTCTTAAGATGACAAAATTGAGGTTCAATAAATCCTTCGGGTTTGGATTTTTTCATCTCCTCGTGAATGATTGGGAGATGAAGTGGATTATCGTTGGATTGGAAAGGTTTTTCAAAAATACTCCACATATAACGATCAAGAAGCCCAGAACTCAAATCCTGGCAGTATGAATCACACCATTCACGAGTAGCAGAATGACGAATAGTGTCATCATCCCATTTAGCGAGTACGTCAGGTTTCGGGACTCCACGTCCCATCCCGAGCTCACAAAGTCCATATCGGGCGGGGAATCCTGGAGAAACGAGCGGAAGGCCGAGCAAATGGCAAACACCAAGCATTGCGTGGTTGGGACCGCGAGCTTGATGGAAATCGGCATGTTCTTGTAAACAACCAGGAGGCAGCCACGAGTAATCGCAAGTGAAATACGAAATGGGACCAGAAGCGTTCACCAAACCCGTGTTCACACACCGCTGATAACTATTTAGCGGGAACGGGTTATCTCGTGGCTCCACATGACGAATTGGAAAATGATACTGAGAAGCTTTCTCCGCGACGATAGACTGGCGTTTGTTCCAAAGACAGTCCACAAGGACAAGTTCAAAATCTTTGAAAGTCTGTTGTTCCAGACCTGCAAAGAGAATATCCAGTCCTCCGACTCGAAGAGTCGGAACAATAACAGAGATCAGGGGCATACTACGCCTTGTAACAATCGACGTGGAACTCCCAGAAGACACCTGGGTTTGTGTTCCCTCTGAAGGAAAAATTAGTATAACCGTATTTCTCCAGAAGTTTTTGCATGGTTTCCCGGGTGAAACCCTGACAATGCTTATCAAATTGTTCAAATAAATCGCCGTGTAGGGATCCCTGTTCGCCCCAAATGAGTTCACTCAGCATGGGATTGCTGGGGTCTCGAATGAATCGTGACATGACTTCAGCCATGTCAACCTCCACAATGTGAAGAAGACCACCAGGCGCCATAACACGATGAATGTCTGCCATGACGCGGTCGTGATATTTCGGCGGCAAATGAAGCATCAAGAACCCTGCATACACTTCTATAACAGAATAATCTGGATAAGGAATAGCATCCGTCCGAGCGTCCCAGAGAACATCGCACTCGCAATCGGAATTTGGCCATTTCTTGACTACGTCAAGATTGACCCATCCACCACCAGTGAAATGAGTAGTACCACAAGCCAGATTGAGGCGGATGTCGGTCACAAGAACTCCTCATAAATAACTCTGAGTTCTTCCGCATGAGACTTGGCCCAAGATAAAACCCTGGACGTACCCATTTCCACGTTCACAACCGGAGCCCACTTTGTAATTGTAGAAAATTTCTGATGATTCGTAATGAAGATACTGTCTTCATGTCGGCGACCGGGACCATAAGATGTAGATAAAGGCTTTCCATGAATCTTTTGGATTAAGTCCACAGCTTCGCAGACGCTCAATGAATTCTGGATACCTCCGCCGATATTGTAAACATTCCCTTGGAGTTCACGGATATTGGAAAATGAGGCCCACACCGCGGAAGCAACGTCATCAGAAAAGAGCATGTCTCTGGTTTGGAAACCGCTGCCTTGGATTTCCAAAGTCCGTCCTAAAGCAGCAGAAATACAGAACCAAGTTAGCCAACCATGACGGGGTCCATGACAAGGTGCATCCCCATATAGATTGGAACACCGAAGAGTAGTCACAGGTAAATCATATGTGCGACCATAAGCCATAACCAAGGCAGTCTGAGCCATTTTGGAAGCCGCGTATGGCTCATCAGGCTCGAGAAGACATGTTTCATCGATCCCACCGGAAAAACGACCCTCCAAAACAAATCGCTTTCCATGGATGTGCGATGGTAGATCATGAACTCTATACGGCTTCACACTTGAAAGCATGACTGTAGGTGGAACCGAGGTTCTCATTTTTCTCATTGCCTCGAGGATATGTCTCGAGGCATTCACATTACTCATCCAATCATCGTGAGGATCTTCAGCACTATGAGGGATACCGGTATGAGCTGCTGCGTGGAGAACGAAATCGTGACTTCGAAGTAAGGACTCAAAGTCAGAATTTTCGACACGCTGTTTAAGGATCGTTACAAGTTCTCCGTAGGATGAATACAAAACGTCAGACATCCACAGATTCCGCGGTTCCTCAGCGTGATCTACTACAGTGACCATGTGACCGGATTGAGCAGCAAGTTCCACGAACCTACTACCTACAACCCCGAGGCCGCCAGTGACGAGATACCGCATCAAGTAAGCCCCTTATATTTGGGGACGATATTGAGACGGACTTCATCCAATACGTCGAACAACATCTTTTCCCACTCTTGAGCCAGGGAATCCCAGCCAAAGTTATTTTGGGCATAGGAACGAAGAGATTCCCTGTCAGTGTTATCAGGGTTCATCATTGCTCGAACAACTTCGTCGATGAATCGATTTTGATAGTCAAGGGAAAGCCAGTCGCCAGCTACCATTCGACCCCTAGGGCCAACAGTTTCGTTCAGAGCTGCAATAGGGGAAGTCACCATGCGGAGACCAGCGGCATGAGCTTCCATTGCAGAAATGCACGAGGTTTCTGAGAACCAAGTTGGGTATGCCCAAACCCCGCTCTTCAGATATTCTTCAGAGAGCCGAGATTGGCTTACACGACCATGGAAAAAAACTCCGCAGCTCGAATAGTCTTGAAGAAGCTTCTTCAGGCTATTGATGAGGATTTTCTGTCCCGCATCCGCACAAGCTTCCCAGGTTTGGAATCCGTAGAAAATATGCAGTTCAGCATCCGGGATTCGTTCGCGGACGCGAGGCCAAATCCGGACAGCTACTTCCATTCCACGATCTGGACTGGAACTATAGACGGCTCTGTGGGGATTACGAAGAATATCTTTATTGAATTTGACTAAATCAATCCCGTTTCTAGTCCGCAACACTTGTGAAGGATGTAAGTATTGATAAGTATTGAGAACATTTCCTTTATGCCAATCTGATAGGCACAGCATTTTATCGATCTTAAGAGCTCGTTCATGAGTCAAAGCGCCGCCACAATGAATGTCATGGACCCAGCATAGAGTAACACGGCGGCGGACGTTATGAGATGCATCCACAGCTTCGGGCTTACGTGACGTAATCAAAACATCACAAGAAAGATCTTTGTATTTGGCAGCATCCAAATACTCCACGCCATCGAATTTTCCTTCCAAACCGTTCACGCAATCACCGAAAACTCTAATTCGATGACCCATTCCTTGGAGCCTACGAGACATCTCAATCACTGCTGTTTCGGATCCTCCAATCCCGTTAATGGACGCAGTCAGAGGATTCCAGGGCTCCACTCCGCGACCGACGTAAAAAATAACGTCAAGCTTGGGCTGAGGGGACTCCAAAATAGATACAGATGTCGATTGAACTTCAGAAGCCGTATCAGGCCATCGACCATGAGCACAAATAGATGCTTGTGAATGAATAGGAATGGGTTGTTCCGATTGATCGATAGGGATTACTGATCCCACAACGTGGGAAAGACCAACAGCCTGCATGTCAGCAATCACTTCTGACATGATCGGTGCACGTACATGTTCACGGGGCTTCGGATCATTCCAGGATTCATGGAACGGGACACAAACTCCTTGACACCACGAACCACGAGGAGTGCTAACGACTAAAAGACCTCCAGGATTCAATAAGGAGACAGCGGTTTTTAAAATCGTGGTAGGGACGGCTTCATGTTCGTAAACTTCGAACAAAATGACGATGTCATATTTATTAGGGAAGCCTTCCGGAAGAGGATCCCGGCCAAAAAGACAAACCCCATGACGAGCTCCAGTGTGGAATTCTGAAGCCTTGGCATTAGCAATATCGATGACATTTGGAGATGAATCAACACCCCATGTCTCATGACCCACGAGACCGATTCGATTTGTAACCCATCCATCCATGCATCCAATATCAAGAATACGAAGCAGTTGTTTCTTCTCTGATTTGATCAAATCGAGAAGATAGTTGTATCGAGCGAATTGTCCGTAAGCAGGACGAATTTCTTGGGGGAGAGGAACGGCTTCCTTCTCCAATTTATAGTTACTGTAAATCTTTCGGTATGCATCAGGATCGTCCATGTGAGCCAACATGGAGTCCACTCTAGATCGCATCGTGCGTACGTCTTCGTGATCCCTAATCTTCCAAGGAAGAGATTGAACAAGAGCACGCGCCGCCAACACTTCATCATGAAGGAGAAGTTGCTTGTAAAGCAACTTCGTCATATTCAGAATTACTTCTGATGAAAGTTCGTCAGGTGCTGTATCAATAGAAATGTCATTGGGAATAATGTGACCAGACGACATGGGAGAATGAGCAGAAGGAATATTGACAGGAGAAGGAACTGGAAGCTTTCCAGCTATAGCATCCAAGACCAATTTTTGGACCTCGGAATTTACCACTCCCATGTTGACTAATTCAGTGAATCCTAGCTCTACCTTCCGCTTGGCGAGATGTTCCTCATAAAGACGTTTGTTTTGAAGAAGCCCAGCGTCATTTGGCCGGACGCTAAGAGCGTTATTTACACTCTTCAAGGCATTCTCAACATCCCCGATGCTATTCAAAGCAAGATTCATGAATTGATGAACTTCAAACTCCCGCTCGAGAGGATTAACGAAAAGAATAGTCTTGGTAGGAGGTAGAGATAATCCAATGCGGAAGAAGTGAATGGCCCTTTCCCAATTCCTGCGAGACCGAGCCCCGCCACGTTGCGCAAGAAAGTAAAAACTTTTACCGAGAGAAAAATATGCTTCGGACCAACCTTCTCTGATCGTAAGTGCCTTAGTTGCCCATTCAATTGACGTTTCGTAATCACCAATCGACTGATAATGCTCTGCTACTTTCAGACAAGAAAGAAATCGTTCGTCGTCCCAGTCAGAAAGTTCAATATATCGCTTGTGGAAATTAATGGCGTTACCGATATCGCCAACATTCCCATACTCCAATCCAAGATAATAAAGTTGACGAACGTCGCTTTCGCCGTGTTTCGCGTAGTGAGCCTTAAGAATACGAAGATTCCTTCCCGGCTCAGGAACTTTCTTGGAAAAAATCTTCTTATGGACCATTCGGACTTTATCCGAATGGTGTTTCAAGGTATCTTGACGTTGCGGATTCAGAATTTCATGAATCGGTCCGTACCATCGGAAAGCTTCTTTAGGAGAACAAAGTCGTTCTCGTTCTTGAATGCAAGTTACGTTTCCGAATTCATCGTGTGAATATTCGTATGGAAAAAAGATAAGCGTTGGAATAGAATGTCGAGATTTATCGAATTCCCCAACCAAATTTTCTAAATTTTCAGCACCAACGACTACGTCGTCGCCGTCCACCCATAAAACCCATGGTTGGGTAGCTAAATCAAAGCTTCTTTGCCTCGCTGCTGAAAAGTCAGCTATGAGACCATCCGAATCGTTGCAAGCTGAGAACGATTCGAATTTATCAGCGTATCGACGCGCGATTTCAGGTGTGTTATCAGTCGATCCAGTGTCGACAATAACAATTTCCGTCACGAAAGGACGGATAGAACGAAGGCAAGCCTCAAGGTTTGCCTCCTCATTCTTGACAATAAGACACGCAGAGATAGGTGCCGTCACGCACCCACTCTACCGCATCACGTCATTTGAGAGTATGAAGAATAAGGATCAATGCACTGCCCACGGAAACTTGCATTCGTATTGGGCGATGCAGTGAAGTTCCCAGAGATGGTCGTATGATTCGTTTCCATGGTCGCGAGGGCTCCCGAAGATCCAGTCCAGTAAGACTGATTCCCGAGGCCTGAAGCAGTCTCGGATCCACAGAAAAGACCAAAGTTCTCCGCTTCCCCTGTCGTGGAAGCATAATTGAACCAGTTCTGGAACATACTGGTTTGCGTAGTTGCATTATTGGAATAACAAGCAACAGCTACGAAATCAGCGCAGTCCATTAGATTCAACCCTTCAAGTTGATTCGGGCCGCTATTGTATGAGAACGAAAGTGCCGCCGAATTCCCGTCTGCAAGCCACTGCGTTGCGAAACAGCCGACAGGCATGCTAAGGACGCGTTTCGCGGCCAACATCAAATCACAAAGCCCAATGGGCTCAGTAGTCGTGTAACCCGACATCGTCCAGTATTCCACATCGAAAATGAGGCCGTCGAAAGCGCTACCGCCATTGGTGGTCTGCGCCGTGGATAGCATGTTATACGAGGCAATGTGACGAATGATGTTATTCATCACCCATTGCTGATTATGTCCCCAGTCAGTGTTCCCAGCGAGAGCATAGACCCGAATGCCAGAAAGATGAGCGAAATGAATGAATTTCTGGACAGTTGAAACGTGGCCAGTCGACCAGTTACCACCGCCTAGATATCCCCACATATCAAGAAACAACAGGTTTACACCTTGCGATGCGCACCAGTTGAGAAGATTCTGCATCTTGGTATCCGTCGAGAGCGGATCTCCCGAGGAACCGGCCGTCCCACACCACACAAACATGGCGCGGTCAAGATTAGAATTGGGCGGAACGGGAACCGCAACAGATGAGACAGTCATGGCAAACTCCTTCGATTTCAACCGCTTGAATTATAAAGATTGTAGTGAGTACATTTTTAGACTCACAATTCGTAAAAAATCAAACTGACCTGAACAGTATTGGCAGTAGTAGCATCGGGCTTCACATACATAGTAATGCGAGCCGGGCCAGCTATGGGTAAATCTTCAAGATCGTATACTTGCTGCGGTTGAGCAGTAATGATGCGAAATTGACCCCCGAATTGACGCTCCAATGCGTTGGCTGTAAGAGGTAAAGCAACGCGAAGAATTCCACCACAACTAGCACCCTGAGTGCCAAGCAAAAGTCGCTTAATAAAACATGTTTTACCAGCTTGTACGTAATGATGTGCCCAGAAAGTTTGGCCATCACTTGCTGCAATAGTACCTACTGTGGTCGCACCATTTTTAATTGAAATGGTTCCAACATTAGTACCATTGGATCCCACAGTGATACTGTCAATTCGTTCAATAAAACAATAATTGGAATGGGTTGCAGTAACATTGCTAGTTCCGTTCATCGTAAGAGTTTCAGTAAATGGACCAGACATGGTTTGATCATAATAAGTAATCTTAACAGTCCTGGTCCCCGTACCAGCTGCAGCATCATTTGCAGAAGACGAAGAAACCGTAGCAGTAAAATTAGCACTTTGCTCTGTGTATGTCGTCGCACGTACAGCAACAATGCTAGTTGCAGAAGTAGATACATATCCACCTTGCATGGAAATTACGCCGCCAGAAATGAGACCCCTAGCAATAGCTACTCCAGGCGATGCAGAATATTGGAATCCATTCGGGTCAACAATGGCAGCATTGCCATTCTCATCGTAGAATGTGGAATTGACTACAGGGCGGTCATTGATTGCCATGATTAATACTCGTAGTACCCAAATCCACCAAAAAATGAATTAGAACTAGAAGCAGCATCTTGTTGGACGTAAAGAGTAATCCTAGCTGGACCAGAAACTGCAGCAGGAGTGGAATCGAACGTGAAATCTTGATTTCCCCCAGCGTTCACTCGCAACTGTGGGGCAAACGTGATTTCCGCTTGAGAAGGGGAAGAAGTTGGGAACGCCTTTCGAATAGTGACGGAGCCGTTACTGCTGCCTTTGCTGCCTCCGTGGATCGTCACTACATAAGCTGTGTGATTTGCACGAACATAATGATGACACCAATTCGTTTGGTTGTCGCCCGGAGCAATAGTGCCAATAGTGCCACCGCTGCCAGCGGTGCCAACAAAAAGATTGATAGTACCGACGTTCCCTCCGGCAGATCCGACTTGAACGACGGTCATCTTTTCAATGAAACAAATATCTGTAGCGATGGTGTCTACGGGCGTTGTCCCGTTGAGCGTGACAGTCTCCGTTTCCAGATTCGTGAGAGTGGAATCGTAGTAAGTAATGAGAACTGTGCGAGCACCAGTCCCAGCTGAAGCATCATTCGCGCTAGAAGACGAGATAGAACGCTGGGCTCCAGTAGACTGCTCGTTATAAAGAGTAGCACGACATGCAACAATTGAAGGATCGGAAGTGCTTACATAGCCGGGAATGTAGACTGCTTGAGGAGAAAGAGAACCATTGGCAGTAGATTGGTAGTTATTTTCAAAATCAGACTTATCGGAATCGTTTTGAGCTTGAGAATATCCGCCAGAAATGATGCCATCTGGAACCGTTCCTTTCCAGATCGTGCAGATATTCGCTTCAGGTCCATTGTAAAAATAAATCGTATATTTTAATCCATCATCGTCGTATTGGACGATTCCGCCCTTGGATATGTTAACATTCTTCCAAGCAGTCCATGCGTAGAACCTCTGTGTAAACTGGGGAGCGATGGAAATCATAGATCACTGCTCATAGAAATCAAAGCCACCGGAAAAGGTGACTGTGTTACTACTAAATGGGTTAACCCATAACTGAATACGAGCAGGGCCAACCACCTGAATTGGCGTACCATAATTCCGAGTAATCTCACTGCTCTGTCCGAACAAATAAAGAGCGTCAGACACCTGTTTGTCAGGAGAAGTCGTAGAGCTCAGATCCTGTGCCCGAAGAGTAAAAACCCCTCCTTGAGAAATGCCGGATGAATTACTACCAATACTGATTCCAGTGATATAGCAAGTCTTACCGGAAGGAACATAATGGAGTCCCAGATACACCGTGTTGTCCGTTGCATTCATCGTCATGATGGTCGCTCCGGTACCAGCAGTAGCTGCTTTCAAAGTAATCGATCCGACGTTTGAACCCGTACTGCCGACGGAGATTACTTCGATCTTCTCTACGTAGCAAATAGTAGTCGAGACCGTATTCACAGCCGTAGTGCCATTCATAGCCACTACTTCAGTATTCGGACCAACCCCGGCAGAAGTGTAGTATGTAATTTTAACTTGTCGGGCGCCAGTTCCGGCAGACGTGTCATTCGCACTCGATGAGACAATGGATCGTTGGGCGTTAGAAGTCTGCTCTGTTAAAGTAGTCCTACGAACAACAACATTTCCGGTATTGGTAAGAACCACATCTCCTGTAACAAATCCGGCAGTAGTGGCCGAAGCACTAGCTGGTGCTATAACGACACGACCGGTCGTATCTGTAAGAAGTGCGCGAAGGGTGCTCCCGTCACTTCCACCAACCTGAGCAACAGACGGCGGAAGTGCTCCCGTTATACCAGACTGACCGGCGAAAAGAACAGAATTATCATAAATTAAACTAGAACGAAGGGAACAGGAAGCTGTCCCGGAAGTGAACGCAGATACTCGGACTCGGGCATGTGAAGCTCCGCCCGCCCCAACAATTGTTCTAGATGTAGCAGTGTTATTGGATGTAAAAACAATACTGGAAACCTTATTATCGGTAGTTGGATCATCAAAGAATGTAGTAACCCAAGTCGTTCCACCATCAAATGATACTTCAGGAACGATGGTCCCAATCAAAGTTCCGGCAGAAAGTTGGAATCCAATACTAGAATGACCCGAGAGAGGAACTTGAACGTTAGCATTTGCGGCATTCAAACTCCCATCATTCAAAGAATCAGGAGTTTGAATTGAAAGGACTCCACCCGTAGGGACTCCGGCGGTTCCGACGCCTTGAATGGAAAGAATGCCTCCAGTAGGTCCTGTCGGATTCCCAAATCCTTGTACGCTTACAGGTCCTGTAATACCAACAGCTCCAAGAGGAGCAACAGCTCCCGTAATTCCAACTGCATTGAGTCCAGTAACTCCAACATAACCGGTGACACCTACCGGACCTGTGATTCCAACAGCACCCTTTAAAGCAACTGGACCAGTAATGCCTACGGCATTCAGACCAGTAATCCCAACATAACCGGTGACACCAACTGGACCCGTAATTCCAACAGCGCCCTTTAAAGCGACTGGTCCAGTAATTCCTACGGCGTTAAGCCCGGTAACTCCAACATAACCGGTGACACCTACCGGACCTGTAATTCCGGCGACGACGGATACGGGATACGAACCAGTCTGACCTTGAACTGTCATCACCCCACCAGTGGGTGATGGGGCACCGGGGGTGCCCTGGCCCTGGTCCACGAAAATAGGAGCAGGAGCGGCAATGATTACGGCCGACATAAATTAGACGTCCCTCGTCATGGAGTATGACGTCAATCTGTTACCCGAATAGGTGTAGTTAATGGTAACCTGAGACACGATCGTCACCCCATCTGCGGCATAAACCTTCCGAACCTCGGTCGTGAGCTTGTTGCCCATATATGTATAATTAATCTGCTTCAGCAAGCTATTATCAGAATGGCGCCTCCATTGTTCCTGAATGATATTATTTCCAGAATAAGTATTGGAATAATCGTTGGAAGGTGCTACAGGATCTGCCGCAAGCAAAAGGTCGCTCGGACCGGTGGGACCAGTTGCGCCCTGGACTCCAGTTGCGCCTTGTGGACCGGTCGCACCCTGCGGTCCGGTTGGACCCGTGACACCTAGCGGTCCAGTTGGACCCGTGGCCCCTGTGACTCCGGGAGATCCTTGAATACCTTGAGGGCCAATGGGACCAGTTGCACCCGTGACACCCGGTGAGCCTTGTGGACCGATTGGACCCGTAGCTCCAGTGACTCCAGGAGAACCTTGCGGGCCTGTTGATCCTTGAGAACCAGTTGCACCAGTGACACCCGGTGATCCTTGAGGACCTATGGGACCGGTTGCCCCAGTAATACCTTGAATTCCAGTGGCGCCTTGTGGTCCAGTTGCTCCTGTAATTCCTGGAGATCCTTGCGGACCAACTGGACCAGTTGCACCAGTAACACCGGTGACACCCGGAGATCCCTGTGTCCCTTGAACACCAGTCGCACCTCGCGGGCCGGTGGGACCGGTTGCACCCGTGACTCCAGGAGATCCCTGCGTTCCCTGAGGACCAGTAAATCCAGTGACACCCGGAGATCCATGCGTCCCTTGAATACCAGTCGCACCCTGGGGACCCGTCGCACCTGTGACTCCAGGAGACCCTTGAGGCCCGGTGGCTCCGGTTACGCCTGTAACTCCAGGAGAGCCTTGAGGACCAGTTGCTCCAGTGACGCCGGGAGACCCTTGAGGACCAATAGGACCTGTAAATCCAGTAACACCAGGGGATCCTTGCGTTCCTTGAGGCCCAATCGCACCTTGAGGCCCAGTGGGACCAATGGGACCAGTAACTCCAGGGGATCCTTGGACACCTGTCGCACCTTGAGGGCCAGTTGGACCCGTTGCTCCGGGGGATCCTTGCGGGCCTGTTGCACCAGTAACTCCAGGGGATCCTTGGATTCCTTGAGGACCCGTAGGACCCGTGGCTCCAGTAACCCCAGGAGATCCTTGTGGCCCAGTTGCACCTGTGACTCCGGTGATTCCAGGAGAGCCTTGGGGCCCAGTTGCACCGGTAACGCCCGGGGACCCTTGAATGCCTTGTGCGCCAGTAGCGCCGGTGACACCAGGAGATCCTTGGGGACCAGTTGCGCCTTGAGGCCCTGTCGCTCCGGTTACACCAGGAGAACCTTGAATTCCCTGAGGACCAGTTGCACCAGTAACGCCGTCAGCACCAGTTGATCCTTGCGGACCGGTCGCTCCAGTGATGCCTGGAGGCCCTTGTGGCCCCGTGGCTCCAGTGACTCCGGTGACACCAGGAGATCCTTGGGGACCAATTGCACCCGTGGCTCCAGTGACTCCGGGAGATCCTTGTGGTCCAGTGGATCCAGTGACTCCTGGTGAACCTTGCGTACCTTGAGAACCGGTTGCACCTTGTGGTCCTGTGGGTCCAGTTGCTCCGGTAACACCATCAACTCCAGTTGCACCCTGTGGTCCAGTTGCACCAGTAACCCCCGGCGATCCTTGCGTTCCTTGAGGACCGGTAGCACCAGTAACCCCCGGCGATCCTTGCGTTCCTTGAGGACCGGTAGCACCCGTGTTCCCTGGAGAACCTTGCGGACCAGCTGGCCCTGTGGCGCCTGTAACACCAGGTGATCCTTGAATTCCTTGCGGACCAGTTGCACCAGTAACTCCAGGACTTCCTTGCGGACCAGTGGCCCCCGTGACACCATCTGCGCCAGTGGCACCCTGAGGCCCTGTTGCACCTGTAACTCCGGGAGATCCTTGTGGGCCGGTGGAGCCTTGCGGCCCCGTTGGACCCGTGGCTCCAGTAATTCCGGGTGAACCTTGTGCGCCTTGCGGACCGGTCGGGCCAGTAAAACCGGTGAATCCAGGCGAGCCCTGGTCTCCTTGTGGACCTGTAGCTCCAGTGACGCCAGGGCTACCTTGAGGTCCAGTGGGCCCTGTTGCACCTGTAACCCCGGGGGATCCTTGAGGTCCAGTGGGACCGGTAAAACCTGTGATTCCAGGAGACCCTTGAACACCTTGAGGTCCGGTTGGCCCTGTGGCGCCAGTCGCACCTTGCGGGCCTGTGACGCCGGTGAACCCAGGTGATCCTTGAGGACCAGTTGCACCAGTGACTCCTGGAGATCCTTGCGGTCCAATTGGACCCGTCGCACCGGTGAATCCAGGCGAACCCTGATCACCTTGTGGGCCCGTTGGGCCTGTGGCCCCCGTGACTCCAGGCGATCCTTGATCGCCCTGGGGACCAGTTGGACCCGTCGCTCCTGGAGATCCTTGCCCACCTTGAGGACCAGTGGGCCCTGTGGTGCCGGTGATTCCAGGAGAACCCTGTGGACCTTGCGGACCAGTTGGCCCGGTCGCGCCAGTAACTCCTGGAGATCCTTGTTCCCCTTGAGGCCCCGTAGGACCGGTCGAGCCCGTGACTCCAGGAGAACCTTGGATTCCCTGCGGGCCGGTTGCACCAGTAACACCATCGGCGCCAGTCGCTCCAGTAACCCCTGGGGATCCTTGAGTACCCTGAGGCCCGGTCGATCCCGTGACTCCGGTAACACCTGGAGACCCTTGGACTCCTTGGGGACCCGTCGGCCCTGTAGCTCCAGTGACTCCATCAGCTCCGGTTGCACCTTGAGACCCGGTAGAACCTGTAACGCCCGGTGATCCTTGTGGACCGATCGGACCGGTTGCTCCAGTGACGCCAGGGCTACCTTGAGAACCAACTGGACCGGTTACTCCTGGAGACCCTTGTCCTCCTTGAGGACCTGTAGGACCTGTCGCTCCAGTAACACCATCCGCACCAGTGGGTCCTTGAGGACCTGTCGCGCCAGTAGCCCCCGTTACACCGTCCGCGCCAGTGGGTCCTTGAGGCCCCGTGAGACCCGTCGCGCCAGGAGAGCCTTGAATCCCCTGCGGGCCAGTCGCTCCAGTAATGCCGGGTGAACCTTGATCGCCTTGCGGTCCAGTTGGACCCGTAGACCCGGTTACACCAGGAGAGCCTTGGATGCCTTGGAAACCTGTGGCGCCTTGCGGACCTGTGGGACCAGTCGCGCCAGTAACTCCATCGATTCCAGTTGCACCTTGTGGACCAGTTGCTCCAGTAACACCTGGAGATCCTTGACTACCTTGCGGACCCGTTGGCCCGGTGGCACCTGTAATCCCCGGGGACCCTGGATTTCCTTGCGGACCCGTGGGACCAGTAACACCTGGTGATCCTTGAGACCCTGTAGACCCTTCAGGACCAGTTGCACCGGTAACTCCATCTGCTCCAGTCGCGCCCTGCGGGCCTGTGGGACCAGTGGCACCAGTAACACCTGGCGATCCTTGGATTCCTTGAGGACCCGTAGGACCCGTTGCTCCATCAGCACCGGTAACGCCTTGAGGACCTGTCGCGCCGGTAATTCCGGGCGAGCCTTGTGGACCTGTAACACCGGGAGACCCCTGCGGGCCAGTTGCACCGGTGACTCCATCAGCCCCCGTTGAACCTTGCGGGCCCGTAGCGCCTGTTGCTCCAGGTGATCCTTGCGGGCCCGTGACTCCGGTGACTCCAGGAGATCCTTGTGGACCGGTAGGCCCGGTTGAACCGGTAACTCCGTCCGCACCAGTTGCACCTTGGGGACCCGTGACTCCGGTGACTCCGGTAACACCTGGAGAACCTTGTACTCCTTGGGGCCCAGTAGGGCCAGTAGCACCGGTGACACCATCAGCTCCGGTTGGCCCTTGAGGTCCAGTGGCTCCGGTTACTCCGGGCGATCCTTGCTGTCCTTGAGGACCGGTCGGGCCTGTAGTACCGTCAACTCCCGTGGCACCTTGTGGACCAATTGGACCTGTAAATCCAGTAACACCAGGGGATCCTTGCGGGCCAGTTGCACCAGTAACCCCAGGTGAACCTTGGACTCCTTGAGGACCAGTGGCTCCAGTGAATCCTGGAGAACCCTGTTCGCCTTGCGGACCAGTTGATCCAGTGACGCCAGTAACTCCATCGGCGCCTGTAGCACCTTGGGGTCCAGTGGCCCCCGTGACCCCTGGAGATCCTTGCGGGCCAATTGGGCCTGTGGCCCCCGTGACTCCAGGCGATCCTTGATCACCTTGTGGGCCTGTGGGCCCAGTAGCTCCTGTGACGCCAGGCGATCCTTGATCGCCTTGAGGACCTGTGGAGCCAGTAAATCCTGGAGACCCTTGCGGGCCCGTAGCTCCGGTTGAACCAGGAGAACCTTGTGGCCCAGTTGCACCAGTTACTCCAGGAGATCCTTGAATTCCTTGAGGACCCGTAGAACCGGTTGCACCGGTGACTCCATCGGCACCCGTTGCGCCTTGAGGACCAGTTGGGCCCGTCGCACCAGTGACTCCAGGTGATCCTTGATCGCCTTGAGGACCCGTTGGTCCGGTGACTCCAGTTACTCCGGGCGATCCTTGGTATCCTTGGGGACCCGTTGCACCTGTAACTCCATCAACCCCCGTTGCGCCTTGCGGACCAGTAGCCCCCGTGACTCCAGGAGACCCCTGTTCGCCTTGTGGGCCCGTTGGACCTGTCGCACCAGTGATACCTGGGGACCCTGAATCTCCTTGCGGACCAGTTGGACCCGTAAATCCAGTAACCCCAGGTGATCCCTGTGGTCCCGTTGCTCCAGTAACTCCAGGTGAACCTTGATCGCCTTGCGGGCCAGTCGGTCCCGTTGCTCCAGTTAGACCATCTGAACCGGTCGCGCCTTGTGGACCAGTTGCACCAGTGACTCCAGGATTTCCTTGCGGACCAGTTGTACCAGTGACACCATCAACGCCCGTCGCACCTTGAGGTCCCGTTGGACCCGTGGCACCGGTAACGCCGTCCGCTCCAGTCGCGCCTTGCGGACCCGTGGGTCCGGTAGTTCCAGTAACACCAGGCGAACCTTGATCACCTTGAGGCCCCGTGGCTCCCGTGGCTCCGGGAGAACCTTGAGGCCCGGTTGCACCGGTTACTCCTGGACTACCTTGGACACCTTGAGGACCTGTGAATCCTGTGATGCCTGGCGATCCTTGATTACCTTGAAGACCTGTAGCGCCTTGTGGGCCAGTCGCTCCCGTGACTCCGGGCGATCCTTGAGGCCCTGTTGCTCCTTGCGAACCAGTTGGACCAGTTGGACCTTGGGGTCCGGTCGCACCTGGAGAGCCTTGAGGACCAGTAGTCCCCGGAGATCCTTGAGGACCGGTCGCTCCAGTGACACCGTCCGAGCCAGTTGGGCCAGGAGAACCTTGCGGGCCAGTAGAACCTTGCGGGCCAGTTGCTCCAGTTACTCCGGGCGATCCTTGAGGTCCGATGGCACCTGTGACGCCGGTAGGTCCAGCAGGACCAGTCGGACCTTGAGGCCCCGGTAAACCTGTGAATCCACGAGGTCCCGGAGTTCCTTGTTCACCTTGCGGACCCGTGGGCCCAGTAGCCCCCGCAGGACCAGTCGGACCTGTGGATCCCGTGACTCCGGGGGATCCTTGGATGCCCTGAGGACCTGGAGAACCTTGAGGTCCGGTAGTTCCCACAGGACCAGTTGGACCCGTTGCACCAGTAACCCCAGGTGAACCTTGAACGCCCTGTGGCCCTGTTACTCCTTGCGGACCCGTGGCACCTTGCGGACCCGTAGGCCCAGCCGAACCTGTAACGCCTTGGGGTCCGGTAGAACCTTGCGGACCCGTGGCACCTTGCGGACCCGTGGCACCTTGCGGACCCGTCGGTCCCGTGGCACCTTGTGGGCCCACGGGCCCAGTCGAACCTTGAATTCCAGTAACACCTTGCGGACCAGTTGGTCCAGTTGGACCAGTCGCGCCTTGGGGTCCCGTGGCTCCTTGTGGACCAGTTGGACCAGTCGCGCCTTGAGACCCAGTGGATCCCTGAGGACCTGTCGCCCCTTGAGGCCCGGTTGTGCCTGTAGCGCCGCGAGGACCGGTAGGTCCTGTAGAGCCAGTTACACCTTGGAACCCTGTAGCTCCTTGCGGTCCAGTGACACCTTGCGGACCAGTTGGCCCAATTGATCCAGTAGGACCAGTTGGACCAGTCGCGCCCTGAAGGCCCGTAGCTCCTTGCGGACCCGTAGCTCCGGTAGTTCCTTGGGCTCCCGTGGGACCTTGGGCTCCCGTGGCACCCTGAGGACCTGTGAAGCCAGGAGAGCCTTGTGGACCCGTCGTCCCTGGGCTTCCTTGGGGTCCCGTAGCTCCAGTAACTCCTTGGGGACCGGTCGCTCCTTGGGGACCGGTCGCTCCGGTAACTCCTGGATTTCCTTGGGGTCCCTGAAGACCAGTTGCACCTCGAGGACCTGGAGTCCCCTGAATGCCCTGATCGCCTTGGGGACCTGTTGTACCCGTTGCGCCGGTAACGCCAGGACTCCCTTGAACCCCTTGAATACCTTGAAGACCAGTCGCGCCCTGCGGACCCGTTGCGCCAGCAGGACCTGTGGGACCAGTCGCTCCAGTTGATCCTTGAAGACCAGTCGCGCCCTGCGGACCCGTTGCGCCCTGCGGTCCAGTCGCACCAGTTATTCCCGGTGAACCTTGCGGTCCAGTTGGACCCGTTGCGCCTTGCGGACCCGTTGCGCCTTGCGGACCCGTTGCGCCGGTAAAGCCAGGTGAACCTTGATCACCTTTCGGACCCGTGGGACCAGTTGCCCCCGTTGATCCTTGTGGACCTGTTGATCCTTGTGGACCCGTTGGACCTGTTGAACCCTGGATTCCAGTCGCGCCTTGCGGACCGGTCGGTCCCGTCGCCCCATCTGGACCGGTGTTACCCTGGGGACCTATTGGTCCCGTAGAACCCGGTACACCATCAGCTCCTGTTGTGCCTTGAGGCCCCGTAGGCCCTGTGGGACCAACAGGTCCGATCGAACCGGTAATGCCTTGAAGACCCGTTGCACCTTGCGGACCCGTAACTCCAGCAGGACCCGTTGCTCCGGTAACACCGTCTATTCCGGTCGGACCTTGGACACCAGTTACCCCCGGCGACCCTTGCGGACCTTGGGGGCCCGTAGCTCCAGTCGCCCCAGGATGCCGCGGCGCTCCTCGGGGGTTGTCGATCGACATAGGTTCAGCTGGAGGCAGTCAAGGTGATACCGATAGTTCCCGGCGCTCCAGGGACTCCTTTCTCAGCCGCAATTAACCGAACGGTTGTAGTACCTCCGGGGATAGTCACGTAAAGAATGAAATTGATCGGATTCCCGTCCAGAGGAGCAGGGCCATCCAAACTCTGAAGAAACATGTCTTGAGAAGAATTCGCCGAGTTGACGATAAGAATGTCATGGTCAACTAGAGTTTCCTGGGTTTCTTCCACGCCGTTTCCCCAGAACAGTTTAAAAGTGGCGAACCCATTCGGAGCACCGCGAGTATATGTGATATAGAAAGTAATGTGACGAACTCCCCGCGGAATTGCAAAAGGAGGTTGGCTCGTGGTATTCCCGGAAGGAGGAAGAGGCCCCGTTACAAGATGAATTACCCGTGGAATTTCAAATTGGCAACAAGTGGGATTACTCATCACGACAGGCACCACCGGGATAGTGACACCACAAGGTGCTGAAGGAGCTGAACAAGGCCTATCGCATGCACACGGGTCGCATGGTGTAGAGCAATCCATGAGTAGTCGAGGAGCAAGAATGACGGGACAATTGGAACAGGGGTCAAAAAAGAACCCGTCACAGAGAATAGGAACAAGTGGAGTAAAGGGATTTATTGGATTGATGACAGAGAATCGCATGGACTTCGATTCTAACGGGGAATCTGCGAATGCCATCCATTCCCACGTAACGAGATAGTCACCACTGCATACGCATACGTTCCATTGGACAAAATACTCACCCATAGCAGCACGCGTAGCTATGGTCCTTGGAGAAACAGATCTCCCGACCGCATCGTAGATAGTCCAGAAAACTGCAAAAGCATCAGCAGGGAGGCCTTCAGGACTCTTCAAGAAAAGAGGCAAGTCCCCGCGACCAAGGAAAGTTCCAGAGAGGTAAGTAAAACCTCCCCTTTCCGGAATGTCGTTCGGGTTTAAAGGTTCACACGGACCATAACTAGATGGATCTACTACGAAGAATTGTTCAGTGAACTTCCTCGGTAATTGGCCCGATTCAGGAATTACAGACCACTCGATTCGATAATTCCCATTTTTGACATCGGAATACCAGGGAGCATAATACTCACCTGTCTTGGCTCGAATGGCAGGCAAATCTTTGCCACTCACTTTGGATCCATCAAAGCCAAACACCGTCCAACGGACGTCAAAGGCATCCTGAGCTTGACCGAGATCGTTACTCAGATAAATCCTGAGATCGCCTCGTGAGAGTCGGCTTCGAACGAGGAATGAAGGCATTCCATTAGAGAGTCAGATTAGTGGCTTATTGCCATGAGTTTGTGCGTACCTGTCTTTAGCTTTCTTCGATTTACATTGTTTGCAAGTCAGTTGAATGATTCCACGGCGAACGCGTGCATAGCACTCGGAGATTGGAATCCGACCGTGTTGCTTGCAAGCGAAATACTGCTTGGGCTGCATAGCCTTGAAACGCCGACTGGCGATGCTATTGCTGATCGCTAGCCGGCTTGGCGCATTACCATTCGCCTTGTAAGTATCACTAATTTTGCGAAGAACGTCGGGACTTCGATTCTAGTTAGAAGCTACAATCTTGGCTCGGCATTCAGAAGTCATTGAGGCCGTATTTCTGGCTGCGATCACCACGGGATCTTGAGCTAGTGCTTTGAGCCTTGATTCAATAAGAGCCCGATATTCCGGATTTTGGAACGCCAGGTTTAAACTGGCCTGCCGCTTTTCACGGTAACCAGGGCGATTCCATGGATTTTTTACCAGGTGTGGGGTATGAGCTCCACCCTTCGCGAGGTTGAATCCCTTCTCTGGATTGCGCGTGTCGTAGCGCCTGACGAAGAACTTTTCAAGTGCGTTGGCTAGCCTAACGTCGTTACACGTCATCAAAACGTCGTGCGTGAACGCTTCGGGTCCATACTTACGAATTGCGTTCCAAAAATACGCGCATCCTTTACCGTGTTTAGCCATCGCGTCATACATATGGCGGTTCCATCGCTTCATCATCGTGAGCTTCGTAAGCCCGATGTAGCGACGGCCAGTTGCAACGTGCGTATGGCAGTAAACCGTCCAGAGGAGCCCCATGAAGGACTCTACTGGATCAATAGCATTCGTAAACTAAGAAGACTTCACAAAAGAAGCGTTGAGACCACCCACAGGACCAGTCGGAGCAAAAGACCCGGCGGGAACCACGTCGAATTCATGAATGAATTCCACTCCGAAATCAACACTCCTCAAAATGAGACGCCAGAAACCAATCCTGTCTGGAAAAAATCGGAGAGAATAAAATGTGGAGTTCACGGCCGTCTCATTAAAGAAAATCTGACCAGCACAAACTGATGAATCCGGTACAAAGCTGCCATCCACCAGAGGCCAAGGTGATTCCACATTATTGACGAATAATTTTAAAGTTATGCTCGATACGAGCACTCCAGGAACGCGATTGATGCTTCCAACAGGATTATAGAAATCCAGTTGATCGTAGATGATCGAGCCCGCAGCAACGAGGCGCTCCATACGGAGCATGATGGATTAGCGTCCTATCGACATCTCGATGGTACTGGTCCGGAAACATGAATAGTGGATATTTCGGCTCGGGACGAGGAAATGGAACCAACTTCAAGGACGAAGAACTGGATGAAGCCCGTTCTATCATCAGACAATATGAAGAACAGCTGAACAGGATTCAAAAGATGCCTTCACCCCGAGCAATTGTGGTGAACGTATCCGAAGCCCAGAAGTCTGTTCTTCTAGCTGCAGGCTCAGGGTCTATCCTGGAAGTTCCGCTCCCCGCAGAGCACGCGTCACGGCTAAAGACGGGGACTGTCGTCAAATGCATTTCTGAGACGATGGGAATTATTGGAATCGTGGACGTTCCGGAACCCATTGGTGAAATTGCTACAGTCCGAACTGATGGGAAAGACGGCCTGTGCGAGATCGATTATGGTGGCAAGGTTCGGATGATCCGTTATGGCTTCCAGAAAGCTCCGGAAGCCGGAGATAGAATCATCGTAGATAGTACGTGTTCCGTAGCGGTCGTTTCGTTGGGGAAAGATGATACAAAATTCTCTTTCACGGGCGAAACGGGAGTGCTTTGGGATGATATTGGAGGCCTTGAAAAGGCAAAAGAAGATTTGAAAGAAGCCGTTGAAATGCCTTTCCGGCATGCAGATCTCTATAAAGCCTATGGTAAGAAGCCTGCACGAGGAGTATTGCTCTACGGACCGCCGGGGTGTGGAAAAACCATGCTCGGTAAGGCCGTAGCCACTTCCATGAGCCAAATTCATGGAAAGGAAGCTTCAGCCACAGGATTCGTATACGTCAAAGGCCCTGAGCTTTTGGATAAGTTTGTGGGTACTACTGAAGCCAATATTCGAGCACTCTTCGCCAGGACTCGCAGTCATTTTAAAAAGAATGGGTATCTTGCAGTCCTCTTGATTGATGAAGCCGATGCGCTTCTCGGCAAACGCGGGGCTAGACTCAACATGGGAATGGAAACTACGGTAGTCCCACAGTTCCTTTCAGAGATGGATGGTCTCTATGAATCAGGATGCATCATCATCTTAGCCACCAATCGTCCTGATACGTTGGATCCAGCCATTACGAGAGAAGGTCGAGTGGACATCAAAGTTCAGGTGACTCGACCTGATCGGAGAGGAATTGAAGATATCCTCAGATTGAATCTCGCAAATAGACCCGTACATGACCTGGAACGAACGGTGAAAGCTGGAGCGGATTCATTGCTTTCACCAGCTAACGTTCTCTATGAAGTTGTTCTGAAAGATAAAAAGGTAGAAAAATTTACCCTAGAATCGCTCCTATCCGGGTCTATGGTAACCACTGTAGTGGAAAGAGCTGCCACACTAGCACTTCGTGAAGATGTCAAAAATGGAGGAAGAGCTGGTGGAATCCAAGTGAGGCACTTAGAGGCTGCGGCACAACTTGTATTCATGCAAAACCTTCACACAAATCACGACGAAGCTTTAGAGGATTTCTGTGAACGCTTTTCAGATCAAGTCAAAGAGATCAGGCGACCCAAAGAAGAGTCAAGCCTGATTAGACTCAGTTGAGTCAAAAACACATCTGTTTATAATCTTTGATCTTTTGAGCGTACTCCGAGAACCGCCCCTGGCCTGAGTGATAAGCGTCTCGGAGTTCCTTAATGGATCCAGCTTTGTTCGTGAAAACGAAATATACTCGTTTCCTGTCACTATTGTGAATTCGTTCTTCTCGTTTCCGAACGAAGTCACAACCTGCTATTGCAAAATAGGCCGCCAAGTAGATGTCGGTGGTCTCGTACTCTTCGTCTTCAGTTACCGGCATAGTATATATATCCGTATCTCAGCAATACCCTACCAATGGATACGGAATACGATTAGATCGCTTTCCTTCGGGCCCTGTATACTCTCATACCAAGCGCTATTGACGCGAGTGCACGTCCGACATACTCGGCTTCCCTTCCGTCAGTCCGATATAGCGGCGTCCAGATTCAATATGCGTATGACAGTATATCGTAAAAACGATTGGAGCCCCAAGAACTTTCGTTCGAGGGGCTCCTTTCAGGTTCTTGAAAGTTCCCATTAAGGAACTTTACCAACCAATAGCATTAACCCGGATCAAACTACGAAGGGTGTAGAACCATCATTGGCTACGATGGCAGCCGCTACTCCAGCCGGCAATCCAATACGAGTTCCACCAGGCTGGAAAGCCGAAGAAGCCCACTTCGAGAGGTTGCCGTAGACGAAACTCATCAATACCATTCCAGTTTCAACGAGGCTCGGAGCAACAGCATCTGCGATGGCATTGTCAAGAGCCGTCTGAGCAGTCGTGGAAAGGAGTGAAAAGGTCGAGAGAGCGTTGATGGTGGCCGCCGCAACGTTGATCGTCGTAGCAGACGGGTAGACTGCCGTCTTCAGTGCAGAAACGGCGAGAGGAGAAGTCGCCGCTGCCGTGATACCGACCACCGTGTGGAATGCGCCAGCCGAAGGCAGAGTCGCACTGACCTCAATGTACGCATTGGCACCGGCGACCGTCGTGTCGATCGTGATCTGATTGGTACCACTGATGCGAGCAACCAGCGGCAGGCCCGCCGCCGAGAAGCCAGCATTCAGATCAGAAACCAGTTGGGTCTTGGCTGCAGTCGCACTGGACGTAACCACGATCTGAGTGAAAGAAGCTGACGCGCTGGCTCTGACGTTGAACTTGGTTCCGTTGGCAACAGTCGTGTCAACTGTTGCCGCCGTGTTGGAGCCACGAATGGTCAGGAACGCATAGGTATTGAGTACGGCCTGTAGCTCTGCGTCCGTCGGCTTGTGGAAGTAACGGGACTGACCAGCAGGCTGGCTCGAGAAATTCCGCTGAGAGCGGTTCTCGACATCCTGAAGGTACATGTGAGCGATGTCCGATCGAACGATTCCAACGCGCATTGTGGTCTCCTCAATTCCTTACGCCATCAAAGCGTGAAAAAAGTTCCCGAACATCACGTGAGCGTGAACTGGTTGCTGAACTTGGAGTTTGCCTGGATGACAACCTTCCATCCAGTGGCGGGAGTTCCGATGGTAACAACCCCATCGAGAATCGTGATCGAAGTGGCACCAATCGTGTTGAAGGCCGATTGGGGGATCTTCTGACTTGCACCCAGAAGATTCGTCAAAGTGGCATAGGTGATATCCGGTGCCACCGAAAGGAACGTCGTGCCCGTAATGGTCGTCGTACCGGCAGAATTCGAAGCCGCAGTAACAACAGGAGTTGCCACAAGACTGGATGCGATGACTGAATAAGTCACTTGACCAGCTGCAGAAAGCCCCGCAATTACGCCCTTCGGTGCCATCGCCAATAAAACTTCGTCAGACTCAACCATGTCAAGATAACCCTTGACGCTGGGATCCACCGGGTTGGCGTAGGGAACGTAGACCTTGCGTTTCGGATGCTGAGCGTAGCCTTCGAAATTGCCTTGGCTCGTATCGATCTTGTCCAAAAGGATCGAACGAACTTGCAACTGCTGATTTACGACCCTGACAAGATTGATGGACATTTCGAGTCTCCTGGGATGGTCTCAGGATAAAAGATGCATCAGAAATGTTCGCTGTTCCGGAGTGTGAACACAGCGTAGATCTCCGTGGGTGCACCATTACCCCGAATGAAGAGTTGAGATATAGAAGTAAACACATGCCGATAATTCGTGAACTCCGATGATAGTGGGTTCACGGCGAATTCTGGACCATTTGGTTCAAATGCTACGAAGCAAATAGCAGCTCCTTGATTTTGAAATTCCCAGTCATTGCATTGCATCGGCAATTGGATTTCCAATGCATGAGCAAGATCCGCTTCGGTTGGTGCATTCCCGTGCAACACACAAGACCTGTTGGGAGTGGAATCATACGGCAGAATGAGGTGCATAGCCTCAGCCGGACCTACAGTCCCGTCCGTCCCAACTTGTTTGATCTGAACGTAGAAAGGCTTGGTGTCGTCTACCGCCGGAGTACCAGTAGTGTAATCCGAAGGGTCGAACAAAAACCTCGTCAGCCCCTTGAATTCGCCATCAGAAGATGTGCCAAAAAAAGGCACTGATACTGATTTTAGTCCAGCTGCAGGCACAGTTTCGAACTGTGTAAAGGCTGAATCAAAATTGGCTGCGGCGAAAAATTGATATGCCGCCACGTTCGGACGCGCACGCAGGTTCAGGTCAACCAGGTGGTTCCGGCGCCGAGTGACGGATAGAGATCTCGCCATTTCGGCAGAAGTCAGGAATAAAAGGCTTGACCCTTAACGAGTATATCTGGAATCATACTGAACTTCTTGAGATTTACGTTCGTTTTTCGGGACCCACCATCCGATTGCATGGAAGCCACCCAATTCCCGAGCATGAATTTGAGGGTCTTTACCCATCGGGACAGCATGGATTGCAGCGTTCTTTGGAACTGGAGCATTCCAAAGAGGCATGTTTATGGAGTCCACTCCCGTCACTACGAAACTACGAACAGGTTTATCCCCATCCCAAGTCGTCAAGAAGGCTTTACCTGATTCGTCATACCAGCCCAAAAGATAGACGTGATCCCAAGACGGTGAAAGCGTCATAAAGGGAGCAATGGCATCCCAAAAAGTGTTCCCATCAACGGTAAAAGTGAAGGGAGGCCCATCTTGGAATTTGGCGTGAATCAAAACAACGGAGTTGATAGTCGGCACCAAATTTGCCGTCTTCAGTCCAGTTCGTGGATCAGGAGACTTCTTAGACTCGAATCCGCGAGTTTCGTCCCAACTCAAAACTTTCAAACTCATCATGTCCATGATGGACACCATACGCTCACTTAGACTTCGCTTTTTCTTTACTAATCTTTTCGTTGTAAGTAGCACCTACAGAGATAGAATCAGCACCAATTGCAGCTTGCCGGTCTTTGTCTGCCATAGCAAGTGATTGGGCTTCTCGCCAACTCTCAGTAATGTGGCCTTGGTAATTGGGAGTAGCATCCCGATTAATATGGCCGTACCTGTCTTTCTGACGGCGTTCCATTTCCTGGGATTTCTTATTCCGATAATCTTTGAAACGATTACCCTTGGAAGGCCATGATCCTGACGGCCCGTCCTTCAGGGCGAATTGGACTACACTAGGAGTGAAGCGGTACTCACATTCTGAACCACACGCTTCACATTTAGGTCGATACTCTTTGAAACCGTTCATCGAATGATCTTCTTCCTGAGAATGGAAGCAAGCATCATTGGTGCAAAAATACTCATACGTAGGCATCAGGAACTCTACTTCTTGGAATTCGTAGGAAGATCTTCCTCAACTTCTTCTTCGTCTTCGGATTCTTCCGATTCTGGTTCTTCCTCTTCTTCGGGCGATACTTGTTCCTCTTCCTCCTCGGATTCTAGATCCAGAGTTTCATCCTTTGAAGCTTCGGAATCTTCCACCGGGGGTTCAATTTCAGTAATTTCGACCTCTTCGGGTTCAGTTTCCGTCTCTGGTGCCTCTTCCCAATCAATTTCAACATCCGCATCTTCAGATTCGACATCTTCAAGAGGAACTTCGGCGGCCCCTTCCAGACGATCCCACTCGGAATCTATAACATCAAGTAATTCTTTCTCATCAAGCCCCCAGTTTTCATCAGTGACTTCTTGGACGAATCCATCTAGGCGCTTGAGGACTGCATAAGCATGCTTGCAAAGCCAGTATTTCCTGTCAGGATCGCGTTCATTAGGCGGACCGGCAGTACCTTCAGGATTTCCCAGCAGAAAGTTATTCTCTTTAGCATGGAACTCAGGACCATTCCATCGCCAGAAAGGGCAAGTACAAGACATTGCGACTTGATTGACGTCAGATAAGGACGCCCGCACAGTTTTGGCGCCGTTCCCGCAATTAACGGAAAAAGTGAAAACTCTGCTACGTTTATCGTATGAAACGAGTTTAACGTCGCAAGATTTGGCATTGGATCGAATTTTCTCCGGAGCTCGCGGCTCTAGAGCCTCCGGTTTCAACGCGAGTCGAACCAAAAGTATGGACGAATGGCGTACAGGCTTTTCTTTGGATCTGTATGGATAATCCCAATACTGCGTCATGTCTACGTCTGACATATACGAAGTATCGGTCGGATCCTGGACATTTTCATCGAAATCATACTCTTGATGATGCGTCATGTCGTCCGCATCATCAATTTCGAAAATTGAACCGGGTTCCGAACTCGGAACAGTTGGTTCGTTGTCATCATAAACAAACGTTTTGGTGCCGAAATAATCGGCTTCTTCCGTTTCACCAGTAGGACTCGTACCATCCGCTGTCCTAATTGAAGCAATGCGGCTTGCAATTCTAGCAATCCTACTAGCCGCCACTCGCTCTACTTTGATCGGAATCAAAAAGAGGGGTTTGAGATGATCAGGAATAGCTACTGCGAAACTCAAAATATCAGGAAATACCTCCTGACATTTGAAAGCGTAGATCGCGGCCTCACTGAGGACGAACCCATGGGGGAAGTCGTCATTGTTCATATTCACTCATCGACTACAGGAAGGCCCGTCCTGCGCGGCATACGGATCCTGACTTCTTCAAGAACTCTCTCTAATTCATCAACCTTTTCCGGTCGAAGAGTTTGACGGAGTTCCTCGTAGTCGATCTTATTAACGGCCATAGCCGCAGCTTCCAAAGCTCTCTCGAGCTTCAGAAGAGTCTGTGGGACAGCGTAAATAGTGTCGCCGGCTACAGCGTAGAAGTGATCCCGTTTGGTGCTTGCGTTAACGAGATCTAGAGCATGAGCAATGTGCCCCTTAAGCTCGTCGCAACGAAGTCGGGCATCAGAGATCTCTTCTTGGATGCAAACCATCGCGCCGGCAGTCCTGATCCTCATAGGGCTACCGGCGCCCGATCACAAAAGTCTTGAAGACTCAGCCGCCAAATTGCTGCGGAAATTCCCTCTCGAGGGTGCGACGCATCTGGTCCCCTTCAGCCGCGTAGAGCGCCTCGAGGAAAGTAGGAGTAGCTCCGTGCTTCTTAACACGCTCCATGCGCTCCGCGAGCTTGCCTTCAAACGACCAATCCTTGGGGAACTTCGGATCAATCCGACGTGCCATCCGGATCTTGGGCGGAAGATTAGTATCTACTTCCACGGGTGTAGCTACGGCCGGTTTGGCTGCCGGTTTGGCTGCCGGTTTGGCTGCCATTTTAGTAGCCTTCGAGGTCACCTTGGGCTGCGCCACGGGTTTGGCGGCAACCTTCTTTGCCGGAGCATGCTTCTTTGCCGGAGGATCCTTGGTAGCCACACGAGCATGGCCGTTAACATGTCCATTCTGACGATTCCGGATATTGCTCGTATCTTGAACGTCAATACCTTCTGCAGAATGATTGCGGCTACTGTGACGGACTTGTCCGATGTATTGACCGCCGTCCTCGTCCCCATCATAGACCTGTTCGCGATCCACGTTTCCGACATTCATTCGAATGTCGATGCCTTCCTGATGGACATTACGACCAGCTCGATGGACCCTGCCAGCACCGAAATCCACGTGTTGGGAACGCTCAATATCCTTGGCTTTTCCGGGTTCCTTTAGGATGTCCACCTTGCCAATGTTAGCAGGAGTCATGACACGGCCGATGGTCCGGCCATCCTGCTGGTCAATGTCGCTCATGCTCGGGTTAAGAACCCGCTGACCGGCATTCGGATTGATGGGAGCACGGAAATTGACCTGACGGTCGTCATCCTGAACCACTCCCCGACGGTTATTGGTGTGATTGAGATGACCAGCAATTCGGCCACGGTCATCCCGGGGAAGTTTCTGTCGATCGGTCACAGTCAAAACCGTTTCCTCGTCCAGGCTTTCTGTGGCCATGCTCTGAGGCTGAGTCCTCTGAACTCGACTCAGATCGGTAGTCTTGCTTTGAGACTTCGCAACAGCCCGAGAAGTATTGAAAGCGGGCGGTACATAGTCGTGATCCGGGTTGATTCGAGCCCAGTCGCTACGGATGGCCCCTCGAAGGGTCGGGGTTGGGAATTCAGTCCCAGAATAACGACAGACGCTTCCATCGTATTCGAATTCATCACCCTTCTGAATAGTAATTTCATCTTTGCCACCAATACGAATCTTCATATTGGCAAAGAACTTCAGATACTCGCCACGCTTCCATTGGACGTCCATATTTGACTCCTTGTGTCTCGGACCATTCTACGAAGCGGTTGAGTCGCTTGTTATTAAAATTTTAAAATGAGTCATATTAATCATTCAAGAATGACATCACGAGTGTCCTTTGGAGAAAATGAAATTCAGTAAAAAGATCAAGGGTACGGCAATCGTTCTGACGTCTTTAGTGATTCTGACGTCTACGGCAGTAGCTCTGACTCCTCATTTCATTCGGCAGAAAGCAGAAACTTGGGGAGTCAACCATGGGATGAAGATCACTTTCAAAGAAGCTCATTTAAGACCCTGGGGAGTAATGCTCGAGGATGTCCGCGCTGAAATGTCTAATCCCCAAAAGTTCCAAGCATTCGCACTTGAAGTTCGACTGATTGGGTTTACTTCTTTGGATAGGATCGAAGTCCATAACGGGACGGTGGACATGGAAGGACCCATGGAGTCTTTCCGGAAGCATTCAGAATACGGAGATCAGAAGGATAGTCATAAATCGCCAGAAATTGCAGCCGATGGTTTGACGATCAGATGGAAAAAATGGTCTGGAGACAACAGCTTGATTTATGCAGATTGGGTTGGGATTCGAATGGGCAAGAAAACGGAAGCAAATTCGAAAACTGTAAGAATTGAAAATCAGAATTTTGAAGTATTAGCAGAAGGAATGCAAGCTGAAAAAACGGATTGTGGAGGCCGATTCCGATTCCACAGTCTAAACGTTACGGTGAAAGAAGGAGCCAGCGGTTCATTACTACAGTCTCCAATTCCAGGAGTACCCGGAGCCACGGGATCCCATGGGGCTGTGTGCGTAGCTTTGAACACGGATTCCATGACACTGGACCTCCCTTCCAGGAAAGTAGATATTGCGGAATTCGGATTTACAGGTGGACGAGGAGAAAATAAAAACATTGATCTAGGTTGGGGTGCAAAGAAAATTTCTACAAAAGGTATTGAAGTAGAAGATTCAGGCGGAAGCATCCATGGAATCATGTCAAATTCAGAAATGAATTTATTTGCATCAAGTATGACGATTGAACACCCATCCATAGCTGAAGATCCAGTGCAATTCAAACATATCAGTACAAAATCCACAATCAAAAGGAATGAAGGAATTCAAGCCAATGGATGGCTACAAGTAGAACATGTCATCATCCCATTTGATATTGATTGGAATGAAGACGAGTATAAAATCCGATCCGTACTTCAACCATCGATTCCTGATCGTGAAACTATCACGACCGAAATCATTCCCGTTAAGTGTGAAAACTTAGTGGAATCAGTGCCAAGTCTCTTGAAAGATGTAGGTCAAGTGGAGCTTGACGGAGACATTGCTCTAGCATTCGGAGTGGAGAAAATCCGAAACGCAGATCCAATCGTGACTTTCAAGATGGATGAGCACTGCAAGATTGTAAGAATCCCGGATGAATTCTCAGTAAAGAAATTTGGGAAGAAATTCCACCGGAAAATTTTGAATGCATACGGAGGGGAAGAAGAAGTTGAAACTGGACCCGGAACAGATGGGTGGACTTACTTGGGTTTCATATCCCCGTACATGCCTTTAGCAGTCATGATGACTGAAGACCCGGGATTCAAAAATCATCATGGTTTTGATGTCGGAGCTATTGCCAATGCTGTAAGGGATGATATTAAGACTCATAAATTCCTAAGGGGTGCTAGCACTATATCAATGCAATTGGCAAAGAATTTATGGTTGGATAGAGGCAAAACGGCTCAGCGAAAAGTCATGGAAGCCATCCTGACAAAGTATTTGGAGCAAACTCTAGGTAAAGACGCGATCATGGAGCTCTATCTGAATGTGGTTGAATTCGCTCCTGGTCTATATGGAATCGGAAAGGCCTCCAGGCATTATTTCAAGACCACACCGGAAAATTTGAGTCTGAGTCAGTGCCTATTTTTGTCTCTCATGCTTCCAAGGCCGAAGGCCAATCCATTCGAAAAAGATGGAAGATTATCTAAAAAGAGGATGGAACTCATCTATGTATTAATGAGGGGTCTCAAGGATAAAAATTGGATCTCTGAAGATGAATACAAAGACGGACTCGGGGAATGGGTGATTCGTGGAGAACCGCGCCCAGACCGAGTAGCAGTTGGATCGTCCCCTTCTGGGGAAATCGATACATCCGATTGGGAATGATCAATCTTCCACGAGTTTGAACCGTTTCTTTTTCTCTGGTTTGTTAGATTCCATTTTCAAGAAATTAGAAATTCGTTTAGGATTACTCCACTTCCTGGGTGCGCGAGGACCGTGTAGTTGGGAATCTAAAGTCCGAGCTTCAGACAGAGTCATGGGTTTGAGATTGGATCTACTACAGTTCAAAGTATTTCCGTCTAAGTATTTGACGGCAAAGCCCTTCTCCATTCTCGTCATCAGAATAACTGTCTTCATTCTTACCGAAGAATAAGAACCATCCCCGTTGGGATAACGAGTGATGGGCTCTCCTTTGGTATCCAAGGACCACTGGAATGATCGAACGAGTCCGTAGTCAGATTCGTCTATCGTGGCAAATAAGCCATCACCCACTTCAATGAATATCTTTCCTGGAATAGGCGTAGGCGGAGAATGTCCGTAGGTAACCTTGGTCCTACTCATACATGATTATACTGAAGTCTTCTACGATCGCATCAGATTCAAGAAAGGCCATAATTCTTTCGAATCTCTCGTCAGTCACTAGTATGGCCGGAACACTACGAACTCGGACCGGAGATAAATACCGATTTTCTGAATAGGCACGAATAACTGGCTCAGCAGAGATTCGATCGGCTACACGGGTAGCTATGACTCCACGATCGGAGCTTGCAATCTGTGCAGCAATGGAAGCCATTCCGCAACCGCAATTACATTGATATCCGCAACCACATTCATCACCGCAATTACTGCCGCACCCGCATGCACATGCGCATGAATGAACCATCACAACAAGAATCCACTGAAGGCTTAAGAATCCATGACGTCGCGAACGAGAAGTTCGTCGTATACGAACATGAAATCCTCTCTGGAGAGGACATTAGCATTCACGTGACCTTGGGCCCAATTCCTGAATTTCTGGAGTTGGTCCTCATGATGTTCAGCGTGGAATTTGTCGACAGCTTTCAATTCATCTTTATCAGCAAGGGCCCGTTGATGTTCTCGTTCCAACGTTGATTCTATTTCTTCTTTCAATTTATCGAGAACTTCACTCCCAACAATGCCTTGAATAGTACGCCAAAAGGCTTTCTTATTGGAAATTGCCGATTTCCAAGCAGAATTAACATCGGCAGCAATAGTCATGTGAGCTGACTCCATAATATCTTCAATGAATTGGTTCCACCCAATAATTTTGACAATAGTATGGGATTCCGGAACATCGGCTTCAATATGAAAATGATATTGAGTAACAGTCTGCATGGAAGTACCAAACCGGACTTCGATCCTGCAATGAACACTCCGAATCCGAATCAGAACGAATCGGGCAGCGGCTCGGACTACAGAAACTCGCACAGAGTCCGGGACTACGATTCCCGGTGATAGGGAGTCAAATTTGGAATAGAGACCGCTTATGACTCGCCGATTAAGCAAATCGAGAAACTGAATTCGAGATTTTTGCGTCTCTTCTTCAATTATTTCAACACGGGATGCAGACCGCCATTCCATTCAATCAAAATACAACAACATCGATGACAAACGAGCCCTAATCACGCCATCAACTCAACAATCGGTTAGAAGGTCAGGTCATAATTTCAATCAATGTCAATCGAGCCAATGCTTCTTCTTCCGATCTAGCAATGAAACAAGCATGAACGAAATCTGAAGAAGTCCGAAGTCGCATTACAAACACATTCATACCTGCTTCTTCAGCCAATCGGAGGACTTGACCCTCGCGACCTTTCTTTCTGAATTCAGGGTCCTTCTCCGACCAACTCATGTCGCAATATTCAGCAATGTTTTCTTGATCCCGAAAATCATTCATAAGTCCGGGGTAAGCAATGTGTATGATTTTTGCCATGTTTAGACCATGGAAAGCAAGGCTGAACCAATCTCTGCGGCTACAGCTCGAGCTGCGGCTACAGGATTGGCCGCGTCACGAATAGGACGACCAACAACGATGAGATCAGCGCCAGCTCGGATAGCAGCAGCAGGCGTAGAAATGCGTTTTTGGTCCCCCGAATCAGAACCCGATGGCCGAATGCCAGGGACCACGATAAATGCTTCCGGGCCCAACAACTGGCGAAGAACTGATACTTCAAGAGGAGAACACACGAATCCACGAACCCCACAATCCCAAGCCATTTTGGCAAGACCTGAAACCTGATCTTTTACAGGGCGACTAATCCCGGTAACACGGAGGTCTTCATCATTCATTGAAGTCAATACCGTGACCGCCAGAATTTTGGCATTCGCTCCAGTTGCAGACACAGCCCGTCGCAACATCTCGGGACCACCTGAAGCATGAACTGTCAAATACTTCACTCCATGCTTCATGGCTGATTTCACAGCCCTTTCTACGGTCTCTGGTATATCGTGAAGCTTCAAATCCAAGAAAACATCCAAATTTAGATCTCGTCCGATTCGGAGAATGCCTGGCCCAGCAGCCACAAAGAGTTCGAGACCGATCTTCAAGACACCGATTTCATCTGCGAGCTTCTCTGCGAGAGAGCCCGCCTCGTCAATGGTGGAAACGTCGAGCGGGAGGACGATTCGGCTCTTAGCCATTTCTGATGATACAACGAAGTTATCCAAGCGTATCTATGATCATGAAAGTTAAAGTTCAGTCCCAAAAGAAAGAACCAGATTTCAGACCTCCTCGTAATCGAACTCCTTTTTGGAAGAAATCCATCGATAATGGATTTGAGCTAAGGGCATATCTAATTTCCAACATGAATTTAGATATTTTCAATAAAATGCCCGAATCTGAAATAGTAATTGAATGTTTTGAACTCGCTATTCTAGTAATTGGCGATAAGTGTAGAACGTGGAATGGGATAGTTATTAGCAGAAACAAAGAATGGCTAGCTGGTGAAATGAATTCAGATGGAGAATGGACCAAAGATCCTCCCCAGGCATGCCAAAAATTCATGAAAATAGATAAAATCAAAATGGCCGCGCAAGAATTGCAACGGCTGCTTATCATTCGTCGTGTCATGGAGTCATAGTTCAGGCATTCGGATTGATAGGCCAACCACGTTTCCTGAAAAACGTTTGAACTTCTTCTTTCGCCATTTGTGATGATTTCCCAGTCCGGTTGGATATAGCGGTTGCCAATGCATCCAATTCAGATTGACCTACATCACTTCTACCGGTTTGTACGAGCCAGTGAAGAAGAGAAGCCGGACTGCCGGTAGGAGACTTATACTTCTTCTTCCGCTTTTCAGACTGAGCATAGTCTGGAGGATTGGAAGAGATTTCCTGAATGATTTGTTTGATTCCGGATCGGAATTTATCTGGATTTTGGATTTGAACTTCCAAGACTTTTTCTTGTTCGTCAAGGAGAAGAGTGACTTGACCAAGATCAGCAGTCACACCTTCGGGATCGCACCCACCTTGAAGAGTTTTGTTGTAATAACAAGCACTGAAAGATAGACTAATATCTCCTCCGCCTTTCGAATGCTTAAATCCTGGTAGGACCGTGTCGGGAGCCTCGGATTGGAACTGATTGGGATCGTAAGTGCCACGAATCAGACATCCTCCAATAATTCCTTCAGCCTTCCAAGTAGCAGGTTGAAGAGCAAATGAAACATAACCTTTACGCCAACCCTTGCCAGATTCATGGGTGTCGTAAAACTCTCCGAATTCACCTGGAATAAGTCTCTCAATTTCAGCTTGAAGAGCATCTCGAATCGCCAATGCAAGAGATTTGTCCGTGGCGATTAGATGAAGGACCGCCACACGACGTCTCATAGCCTCCGAAAGGCTTCTGGCAATTACTCGGGAAGTAATGGCACTCATGTCCAAGCGAGGAACAAAAAGGTCAGTCGTCCTCTAAATTGGGACCGAGATCCCAAATGTCAGCTAAATGCTCTTCCGTTACCGAAAGATGCGGATAGATACCGTCATGAATTTCTCGATGGCAATTGGAACAGACAAGAATGCACTTATCTAGCTCACGACGGAGAACTTCAGGCGAAGTTCCAAGTCGACTAGACACATCAAAATCTTTCTCACCAGGATCCAAATGATGGAATTCGAGGGCTCTTAAACATTTACCATATTGGCAAAGAGAACATTTACCGCCCTTATATCTGACGGCCCAGTCTTTTAGACGCAGGCGTTTAAGCTGAGCGTCTTGCCTATCACCAATACGCTTCAACCACTGCTCGGACCCAGAAGGCACCGAAACATTACTCAGTAAGATGTCTGATGGCAGTGAGGGGAGTCCGGGTTCTTATTCTTGCAGTAAATAGACCAAGCAGTAGCCCAAGCTTGGGCATCCGTATAACCCGGATTCTTATCTTTGACTTCTTTGACGTACCGTTCAACGTCCTTGGGGACGTTGACAGCCACAGTCTCTTCTTGAGCGCATTCTTCAGAAGAAAGGATAGAAATCAATTGTGAGATATCTGCCGCAACGAGCCTACGGTCAGGACGAGTCGAGTTCTCGATTTTTGACGCAATAACTCGAAGGTGTTCAGCAAACGCTCGCGGGCCATTCATGCAAATTAGAAGACATGAAAGAATTAAGATTGGGAAGCATAAAATGAATGGACCGAAATCATTTGTTGGAGTTACAGGACCTGTTGGTCCTGGCTTCATGGGATCAGTCGGGTCTAAGAATTTGCAAGGCGCAAATGGCCCTGTAGGCCCGATGGGACCTGTAGGACCATTTGGTGCGACCGGACCTACAGGTCCAATGGGTCCTTCTAAAGTCTATTGGTTCTTGGAGTCCGGTGAGATGAGAGAAGCCGTCGGCCCTAAACCCGATGGTATCACCTGGATACTAGAAGAGTATCAGACCAGAAATTTGGCTATTTTATTCCAATTGGATAGTTCTTCGTACGTCCAACGAATTTGGTTAAATCATCAGGACATGCTTCAAGATGATGATCCGAAGGGGATCTTATTCGAAAAATACACAGAAATGTATAAGCATGCCCCTATCGATGGAAAAATGTCGGCGTTTCTCGTTATGGTAGCAAGGGATTTGAAGAATAATGGATGGACCATATGGCCCATTATGATTAGTTAGGCTGGTCGGGCCAACATGACGTTGAATCCTCCGCGTTCTCGGAGAAAATCATTGACGTCCACCCATTCCTCATCAGGAGTGCTTGCTGCAGAACAAGAGACTAAAACTTGATGGTCGATCCTGAAAGCTCCAGGAACATCCAAAGAAACAGTCACATCTCTGGCGCCGCACAAGAGGACCCAGTGATTCGGCCCGGGTCCAAATGCACCTGATTTTGTAGAATCAACATTTGCTATCCCGTAGTGACCAGCATCCAATCCGAGACGGATGTAGTGGAACCACTGAATAGAATGAAGATTACTGTGCGGTCCCCAAGCCGCAAGACTGCTCATCCAGGGTTGAAGCCAAATCGGAGCATCCACCAACACACGATCCAGAAGCCCTCGTCCATGGGCTTCCCGAAGTGCTAAATGCATATTATGATAATTGATGGACTGAATTTTACCTTCACAAAATTCACTGTAGACCCGAAAGGGATCCCATCCTAAAAGACCACCAAGGACGCACGGACCACAATCCCCTCCCGAATTCAAATGTGGCTGTGGCTGTGGCACCACTCGTCTGGGAAGAGTGATTTCCATCATTTCCCTGGGCGACGCATGCCGCCACCGACAGATTCACTATTCCCGTCGCGGTCCAAAGTCGAAAGTTGATAAATTTGAATCGCCTGGCGAGCAAGGCGCTCATGTTCAGGTTTCAAGACCCCGCTCTTGATGACTCGCATCACGAACTGGGGGTTTTTCCTCAGAAAAGGATTCTGTGGGAGTTCTACCGAGTCCCCCGGGAGAGCTACACGGGCCTTCTCTTCGGCCGGAGTCCTACCCGGATCGATAGGAGGATTTGTGTGAATGAGATCACGAAGACCCTTGTGCTCCATTATCAATATGGAGCACAAGAGGCCTCGGATGAATCAGATTTCGATCTTCTTTTCCTTTTGCTCCACCTTGCCTTCAATGGACTGACCATCGTCCATGTCCACGAGCAAAGTGTTCTCGTCCAAACTCTTGAACTCGGTGAACCAGACCTGACCGACGATGACGGAGAAGATCTGCTTAGCCTTCTCTGCAATCATTCCACGACGTTGCCTGTCTGCGGCCTTCTGGATGGGACGGAGCCAATCTTCGAACGCTTTGGTTTGATCTGATGCTTTTTTGTAAGCGTCAGACGCCATGAAATTGTCCACTTCAAGGATGGCGCGCCCCATGAGAACCGTCGGTCCATTCGGTTTGCCCTTCGCGAGCTTCTCTTTGGCTTCCTTGAGGCTCGGAAGACTTGAGAAGCCCTTGAGGCTCACAGTCATCTGCTTCGCCATATAGAAATCGCGTGCGTCTGCTTGAACGCTCTTCGGACCGAATCCGGAGTAGTCGGTGAACCCCTGTTCCTTCAGCCAATCAGCAGCCTCTTGTCCGTACTGCTCGATAAAGCCAGCACTCTTCTTCGTTCCAACCAGATCCTTAAGGACCGAGTTGTAAACCTTCTGCGAAGCTTGAACCTTCGTGAGCTCCCATTCGTTCTGGAATAGGACTTTGGCAGAGACCGCTTTGACCATTTGCCGGTTGATGACAGGAAGGGACCTGAAGCTGATCAGGGTCACGTCCCCATCGGACTTGATAACGTCATCCCCAACCAGCCCTTGTTTGTGGATAGCAAAGAGCTTCTCCAACGTGGCTGCCGCCAATTTCACGGGCACAGTATCTACGTTTACCAGACCATCCTTGATGACGGCGTAGTTGCGGTAAACGAAAGTCGGGAATTTCGCCGGGAGTTTGGCTTTGAGACCATCCGGGAGACGGCCGCTGATATCCACAGTTCCAGTCCTCTTGACCTGAATACTGACGTTCGGGAACTCCTCGTTAAAGACGAGATTTGAAATAGAATATCCATCCGGTGCAGGTTCTGCTTCGAATTTCAAAGGAGCAGGCTTGTTTGAGATAGAAGCGATTCGCGCAGAGATATCTGCGACCTTCTTGGCATCCTTCGTCTTCTTCATCTCATCGGCGAGCTTATCTACTTCTGCTTGTTCTTCAGCAGTCAATACCGTCGAGGAATCTACTCGAGCCCGGGAGATCCGATCGTATTTGAAACTGGGATGATCCAGGAGAACTCGATTCTCTTCGTTCTCCGAGAGAAGGTTGAGCATGTCAAGAACCGTGAAGGCATCGTCACGCGGAATTTTCTTTGGATCGTATCCCTTAGTCAACCGTTGCTTCTCGTCAAAGACAGCGGCTTTAGCCAAGTCCATGAATTCTGAGTATTTCTGCTTGCCGAAGAGTCCACCAAATTTCTCGATGAACGCAACATCCCCCGTGAGTTTCAAGAAGGGGAGAACAACATCCGGCTTCATGCGAATGGAGAAGAGAGAAATGGCTGCATATGCTGCACCCACTTCATAAGCGTCCGTCTTCTTTCCAACGAGAGCAGGAGAGAGGTAGTAAACCACGTTAGCATTCTCAGGAACAGAAACCTTTCCGTCTGTGAGTCCGAAAGTAATGAGGTCTCCACCGTCTTCCATCCAAGCGAAACCACCGATCGGATCACCCGTCACTGAGACTTCAATGCGCTTCCCTCCAAGTTGCTGCTTTTGCATCGCAGCTTCGAACAAGGGCGCATATTTATCAAAATTTTCAGAGAAGATGAGGGTGCCGCCTGCCTTCTCTGCCATGGAAGTGAGCAAGGGCCTGTCGGCATAGTAGCCGTATTCAACGAAGGTGGCCGAAGAAAGGCCACCAGCGGCCTTCTCGACTGCTTTGAGAATATCAGGACGTGGCCACTGATTGTCGCAACCATCGGACATGAAGAACAGGGCAAAACAGCTCCCAGGACGCTTCTTCGATACTCGTTCTACGAGCTTGGAAGCCTCTTCTAAAGGCTCCTTGAATCCGGTAAGACAAACCGGTTTGAGCCACCTGTCGATTGCAGAATTGACTTCCTTGAGGTCTGCAAGCGTGGAAACGGGCTCCGCTTCGAGCAAAGTGCCGAATTGACCCTTGCCACTGAACCACACGATAGAGATCGTGTCCTTTTCCTTCAGGAGCTTAGGAAGCTTTTTCTTGAGCTGTTCCCTGATTTGGGGGAGCTCATACGACATGCTTCCAGAACAATCGATTACAGCAATGTGATTGACCGGCACCTCGGCGGGCTTTGCTGGGGTAGCCTTATTGAGCTCCTGCCGAACGAGGTAAAGAGAATCCGAAACTTTGAAAGAAGTCTGCATGCCGGTCTCCATTGCGGGGGTTCGGCATGAAAATACACCCGTTGCTTACGGGTTGCACGTACAGAATTCAGCGTTGAATACAGTATTACAGGATTAGGTCATGGAAAATCCATACGATGGTTAAATAGATATTTAAGGAAATAAGAATGAATTATCTCATAACGATGGAAACAAATCAAGAAGCACGGTGTTCTAAAAGTTGCCGGATTTCCGATTCCTGGAATATTCAAAATTTGCGCATCATTTCCAAGTGTAACGTTGGATCTCCAGAAGTCCAAATTCTGGATTCGTAGTCACCACTCGGCACGCGCCACTCACGCGTGCCATACGGAGACCGACATGCAGAAGGAAAATCTCGGACCTGCTGAGAGGATCATCAACACCATCCTGGCCTATTCGGATCACATGGTCCATAACCGGCCTGGAGTCGTTTCCCCGGACCCGACGTCGGCGACTGGTGTGAAGTGGGTGTTCGTGACCCACAAGACGGAAGACGGAAAGAAGGTCGTCTACGCCTTGGACAAGGTTGGCAAGAAGACCATCCGTCGAAAGCTCGGCGTCATGGGCGAGGACCGAAAGGTTCGTGATGACGCCAATCGCGTCATCGGTGAATATCGAGATGCCGGCATCTTTCCCGAGGTCGCAACTTGGCTTTACGGCCAAGTTGCGGAGGTGTGGAAGATCGATCATGAGTTCGCGGCTCGATGGGCCAGCTACCAATACGCCCAGGAGCATCGCGACATGAAGGCCGTTCTGGCTGCGTTCATGCTCGTGCAGTCCCGAAAGGGCGATCCTGTGATCGACGATGGCAAGGTAGCCTTCTACGACGAAGACTTCCGTGACGTCGGCGAGGCTATGATGCTCAGGTACAAGAAGGGCGACAAGCATGGGCTGCGTCCGAAGGACTTGCTTCGTATTCGGGACGTTCTCATGGTCCCGGGCGTGGCGGACATCAATCGCAAGCTCGGGTTCGGAAAGTCGGCCCGCAAGCCGTTCCTCGGCCGCTGGGAGAAGGCGGTCGAGAAGTGGTTGAAATTCCGGGAAGTCAATCCGAAAATGTTGGAAGGGCTCATCAAGGAGGGCTACAAGTCCACCGTCATGCAGCTCGCCCAGCTCATCGGTTACAAGCCGGAGTCGGATAAATTCTTCCATGCGCTTGGGTGGAAGCAGGTTCAGGCTAAGGATGGCCGTCGGGGTCTCGCGATTGGTCAGGTCCAGAGCGGCACGGACTCATGGGAAGGTATGTCCGAAGCCGAGGTCTGTGAAAAGATCGTGAAGGAAAAGACCGGCTTCAAGCGTCTCATCGGCCTCGTTCCGAAGGAGGTCGGCATGACTCGCGCCGTGATTGCGGCGGCGATCGAAGCTGGATCCTTGTCCGACAAGGACTTGGTCATCATGTCCGCCACGCTCGAAGAGCTTGGATTGCTCCAGGACCCGGATGTCCGTAAGCGTTGGGAGAAGGCTCTCAAGGCTGCTGAAGACATGCGGGCCGCAAACATTGCTTCGAGGGTCAAGTCTAAGGACGTCCAAGAGAAGCTCCAGGAAGCGGCTGACACGGCTGTTCAAAAGGCTGTCGAAGAGGTCAGCAGGGACATGCGTGTCTACTTCATGGTCGACATCTCGGGGTCCATGGAAGGTGCAATCGAGGCGGCCAAGGATCACGTGGCGAAATTCCTTCAGGCATTCCCCGAAGACAAGATCCACGTATCCGTCTTCAACACTATCGGTCGAGAAGTGAAGGTCAAGCACCGTTCGGCTGCGGGAGTGAAGAACGCCTTTGAGGGTATTAGGGCGGAAGGTGGAACTTCATATGCAGCAGGCGTAAGGGCCCTCCAAGGCCATAAGCCGCTTGCAAACGAAGATGTTTTGTTCATTTTCATTGGAGATGAGCAAGATAACACCGAACTCGCGGGTACCATCAGGGCTTCGGGTCTGAACCCCATGGCTTTCGGACTCGTGCCGGTCTTCGCGAAGCATTACGGACGCGGAAACCGCGTGACGACGGCAGCGTCAGAGCTCAAGATCCCGTGCTTCGAGATCGATGAAAAGACCTTCGCTGACCCGTACGCTATCCCGCGTGCAATCCGGGCTCTCATCGCGGCCACCCCCGTGAACCGTAGTCCGGAAAAGATCGTTCAGCGTGTCTCGCTCGTAGAGAACATCCTTAAAACGGATCTGATTACGAAGCCGGAGTGGGCTGCCTGAGTGGCGTACAAGACGCTGTACGCCGAGGTCAATAAGATCGAATTTCCGGAAGCTTTGGAAGCAGCCATGGAGTTGGACTCCAGGCTCCGGAAATTCGATCCATTAGACCCGGAAACTCTAAGATCGGCGTTAGTGACGCTGGCCCGGAGAGTCAAAGAACTCGAACACGAGTGGAGTTGAGATGGGGTGGGCCTCAGGCCACATCCAAAAGCTGATTGCGGGTGAAACCGTGCATTTCCGACCCCACGGCAATTCCATGTTGCCGAGGATCAAGTCGGGTCAACTTTGCACGGTTTCACCCGTAAGTCTGGATGACGTTAAAGTAGGTGACGTCATCCTTTGCAAGGTGCACGGACGCGAATTTCTTCACCTTGTCTCGGCAATCCGTGGTGGTCAATTGCAAATCTCGAACAATCACGGGCACATCAACGGGTGGATTGGGCCAAAGTCGGTCTACGGGAAACTGGTGGAATAATGGGCTGGCGGAACCTTCTGCAAGAAAAGGAAGAACTCATCGTTCTGCCGTGGCTTGGGGGTCGAACGCTCAGGTCCGGTCCACGTGCGTGGCATTTGGACGGGAAGCTCCCTGCTGAACATGGTTGGTACACTTTCAAACTCATGGGACGGAAAGCTATCCTCGGTGATTCCTACGACGAGGAATTGGCGAAGGAGCCGTGCGTACAGCCTCCAGGTTCCTTAATGTGTGAAGTGACTGGCTATCTTGTCGGTGACCGGCTCATCCTAGATAATGCCAATGTGGATCCGGATCCTTCGAAAATTGCGGAACAGTCGGAGACTGTGCATCTCATCGAAGATGGACTGGATAGATTCGCTCGTATCGAAGCTGGGCGAGCGTGTGAAGACGGCCCACTCATCTACAGCGGAATGGTGATGCCGTTAGGGCCTGAGGAGGAAGTCCTCCAAGCATTTCTCGAACAAAAGTCATCTGTAGCAAACATCAAGGGCGTAGTTCCTGCACTGGACGCTGCCTTCCGTATGGAAGTTTGGCAGCGAATTGAAGCTGCCAAACGACGTGCAGAACTTGAGAGGATTCGCAAAGAAGAGGAAGAGAAGAGGCGTATTGAGGAGAAACGCCGGGAAATTGTCGAGAAGCTCGGCGACGGAGCTGGTCGAAGGGCAATGGCTGCCATCGATTTCGATGAAGCTGCCAGGGCTGCATTTGTTGTTGGAAATGCTCAGTTCCTGGATAGTCGGAAGAGCGCTCAAAAAGGCGAGATGGTCGTCCGCTTCCGTCTCGATAATCGTAGATTCGAATGCACCTGTGACAAGTTGACACTTAGAGTTATTGATGCGGGCATCTGTCTAGTTGATCACCGGACGCACGAGAAGGGTGATGGTTATTTCACGCTCGAAAGTTTACCTGGGGTTATTAGGCAAGCCCAGCGTGAGGGTAAACTCGTAGTCTTCCGTCGCGTGGACGGAGAAAACTATCCAAGGGGAGGAAATGATGATGACGATGAAGATTACGACGATTGAGGTAACATCATGAGCATGGAAGCAGGAGTCGTCGTAGGAAAAGACGGTAAGGCAATTCATTGGCATCTTCCGGAAGAGAGGACCGGCGGATCTCTGCCCGATTCTCAGGCTCTCTGGGATTTCATCTGGAAGAATCGAAATGAAATTATGGGGATCGCCCACAGTCATCCTGGACGGGGACTTCCGGGGCCATCACACACGGATGTAACCACTTTTGCCGCCATTGAGGATGGTCTCGGGAAGAGGCTCCTTTGGTGGATTACAAGCGAAGACAAACTTGTAGTCATCAAATGGGTAGGTCCTGGAAAGCACACTTATTCATCCAGGGAGATCTCGAGTAATGACCCCGAATGGTTAAAGCCACTCCGAAACGCATCTCACGAACTTTCAGAAGCTCGACTCGAAGAAGTTTGCCAGTATGTAACGGAGACTCACCGGGAAGCTGCTCGACGGGTGTCTGCAGGAAAAGCGGCGCTCGAGGACATGGTAGTGTCAGTCCTCAACGGGCTCCCCCATGCCGATCCAGATGAGATTCGGAAGAAGATCCTGGATTCGGTGAAATAAATCCAAAACTTGGGAACGTAAGTTCCTCTTCTAAGGAGAATCGAAATGAACGAAATGGTAATCGAGGCAGGACAGGCGAGGGTCAACATCACGTGGCAGGGTCAGAACGGGGACATGCCTGGCGCTGTCCATTACGACTCGACGGACGGCGACGTCCGACAGTGGGTCACGGAGGCCGTTCGCACGGGTGGGGTGCCTGGTATTCGTGCTGACGCCGCCGCGAATTTCACGGACTTCGTCGTGGAGAGGTTCCCGTCGACGCAGGATAGGCCCTTCAACCTGATCCAGGTCAGGCCGAAGACGCCGTTCGGTTGATGGAGAAGAATTCGGAAGAAGAAGCCTGGAAACAGGCTGTCGACCTCTGGAAAAAACTCGCCCAGATCCGAGGCGTGGCGTACTCCGCCATGTTCGCAGTCAGGGGTGAGATGATAGAAGAAGAAAAAGCGGAACTCCTTGAGGACCTCGAAAAAGTCCTCAAGGAGACTGCTGTTGACTTCCCCAATGGGGTGGATTGGAACGCTCACGAAAACGGTGAGTTCAAGCTTCTTCCTAAGAAGATAGAGGATTACATGGAAGCCAAGATCAAGACAACTGGATTCAAAGTGGAAATTCAGTTGAACGAATATGAGGCAGATTCCATTCGTCGGGCCGTAATCGGCCGTGATGATCGGGAAGCTCAGAAGCTTATGCAACAACTTTCCGAGACCGTTTGGAAGGCTGTGGTTAACGCTGTAAACAAGTGATCTCCATGAAGAACATCACCATCGTGGGAGTAGGAGCACTCGGATCGCATTTCGTGCAATTCGCGCGCGGGTTCCCGGCTGCTCTCAAGATTATTGACTTTGATCGAGTGGAACAGAAGAACGTCGCGTCACAGTTCCACGCGAAGACCTCGGTCGGCAAAGGAAAGGTCCTCGGTCTCCAACAGACCGTCCAGCTCCTCTGGGGTATGAAGCTTACCACAGTGCCTCATAAGTTGACTTCCGAAAATGAAGCACAAATTCTCGGTGGGGCCGATCTCATCGTAGATTGCCTCGACAATGGGGCAGCACGACGCATCGTCCAGGGATTTGTTCGAAAGAATACTATCCCGTGCGTTCACGGGGCCTTGGCCGCAGACGCCGCCTTCGGGCGGGTCGTATGGGACGAGTCATTCGCAATTGACGATGAGCCGGGAGAAGGTGCGCCTACCTGCGAAGACGGCGTTCATCTCCCTTTCATCGCCCTCGCCTCGTCTTTACTCGCTCGCGCAGTACAGGTCTTCATCACGGACGGGAAGAAGATCGGATACCAAATCAGACCAAACGGCGTCGTCCAAACGTGAGTCTTGACAGAGACACTCGTCGAGTGTATTCTGGTGGAAAGCACAAATCCAGAGAGCACGTCCAACAAGCGGAACTCACAAGCTAGGATACAGCCAAAACCAGTTTCGCCACTCGGGCGCGCTCTCTGAATTCTGCCGGACATGAGGACTGGCGTCCTCGATTCCCCCATACGGAATTTTCCCGGTACCGCTCCTCGGTCCTGAAAGGGACCACCTAACGGTTCCTACAAGCAAGGAAGGTTCGATTCCTTCGTCCGGCTCCAGAGCGTCCAGTTAGCGGTGCTTACAAGCAAGATGCTCCTAGGTGGAGCGTCGGATTCTGCATCCGAAGGGGCGGCTTCGAAAACCGCTCTTGCACAACCAGCATCGGCCCTCGGACGCTCGTAGTCTCGTAGTTTTTGACCCGACCAAGATTCTTGGTCGGGTCAAATCGTCTTTAGGATTCCATGACATCTCGGATTTCGGTCATGGATTCTTTGGACCAATATTCTTTGAGCTTCTTGGTTGCATAAGCCGCCCACCTTCGAATTTTCGGGCGACCTTTTATGCATTGTGTATATTTATATTCAGAAAAACTGTTTTGGTAATTTTCATGATGATAACAGAAATCGAAAGAAAAAGAACAGCCATTTCCGTTGCCATAAATGGCAACGGAACCATTAATCTTGCCCACTTCCTTTACTCCGAGATGAATATCTGCGGACACAATCGTTCGGAAGTCGAAATTATCTCGATAAATCCGGCAATTGGAAACTTGGAAACCAGCTCGTTCTAAGGGACGAATGGCAGCTTTAAGGCAATCTTCACCATAAGCGATAGATATATCCCTCTTAGGTGAGGGCCTAACGTCTTTCTTGTGCCTGAGTTTCCTGATGGTCATCAGTGCCGCAATTCCGTACTTTATTTGTGACCACGTTTGAGCGTCGCCGTCGCGGCTTCACGTTTGCTGCCCGTAGCTGATAAATAGTACGCTGGAGTGATGGAATTTACAGATCTTCGAAATCTGACTCAAACAAAGATCGCCAGCGACGCCGGTTTTCTAACCATATCACATATTCATTTGTGATTTCAGCACGATTAGCGATTCTTAGGAATTCCGGTGCGTTAGTTTCAAGCAGGAGCTTCTGTGCCAACATTTGATCTGGCACAGGGATTTCAATTTTGGACACGATGCAAAATTCATATCCATCACAACGAATGTTGTGGGAACCGAAACTACTTATAGTATAGGTTTTACCGTCACTGCCAATGGTTTGGAAACTTTTGGTTGCCAGGTACTGGTCACGCTGAACGGTAGAAAGGTGACTAGTAAGTAAGATTTCAGCCCTACGAAGGCATTCTAATTTGGCCTTTCGGAGTGCGGCAGATTCACAAGCCCTGCGCATATCAGGAGACATGGAGACTAGCGCTTCTTGAGTAATTCCCTCTTCCACGAGCAATCGCGCTTGTGTCCGCAAAATACGATCCGCCGCCATCTTCCGTTGCATCGCGGCGCGTTTTGCGACCCGAGACAACATCATGGCAGTAATAGCAGGATGAATACGGGTGAAGTCTTCCCCATGAGGAGGGAAAGCGGCTTTCCAAGCCACCGGAAGCACCTCATCTAAAGATCCTGAAAAATGAAATTCACCAGGACCCGGAATAAACATGAGCCCGATGTTCGCAAAACTGAATTCCCGACTAACAGTCCGGAAGACTAGTGTGAAGACACCATCGCCTCGAGTCTCATTGAGACGATTTTTCAACCAACGGAGGAATTTCCGACGGTGGAAAGGCTGGAATTCGAAGAGCGGGACTACGGGTCGAGAAGACGCGTACCCGACAGGGTCGACATTCAAGAAATCGAAGTTGGCAGGATGGACATACCATCCGTCTTCGTTCCATGTCCCGTGGGCCGGGACACGATCATATACTGGAATGGAACCTTCTTCTAACCAATCGAAGAAGATGTTGATCGCCATAAATGTGGAGGACGGGAGGGTTTGAGAAGCGAGTCAGGTTAACTCACAGCTGAACTTTCAGTTCTGAATCCTCACGGCTGAGAGCTGATTGGCCCAAAGGCTTGACAGCTAACCGCTAGGATATCGGTGACGTTCGCTTATGATGCCCTGTTAAGGGGCGCCATTCCCGTGAGGGAATAGGTATCCCGACTACGCAGCTCTCGCCCTTCCCGTCCCCCAGTCCTCACGTCACCAGGCAGGTGCCAAAATGGTGGCGTGGTTTGCCTTCTCGACCGCGTCGTTGCACCGATCGAAATCTGCTTGGAGCTTCTCCACCTGAGAAGCACGCTCAGCTTCCGGCAGATCGCACTTCCAGGGAACTTGGACACGACGACGCTTGCCATCGTCATCGTAGTCCCAGTCCTCTTCTTTCGTGTCCTTCTGCGCGCGAACAGGGAGCTCCTTGAGCCAACTGATCCGGGACTTCAGCTCTTCGAGATGACGAACGGCCCAGGCCAAGACGACCACTTGCCCATCGATCTCGACCTTCGTGAGCGCATTCGTGACGGCCACGCGAGTCTGAAGGGTGACGAGCTTTTGGCGTAGCGTTTCCGCCTGCTCCGTGCATTGGCCGAAGGCAAACGCAGGCGGATTTTCCGCCTTGTACGTGACGGCAGCCTTGGAACGATCGAGACGCTCCTTCAGGTCACCCTTGATCTTCTTGACCTGACGAAGCGCTTGGGAAAGAGTCATGTCAGCCATGGAAGCATCCTACAGTTGAAAACTTAGCTGTTCATCACTTCCTCGACAATGAGTTCATCGAGGGAGATACTATGAATACTATGAAGATATCTGTCGGTCCCGTAGGTATAGCTCTTGATGATCTTTTGAAGACCATTAATGGCGTCTTCCGGAGAAATTCCATCGGCCTGAAACTCCCGTACGTACGGGATGGTGAAAGCCGTGTATGGGCGGACAGTATACGGGACCTTCTTGGAAAGAGCCAACATATCACGACTGACAGTCACGACAACCGTGATAGAAGGTCGATCAGACATTAGTTTGGAAGTCCGCCGACTTTGGCAACCCCGATAATTTCAGCCGCTTTGATGACACCACGAGCCGTCACAGGGACGATGATGGATTTCCCTTCGTTCTGAAGGGCGGCGCTTACGACGTTACACACCCACTCGATTTCGGCGTAGTAGCAGCGCTTCCTCCAATAGTCATCAATAGAGGTCCCGTCCACTAGAGCTAAGGCCATATTCCGACGTGCCTCTTGGAGTAGAATGGCGAGTTCCATGGGTTGCTTCCCACGACAAGCTTCGAAACCGGCAATAGACCCTTCCAGCTTGTTGGGTCGATCTGCGTAACTCTTCCGACAAGCAACAAGACCGTCTTCGATAATCCTGGTGAGAAAGGCGCCGTATTCCACGAAGCAGTGTACAATATAGGATGCACGATTTGCGAGACGTCTTCATCCATGATCCGATTCGACATGCTGGGATTTATGATGCAAATCCCGGAGACAACTGGTGGATCATGATGGATAAAGGAGAACCAAAAAGGGTAACCATCGGTTCTCAACCAAAGCCCGCGACCACAGAAGACGGTGAAATGACACTCGCGTTCCACGCTAACATTCGGATTCCATATTTCGAAATCGTGGACGAGGTTGAAATTCAAAAGAAGTTAGCAGAACTTCTGGTGCACGCGGCAGAAAAGCGTGGATGTTCAAAAGCCGTCAGTATCTTCCAAGTCCTGGAGAAACTTAGGGAAGGACTTGGAAACAAGCCTCTTCGGCATGTCTTGGCATCCAGGAAAACCTTCTTGGCAAAAATCCGAGATCCTTACGAGGAGGCACTTGGACCCAACATTAGAGCGCCTAAGAAATGGGCACAATTCTTCTACGAACTGAAAGGAACCAAGCCAGTTTGGAATGAATCACTGCCCGAAGGGATGTTTATTGGCACCACCAATCAAGAAGAAGTGGGATGGGTGACGTGCTCGGGCGGCTGGTTTACCCCTGTAGGAGCTGCTGTGAATGAATCAGGAGTCTTTGGAGTCCACCTGAGTTAGACTCGGCCCATTTTGGCAGCGTAGGCCTGAATCAAGGTCAGGTAATCTCGATTCGGAGCCCCTGCGGGAGTCTGGCTGCTGGTGAACGAAATTGCTTCGTTCACATTCATGCCGTGGGCTCGTATCATGTAGCAAGCCACGACTGCTCCAGTCCTGTCTGCCCCAAGAGAACAATGGACATAAATAGCTCGAGCAGGGTCATGAAGAAGTTCCGTAATCCGGTCCACCAAACCACACAGGTCCCAACCGGGAGACGTGAGAAAGACATGAGGATCTTGACCTTGACCTACCCCTTCAATAGGCCACCACATGAAATTGGCAGTCCTAGAAGAAGAAGAGGTACGGATTACACAAGGATGTAATTCCTCGGCATCGTAATCTGGTTGTAGGTATGGAGGCCAATACGATGGTCCCCATAAATCTGGAAGTCCAAGAGAAGACAATTCCGCCTTTAGCATAGGATGTTCACCCGTGCTGTCAATAAGGGACACTATAGTCATAGTTGTCCCTGCGAGCTTAGAATCAATCCTATCCGCGATACCGGAATAGGCGAAAGTCCCATCTCCGAGCATCGGGAATGGTCCGCGAATGAACAAACTACTGTTAAAACTATCCACTAGTGCTACACGAGATGGATCAAAAACTCTCACATTCAAATTGTTGGAAAAAACTTTTACGAATGACACCCGGGGAGATTATCGGTATTGTTAATGAATGCCGACGTATGATTATGCCTGCGAAGCCTGTTCTCATGAATGGGAACAAGATCAGGGAATCAACGAAGAACCCATCAAAAAGTGTCCGAAATGCGGTGAAGAAAAAGCGAAGAGACTTATTGGAGCCCCTCACTTCATTCTGAAAGGTAATGGTTGGTCATCTGATGGATATGGTGGTAATTCATCCGTATAATAAAATGAGTAGATTCCAAGATTATCTCCTTGAATTCAAGCAACGATTTGCGTCTCGACCAGGGACCTTGTTAGTATTTGAAGTGAAGTTAGAATCGCTAGTAAAACAATCGACAGCTAAAGTCCCCACTGTTCACGGGGAATGGACTGCTGTACTGATAATGCCAGATGAATCCGAAGTGGAATGTGAAGGCATGACAGGGGAAGATGCATTAGAAGGTCTTCTCATGAAGATTCGCGGGTAGTCATATTAAAATGTGTTCTTCTGACGTCGGACTGCCATAGTATTTAGCTTTATTAACTCGACATTCAATGTTTCTGGACACGCGAATCCAGCATCGAGTGTGAGTGTGGCCGGCAAGAACGACGACGTGTCGTTTATTCCTACCGTTCATGACTCGTTCGATCATGCGACCCATTGTCACATTCGTGTTGTATGGAAGCCAGAATTTCTCCATTAAAGTCCCCACTGCCCTAGTAGCCTCTACCCAAGGTGGGAAATGGGTAAGAACGTATATTGTTTTGAAATTCTCTAGTGCGGAAGTAAGTGAGGCTTCGAGAAGGTCCGCGGACGCCTGAGCGAGGGATCGGAAAGCATCAACTCTGGCTTCCATACCGGATAAAGTTAGAAAATCATAGGTTTGGAACCAGTCAGTCGTATATCGGAGCCAAGATGGATCTCCCCGCCGGGCGTCGTACCAACCCTCAGTACCTATGAGAGCTACTTCTTCGTTCAGAGAAACAACGCCAGACTCCGTCATCCAATGCAAATTAGGATATGTAGCCGAAAGCCTTCGTATATCTCCGTGGACGCTCGCGAGCGTCCTTCCGTGATAATCATGATTCCCCAAAACGAAATAAATCGGGCACGACAAGGAAGCCGCGAACTTACCAAGACAATTCTCTAAATGAGAACCGTTACTTATATCCCCCGTCAAGAAAATTCCAGAGGGGCTTTCCACTCGTAAGTGACGCACGAGATTTCGAGTCGCCCACGGAAGAGCGAAATTTAAATGCGTATCCGTGAGCCACACGTACTTCTGGCGCACAGGCGTTCTGTCTTAGACGAAGTATCAAGATTTCATAGGTCGCCGCTTAGGTAAAGGAGGGCGAATAAGATGCTCCGCCTCAAGCGTCAACGACCGGATCTTCATAAGTCTATCGGTAATCTCTTGGACATCTTTCGGTCCAGAAATTTTAGAATCGTCCTGAATGAATGATTCAGCTTCTTCAGCGACTTTCACAATGTTGTCCAGCAAGAGCATAAGCTCTGATTCGAGCGGCCTCTTGGTGGCATCGTCCTTCATGACAGGACGACATACAAAGATGATAAAATTTAAGCTACAATTCTATACTTCCTAGGGTGCCGGGAACGACAAGCACGACAAATCCACACGTTTTTGAAATTGGCTTCAGCGTACGGATTGGGATCCTTACATTCAAAACAATAATACCCGCCGTCGGGCATGGCTGAAGCCACTCTCAAGAGTTCATGCTCGAAAAGCTCCACCGCTTTCTTCATTCGGTGGATAAGGTCTACATCGTAAGACCTAATAAAATCATCGGTGACCCACCTGAATCCAGGGATGTCGCTAAGAACTAGACGATTCCGATATCCGGGCTCGACGACGACTGCGCCGATGAGTAGACCAATATACTCTCGGTTGTCGTGTCGAAGTGATTTGAAGACGACTTCGTCACCAACGTCGAATCTGGAGGAAGGGTCCACATTGGATCATACGTTCGGAATAGCCCAGTCAATAGGCTTAGACCCCATACGAATAAGTGCTTCGTTTGCTTTCGAAAAAGGTTTGGATCCAAAAAAGCCGGCTGCCGCCGACATAGGACTCGGATGAGCCGCCGACACGATTGCATGCCTCCCAACATCAATGAGGAAACATTTGGATTTAGCAGGCTTCCCCCAAAGGAGGAATACAATAGGCTCTTCCCGCGCGGAAAGCTTTCGAATAACCTCGTCCGTAAATTCTTCCCAACCTTGTCCCTGATGAGATCCCGGATTCCCAGCCCGAACCGTGAGGGTCGTGTTGAGTAAAAAAACTCCTTGCTTCACCCAAGAATCAAGACAGCCATGATTCGGCGGCTTGATACCGAGGTCTGATTCAAGCTCCTTGTAAATGTTCCTGAGGCTCGGAGGAATGGGGACACCCGAACGCACTGAAAAACATAGTCCATGAGCTTGGCCGGGCCCATGGTAAGGATCCTGACCCAGGATGACCACCTTCACGTCGTCAAAGGGAGTTCCAAACGCATTGAAGACGTCCTCGTGAGGTGGATAAACCGTCTCCTTCTCTCGTTCCTTCTGGGTGAAAGCTTCTAGTCTCTTGAAATAATGCTTGGAGAACTCCGAGCGAAGGAACGGCTTCCAGGACTCATGGATCATAGGCCAGAATACAATTCACGCAGATTACCAGTCCCCATATTTCCTCAGGCCGTAAACGTCTTGAATCCAATAACGGCCAGGGAAAAGCTTTATTATTGCCGTAATGAATTTGTCTGAACCGGAAGCCACGACACGGCCCATGTCGTGGGAGAAATTGACGATTTGGCCGGAGGGTTCCGTGCGGCCGTCTTCCTTCTCGATGAGATCTGCACGGCCGCGATGAATCCGGAAGATGTATTCCATGGGGTCTAAGAATTCACGAAGGTTGATTCATCAAGATCGATCTCGTCGAAATCTTCAAAGTCAAGGTCGTTGAATTCGTCGACGGACTCGATTTCAGACTCGGGCTCGGACTCGTTTTCACTACCAAGAATTGCTCCGATTTCGTCCGGCTTGAGTTTTGACAAGAGGTGATTGTAAGTACCTCGAGTACAATGAGCTTTCCATGCCGCTCCAGAGCTCTTCGGCACGTTGAGGAACATGCAGGCCGTATCCGTCCCGAATTGACGTTGCATTTTCAGGTAATCTAAAATCAACTGATCTTCATCCACCTTGACGATGCCCATCAAGGGAGCTGGCATTTCCCGGATAAATTCATGGAGACGTCGATTCAGTTTGGATGACTGGCCAGGATTCCGAAAGACATGGCCCATGTAAATCACCATAGGAACACCTTTACTCCAGGAAGTGGAGCTGACGTAGTAAAGGTATTTAATAGCCAGAGGGACACAGTTAATGGACTGGCCACGACTGACAAATTGACCGCCAAGAACGTTAGCCCGGGTCCGAAGTACAAGAGTGTCTTCGAGGTAGTCAACGGCATCGGAGACAAACTGGGAAGGATCCGTGAGATATTTGTCGGGAACTTGGACTTCCGAAGAGATGAGCACGTGCGATTCAGCGAGAACCGAATTCTGTTTAATGAATTCCTTCACCGAATCTGGAGACTGGTCGGTCAGTTTATTGATGGAAGTTTCAGTAACTTTATCAATCTCTGAACGCCAGTATTTGACATCTTCACAATAAGTCCCCTGCTCCCTTCCGGCCAGGAAACCGCATCCAAGGATAGCCCCGTCTTTAAGACCATGGGCCATAACCCCAATTACTTTCTGAATGAGAGCATCGCTTGCGGGTGAACAGAAATCCAAGAACGCAGAAACAAGTTCGCGATGAAATTTCTTCGCGATAACAAAGACGTCGTTACAGTGAATCTTGACGTCCGGGAACTTGGTCTGAGCTTGCGCCGCAGCTTCAACATTCATCTCAACGGCTACAATATTTTTGGGGTTTACTTTCATCCCAAGAAGGACTGAAATATCACCACCCTCGCGACTGGAAAGTACGAGATGCTTTCCAGAGTAGAATTTGTCCCTACCAAGGTACTGAAGAACGGTGATCCAATAACGGAACCTGGCGAGTTTTTTGGATGGAGACTCGCCTTTATAGGTATCAACAGAGCTGCTCATGGGTTAGATGCAACAAATACAGCGGAGCCCCGTCAACTTCCGTCGGCAGGGCTCCGCTGGAGACCTTTCGGTCTAGCTTCGGCGCGTCACGTCTTGCAAATAACGTTTCCCCATTTCGTGGTTTGGGGGAGCCTTTCCGAGTCCACCGGGATTCCCGTGAGGATGGCGCCGGCCGCAGCACTCGGGTGTTTTGCCCTCCGCCCAACAGCTTCCTTGAAAATTGGGAAGTGGAAAGTCCTGGTCCCTGAGACCACGGGAGTCATGTGAACATGGTGAGTGATGTTCTGGTGGCATTCGAACACCCCGGCGATGAGGTCCCAAAGAGACCTGTTCGTTCCAACGCCGCGTCGCTTCCAGGATTCCCAAAGCCTTTCCCACTCCTCAAACGCGAACATGGCCATACTACGGGCATTCGGGTCCGGAGAGTGTGAATGGACGACAAGAAGCCACCAGCGAGCAGTCGTGTGTCCGCTCCTGAAGCGAACCACCCTCCTCACGGGATCACCTCCTCGACAGCCGTTCCGCTGACGCGGCGAATGGCTTCATCGATACGGGGGAAGGCCCTCTTGCGACATGAGTCGACCTGTTCCTCGAGCAGCTTCTTGATGGCCGCGCAAGATTTCGGACCGGCTTCAATTCCGACTGCCAAAAGCTTCTTCTTGATGACGGACTCCGGATCCGGAGAACCGCCAAAATCCGTTCGGATCAGAGTCTTGGCCTTCTTGAGAACCTCAGCCGTCGACTCGCCCGAGAGGTCCGTCTTTCGCTGCCCAATCTTGCGCTCAGTCATCGTTACCGCCTCCTTTAGGGGTAACGATACCGTACAATGAGACTGTCTCGCGTTTATGCGTCGCTCTCGAATTTAGCTCTCCAAGACGTCAGCGCAAACCAAGAAATGATCGAGGTTCAAATTCTCGAGTGTTTCACATAGGTTTTCAACATCACGAGTTCCAACGATCACGAACTGCTCTCGGTCGTCAGTGACGCCAGCGAAGTAGAACTGATACTCGTCATCTTCAGAGGCAAGCGCGTCGAGAGCCTCATCAACGTCCTCTTCGGTGTCGACATAATCGGCAATCCAACGAGCGGAGGAGTCAGTGTATGTGCGCAACCAAGTCACAGCCAAGTCCACTGACTGACTAGGACAAGGAGAAAACGCGAAAAAATCCACCATCTGCGGACGATCGAAGCACCCGTCCCAAAGCCGAGCGAACGCCTTTTCCAGACGTTCCAACCGGAGGACCTCGTAATTTCCGAATGCGTATTGGAGAAGCGAGTCGCAAAATGGCTTGGGGCTTTCGATCTGTGACATGCAGACGGGTACGGAGTGGATCATTAGAACTCCTCGGAAAACTCAATAGTTTACAGCTAAGAATCCATATAGCCGTTGGAGTAAAATTAGTGATGACCCGCTTGGCGGACAAATACTTTTCGACCCCGGCCACCACGAGGGCAACCGGGGTCGAAAAGAAAGCCGTATTCGGGCTTCAGCGAGTGACGATCAGGCGCACCAACCCGCGCGGGTTGTAGGCTCCAATGCCGAGGTTCTCGAACATGCTAAAACCAATGGTCCTCTCTTCCGGGTTGTCTGCGCTGAGGACCGTGAGCTCCGTGCGCACCGGAATGCGACCGAAGTGCTCAGGCTCGCAGCAGCAGTAGACCACGCCCTTGGGGACGAGACGCGAGACGATGAACTGGGCATTCCAGCCCGTGCTCATCATGCCGGTCTTCCAGAGCGTCGCCTGCGACTCGATGTCGAGGACGTCGCGACCGAACTTGCGGATATCCGCGTAGTCGGTTGCGTTCATGTAGACGCGAGCAACCCGGAGGTCGTGCGTCTCGATCTCGGCGAACGCGTCCGCGAGGACGGCCGGTGAAATCGGGGCCACCACCGGGATGTCCGGGTTCGTCCCGCCCGGGAGCGAGTCGAATCCGTTGACCGCGATGGCGTCCAGGATGCTGAAGACGCGATCGTCCTCGGCCGCCTGAATCTGGGCCTTGCCCAAGTCCTGCATACGCTTGAGGAGGTCGTATCGACGCTCCTTGATCTGCGTGAGAGGCGCCTTGGGGAGCGCCGCGATCTCGAAGAGCGGGAAGATCACGCGACGCGGCTTCATCACCGCCGTGATCGACTCACCTTCCTCACCAATGACGTACGCGACGACATCGGGATCCTTGTCGTAGATCGGGAGAGCACCATCCGGCAGCTGCTCCACGAGGAACGTCTTGCGGCCGACTGAAGAATAGTCGCGCCTTTCACGGAGGGGCTGAATCATCGAGGCCGCGAGGCGCTTACGCCCAGCCGACGTCCCGATGAAGCGGTCGACGACCTGCTCCTTGACCGTGTTGTCTACTACCTGTACGCCAAATTGACCGTTCATGGTCTTACCCTTTCATGTTCCGGGGGCTCAGATGAAGAGCTCGAGGAACATCTCCGTGGAGGTGGCGTCAGGGGGTGAAAGGACGAGACCCATGCGGGTCAGGTCCGGCTCGATGGCCGCGCCGGCAGTGCCGGAGCCAGTCGCCGCGACAGTGATCCACTGCGTCTCGTACGAGTCCTGCCACCGGTTGGTGAGCAGCCCGTTGACCGAAGCGTAGAGAAGGTCGCCCTCGCTGTAGACGAGCGCCGTTCCAACGACACCGCCACCGGTGGTCGTCTGAACCTGCGTCTCGTAGATCTTCACTCCGCATGCACCGCCACGCAGGAAGGGACCTTTGCTCGAAGCCACCGCAGGGGTGTTTTCGTACGCATTCCCGAGCGCGTCGTTGATGAAGAGCCCGAGAGGACGAGTCTTCGCGACGTAAGCAGCAGATACGAGGACCGCTCCGCCGCAAGTGTTCGGACCAATGTCCGGCCGGCAGAAAGCCACCGAACCACCAAGAACGCCCTTCTTGACGTTCGAAGGCAGAGTCGTAGACTTGGCCGAGCCAGTCGTAACCACGTTTGGGTTACTTTGCGTGAACCCGTCCGCAGCCAAGGACGGGATGGTGTCCTTGATCAGCGAGTACAGGATACGCAGAGCACCCTGGCTGAGGCGAAAATCGCCTGAAGCCTGACCGCCGATGCTTCCCATGAGTGTCTCCAGTTCCCGTCAGCCCAAGGCTGCTACACGTCTTCGAGCGTCTGCGTCAAAAGGACTTCAGTTCGGTTTCCCGCGAAGCCGTCTTTTGCCGTTTCTTCCTTCAGACTGTCCTGACCTCAAACCTCAGAAGTGCCTGTGCCTGTCTGCGTATCTCGTATGCGTCTTTAAAAGAGTCCGTTGATTCCGTTGAGGGTAACCGCTAGACTCTTTCCAATCCTCACTGAGGACGATCCCAAAGGCTCTCAAGCGATGCCTCTACCGAGGCAGGCCTTCCACCTTGGACCGCTCCCAATTTCTTGACACCACGGTTCGAAGCCGTCCTGGTGCCGGGAATCGTGTAGCCCATCTCACGGGCAGTCTGCTCACGCTGTGCAGCCACGATGTCACGCTGCGCGACCACCTCAGGGTGATCAGAGAACAAGTCGTCCAGACCTGCGGCTGCAACTGCAGCCGCCGTTGCCGGCTCCGCCATCGCCTCGTCCTCATCAAACGAGATGTCCGGGAGAGGACTTCCTTGAGCCGCCATCATCGGGACAGCACCAGGCATTGGTGCAGCAGGTGCCGGCGCGAAGAGAGCCTGAAGCTCATCACCTGCACCGGGGGCGGGCGCCATCTCTTGATGAAGGAGCTCGTCGAGCATGGCAGCATCAGCCGGACAAAGAGGTCCATGGCCTTGCTCCTGCTGCTGGCCTTGCTCCTGCTGCTGGGACATGTGTCCAGCTTCTTGCTCTTCCTCCTGCTCCTGCTCCTGCTGCGAGGTGTGACCGCCCTCCTGCTCCTCGTCCTGCTCCTGCTGCTGCTGACCAGTGACTTGCACCTGCGAGGTGTGGCCGCCCTCCTGCTCCTCGTCTTGCTCCTGTTGAGCAACACGAGCAGAGGCAACAACCTTGAGAATAGACTTCAAGGTGGGGTCATCCAACCCCGCGAAAATCTGTCCAAGCGCCGTGACATGCTTCTCCGTGGCGGAATCCCCCAGCGTACGAGCCGCAAGCTTGGCGCACGCGAGAGAACGCTTGAAACGCGCCTGCTCCGGGAGAGCCTCCGGAAGGGTCGCATCCAAGCTCTTCAGTGTAGTCGCCAAAGAAGGCGTCGGAAGCGCCATCAATGCGAGAGTCGTCTCTTCGACGAGATTTTCGTTGGAGGTACGAAGAAGATGACGAGCCACTCGTTCCGCAGCTTGCGCCTTGCGCTCTGCTGAAACCTTGGAATTGTCATACTTGCCCGGACCATGCCACTTGTCCGAGTCCTTGTGCTTCCACGTGTCATCGCGGAACTCGCCGAGACCGATCTCGTTCCGCTTGACGTGATCACCTTCGTACTCGTCCTTGACAGTCATCTTTTCGCCAGGAACCGGCGTCTCTGCCCACGAATCCGGATCACCGTTCTCGTAGTCAATAGCAGAAGGCTGCGGGTGCTCCTGGTTCATGGTGTAGATGTCCGCGGTCCGAGAGGTCGCTGCCGAACGGGCCTGCGCGGCCTGTCGCGGGTTCTCGCCGGGCTCCGACCAAGTGGAACGCTTGCGCATCGTCATGATTCAGGCTCTCCTACGGGTTCGAATTTTATCAATGTCCTAAAATCCTTCAGGCAACCGAAGCAACCCTGCCCTTCATTGAAAGGAAGGTTTTCTCGGCAGCTGAGAGATGACGGCCGAGCTTGAGGCTACAAGCCGCGAGAAAGGAGATCTCACTAGGGAAATTCTTCATGGGACCGACGGACATTGCAAGCTTATATAGCATCGGAGGATGGCTCCGGGATGCCACTCGATCTTCGATCCATGAAAGGATTATCAAATCTTTTGCGGTCAAACCAGAAGCCCGGATTGCAATTGGACCGCGCCTCACAATTTTGCTTACTGCAGTTGCCCAGTTGATAAGATGAGTATTACCAGGGAAACGTGCAGCAACACGCTGATTGAAGGCTTGAGAAGCCCTCATCATATTATTGTTGCCGGCATCAACACTAGGTGCCGGAGCTGCAGTCCCAACGTCTTCAGGCTTCGGTGCAAGCTTATCAGAAAGACCCTTTACAATCATCTCCATAAGCTGCTGCTGAGCTTTATCAACCATTTCATCCAAGCTATTAGGCTTAGATTCTGCAGCATCCGAATTACTTGAGTCTGTATCGCCAGAATCAGATGGACTTGTACCTGCGTTATCAGGAGGAGCACCGCCGAGATCCACATCATCTTCTGCGGGGGCCTGTTGTCCCCCTTCTTGTTGATCTCCTTGCTGTGCAGTCTTCACAGAGGCAGCTTTCATGATGCCGTCAAAGTCAATAATGTCACGACGGAGCTCATAAATTTGATTGGATTCCTGCAATTTTGTAGCAATCGCGGAAGATTCCGGGTTGAGAATCTGGCGTCGAACAGCCCCCCGGAACGCGGGATTGCGGACCCAAGATGCTTCAATGAATTGATTAGAGTTAGGAACTTGAACGTGTCCGATCAATTCAGCAATAGGGAAAGTAACCCCATCAGCATCGGATGCGAGTTGACCCTTTCCAACAAATTGAACACAAGGACACAACTGACTGTCATCAGCAGCAACATTGCCGCAAGCCGTGCAGATGGTAAATAGGGAGATGCATCCCATTGACATGGCTGAAATTTGACCGCCAAGAATATCCTGAATGAGGATCTTGTGTTTACGATCGGTTGCAACCAGAATATCGATATAACAAGTTTTCCCAAGATCCCTGGCAATGGCGTCTACAATAAATCCTTTGGAAAGTTCAGGGATTTGAATATGCTCGAGATAATTGTGAGCACCAATAAAAGTCCGGTATGTTGAAAGAAGGAGAGACCGCTCCCAGGCATCACCGTTGTTGTTGATGATTTCTTGGCATTCCGGCTTGATGCGGAAATCCGGCCATCGAACATCGATTTGACAACCGCGAAGCATTTGTCGGCCGGTCTTGGATCCCTTCGGAGCATAAGCATCGACGCTTGCTACGATAGTGGCGTGCGAAAGCAAATACTGTTTCGGGTCACATTTACGAAGAATAGTTTTGGCAATTCTGCCAACATAATCTTTAGGAACCGCACCCTCATGTTGGCTGCGCAATTCCTCCATCCACTCGTCAAACGCCACGTTTGAACGAGAAACAATCGCGTTGGCGAAGCGCTTGAATGCCATGGGTTCCCATCAAGGAGACGCGCATAGAAATCCGACGATCCTTGACGTACCTATGAGTATGAAAGCCGCAGAAATGAAAGCGAGGTTCGCTCAGGTATCACTCGTTTCCGTCAAGGTTGTCTTCACGACCAAGCATTACGGCTCAGTAAAAGGTCTGTCCCCTTCTGATGTCCAGAAGTGGCAACGAATTGGCGCCAAAGAAGTTCGTCAATTCGTATGGCCTAAAGTGGTTGTTAGAGGCCCGGACGGGGATAAAAGTTATTCCCTCACGTGGATGAACCCTCACGCTCCACCGTTCCAGACCAAACTCAGCGCAGGTGCAATGTCAGAACCTGAAAAGTTTTTCGTGAAATGTGCGCTCGGGAAAGCGCAAAAACTCCCCGAAGGGATTCGGGGATATGCTCGACAATTCGGTCAAGCACTTCAAAACAACATCGAATCTCGAGTCATGAATGCGTGTCGAGCGAGAGGTTTAACCGAAAAAGTCACATCCATCTGGCGGAAAGCCCGACGTGGACATGCATCCAAGGAACTCCAAGCAACCTTGGAGAAACATTTCAAAGATCTGACGGATTATGACGTCAAAGAGACGTGGAAAACCGTCAAAAGGCTGCACGCCGTGCGGGACGTGATGGAATCTTAGCTGGCGTGAGCGACAATGTCGCCAACGGCTTCAATTGAAACCGGGACTCCTGCAACCGAAGAAGGAATTGTCTTTCGAATTTCTGGCGTGATAGTTGATACATTCACTTTCACGCAGTATTGGCCAGACTGACATGCCACTCCTACACCACGGAGCCAAGATGGCCGCCCGATCATAGTTCGAAGAACTTTCTTCGCATCCATGGCAGCTTGCATTGTATTCATTCGAGTGGCCTTCCGAATAAGTGGCATTAGTCCCGGACGAAGACCCGGATTAGCGTAAGCCACTCGGATCAACACTGAGGCCATTCGGCTGGATGCAAATGAGGCTTGCTCACTTTCGAGCGCCGGACCTACGGCTTTGAAGAGTTCTTTGAGAAGAGAAACAATTTTCTTCTCATCTCCAGCACTCTCTTTGAGCATGTCGGCATAGTGCTCGACAGTACCTTCAAGATTGAAAACCTTCTTTTTCCCGGGCTTCGGAGGCGCCTTCTTAGGCTCATCGCCGAGATCCACCTTCGGAGCCGGCTCTTCAAGATGTTTGTAAATCCCCTTCAGGATATTACCGCCAGCACGGATGAGTTGATCTACTTTCCCAAGTAATTTCTGGACAGTAGACTTATCGGGCTTCTTCTTGACGGTCCGGATCTGTTTGATGAGATCCTTAGCATCATCGAAGAATGCCTTGTTCTCTTTGAACTCTTGCTCGATGTAATGGCCGGGATCAGCCCACTCTCGCTTGCCTTCGACAAATTCATCCATCATGGAGTCTTCCATTCGATAAGATGGAGACATTCCATGTTCTTCCGGATCCCGTTCTGGTGTAGATGGGGATTCCGGTGCCTTCTTGGTCTTCTTCTTACCGCGAAGCTTATCGAGCCAGTCCATCGGGCCAGCCACAGCCGCAGCGCGCCCTGGAATAGGTGGCATCTTCGAGGCACGTTCAAGAAGCTTTTGAAGCTGATTTAGTTCTTCCTCGAAAGCACCCTCTTGGAAGAATTTAGCGAATTCTTCCGCTGTCTCAAAATCGTTGAGCGCTTTCTTGAGATCACTCTTCACGCTCTTGAGCATCCCAAGCATGCTCTCAACGTGTTCTTCAAATTTCTTGACCCCAGGATTGATGACGGCCGATCGAATCCCGACTAAAGCTCTGACACTACTCTCGAGATCATAGGCGAGAAGAGGGTCCTTGGACTGAATCGCGGAAGCAATTCGCAAAAGATTGGAGGCACTCATACAATTAAGTCCTCCGGGTGAATAGTGAATCCGCAAGTCCTGCAAGCAAGAACCCTTTGCCCCTGTCGGTAAACACGGGGCTTAAGAGGATTCTTGCACCTCGGACAAGCCACTTTCCCACTGGTCTTCTCTTTTTGAGTAACTTTGTACCGGCGTTTTGTATCTTTCCAATAGAGCGCCAGTCGACGACCTAGTTCGTATAGATTCGCCACAGTCAAGCTAACTGCGTCGAATCCAAACTCATCGGAATGAGTACGAGCTACATGGCGGAAAGCCTGAAATTCATTCAGTCCATCATGCCACGCTTTACACGCCGTTCGCCAAATGGGCTTCGTGCGTTCTTCGTATTCTGCAGCAACCCGTTGAGCCAGAGTCTTCTGAAGCCATCGTTGCGCGACCCTAGAGGATAGGGATTTGCGCCATTTGGCATCAGACTTCTCTACTTCTTTTCCAGCGGTCCAACGCGACTTCTCCCAAGTCGCATAACCCTGGTCCACGTGTTCCGGGGGAACTAAGTCCTCAGAAATATCCTTAACGAGTTCAACAGGAGATTCTTGTTGTTCACCCCAGGGCCACTGAACTGAAACTTTGCCAGTAGCAAGATCGGAATAAAGAACCCGACCTACATACGGCGAAAGAAGGAGGTCACGCAAACCAGTCTTGCGCACAACATCGCCCGTGGTGAAACCACGAGCCATTGCTACCTCATCTACGAACGCCGTAGCTCTCCGCATCATCCCACTCCGTCAGCCATGGCCGGGGAAGCCCGCCCGGAGCGATTTCAGTCGGCCCAGTTCTTGATGGGAGCGGGCGTAGGAGCCGCCTGGCGAGCCTGAACTGCGCCTTGCTTGGTGCTCTTGCCAGCCGGACCCTTGGACCACGAAGGCTGCTTTTTCGTGCCGCCAGCGTACTCATTCAGGTCACGAACCTGGTATTCATCACGATCGGTTACCGTTACAGTCCGATCTTGATCGTAATTGTCGATCCCCTTCGCGTTGAAGGATTGATCGGTCTTGTGCATGTACGGCTCGTCCGGATCGGACTGGACGACCTTATTCGGGTTGTCGAAAGTATCCATGTAACCCTCATCAGGGTCCTTTTGGATCACCTTCGCCACCTTCGCTTGGAAGGCCCTGAAAGCTTCCTCGCCGTATGCAGCAATCTGCATTTTATCGGCAAAGGAATCGATGCTGTGGAGAAGATCCGCCGCGACCTTCGGGCTGATCTTCCCATCAGCCTTCAGCTTCTCGACGCGAGTGGCGATACCGTCGAGGCGGGCGAGGGTCTTGTTGGCAATTTGCTTCTCGATGGACATGTAGTTCTCCGGGCTTCCAAGGGGTGACACGACAAAAAAGGTGCATCACCAGTTGATGTCGGACGAATCGATTTCCACCGAGGCCTTGCGACCCTTGGCGGGGCCTTTCTTGCCGAAAGGAGGGGCCTTCTTACCACCAAAAGGTGGCTTCTTGCCCTTTCCCTTGGCAGCCTTTTCCTGCGCAGCCTTTTCCTGCGCAGCCTTTTCCTGCGCAGCCTTTTCCTGCTGCGAAGTCTTCTTACCCTTCTTCTTGTCGTCCTTCTTCTTCGCAGCGGCAAGGATAGGAGTGAGAATCTTGCGAGTGGAAGGAATCGCATACGCGATTCGCACGAGTAGGGACAGAGGAACGCGAGCACTCGCGGTCTTGTGTCCCAATTCATCAGTGATGGAATCGAAGCCTTTCATGAACTCTTCGATATCCTTCGCATCGAAAAGCTTCTTGGCTTCATCTTTGAGCTTCTTGAAGTCCTCATCACTCATGGACTTCATTGAGATTTCTTCGCCGGGCGCAACAGCCTGTTGTTCTTGTTGGCCTTGCTGTTGTTGCTGCTGGCCCTGCTGGCCCTGCTGCTGTTGCTGCTGGCCCTGTTGTTCTTGCTGTTGGCCTTGCTGCTGTTGCTGCTGCGAGGTGTGACCGCCCTCCTGCTCCTCGTCCTGCTCCTGCTGGCCAACGTGCATCCGGATGTTTTGCGCAGGCTCCGCCTCCGAAGAGACCAGCGCGCGCAGGTTCTTGACGATCTCAAGCGAAGCCTGCGGATCCGATTGACGGAGGTCGGAGGCAACGCGAAGGATCCTCTGGACGTGCGGGTTCTTGGAATTCTGGTTCATGTTTGAGGCGCTCCTGCTTGCTTTGCTCCGGGTGGGAAGAACGGTCTCCGAAAACGTATCCCAGTCCCATCCGGCGAGCCGGTTGAGGAGCATGTCATACGTCTCGGTATCGATTTTGGATTGGTAGAGATTATCGTCAGCAAGATGGATAGAGAGGTCCAGTGCGGCTCGGAAGCGTGCATCGGGTGCACCACCTTCCCAATCGTACTTGAGCCAATCCTCCTCCATGAGCTGCTTAGCAAACTTCAGAATGGAGTCGAAATTCTCCTTACTGAAGTATCGCTTATCATATGAACGGTATCCAGTGACAGTCGGGCCAGACGGATGCCCCTGTTCTTTCACACCGTGATAAGCAGCTTCCCTGACAGCCATAGTCCTATGGGGTGAATTTTCATTAGAAGCTGCTGCACGGAAGAGAGTTTGGACCTCCTCCGGGACTTCCCCATATTTCTTCTTCAGGTCAGATTCCAGTTCCTTCATGTAAACCCGGGGGTCCACAACGGGTTTCTTTGTCCGAAAGAAACTGTCTAGACTATTGAGGACTCGGTCGAAATCCTTACCGGGAGTATGCCCGCTGTCAGAACCCGGGCCCAAAGTTTCCATGGCATGATGCCACTCTTCCATTATAGTCCCGAGTTCCAAGAGCTTGGAAGCCTGGGCTTGGACTACTTTGGAAAGTCTGTCCATACCCGCCGATAGACGTCCGGCGTCAATAGAATCAGGATTATCAAGTAATATATTTAAAGCTGCGGCAAGTTGTGCAAATCGTAGGATTACCCCCGATTTAATATCTTTAGAAGAAGGACCACCAGCGGTACTTTCAATTATTCGTTTAATGAGCTTCCGATCGCTAATTACATCCCCCGGCTTCCCACGTTCGAAGGGGGCCTTAAAAGCATCAGGTATGGGAATGGCATCGACAGATCGTCGAATAGCTCCAATAACTGAAGCTCTGCCAACCCAATCATCTTTAACCCCATTAGGCCAGGCTTCAGCAATCCTTTGAGCCAAAGCTTTGGGTTCAGATGAAGAGAAGAGTTTACTCAAAGATTTCTCTTTAATAGAGATATCTTTCTCTTGTTTAGCTAAAGCCTCTGCTGACTTGGCGGGGTCATCCGTACTAAGCTTCCCCGGACCAACACCAGAGGCAGCAAATTCTGAAAACGCTTTACCCAATGCAGGAGAAGCGCTTTCAAGTTTGCTTTTGAAGCTCTCCAAAGCTTTCTGGAGCTTATTAGCACCTTTAGATTCAGGCAAAGCAGGTTTAGACGGCTTGGGAACTTTTTCCGGCTTGGGCTTCGGAGTCTTGGGTTCCGTTTTTGGCTTCGGAGGTTTTTTTCCTGGGAATTCGGGCGAACGAAGGGTGTCCGCACCAGTGCGGAACATGATATTCAGGGCAACATCAGCCAATGACGAAATCTTGCGTTCATCATCAGGCTTCGTATCATCATCTTTTACACGATGGCGCCTATTATCATATTTAGGGCCACGACGCTCCGTATATTTCCGACTCGGAGGAGGCTTCTTATTGATGAGGCGCTCCGCCTCTTTATCCTCATGCTCCGCAGGTGTCAGGTCGGTAGCCATGGACGTGCATCTTCACGATCGCACTTAAGGGCTAGGACTCTTCCTTACCAAATCGATCGCCCTCCTTCTTGACGGATTTCAGACCGAGATTTTTGGTAATCTTCTCTTTCACGTCCGTCTCACCGAGCAAATCTTCACCGGCCTTAGTGAGGAGAGCCCGGAGGAGCTCATTCATATTGGCATCTTTCTGAGTCCAAAGATCCTTTGCCAATTGCGAATGTGCGTCTTCCACATCAATATTCAGGAGTTCGTAAATATACGCAATGGGAAGAGAACCCTTCTGATACAAGTTATACATGAAATCTTGGAGTTCTGTGTTATCACGCAGAGCCAAACGCGTAAACTGAAGCTTCGGGTATAAGAGGACTCGATTCCCGTATTCGTCTTCTTCCCAAAAACCTTTCTTCTCTGCTACAGGCGCAAATAGCTCTTGCTCGACGAATTCTGCGATTTGCTCACGATAGAGCAAATACATAGTATTCATAACATCGAGATGGATTCGTTCGCCTGAATACGTACTTTCACCTGTCAACATTGGCTCCGTGATCCGGAGACCGATGAACAGAAGTTTGTTAGTAATGTCATATTCGGTACTAAGATCCAGGAGACGATCTCTAGAACCAATTTCATCCCAATGAACTTCAAAGTTAGCGACAACAGTGAAATCCGGATCGATGAGGGCTTGATCGATCTGATCACGAAGATCTTGAACGTCAGGTTCCGACATCTTCTCGGCCCAAACAATGCGCTTCGGCGTCATAGCACGCGAAGCAATTTGAGTTTGAGCTTGGCGAAGCTTGTCTTGATAGAGGAGTGTTCTCAAACAGCGTTCAAGAATTGAAATTCCGCGGTCATCATAAGGACTCTTCTTGTGCGACAGATGATGACAGAAAGAAGAACATAGATAGTCATCGTAAGGGCTAGTGTTGAGCGGAATAGGCTGGCCACTGAGAAGATTTTCCCGGATTTGTTCCGGGATATCTTCAGCAATTCGGGTGGACTCTTCATCATGTTGTTCTTGAGATTTGAGAACAACTAGACGGTCCTTCTCACTAGGAATCAGCTCCATCTTCACGCGATTAGTGTATTGGAATACTTCCAATTTCACCTGTTCTGGCGGAAGAATTTGGAGTCGTTGCCACCCTTTGTAATTCTTCTCAACGAACCCATGAATGGCCTGGGCCCGTTCACTCTCAGGCTTAAGCTTCTTACGACGTTCTATCTTCTTGACAGCACGCCCTTCATAATCAACATCCCCGACTTCTTCTTCTTCAACATCAAGAGTTATGGACTCGGGAATTTCCGGTCCAATATCGTGATCTTCACAGAAGATGAAAACATTTCCGTGAAGCCAATACTCATGAGTAGCATCGTAAAGTGTCTGGAAAAGACGGACACGTCTGCACATGACTTCATAAAAATGAAGAATTTGTTTGCACCTGTCCATGTCTTTCCCTTTGGGAAGACTTAGACGAATCTTGGACATAGGAACGTCGGTATGGAAGTCTATGGCCGCTCCGACAATAGGATGCGTCGTGTACCAGAATCGGAAAAGTTCCCGTTTCTCACGTTCTGACTGCGGTAACTCGAGGAAATCTGTGGATAGCTGAGGACTATAGAATGCCGAATCGGCATTCATGATGGAACCGCCTCCAGCGTTCCCGAAATTCCCTCCAAAAGCAGCTACTCGAATAGACTGAGAGGACTCCCGGCGCGCCTGGCGTTCTAACTTCGTCAGTCGATTTTTCGGGGTGGGAATATTATCCGCGCGAACCACAGGCATGGCTCCGCCCGAGTTCGACGGCGGCTTAACCCCTGTCCTTTTGTTCGACATCAGACCCCTTCAAGACTCCACGAAAACATTATCGACGTCCAGGCGGAGGTAAACCAATTTCTTGATCTATCTCCCTCCGAACAATTCCGGCGACTGTCCGGAGAGTCTGTGATAAAGCCCCCATTCTGCGAAATGCAGTTCCGACGTCTTGAAGAGCCCGGTGTATTAGCAAACGGCGCGAAAGACGCAAATCTCGAGATGCCCAGAAGGAATGAAGTTTCCGGTCCAACGAAACGAATGAAGCCAAGGCCTTATTAAGGTCCTCAGCAGCGGAATCAATTTTATGGAAACAGGATTCCAGCATGTCAAAGGATTTCCCGAGCTCTATTCGGGCTTCCTCATATTCAGATTCTCTCAGTGTACCCAAACCGTCGCCACGCAACATGCGTAAACGAGCTTTTTCCTCTGTGGCAGATTTTTCTGCACGAGAATCTTTCTCTTCCGCAGGTGGATTCTCTGCTGATTCCGCCATTACCACAGTCAACCCTACTGGTTCGCACCAGTCCCAGCAATAACAGCGGCAACTTTCATTAAGTCCCTGACCTTCATGAAGTTGTCAATGGAGTCTTCCAGATATTTTACGCAACCCATGTCGCCACCCATGAGACGCTCCCATGAACCTCCACGACGTTGGAAACCCGTCAAAATTTGAAGAAATTCTTTATCATCCAACTTGGCGTCTGGTCCCCAGGTGTGATCGACGATTTGTCGAACAATCCGGTACGCAGCAGTATCCTTCACTCCGACGTCCATCATGACGGATTGAAGATAACAATTCTAGCTCTCGAAGAGAAACTGCGAATAATTCGATATTTATCGACGACGCATAATCGATGGCACGGTCCGATTCTTGTCCAGCCCCCCATGCAAACGGGCTCGAGTCCGGTAAAAGTGCCGATAACCGTAATTTTGGGTTACCGGAGGAGCCGAAGTATGAATGACACTGGATTCAAGGACACCAGGATGTTCTCTAACATATTCTGAGGCCAGATAGATACTCCGAACAACAGCATCAGACATGTCATCGTGTTTGCCAGCGACTTTAGGAGCTTCCACGACAGTAATATTTTTGCCACCTGAAGTGGCCTGGAGTTCTAACATTTCAGAAATTAGTGGAGAATGCAGCTTAGTAGCTGTATCCGAAGTAATGGAGTCCGGTACCGGATGATCATATAACGCAAATTTATTACTAAACATCAGCATCTTCGCGGTCTGGTAAACCTGTGAAGATTCTGAAGCAGAAAAATTACGCATTTCAAATTGAGTAAGGCCACGCTTATGGAGCTCTTGCTCGAAAACATGGCCAGCCCATTGATCAAAGATGCCGCCAATGATAAAGAATCGACTAGAAAGAACTTTGAACCATTCAGCGAGTTCCGAGAGATCCAACCTCGGAACGTCTTGAAGTTTCATAGCATACTCCGTCATCGGAGCTTCTAATTGTGGATTGGAATCTTTCCACTTCTTCTTTGCATACCAAACTTCATGATAGGCAAGTTCTATTTTCCCACCACGAATATGGGTTAATGCGATAGCAGTGCCGTCGTTCACGAGAGCAAAGTCAACACCGGCCCAAAAAGGTTCCCGAGGGTTTCCGCGAGTTAGAGGTCGGAGATCCGGAATTACGCAGTCAAGCAAATCGCGATGATCTTCAATCCAGCCACGAACACGATCCGAGAATTCGGCACCATGTTCAGTTGCAAAAGATTTTGGGTCCTTATGGAATTCTACCTCATAATAAGACCGGTCCAAAGTGGGATTGACTTCCCACGTCGGAGCCTGAATCATGAGCATATTTGCTGATTCTGTGCCTTTCGTGAGTGATAATTGATAGAGACGATAGAAAAAGCCTTCTCGAGCGTCCGGAGATGAAATAGATATGACGCGACCATCAGAAGGACCTAAGGGCCTCCTACGATTCTTCGGATCTTTGGGAGAAAATTGAGAAATAGATGGAACAATAGCTTTGTAGACGCGCTCCGCAGAAGACTTCCCATCGTCCACAAAGAATGCAAGCTCGTCCAGGATCACTGCCATAATTCCGCGGCCACGGAGACCCTTGGCGATGGAACTCTTGAAAGTAGCGACGATTGAAGCTTTTTTATTTTTCTTTTTGTCTTGATCCGTTTGAAATTTTAGGAACGTCTGCGTCTTCCCAGAAATAGCAGACTTGAAATAGTCGACTTCATCAACGTATCCACTCATGTCGCCGTAAACGATGGAGGCCTGTTCCTTATCGTTGGCAACGCAGAGAATACGAATTTCACTACCAGAGGGAATGCCGTAATGGGCCTGGGGATGGCCTCTGGCTAAGAGCTTGTAAATCTCATACGCAGCAATGAGTGCAGAAATCGTACTCTTACCAGCACGACGTCCTAGAACTAGGACTAATTCCTTCCGAGATTTGGTTAGATCTTGCTCACGAATGTTACAACGGCCTTGATCGAACAAATAACGGAGGTATTGGACTTCCGTCAATGTATGCAGGATTCTTTCTCCGAATCTATCTGTGACCCGAATTTGATCTTTTTCGTTTTCAGGAAGCTCATCGGAAAGGGGGATACTATAGTATAGCTTCAGAATGAATTTTTGAACGGGAAAGAGACCTTCCGGAAGAAGTTTAAACCTCTCAATGAAATCAATAATGTTTAGAAATTCTGTATCGCCTTCAGCTTTACCATCAATATTGACTCGAGTAGAACGCTTCTTATCAAGGAACGCATCGATCGTCCCAGTCAAGCTACTCTTTTGAGTCTTCTCAGTGCTAGGCATGCTAGTCTACCGAGTCTACTAATTTTTCCCAGTCCAACATATCAGCTTTCATCTGCTGGAATACTAGGTCAATAACTTCAGGAGTAACACCAGATTTTTCCATGGATTCATGGAAAAATTCCATCATCAAGTTGAAAATCTTTTGGAAACGAGGAGATTTAAGATCAAGTCGTTCTGCAATGGCAGCTTCTTTACGTTTAATGAGTAGTTCAGCAATACTCCGAAGAGAATTGACTCGAGCAACATTGTAGTTCGCCGCGGGCTTTCCAGATTTCGAAATCTGACGCCTTTCCCATTTCAGATGGGCAGTCTCCTCGGCCATATCAAGGAGAACGGCGTCTATCAACTCTGAAGTAGAACTGCCATTTTCGAGAGCGAGTATGAGAGCTTGCTTCCGAACGAAAGCTTCCCGTTCTTTAAACTCTTCTGCAACCAAAGAAGAGTCGATCGGTTCCGGAGTTGGAACCTGACCAGATTGGGTTACAACGTATGGAGCACCGACATCGTCGGGCGACATCTTTTTGCCGCCCGGGAAGACTAATACCTTGCCGTTCGGAGTGTCATCGCCTTTGTTGTCGTCCATGATCCCTAAACAACGCTACCCGTTTCAGTCAGTGATGTCGGGCGTGGGAATGGAGACTTCAACGGGACGTGATTTGGACCCCTTGAGGTCAACTTCGAGCTCAGAAGAAGCGAGTTGATACTTTTCCACAGGGTCTTCCACTTGTGGAACAGGATCGTGAAGAACCCTAAGAGCCTTCCGCTGGTCAGCAGCCGTTCGGACCTCCGTCGGGACCTGACGGATAAGCGATTTGGCATACTTAGAACACCATCCCGGTGCCGTTTGAAGAACGCATCCGGTGCACCCAGAAGCGGCTAGAACATACGGAGCACCCCGTTTCCGGAACTGTTGGGCTCCTACAACGCAGCCTTTACCGTAATCTAAATATGCAGTGGGATCGATGAAATATTCACCTTGAATCCCATCATCAGCTGCCAGTCTCCGCCCTACCTCCGGAACTTGACACAAATCAGAACGAGTATAACGGCTAAGAACAGCAGCTTGGAGCTTCTTACCCGATAGACCAGTATTCATCATATGGGAAATGGAGCGTCGAACTTCTTCAGCATCCATCTCCCTGGTTTCGAGTTCCGCGATCGGGTCTCCGTAATGAGCAGTTACGAGAACCGGCCCAGAGAAATCGTTGACTTCTTCCGGAACATCTGGCTGGAACAAATTTGCCTGAGCAACTAATGTAGACCAATTGGCTTCAGTTCCATGAACGCGAGAAATAGCCGTATGAACTTGATCAGTAGAAATCCTACCATGAGTAGCCGCCCTATCTAGGGCAGCTTTGAACATATCAAAGGAGGGTTCGGGACGGGACGACACAATAGGAGCCTGTTGACAGAGTTCTGCACATGCTCCATCGGAAGTTCCTTTGCACATAGTGCAAAATGATGTCCGACGAAGGAAAAAATCTGGAGTCAGATTACGAGACCGAACAAGATCGAGAGTGGGGCGGCAACCACCCATCGCATCCATATCGAGATAAGTATGTCCGATAATGCCATATTCTCGGGCGAGTTTCCGAACTTCCGAGTTGGACGAAGCTGAAAGAGTAGGAAGATCTGCCGCCCCAAGCATGAGTTGGCGAGCAGCTTTGAGATAGAGAGGCCCGGGCATCTCTTCCGCATCGGATTTTGCCATCCGGCGTTCCCAGAATGAACGAATGTCCGCTTCCGTCACCGGAACAGGAAGGGGACGAGGATGGTGCTGGATAGTTTGAACAGCCTCCCCGCGATGAGAAATGGGAGTCCTGAGAAATGCAGTCTGAATGGCCGTTTTTCGGTCACCATCCGTCATGGATGCAGAAATGCGGACATCTCCCAGTCTCTTCTCATCAGCAAGCTGGACAGCATAATGAGCAAAAGTCCGAGAATCATACGGGACTTCGTCTACAATGCGCTTCTTGAAAGCACCGCAGACGCCGCCTTGATTGTGCACACAATTCGTGCATTCGTCCTTCGCAAGAACGAACAAAGCTCGTTTGGCTTTGGAAGCTACGAATTTCTTATCGGCCCCCTCTTGGGCACACTTCGGGAAGTGACTTGCGTCAATGTAAACATTGCCAAGCAGCCCACGGGCTTCCAAAACAGGTTGGACTTCGGCAGAAGCCGCTCGAAGGTCCTCAGGGCCAAATTCTTTTTGAAGTCTATCTGCTACATCTTTGGAACTAAGGCCGGCCATCATGTAATGAGCAACACGATTGCGGACGATGTGAGAAGCTGCACGTAGTGTTGTCCCCGGTTTATCCAGGGGGTTCTCATTAACAATCGTATGAGGACGAAGAGGAATCAAATGGGGAATCCGTTCGTCCCCTTCCTGCATTAGAGCAGTTTGAAGCTCCGGGATGGTATCGAGATTCTGCTTGGGCAGCGTCTCTGATGCCCGATACATTTCCTCATCTACAGCCAACCAAGATAGGTCGGACACACCTTGGTTATGCATCAGCTCAGTTAGGTCTCCGAGCCCGTCATAACTAAGATCCGGAAGTTTCTTGTCAGCCATTTCGATCCTCGGACTTCTCCAGATCTGCCACCACATGTGCGAGGTCTGCCGCACTGCGCCTGAAAACTGACGCTACCTCAGGAATGAGGATGTTATCAACTTCCAGTTGGATCAACTTATCCCGAAGCATCGAAGCCGCCGTTTTGAAACTGACAGATGCCTCTTTAGCTACTGGGAATTGATCCAAAACATCGGCTACCACTACCTTGTGTCGGTGTTTGAGGCATCGAATGATATCCGATGCCAAAAATTGAGGATGACCCCCATCCTGGAGGAAAGCCATAACATGACGACGGGTAAGACCTTTCTTGCCGTTCTTTTTCAAGAACTCAGAAGTCAGATCGCCCACAAGGTTGAGGTCCGTAGCCTGCCTATTCATGTCATTCCTCATGCCCGACAACCGAGAGGCCATCAACCTTCCACCATCCTGGTTGTCTGACCTATCATAGTCCACATTTTCAGCGAAATCCGTAGCGGGAAATCCTTGAGGACCGGATACGTCTTCGACTTCAAAACCGGACCAAAAATTTCCGAGAGCACCCAAGAAATCATCCATTGAATTCTCATTCTTGGTAACACCCGGCAGCTCAGTGTCTCCCGTTTTTTCGGTAGCCCAAGCTCCAGAATCTTCATCAGGCCAAATATCACTCAAAGCTCGACCGTCAATCTGACCCGTCTGCATCCGGTCATAATAGTCAGATCTAGCTGCAGGATTATCTTCATCAGTCGGAAGTTTGGAAGTGGCAGTCGGAAGGACGTCGTTCTTGGTGTCGTCCGCAGGCCTGCGACTACGAGGAGGCCTGTCTAAATCTCCCGGTAAATCACCAGAGGATTGATGCCAGGTGCAATATTTGTGTTGGAACCAGTCATTATAATCTGCAGCAGTATGACCAGGATGGGCTAGAAACCAGTCTGAACGAGCCCGATTAGCCCGCTCACGAAGTTCACCTTCAGTTATATAAGATGCATGCTTCCCTTGAGAATCCGCATCTTGTGGATAACTCAAAAGTCTATCCGGACCGAACGGGTCTAAGGGCCCTCCATCGTCAGGCAAAGCCTTCGGAGTGGACTCCTCATCATCTTCTCCGTGTTCACCATTCAGAGACGAATCGTACGTGCCGATCCCGAAATCCTGGACAGCCTTAGAAGTCGTGTCTGTAGTAGGAAGACCAGTCGGCACGTCACCTCAGAGTTGTGTCCCAGAGCCAATCGGTGTCGGGTTCAGACTTTTCCGGACCCATTCCTTTAGGGGGATCTGGATCACTGTGAGCTCGCATCCATTCTATATCCTCAGCAGACAGGCCGAGGGCATAATAGTCTAAATTCTTAGAGTTGGAAGATCCAGGAAGCCAAGAGTAATTAGCAACCTTGGTAATCTTCTGAGCTGAAACTTTCAGGACGGTTTCATCACCATCGGTGGCGTTGTCATCACCTGTGACACCATCGTTATTCCCGTCTTCATAAATAGGATTGAGATGAGAAAAACCTTCACCGAGGAGATCGTCGGAAGGCCAAATTTCATCATCATTAAAATGTCCGGCCTCGTTGCCTGCCGCAGGGCCAATATGATCAACACGGGGTCCGGATAAGGTATCTACCGGTAGCGAAGAATCAGCGCGACGATTGGAAGCCAGGCGCTTTTCTTGAGATTTGAGAATTTTCCGAACGGCAGAAGCATAATTCCCATGATCCGGAGTAGTTGTATTCATGACCATTTCCGGAATGGTCTTAGCCTCACCTTGAAGACTGCCGTCACCGGGCAATCCTGAACGTGGGTCTTTGGTCTTATCTTCCTTCGTGAGTTTCTTGAGAGCTTTAGGAAGAGCGGAGGAAGTATGCTGAGAAGTCGCAGGCTCTTCTGCCTCTTTCTCTTCCTCATCTTCTCCAAAGAAACTACCAGAACTAGCCCCCTCCACCTTAGGATTCATATCATCGGCTGATGGATTTACAACGGGTTGTTCTGCTCCTTCGAAAGAATTCTCTACGAATCCTTCAGGGTTGGATTTGACTTGTTCAGCATCTTGAACAAGTTCCTGAGTGGCCGGCGCCTTGGGCGCACTACCCCAATGATCGGCATTGATTTCGTCATGAAGCGTATCAGTGAAAGAAGACAGCATTTCAACGGCTTGGCCCAAACCGCCGCGCATTTCCTTCACTGGTTGAATATATCCACGACCACCAAGAAGTCCGTCAGGACTAAATTCCGAAGATGGCATCTTAGAAAAAAGACGAAGTGCCGCCATAGCATAACTATGGGAACGTTCAGCAGCCCAAAGGATTTTGGCCAAGTTCCGAAGAGTATCTGGAGACCAGTTGAAGCCCTGAACACGGATATCACGCCTTACAGGACCGGTATCCTTAACGAATTCGATCTTGCCGGCAGTCCGGACGCGACTCGAAACGATGCTGGAAATAGGCCTCCAAGCACGCCCCGGTTGCGAAATGATGCGAGCAACTTTGTTCAGGTCTACGGTCATGGCTTTCAGCCCTTCACCGGTCCATTCGCATCATCAACAAGACGCTCAATATAATGACCCTGATCGTCCTTACCGAGTTGCCAAAAATCCTGTTGGCTCAATCTAACAAGTTTGTCTTCAGCAACGATGGAAAAACCATGATTGATGAGATCGCGAAGATTGGCGACACGAATCTTCCCGGTTGAAGCTACACGCGGCGTGGTCTGCACGGGCGAAAAGAAATCGTCCACGGCACTGGACGAAAACCGAACATCTTCGATCTCTCGGCTGCGCATATGATTCGGCCCTCTGCACAGCCAGCCAACAACAAGCCTATTGACACCCTTCAGGAGACAATGAGGGTGACCGGAATATCCACGAAGGAATTGGAAGCGTTCGGAGAAGAAACTCTCAAAACCTCAGAAAACGTTCCAGATTGATATGGAACAGCTGAAGACACCACAGAAGCTACAAAAGAACTACTTTCACCGGAGGCCAATGGACCACCGCTAACGGGGGAGAATGACAGCCAAGACGAATTATTCTGGACCTTAGACACAGAAAAATTGAGAATTGAATCAGAAGGACCGGAATTAGTTACTGAGATCGATTGGCCTCCAGAAGGAGTTCCAGTCAAAAGTGCAAAGGTAAGGGTGATTGCATCCGGGGTAGTCTCAATTTCAGGCCGAGGGAGAACCCGAACATTGACAGTTACAGGAATAGTCACAGGGGAGTTTCTATTGTCCTGAAAATTCACATGTGCTTGATAATTTTGCCCACCAGTCAAGACAGCAGGGTTCAACTGAATCGTAAACTGAGTCGTCTGACCGAATGCGATAGCAGAGGCCGTAGGAGGAGTGCAAGAAATAAATGGAGAATCGGGAGTAGCAACTACAGACATGAAGGAGCCGAACGCTCCATTATTTTGGACCGTGACGGTCCCAACCAGGGAACTCGGATCGCCTTCCGTAATAATAATATTGAATACGGCAGGAACAGGAGCAACAAGCTGAATAAGGGGTGCAAGTTGTTGCTGCACCTTTAGTAATGAAGCTGCCATCTGTGTCACGACATCCCCCGGAATGGGTATAGCTGCCGTGTAAATGCTTCCGTATGGAGTATTGAAATTAACGAATTGATACGTTTGGCCAGCGCCTTGGATATTATTTGCCATGACGGTCCATGACCAAATTCCGCCTACGGATGGAATACTGAAATCGAATCCACCGCCAGAGACGGTCAGAGGCGCAGTGGTAGTCATAGCTGATCGAGAAAAGGAAAAGAAGTCGATGAAATCACGACCATAAAATTCTTTAATCCGGAACAGCGAATGACGTCCGGGAAATAATGGTCATTTTTGACTATTGTACTGCTTAGTGATTTTCCGAGCCGATCGGGCAGCTCGCCTACGCAAACGGCGCTTCTGATCTCGTCGTTTCTGAGAATTGGTGGAAGGAGCGGGAGGCGTCATAAGTGACATTACCGCTCCATAGCCATTACACGGGCCCGAACGAAAGCATCCGAAGCTGCTTCCAGACGAGTCCGATACTCACGAAGACGAGCTGTTGCTGTAAAAGCAGCTTCAGTCGAATCCATGCTAGCAAAACATAGTTCAATCTCTTGCTCGACTGAGTTTAAGTCGTGGTTGAGATCGGCAAGAGTAGGATCGAAATCGTCCAAACCAGAATCTCGAGCCATATTACCCCTACCATTTTCGCCTTCAATAAAGTGTCATTTACGGGAGTCTCTTATGAACGTTCGTTCATTCAAGAGTCAAAATTTGCGCATCCCCACGGTCTCGGAATTGTGGTAAGGACACTTCATGGAGAATATTGAAGTGTTTGTCCGATATAGCAAAAAATACGGTCCAATATTTAGCATACTTGGAATTGTTGATGCACTCGTCGATTTCGTTTCTAACGGATTGTGAATCCATGAATTCAGCAACAAGCATGTCTGATGTTTGAGAGCTTCCTGACTTCTGGTCTTTGAGGCCTTTGGTCTTGGACTCCGCCATTCGCCGTGCGCGCATTTGAAGCTCTGCGCGCTTTTCCCGGGCCTCATTAGCGATCAATTCTTTGATTTTCGCCAACGCTCGGAAGAATCGATGACGTACTCGACCTTGAGTTAATTTCATTTGTTTGGCGATTTCCGATTGGCATGTTGTTTCATACATGCGCCATAGAATTTCACGATCTTGATCTAGGAATTTAGGACCTAATTCCAATTCAAATTGTTCACGATCAAGTTCAGGGATTGTTCGCAAAAATTGAATGCGACGAATTCCTCGATGGAGACGATAGGAAACGGCAGCTTGTGTAATGCCAAAAAGCTTGGCAATTTGTTCTTGCTTCAGTTTATCCTTATGATATAAGGTAATTAGATCAGCCTCCCGAGATGGAATGCGGCGAAGAAAGTGTTCAATCGCCATGAACTCAAGGGGAGTATTCTCACCGATTTCCTCTTCCGCATCCGGAGCGAGGTTACGATCAATGAGTTCGCTGAGTTCATCTTCCGACCCGTCATACCCGAGTCGGTCCTGATTACTAAATCTTGATGAAAGACTATTCGGATCTTGAATTAGGATGTGAGTGGACATAGTTTCTCCGGTCGAAGGGGGACTCCGAGAGTCCATAGCAGTGTGGGATATGCGTATAGGTATACTGGTGCAACGCACGTCTCCGTATGTGTCTGCTTTTCGACCGGAGCGGGTAAACCCGCTTGTCAATTCACATTACCAAGGAACATGCTCAGAAGTTTCTGAGCATTTCAAACACCCGCAAGAATATCATTAGATGTCGGCAAGCCAATCCGGAACAGCAGGAGCATGAATCATCCGACCGGTTTCACGGAGTTGGAAAGCATGAATATCAATGCCTCTGACTTGCAAGTCTTCTCGGAGAATACGTAAGCCCAAGTCAAAATCGTCTAGGGATGGTTTTAAAGATGTACTTAATTCCAAGTGGGAATTCATTCCGACCAATTGGAAGTTAAGTTCAACTCGATGCCTAAGGGATTCAGCCTTTTCCCGTTCAGCCTTAGAAAATCCAGGGAGCCCAGCAGCATAGATAGAAGCCAAATCAGGATGATGGCAAACAGATGCTGCTACTTTCTTCCGGAGGCGCGGAATCCCAGGAATATTATCGGAAGGATCACCTACCAAACTTTTGAACATTCGCATGTGAGATGGAGGTAGAGGAAACTTTATCATTCTCTCCATATCTTCTGTAGCTCGTTCTACATCAAAGAACCTTTTTCCTTCCACTCCTGGCCTATACAAAATGACGTTGTCGGCCAAGATTTGATAGAAATCTCTATCAGAAGAAATAATTACGTGCATGTCATCTGGTCGAGAATGTATAAAGCTCGCAATTAGATCATCAGCTTCTTCTTCTGCATCATGATAGACGTCTACACCCATGAGTCTCATGATGTGAGCCAAAACATCCAGGTCATGAGGGGATTCATGACCATCCAGAAGAGTTAACGGCAGGTCCGGCCCTCGCAATTTGGATGGGGAACCATCATCCCGGAGCTTATACTCCGGATCCATCGCAAGTCGCCGTTTAGGAATCCCATCAAGAAATAGAACGACTTTAGTGGGCCGTGAAATTGCCCCAATCCAGTCTGAGAGCATGGACAAGGACCCGTAAATCAATCCAGTCGGGTATCCTTTGTCGGAAGTTAAAGGCGGTTCACCGTTCTTCTCTCGAAGAGAGACAAAAACGTAATAAGCTCTGTACAACAGATTGTTCCCATCAACGAGAACATATCGTGACGGAGTCTTAGACATTATAATATCCTAGACAGGAAAGAAACTGGGAAGTCAATCAAAACCAGTTTGGAACGAAGTTGTATGGAAACTTGAACCGTTTCCCCGTCGTACACTTCGGAAATCTCACCAGGGAGGTTTTTGTAATCGCCTTTAATCACCTTCACTCGATGACCAACAGAGTATTCTTCTTGTCCGAGCCGGAGACTCTTTACACCATCTCGCATCGGATCAAGATCTTTGTCTTCAAGAAGAGAGTATTTGTACTTCCTCTGCCCGTTAACAACAATAGTTGTGCATAGGACAGATTTAAAGAAAGTCGTGTCTTGCAACTTCATGTAAGGAATGCCATCATCAAATTTGACAAAGACATATCCATCCATGTATACCATGGTCTGGGATTCTCCACGAACCCGCTCAGAAACGGCAGGTACGAATACCTCGATCCCAGGCTTACCAAGTAGCTGACGAACTGACCGAATAATTACAGGAATATTTTTCTCTTTCTCTCCATTTGAAGAGAGTTCGACGCAAACCCATTTGGAAACAGGTTTAGAAGCTAGCGAAGAGGCCTTAGCTAGGTCCTTTGATCCTCCCGATGAGACCACGGGCCCACTCCTTGTCGGTAATCGGAACATCATCCGTACCGGACTTTACGGAGGGGAGATTTCCAGTGGCAACAGCGGGAACAGGTGGAGTAGAAGATCCGAAATTAATCTTTTTATCCAAGGACGTAAGATTCTCGTCAGAACTGAATTTGACTCCGTCAATTTCAAGAACTTTGGACTTGATTTGAGGAATAGGTTTAGTCGCATCTTTCTGTTTAGCAGGAGGGGTAACAGGAAGAGGAAGAGCAGGAAGAGCAGGAGCAGGAGCAGGAGGAGCAGCTGTTAAAGGTTCTGCAACAATAGAACTCGGTTCACGATTCTGAGTAGGCCGAAATGTCGGTCCGGTAGTTAACAGGGCTGCTTCGATATCAAATGCAGTTGGTTTATCAAGCTGGATCAGGACACGGACCAATTCAGACCAACCATGTAGTCGGTATTGGAAAAATCGAGTGGCTACAGGATACGTAGGTTTTGCTCCAATGTCAAATCGCATAGCACTAGAAATAGCGGAAACCATCTGATCCCGAATCCAAGATGGACTCTGCACTGCCACCAAAGAATCCAAAGATTCGAAGGCCTTCCTCGGATTTTGATCGATAAGAGATAAAATCCTGTCTATAGCCGAATAGTCATCGAATCGAAAAAACTCATTGGCGGAAGCTATGGTAATTGGGCCGCGCACGGACATAGTGCTGAGAGCCCTAATGCAAGTCCGTGGGCATGAGTCCAACATGCGAACAACAATTTTCAAAGCTTCCGGATCAGCTTCCAGAGATTCTTGAGTACAAACTTGATGCAAACGTGCGAGAATTTCTTCGGGAAGAGGTGGGTGTACTGGATATTCCTCTACTCGAGATCGAATAGGAGCTTTGATTTTATGAGGCTCTGTAGTACAGAGAATGACAGTAAGAAGCCTGTCTTCCATTGCTTTCAATAAAGCGTCTTGAGCTTGCGAAGTGAGCCGCTGCGCCTCATCAATTAAATAAATGCGCCGACTTCCTTCATATTCAGTATCTCGGATCATCTCACGGATTTTATCTACTGTTCCTTGAGAAGCCGCATCAAGTTCCTCAACATCTTGAGATGTCTCTTGTAAGACGGATATACACGCATCACACTCCCCGCATGGTTCCCCGTCTGAAAGATCAGTACAAAGAATGGCTCTCGCAACAACGCGAGCCAATGATGTTTTTCCGCAGCCTTTTGGGCCGCCAAACATCATAGATTGATCCGTTAGGGTCCCGTCTCGACTTCGAGTAAGAAGAAGTTGTACGATTCCCTGATTTCCGAGGACCTGGCTGAATTTCCTTGGCCTATATTTGAGGTCCAGAGGTGTTCCGCTCACGAAGAATATTACACTAGGAATCAGAGAAGTCGGAATTTGTCTTTAATATCAGATACGAGAGTTGTGAACTTAGACGTTGCTGTAATACCAGGATGCCATGCTAAGTCCATTGCTGCAAGGTCATACTGAAAACGGATCTTGGATCCCGGGATAGGGGTTCCTGACCCATCTCGATCACGACCAATCAACCATAACGTATCTGCGATCGCAGATACAGCAGTGATGTCATGAGCCACGACAAAAATCGTGTTGCGTTCGTCCATTAACGCAACTTGAGAAATGAGATCGCAAGTCTTGTCCTTCATGAGAGGATCGAGACCCGTGAATGGCTCATCCATCACAATGAAATGTTCACTACACAATAATTGTTGGATAATAGCGACGCGCTGCCGTTGACCACCTGAGAGTTGAGAAGGATACTCCGAAGCCTTCTCTGTGAGTCCAAACCGTTCCAGCATTTCCAAAGACCGATCTCGGGCCTTCCCATCCTGATCATGTTGTGAAGCTGCAACCAAAAGATTCCCTAGAACAGTTCGATGACGGAGAAGCGGATAATTTTGAGCTACTACCCCAACCAACCCAGCTTCGACAAGAATACTTTTTCCATCACCATTATTGATGGTTACGCTTCCCGATGTGGGAGCTTGAAGACCAGACATGATTCGTGAAAGTTGGGTCTTCCCGATGCCAGAAGGCCCAAGGATGCCTACAATCTGCCCTTGTGTGCAGCCAGGCCGAACGATATCTCGAACTTCGGCTTTGACATTTTGTAATATCTGCTTATCTCCGAATTTCAAGCAGATATCATTGACGGAGACCAAAACATCTTTGATTTCGTAATCCATTTGTATCTCAATTCATTGACGTTCCCACGTCAGTTCAGAATATGGGCAAAGTATTCGTTTGAGCCAAGCAATGCCCCAGTCTTGGAAGATTCCGACAGCCAGCACGGTGAGTTGGAGAGCAGCAATAGATGCCAGGTGAAAATGCTTATTCTGATTGAGGAGCATGGTTCCGATGCCGCCTTCGGATCTACTAATGCCTTCCACCATCGTTAGCATCATCCATCCCATTGCCGCATTCTGTCTGAGGACTTCGAGCGAATAATCAGCACGCCCAAGTATCACGACTTCTAGAATCGCCCGCCATTCACCCATACGGAGGGTTCGAGCATGGTCGAATTCTTCTCTCGGAATACTAGCAACGACTTCCGCCATTGAAGTCATGAAGAACGTGCTCATCCCGAAGACGAGCAGAGACACTTTAAGCCAGTGGCCAGCACCGAACATAAGGGTGAACAGCACAACAAACCCGGTCATCCCGAAGAAACGGGCTTTAGAAAATGCGGCTACGATAGGCCGCATCGCGGGAAGAACCGTCAGATACGCCATGCCGATGGAGAGAACAGAAGATATGATGAGCGCTTGAAGATTTGTCATGAAGCTCGAGTAAAGCTCGTAGACGAGACCGTCGTTGCGAAACATCTCCACCCACGCGCTCGCTACTTGAGCCGGCCTCGGGATGAGCTCAGAAGGATAGAAACTCCATACGAGCAAAGCGAGCCCGACTTGGAATAGAACGATGAACAGAATGACCCGACTCGATACGGGTCTATTTGGGCGGAACGCGTCAATCATCAGTTCGACGTGCCGAGAACGATGACCACGCGACGATTCTTCGAACGACCGTCTTCGTTTGCATTGGATGCCACCGGGTCATTCTGACCATGCGGGACAACAGTGAAGCGGGAATCCGGAAAATTCGTACTGGATTGCTTCTCGAGCCACACCTTGACGGCGTTAGCACGCGCCTGGGAGAGCTTCATATTGTTACCAGGATCTCCGGTGTTGTCAGTGTGACCATGGATCTCAATAGCGAGCTCGTCGGCCACAAGAAGACCGTTCTTAAGTTGCTGGAGCTGGACCTGAGCACTGGGATCGAATGAAGCAGAGCCCGTTTGGAAATTGATGCTCCAATTCCTCTTCGACACAACTTTGGTAACGGGACCGCCGGTGAATTTCGGCATGTCTGCCGTGGCAACAGCTGCCGTAGTGGAGATCTTTGGCTTAATAGCCTTCACGAACGAGAGATTCAGAATATCATCCACCTTAGGATAGTTCGGAACCAGCTTCGGATATTGCTGAACGACGATATCACCAAACACAGTGTACGTCGCTGCAAAAACATTCGCAGACCCCTCTGATAGACCAAAGAGTTCCTCGAGGTCAGCGTAATTGCTGGCATAGGAACCACCAAGATTCACCTGGACACCAGTCTTGTCCGCTTCTGTAGCGCCTTTGTAATATTTCTCCCAGTATGCCGCGTCCTTCTCTTTATAGACCTCCGCAGAAATCTTGGCTGCATGAGAAAGAGCAGCCGGGAAGGACCTGACTTGATCACCACCTTCGCAAATAGCGGCCAGCATACCGATGATTTCATCCTTGTTGGCAGCATCCCACTTGCGGATGCCAATGATGGCTGACGGCATTTGACTCCGGTATTCCCTGGTCGAGACAATAGATACGAGTCCACCTTTGTTTTGGGCAACATTCACATCGCCGGGAGTCCAAGTAACAACGGCATTGACACAAACGTGTTTCTTCTCACCTGTGAGCTTGCCGTTTTGCACGACCTTGCGATCCTCACAGGCCCCAGTAATGTACTTCTGACCTGCTTCAATGAAGTCCGTAGCGTTGACCCAATTGAGTGCGTCTGGGTCCCACGTAGTTTCATCCGGGTTATTCTTGATACCGTTGTCACCAGCCCACTTCATGGCGATATTCCAATCACCATCACGAATAACGCCGGCCACCAAGCCGCCAACTGATACTTTCGGGTGGTCCCTCCAGTCAGCAGGTCCCATGAATTTATCTTCTCCGCGAGAGTATCCGGTAGATCCAATAATTTCGGCTTGATACTCCTTGCCGATCTTGGAAAGCTCAGCATTGACGCCAGCAAGGAATGCTGCAGTCCCATCACCCATCAAAACGAGGAAATGAACCCCCTGCGTGGGTTGAGCATTGGATTTAAGTCCATTGGCAAAAGCCATGAGGCTGGCTGTCATCTTATTCGTATCATCTTCGCGGATAATGGATAAGTTCACCTTGTGCTGATCCATCAGCGAACCTTCGGTAGTGCTGGCACCACCATTGGCGAACAACATACCCATTTGCGAGTTCCAAGCCATGACTTGCATGCGGATCTCGGGAGCTGAAGACTTTGCCACCTTGGTGCCGGGCAGTTGGACAGGTGACGATGCCACGATCGTATTCGAACTGCCGACCTGAGGAAGGTCGGCAATTTTCGGGACCTCGGATTTAGTAGACGGAGGGCCGATCAGACCGCGGTCTGCCGCGCATTTGAACCCGGCCACGAGACCGGCAAAGATGGAAGCTGCGAGGATGACGCGTGGCAGGGTCTTGATCTTGGTGGACATATGGTCTCCGTATTGGTCTCCGTATTATTTATCGCTTGGATTTCGGGGAGTCAAAGAGATCCGAAAAAGAACTAGCTTCTGCGGACTCAGCTTCAGATTCAGCTTGGATTTCTTGAGGGTCGGAAGTGGACTGGATACGAACCTTGTTCGAAGACTGTTCGGAAGGAGAGATCAAAAGCTTGTCAGCCTTCTTCTCCCATTCTTCGAACTGATCCAGAGCATCTTGCTCATACACTCCGTTCTCGAGATCCATAGTCTTAATGAATCCTTCGGACATATCCATGAAGAGTTCGATCTCTCCAATCTTCATGGCGTAGTCATCAGCCAAGTGTTCCATGGCTTGATCAAACATTGCGCGCTGATCACCTTCACCTTGAAGAATTTTCCGTGCTGAAGTGAAGGCCCCGTAACTCGCCTTAATGGCCGCACGCTCCTGCGTTTTGACTTCAATCTCACCTTCAATATCCTGAACCGTGAATTGTGAAACCTCATAATATTTCTTCATCGCCTTCGACATAGCTTGCATCTTATTGTAAAGAGCCTGCAAGGTAATGTTGGACTTCTGAAGCCGTCCAGCTTGCCGTGACTGCAGGATAAAAGCAGGTTTCATATCCGCTTTATCATGAGCTTGCTTGGCGATTTGAAGAGAATGAAGTCGATTGGCTTCGTTCTTGTCGATGATCCCCTTGAGTTTAACCATTTGGCCATTGAGACTGGCCATAGATTTCCTCATATCGTCAAGGCGCTTGTTAAGATCTTCTGCATATCCCTTTAGGATACCGATAGGATCAATTTCAATGATCAACCCCGTGATGAATCGCATCAAAGACTTCCAGCCGTAGGAAGCCAAGGTTCGAATGCGCTTGTCCGATACCAAGAACACCAAAAATGCGATTGCAGCTGCAAGAGCTGCAGCATGCAGCGTGTTTGTCAACAGGATGACGATGAAAGGAAGAGCGACGTAAAGCCCCCATCCGAGTGCTCCAAGTAAGAGAGCCAAGAAGAGAATACTGGTCTTGCCTTCGGGGCGTTGGAAGAATGTCTTATTCTCAGGAGTGGTCATGATCACACCTTCCCGAAGGTGGCAAGTTTGTTCCGCCTATCAGTGAGTTGAGCATGGACAACTTGATACGCTGCCACGAATCCTTCCTTCACTGAAGTAATTTTCTGCTCATCAGCAGTCAGCGCGGCCGATTCTGCATCTCGTTGTTCCGACAAGCGCGAAATATCGGATTGAAGTTGCTGAATTTGCTCGTGTTTGGTTTTAATCTGAGTATCGAGTGACTCTATGGTCGCTTGACGACCACCGACCTTGCGCTTGAGCTGCGCTTGAGTCTCGTCTTCGAATTCGCGGCCCTTCTGTTCGAGGATGCCGATGCATTTATCAAAATCACCAAGAAGAATTTCGACAGAATGGCCGTGTTTGGCCGCAAGCTTCATAGCGGCCTTCCAACGCGCCGATTCATCAGGAATCGAGTCTGCAAGAGTAGAAAGAGTGTCTTGAAGTTCCACATATCCGGGAGGAGCCGAAGACTCGATAGCAGCTTCAAGACGCTTCCGAGCTGCTCCATCATCAACAGAATGAATAATGGCGGGATGGGATTCTACATGTTGAGGCGCAGGAGTACCTGTCGGCGCTTCCGGATGTCCTTCCGGGACTTCTTCAACGAATGCTCCTTTGACAGAAGCCCAAATACTCTTTTTCTCACCCTTTCCAACAGGTTGGTCCATGTCCATATCCTCGATCGAACGTTTGCTCGTCCGAGGGACACATTACACCAACGTTCTCGGCATTTACGTGTGCATAATATTCCGAACCAGTGATAAATTGCAGTCGTCAATCAGATTGTGAAGTTTTTTGGAATGATTCCATGCCTGGTCAAATGTCTTATGAACAAGAACATACCAAACCCATTGGTCGCCACAGTTGGGACACGAACAGAGGGTTCTAGTTTGAATAAGAACGAAAAACTCCCACTCGTGGGGTACTATTTTTGAAGGCACTTGGCAATCTCAACCAAACCTTCGTTCCACTGACCATTCCTCTCCGCCACTTCTGGGAATTCTTGTACTTCCGGGGGCCGGATACTCCACTTCATTTCTCCCGTCTTTTCGTCTTCTACGCCCACACATCGGGTCAAAAGATGATCAATGAGAGCAACCCGTTGATTCGGATTGAGGGGATTCCAAACATCAAGCGCAACTTCGAGAACGAAATCCGTTTGAACAAGGTGTTCAAACTTGCCGGACATCTTATAGACATTCCCGGCAACAGGATTTCCTCCGCGCTTGGAAGCTTTGCTACGGCAAATATATCGGAATCTGGCATGAGCAAGCTCCGGATGGAATTTCGGAATAAGTTTGGAAGCAATCTGTTCTGCTGCTTCTGAATCACCAAACAGAACTTTTTCCGGTACTTTCCGTTCCCGCTTGGAGCGGACTGCATCATTTTCATTCCCACTGTTCACGCTATTCACATGCGACATTTTTCCCTCACGCAGCAAGACGGAACCGACGAGCAAATCCACTGTCTCCGACCTTTTTCCAAAGATCTCCCGGGTCCTTGTCTTTTGGACCAAGACACGGATATTTTACGTCGACCACACTGTCGAAAAACGAACCATGGTGTTGAATAAAGTCACGGACACCTTTCCGTCCAGCTGAATCCATGTCTAAGCATAATACGACACGCTTCACGAACCTACGTAAAAAACGTACTTGAGCGATGCTGGGGGAGCTCGTAGTAATCCCAATCACATTTGGAACTACAAGTCGTTCAATAATGAGATGGTCCCCAGGACCTTCTACGAGCCAAGCTTCTTTAGAAGACCAAATAGAACTAATACTGGAAGTAATTCCGAAGAAATAACCTTCTGGCCTACGTGAGACCATGAAACTGTCGTAACTCTTCTCCGCGAGAGACCGAAGTTGGAAGCCAATGGCTGCTCCCGTGTAACTCGTCAGAGGGAATACAACATGATTCAAAATCCGGCGCCCTACAAACTGTTGCTTGGGAGCCCCATCTTCGACAATCTCCCATTTAGATGACCACCGTCGATATCGACAACTATCACACCACGCATGAGAAGAATCTCTATCGGAACAAATGGTTCCATGTCCAGGATTTTTGGACGGGTCTACATCAAATTCTCCGATGGTATACCCGAGACGATGCCTAGTCCATTGATCAGCACTAATTCCACGACCTCGAAGATACTCTTGAGCTTCTTCACTTTGAAGAAGTCCTTGGTGGGACCAGTCAAGGAAATCGTCAACGAAGCTCAAGACAAAATAGGACAAAGCCCGATACCGGACTTAACGTTATGTAATAGGATACTCGTGTTGCCGCCCATGAACTGAGTATACATACCGACCATGTCAGGCCGCGAGAGGAACACGGGAAAACTGACTTTGGAAGAAGTGATACGGCAACATTTTTTATATTTCAGGGTTGATTCTTTCAAACGAAACCATTTCCGAACAGTTGATTCCGACCAAGAATCAGGGACAAGGCAAACATGAGGTTGGGACTTCACACCACTCTGCCTCTGAACATAATCAAATGCAGCGGAAGCAGCATCCTTCCCTTGGAAAACATTTGGCCATTTTTCTTCCATGGACAATTCTAGAGCTGCCGTCATCATGGGTCCAATAATGTCGTCCAGTCTATCTGGATCGTGTTCAAAAACCCCCGCCACAATCCCACCACCCTGGAGAGGAACCAAGTTACCAAATTTTTGACCAGGTTTAGAAATCCAACGAATAGGGATGAATTTACCGCGACTAGTCGAAATAATAGCAGGCAGATGAGACTCTTTAGCAGGAGTCTCAATTACCGCTGGAATGGCAGAAACCCCTTTACGAGTTCGATGTAGATCGTGCTCGAGAATCTGCAAAAGAATCACTAGACCTCGTTATCATCCCATAGGTTTTCCGGGAGTTCCGGCACGGGAGGGTCCTTTTCCATGGGAGCCGGACGATTTCGGATCCGAGAGAACCAGAGACTCAAACGTTCCAAAATTGTCAAAGGATGGCTAGCAACGCGATCATCAAGAACCCATTGGAGAGCAGCAATATCACGGAAGTTATCATAGACATACTCATCGTCTTCGAGTTTTTCCATGAATTGTCGGCGAGCCTCTTCTTCGCCGACTTTGGCTTGGAAGTATTTGCAAGATTTAGCTATATCATCATTATCGCAAATATCGCCACTCCAAGTAGATGGATTTTGTGAACCATACATACACAGACGAGTAGGAACCTGATCTTGGAGAACCACGAGCGTTACACTCTTGCGAGGAGAACGCTCATATTCAATTTCAGGAACTCCGTTCCTTGAGTATTTCAAAGGAGAGAGGTTGGGCTGCTCGTGGTTATAAGTACAGTTACGGTGGCATCTCGCTTGAGATTCCTTTACGTGCTGCTTTGCATACCTGAGTCGAAGGTTCCGCAGCCGTCGGGAAATGGCTTCTTGAGACTTCACCGAATCTCACCGTACGGTCTGACGCCTGTGAAGACGTAAACTGTCCTCTTTACGAGCTTCGTAGGAAATGTGTGCGTGGTTGAGAAATTCGTCGTTGTGCGTCACCATAAGAATATTGACGCCCATTTCCTCTGCGAGTTGTCGCATGAAACTTCCGGCATACGGAACATAATGATTCGCAAGAGCATGCATCGATTCATCAAGGATGAGTAAATTGCCCATCCCAGTACGAGCCATGATGGCTAAACGAAGAATGAGAGAAGCCACCAATACAGGGCCCCCACCGAAATTCGTAAGGGGATTGCCTTCTACATTGTCTTTAGTGCTTTCAATCGTAAATCTCATAGACAAGCGGTTATGCTTCATCTCTTGGCGAATGCGGAAGACAAGAGATTGATCATAAATCACGTGTGAAAGACCCGTCGTCACAAGTTGTGACATGGAGTCTACATTCTTACGAAGGGAATCTTCAAGCCACGATTTGAATACTTCCGAGCACTTCTGATCTAACTCAGCTTTATATTTGAGATTATCAATTTCAGCTTCTTCATTTGAAATTTGAGTACGCAGAAGTTCTCTGTAAACAGAAAGTTTTTGAATTCCTTCCTTTACTTTCGCCATTCGTTCGATATCTGCGGAATTCATTTACGTTCTTTCATACCTTGGAGGTAGTGATAAGCCCGCACCGGATCCCGATCCGGATGTTGAGAAAGTTCGAGAATAGTTGGGGCATCTGGGTGTCCATATCGAATGGCGACTTCACCGCCCCCGATATATCTAATAATTGATGCCAAGAATCGAGCCGGAAAATCTCCCTGAATACCGTCCCCTTCAATTATGGAGATAGGGATCTTGGAAAGCTCTTGATTCCCTGCTTGGAGTTCCAAATTGCCTTCTTTGCCGTCAACAGTGGATCGAGTAGTTCTAACGCTAACCCTCTGGGTGCCTTCCAGAGCCAGTAGAGCCCATTCTAAACTTTGGGCTAGCTTCTCTTGATCTGCAACCACCAATGTGCGAAATTTAGATCTATCAGTAACGGATAAAGGAGGCCGATTTCCGTTTACTTTGCTTAAAGCGAGGACCGATCCTGTACGCGGATCTTCCAAATAGAGACGCGCAGAATCCTGAAAAATAGACACAGAATCACTACCACATTTCGCCAGGAATCCTTTGACGATTGGAACGTCATTACTTACCAGAGAAATATCGGATCGGAAAGTCGGTAGGAATGCAATTGAACCATAATAACGAGCGTTAGATATGGCGCATCCTTGATCCTTGTAAAAGTGGACCTGGTTTATGCGCATGTCCTCTTCAGTTTTGGTCTCACGGACCATAGCTGAGCATGAAACTTGTTTGAGTAGTAGATCAAAATCGGAAACACTAACTGATAAGCTATCACCGGCTACAGGCCGTGGAGGAATTGGTGGCCTGCGAGAACTAGTGGAACGCTTCTTCAAAGTGGCTTGACGAATTTGCTCTGAATTGTGAGTATGAATGGATAGAGACTTATCATTCACATTAATCGTCACGGAGTCCAAATCGGAATCGAAAAGAGCAGTCCGATCAACAGTGATGTAGAAATCATCCGAAATGTATCCGTCCGGAATCTTATCCAGAGGATCTGCAAAAGTTTCCGCCCTAACAAACCTTCGTTTGTCAGCAGAAAATAAAATGAGTCGGTTGCTTGCGAACCTCAAACACAAGTCGTTTGTTTGAGGCTTCACGATTTTGGCAATCGCGAAACAACGACGTAAATCTTCTGGCGCAAACTTGAACTTCGGCACTTCAAGCCTTCTGAATTTCAGCCAGCATGGGTCGAATAATCTTCTCGGCGGCTTCCAGCTCGGATCTATAGATCGTAAGCTTGGTACCGATCACTTCACTCATATGTCGGATGTCATCTTGGAGCTTGTCAGGTTCGAACCCCTCTTCCCGAGCCTGCTCCATATATGACTTGAGTGTTTGCTTACGCTCGGCTAACCGAGCTTCAATTTTATTCTTGTCTCGCTCGAGGCTGGTGCCTTTATCGGTAAGAGTCTTGTACAAGGCTTCGAGCTCGTCGATGCTCAACTCGGAGGGTGGACGTGTGTTCATATGGCTAGAAGGATAGCATACACCCGTTACACCGGATCGAGATCGAAAATGGAACTTTCGATCCTGCTCCCACTTTCAACTTTCCGAGCTGCTACATGTTTACGCCCTTCTTCGCATCGATTCTGATAATCACATCTTGAACATTCAGGACCAGTCTTTGGATCAAAAATTTTTAATTTGATCTTATTTGCTACTTCAAATGTCGTGTCGACATTTGCACGCATAGCATCAGCATCATACAATATCCATTGAATGGGTTCATCTGGGAATTTATAATGGAGGAATCCAAGCTTATCAGGTGCGACCCCGTATTTAATATAATAAAGTACAGAGTACCAAATCAGCTGCTCAGGGTCCACATACTTCTCTCTGTGTTTACTGCCTTTCCCGTCAATGATGGAAATGGGATTTTTAGTCCCATGGATGAAATCAGCTTTCCCACCGAGTTTCAATGTAGACCCGTGTTTCGGGCTAGTGTAGATCAGTGTGAGGTCAACTTCGGATCTACTAGAATCGGTTAACAGCTTATGCTTCCTAATAACATCTAAGATTCTCGGTACCAGATTCCGCACTTCATCGACGGTTTTCAGGAATAGGTCCTTATACTCAGAAGTGTCAGCTTTTTCTTCCACGAAAATAGCTCGAGTAGCTGATTCAACGGAAGCAAGCGTCGTAGCTAGAACGTCTGGAGACATCCAAAACTGTCGGTTGTAAAACCATTCAAAGACTTTCCCCATAGACTTCCCAAACACAGTATCGTGAAGATTCCACTGCTGAGGGAGTCTCTGAATATATGAAAACATGTATTTACGTGGGCATGTCAAGTAGCACTTGCGACCTGAATAGCTCAGGTAAATATCATAATGGGGCCCGTTAGCCATGATCAACGCTACTCGTCGAGAGTCCCGGCCTCGGCGGCTTCGAGGATTTCTTCTATCCTAACTTTGACATCATCAGCCATGTTCGAATTCTTCAAATCTTCCAATCGGTTCCGGATACCGCCATCTTCAGGAGCTGAAGCTCCTGCTCGAAGCTGAACCAAGAAATCATTCAAAGACCTTCGCTCCGCATCCAATTGTTTCTTTTTCTCTAGGTCGAACACATTTAAAGCGTCCGCGTGCGGAATGATGTGCTCTTCCACGTGGACTCCTCTGGAATCGCATTTAATAAGTGAAACTTTGGGTTTCCTCTCCATATTTTCAAAAGTCAGAGCGCCACGAGATACTGCACCCAAATTCACGAATTTAATTCCAAGGTGTTCTTGAACGCCTTGATCTTTGTGATAATGGCCAAAGATATAAACATCAGGGCAACCATCGAATACCAAATCTCGATAATCAAAGATGTGCTCATGGAAGAAAGATTGGATCCGCTCTTCTGGAGCATAAGCAGCAAGAGCGTGGACGAATGCGATGGTGTAATCAGAGCCATCTTTCTTGCGGACAGAATCATGGAGGTGAGCTTCCTCCATACCGACCGTATATTCCACACCCACTACACGAACGCGAAGAGTGCCGGATTCAAAAGTTTCGTCTCGAAGTTGAGAGACAGCTCGAGACCGGAACAGGACGCCAAGAGGCTGCCTGGGGAGAGAATCCGGGTCATTACGGCTCATGTCATGGTTGCCCGCCACAGCAAAAGTGGGACACGAGCCTCCAGCATGAATTTTTGCAACGTGGCCTAACGTTGCCATTGTAGTCTTGTTTGCTTCTTTAACGTGGAAGAGATCCCCTCCACGTAGAACAGCATTGGCTTGGAAACGCCTGGCCATATCGGCTTGCCAAGCCAGCTTATCAAGGATTGCAGACCGATAATCGTCTTTCCGGAATCCCGGAGATAAATCGGCCAGATGTTCATCTGAGGAAGTGAGGAACCGGATTTCTGACAAGATGACCTCCAGTAGGAGGTTACACCTCCATGATAAGGCGGACGTCAACGAGATCAGCTATTTCAGAACTGATCGGGACGCAGTCAGCCATGACACTCTTACACTTGTTGCAGACAAGCTCCCATCCGGAATGATACTCTTTCATCCATTCCATGGATGCACCTAGTCCGCATATGCAAGTCCCGTTTACGATGATTCTGCCGTCTAAGAATCGATGAACGGAAGAATACGAACGAGGGAGTGCATTAAGCCGCGTCATCACTCTTCGATTGAAGCTTTTGAAGTTCTTCAGAGATGAATGAGGAAAGCGCAGAATTCCGAACAGTTTCTCTATCATTCGTGGTGGCAAACCTAAAAGCTCCCGGATCTCCGAAGATGAATACTTTCTTCTTCGCACGGGTAATCGCGGTGTAGATAAGATTTCGGTACAGCATTACACCGTACTTCATTGTCATGGGTAGAACAATATAGTCAAATTCCTGCCCTTGACACTTGTGCGCAGTACAGGCATATGCCACACGTAGAACATGACGAGCTTCTTCCACTTTAAAAGTGAAGATTTTGTCTACATATTTCGGAACGGTTGACTCAGAGTCAAACCAATCAAAAATTTTGACTTCAATTTCGTCATTCTTAAGAGAAATTCGCTGGACCTTTCCAACATCTCCATTGAAGACCATTCTATCATAATCATTCTTGATAATCATGACACGGTCTCCTTCATAGAGATCGGTCTCGCCATGACGAATCTTCGTAGTCTTGTCATATCCAGGGTTGAGGACTTCACGAAGTTCTAGATTCAGATTATTAACTCCTAAGATCCCGTCGTAGGTTGGAGCAATTACTTGGAAATTGGCATTCTTGGCCTTCATGTTGGAAGCCATGTCACAAATTTCCTCCATTACCCTGTCTTTATGATAGTGGAGGAATACAAATTCCGAATTTTGCTTGAAAGTCGTGTCCACGGGCTCACCACGAAGAATAGAATGAGCTACGGAGATAATGTCTGACTGCTTTTCTTGCCTGTAGATACGAGTTAATGACACGTGGGGGACAGATTCACAAGACATGAGATTGTTGAGAACATATCCAGGCCCAACAGATGGAAGTTGAGCTGAATCTCCAACCATGATGACAATCGTGGAGGGAGATAAAGCAGATACTAGATGGAAGAAGGTAGCACCATCTACCATGCTCATTTCATCTACAATGACAGCATCTACGATGAACTTATTGCTGGAATCGAATTCCCATCCACCATCGCGCTTGAATCCCAACGCACGGTGAATGGTATATGCGGGTTTCCCAGTAACTTGGGAGAGTCGCTTAGCCGCGATTCCAGTTGGAGACAATAAAGAATAGTTCAAATGAGCCTTCTCAAAAAGGTTGACGAAAGCCGAGATCAGAAGAGTTTTTCCTGTACCAGGATAACCGGAAACTACGCAAAGACGCGAATCAGAAAGCAGCATGAAAGCCTGCCGCTGCTCTTCTGAGAGAACCAAGCCGCGACCCTTCTCGAAGGAAGAAAGGGTGTCTGCCAAATCTTTGAAAGGAAAAGGCTTCTGACTGGCAAATTCAGCCATACACTGGGCTGCAACCGATTCATGGTGCCAATTCCAAAATGGGTAAATGCGATCATTGTCGCAAATTACGGCCTTGGACTCACGAAGTTGAGCTAAAGCCGTGTAGAATTCCGATTCAGATATATATTCACCATGAGAAAATGGCTGAAGTCCATTGCGTCGGAACATTCGACGCGCGTGGTCAAGAATTTGGTCTGAACTTGCATACATGTGACCTTCTGATTGAGAAAGTTCGATCAGAGAATGTTGAACGAATGCCTTAATACGCCGGGAATCATCTACCCCGATTCCAAGCTTGCGAGCAGCGATGTCGGCAGTTAAAAATCCGATTCCGGCGCAATCCGCGAGTCGATACGGGTCTGACCGAGTAATATTCCTCGTATCAGTCCCGAATTTGGTATATACGGACTTAATTTGGGATGCAGTCAGTCCGAGTTCCGCCAAGAAAATAGCCACAGTCCGGGTCTCGGAAGATTCTTTCCACTCCCGGATGATGGAATCAGCTTGAGGCTTCGTAAGAAAATCAAGAGATTGAATCGAATCAGCGTTAGTTTCGAGGACATGGAGAAGGTTGTCCCCATAAACTCCATAAAGTCGATTGGCTGTAACAGGACCAATCGTACGGACGTTGTTCATCAAGTAACTGACAATTCCAGCTTTCCCTTTTTCGGGAATGACTTCACATGAGGTGGCATTGAGCTGCCGACCATAAGTCGCATGCTCTTCGTATTTCCCAATAAATTTGGCCTTCAGACCAACACTAAATGAGAAACCTGGGAAATTTCCTCGGACGGTTACTTCTGATTTCTTACCCTCCGGAATAGTCTTGAGGACATAATACCCATTCTCGCGCTTAGCGAAGAGGATACCACTGATCTTGCAGGTCAGTTCTTCCATCTGTTACTGCCACGATCAATAGTACATCAAAAGCCCGCGAAATACAAGAAGGAAAGCTTTTACGAAATCCGAATCATATCATAGAATTCAGATTCGGTAATAATAGAAACCCCATATTTTTTGGCCTTCTGCATTTTGGAAGAGGTAAAGGATTGGTCCTCATTAGTAATGAGGTAAGTCAATCCAGATCCGACGGATTCTTTAACCGTCCCTCCAGCATTTAAAATATCTTTTTGTACTGCCTTACGTGGTTTAGACGTGGCTCCCGTAATACAGAAAGATTTTCCGCTAAGAGGCCCGGAAATAGGTCGTTTCAAGTCTAGGACGGAAGCAAGGTCCAGAATTGCTTCTCTCCGTTCCTGGATTCCGGAGTATATTTGGCGAGCTGTTACTTCTCCTACGTTAGGGACTCGGAGCAAATCTTCAATCGAAGCTGAGAGGATCTTTTCTACAGTGTCCAACCCGGCCTGAACCATGTCAGTGGAAGTGGCGATACCCAAATTCTGAATATTGAGACCGGCCAACATGAGTTCAAGAGGAATAGACTTAGCCCGATGAAGAACTTCCCAACACTTCTGGGCTACTTTAACCCCAGAACAACATTCAGCCATGTCTTCAACATCCAGTCTGTACAGATCTGCAATGGAAGCGATGCGGGGATTATCCGGATCGGTCAAAGTATCAATGAAGGAATCTCCCCAGTGAAGTAAACCGAGTCGATTCACCCAAGCCTTGACCGAACCAGACAACCTGGACGGGCATCCTTTGGATCGACAATAGAGGAATTCTCCCTCTATCGTGGTTGGCCCAGCACAAGAAGGACAGGCATCAGGAATCTTGAAGAGCTCGGGCTCCATGCCCGAGGTTACACGTAACAGATTTAAGCCTGTTCTTGTTGCTCTTCAGCAGCCGGGGCAGGGGTCTCTTCTTCCACTTCAACGGGAACTTCGTAGACCTCTTCGGGCGCCGGGGGCGCCGGGGGTGCCCCGTGCTGCGGAGGACCGCCTTGAGGCGAACCATAGGCCATGTCGGATTCGGCCATCTGAAGCTTGCCGTCGTAGAATGCCTTAGAGAATTTCGAGAGTTCTTCGCCCAACGCCAGAACCTCTTCAGAAATCTTCTCGAGCTCTGAAAGCTCTCCACCAATGAAATCGCCCTGGAGGCGAGCCAGCTTGGCGTAAAGGACGTGAGTGTCCTTCAAGACGTCAGCAATGTAGGAGTTGACCCGTTGCCATTCAGCATCCCTATCCGTGGCTGCGGACCTAACGAGGTGCAGATTCCTGCGATCACGAAGCTCTTGGGCCACGCGATACGCCACAGTCGCAAAATTGGAAGCAGGCATGCAGGTCCTCTTAGGAAGAGGCGCCACCAAAGGGCTATTTAGATATCGAACTAGTGTACCATAGGGGTATGGACCGCAAAGAAGAATTGAAGAAACTAATCCAAGAAGCGCAAGAAGCTTACTACAATTTGGAACCCAAAGTATCGGACCAAGTTTATGACGCATGGGTTGATGAACTGACTCAGTTAGACCCCATTGCAACAGAAGTTACGGTCGTCGGGGCTCCGGTTCCACAGTTATCGGTCTGGGAGAAAGTTGCTCACGAGATCCCAATGGGGTCTCTCAATAAAGTTAATTCATTCGAAGAGTTCAAAGAGTGGGCTCAGAAAACCGGGGCGTCCACTTTGTTCATGACTCACAAAGTTGACGGGTCATCGATGGAATTAGTTTATAAGTCCGGCAAGCTTATCAGGTGCGTGACTAGAGGTGACGGCATCATCGGCGAAGATGTGACCGCCAATGTCATTCAAATCCCATCAGTGCCCAAACAATTAGAGGAACCGGTGGACGTCACTGTGCGCGGTGAAATTGTCATGTTCAAAAGCGTTTTCGAGAAAAAATATGCGGGAGTCTACGCCAACCCGCGCAATACCGCAGCAGCCAAGGTCCGCGAGAAGAAAGGAGGAGGAGAAACATGCCGAGATCTGGAATTTATAGCTTATTGGATGCAACTTGGAGACAATGCATTTCAACCGAAGACCGTGGTCTTCATGATCGATTGGCTCGAAAGGCGGAAATTTAACATCCCAGAGTGCTCGGTCACAATCATCACCGAAATGGACCATATGTATCGACTTTATGAGTCCACTAAGAAAAATCGAGATTCAATCCCTTACGAAATCGATGGAATGGTGGTGTCTGTTAACAACCTCGATAGATTCGAAGAACTCGGGGAACTCAACATGCGTCCAAGAGGACAAATTGCGTGGAAATTTGACTCAGCGATGGGGATATCAAGGGTCATTGACATTAAATGGCAAGTTGGACTCACGGGACGAATTACTCCCGTCGCAAGCATTGAGCCTGTGAATATCGGTGGTGTAACAATTACAAGCGTCTCTCTCCATAACCTGACGTTATTCCGAGATCTTCGTCTCTCCCCCGGATCTCAAGTTCTCGTCTCCAGAAGAAATGACGTTATCCCATACATCGAAGCTAGGTTGGACGACAACAAAGCTGATGAGCTCAAGCAATGACACGACCTCGACATGAAGCAGCTAAGACTCGACTCAATCTGCAGATTCCAGACGGCTTCCGGGAAACACTAGAAAATGTTCGAAAGAAAACCGACGCGGCCTCCATAACAGAGGTAATCATTAAAGCAGTTCGGGTATATGAAGCAATAAGTAAGTCCAACGCCAGGTTGATACTGAGGTATCCTGACGGAATGGAAAAAGAAGTTTGGGTGATCTAAAGTTCGTAAATACCAATATACGGTAAATTTCGATATCTCTCATCGAAATCCAATCCATACCCAACAACAAAATGATCTTCAATAGTGAATCCGAGATAATCGATCGGAACCTCAACCTTCTTACGAGAAGGTTTGTGTAAGAGTGCGCAAACTGCAATGCTGGACGGATTCCTTGCTTGAAGCACTGATAAAAGATAATGAATCGTAAGTCCAGTATCGATAATATCTTCTACCAACAAAATGTGCCTGCCTTCTATCGGTTTCACCAAATCGGCAGTGATCCGGACTTCTCCGGAAGATGAGAGAGAATTTCCGTATGAACTGGCTGCTAGAAAATCGATGGTCATGCTGGGAGAATCGATGGCTCGGACCAAATCAGCCAGAAAGATGAAAGAACCTTTCAAGACACCAATTACAGTCAAAAGTTGGCCGTCATAACGTTTCCGGATTTCTTCCCCAAGAGTGGAGACTCGGAGAGAAATATCGCTAGCAGAGAGAAGTTCCTGCATAGTCAACTCACTTTATTTCCTTGAGCGGCGGCCGTCATCTCTTCAATAGTTTGAAGAGATTCAAACGAAATCATTGTAATTCGAACTTTCTTACCAAGCAATGTGGCTAGCGCCGCTTGTGGATCGAATCCTATGCCATCATCGTCCACTAATACCAAATGACCAGTTTTACCATCAAGGGTAACCGTTCCATCACGGAGTACCCCCGCATCAAAGCCGTGTTGGAACCTGTCACCATCATTATCGTAATCGATTTCGGCCATATGTAACGGTACGCAGAAAATTCGGGAAGACGAATGTATTAAGGGGAATGAGCAAGGCCGCCGATCGAATCCCCTATCACCTTCGTCCCCAAGTCACCAGGCCGAGTGTTCTCGTCCTGCACGAGAAGCATGGAAAACAATATTTCTATGTGCCTGATGAAGAAGCTTTGTTCAAAGCGGCACTAGAAGTCTTGAAAGCAAGAAATTGCGCTCATTATTATTACAAGCCAGAACATCCTAAAGACCCGGGCATTACGAAAGAACAAGTCGAAGCTTTGCCAGAAGTGATGAAGGCCGAAGGCAAGAAGAAGCTTTCCACATACGATCAGGAAATTCGGCAATATGAGGACTGCTTGAGAATGTATGAAACGATCCAAAAGACAATCGAGGAGGGAGATGGGAGGGCAGCTTGGCGTATTCTCCGAGATCGAAACGACGGGGAGTATGAGCGGGTTTCCCTCGAACCTGTACTCCAACCCGGTGATTACAAACGGTAATCAAACGGTTGTGTAATTACCGGGAATATATATTCCACTCACATGATCTCGCATGGCTTCAGCATGCTTGCGCCCTTCTTCAAGAACTTCCATCATGTCGGCATGGAAAGCTGCTTCGTCGAAGGCAACGTTATGCTCTCGCCAATGACGATTGCACATAGATCTGAACATGTCTTTCTCCGCATCCCCTGATGGGTTGCAAATAGGACAATGGTCAGATGGAGGCTCGAATGGCAATTCGAGCTGCACGGGAAGCGTGTCGTATCGCTTCATGAGCATCCAGATGAAGATCCGCATTGCATGCACAAATAACAAGTCCCGTTACGCCTTGTCATGGCTCCGCAAGAACCACACGGCGGTGCATCCAGATCCATAAGAGAAGGCCTGGAAACAGATTCCGGAGAACTATCGGGAGGAGATGACGATGGAGAATCTGCTCCATTCATCAATTTATGATCCAATCCGGAGTTAGATCCACCGAAGTAACGCACGTCCAAAAGTTTGAACAAATAGTCATAGAGACTATCCGCGAACCTGATGTTAGGATTGCTAGTGAATCCGGCAGGTTCGAATTTCGTGTGCACAAAGCTGCGAATGAGCTTTTCGAGAGGAACTCCGTATTGGAGTGCAATACTCATGAGTTGGGTGAATCCATCGATGAGTCCACCCATTGTCGAACCGTTCTTGCCGAGTTTGAGAAACACTTCACCTAGAGTCCCATCAGGGTACTCACCCATAATGATATAACCCTTGTGACCACTGATCTCAAATCGATGCCTGTGAGCAGTAATATCCTCCGGCATATGCTTGCGACGCGCGATAGACGCATCTGATTGAATAGCCTTGTTCTCATCCTTCTTGGTCGCGAGTGGTTGAGAAAGCTTGCATCCGTCGCGATACAAGGCAACGCATTTCAGTCCGAGCTTCCAGCTCTCAAGATAAATGTCAGCGATCTCCTGGGTTGTAACACTCCTCGGAAGATTAACTGTCTTACTTTGAGCGCAAGTGATGAGTGGCTGGATGGCAGCCATCATCTTAATGTGCGCCATCGGTGACAAATACCTCCCCGATGGTCCCGACGGCATTGCGCAGTCAAAGACTGGAAGATCCCTATCTTTCAGATGAGGAGCTCCTTCAATATGTCCCTTCTCTTCGAGATGAGCGCAGATGGATTCCACTTGATCGTCCGTATATCCGAGCCTGACTAATGCTTCGGGGACTACTTCGTTGACGAGCTTCATGAAACCGCCGCCCACGAGAGATTTGTAAGAGATAAGAGAGAATGCCGGTTCAATACCAGTCGTGTCCATCCCCATAAGGAAGGAAATGGTGCCGAGAGGGGCTTGCAGGGTGGCCTGTGAAACGTAGAAGCCGTATTTCGAACCGAGATCCATGACGTCGTTCCAAGCCTTGTGACTGTGCGCAACCACTTCGGCCCCCAGAGGGTCAGAACGAAGACTCGGCCGACGCAAAATATCGGCATTTGCCACATTATGCATTGCCATGACATGCATCATAGAATCTCGGTTCTTCTCGAATTCTTCAAACGGACCAACACGAGCAGCCAACTGAGCTGCCGTCTTGTAGACAACAGCAGTCATGAGACTAGCAAGACGAGCCGCTACAGCTCGGCCTTCGTCGGAATCGTACGAATATCCGAGCTTCATGAGAAGAGCTCCGAGGTTCCCATAATTCGTACCGATAGGTCGAAGCTTGAGAGAATTCTGACGGATCTTCTCAGTCGGATAATCGGCCTTATCCACAATCGCCATCTGAGCGGTGCTGAAGACTCGAACAGCTTGTTCGAACCTATTGTAGTTGAAAGCCAATATCCCCCGATCTTGATCGAAGAATTTCGTCAGATTGATTGCACATAGATTGCAGGCAGTATCATCCACATGCAAGAATTCTGAGCATGGGTTGGAGGAATTGATCCGACCAGATTCCGGAGTGGTGTGCCATCGGTTGATATGATCAGTGAATTGAACGCCCGGATCCCCACAAGTCCAAGCTGCTTCAGCAATTTCATTCCAGAGATCACGAGCCCGATAGGATTTGACAATGCGACCGGTTAGACGCTCGTGAGTGTCCCACATTCCATCCATTACGACGGCCCGCATGAACTCGTCAGGAATTGATACGGAATGATTGGCATTCTGATATGACACCCATTTATAAGCCGAATTGGGATCATCGTAAGCAGCGCTATAGCCGCATTTCTCGATGAGATCGTGAGCCCTGCGCTCCTCGATGGCTTTGCAGCGGATGAAACCAGGTCGGCCATCTTGAGTTTCAAGAATATCCGGGTGGTTCATATCGAGAACCACCATCTTAGCTGCATTGCGGGTGGAACCACCAGACTTCATTGCCTTAGCACCCTTGTCGTGCTCTTCCATCCAGCCAAGCGGTCCACAAACGTAAGCCCCCGAAGAGAGCTTCTCATAAGAGGAACGGATCTTAGACAGGTTGGCTCCTGAACCGGAACCGCCAGCAAAAATGACCTTTTCTGATTGAGAAAAGGCATTGATCGATTCGAGGGTATCTTCAACCCCCGAGATGAAACATGCGGATGCCGCTTGCCGACGCCCAGGAACCCCTAAGTTAAACCAGACAGGAGAATTGAACGCACCGTATTGATGCAATAGGGAATAAAGCAGTTCTTCTTCAAAGACTACTGCGTCTTGATCTGAATTGAAGAATCCTTGGTCATCCGCCCAAAGACGAAGAGTAGAAGCAACACGACTGAAAAGTTGTTTGACGGAGTTTTCTTTTACCCCATCAATGTAGCGGAAATACTTGCTGGCAACCACGTCGATAGTGTTCTGGTTCCACCAATCGGGTACTTCCACGTCTCGTTGTTGGAATTTGATATCTCCATTCGGTCCGCGAATTTCGGCGGTGGCAGTCTTCCATTGAATCTCTTCAAACGGATGAATACCTTCGCTAGTGAATACCCTTTCCCACTTTCCGGAGGCCAAAGCATCAGCGTTTTTCGGATCTCGGGCGAGTGCAATGACGTTGCTCCTGTATGGAGTCTCAATCGCCAGGGTTCCGTTAGCGGCGACGCTTACCATTCTGTGCCTCCTCACTCAAACGAACGATTTCAGATTCCAACCCGTATCGCGCAAGCGTGTTCCCACGTTTGTGCATGATGTCCAAATCACACAAAGTGTTAAGGCTGGACATCAAAGACGCAGAAGCCCATAAACCGAGTCGCGGGAGCACCATTTTCTTATATAGGAAAGGGTGGATGCCAAGACGCTCGGCGACGTCGGGAACCTTCCCGTCGACTAAAGTCTGCAATCTGATCTGTTGCACTACGTGACGCTGCATGTAGGCCAGAATCCATCCAGTTTCGTCCCCGTTCTCTTGGAGCTTGTCGTGGAATGCCAGAGCCCGGATGGTTTGACCTTCGCATATGGCGTCAATGATCTGCTTGGGGGTTAACTCGGCGGAGAAGCACATCACGAGACGTGCCTTCTCAGGCAGAACCGTGCCACCCTTAGGGGTTATTACCGAAAGTTTCCTGATCTCCGATGAGATCTTTCGCAGACCGTTTCCGCAATTCACAAAAAGCGCACCCGCTACCCGGCTTAGATCTATGTTGAGAGCCTCTCCTTCCTTCAAAATCCACTTGATGACATCATTATTATCATCGAATGTCTTAAGTTTTGGAAAATTGTGAACTCGGCGTGCACGCGAATCAGATAAAATCTTCTTTCCAGCAGAAACAGCAATGACAACATCATTACCAGTGGGTATGTAAGGAATTTCTGAGACATCCCATAAAATGAAGGAGCGCGTTCCTCCATCTACCGTGGTCATTTGTACCTCTTCGAGGTACTCGTTAAGTCCTTTCGGGAGAGTATACTCAGCGGTGTGAGATGTCAGAGAAGCATGAGCTTCTTCTCTGGCTGCGCGTTCTTTTAAAAACTCTTCCTCACCATTAATTAGGATCAACGACGCCACGGGAAAATGACATTACACCTATCAGTGGTGTCGATTCAGACAGGCTCTATACCAATGAATTTCTGCATTCAAAGAAGGATTTTTAAACAAATCAGAGGCCAAGCGGAGGAAATTTCGCATCATTGAAACAACGCCAGAATTGGAACGAAGTTCCGAGACTGCAACGGAAATAGTATGACAAATAGCATCTCGCTCTACGGAGCGACCACTCTTAAGAGATGAAATCAACTCGGGAACAGGAATTTGTACTGGGTCCACCTGACCTAGCATAATTTGCACACACAACTTGCAGAAACTATGATATCGTTGATCATTCAAAAATAAACCGTAGAAACCCGGGCGACCTCTCGACATCATAATTGCGTTATCATCTAGCCTATGCACAGTAGACGCATATTCATGCATCTCGGACTCGCTCAAGGGAGTCCATCTAATGATGTTTTCCAATCGATTCTGAAGCGCTGGTAATAAACATCCTTCATCTTCAAGGACCAAGAACACTCGACAATGAGCTGGAGGTTCTTCTAATAGTTTTAATAGTGCATCTTGCGCAGGTTCTGTTAGGAAATCTGCGTTATCTACCAAGACCGCTTTGAAAGGACTAAATAGAGGACCAGATTGTAGAAATTCTCTGGCTTCCCGGATTCCATCTACAGTAGTTTCTGCAACTGACAAATCGGTTTCAGAAACCGCGTCAGAGAGCAACCGTGATAAGTAGAGGTATTTACCTACGTGTGATGGTCCGGAAAGGACGACGACCCTAGCCGGAGTCCGATGATTTACCAGGAGGGAGACTTCGTGCCTCGCTAGGGAATTGCCGTAAATCTCTGTCTTTTCCTGATCCTCCACGGAAAACCTCTCGAATTACCACTGTTACTTCGAAGATACATTTGCAGGGAAGACAGGTCATACGATTGACCTGACCTGTGGAATCCAAGGGACCACCACAATGAGGGCAAAAGAATATCACATCAGCAAGCAGTAAAAGCTCCCCCTACAGGGACATTCCAACTGAATCCGCATTTGACGCATTTGTACATGACGTTATGTGCGCCGTCTTGACTCAATTTGTAAACATTCCGACTATCACAGGCCTGACCGCGAGTGAGTTGATCAGTTCCTCGCTTGCATGCCACAAGGACGATAGGATGTTCTTCGTTTTGGTCATTCATTGGGAATACCCCTTCCAGCAAACTCTACTGCAACACGTGCTCGAATGCGCGTTTCAGCTTGCATCAGAGTTTCTGAAGGAAACATTCTGAGCGTAGAAGTCTGAGCGATTTGTTTAATAATGTCAAAGTCCGACTTGACGATCGTCAGGGGTTCCTTCTTAAGTGGGGGAACCCATAGTTTTACAATTTCAGGCCCAGAAGCAGGAGAAGTTACCAGAACTTGAAGTTTCCCTAACATCAGGGAAATTATTACCGACGGGAAAGTTGTAACTGCAAATTCTTGGGTAGCAGGACGGATTCGGCGCCCAGCCGCAAAGCGGTCGCCAATAATCCCATCCATATCAGATCCAAGCGCGGAAGACTGAATCAGCGATCTTATGAATCACTGAAGCCGTTTGGCCCTGACCATCAGCCTCCTCAGCCCCGGCTCCACCACCCTTTTCTTCCTTGGCAAGCTCAGCTTCGAGGGTCTTACCCTCTTTCTTAAGCTCACCTTCAAGTTTCTTGATGAGATTTTGGATCCTCGGCTCCCCGTCTTTCTTGTCCTTGCGAGCCTTGAGAATCGTGCGATAATCGCGACCGCGTTGATAGTCAATACCCTTTTGGGCCTTCGCCTTCTCGATTCCTCGAACCTCCTTCGGAGTGGTTCCAGAGAAGAACTCCTCCTTGAGAGCTTCGTAGTCACCTGGCGTCATATTGGTGTCGATGAATTTCCAGATTTCATTTAGAAGCTTCTTGCGAAGATCACCGAGATAAGCCGCCCACTTGAGGTTGACTTTGCCTTGAATCTTTTTCTCGTCTAGTCCAGGATTCTTCTTCTTAATCTCCGGGCCCCATTTGGCGTAGAAGTCATTCCAAACTTCAGGATAGTTCTCCCGAAGAAAAGACGACTGGTTCATATTCTCTTTGATATCAGAACCGAACCCGCCAACGTTGTGCTCGAAAACCATATCGAACACAGCGCCGGTATCTTTGGACAACGAGGCTTTAAGATCAGGGAGATAGTCGTCGATGAGGTCGTAAAACTCCTTGAGCGCGGCCTGATCATCAAGGGCCTTTCCGAGCATCGTCTCATCGGATGTCGGCATGCGGGCCTCACCACCTTCGGCGCCGCCTCCTCCCTCAGGACGAGTCCCGAAGGCGTCATCAACCGACTTTTCTTTCTTCTTACGACGCTGAGTATCGATGGATTTCGAGATTGATTTCGTACGTAAATTGGAATAGATCGCATCAAGTGCGTCTTGCCAATTATCGAAATCCTTGCTGAAGTCCCAAGGCTTCGCCCCATGCTCCTTGCCGCGTGGAACCCTGACTTTTTCTCCGGTCTCTTCGTCGACCTCGTCAACGAACTTGGTGCCGGTGGTCAGATAACTCAGGAAATCCTGAATCGTGTCCATCGCCCGTTGATCGTCGTTCTGGTTTTGACGGCGAGAGATGGCCATCATCTTGTGGCCGATTGACGCCGGCTGTACGTCAATATTCTGACCCGGGAATTGGTTTTTCAGGAGGTTAATGATCGCCCTCCCGAAGCCAGTCTCGACATCAGCATAGAGCTGGAACATAGCCAGGATCAGCCTGATCGAAGGCGCGACTCGAGATACAAAGGGTCCCATCGTGCCTTCGATCAGGCACTAAAGGGCTAGGTCGAGGAGCCGCCGCCTTGTCGGATGTCACGGATAACGCGCCGGTTGATGGCCGCGTTCACCCTTTCCAAAGAGACCCCCAACTTCAGGCTGATCTCGTCGGCTTCCATGCCTGCATCGTACATGAAACACACAAGGTCGGTCCTTGCAGCAACACACGGACCAAAAGTTTCGTCACCAATGATTTGCTCTGGCGTACATCCGTGCTTGTCACAAACATCACGCATGGCCTGGTCGACGTCCACAAGAGCAAGACGCCTGGTGATCTCGTCCCTGTGAGCACGGAGTTTGGCCATTGCAGAAGCCCGTAAGCGATTCACCTTCTGCAATGGCTTACCGCTGATCCCTGCATAGTCCTTGGCACTCATCTCTCCGAGGTCGAGAGACCGAATGACGGCTTCCTCGTCAGGCGTCAATCCAGCAGACGCCATGACTGCTGCCAGATCCTTACGGATCTCGACCTGACTGAATTGATTTTGCGAACCGGGATCACGAAACACCCGTTGACGACCCGTAGGGTCGTCAACATCTTCAGATTCCCAAGCAACAGTCTCAGAGTCTCCAATTTCCGGAGAGAGACCGTTATTGAAAACCATAGTGGGCATATCGTCGCCACGCGAGATACGCTTGAAACTGTTGACGACTTCATGATCGATGATCAGTTCTGCGTACTTGAGAAGACCTGCATCGATACCCGGTGCCACCCCATTCGGACCAGGAGGTCGCATGATGTGAAGAGGAGTGAATGCCGCATCCCCGGTTGACCGGAGCATATTGGTCTTTTTCCAGCCACGAAGCATGGGCTTCAGCTGCCGGTCATTCCATCGAAGCCTCGCGACTTTATCACGAATGGAAGGATGATTCCAGCCTCCGGGCTTGCTCCTATCCAAAGCGAGAGAAATGCCACGATCCTTGAGAAGTTTCAGTCCGTGTTCACAAGCCGGACATGCAACGATCACGTGGTTATTGTAATGGCTAGCACAATAACCACGGCTGAAATGACGCCGAGGACAAGCGTTGCCAGCAGCATCAACATATGAACACACCGGCCCGTGGGGCTTGGGGTCCTCCACAACCTTGATACATTCATGCTCAGTGAGCTCAGCAGGCTTCAACCGACCCTGCCTATACATGGATTCAAGGATCCCGTAGGAACCGGCGGGATATCCAAGGAGCCTGAGGACATCATCACTGCTGATCGTGTGTCCTTGAATGGAATAGTAATAACGGGCGTAGTCGAATTTGGCAAAATCCAAAATATCAGACACACGCCAAAGTGAATCCGGACAAGACCGGACGCACGTCTTGGCCTTCATGCAGTGCTTGTTCTGGCACAGCGTAGGGCCAACGTTGACAGGCAACAACGAACCAATGAAGACAATCGAAGCTCCGCCAAGCATGCGTTGAGCTTGAGACCGATCCACGATCTCATGGCGAAGATGCTTGAAAAACCACCGACCAATGAAGTCTTTGGTCAGGAGGCGAACCCGCACGTCCTGCGCGGCATCGGGGATCCTCTCCTTATCACGCTTGAACTTGCGCGAGACCTTCGAGAGGATCCACGCATGCCACTGACTCAGAAATGACTGGTTCGTCGGGATCGCGACAGTCTGATATTGCATGTAGCCTCCACGCGGCAATTGCCTTGCCTATCGGAGTAACTGCGGGATGTCCACATCGCCTGCGGACGAAGGAACCACTTTAACATGCCTTATTCTCTAAGTCAACTATTTCGTGATCGGCGATGGTTTAGCTGGAAGAGCCGACCACCGGGAGAAAAGCCGACGGATTGGGAAGGATTGGTGGAGCCGGCGCGAGCAGCTGCATGACTACGGCATCGGAAAACGGAACGGGGTGATCGGTGAGCCATGTGACGGCTTTCTCTACGCGAACCTTGGATGAATTTCGGCCTTCAAGACAATTGCCCGCGGTATAAGCCGACAATCTCTCAAGGACCGGTAGATTCCGGCACACGGTGAAAGAGCTCGAAGCCATCCGAAGTCCGGCGCGGAAGCAGTTGCGCCTATCCGAAATCAGATCTTCTCCACTCCACCCCCGACTCGTGTCCTTAGTGAACTCGTACCCCTCCTTCGTGAGGGCAATACGCAAGTCAGTTTTGCCAGTTGCGGGGTTTGGTTTTCCGAGCTGAACTTGAACCATGCACCAAGAACGGCCTCCGTCCCCTCGAGCTTGAGGACCGAGGTTCAAATCTACGTCCTTGCGATAACCACTTTCGAACAGAGCGATAGATGCCAAGAGAGCCGCGGTGCGGGCTCGACCAAATTTTCCAGGAAAAAGAGGTTTCTCCTGGGGATCATAAGCCACAGCAATGATGGATTCCGCAATTTCTCCGTAACGAACGATTCCTTCGTCGTGAGTTTCTTTCGCGCCTGCAATGAAACTACGACCTGGCGGTGACCAAGACGCCATGCGATCCACCATCCACTGGCGAAGATCGGAAATGTCAGGTGAAGCACTTGCGGGTCGGCTAAAAAGCATCGCCACAAGAGCCAAGAAGCCGGCAAAAAGCCGCGCGCGATTCTTCTGCATTGCAATCTCCTGTCGCTGCGAAAAAGTCAACTACGAGTCGACTTCCAATGGACGACGCCCACTCGAGGAGATGGAGAGACGCCGCTCGAATCCTATACTTGTAAGTATAGGATCCTGTTGAGAAGTCATGCTTAAAGCATGATCAAGCTGCTTTGTCAACCGAACTATTTACACATCACGTGTTGAACGTCGGGTTTTTCCTGACGGTTCTGGTGAACTTCGATGGTCCTCTACGGGACTTAATTCAAGATATTGAGAGAATCCCATTATTGATGATTTCTGAGTGGAATAAATGCACTTCCTCCTCAAAACTTTGTAGGGCCCATCTATGGTCCGAACACGCTTCGGATCTTTGGGATTCCGAAGAGCCATTCTGAATTCGATTTCGGTACCTTCTGGGATCAGAGGCATGTCAGCTCTGAACTCAAAATGCACCGGAACATCGAGGAACACCAGAAAAGTTCTTACGAGACCTGATCCACACGCTTCTTCTAATGCCATTGCACTTTCTGAATCCGACTCCGCCGTTTCCACTGCTTGCTCCGCTGCTGGATGCTCACTACTTGTCGAAAGAACGAAGAAAAGGATCAAAAAGATCAGGAGAAAAGATGGAGGCTACGAGCTCAAGTCCCGGCTGCCATCTAAACAGCATTGGGTCTCTTCAAGCCGAGAGTCCCAAGGCCAAATTCCAGATCTGATCTTCAGGTAAAAACCTCCGTCCGAAGAACGAGAAGAAGCTGGGTGGATCCGAAGATCCGGCTCTGAACCCAAACCGCCTCACGTAGGGAGATTCCATGGCAGTGTATCGTCATGTAATGCTCCCTCGGTCCTTCCATCGCGAAGCCCACCCTACAGTAGCCACGCCTCTTGTGATTCCGAAAGCATGACGTGACTGCAAAGAATTCGAAAGCAAAAAGAACCGTTAGCGTAGCAGAGCGCGAGGAAGCGCTCAAGAAAGCCTTGGATGAGGCTACTCAACGCATGGCCACAGGCAAGAAGGAACGGGAGTATTTTCGACCCCTCTTGGAAGAATTGGTTCGCAATAATGCAATTCCTGTGGAGCTATTGCAGTTTGTTCCGGTTCGAGCCTCGGAAGCTGGTAAAACAAGGTTTGACCAGCTTTATGACGCGGCCATGTTGTTGGCATTCCCGGGGTATAGGAAGGAAACTCTTCAAAGGCTTTTAGCTCCTGGTGAATCTGTAAAAACTGGCACGAAGATTTGGAGAGTGACATTTCCTGAGAAATTTGGTCTATCGCATGTGCTGATTCGAGCAGAATCTTTCCAAGAAGCTTTTGCTCTCGGCTGCGATTATGCTTGTCGAGTTTCATTACGAATGAACAAACGAATACCAGTCGATTTGACAGTCCGTGTCATGATTGTGACGGAAAGGGCTCTGCGCCGGAAACTCGATATGAGATGGGCGAATCGGGTACAAAGGCGTAAGCAACTTCAGCTCGAAGCTCGTATATATACTCCAAAAGAACTTGCTGGAGCCAGAATGGCTGCCATCGGACATCCGAAAGATCCGAAGAGAAGCTTGGCTAGATATGTAGAAGCAAAAGATCTGCAGAGTATTTTGAAATCAAAAGGACTCACCAAGGTTTCGGCTGTTGAGGCAGAAATCCCGAAGAAAGAACTCGTCATTGATACCGGTCCAGGGATTCCAAAGATTCGTGGGTAACTGGCTCTTGTAATGTTCGTCCAGTCTGGAGGCGGAAGAGAAAAATGCAAGATGGGAAGCTCAATATTCTGCTGGATTGCTTCTGGGGTTCTAGCGGAAAGGGCAAAACGTCCGCCTTCTTGGCGGATAGATTCAACGTCACTCACGTCTCCAGCTCCAACTTCCCGAATGCTGGTCACACCGCTCTGTTTGAAGACGGAACGAAGTTCGTTGCAAAAGCCATCCCGACGGCTGCCATCCTCAAGAAAGTGAAAGGAATGGGGATGGAATGCTGGATTACTCCTGGTTCTGGATTCTCATGGGGCCAACTTTGTAAGGAATGGAAAGAAGCTGGATATCCCGAAATTCGAATCCATGAGCGTGCGAGCATCGTTACAGACGATCACGCTAAGCGGGAACGTGAAGGTGCGGATTCAACCATGCATATTGCATCCACAATGCAAGGTTCGGCCGCAGCCATCGTAGATAAAATCCTTCGACGAGCTGACTGCAAACTCGCTTGGAATGATCATGAAGAAATGAAGAGGCAGTTTAGTCATCTCTTCGAAAGCAAGACAGCACGATCCTCAGATTCAATTTCTGTGATCCGGGCGGACGAATTCCGCAAGTGCGTCCAGGAAACTGTGATGACAAGGGGCCACATGTGGCTCCACGAGGGATCGCAAGGTTATGCTCTCTCTATCGATCACGGATCGCACTATCCACAATGCACTTCACGTAATTGCACTGTGCAAGCGGCGCTCGATCACCTCGCAATGCCGCCACGATCTCTGGGAGATGTTTACCTCAATTTGAGGACGTTCCCCATTCGAGTTGGAAACGTTATGGGAGATGACGGGCAACAGAAGGGGTACTCCGGTGACTTCTATCCGGACTGTGAAGAAATGACTTGGGAACAGGTCGCTTCTGAATCTGGAATGCCTGCCGAAGAAGCCAAAGCGCTTGCTGAAAGAGAACGTACGACTGTGACCAAGCGTATCCGTCGCGTTTGTACTTTTTCGTTCATCGGACTCCGAGACGCAGTCGTGACCAATGGAGCCACGAAGCTCGTTCTCAATTTCGTCCAATATCTAGATTGGAATGATCATGGATTGCGCGGCGGAAAAGAAGCCTTCGAGAAGCTCTCCAAGAAGAGCAGGAAATTCATCGATAAAATCGAAGCCACCACCAATGTTCCTGTAGTCCTCATCGGAACCGGTGCGGCACACGAAGACATGATCAGTCTGTTATAATCTTTTGTGGTTGAAAATACGTCAGCGCTTGCGCACGTTCTGTGCGGAACTTGCGTCGGAGAATTCGAACGCCACTGCGGTTATTTCGAATCTTCCAAGAGAAGAAGTTCAGTCCAGTCTCTCCAAAAATTCGAGACCGGGACCAGAGCATTCTGTTGTAATTGCGGACAGGATGACTGGGTAATGGCAGTTTGCCGTTTAAAAACCAATAACGACATTTGTGATGGAAATCACATTGAAGTGGATTTGTGATTATGGAAGATAAACCTCGAATTTTCGGTGCAGGAGTTTTCACCGCAGCTGTAAGTATGAGAGGGATGACTCTTTATGTTGGAACACAAGAAATCCAGTTCGTTAAATCAATGAATTTGGAAGGAGACGCTGAGTCCGGCGTCATGAAACTGGAGATTTCATTCCCTCTGAGTCATGAACCGAAAGTAATGGAAGAAATTGAGCTGAATATGCGAGCAGCTCGGAAGCTTCCTTGGGTTGTAGTTAAACAATGATTAATTTGCCGATCGAGGCTCTTCTTTTCGCTTACGCTTCAAGTGTATACCGATTTGATCTGGATTGGAAATCATATATTCATAACATGATTTGAAATATCCCTGGACAGGATGTGCTGCATCCTTGCGCATCAAGGCTTCCAAGACCAACATTCCGGATTTAGTGTCAGACCAAATCCAGTCTTCGTCAATAGGTACGCCCGGAGATTGTTGGCTCCATACGTTCCCATAAGGAAACATGAGTAAGATGTATTCCATTTTGCTCAAATGAGGCCGGGGAAGCGGAACATAGCTTTCCTGACGTTTGATTGATAAGAATATCCCAGGAGGCAACACCAGACCGTTTGGAGTATTGGAAACCCACCTTTTGATGCTCATCCATTTGACTTCAGGAGTCTTAATGTGCATCCGCTTCCGGCATGTCAGTGAACAATTGTAAAGCGCTGATGGAGACAGGCCACATAGCCAAGGGCGAAAATCTGCGGGCACGCCCGTAAATGAGTGCAAGGATTTAATAGAAGGAATCTGGATAGTCGAAATCCGCCGTTGTACAATCGTTTTCACGTTCGAATCCATAGATGAGGCTCCCTAATGTCCGAACAACAGACCGAGATCTTCTGCCTTACGGACCATACGGGTGCTCCATTGAGCCCCGCGAAACAAGCGACTGTACTTGCGAAATATTCACGGTCTCCGGAGTCTGCCAAAGAACTCTTGGCCAAACTTTCGGCCGAAGAAGCGGATAAATTCCAGGAAAAGTGGGTTGTGAGTTATGGCCATAAGAGTGTGGCAGAACTCGCTACCGCGCCTGTATGCCTCGAGCGAATTTCTATCGTGGCATCCAAATTCTTCGAATCTTGGCAAAGGCCTGGATACTCGGAAAAGAGTACAAGGTACCAGGCTTTCTCTCGAGATTCCTTCGTCACGCCGCCTGGTGGCCCTGAGACCATGGCAAAATTCGCCGCCAGGTTCTACGATGCATACGATCGTCTCAATGAGAGAATGACGGCACGATGCGCCAAACTCATGAATCTGCCAGAGTCCGACAGGACTGTGAAGGCTAGAGCGTTTGATAACCTCAGGTACCTGTTGCCTGCTGGAACTGGAACGAACGTCGCTATTGTCGCCAACATGTGCGACTTGCGAGAAATGATCGTCAGGGCTCGGGGCCACAACAATTCTGAATTCCGTCTCATCGGGGACAAAATCCACGATGCAGTAGGAGAAGTTGCCCCCACTTTAGTAAAACATACTGAACCGGATGCTTTCGAACCAGTCGTAAAAGGACTCGGGAACATTAGCCCGAAATTCAGTTTTGAAGCTCCGGATTGGTACGTGGACCTCCACAAGCCATTCTTGCTGCCCGATCCTGCGTTGACTCAAAAGTCATTTGAATCGACAATCGCAGATCGGCACGGAATGAGTTGGTCAGCGTTCTGCAAGCACATGGACTCTCGCCCAGAACACCGACACGTACCCAAAGTCTTCCGATCCATTCGGATCGCTTTTGACATTATGATGGACTACGGCGCATACCGAGATCTACAAAGGCATCGGCGTTGTGAGCAATATGCAGAGCCATTGTCTATTCACTACGGGTATTTAGTGCCAGATGACATTCTCGGATCCGATCTTGAGAATGAATATCGAGAAGCTATGGAGGCTATTTGGGCATATGACGACGATTCTGTCGTTCACGACGCAGACTTTATGCAGTATATGATTCCCCTTGGCTATCTGCATAGGTCCGTATTTGATATGGACCTGGAGCAACTCTACTATATTTCAGAACTCCGAACCAAGCCGCAAGGCCATATTTCGTATAGGCGAGTAGCTTACGAAATGTATCGGCTCGGTAAAGAGAGGTTCCCGCAAGCCATGCAGTGGTGTCGAGCTATTTTACCGGCTTCAATCGGGAAGCATACTTGAGTCTTGAGGCCGTATCGTTTGGTATGAAAGAGTTCCAAGCTCAACTTGCTAATACTGGCAAGGATATGGAAGAAGTCGTACAATTGATTATCGAGCTTTACGATCGATATGATCAGGTAAGATTCCCGTTCCAATTCAAGAGTAGAGAACCCCAAGCAGAGTTGGAACAAGTTGGCGGATACAGGACGCCACCTCGGAGGGTACCTCTACCTAGACCCACTTTTATGGAACGTGCTCGCAAAGAAATAGTCATTACTGCTAATAGAATCACAGTTTTTATTTTGAATATTATGACACTTTGGATGTTTCAGCGGTGAGATTTGGGATAAACCATGTCTTGATGGAAAGTCGTGGTTTCCCGTTCGTGCAGAATTGGCTGATGAAAAATCTTCGTGACTTTCCGATAAAGAGACCCTGAATCGGGATCGATAACGGGGACTTCCGCGATAGTGATGCAAGGTCCATCTTTTTCGGCCCTTTCGGCCGATTCGACGGACAGTTTGATCTTATCGACAGGAACCCGTCCGTAACCACCGATTACGGAACACAAAACTTTTTTGCCGCTACGCAGCGTAAGCGGACTTGCCCCTCGCTCCGGGCAGTTTACGGCTACGCGACATTTAGTACATTCGAGTTGTAGGACGTTCATTTACTAGACGTTACCGCGCTGAAACGTTTTTGAACGGGTTCTGTGAACATGAGCATCAGGCAATTCGTACCCCCGAAGTCTCTTAGTTCAATGAGGGAAATCGGGAGGTCCATGAGTGATAAGGGATTCTTTGAAATTGACCTCGTGGAGGCCAATATTACATGGACGAATGCGTTCACACTGCAAAAATTGGGATTGACTTCTGAACAGGTCAGAAGCATGACAATGTTTGATATCGTCCCTGTGGATCTCCATGATCCGATTCGGGACCATCTAGAAGATCACGCTTCAGGAAAACCAAAAAAATTCGCTATTTGGCCAGTTAAAACTTCCACTGGGAAAATTTCGTGGTGGTACATCTTTGACTCCAAAGTGGAATTTCCAATAAGCTGGTCATGTGCTGAATTCGTCCAGGAAACTGACGTGGATGGACCAGCTTATACTTTCATGCGCATCACTATGATGAACGCAAATAGTTATGGAACACTCCATAATCGCGTTCAAGAGTTGGATTCTTGGATCCATGATCAAGTTTCGCGTCTAGATGAAAAAGACGCTGATCACGACAAAGCTCTCTCGGAACTAAGTGAGAGAATGAAACATGTTGTGAATGCTGCCACTCGTGCAGCTTCGACATCTCTCGAAGCTGCGTCAGCTGTTAAGGACTTAAAAGAGTCTCTGAAAGAGCAACTAGAAAAACATGAAGAAGAAATCCTTAAATTAATTAGCACGGACGTTCATCACGACAGAAGGATGGAAGCGTTCGAGAAACACGTTAAAACTACTACAGACGTTGCAATCAAGTCTATTACAACTCAAGCGGATAAAGCCGGAAAAGGACTTTCTCGGAAAGTCACGATTCCCGTATCCACAATTGCAGCGATTGCCACTATTATTCAGTGGCTGATTCAGCATTTCCTGAAATAGTTCAATATCTTGCGTATCGCAAGATATGATCTACACTATCGGTCACAGCGTCCTTCCTAAAGAAGAATTCCTCCGACTCATCCGAGGAAAAGTGGATACTGTCATCGATGTTCGGTCTCATCCGAACTCCAAATGGCCACACTTTCGGAAGGAATCGTTGGAGAAATGGCTGCCTGAAGCAGGCATTGGATATGAATGGTGGCCTGAACTCGGTGGTTGGGACGCCAGGCACCTGCCTCTGGTTGAAACGTTTCCCGATGTGGACCTTGCTGCCTATGCCAAGGGCAAATTCCCGAAGCAACGTATTGCAAAAAACGCCGAGCCGCCAGCAGAGCAGCTTGCATTACTAAAGCCGCAATGGACTAATATCGGCCTACGTGATTACGCTTCTTTCACCAGCTTGGATGAATTTCTCGAAGGCGCAGACAGATTAATGGCGCGAGGAGAATCCGGTTCCGTTGGAATCATGTGTTGTGAGGTTCTGCCCTGGAAATGTCACAGGTCAATGATTTCGGACTATCTGGCATTTCGACAAGTGGACTCTGTTCACATGCAACCGAAGCCCAAGGCACATTCCCAAATGCTTGGGAATAGATTGGAACGCTATTCAGTCTCCATTTTGGAGGCTTGGAAAGCTTGGAAAGGCATTTAGTGTAACGTCGGAGCGGAGGCTCCATGGACGTTTATCTCGTTAGTTCTCGAAGGCTCGATTGTGCACACCAGAATGTCTACGAGACGAAAGTCGTCTGTGGGAATTTGGAATCAGCCCGTCGGGCTGCTAAGAGTCTGTGTAGCGATCTCGACGGGTTATTCAACGAAACAGTTAAGAACGTCGAGTGGGAATATGACGTTGGAGGTGATCATCCGGTCAGAGTAACCAAGACGATGCTTAACGGTCATTGTGATCTCGGTATTGAAGAACTTTGCGCAATTTCTTCTCAGATCGCTTTGGAGCATGGGTGGAAGAATGATTTCCCCACTCAGTCACTTTTAACTGTAACTGAAATTGCAGAAGCTGTTGAGGAATTCCGTGATCATCGGGGACTGAACGAGATCTGGTACAGCCACACCGTCAAGTCCAATAACGGAAAGACGAAGACTATTTCGGAAGTCTCGGCGGATACACCAGGAGCAAAACCCGAAGGTATCCCTGTAGAACTTGGAGATGCCATTATTCGGATTTGTGATTGGTGTGGACAAAACGCCATTGATCTCCTGACTGCAATTCGCATCAAGGTCGAGTATAATCGGACCCGACCTTTCAGGCACGGGGGTAAGGCCATTTAGTGAGTCTAACATTTTCTTCGTTAGAGGCGGAAATTCTCCATAGCTTGATCATGGGGATCAAGCGAATGGAGCGCCACAGCCCTGCAACCATTGGTGGCAGCGGATGGTGTACTCTTGAAATCGGATTCCGTGAAACTCGGATAAGAGCCCCGCAAGGGAATGATGACTCAAGAAAAAACTACTAAATCAAGGTGTGGATTGGTGGAGGATGGAAGTCATCTGGGGAAATGACGAGAATCACACCCTTCTCGGGATTATGGATCTTAGACGGACCCGTTACGAAGCGGGAGAACTGGACTCAATAATTCAAAAAATAAGTGCTTTGATGCGTGCGGAAGAGTTGAAAGAGATGGAACGAGTAGTTTCGCGACTCGTCCGTATGAAAGTCTCTGATGATGATATCAGAAGAACACTAAACGAAGCACTCGTTCGTGATGTAATGGACACATGACACTCCCGTTGAAATATCCGGAGTCCATGGTGGATGAAAAGGAAAAATTCCTGTTTGCCATCCGATTTTCTCTGGAATTTCTGATGCGGGGATATTTAGCAAAAGTAGTCGTTGGGGAACCTGGAAAGGTTATTGAAGCTGTCCAGAAGATGGAACTTAATGATATCTGCAATTTGGCTCAGTTCTGCAAAGAAGCCCAATCTAATTCCGAAATAATGAAGGTCATCCAAAAACGCATCCTGGAATCCAAAGATGGTTTCCACATTCGTAGGCTCGCCATCGTTCCGGGTGTGAATGTGGAGTATCTTCAGTCCGTCGATTTAGATAACTGGGATGATAAATCGGGACGTTACAATTATTCAAACGTAGATTTTATTGTCAGTGCTTGGACTTACATCAGAGGACATAATTCTAAGAAACTCACAGAGTTCGTAGTTAAGCATGGCTATCCGAACACCATGTTCAATTTGTGCAGGGATGATCCGCAGGTAAATCGAATGGATGCCGCAAGATTCGTTGTGGCTAAGAAAGATCTTTACATTCTCCTTAAAATGGTCCAGGCGAGTATGATCAGTCTTCAAGAAGCAGAAGACCTAGTTGCTGAATCAGAAGACCCTGGTATTTGGTATTCCTTTGCCAAAAATTTTGAAGGGATAAACATTCCTCGACTAGAAAAATTAATGTTCGAGAAGGGACGAGATCCCTACAAATCTTGGTTCCGAGATTATATCCCGGGAGCCAATCTCATTCGAGACTGGCAAATTGTAGCAGAAGTGATGGAATCGTGATTATTTACAAGTCGTCTCTAACTCACCACACGACTTGATCGACACCCAACAACTCGGCTTAATGGACAAGCCGTTATTTTGAACGTATTCACAATCTTTGCGACACGAATCAGGATCGCTGGGTGTTGATCCTTTTGCCTCAGGGCAACCAAGAACTTTCAGGTGATCGCAAGCTTCACCACAAGAAGCCGTGTCAGTGGGCTGTACGGGAACAAGGGGTGCTTCCGGAGCTGGACACCCATTGCAGCCCATAACAAGCAAAAGTAGTAGGAATCGCTTCATGATGCCAAGTCTCCTTGGAAGACAAGTCCGTTGGTCGGAACCCATGGGTCGTTCGCAAATCCGGACACAAACCATCCGGGGTCGAGGAGAGCATAACCACCGTCACCCCAATCTGTACCCCAAGAATTACGAATCTTAATGTTGTTCCCAATTTTGCCCATTGCCATGATACAATGTTGGCCAATGACTTTCTCTGTGATGTTCCAAGGTTCTCCTTGAGGCGGAGGAATAACCTGGTTCCCTGAAGCTTTGTAGAAAGCTTCAGTCACTGGAATACCGAAACAGACCGGATGGCGACCGCCGATTGCACTTTGAATATCGGACAGCATTCCATCCGCAATGGAATCAATACGATAATATGAATGGAGCTTATTGTTCAAAGCATACCAGGTAGCTTTGATATCAGGACGAACGTTGACTTTGTCAGGCGTATACGGCCACAAACTTTCAGGACAAATTCCAAATACGTTCATGGCTTGGAAAGCCGCCTTGACTGACATTCCCTTGTCAAGGTTTGTGAGATTGTGGATCCCGTCCACCGTCATTATGGAACGACCATTGTAATAAATTTGATTCCTGGAAATTTGAACTTGTGTCAATCCATCCAGTCCATTGCAAAGCTCAATTGCGTCGGCTGACGCGTTAGCCACGCAAGAACTTTCCCACAATTGGTTGGAAACCTCCGTGCACCACTGTTGGAGATCTACATCACCAGCCGTAACGCTCAAAACTGGTAAAAGGTCTTTGGAAAAGATCTTATCACCGTCTGTGACGACGCTTGGCATGAATCCACCAATTTCGGTCCTTAAAATCATATCGGAATTCTCGATAAAAGCTTTTGACTGTGAAGATTCGAAACGTTTATGCTGATATGACATGTGAGGATCGTGAAGATCGCTGCCGGATTAGCCGGCGTGAGCTACGGTGTTCTTTCAGCTTACGCTGATAGAACCGACTCACAGAATGAATTCTTGCACCAGAAGCTTCAAAAGGAGCTAGAAGGACTCGGCTATTCTCCAGTGGAATCCATCGGAGAATGGGAAGGAGTACCGGAAAAATGCTGGGTCGTACCAAACATTAATATTTCTGAATTTGTGGAATTGGCTCGAAGATATGAACAAGAAGCCGTTATTGTGTGCGCCCGAGGAGGAAGGCCGAGAATTTTGAAAGTCGGAGGGGTACCGAAGCCTCCTGTTTCACGTCCTATGAGCGAATGAAGATTGAGTCATGGGTTATTACTACCGCATGCGAGCCAGGGATGTAGACAGCGCCTCTATCTTGTACAGGAGTTGGGTAGTACCCAATATGCCGGATTTCCAAGCCACTCTCTACACGGGACCCAAATCTGGCGGCAGCCCATTGGCGGATGTCACCGTAGCTGCAAAATGGAAGTCAGGAATCCCGGATAACCAAATTGCAAACTTCAGTCTTGTTGATTTTCTGTTCACCAATAGCGTGCCTTCGAATGGATCTGGTAATTTCACTGTAGGAAGTAAATTTACTCCCATCAGATCTTGTAAAGCTATCGGGGTTCGGTTTTATTGGGGAGCGGCCAATAAGGCATTGAAAATTTCAATTTGGGATGTCGGAGCTGCGTCAAGAATGACTTTTGATGGGTTCGTAACGGGAGTGGCAGGAGTCTATAGAGTCCCGTTCACCAGTATTCAAACTTTGACTCCGTTCAAGTCATACGCTGTCACTGTGTATCAAACAGATGGTGCTAATTACACTAATCAAACTAGTGTTGCCGCGGAGCCAGGATCTGAAACGACAATTGCGAGTCCATTATTTTTCTACACCAATTTCAAGTCCTTTATCGCTGGAGACGGGAACCCAACGAGCACAGCTGGCTCAGAGAGATACCCTGTAGAACCCTTACTGGTAGGAACTGGATGACCATTTATTACAAAATGAGAGGTCGGGATGTGGATGCGCCATCCCTTACTTTCCGGTCATGGGTAGTCGCCAATATACCTGACTTGACTGGAGCACAGTATACAGGACCCAAGTCTGGCGGAAGTGCACTTGCGGATGTGTATATATCGAGCGTCAGAGACGATGGGGGTATTCAGACAGACACTGTCCCTGACTTTAGTCCCGTGAACTTCATGATGGCAAACAGTAACCCTGTTTCCAACTCATCATTAAATCAAGGAAGCGGCACTGCCTTCCGAGTCACTAGAGCTTGTAGCTTGCTCGGTATTCGATTCTACTGGGCAGTTTCTTCTAAAACTGTCAAGCTTTCTCTTTGGAATTTGAACACAAGTGCCCGTGTAAATTCTATCACGGTGTTCGTTCCAACCGCGGGTCTATACTCCTTCTATTTCTCTTCCCCCATAAGCCTCACCCCATTTGTCCAATACTCAACCGTAGCGTGGGAGACTGACTCTGGCGCTTTCTACACAACGCAGACCAGCCTTCCAACTGTTCCGTCAGTTCCATTTTTCTCAGGTCCATACCTTATTTGGACCAATTTCAAAATCTATGGGACTAATGATACGGTTCCGAATACAACAGCTGGCTCTGAAAATTATCCAACAGAGCCGATCATTATAGGGAACACTCAGCCATAGTCATCGGTGGAAACCGAATAAATCCACGATTTCATCCCATCCGACTACTCGACGAAGATGGGATTCTCGGCGATTATATGGAGTGTCCCAAAGCAATGCGTGGCCGTTAGGATGATGTAAACCCCATTTCTCCACGTTGTCCGGTTTATCATCGACTAGTCCATGGCCTGCGACCGCATATTTCCGGAAACAGTGAATGATTTCGTCCTGACGAGCATTAAAATGATGAGATAACCATTCATTGCGTTCCTGCATCCATGTTTTACTAATATGGTGTGGAGTAGTAACAAATAATATCTCCACATCTGGAATAGAGCGGAGCTTTTCTACGGCTTTTTGAGCCTCAGGAAAAGGCTTCAAAGAAGAAGCGAATCCGGGCTCCGCAATCCCGTTATTACAAGCGGCCTTCATTTCGGCAGTGGGAAGAACATCAGTCACATCCCAGGTAGTGAATGCACTCATTTCCAATCGGATTCCAAAGAGATCATTGATGAGATCTCGGGCTGCCTCGTGGAAGTCACCTAAAACTCCATCGACATCCAACAAGAGACGCCTATGTAAACTCATGACGACATTACGACTTCGACGCAGCAAGAGCGCCATAGTTCAACAAGATCTTCCAATTCCATGTCTTTGGCTGGACCAATCAGTGCGGTTCTGATCATTTCTACCCCTCTAGCATGCTCTTCAGATCGACGCCTGGTTGCCCGTTTCTCGATGAGGACCATGGCTTTCCCATAAAGCCCATTGGTGGGTGCTTCTTGGATCGCTTTGTCAGAGCGTTCTCTGATTTCCGCCAGAAGCTTATCCATGGCGGCTCTCACGGATTTGGGTTTCAGGACAAAACGTTTGAATCGAGGATTGTACTGATGAATGATCTTCAGTTCAAGCTCCCTATCTGAATAGGAACAAGATACCCATTTCATTTTCGGGAGTCCGACGTCCAAAAGAACGGATGTGTGATAGAATTGGGAAAGATCTTGATTCGCTTGAATGTTGTTCGGAGGAACAAAGCGTACGCGTGCTAAAATAATCTTCGTTTGGGATAGCTTCTGAATCAGGAATTCGGCAGTTTTTGCCATCTCAGATCAATACATTCCTGGTACCGTGGAGATACGATGATCACGATTCTGGACATAGGCTGGGGAACGTATAAACAATATGAAGGGCCCTTTTTCAGGGGGGTCATTCCTTATTCTCTCGGGGCCACATATACGGAAGATCAACGGACGATGGCAGTTATCACCGCCACGGAAGGTGGACATTACGATGCCATTAACATGTATGATAGATGCATTCTTTCCTCTGGTCTGATTCAATGGTGTGAAGCTGGTCAATTTTCAGTTTCGGATATGCTTGGAGCCGTGGCAGAAATGGATTCTTCTGCATTGGCTCCTTTGACTCAGTATTTGACGAGTATTGGCTTGAGCTTCAAGAAGAATGACAAAGGCAGGTGGCGATTCTTCTTCCCCGACGCACGAGGGGAAGTAGACAGGCTGGATGAACAACAACAACTCTTCCTGTTCAAGTCCAATGGACAGCAGGGGACTTGGGACGATTCTTCTAAAGAATATGCTAAAGGTTGGGCTGCTGCCGTCGCCAGCGTATTCCAAAGTACGATCGCTCAGCAAGCTCAAATCCGGTATACGATCCCAAGGCTCATGGGATTTGTCTTGCCTCAAGCAATGACTACGCTATGGGGAACCGAATCTGGTACTCCTACTGGCCCAGGGGACTGGAGAGCTGCCGCTAGAGCCGCATATTTGTCGTTTGCTGCAAATAACCCGACTTATGCAAACCAATCATTGCAGTCATACGTATCGGAAGCTGGAGCGGCGCAATGGAATTCAGATTGGGTTGTAGGTATGTTACAAGCTCTGACCTTTGATCCTGGAGTCATCATTTATCCCGCCAGATATGATGCCATCAGGCCCGTGATCGAGAAGCTCTACGGCGTAGATCTTCCTGATTTTGATCAAGAATTGAAGGATTGGCATGATGGCAATGCCAATCGTGTTCCCGGTTATCCTCCGTCAGGAATGCATACGACGAAAGAAATTCAGCAAGCTCTCATCAAGCTCGGATTTGATATTGGTCCAACGGGGGCTGACGGTCAGTATGGTCCAAAAACTAAGGATGCCGTTATGGTGTTTCAGAAACTCCACGGACTCAAGGCCGACGGTATTGTTGGGGTAAATACCTGCGCGGCCCTGTTCGCATTGTCGTCATGAGCAATTCACTGGATTCCAAGACCGTAAAAGAAATTCTGGAAGGACCAGACGACGAGCTTCTGCATGTGGTTCTAATCCTGTCCAAAGAGTCTCGGAAGCGAATGAACGCCAAAATGGCGGACCCGGAATACAGATCCAAACTCAGTGATGGTATGCAGAAGATTTTCGCTTCTAGAAATCCAGCTCCAAAGCTTTAACGGGAGCAGTACGCTCAAATTCCTCTACGATTCTCTGTTCCAATATAGGACGCATAAAATTAGCAGCCTGATCCCATGCTTCAATAGTCTGTTGGAGACGGTCGGGTGATACTCCGTCCCAGTTTTCAAGCAATGCTTTTGTAGCTTCTAGCACATCGCGGAGAGTATCTGCCACATCCGGTGGCGGGATTCGTTCCCACTTCGGAGCGAGAAGCTCAAATCGGACCCAGTTCTTTTTCTCTGAACCGTCGTAAGGCTCATGCCAGTATTGGAGATTGGCTTCTGCCGGTTCCCCATTTTGTTTCAACGTAGGATTGATGCGGACCAATCCAGAAATACGAACAAAATCACCGATTTTGAGTTTGGATCCGGGTTCAATCTCAAAGTTGTATGCTTGATTAAGCATAGCACATTCGACCGTAACCACCCATCGGGTCTGGCCTTCCGTCAGGAACCGTACTCGACCTTCACGGGGGGCTACACTGAATGTTTCAAGCATGTGTCAAGAATACATCGGAGTCATATTAGATCCAGCCCAAATCGGGTCCGCCTTAATAATACAAAGATCTCATGACCAAATCTGGTCGCATTCTATTGTCGAATATTATTAGATGGAATGCCATATTTTGTGGAGTCCGGAGCCAGGAGTCTGCAGCTCATGCGGACGCAGGTCATCCCAAGTCCGTAGGTTCACTACTGGGACCACACATGAAATGTATTGCTTTCCTTGTTGGAACGGGGCACAAGAATCGTGTCTCGTGAGTAGTCTGGATTGGGAAGAAAACGAGAACGTGATCTTCCGAATCGGAGGAATAGAGCGTGGAACCGCACAAGGAGCTGTCTGCCATTGAGAAGTTCCGACCGGATCTGAAAAGCGGTCCACACGCTTATTTTTCCAAAGCTTTAGAATTCGCTCGAGCGAATTATTCTGAACAGATGGAGGAAATTGCCTCCGTCCAATTCCAAAAAGTTTCTCAGGAATATTTCTTCAGAGAGTATATCTGGGTAGTCCACGCAACAGGATTCTCGGCTAAGGCTGTCGGCAAATTCATGCCCAAGCTAATTCAAGCATACGGTCCATGGAATTGTCTTCCAGATCTTCCGTTCCCCCAAGCCTTCGAACGAGTGAAGATTGTCTGCAATAATCCACAGAAATCTAAGGCTATTTATGCAATGGCCAAACTCATGTGCGACGAAATGTTCCGTAAAGATGGAACCGCAGTTCCATGGGAGGAATTCCGAAGAAACCGGCTTTCTTCACCTGAATTATTGGCGAAACTTCCCTATGTGGGGAAAGTGACATGTTTCCACCTCGGCAGGAACATCGGGTTATTGGAATGTGTGAAGCCTGATCTTCATCTCATTCGAATGGCAGAATATTGGGGCTTCAAGAATTGTGAAGAGATGTGTCGCGCGGTCAGGCCAGAAGGAATGCCACTCGGGATCGTGGACCTTGTTTTTTGGTACGCAGCGTCTACGTTTGGAACTTTGGAAGTAAGGAAGGATGGCCAGCGCTAACTATCCATGACTTCATAGATAGGCCACAGATTAATAATTAAATCTGCCGCATCTTCAGAGCTGATATCCCTGAAATTCGGATACTCTATCCGGAAATTTGGTTGAGCTTTGTCATAAATTTGGGTTTTAATTTGCTCTGGCTTCCCGATAGGATCGGGAAGCGATAGGTGAATCCCCCAAATTTGCTTCCATTCTAAATGACAGATTTCGAATTCAAATGTGAGTTCGAGCCCGCCTAGAAGACAAATGGCTTCGTCATTATTATTTTTCTCTCCTTTAAGAAAAACTCTGGATGAAATCCAATCCCACCGTTCCTTCACAATCTTGCCAGCCAAAAGTCGGATTTCAGGGTCCAATTCGCTAATATCGATCACTGGTTCTCCATTATTCAGGACTCCATCACTTCCCAGATAATATTCATCGGACATTCTTCAGGCTCATCCCCCACCGGAACAGTGGAGTCACACCATTCACAATGACCCAAACCGTTAGCTTGACGTAAAACACGATGGCCTTTCCCAAAAGCAATCTCATCCAATTTCTTGAAAATAAGTTCGTCTTCAGCCGATTTAATTTGTTCTCGCGCAGATATAACTGCCGCAGAATGTATAGGCAAAGGTTGACGTGCCATGCGAGACTGTACGGTCGGTCGTGCGTCACCACATCTTCTGTTTCAGTGGGTACTCGGGCGTCGGCAAAGATGAATGCGCCGGGCATCTCGTTCGAACGAGACAGGCAATTCACACTGGGCTTGCAGACCCTGCCAAACGCCATATGGCAGATCTCTACGGATTCACCAAAGAACAGCTCTTCGGACCGAGTCATTTTCGCAATGCAGGCGATCCGAGATATCCGAAGAATGTTATTCGAAATCTCGGATTCCAATACTTTGATGGTCAAGTAGAGTTGCGAGATGTTGTAGGAGAACTTCGTGATGGCAAACGCTATATCATCGTAGAAACAAGAAATCTCCCTGGAACAGAACCAGTTCCAGGGAAGCCAGGTTGGCCGGCTGTTCCGCGGCAACCTCTCCAACTCGGGAAAGCTCGATACTTCATCGAAAACGATCATCCGAATTTCTTCTTGTCGCCTCGTGAGGCGCTGCAACTCTACTGCAATCTCATGAACGATCTCTATCTCGATTCATGGATTCGCAAGGGTATTGAAGTTCATCAACAACTTGCCGAAATCCATCAGCAAGATGGAAAGGAAGTCTTCATGCGTCATAGTTACGATCGCATGATGGGCGTAATCGTGAATGACGTGCGGGAAGGTACCAATTGGAAAACGTCAGATGGGAACTTCTTTACATGCTTTTCTGATTTCCGCCACCGACACGAAATCTCCCTCGTCAGAGCGTTCAAAGCTGAGTATACTCCAGTCGTGATTCGCGTGAAGCACCCGAAGATTACAATGCCCCCATACGATCATCGTTCAGAGACGGAACAAGCTAGTATTCCGGATTCTGCATTCGACTTCGTCATCGATAATGACGGGAGTCTCCAAGAGCTCTACACAAAGGTCGAGAAGATCGTAGAAACGGTCATTGCATCTGACGGTTGGAGGCTTCGAGGGCGGAGCTTATATGAGGAGGCCTCGTGACGATTGATATTGAGAAACTCAAGGCAGTCACCGACATTTATTGCCATGCATCATGCCCGGACGGCCTATCATCGGCAATGCTTTGTGCAGCAGCATTTTCAATGCTCGGGAGCAAGCCGAAGATTTGGTTCATCCAGTATGGAACCGAGAAGATGCTGAAGATGGAGGCCAGACCAAACCAGCTCTTCGTCGACATCACGCCTCCTCTCGAGCGATGGGAAGAATGGAAGGAACACTCACCCATTGTTCTTGACCATCACAAGACTGCTCGGAAGGCCACGGAAGGACTCGGAGGCATTTACGGGACCGAGACCCAATCCGGAGCTTCACTGGCTTACGAACATGTCTTTGAACCATTGTTCAAAGACGACTTTAGTGAGAGTGAGTACGCTGATTGGAAAAACCTCGCCGAGCTCGCACCCATTCGGGATACCTGGCAAGATTCACATGAGCGCTGGGTTGAAGCTACTGGAATGGCTCACGCGCTCATGCAGAATAACCCTTATGAACTCGTGGATGCGGCCCGTGAAGGGAAAGTAGACTTCCAAGAGCTCTTCAAGCAGGCGAAGCGCGAAGGAGATCGGATTGATTTCAAGGCCAGAAAATTGGCCGAAAACGCTTATTTCGATCAGATCCAGTGTCTCGGAGTGAATTACCTTCTCGGGGTATTTAATTGCACTGAGAAGCTCATCTCGGATGCTGCGAACACGCTCCTAAGGCATGGGTGCGACATCGCTGTTGCCTATTTCATGCTTTGTGAAGACGGAGGTCCGAAGATTTCAATCTCCATCCGAACCAATGGAGAGATTTCAGCAGAAATCTTAGCCGCTCATAACAAGGGCGGAGGACATGACAAAGCTGCGGGCTTCAGGATTGACGATGGTCTGAATGCCTCAGTCAAGTCAATTGTTCAAGTCATCAAGCAGTCTGTCTGGAATACTAAAACCCAAAGTGTGAAGCCTGATGACGGACGAGAGCGTAAAACCAAAGACATGGTTTTGCAATCTTTGCAAGAGGCTAAGCCAGGTAAGAAACGGAGCTAAGCCTCTTGTCGCCCGGTTAGGCGATGCGCCGCCATACGAGTGCCGTAGTCACGCCTGACGACATTCGACAGTATGTCAAAGGTAAGAATAAGAGCATCCGTGTAACGGATGATAAGGATGGGGCTGTCAACGTCGAGTCAGCTCAATTCGATTTTAGTTTCAAACCCAAAAATTTCAAATGGCACGTCCGAATCGAAGCAACGGACGATCCTTCTGACGCAGACGAAAAAGTCACGCCCGATCCGGTGAAATTCATCGCCGGGTTCCTTGGGGCTGGTGTTCCAGGCGGTGAACATTTCGAGAAAATGTCTGCGGGTCCAGATGAATTTTCCGGACTCCTCAGGCATCTAGCCTCTCGGGTGGAATCTGGTTCTCTTGGGCCCAGGAAGCTTAGCGCCATGCTAAGGCGTGCCGCTGTCATCCCTAATATCAACCTTCTCCGTCGCATCGTGGCAGCTGTAGCCAGGACAGCGGCCGGTCAAGAGACTTCTCTTGCGGAAGTCAAAAAGTTACAAGAGGAGATGAAAAATAAGGGTTGGAAAGTCAAAGAGACTGAGACTGACGCTGGACTGCCTGAACTTACTGTCGATGTCTCCGGAATCTACGAGGCCAAAATCCGAGCTGAAAGCATCTCTTACGCCTATGAGATGAAGACTCTTGGATTCCCCGAATTCGACGAAAAGGGCGACACGGAAGACCCTATTTCAACGATTCGAGCATATGCCAAGAGGGACGATATAAGTACGGCTTTGGACGAAAAGAAAAAGAGAGAAGAACTGGAAACCGGAAGGACCGAACCTGCCCCCGGCACCGTTCCCTCCCACGGTCTACCAGCTCTCCAACCTCAGAAAACGATCAAGGACGAAGAGCTAGGAGACACCGCCCGTCCTGAACCAATCCGGACCGACAAGACCGCCCCCGCTAAGCGTAAGTGATTCCTACCATCACGTACATGATTATATGAACTGGGAAAACCAGGCAAGGTCCCATGTCGAGTCCGGACTACTTGAAATCCATCTCAAGCCCGAAGAATCTTACGAGCTTTGCCAGGTTATTCAGACCCGGATCCGTCAAATCTCCCATCGTGATATTCCGCAGGAAATCGATTTCCGATTGGTTTCCACACTTGCACGATTCGGTTGCAGTTTGACTAGGTCCAATTCTTTGCAGGATTTGTCCTACGAAGATGTTACTGAGTTACTCAAACTGTTTTGGAGCCCCAAAATTCGGGAAGTAGAAAAAGAACTCCAATTCGCCCTTGCGGTATTTGTTTTGAGGCAAACCGGTCCTATTGACCCCGTATGGCAAGATCAGATTTCGAAAGAAATGATTGACATTCTCGGTTAGCTTTCCATCACATCCACAATGATCACCATCTCTGGAATGAGAGAATCCAGAGGAAACCAATATTTTTCCCAGCCGATGGCAAACGATGAGTGAATTTTGAGGAGAACGAAACTCGGATCGGTCTCCGTTATTTCCCAAGAGAAATGTTCGATTTGAAGCAATAACTTCATCTCATACAGAGTTCTCTCAATAAGTTGGCCTGTCAGTGGATTCTTCCACCCTCCTAGCCCGCCAACATTTGCACTAGCGAGTGATTTGAAAAGGGCGGTTTCAGTGCTCATGATTCCATGACTTCAATTACGGGAATCATGTGAGGACGAAGTTCAGCCAAACCGAACTTCCCCGTTTCGGTAGTGGACTCCGCAAAACCCCACGTCCAGTGGATTTCCACATAGCCTTCGCCTGCCAGCTCACTAACATTCTTCCAACTGGTTATGGTATTGACTGACTTCATGACAGTCAAAATAGTTGTCACACGTTCTACGGCATCGCGCCAAGGAGAAGATCCAACATCACATCGAGCAAGATGGATCTTCATTTGGATGGATGTCACAATCAAGACAATACACCCATTAAACTGACGAATCAGGCTATTTCGCCAATATTCTAACTATCGTCCCAAATAGTGTTTCGAAATTAATGGGCTTTGCGAGCCGCTCATCTGGAAGTATTGGAGTTAGATTGCGAGCAGAAGACGAAATTTTGATGGTTTTCTCATTGGCTGCCGTCATTAAAATGATCGGAATATTGCACATTTCTGACTGACGGATTCCAGCCAAAAAGGCCATTCCATCCATTCTTGGCATCATTACGTCAAGAAGAATAAGGTCCGGCTTCGGACCGGGTGCATAAAGAAGATTAAATGCTTCAATTCCATCCGCCGCTTCAGATGTCACATAGCTATGCTCGTTCAAAGCCATGCAAATAGTTTCCCTCAGATCCGTGTCATCTTCCACTACAAGGATCCGGATTTTTTCCATTTGGTCCATCCCATGTTGAATTACACAAATGCAAAATTTTTACAAATAACTTGAAACTGTGACTATGTCTAGGACGCTGAGTGTGTGAACAAGTAATCGTTATACCTGTCGACAAAAAACGTCGGCGAATGCTACGAAATTAGGGGATCCGGCAGGTGGCACAGCAAAAGTAACATGCGTGAATGCTTGCCGGAATCCCGGCTCAGAAAGAATGTCCCGGAAAATGCCTGCAACGACTTCCGGATCATTACCGAAAACACCGCACCCCCAGGCGCCGAGAACCGCTACGCCTGATTGAAGTGCCATCGCTGTCAAGACATGACGTGCTCGTTTACGGAAGACTTTCACTACTTGTGTACAGGCAGACGGCGGAAGTGCACTTGCATTAGGCGCAGGACATGTGACGACCGACAGAAAATACGGACGGTCAACCGTCTGATAGTCAGACGTACGGAAGAACGGAACAGACGGAGAAACCGCCAGCGCGTCCGAATAAAGAGGACTATTCGTCGCCCGATGTGACTCGTAAAGCTGTGGCACCGTTTCAAGACAAGAGAAAAGAACGGACTGACGACAAAGATCTTCTTCCTGCGCCTTGGCACCTCGGAGGAAACCACCACCCGGATGCTTTCCTGAAGCAAAATTCAGAAGACACGGCTCTTCACCGAGATGAGAAAGCCTAAAACCGGCGTCTGAAGAAGTTTCCGACGTCACCTCGACGAAAAGCCTGGAACAACGAACCGGAATCTCTTGAGTAGAAAGAGTATCCGGAAAATGAACAATAGTGCCCTGGATCGCTTGTCGAACTTCCGCCTCAATGAGAACGGGGCCGCGCGGTCCGAGATATCGACCAGACGTGGCAACTTCGACGTTCTCTTGGGCAATCTTGATGTAATTCACCCAGCACCCCAATTCTTACACGGCCATTGCTCTGAATTCACGAACCAAGGAGCGAAATCATTCCACTCCAAAACCAAATCAATGGCCGCAATAGCCTCCCGAAACTTGGTCAAACGTTGCTGTTGCTCCGGCGTCATTTCATTCCAAGAAGGAGCGTGGGGAAACTGAGAAAGGTCAAGATGAGCCGGAGCCGTTTGAACATCCTGGTGCGAGCCGGCGCTTTCGCCTTTCACGCTCCCGGTTCCTACGTTGTTCCATTGACTCTTCGGTGTGAGTTGTGCCGAGGGTGGGCGGGCAACGGTGACAACGACGTACCGAACTTTCCTTGTTCGGCGACTGACGCTCCACCTCATGGCCGCACTCAAGTACGTCGTAAAACCGCCCGTCCTTCTCGACATTGCCTTTGACCTCACGACTTGGAGCCCTCCATCCGCCGGTATGGACAGGACTTCTTGACATGGAAAAAATGATACATCAAGGGTGCCGCAAAATTATGACATCATGACCCGCCAAACCGTCAAAAGACTTTCCCCCTCCGGATACCCACGAATTCGAGCCTCCAAAATTTCCCGAAGCCTGCCCGCTTCAACTTCAAACTCATCGACGGAAAGATGACGCGAAGCGACGCTCATGCCGGGCTCGTGGAACGGGAAAATAAAAGGCGTTCCGGCCGTCTCAATGGCCCGCGGGAGTGCCGCCATCATTTCCAAATCTTCCAAGACGTAGAAATAGTAAAGAAGATGGCCCTCTGCTTCCGCACGCTGGCGTAGCTCCCGAAACGGAACGACGAGCGCTGAAATTAATTTCTTCCTGCCCTCATCTGTCGCCATGCTGTGACGAATTAGCGCCTCCTTGGCCGACCTCTCCAACCTCATGGCTTCGCCTGATTTCGAGGATCAGCCTCACAAAGATGCGCCGCCTTCGTCCCACAAACCGCACAGGTGACATCTACCTGGCAACGCTTGTGGTGGCCCTCCCAAAACCACGTGAAGACGAGCCAGGCTAAAATTAGGAGGTCCGCCACCAACGCCAAAACGGCGACCAACAACGTAGGTTCCATTCCAAATTCTACGCCGAAGGACCCAAGGAACCGAGAAAAATCGCTTCCCCGTCCCAAAAAGATTTAATCGAATGCCTTCTGGACCGCCGGATCCAATACCCGCGCTCCCCAAACATCGGCCAACACGATCTTGGCCCTGATCGATAACCCTAATAAAACGGAACAATCTTCACACGGCAGACAATCATTGTCATCCCGGTGCGACGCCGCCCGATGTTCTCGATAAGCCCTGTCCGCCACCTCATACCAAGCAAACACACCCGCTGACAACCGCTCCACTATCCGAATATGACCGGAACCACCCTCGCAAACAGACACCCTCTGAGGATCTCGATTCGCCAAATGCTCCCACGCCGCCGCCAATCCATCTTCTACTGCATCACATTCGACCGATACACCCCCGACAGGCGACGACACATAGACCCCGAACCACATATCAGCCCCAACATCAGCATCCGCCTGAAAATCGAACGCCAACGAAAGAACAATAGCCGTCGTTAAATCCTCCATCACCTTCAACCCCATCCGACGAAATATCCGAAGCCGGCGCTCCTCCGCCTCCCGAACACCATCCACCCGACAAGTGCAAACCATTGGAAGACTTTCTGACATAAGCTAACCTGAAAACCCACGAGCACGGAAATCGCAATCCCCGATGTGGTCCTTCTCCCGACAACATTTGTAAAACCCGCGAGTCTTGGGACACTCGCGAGCTTTAGAATCCTCTTGATACGGCCAAGGATCAAAAGTTATCGAATGCCAAAACTTTCCCCAAAAACTCATGTGGAATATTACAATCTGAATTTCTTGAGAAACGATTATCGGAACGCCACGTTCTCCACAGCATATCTAAAGGACCCGGAAAACTCCAGTAAATTGATTCCTCTCCCCAAAGGAAGGCTTTAGAGAGGAGTTCTCTCGAGCTTCATGCAGGCAGAATCATCCACTAACTGGACCTTCATGCCTGCAGGAGCTATCGCAACCCAACCCGGATAAACGTGCTCAGAAATGAGCACATCCGCTCCCCACAAAGTCCCGCGAATACCCAAGTCCAAATGCTCCTTGTGCGTGGTCCGGTCAAATTGGTCTGGGGGAAGATTATCAATATCTGATTGATGCATGAACAAAGTCCCCACCCTCAATCGCTGAGATTCCATCCACGCAAATTTGTCCGCCAACAAATGAAGTAGGTCGGTTCCAGTCATGGAACTACTTTACCTATATCTAAAGCCTATCTTCTGCAAAAACGTATCCACGCTCTCCGAATTTCACTCGCATGACTTCCATGATCCATGCTTTCCGGAAATTCCGGAAAGAAGCAAACTCTCGAAGTCTCCTAAATTCAGTCATAAGTACGTTATCTGCGATCCTGTGAACTTCCACCAAATGCCCATCAATGTAAGAGACGGTCCTTTCTGAAGTGGGGAATACAAAAGAACAATTCGCACAGATGCGATCACCAGATCGCATCACCAGACCGCAACTTGGACACATCTTCGTAGACGCAGATGCAATGAGACCGCGTCCAACGAACAAATCATAAGATCTGACATGATCGGGTAAACCATGACGCAGAGCATTTCCGGAGTGATCGAGGATCACAGGAGGAGCCGGAATGCTGGCTGAAACATACTCCGGACGCATGCATCGACATGCCTGCTGCATATAGAGAGTTCGGGACAAAGTCGGTCGAGCTAAGATTACACATTTCAATTCCGGACAATCCCATCCTTCGGAGAGCACCAAACAATTGGAAAGAACTTTGATATCACCTCTCAAGAACGATTCGAAGAATTTCCGCCTGGTCTCATCAGGAGTATCACTGTCAATATGTTCTGCAGTGACATCCGCACCTCGAAACGCTCGGACGATAGACTTGGAGTGTTCGACCCCCACCGCGAAACAGATGGTTGGACGACCGAAAGCGTGAGTTCGATAATGAGATATAATGTCTCCAACCAAATCAATGTCGTTCATGATCGCGTTTAACTGTGTCTCATCATAGTCCCCTCGAACGACTTTCAACCTGGCAAGGGCGGAGAGATTAGCGTATGGACGCGTAAACACACGCGGCCTCACTAAGTATCCATATTGAATTAATCTGGTAACTTCCTCACCGACAATGATTTCATCGAAGTCATTCCCGAGACCTTGTCCATCATAACGCCATGGAGTCCCCGTGAGTCCGAGAATTTTGGCTTCCGGATAAGCCGAGATGACTCGACGAGTGGATGCGTTGGGAGCTCGATGAGCCTCATCGACAATGATAATGTCGAAATGAGCGAATGCTTCATCCTCCATTTGGTTCAAAAAAGTATGGAGGGAACTAACCTGGATGGGTGCTCCGGGCTTGTTGGAAAAGGCTTTGTCGTCGCCAGAAGGGTTGGCCATAACGAGCCCGATGTCGTTCGGATCGATCCCCTCTTGGACGAATTTCTGTAATGCTTGCCTTACGAGCTCCCGCCGATGAGCCAAAAATAAAATACGGAGACCAGCCGCAGCTGCGCGCTGCGAAACCAAAATAGCTACAAACGTCTTGCCGGCTCCCATATGCAAGACATACAGGATGCGCCGCACTCGCGTCCAAGCATCAAAGATCCGACGGACAGATGAGTCCTGATAATATCGGGCCTTATTCATCGCCAACCCATGGGCAAACGTACGTCCGATTGCCTTCGATCTTCCAACCTGGGAGAGGATTGATTTTGAAGTGGAAGAACTGAGAAGCGCTAATCTTCTTCCATGAATTTGACTTCGCGTGTTTCCCGCATGTGGGAATATAGAGGCGAGCTTTGGACCAAAACATTGTCGCATGATTGGAACACTTGACGCATTTCCAAATGACGACAGTGACTTCCTTGTCATTGGACTCTTGGACTACAGCCTTTCGTCCTTTGTGGTTACCGGCTAAGACCAATACGATATCACCAGGTTCCAAAGCAAATTGCGGAAAGCTGCTGTACGCTTCTCGCATGATCGCAGATGACTTTTCGTAGTCATTGCGTTTAATCAATGATTCCAGAGACGAACGACGCTGCTTCGCCAGCTTCGCGACAGCCCGATGGATCAGTTTAATGTCGCGAACATGCTCGGCGAGTTTCTTGCGATTGACCGCCATTTCTTCATGGCGCCGTTTCGCTTCTTGTTCCCGTCGTTCCCGTTTCTCTTGAAGAGCCCGATTTCGCTTATCCTTCCGAAGTTTTTCTGCTTCCAGCTTCTCCTGATGTTTCTTAGTTGCTTCTTCAGCCCTTTGCCGGCCGGAATTGTGCCAATCTTCCCAGGCTTCTTGGAGACCTTTTTCGAAGTCGCTAATGAATAGCTCGGGTCGATGCCCCCAATTTGGGATCCGACCGCCCGGGATGGAGGCGTACAAATTCAACAGTCTATTTTTCTTGGAGGAATTGCGAATGAATTGGAGGCTATACACTAAATGTTGACGTACGCGTTCTGCAGATCCTCCTTCACCTTGAGTGGCTTCAGACTTAATCGGCGGACATTTATTCAACGACCGCCCAGCCTCCGCGTATGTCATCGGCTCTCCGAAGAACCCGAAACATGCGAGCAGGCAATACCACTGCCGTGTAGTAAGAAGCTTCAAGACGCCGCGAATAGTGTTAATGGTGCGGAGAACATCTTTCGGGTGAACATCTAGAGAATGTTCATTTCCGCAATCTACTACACGGCAATGATATGACAAATTATCGTGAACGAATGGAAGCTTCTTGTTGGCAATTTCTGGCCAAATTTCTTCCGGGATTTGACCGAGACCTTCAGCAAGCCGCTTGGCGGAGGCCTTCCAATCACCTCGCTTGTCATCCCATGGACTTTCACGACCGTGTTCATAAGAAGAGATAACGTCGTTCGGTAGTTCGGTTAGTCGAGAGACGGATGTGATACTGTCGTGCCCTAAACTATTGCGCAATTGGAAAATGCGATTGCGTTTATGAGATGACTTGGAAGGCGGTTCTCCTCGGATTTTGAGAGGATGGATAGCAACCGATGTGTCCATCCCCGATTCCACTCGACGTACGAACCTGTCGGCTGACACTCCGAAGATGAATTCGACGTCTTCGGCCGTCATCTTCTCGCCAAACACTTCCCAATTGCGAGTGTTAAGCGTTCGATCGCAGCCGATTGGCTCTTCGGACGGCTTGTCCTCGGAGTTCATTCAACCAAGTACACCCCCGATTGGAGAATTTAGGACTCCATGACAGATCGCACGCGCATAAACTACGAACCGGAAGCCTTCATCGGCTGTACCTTGCCACATGGAAACCTTCCGAGGTCGCCCATTGACCGAGACTGAAATTCAATGGCGAACCGAAGGCCGATGCATTGGATGCGGAGCTCCCGCCCGGAAAGTCAAAATGAAAGACGGGACCATTCGCCCTGATATGGAATGCAAAGATTGCTACGGATCCAGGAATTCATACCCTTCCGGAGGCAATTCATTCCGTGAGTTCGGTGCTTCTCGAGCATCTGTTGGACATGAATATCGATCCCGGCTTGGTTACTCTTCCCGAGCCGGCGGAGCCCCACGACAACCCGGAGAAGAAACTGCCACCCAGAAAACCGAAGTTTGGTTGTCTACCCCGGAGCCCAAACTCCTTCCCTCACCAGAACCGCCCTTCCAAATCACCCCCTCCAGGGTAAAAATCGTGCATATGCGGTGGTCTGGAATGTCTATCGCCGACATCGCACATGAACTTCGTCTATGGGTGCCAAACGTCCGACATGTTCTTCAGAAACTTCGAGCCTCTAAAAGTACCATCCCAGACTGGGCCCAAGACTGGTTAAGGCAGGAAGTTTATAGCCGAGATCAACCCGACCATCTGACCCGCAAACATGAAGAAACCCTTCAACACACCATCTCCCAACTTCTCAGCCGCGGCATCCCAAAAGTAGTCATCCTGGAAACCCTCGGACTCCATTCGGAACGCGACGCGTCCCTCATGGAACCCTGCGGTTGCTTCTCCGACCAAACATAAGATCGTTCAATTACCCCGAACGACGTTCCGAACCAGGCACTACCCCCTAGAAAAGGGATCGTCCACGCAAAAATCGAACGAATACTTTGAAGCGCTCAGGGACCCAATTTTCCCTGTGCATGAACTTCCCCATCCAAAAAGATTTACCTCGTCACTCCCTCCCCCTCTCCCCTATCCCATACCCTCCCACCCCCATACTACTCCCCCTATCCCTATTTATCCCTACTGGGTGGCCATGGGGGCGAGGGCCCGCATCTCCGGGATGTCGTAGTAGCAGACCGGCCCGTAGCAGTTCGGGGGCGTCGGCGCGGGGCGCCAGCTCCGGGCCGCGGCGGGCCTTTCCGCGCGCTTGGCGGTCGTCGGGCGGGTCTCGGGCCGCGGGAAGATCGGAGACGCTCCCGGGGCCACGTAGACGGCCGGAGCGACCGGTTCGGGCTTCGGCGCTTCCTGGACGGGGGTCGGATCGGGCTGGCGCGTCCCGTAGATGCGCAGTTCGCCTTGGAAGAGCGAGGGGCCGAAGGCGTAGGCGGCGAGGCCGAGGACCAGCAGGACGAGGAACGTCTTCATATCTCCGGATACGGCGGACGGGGCCGGACTTGTCGCCCGGCCCCGCGGCCCGTCACTCGGGCAGAACGGCCAGGGCGGCGCGGAAGAGGGCCGGGCGGCCGGTCATGAAGACCCAGGGCGCCCCGTCTTCCTCGTCGCCTTGACGGAACAGGGCGACGCAGGAGTTGCCCCGGGCGACGAGGCCAACCGCGTTCCCCTTGAGGTCAGGGCCGGCGTGCCCCTGGTTGACGTTGATCTTGGGGTCACCCGAGACCTTCACTTGGTACTCGCGACCCGAGAACACGAACGAACCCTCGAAGGACCATTTGCTCATGGGTTGCAATACGGCGAGGGCCGCCAGGTTTCCCCAGCGGCCCTCGGTCCGTCTAGCAGCGCTCCATGCGGCGCGCCCACCGCTCGTAGTCCTCGACCTGCTCCTCCGTCATCTTGGGGACGAGAGGAGTCCGGGAGCCAGACTCGTCCTCGTACTCGAGCGTGTCGCCGTGCGAGGCCATGTTCGGGCTGACGCATTGCCCGATGGGTGCGTGCTTGACGAGCCGGGTCAGGGGCTTGGCCGTGCGGTCTGCGTCGAGACGTGCCTTCTTCGTGTCCATCGTCGTCACCTCCGACCTGGAATACGACAAGAGGGACCGGACTTGCGCCCGGTCCCCTGGGTCCTGGTGGGCTATTCGCCCTTGGCCGCTTTCCTTCCTGCTTCGGTGACCCTGATGTTGCCTTCCGCGTCCTCTTCGAGCATGCCGCGGCGCAGCAATGCTTCGTGCGTCACGATGTTCTGGTGGTGCGTCGGGCGTCGCATGCCGATCTTGGTCTTTTGACCCTTGTTGCTGTCTTCGACCCCGACGCACCATTTGAGATCTTCGAGCATCCGCTGGCTGAGCTTCATCCCGTCACCTCCGGGGCAGAATACGCCCCGGAGCGCGGAATTTGCGGCTTTAGGGCACTTCCATCCGGACGGTGATTTGGTCGTCCTTCCCTTCCCATCCGTCCGGGTGCGCGTCGTAGAAGCCATCCCGGACTTCGAGGTTGCCCACGAGGACGCCCGACTCGTCCTGCTCGGTGTGGAATTCCCCGACCGCCGTATGCCACGCCACGATGTTCTTAGCGCGTCGGATCGCTTCGTCCGACGTCATGGTGTCCGGCTTCTCGATCCCGATGAAGACCATTTCCATCTCGTCACCTCCAGCCAGGAATACGGCCGGAGGTGCGAGATTTACAGGCCTTCAGGCTGCGAACCGGGTTGCTTCCTCGGCGAAGACCGAGAGAACGTCGGCCGCTTCCTCGAGTTCGGTCTCGAGGAAATCGACCTGTGCCTGGTTGTATTCCAAGTCCTCGTAGTCGGTGTAGCCCTCCGCGTCCGTGGACGCTGCGTGAGCCGCCTCGTACGCATCCCCGATGGCCATTCCGAGCAGCGAATCCCTGGCGATCACCTTCTCCATTGTCGTCACCTCCGACCAGGAATACGACGGAGAACGCAGGATTTACAAGTCTGAAGCGGCGCGCGGCGGATTTCTGCTCTGCCCGGAGGATCCGGCGGGATTCGAACCCGCGACCATGGGGTTAAAAGCCCCTAGCTCTACCCCTGAGCTACGGATCCAATGTTTCACGTGAAAACATCGGGACGGCGGGTGTAGTGACCCGCCGTCCCTTGGGGTTGTGTCAGCCCACGCCGTAGACCGCCATGTGCTCGATCCACGGATGGACGCGGACCCCACGCTTGGTCGGGGGCGGCGGTTCCGTGGCCCATGCCGCGTACGCCTTGCAGTCTTCGCACTCCCCGCAAGGCTCCGGCTCGCCCGTGCAGACCTTGGAATCCTCGACCGGCGCATTGAACCTCGTGTTCATCGTCATCACCTCCGACCATGAATACGGCCGGAGGCGACGGATTTACACCTCGCGGATTTGGTCTCGCGCCTCGCGCTTGTGGAACTGGCGACGCACCTTGCCCACCAGCTGCTTGACGCGGTGCGTCGACCGACCACCAGTAGCGGCAGTGCTGTAGCGGTCGAGGTGGCCGTCGCGGAAGGTCGCGCAGATCTCCGAGCCGAAGTGGCCGGCTTGGAAGCGTTGACCGATCGTCATCTTCGGATGGTTGCGCGACGGCTCCGAGAGCCACTTCGTGTACCGCATCGTGGGAACCTTGCGCGTCGTCCTTGCCATCTCGATCACCTCCGTTTCTGAGTACGCGACCGAGAGTTGGACTTGCAACTCCAAAACACCGTCAAGTACGGGCCGACGTACGAGCGGTCTGACTTCAGGAGCTTGTTGCCCATCTTCTCGAGAAAGGCGTCAATCTCCTCGTCCGAGTCGAAGCGCTTGCTGTGCTCGTAGTCCACCCCATCCAACATTGGCATGTTGTCACCTCCAATTTGGAATACGACGGAGAAGGCCGGACTTGCGCCCGGCCCTTGCCCGATCAGCCCACAGGCCCGCGCACCTCGCAGGCGAGCCAGACCAGACCGTGCCAGACCCCCTGGCGCCGGAAGTACGCGATCCAGCCCCCGAACTCCTCCGAAACGAGCCGCGGCAACCGCACGAGACGAGAAACCATGTCCGCCACCTCCGGCCGAGGATACGACCGGAGGTGGCGGATTTGCGGTCAGGTGAGCTTGGTGCGGAGCCCGTCCTCGTCCTCGTACTCGAGGTCCGTGAGGTGCGTGTGCGGTCCGACGCACTGGCCGACGGGCACGTGCTTGACGATTCGCGTCTTCGGCTTGGCGGTCTTGTCCGCGTCGAGACGGGCCTTCTGGCAGAGCGTGTCGTAGTCGTCCAAGAGCTTCGTGTTCATCGAATCACCTCCGACTGAGAGTACGGCGGAGAGGGCCGGACTTGCGCCCGGCCCCCGGCCCTTCAGGGCGCCTCGACCATCAGGTCCAGAAACGCCTGGCCATCCGGCGTAAGCGCTTCGGCGTCCACGAAGCCCACAGCCGTCTGCCGGGTCCGCAAGTCGGCCGTCTGTCCCTCGGCCGTCTCGCCCACGGTGAGGCGGTCCGAGAAGAGGCCGGCCTGCGTCCCATCCGCCCAACAGACCGCGATCGTCAGGCCCAGGCCCAGGCTGTCCGCGAACACCGCCTTGTTCGTCAATTTCATCGTCGTCACCTCCGACCAGGAATACGGCAGGACGGGCGGGATTTACACGACGCGGGCCGGGTTGTAAATCCCCCGGCCCGCGTCGTATTCGGATCTCAGTGGCAGCGGAGCGTAACCGTCCGGCTGCCCCACGCGCCCTGGCCGCTGCCGGGCTTCGCGTTCCAGAGCGCACCGACCTCTCGGGTCTCGCCGTCGTTGCAGGGGGCCGCTTGCACGTGGACCGCCTTGGGCGCGGGGCGCGGCTTGGACGCCACGATCGTGATCGGGATCTCGAGGGGCGCGGGCTCGTCGTGGGCCTTCTCGGGCGCCGGTGCGGGCTTGGGCGCCTCCTGCGTGGCCACGGGCGCCGCCTTGGCCGTGGGCTCCACGAACGTGCTTCCGAGCCAGACGCTCGCGGCCGCCGCCAGGATCCACGCGCCGATCGTCGCCATCGTCTTCTTCGTCATGATCATCACCTCCATCCCCCGATACGACGACGAGCCGCAGACTTCCGAACCCGGCAGGCCTATGCAAATTGTTGCAAGTTGGAAGTATTGGAGGACGGAGGGGGCTTGCGTGTCTCGTTCCAATTGCAAGACATGACGATGCCCAGACTCCGTAAATTGGAGCCCGGGCATCGTATGCGTTCAGCGGCAGCCGCGTGCGTTGAACCGCGGGTCTCGCTCGTGGTTCTTCTGCCACGTGGTGGGCCGCTTGGCTCCTGCGTCGCGCGGCGCGCTGGCGAGGAGCCTTTCGTAGAAGCCGGGCTCCTTGTCGTGGCAGCCTTCGGGCGGCGAGCATCGCAACGTGTCGGGTTCTTGGTCGTCCATCGCGTCACCTCCGCCCACGCATACGACGACGAGCCGCAGACTTCCGAACCCGGCAGCGGGCCGCAAATTGTGCTGTGGGTGCCGTATCACTGGTTGGAGGTGACGACAATGAACCAGGACATCGACACGCAGGTTTCGGATTCTCTCTTCGGCGCGGCTCTCGTTCAGGCGGTTCTCGCGGAGCCCGAGACCACGGAGCCCTGCCCCGCGACGGCCCGCTCGGCCAAGCCCGCGGAAATCCAGCCCGCCACGGCGTACTCCAAGTCGGAGGTGACGACGATGAACCAGAACAGCTACCCGTTCCGCAGCAAGGCCCAGATCGCAGCAGCTCTCGCCGAAAGCGCGCCCTTCCGCCTCGAGTGCCTCGGCATCCTGTTCGATCGCCAGACGGCGTACGAACAGAGCTCCGAGACCACGCTCAACCGCAACCGCCAGGGCTTCATGAGCTCGCACGCCGTCCACGGCTGCCGCATCGCCAAGAAGATGCGGGCCGGCGAGGAGCTCACCGCCGAGGATCTCGATCGCGTCGCGACGATCGTGCCGCGCTACACCCGCCAGCTCGCCGAGCACTTCCGCCACGAGGCGGTTGCGGCGAACCCGGCCCTCAAGGCGGCGGCCGCAGTCTTCGGGGTCTGAGATCGGACCAGGGGGGCGCGTAACCGGAAGGCCGGTACGCGCCCGGCCAACAGCCAAAGCACGATTCCAATATTGGAATCGTGCTTTGGCTGTTGGATTTCTGTCTCTTCGGTTTTCGTCGTCTCGTAGATCCGTCGGTCCGCGGCGTATCCCAGATCGGAGGTGACGATGACGACGATCGAAAGCGCCGTTTACAAGCCGTTGGAGCAGGACGAGCAGCCGGGCATGCCGACCTTCCGCGTGAAGGGTGTGTACGATGGGGCTCCGTTCGAAGGGGAACTGTCCGTCGAGGTCGACGGACGGGACATCGAGTGGAAGGGAACGCCTGACCCGGACGGCCCGGATTGGAACTCCGGGATGTGTGCTGCCATCATCGAGGAGCTCTGGAGTCTTCCCGCTTGGGAAGACGCCCGGTCGGAGCACGGCGAGTACATGGGCTGAACAGACATGCCGGAGGGATCTGAATGATCCCTCCGGCATGTCTGTATTGGGGGATCTGTAAGTTTCTCCATACCTACGTGTATATTTACACGTTGCCTCCGGCCGTGGACGCACGGGTGACGAGTGGCGGAGCTGCCTGAAGCCGGATAAAGGGGACAGCCGCTCTTTATCTATGGCAGGGATCACGGCGATCCCTGCCATAGATCTTTGGTAAAATCCTTAGGTCATGACGCCGAGCCAGGTTGCCCAGTCCCTCCGCCACATCGCTTCCAAGATCGACAACTCCAAGTTGCCCGACCGGACTTTGGTCGCGCGCGACCTGCGCGGTTTGCTCACGCAGATTGCGCAGGAGCAAGAGGAGTGCGGCATGGGTGGGGTTGCCCAACAGCAGCAGGGTCAGCAGGAGCAGCAGGCTCTTCCGAAGTCCGGCGTCGGCCAGCAGATGCTCATGGAGGCCATCAGCGAGCTTCAGGACGCTGCGAAGTCCGGCGACCACAGCAAGTTCGAGAAGGCTCTCGCCAAGGTCAACGGCGCCAAGGCGAAGGCTGGCTGAAATATCTGGCAGGGATGAAAGAAAACCCTGCCGGATACTCGGGCGTCGCGGTTTACGATCCGTAGTACCAGAGCGGGATGCGCTTGTAGACGCCAGGTCCCTGGATGACGTACCAGGGCTTGTTGTTGATGATCTGCACTTCCCCATTGATCTTGTTCGGCATCGCGTCACCTCCACTGTTCGGGTACGCGGCGAATCCGTCGATCTATGGCAGTATTCAGTTTGATCTATGCCAGATAGTCGTCAAGCCGGCCAGGAACCCATTCCCAGTCGGCTTGACGGTGGCGACGACGCCAACTCTTTTAACGATTGCTGATAGGCGGGAGTCGAACCCGCCGCCGCGTACCACCTGACCGGTTTCTCGCCGACGAAAGCGTTACTCCCTGTCAGGTTCGTCAGTTACGCGACCCGAAGCCCCGGATCGTGCTATTGCGCGCGGTAGTGGTCCAGACTGCGGCCTCTTGGGTTGTCTTCCCTTGGTGAGGCGCCGCGTGTCTCTTGCACTGCCGCGCTAAGTTTTTACGTCGACTAGAGGAAGATCTCGCGGAGCTCAGACAAGACCTTCTTGCGATCCTTCGACGAGAGCTCCTTCCGCGTACCTGTTGTTCTCTTCGTAGACTTCGACCACGGACTTGTCGTTCCTGTCCGGGTAGTCGTCGTTCTGGTTGTACCACTCCGTGCGGTTGAGAGTCTTGGTCACGTCGTCACCTCCGTCGATCAGTACGACGGAGGTGCGCAGACTTGCGGTATTGCGTGACTGTCACCCGGAAAAACTGGCCGTTGACTCGGAGGAGGACCTGATTCGGATTAAGCTCGGAAACCAACACCTTGAAACCTTCTCCGAGCTCCGTCCCTCCGTCTTCGGCCATCGCGCTCATCGCATCCGCAACGGCGTCCGCAACTTCGAAATTTTGCAAACGTCCAGCAGATCGGCCCATGGTCGTCGCC